TAAGTGCCCTCTTCTAAATCTAAGAATTTGTTCCAGGACCTAATAAGTCCCTCTATGTTGTCCTTGCCGACACTGTTTGCACTATGGACGTTTATGTCCACGTTCCTGAGATCGTATTTCATCTCATGGATCATCCACTTGACGCAATCGTATCCTGTTGGTATTCCGTCTCCAAGGTCATGGTCGAATGACATTTCGTTTGGAAGTCCTTTGTCAATTATAACATTCTTGAACTCCTCAAAGTTTCTCACTATGGTCCATCCCTCAAAAAATGGAATCCTTTCGTCATCCAAATATAGCTTGTACATCTTATTCAGGTTTTAAATGCGGGAACAATTTATAAAAACGTTTCCATGCTGTCTTGCGGCATTTTTTAGGATACCTTATTTTGTTCCTATTATCTCCGCTGCTTCCAACATGTGTGTGCTTGTTATCGCGTCTGTCTGGTTTAGGCATTTGCTTATAACTCCACCATCTATGCCATCTCGATTCCATATTAATAATTTTTTAGCTTATGAATATCTTCAGGTCCGTTTAGCACAACCCAATCTCTGTCCTTAAACACAAAATGAATTGTAAGCTTTATGTCAGGCCTCTTCGTCCACAGCTCAGTGAAATTCTCAATGTGTTCGATCATGTCATCAAAGAATTCTATCTCCTTAACGTCAGGATAATGCTCATCGATTATTCTTATCGCTCGGTCAACCTTCTTTTTCCCGTCATACTTCAATGAATGGTGATGGAAATAAAGCTTGTTCTTCTCGAGTATTGGCATGATGTTTGGCTTTAGCCTATACATCCTGTTTGTCAACACAACCTTTGCTGCAGTGTAATCCTCAGTTGCACGCATGTAATGAGGAAGTATACACTCCAACGGTTTAATGTTGAATTCAGGCATGAGGCTTTCCCATCTACCCCACCAACCATTATGAGGATATGGAACACCTTTAATCCTCTCGTATTCCTTCTTCCCTTCATCGGGAAGAGGAACATCGAGAAGAGTGCCGTCCATGTCAAATATGTAAAGTTTTGTTATCATTTATTTCTATTTACTAATTTACTAAATTAAACAATTACATTATAGCCTTTGATCAAATCGTTGTACAATTCTTTACCATCGAAATCCATCATGTATCTCTTAGAGCTTTTTGGACCTCCGATGAAATCAAAGAAGAACCCTTGGTGCTTCTTCAACTTTCTTTCTACAACAAATCTCATTACTTTTGCTGCCAACTTCTTTCTCAAGTTGGTCGCAGTTTCATCGCCTCTGTCGGAAGCACATTCTCTTATAGAAGATATTTCATCACGAGTGAATCCCAGCTTCTCAAAATCAACTGTGTCGATCTCAGCGATGTCTTTCACGTGAGTCAATCCAAGCTTAGCAAGAACATCTGCTCTCAAACCTCTCGATTCAAAAGTGATTGCATCCTTGTGCTTTCTGTATTCAATGAACTCCTCGTAAGTGGAAATTTCAGAAGTCAACTTGTCAATTTCTTTTAAAGTTCTCTTCCATCCTTCTTGCAAGTGTTCAATCTCTTCTCCTCTTCCTGGGAAAGTCGCCTTGTATTCGTTCACGTTGTCCTCACCAGATCTAACGATGTCGATCAATCTCCAGAACGCAGTTGAGTCCTTGAAGAAGTGGATTGCACAGTAAGCTGGATTCTTCATTTTTACACGAGGGTATCCAAACTCAGTATGCTTTCCATAATCACAAACAACATAACCTTCCTCACGGTAAGTCATGCCATCGAAAGACTCTTTCAATTTATCTGGAGAAGAATTCAATGCAAGAGTTGGAGCCATTGGCACACCAAGATCTTTTGATATAATCTCAAGATCAACGAAAGAAACTTCTTCCAAAGTATCAAGCTTTCTTGCACCCAACAAATAGACAGCACTGTCTTGGTGTGGTGTAACAACAATGTTGTACTTAGTACAAAGCTCAAACGCCAAAGTATATCCATCATATTTCTTAAACAAAGCTTTTACCCACTCAGTTCTAAGATCACAATGTTCCATCATTCTCACATCGTCATCTTCTCTCTTAACAGTCTCCATGAAAGCGTGAACGAACAAATCCGAGAATGTTCCTCCAAGCTTAGTATAGTGAAAGTTATCCACATCACCTTCTCCGTTAGCAGTTCCAGTTGTTCCGAAGCAAACTTCTCCTGTAACGTAATCAGTGTAAACGTGAATCATTGTTCCATCCATCTTTTTGAAGATCCTTGCAGACTCCCAGTTTATAGGTGCTGCGTGTCCTTCTCCAAGGTTGAAGAATTTTCTGAATGCAATGGACATAACTCTCCAAGTATCTTTCTCAACTACAAGTCCTCTCGCATCTCTAACTTCCTCGTTAGTGAAGTTGGATTCGATAGAATCGTACTTAAGCAATACCTTGTGAGGATAGTCCTTGTGCTTCAATTTGAAGTCAGCAAGAGTCTTCTCAAGACCGTGCTCTTTTAGGTATTTTGTTATTGCGAGTTCCATTTCAAATATGATTAGTAATGTTTACTTTTTCTTTTCTTTTTTCTACAAACAAGGTCAGCAGCGCAAGAAGCCGCGTAGGCATCTGGCTTTGATCTTACCCTGTATCCGGCAGCTCTTATGAATCCCATTCCAGAATCGTAAGCAATGTTGCTTTTCCATCTTGGATTTGGATTCAAGTCAAGGTCGATGTCAACAAGCTTCTCCATTGGAGAAATTCTTGCATAAACCCCTTCAAGCTCCTTTTCAAGGTATTCGCCAACAGCGAAAGCTCGTTCAACTTCGCCCCAAAGCTTTGAATACATGTCCTTAGCTCTTGGAACGTTGTCAATACTGAAAATGTAGTGGGCACCTGCACCAACGTGGTATACAAGAACAACCGTTGCATAACGTGTCTTGTTTTTTTGATGCTCGGAGTCACATCCAACATAGATGCGGATTCCGTTTGGTGATGTGGACATGTGAGTCTTGATGTATTCCCTCATGTAGATACCGAGGTCATCAATGAATGCACCGCCAAATTTTTTAAAGTTTTTCATTTTCGTTTCTCCTTTCTCTGTGTGTTTGTTTTAACAGCATAAAAGAGAGAAACACACGTCTCAAAATTATACCGGTTTTTATCGGTTTGTTTCTGAGAACGCGTTTGGAAACTAATCTAATTCATTTCGAACCATCTTCGTTTAAACATTATTCTCAGCCTCGCGTAAGTACGAAGTCGCGACCATTTAAAATAGACGCTTTTTGTAGTCCTATTTGACCCTCGCGGGGAAACATGACCACATCTTTTTATTAGAATGTGTTCTGCACATTTTAAATCTTCAAACTCCTTCATATTACAATCTTTAAAGTCCATTTAATATTATATATCATTTTAAAATAATCCATTCTCGAGTATGTCAACGTGTTTCTTCAAAACATCTCCGTGACAACTTGACGGTTTGCACCAACATCCTAAAGTTTTTCCTTTTAATTCTCCCAATCGATCCATCAGGTCTTTATTGTTCAAAAGGTATTCCTCGTATTTTTCAATTGCTTCCTTTCTCGAGGAAACCTTAAACTCAGCAAGAGTTCCCTCTTTATGAGAATAAGGATTTCCCCAAATGGAAGGACGTCCAATATAGACGTCGTACTTATCTTTCTTACAGTGGACAACTTTACACATTAATTAATTTCTTATGCGTGCAGCTGTCTAATGTTTCCCTTGTACAACTCCTTGATGGTTATTTTTCTTCCTGTTACGTGATCAAGAACAAAACCATCCTGTTCTCTGTAAGTTCTTCTCTTGTCGTTTCTGTTTCCATAACCGATTTGATTGAACCTCGTCTCTTTCACCTTGGCACCTATCGCACCATCATTAATGTCCTTGAGCCTTTCTTCAAGTCGTGCCCAAGCAGTCTCTTCATTTTTTTCTCTGGTCCTGTGCTCTTCAACTCTCACTATCATTCCAGTTGGAATATGAGTCAACACGCAAACAGTTTCTACCTTGTTTCGGTTTTGACCGCCGTTACCAGATCCACGAGTGTACTTTCGATGCACGTCGTTTCTATTTAAGACAAATTTTGGTTGGGAGTTTTCTTCCATTACAGCTACCGTCACGGTGCTGGTCTGTACTCTTCCTCTCTTTTCAGTTGGAGGAACTCTTTGCCATCTATGTCCGCCTGATTCGTTCTCAAAGAACTTCCTGACTCCGTTTCCAGTCAGTCATAGCGAGACATAACCTGGCATTCAGTGTTCTACTGCAGAAGCAAATTGATTGATGCTTGCGGCCTTTTGATAAATGTCCGCCATTTCATTGACGAGGAGCTTTGCATCTTCTCCTCCTTCTGCTGCTCGAATTTCGAGCTTGATCTTTTCTGTTTTCATTTTTTATTCGGGTTTATATTTAAAAATTAAGTACACTCGCCTTTCAACCGAGATTAAGGAATACGGAATTTCTTCCATGCCTACTTAAGTTTCTTTTTCTTTGTCAATTCTATTAATTTCTCTCTTGCCAATTGTTGTTCAACATAATCAGCGATAATTACTATAGTTGAATCGCTTATCCACATGTGGCTTCTTCCGTTCACAGTAAGAGAAAAATCTCCATCACTTGGATCAAGAACAACCTCTGTTATCTTCTTGATTGGATTGTGCTTCTCTTTATCTTTCGCATCTCGTTCTAACGAGAATTTTGCCATTATGTCGCTGTTCCATTTCTTTGCATTTTTCTTGCTTTCTCCGGTGTAATTGAAATACTCAACATATTCTTTCAAAGGATTTCCTCCGTTTGCATTATTCAAACCACCTTTTAAAGTGTTTGCGTCTTCCATAATGACGTTTAAGTTTGTCCAGTCCTTCACCTTCTTCCAATTCTTATTCACATACACCTTCGCACATTCAGCAACTATTTGCATTGCTGCAATGTGTTGTCTATATTCGTTGTAGAAATTAGATGTCACAGAAAATTTTGAAGATTGCACTGTCTTTTCGTTTTCCTTGTCAGTCATCGAAACCGGGCGCATCATCATTCCATATATCTCATTCTTTTTCATCTTCTTTTATTGTTAGGTCGATTTCTACTATCTTCCATGTCAAACATTCTTCGAGATTCTCCACAAAAACAGGATGAACCTGATTATCTCCTTTTTCTTTTCTCAACCAAACACCTTTGTTCCATTGAGAAACCCACCAGCCTATAGTTCCATCTGGTGCTTTAACTTTAATTTTATTTAAACCGCCAAATCCTTCAGGAAGATCAGCAATGGTTTTTATCTCCTTGCCTTCAAGAATTATCTTTTTGTTTTTCATAAAAGTAAATGTAATAAAAAATTTTGAGCCGATGACAGGGATCGAACCTGCGACCTCCTCTTTACGAAAGAGGCGCTCTACCAGCTGAGCTACATCGGCAAATGAAACCGAGCTTTTATTTAGGGACTTAAGGCAGGTTGCTCTGCTCTGATATTTGCCCAGGAGAATCTTACTCCTATCGGTTTCTCATGGCTTGTCGTCCTGAAACATTTTGTATACAAGCCAACCCATCACAATAACTGCAATGACAATAACTATGTAACAAAATATATCCATGTGCAGTAGGTGAGATTCGAACTCACAACCCCCTGATTGGAAGTCAGGTGCTCTATGCTTTCGCGTCCAATTAGGAGCTACTACTGCAAGTGCGAACTTTCCATCGCATTAATTGGAGCAACCTCAGTTAACTGATTCGCATTTCTGCGAGGGGGGAGTTAACCTCTGGTTGCGTAATTGGAGCCGAGGGGCCGTTCTCCAACGGTGAGTTCCCTTTCAACTCGGCATGTGCGGGGAAGATTGGAATCGAACCAATTAGTTTGATTTGCAGAAGACATTCTTTTTAAACAGAATGGTGCTCAGCCACCCGAGCATCTTCCCCTTTTATTATTTTCTCTTTCTCTCTTCGTCTAAATATCTATCATGTTCGTCTTTTGAATAGATCTCATAGTAACCACATTTTACTTTGTAATAAAATGGTGACATGTATTTCCATTCCTTGTTAACATCAATGAATTTAGATTTTTCTAAAATCTGATTTTCCTCATCCGTCGGTTTGATTGTAATCATCGTTTTGTTTTTAGTTATTAAATAGGATGGGAAAACTTTAAGCGATAGTCTTTCGACAGGCAAGTTATTTTTTCATCGATGATTGATCAAGTCACCTCAAAATAAAATACTTTTCTACACTTCAGCACTTTCCCTCTGAGCGGAAAACGGGGCTCGAACCCGCGACCTTAACCTTGGCAAGGTTACGCTCTACCAACTGAGCTATTTCCGCATGGTGCAGTGTAATTAAAAGGGTTGGACTTATCTTCCATTCGTCAATGGCTCTTACCAACTTTCGATGTCACGATTAATTTTAAGCGCAAAACGATTCTATTGTCGAATTTTCTATTTGCGCCGACACTGCATTTTTGAGCGGGAGACGAGGTTCGAACTCGCGACCTATAGCTTGGAAGGCTATCGCTCTACCAACTGAGCTACTCCCGCGTGCGGACATTGTTTCGGGTACAACGTCCAAAACCTAATGGGGCCAGGATCGAACTCGCGTCCGACGAATGGAAGCTAATGAGGCCATCCAAACCGCTCATTATCGCCTGGCATTTGTTGATGATACACAACATTATATACCGACTGTATAAAAATGTTTTAATGTGACCCCGGTGGGGATCGAACCCACAACCACCTGATTAAGAGTCAGGAGCTCCACCAATTGAGCTACAGAGTCATTTTGTTGATGCAATACGTCAAAGATCGTTCATTTCATGAAAAGATGTTTAATTCTTTCCATATCTACTTCAATAGTTTTAATGTTCAACTTCTCTCCAGTCTTTTTAAAATGATCATACCAAAGTCTAACCTTTTCAGATTTTATTATCTGACCATTATAATTTTTCCTTTTCAACCATTCCTTTCCAAAATATAAAATTCGTTTTTCTGTTATTCTCGAATTCATTATATGTTTAAAAACTTTTTCAATCATGTAGCGCTGGTGAGACTCGAACTCACACTACCGTTAAGGAACCCGCTTATGAGGCGGGCACAATTACCACATCTGTTCACAGCGCTATCTCGTCTGCTTCTTTGTAGGCCCCGTACTATATCTACAAATCATTTGGTGGGGCTGTCGGAAACAGCAGACTTTACTTTATTTTCTTTCTTATACGTCTTCAAGAATTCCAAAGCATTTTGCAATTCTTCGACCCTGTTCTTGTTAGAAGGAATGCTTCCATTTGCCTGTCTAACAGTCATCGGATCCGATGACGATAAATTCTTTTCAAAGAACTCTAAATTTCTTTCTTCCATTAAGAGTCTTTCTCTTAATAATTTTGCCACGTATGGCATCGGATCATATTGTCCTCTTTCTTCTTGTGTCTTCATTTGGTGCGCCCGGAGGGATTCGAACCCCCGTTGGTGTTATTCACACGTCTGATTAAAAGTCAGGACCATTCGGCCAGCTATGGGAACGGACGCATTTGTTTTTATTGTGCGCCCGGTTGGGTTCGAACCAACGACCCCCTGATTAAAAGTCAGGTGCATCTACCAGCTGAGCTACGAGCGCAAATATTTGGATATGGAAATCCTCTTGCATCTCGTATTTCAGCGAGATGCCTTTACCGTTTATATTTCATTTTAGTTTTCATTATCATTATATTTTTTAAAAGAACAGAATACGTTTTTTACCTTTTCATTAAAATTGAAATGCTCGTTAGAGCTTGTTTGTTTTGCTGTACGTATTCTTTTTTCTTTTTAATTTCTACCACCATTCAGGATGCTTTTGTTTTGGCAAAGATTGGATTCGAACCAATGACCTCTCGTTTACTTTCCTTAACAATGTTTCCATTGACGGGGATTTCAGGCGAGCGCTCTACCAACTGAGCTACTTATCCTTTTGTAATGCTGCATGCATCCTTTTTGAGCCGAGAACCGGGGTCGAACCGGTGACCTTCCGCTTACAAGGCGGGTGCTCTACCAACTGAGCTATCTCGGCAATTTACAAATATTCGTTCTTGTTACACTCAAAAAACAAAACCCACAACTCGTGAATTCTCTCATTCACTTCATCATTTCCATTTTGTCTCTTGTTTAACAAAGACATCAATTCGTTTACTATGTCATCCTTTTTCATTTGAGCCTACAACCGGGATCGAACCGGTCACCTCATCCTTACCAAGGATGTGTTCTACCAACTGAACTATGTGGGCAATGTCTCCGATCGTAAAAATAATCTCTCAAATATTATCAAGATCATTTCCATTCTTTATTAAGCGGTCGGACACGCTACTACTAAATCCAAAAGTTGCAACTTCTGAATTTTTCATCTTTGAAGCGGGAGTGAGATTCGAACTCACGTTCTCTTTCGAGTTGAGGCTTATGAGGCCCTGCTGGCGTTTTGCAACTTCCATCTCCAGTCGATCCCGCAATGTGTGCCGCTTCCTGGACCCTATCACCAGGATTTTCTTTGGACTACAGAAGAGAGATTCGCCAATTTTTTTCCATAGAATTAAACCATATACGGCGCTTTTCTACACTCTCAACTTTCGCAAGCGGACTTTTATTTGTAGCGGGAGATGGATTCGAACCACCGACCTCAGGGTTATGAGCCCTGCGAGCTACCCCTGCTCTATCCCGCAATATTTATTGGAACGCATACCAACTTCGCAAGAAGTTTCGGGTCAACAGTGACTCTTGTCAAGCTGCCTCCTACATGATTGATCAAGCTCCATTCTTTCAGGGAGCACCATGGGCGGTTCCAATTTTTTAATTTCAATAATTTCTTCAAAGAACAAGACAAAAAAAATCCCAAACGTTTGGTTTGGGATTCGTAATTTCGTTATTAGTTAACGTCATTCGCACATCCCAAAACACATAGGCTTACCTTTCCCAGTTTTCGTGGTAGTAGTTGTACCTGTAGTTATTTTGAATATTTGTTGCGAATTCATGACGTTTTAATTTGTTATTCTACTCTATATACTTATCTTTGTTTCAATTTCTTTTACAAATGTAGAACTTTTTTTAATAGCTTTAAAATAAATTTTTCGATGTGTGATTATTTATTCCATTGAAACTCACGTAATCTATTGAAAACTAATAGAATATAAGCTTAAAATTTTGTGAATAATTTTATGATTGTATCCTTTGGATTGAATGGTTTTTCGATTGAATTGTAAGAAACGTAACTTACCTTTAAAACTTTTTCATTTTCTTTTATGACAACGTTGCCATCAAGATCTGAATAATAAATTGCTTTTTCTGTTTCAACCTTAACACCAGTTAATGGCTCTTTTGTTTTGTTATCTACAAATAGAATATTAAAAATCAATGATGAAGCAATAAATAGAATTTTCATTGGAATTTACGTTTGTTTTATCTATGTTAAGTTTTTGAGTATTTTCGTATTAAATCATACTTGTTAACATTATGATAATATATAAATAAACTATTCTTAATGATGAAAAATATACTACTCATAGCATTCATTCTTATGAGCTCATTCGTGTTAGCTCAGAAGAAATTTGAAAAGAAATTCACAAATGGTTTGATCGAAGAAACAGGATTCTTTGACAAGACTGGTTTGAAAGACAGCGTGTGGATCTCTTACAATGAAAAAGGAATTCTAATAGGAGAAGGACACTTCTCACACGGAATTAAAACAGGAATCTGGAAGACCTTCTATGAAGACGGTAAAATAATGTTTGAGATACCTTATGTAGAAGGACACAAAAAAGGAGAAGGCAAACAATTCAGCCAAGAAGGAGAATTGATTGCCTCTAAAGATTATTAAAATATTTTGTGAATAACTTTATTTTCTAACTTGTCTCTTACCAACGCAGCCTTCTCATATTCTTCTTTGTAAACAAAGATCTCCATGAGCGTTTTCATTTGAACATCTGATAAAAGCTTCTGTCCTTCTAATGCTGTTGTGACTATTCGGTCTGCAACAAATATGTGAAAGTCATCCATGGTAGGATCATACCCATCCATTAAACATCCTTGATAGAAAGCAAATCCTATTTGTGGATCCACAATCATGCACTGTTCAAACTTCTCTATTTTTTTCAGGTATCCCTCGAAATGATCTTCGCCATCGTCGATTTCAGCATCGATTTCAGCATCAATGTTATTATCTGGAATATCTGAAAAAACAAATGAAGGGAGAAAATCTTTTTTCGTAAAAAATAAATTAGAAAAAGCAAGTCCCCATTCTCCAGCCTTCATGTTAGCGACGTCTTTCATCGCTCTTATTAAACTCCATCCCTTTATGGGTTCTCCGTAAATCAAAAACTCATCCATGCACCTTGTTAGGTTATTTTTGCGGGCCGCTAACCTCTGAATCGAGGTTGGAACTCGCTGTGCCAGATATTGGATTATCTGGATTTCCAAACATTAGGAAAAACCCATAGTCCTTATCAATGATTTCTGGCAGGACATCCAATGGATTAAAATCCTCGAATGTATCTTCGTTAACTGTAACGTTTTGTTCTAATCTTGCCTTTTTAATTTCTTTAGACATTTCATTAGATTTCTTATTGCTGCTCATAGTATTTATCTTTAATTATGACGTAATTTCTCCAGTTTTCATTCTGTCCAAGCTGTCAATGGCTGCTATTGCAACTGCGGCAACCTGTATAAGCTCATCTCTGTAATTTTTGATGTCTCCTTCAAGGATGGCTTTAGAAACCTCTCCAAACTCTTCCCCTAATATGGCATTCCATTTTAAAGGATCATGATTCTGTTGTCCCCATTTTCTTTCTTGTTTTATTCTTTCTTGCAGAACTTCCATAAGGATGGGAACGTTTATGTCTGTTATTCCCTGAACATATTCTAAATCTGTGTCCTTGACGTTTAATTGATATTTGGAAACTATTTGGTTTCCTCCTACCGGAATGTTTATGTCTAAAATTGTGTTCATTGTATTATGGATTTAAAATTTTCTGTACGTTAAAACAAAGACTCAATAAACAAACTATCGGGTCAATCACCAAATGTCTTTTCGATTGATGGTCTGCTGTGGTTATAAGAATATTAGGAACAAACTTAGTTCTTTCTGGATGTTTCTCTTTTAACCAATGTATGAATTCAGTTCCAATTTTTCCCATCACATCTTCTACCATCGAAGAATAATTTGACATGATGAACTCATAATTGTCTATTGGGTTTGGTTTTCCAGCAAGAATCTTGTAAAGCTCTTCAAAGTCCCAATTCATTTCTTTTACTTTATCCTTGGTTATCTTCTTTATTCCTTGGATGTCGAATGATTGTATCTTGTTTAAGATGGATCTCATGTCAGGAAAATTCCTGTCAACCAATTCTTGCAAAGCTTCTGGTTCTGCTGTAATTCCTATCTTATCAAGGATGTGAGTAATCCTTTTTTTCCATTCAGCCCTTACCTCATTCTCTTCTTGCTTGTTTGCAAAGTCAAAACTAATGCACTCAAATCTCGATTGAATGGATTCAGGAATCTTATTGATGTAATTACAAGTCGCAATGAACCTGCAATTCTTAGCGTACTTTTCTATCGTTGCTCTTAATGCCTTGAAGAATTGATCAGAAGCTCCATCTATCTCATCCAATATGATTACTTTGATTGGAAGTCCATTGTCCTGCATTGGTGCATTAGGATTAATCTCCTCTTCAAAATCTATTGCAATGCTCGAACAGAAATCAGTTATCTTCGTTCTGATGACGTCAACGCTTGATTCGTCAGACACATTTATGTACATGTTAGGAGATCCTGCAATCAGTACTTTTGCGGCAGATGTTTTACCTGTCCCAGGAGATCCGTACAGAAGAACGTTCTGCATCAATCTTCCATTTCCAAGAGAGGTTCTAACTCTCTCAGTCAATATCAAATGTTCAAACCTTTTAGGCCTGAGTTTCTCCGTTAGTAAGTCCTGTACTGTTGCCATTTATTTCTTTATATTTTAAAATTATTAAATCTATATTTTTCGCTAATTCATCTTCTAAATTGCTTTCAAATACTATTGCCATGTTCTCGCAATATTTTCTGTAATTGTCTGCAAGAACTCCGGTCTCACACCAAGCTTTACATGATTCATAAAGCTCAATTATATCTGAATTAGGAATGTAATCCAGCACACCGTATCTGTCCTTATTAATATTATTCAAGTCTACCAACATTGTTTTTGCTGTGAATGTATCTTTCATTATCTTGCTTGCTGTGGCATCAATATTTGCTGCGGCTTCAGCCATCGTCTTGTCATCACCAAGCAAAACAGCCATTACTTGTTCCTGAGCATCCTGAAAGATCTTTTTTATTTTTTCTTCTTTTGTCATATTTTTCTTCTTTCGTATTTCTTTCTAACTTTTTTAATATTTAACAGTACGTTTCTCTCTTCATCTATCATACGTTCCAGAACAGAATAAGACACTCCAAGTTCTTTTGCCATGCTTGTTTTAGTCACATCTCCTTCTTCTCTTAATAATATTTTTAATGCTATAAACTTAGAGTCGTTTTTAATCTTGTATTTTGCTATGTCGAGTTTGTCTAATGACGTGTCATACTCTTTCATCATTAAATTTTTGATTTGAAATGGAACGTTTGAATCTATTCCAGCATATCTTCTGTAAATAGACAAGGTTTCATTTCCAGATAAATGCAAATTTATTTCATTACATCTATCATACTTAATATCATTCTTTATCCATTGAAGACATTCCATGTATGCTATAGTATGAAGCCATGTTGTAAATTTTGATTTCGTCTTATCGAATCCAGTCCGGTATAATATTAATTTTAAAAAAGTCTGTGATACAATGTCATCCGCTGCTATTGAACCAACTTTTTTAGAAGCAAATCTTTTAATTCTTGGTCCAAATATCAAAAATGCGTCTTCTATTAATTCAGATTTTTCGGAAATATTTTCCTGTATGTTTAATATTTTAAGCTTTTCATTCTTCATTCTTCATCAAGAAAACGTAATGCAATCTGTAATCTTCTACTTCGTTTTTCTCATTCAATGATCCAGTCCCCAATGGTTCTATCTTGTAACCGTTCATCATCAATTCATTGAACATTTGTCCTCTCGCATCAGAGAAAGGTCTTACCTCTGCGTAAATACCTTCTTGGTCCATGCTTATGTCAGCAAATCCACAAGTACTGTCTCCGTTTAATGGAACATCAAATACTGGAATTTTATACTGATCTGTTAGAATGTCTAACGAGCAAAACATTTGTTTTGGTAATTCAGACACTTCGTGGTGCAAGTAAATTCTTCCATTCTGATTCTCTTTTCCAAATTCAATCAATGTTACTTTCATTTTTTAAGAAAGTTATTTTTATATTGCAATAGGCGCTTTAATCGCCGGGTGACTTTTGTATCCAACAAATTCAAAGTTCTCATACTTATATTCAATGATATGACCATTGTCACCATGCAAAGAGCTATAAACTGTAGGTGGTTTTTTAAGTCTAAGCTTACATAATTCCATTGGCTCTCTATTTAATTGTTCATCGACTTGATCGAAATGATTTACGTATATGTGACAGTCTCCTCCGTTAAATACAAGCTCCTCAGGAACCATATTAACAGACTGAGCAATCATTTCCAATAACAATCCATAAGAAGCAATATTAAATGGCAATCCCAAAAACAAATCAACTGAACGTTGTTGCCACATTAGTGATATAGCACGTTTAGGAACATTCTGTTGGTCCAATTCAAAATCTTTCCAATCACTTTTATCTCCAGCCCAATTTTTAATGAACCACTCATTTCTTTCTTCTGTACTCATCTCACGCGTCCAACATTGGAATCCATAATGACATGGAGGAAGAAGCATCTTGTCTATCTCGGCAACGTTCCATGCATTCACCATCAATCGTCTTGAGTCTGGATTAGTCTTTAAGTCCTGTATCAAACGAAGTATTTGATCATACCACAGAGAACCAAAGTCTTCTTTACCGGTATCTTCGTCCTCGTAATGCAACCATCCCTGCCACTGTCTCCATTGTTTTCCATAAACTGGTCCAAGCTCTCCCCATACATCAGAAAATGAATCACGTGAAGCTGCAAACAATCCACTCAATTCGGATTCTTTTATTTTTTCAACAAACTCTTCTAATGTTAACGGAGGATGTTTTTCCAATTGTTCTCTAATATATTTCACTGACATTGCATCTTCGGTTGTATCGGCTCTTCTAATAGAAGCCTCTAAGTCTTCTTTTAATTTTTCATGATGCTTCATGTAATTCTGCCAAGGCCATTCATTCCAAATGTTAACTCCATTGTCGACGAGATATTTTATGTTGTGTCCTCCTTGAAGGAACCACAGCAATTCATGGATGACGCTTTTAGTGTGAATCTTCTTTGTCGTTAACAATGGAAATCCATCTTGCATGTTGAACTTTAAAGTTCGACCAAAAACAGAAACTGTTCCAGTTCCGGTTCTGTCAGATTTTCTAACTCCTTTTTCTCTAACTTCTTTTAAAAGATCGAGATATGCTTTATCTGTGTTGTTCATGTTTTCTGCTTTTCTTTTTCTTTTCTATACGCTTTCCAAAATTCTCGGTCTTCTTCTTCCTCTTCAGGTGTAAGTTTCCTTTTTGATTTAAACTTCTTTTCTTCTAATGGAGGATTATTATCCAGTTCTTCTTTTTCTTCCAATGTTTTACGAGCATCTTTTTCTGCATCACTAAGCGCTGGAGTCTCATAAAATATTTTCTGATAGGTTTTATTTGCAGCTTCCGCTTTGTCCTCGTAAAATTTACGCATGAGTTCCTCAGCTAACTCGGTTTTCATTATTGCTCAGTGCTCATTAAAAAATTCACAGACTCAATAACCTTTCTGAATCCCTCGATTGTGTTTATTTTCTTTGAATACGCAATTGGACGAGCATGCATTATTTGTGTCTTCTCGTCCCACAATAAAATTGAAGTGTAATCATTTCCGTTTGGACCACTGATTGTATATTTTCCCCAGCCCCAAACGTTTCCTAATATAGGATCGTTCTCTTCAAAGAATCCTATGCAATTAAGAAATCTGTAGTCCACCGGGTTTTTGTTGTATTCGTATGTTGCCATTTTAAAATAATGTATGTATTGTTGGTTTAGTTTCTTTTTCGTTTATTACGTCAAAATTGTTAAAGAACACTTCCTGGTTCTCAGTCTCATTTCTTCTTAATGGAGATATGTTTTGCAACATCTTAGTGTTGTACATATTCCATCCCAAAGCATCGTGAGTGTCACAAGCTATGTCAGTGTAAATAACACTTCCCTTTAATGGCTTAATTAAATCTATAAACTTGATCAAGTCATCTTCCTTTGAATACGTCTTTTGGTATCCAACCTCGCTTCTTACAAAATATGGTGGATCGAGAAAGAACAAAGAATCTTTTGTGTCGTTCTCTTTTATAACATCAACATAATCCTTGGAAACTATCTCAACGTTTAAATTCAAACGTCTATTAAGCTCTTTGAACGTTGGTTCATCCACGACAAAGAATCTGTTTCCATAAGATTGATTGAATCCATTAGGTCCAATCCTAACGAGAGAGTTGATACATGAGTTCATAAGAAAATGGAACATGAAACCTTCAGTCACCAAGTCTTTGTTCTTCCCAAAGTATTCCTCGTTGAACCAATTTCTGAAATTGTAATAAGATTCCTTGTTTGATTTAATGTCACCAAATTTATTGAATACATCTTCTTTGATGGAAATATATTGGCTGTAAGTTCCGTCTCTAAAAGATTTTACGGAATTGATCACGTGTGGATTTACATCGTTGATCACATATTTCTCGTATTCCTTTGTGAGGTTAAAGAATATTGCGCCTGAACCAAAGAAAGGTTCGACGTAAGTCTTCTTGTCCAACGCAGATGTTATCGCATTGAACTTCTCAATGAAGTGTATCTTTGAGCCTGCATATCGAGAAAATCTGTTCATTACTTATTATATTAGCAATGAATGATCATGTTTCTAAAAATAAAAAAGCCGCATTGCTGCGGCTTTCTACGCTGATGTACATTCAGCTTCTAAGAACAGTTGTCTGACCATCTAAAGAGCACTCAGATAAATCTGTGCGCATGAATATCAGACCATTTCACCTATTATTGCAAGGTTTCAGGTAATCATAGTTCTTATTTTCTTTTTAGCACCCATAAGCAATTTCTTGCTTCTTCAGGGAAGAATGGTGCCATGATGTTTGCAACTAAATTTGAGTCATAATATTCTCTCAAACCGTCGAACATCTTTTTTTGCCAATCATTTAATTTTGGCTTGTAGTGTGTTTGAGAAGCGAAAGTACCATACTTCTTTTCGATGGTGAAATATTTCTCAATGTGTGCTTGCAATTCTTTATGATCGAACTCATGCACAGCTTCTCCTCTTCCATCGCCTGAGTCATAAGTGTGATTTCCTGCTGCTCCAACCTTCTCATCATAATTTGGTGTAGATAAGTAATAAGTAGCATCATCGTTTCCGCATGCTCTGAAGTTCTCCAAGAAAGTGTCGATGTTTTGTTTTCCAACATGCTCAGCAACTTCAAACGAAATTACCTTGTCTGCTTGGATCTTGTCGTATGGGAACTTGTCAACGATCAAGTCAACCGCATGGAATTCTGCCCAAGGCACCCCAGCGAAATGCTCTCTTGCTGATTCAATGGTCTTCTTGCGAATATCCATTCCAACATACTTCTTGCATTTGAATTTATTTCTGTAGAATACCTCAAGAAGGCTTCCACCACCGCAACCGAAATCTGCGATTGTTTCTCCTATTGTCGCTTGGTTTAATACATGCGTCCAACGAAGGTAATGTGCGAATTGATCTCTATGATAAACGTGCTTTTCAAAAGACGTTTGAGGATCAAGATCTGTTGTGTTGTATTTGCTCTTCTTTTTGGAAACAACAGCTTCCGTGTTTTCTTCTTTGCTCATGGTAATTGATAGGTTTATTTTGCTAAATTAATAAAAATATATGATAACAGAAAGTATATTTTTCGAACAGTTTTACGAACATTTATTCATCTATTTTGACGTCTCTCATTGTGATTATCATGTACAAGGCCCAACCGACAACAGGCACATAGAACCATAGCCACCAGGAATTCCAAAATGCCACTGCGAGCACTGCTGGAATGATGCTACAACAAAATGCAAAAATTAATAATGCTAAAAGCTTTAATATCAGTTTCATGTTGTTTTTATTGTTGTTCTGTTTATGTTGTACTGAATCCAAGCAAGTGCCGCTTCTGGAATATCATCTATTATAGTTTGGCCTCTTTCTATTGCATCGTGAACTTCCAACATTTTAGGTGTCATTTTTCCTTTTTCATCGATCAAATCAATTACTATTTCTGGAATGAAATCCTCATAGAATCCAACCAACAACATGTCTTCAACCACACTGAAATTCCTTTCGTATAGGTGCATTGAATTTACTTGATGCGTGTATTTTCCAAGCTCAAGATCAGGATATTCCTTCTTTAATAAATGATACATCTGTTGTTGGAGCATAGTAAAGAATGCAACATCTGTTGGAAGACCAAGTATTGCATCATTCGATCTCATCATCAAAGTGAAATCAAGCTTATTCTCTCTTATGTGAAATATTCCATTCAATGTGCAAACGAAATCCTTGTTTGCAAAATGCTGATGCGTAGGAAGGTTGAAGTGCATCAATGCTTGTCGAGTGTCTCTGTCTCTTTTTAAAGATTCGTAAGCCCATTCCCACTGAGTCATTCCATGTTCGTTCTTAGTATTGAACAATAAATGCCCGTATGCGCTGTTAACAGTTCCATCTGGATTTGCGATGTCCTTCCAGAATTTTGCATACTTCTGAATGTATTCCAAATCATTTCTTCCAGCGAAATAGAACACAAGCTCTGCAGCAATGTATTTGTATTGTGAACCTCTTATTGAATTCCTGTACAGACCTGACATTGGATTTTCAATCTCAAGCGTGACATTTAAAATCTCATTTATCTTCTGATCTCTTGGTGCACAAACATATTCAGGATTTGTCGATAAATCCTTTAAAAGATCTTTGTATACTTTTGCAAACGATTCTCCTTTATAGCTTCTCATTTCTTCACTTTCTTTGGTTTCTTCACTTTCTTTGGTTTCTTCACTTTCTTTGGTTTCTTCACTTTCTTTGATTTAAACATCTTAAGATTAATTCCAATATTTTTTACTTCCTTAACAATGGAATCTGCTACATCGTACACATCTCCTTCTACAATCTCGTAGTGTATATGGTTTTGGTCGAGATAATTTATTATTTTAGCATCAACAATTTTTGCCTGTTTGAGGGTTTGAGTTCTGCCGTTTGGATTATAATCTTTTCTTCTGTTTATGTAATAATTTACATTCTTGAATTTCTTATGTTCTGACAGAATTAATTTCTTAAAATCGTGATTGTCTTCTGGGCAATAAATCGATGAATGCAAAAGCGGAGCATCTGTTATCACAACTTCTAATTTGCCATCTAATCTTTGTAATCGATGTAATTGTTTTCCAAAAATGTATATTTGATGTTCGAGTTTCTTTAAGCTTTCTTCCCACACGATGTCCTTTGCATATTCAAGAGACATCTCGCAATCAATTCCAAGCATTTTAAGTTTCACGAAAAGAAGAGCGCATAACGTACTCTTGCCGCTTCCTGGCCCTGCGAAGAGATTAACTACCAATGTTTTCTTTTTTATCGCCATGAAAATTATATGGCCTTCTGCGGCATTGGTTTCAAACTAAAAACCCACCAATTAAGGTGGGTTTCAAATTGTTTAACCGACTTATTATGGGTGATTCTCTTATTGACATATTCCCCAACATCATAGTCCGTAGATAGTCCGGTTAATTATCTTCCGTTACTGTAAACTATTTCATAGCTCAAGTAATATCTCTTTCTTACTTTTTTAGGTTTGGCCTGTTTCCTATTAACTGAACAACAAGCAAAACTAATTATCATAATCAACAATAAAAACTTTTTCATTATAGTTTATAGTTTAAATGCTTCTTCTTCTCCACCGCCTGCTCCTTCTCCACCTTCTTTCTTCTTGGAACCTTCACCTTCATCACCTGTTCCTTCGTGATCGTCGTTCCAATACTTCTGATTTTTTTCGATCTGTCCTTGTGACAAGTACATGTATTCCTCAATCAAGAATTTAGGATGGAAATAAGGTTTCTCTTCACCATTTCTTATTGTAGTTAAATCTTTTAATCCCGTGATGAACTCAGCTGACTTGCCAAGCAAATCCATTTCTTTAGTTCTCTCAAACACGTTGTCCTTGTTAAACCTAACACCAACTTGAGATTTAAACATCTCATCGTCCATTAAGTCTGGAAAATCAAGAATCATTTGCAAATATAAAGGCTTGGTCATAACCTCTTGGAAAATAGATCTCAACCTGTTGATGAATTTAGAAAAACGAATTTCCTCTCTGTCAACATTCTCAGAACCCATTTGCCATTGACCACCACCGTTTGCTCTGTCGAAACGAGCAACTGGAATTTTAGAGTCAATCCTTAATTTGTTTTCAAAGTACGCGAGAGCTTCCATGTTAGAAAGATCTGGACCTTCACCACCGATAACTTGAATATCTGTTTGCTCACCATTCTTAGATGGGAACATGTAGTTTTTATAGAACTGAATATTTGGTCTTCCGTTGATGAATAACTCACCTGAATCGTAATCCAATCTAACGTCCTCTTTATAGATGGACATTAATTCTCCTAAAGACTCTCTCGCCTTTTGTGGAGACTTAGAACCAATAGGAACAACCATCTTCAACCTGAACGATGAGTTCATTACGTTCCAAATGATTCTCGTGTGTTCCATGATCCTCAATAAATTGAAGGATCTTATTAATCTTTCTACATAAGAAATTCTTGAAATGGAATTTCCCTTTGCGTATGAAATATAAATGATCTGAGAGTCATAAAGCTTTCTCTTCAAGTGAACGTCTTCCTCGTGCTGGTACCAAACGCTCTTGAATGTTCCATCAGGTTGCTTTTCTACTGCAGGCCTGATCGTGGTTGCATCAATCTCTTTGAAACCAATTATCTTGCTTCCGTCCTCGTTGTAGATGATCTCAAATGCAAGGAATCCGTCCACCATTAATTGATAGAACAATTGCCATGCAGTGATGTCATCGTTGAAATGCCAATAAGAATAAATTCTCTTGAAGTTATCCTCGTATGCTTCTTTAACGTCATCATTGACGTCCTCGTTTATTGGGGTTTGATAACAGAAGAATTGTCTTTCATCTTGGATGATTGCCTCATCTGTTATTGTATCAAGAATCCATTGGATCTCTCCATTCATAGAGAACTTCCTTAAGAATTCTCTTCTCGATTTGTAGTCTTTGTCGAAATAAGCAATATACTTTTTTACAGTAGTATCACTCATTGCCAATGAATACATCATCGCTTCATCACCAATAACTCCTTGCTTAAGGAATTTAGATTCAGTTGTTCCAACCGCTTGGGAGTTCTTTACGACCATGTCGTCGTACCTCACTCCGAGGTTTGCGATTTCTCTAACTCTCGATTGGATGTTATTGAATAGGGTGTTGTTTGTAATACGGTCAAGAAAACCGGCCATGCGTTGTTTCGTTTATTTTATGCCGCTCCAGTTTGAGAGTCTTTAAAATCCTTCTGCTTCTTTTTAATTTCTTCCTTCTTTCTATCAGCAGAATTCTTAAGCTTCTCATTGAGGTTAACCTCAGGTGGATTCGTCATTCTTTTTATATATTCGTTGTATATCTCCTTAGGCTGTTTTCCAGTTATTCCTCTCGTGTACAAAGGTATCACAGAAACCCAGTCTTCATAGTCATATACAGCAGGACGCGCAACGTTTCCTTTTTCGTATACAGAAAACGCTAATTGCCATCCTAATTTATCAAAAAGCTTCTTAGCGACATCGTAATTGAGTTTCAAGGCCTTTTTGCCTTTTCTTCCCTCGTTGATATTGGTTTGGTTTTCATTGATGTCCTTCTTGTATATTCTATACAATTGATCAAGGACGAACACCCTAATCTTTGGAGGCATCAGCATGAAATCTATTCCAATCTCGTAAATTTTATTGTTTGCTTGACTCACCATCTGTCCGAGCGACAGCAATATTGGTCTCCTGTCGATCACAGGTCGTGCCTTGTTTGGAGTGTCTGTTGTGGCGTAAAGAAATGAATATATTTTTCCAGGAACAAAAAACTTCTCTTCAACCTTTTCCTTTCTTGGATGGTTGATCTTATCGTCCTTGGAATATTTGTCTATGTATAATTTAAAAGATTCGTCAGCCGCTTTGTCGAGGCCTCTTTTCTCATGTAAATAATCCTTCCAAATCTCAGAGGGTTTCTTCTCCATTTAGTTGTTGTACATTTGTTTGATCGTCGTGTCTGTCGCTTGCTTCAGATAATGTTCTTGGGAATTTATATTTTCCAGCATAGAAATCATCGAATGCCATTCTCATCTTTCTTGCACATTCTATTGGAGATACATTTCCAACTCCAGTTCCAAGACCTGACATAACAACGCTGTTTATGGATTCATTCTTTCTCACTGCGAGAAATACTGCTCTTGCTGCAAGATATACGTTAGCCGACATTCTTGTTGCAGTAGCCAATCCCATGGAAACTCTCATTGTTGGAGCTGATATAAGATAAGGAAAATCCTTGTGATCTGTTGGAACTGTCAAAGACTGTCCAACCAATAATTCCCCGTCAAATTCGTCTACAATTTTTTGTTGAACTCTTTGCATCACATGCCATCCAAGTTCTTGCGAAAGATAGAAATCAATTCCACCATTCATGAATCCAAAACTGTTCGCTGGACTAACTATTGCATCGCATGGAATATCGAATATTGAACCTTTGTGAAAGATGAATTCCACTTTTGTCCCATCATAAATCGAAGTTTCTACATCTGAGAATGCTTCCTTCCAAGCTTCCACCATCGGTCCGCTTATGTCTGCTAATACTATTTTCATACCGCTAATATACTAAATATTTCTGACATTTGACAATGTCTTTATAGGTCCATATAGTATTGGATATGCACCAATTACGTTTCCGTATTTGTCTTTATGGGCCTCTTCTTCCTTTAGGAAATTCTGGTATTCCTCTTCCGACATAGGTTCCAAATCCAAATCTTCCAAGTCAGCCTTGACTGTCTCGTCGATCATCTCAAGCACAGCATTCTCGTATCTAATGTCGAGGATAACGTTCTGAACTGTATCAATGAAATTTTTCATCTTTTATATTGTTTAGAATAGGAAATGTTCATCACACACTGCAAATTTACAACCTCTGTCTTCAGCAAACTTCTTTGCTGCAAGGAACTTAGCTCTGTTGATTAGAAGAGTTTTTAATTCTTGGTTGTATCTCTTCACCTTTTTGTCAGTTCTGTTTCCCTCGCTTATCATGTTACCCAACCTTGACAATTGTTCAGATGTTGGAACTTGCATTCCAGGCTTTATTTCAATTAGCCAAGACTGTGAACCGTCTTCCTTCTGAACTGTGATGTAAAAATCGACGTAGTAATTGTGCATGGCAGATTGATACTGTCCATTGACAAGCTTTGCACAAGGATTGATGTATGGAATTGCAACTGGTTCTGAACTCCATTTAACGATGTTTGGATGTATGTCACACCAAACCATGAAACGTTGTTCCCACATAGACCTGAAAATTATTTGGTTTGGATCACCTCTATATTTTCCAGGGTTAGTGGGTTTGAAATAACCTTGCTTGTAATTACCGTTATGATTTGGCTTAAGATTCTTTATCTTATTCATATATTATATACCCCATCGTGGGATATAGAAAGCATTTGGCCAGCATCAGGGTGATGTAATTTTTTCCAACCTTTTGCCATTCCATTTTTTGCTATCTGAGAAAAATAAGCGAACGCATTTGGAATTTTACCAATTGCATACATCCTGTCTGGATCAAAGTTTTTCCAATACTTAAGAAGATCTTCTATCGCCGAAGCAACACAATCTTCTCTATCCATTGGATCTTTATACTTAAGTTTTTTCGACATTTCATTTGCAAGTCTTATGAACATGTCTACAGCTGCAGGAGTTAATTTTCCAGCTTTTTTAGATTCGACTATTTCTCTAATCAGATCAGAATTCTTTACGTAAATTGCCATCTTAATTGGATGGTTATTTTTGAGCGAGCTATAAAAGCAAACCCGGATCGTGATGACCCGGGCTCGAACTTTTTAAAAGATGTAAAAATTATTTAGCTTCGTCGTCGGCTTTAGGCTCAGTAGATTTGTCGTCAACTGGAGCTTGTGCTGCGTCTTCTTTTGGTTCCAAAGTTTTTGCAAACTTTCTAATTTTTTCCTTTGCATCTTCAATTGCTTTGCTTCCTTTTGTATTCTCGTCGTTAAGGAAAGTTTCAAGGTCTGCAATCTGCTGTAACACTGCTGCCACTTTAGAATCTGCATCGTCTCCACCATCCACTGGTTTTGCATCAGCCACGTTTAAATATTTCTTTGGAATTTCATTAACTCCGTCTTTAGGTTCCTTTAATTTGATTGCATCATCATCTCCACTTGACGTGTAATTAGCTGCATCTATTTCCACTGTGTCTCCGGCCTTGAAAGGTCCGAGATCGATGGTTAATGTTGCTTGAACAAACATTGCTTCTTCCTTTTCTGTGTCTTGTCCTTCTTCACCTGGCGTTGCTGTTGTTGCTTCCTCGTTCTCGTATGCTCCAGGAGCTCCCATTCCTTCTTCGCTGTCTGCCGTAGCAGCATTTGCTGGATCCTCAATAGGTTTTTCGTTGTTTGTAATGTTCTGTTCGATTTCGTCTGCAACGTCTTCAAGATCTCCAAGAGCTCTTTCAACTGTTTCACCGCCATCAAGCAGAATTGAAAATTCTTCATCATTTATAGCAGTCACTGTTCCATTCTGTCCGCTAACTTTGTCTTTTACTTTAGAGTCAACTCTGATATTCTCAGAGATGGTATTTTTGTTTTCCTTTACTTCTGGTTCTTTATCACCGTCTTTTGCAACAACATCAATCACAACCGCGTCAGCATCTGCTGGAGCTTCTGATGTTCCAGCCGCAGCCGTTGCATCGTCAGTGTTATCTGCAGTTGGTGTGTTATCGACTGGAGCATCTGCTGGAGCTGCGTCAGTTGAAGATGTAGGAATTTCTGCAGAAACTCCGCCAGGAATTACCTGAGCTGTATCTGCACCTGGTGTTAACACAGGAGTAGCTGGAGCTTCTTGACTAATAACATCTGCTGTTTGCATTGCTGCAGTTCCATTTTGTTGAGTACCTGCTGCACCTACAAAACCTGCATCCATTATTTGAGCGTCACCAGTTGCACCACCTGCATTTGCATCCATGTGGTCATTTCCTGGAATTCCTGTTGCAGCGGCTTGTGTACCTTCTGCACCAAGCAAACCGTTATCAACTACTGAAGTAGCAGAACCGGCTGGAGCTGTTGCCATGTTTTCTCCATCTGGAGTTCCTGTTGTATCTGCAGCTGTTGCTGTTCCTTCTGGTGTTGGAGGAGTATCTGTAACTTCTGCGTTTGCCTCTGGATCAGTATTGTCTGCTGGAGCATCAGTCGCAACGTTTGCTGCTTCTGCATCTTCAACATCATCTGCTGGAGCTGCCTTGTCATCTGCTGGTTCAGCATCTTCCTTTGGTTCTTCAGTTTCTTCGTCTTTTGGTTCTTCTTCCTCTTCTTCCTCATCATCACCGTTCTTTTCTATAACAGTTTCAAAGTTTTTAAGCTCATCACTTTTAGATTGCCATTGTGATTTAAGATTATTCAATTCGTTTTCGATCAAGGTTTTTGCATCAGCAATTTCTTTGATGTCAGCGTAAGAAGGATCTTCTAAGATTGCTTTTTCAATCTTGTCAAGTTCTGCTTCAAGGATTTGGATGTTAGAAAGGACTGCGTCCATTTCACTTTCCATCATTGCTTTCTTCTTGAAGTCACCCTCAAGAAATTCTGCTAAGCTCTCAGACATGTTAAAGCTTAAAAATTCTTTAACCAAGTTTACAGTCTGTAAAGCATTTGCAGATACAAATGAATTTTCATTCATAGATGGATTAACCTTGTTAATGTAGATCTTTCCGTTTGTTTTGAAAAGATAAGCACCAACTCCTTCAAACACGTTTGATAAAACTGCTTTACCGTAATCGATTTCGCAAATGTTATCAAGGTTTTCGTATATGTTCATGGCAACGTTAGCCATGTTAGAAGTGTTTCTAAAAATAGTTTGCTGAGTGTGGAACATCAACTGAGAACCAAGTGTCGAAGGATCGATTTGTTTCTCGTTAACGAAGATTCTTTTCTCACCATCAAATCTAACCTTAGTGTTACCAAGATAAATCGTGATGTTTTCGTTTAATACTTTAACGTGTGGGTTGAAGAATGATTCGCATAATTCAAGAAATTCTTTTGGAAGTGCATTGATTTGCGCTTCTGTAAGTTTTTTGAATTTTCCTTCAGCTGCATGATAGAAGTTAGCACCAGCTTTGAACACTTGACCGTTTGTAGCTGCGTCAACGTGAACTGGAGAAACTATTCTCTCAACTGAACAATTAGAATCTTTAACAGGAATGTTGAACTGAGTTCCCTTGCTGTTCTCCATTAACTGTAATCTGTTTGTAAGTTCCTTAACATGTGGGTTGAACATGTAAGATTTCATTTCCTTAACAAGCTCGTGAACGCTCTTGTTATCTGAATATAACCATTCTGACATTCTGTTTGTGATGTCAGTGAAAAATCTCTTGTTGTCAGTAGACTTTATCGCATGGATAGTTTGTTGAACTTCAAGATCAGCTGCTTTTGAATTGATAGATTCTTGAATCTTCACTGTTGCAGCTTTAACTGTTGGGTCCCATTTGAATGGAGTGATCTGAGAAAGGAAATCACTTACTAATAAAAATTCAGAAGTGTTTTCTAATATAGATGACTCGAATTTAGCGAGAACATATTTTAAATTAGGGTGGCTTGCGATCTGACTTCCTTTAATTGCTTCGATTGATTCTCTAACGCAATAGTTGTCGATCTTTGATTTCTCTACAAATTTCTTTGCAGCAACATCATCAAGACCAGAAAGCTTTTCAAGGATAGCAGAATTTTCTGCAGCCTTTGCTTTGTTCTCATTTATAAGAGAGTTCTGAACGTGGTTTCCAACGTTAGAAACTTTCTTGTCTCTTCTTGTTGTATCCCAATTGTCAGAAAACCTTTGAGCAGCTTCCCTTGAGATTTGCGCCTCAATGTCAGCGATGCTTTTTGAGTGTCCTTCTTTTTCATTTAACAATGAACCAACTTTAGAATCAACGTTAACGTAGTTCTTAAGATTGGTAAAAAGTGATTCAGCAATCATGTCTGTTGGATTGATGTCCTTGCCATCGGTTTCCTTTAGGAACGACTCGCAAACAGATTTAACCTCTTGCGAAGTAGTATTTTTTAGGAGGTCCTGGATCTTTTCTTTAAGATTTGCCATTTCTGATCGTGTTTATATTTTTAGTATATATCCCCTAAACATTAGATTTTACCTAAAAGTTTATGGTTTGTATGGTTTTATTGGATCGCCGTTGATGTCATAACCATACGGTCCCTTTAAATCCGGTTTCGGTTTGTTCTCATCCTGTTCAGCCGTTAATCCTGGAGCAGCTTCCGCGCTAAGTTTAGCAATGTAATCCACACCAGTATGTCCTGAAAGTCCACTAACCGAGAATATCTCATTTCCAATTCCATGGTCCATGACATTTCCTCTGAATCTCTCAGAAGGCTTGTCAAACACCGGCTGATAAGTCTCCATTTCCAAGGTGAACTTCATCATTATCTTGTTATCCTCACCATAAGAAAACGTCACTGGTTTCTCAACGTTATAATCCTGAGAAAAACCAACCTGACACATTACTCTTAATCCCTTGAAATCTATTGCAAATATTGCAACCTTATAAAAGGTATCTATCGTCTGTTGAATTATTTTCAATGACTCAGTGTAAGTCGAACAAATAACTTCCACATCAAACAACAAGGTCAAAGGTATCGGATTTAAGTAAGCCGAATAAGCTTTTAAAGTTCCATCAACTTCTTTATTGTATGTTCCTCTCACGAACTTGCTTGTCAAGGCTGCTGAGTTGATTGTCATCGAGGTCATGTTTATTACTCCTCTTGGAACAGGATCAATGTTTCCTTCTGCAAATTGAGGACCGTCGCATTCCTGACCGTTCAATTGGTAGAAATCCTGCATGAACCTCTCATCATTATACATGTATGGGAAAAATGGAACAGATACCTCCTGGACTTCGTCTGGACCTATCGTTTGATTGTAAACTATTCTCCTGTTTAGGAGGTTAAGAAGACCGACAATTATATTCCTGTAAAGAACATCGTCGGAATTAAATTTCTCGTTGAATGCCAATGAAATAAGACGTTATTTTGCTCTTCAAATCTATATATCTCAAGCTTTTTGGACTATTAGATTTGAAAAGTTATTTTTCTTTTCGATTTCAATTCTGTAATCGAACGTTTCGTTTGGAAGCTGCTGTATGTGTGATATGACAAATGTGTTCAAACCGAGATCCTTAGATGTCTTTCCGAGTATCTTAAGTATGCCATATATTCCATCACTATCAACACCATCAAAGATCTCATCGAGGAACAACAGGTTAATGCCTGGGAACCTCATCTTCATTAACCTAATGATTGCAATGAGAACAACAAAGTCAACCTTCTTGGTCTCTCCTCTGCTCAACGTGGCAATGCTTATGTCCTGTCCAAGATGTGTTATGGTCGCATTGAATTCCTCATCAAATATGACCTTGTAATCAAGATGCATCTCAGTCATCAACCTATAAATTTCGCCGTTCAAAGATGGAAGAATGGTCTTGATGGCCATTTGTTTAAGTCCTTTCTCTCCAAGTATCTCTTCAATTATCTTGTTCCAATTAAGCTTGTCCTCATTCTTTACCTTGTCAATTGTAGATTGCTTTATTTGATCTTCCATGTTGGTCACAATCTTTTTGATCGATTCCAATTGTTCGTCCTTTGGACCTGACGAAAGATTTTTAAGCTCTGCTGAGAACGTGTTTATGTTGAATTTTATCTTAGACTCTTTTTCTATAAGACTTCTTTTTTCAGCATCGATTTCTTTTTCCTTCTCCTTCATCTCATTGAATGCTTTAGAGCTGTCTTCATAATCCTTGTTGGCAGTTCCCAATGCTGTAAGAAAATCATTCTTTACTGCATGGTGAAAATCTGTTGTTAAGTCTGATGCGCATGTTGGACATTTAGAATTGTCATACAATTTTAATTTTCCACTTATGTCCTGAACTGAATTGCGACTTGCATAAACCATGCTGTTTAGTTTATTCATCTCAGTCTTCAATTCTTTTTCCTTGTCAAGGAATTCTTGCATCTTGTTTTTGTGGAATTCCAAAAGATTTTTATACTTCTCAAGATTTGAAGTAACCTCATTTATTTTATCTCCAGAAACCTCTTGCAACTTCTTAGTTAGATTATCCAACTCATTCATGGAAGATTCAAGAGTCATTGTTTGTGATTGCATCGATCTCACAATTGTGTCCAAGTTATCCTTGATCAATTTTGTTTGACCTTTTAAAAGCTCTCTCATTTGGTTAATGATGTGAAAGCCAAATATCTTATCGACGATCTTTCTCTTATCATCGTTGCTCATCTTAAGAAAGCTTTTGAAATCATTAATGGAAATTGACACTATGTTATTAAAAACATGAAAAGGAATCTCTAATAATTCCTCTGTCAAATATTCCCTTGGGCCACGCATGTTTGCCTTGTCGTAAGGAACTCCATCAATCCACAGATTAATGAAGCTTGGATCAACACCGCTCTCAACAACAACTTCTTTATTCTTTGTTATGAGAGTTATTCTGACCCAAGCTTCTCCATTAATCCTATTTGGAATATCTTTGAGCTTCTTCCCGTCCACCTTACCAAACAGACCGAATTTTATTGCTTCGCTTATGGTGGTTTTGCCAAAGCCGTTCTGTCCTACTACATGGAAGAAGCCAGATTGATCCCGAGGGAACTCTATTACTTGAACCTTATTGCCGTAACTATTAAAGTTCTTGAATTCTAATTTGAGTATCTGCATTTTATTTTTATTAAGAGCCTAACACTTCTCCATCTTTATCCCATGTAAATTCATTCACAGGTAAATGTTTATTACATCCTGTACAAAATGTGGCACCATAGAATTTTGGATCTCTTGCATAGGTCTCAGACAATTCTCTTCCCATTGAAGTTAATGCACCACAACCACCAAAATGTGTTTTCCTGTCAATGATGGCTTGAACTTCTTTTTGAGTGACATATCTCGCATACATGTGATGACCTTCAGGATATTTAATATAACCGCCATATCCATTTTCTTTGGTGTAATGATCATTCTTTGGATATTCTTCATCGTCGATTTTAATTAATCTACCAATAAGTCTACCTTCTCCATCTCTTTCTATCTTTGTACCTTGGTGCACATAAGCATCTCTGTGAGGTCTAATAAAACCTTTTGCACGTTCTTCTTCTGACAAAATTAAATAGCATGTATTTTGTCCTGTTTCTTTTTGTCCATTCTTTAAGCATGGATCATTTCTATCCGTTGTTAATCCCATTTTATATTGTTTTATTTTTGTATAACAAGCGAAGCTTTAACTCCAATTGACACTAATTTTTCAATTGCTTTTTCCGCTTCTTTTGTGAATTTTTTTATTTCTTTACTTTCATCAGCGAATGATAAATAATAATGGTCTTCAGAACCACATCCTTCATAATCCCATTCATCATAGAGATACTTTAATCCCAGTATGGTTTGTGGATCACTTGGCTCATTACAAATAATATCTTGAATCAGAGGCAGTATAGCTTTTGTTTTTTCAGAACAATATGCTCCATGTTCATCTATGCTCACATTGCTAAAGCTTTTTAATTCTTTAATGAAGAATTTAAAAAAGTTTTTATCAAATTTTTCTGAAGAGAATGCATCTTTCAAACGATTCATTTGTTCTTCATCCAAATTTTCTGTTATTAAAGCTTCTAATTGTTTTACGTTTTCTTTATTCAATTCAATATCCTTATTGAATGTGAAATTCATGTCTCTTGCTGGCATATTACATTTGTTGATAAATTTGTTGTTCAGTCTTGTGATATAATTTGGAAACAAAGTCATACAGCTTAGTTTTGGTATCGTCTTCGTATGGAAGAGTCTCCACATATTCTTTTGCGAATTTCAATAAATCGAAATTTGTATCTTGAAATTCCTCGCTCGTTGGCATCTCATCTTGATCACCAAGCAATGGATGGAAATCTATTCTTCTATAACTGCCATCAAGAAGATCCATGAAAATATTTATTGGAGCTTTCAATGCTTGTTCTCCATCAATATAAATATCCACAAAATTATTCTTGAACACCTGATTCAATCTGCTTGGAGACATCTCAATTACATCCGTGAATTTCATCTTAATGAATTTAGGAGAATAATTATTTTCCCAATACGTTTCATTCTCAGTTGTCAAGTCAAGCATCGTCACTCCTTTTTGATTTCCGAGATCACTTCTTGTTAATTGATATGGAGAACCAAGCATGTTAACATTCTTAATCTTCTGAGCATAGTGAATGTGTCCTGAGTATACAGTCTTAAACACATCGAAGTTATCGATGTTACAACCTTCAGTTATGTCAGTGAACTTATTAAATTTCAATCCTTGTATGTCAGCGTGACACAGCAAATAATCGTGACCTTTGCCTGTATTTTCGACGCATTCATTTTCGGCAGCATGGTCTTTTCTCCATGGCATTGCCAAGAATTTCTTCTGACCTATTTGCAAAGTTTCTGGTTCCTCATATATGAATATGTTTGGAATCCATTTCAATGATTTTAAAGAATTAATCTCATTGCTTGTCTTAGCCCAGATGTCGTGATTTCCAAGAATTATTATTATTCCATCTTTAAATATCTCTGAAAGCTTTTCAAAAATATTAACTCCCATACAAAGCACTTTTAAATTGATTGCATTCCTGCTATCAAAAATATCACCAAGAACAAGAAGAACATCTCCCTGTTGGTAATTCTTTTTTACAAGTGGAATGAAAAACCTATCGAAATAGTTTTCTTGGATGTCCTGCCATTCTTGTGAATTGGAGCGAACTCCAAAATGCAAGTCAGTAAGCATCCAACATCTTTTTGCATGCGAGAAATCTTTTTTCATTTAAAATAGTCTATTAATCTTCTTCTTGGACAGCATTTTATATTTGTCCTCGAGTTCGTTTATTAATTGTTCCTTCATTTTTAAACCAGCAATTTCATAAACTCTCTCGTAAGAGACGTCCATGAATTCAGCAATACAAATAAACATGTCAATCGTTGTGAAATTATTTCCATCAAGTCCCTTGTAAAGGTCATTGAATATGAACGGTTGTAATTCCTTTGAAAACTTTTTATCAAGCGGAAGATTTCCCCATTGGCTTTCTTTGAAAACTTGAACGGTCATCTCGAGAATTTTCTTCTTCTCCATGTAATCTTCCATGTTATAGCAATCATCGAGAATTGAATCAGCATATCCTGTTTCTATCTTGATGTCAGGAAATCTTTCTGGATCGATGTTTCCTGTATTGAAATCATTTCCAAAAATCTTATCTCTCTTCTTCTCTTCTTCTTTCTTCTTTACTACTACTTCTACTTTCTTAGGTTCCTTTTTAATTCCAACCATCTCGTCATCGAACACTGCTACATTTTTCTTCTTTTTGCCTTTAGGCTTCACCTTTGATGTTTTCTTAGGTATCGCTTTAGGTTCAACCTTCTTCTTCGGAGTCTTTTTCATAGTACATGAGGTTATTTTCTTTTTATACAAAAGGTTAGCTCATTTGTTTCTAAGGATTAAGCTCTCCTATTTTAACCAAATACTCAGTTCTGTGCTTGCAAAATGCCTTTTCGTCAAATTCATAAACTGAATCTTTTGGAAGGTGCGGTTCTATCATGTGTTTTAATATCCTATACCACAAAATTTCTCTTCCAGCCTGTACATCGATTTCAAATCTTTTTGGGGCATTAGTTCTTATCCAATTTTTAACTTTGTCATCCAATCTAAACATGAATGGAAGTCCTGTTGTTTTTAATGTTGGAAATGCATTTAAAAATATCCAGGTTCCATTATCTATGTTATCAAGACAATGTTGAGTTATTTCATCTCCACATTTAACATCAACTTTGAATTCAGCTAAATTAAGACCAAGAAATCTAAAATCACCATTTACCAAGTTATATTGACGACTTTCATCATCACCCTCAATCACAATAAATCGTAAAATTCCTCCTTTGTTTGGAATTATTTGTTTTTCAAGAGCCAAACGAAATATTTCTTCGCCAATATTACCTTTTGCTACTCTTTCCTTAAATTCCGGCTTCTTGTTTTCCTTTTCCACCATGTTCGATGTATTGTTTGATTCCTAAAATAAATGCAGTGAAGCTATCGAATTCAATAGCCCAAGATCCTTTTCCTTCTGGCAAATGCCAATCAATAAAACAGTGAAACATTGCGTCTTCTTGCATCATTACTTCCACTCTGTGATCTTGACAGAATTTGAATATGTCGTCGAAGTCGAAGTTCTTCTTAGCATCTAAGAAACTCATTGCTCTAATGTACTCCCTGTACTTCTCAGCATCTCCAGGCATTACCTGAGGTGTATCATTGGCTTTATCAAGCTCTTCAGCTTCTTTTCCATCTTGAATTATAGACTCAAGACTTATTCCGCATTTATAACAAATGTACATTCCTTGTTTGTCATTTGTCAATTCATGCTTGCATACATTAATATTCGACTCTTCCATGAAGCAAATAGGTTAGTGGGTTCTTAAATATGTTCAAAATTCTTCTTCCTAAAGAATTTTTTGAAATTATGGTCACTCCTGTTTTGTTTGGAGAAGTTCCAAATTTAGTTTCTGTTTGAGGATATTGTTCCTCGTGCTCAGGTAAAATGTGTTTATGTTCCATAGTGTTATAGTTAAATTATTCCATTCCTCCTTCAATTATCGGTGTAGGATCTTCTGTTATCCTCATGTGTGAGTAATCAATGTCAAACATCTTAGAACAGTTCTTGTATCCCTCGTCACGATTCGCAAGAACCTTTAATTTGTATTTTCTGTTCATCAACATTGTTGGATCTTGTATGATACCAAACATCAAATCCACTGTTGCAACTAATGCAGAAGACTCAGAAGCTGCGGCCATGTTCATATCGCTTGAATCGAATGCAGATTGTTTAACTTGAGTTACAGAAACAACTGCCCAATTATTCGTCTGCGCCATTGCTCTAACATCCTCAGCGATTTGCTTGATCTTCATGTAAGTATTTTCTGAGTTTGGATTTCTCCAGTTTCTCATGATGTTCAAGTAATCAATAATGACCATCTTGAATTTAATTCCTTTTCTTTCTTCTGTTCTTCTTAAGTAATTCTCGATGTCCACAACAGATGCAGTTGATGTTGGAAATTCTTTTACCATTAATTGGCCAGGAAGAATTAATCCACCGCCTCCAGAAAGATTATTGATTTTATGTTTGATGAAGTCTGTGTCTGTGGCTGCTTTCTTGTATTCATCCATCTTGATGTTGATGAGATTAGAACCAAGTCTTTTAATGTATTTTGCTTCAGCCATTTCCAAACTTATCACAGCCACATTGTGTCCACTTAAAACTGCTTGAGCTGCGATATTTGCAAGCCAGATAGATTTACCAACTTTAGCTTGACCAAGAAGAACGGTTAAAGTCTTTGCTGCAAATCCACCATCTGCAACCTTGTCCATAAAATTATAACCAGTGGAAAATGTGTTGTATGTAGGTTGTCTGTGTTTGTCTGCATCAAAGAAATCAGAACCTTCGTCAAATTCAAAATCAAGGCTGTTTCTTGTTGTGATGATGCTCTTTGCCTGTATGATTACTTCCTTAATGTTCTCGCTGTTGACGGTTGTGGTCTTTAAATAATCCACAAGGTCCATGGTGGAAATATCGAGATTCTTATATTCGATGAAGGTCTCAGTATTTTCCTTCATCCACTCGTCATCGTATTCTTTGAGATTCACATCCCACACGGTGTCGAGCTGATCGAGGCTAATGTCTTTTTCGAGGTTTTTGATCTTGACAAGTTCTTTGACTTGTGCTGCTGTTGGAACTTGTTTGTACTTGGAGTAAAATTCTTTTATTGGTGGAATTAATTTCTTTAAGATGCTATTGTCAAAGAACCTGTGGTTCACTGCATCCAAGTACGGGGCGTTGTTGATAATGTTGTGGAAGAAAATCTTCTCTAAGTGTGGGTTAACCATTTTGCTTGAACGTATTTATTTGTTCAAGTTGTACCCAAATCTTTTAAATTCGTTTCGAAATTATAACTTAGATTGCTCCTTTGAAAGAGCTTGCATGGCTTGCGCTTCTTTCTGCATAGAAGCTGCTTGCATAGATGTTAGCTTTGCGATAGTAGTGAGCAGAGCGCTCTTCTCCTGTGTCTTCTGGAATAACTTTTTATTGGTGGCATCAATCTTCGACATCTTGCTTCTTGCTATCTTGATTTGGTCCAAATATTGGGATTGCTTCTTCTGCTCGTTTTCAACGTCAATAGCTTTAGATTGAACTGCTTCATTGACACTTTCGTGCACGGGTTCAAAAAACTCATTAAACGGTTTGATGTTATTCATGCATTATATATTCCAATCACTTGGAAAAATCTGCAATTTCCGAGATTGTCTTAACTATTCCCTTGATGGCTGGATTATCGAGAATGGTCCAGTTGTATTTGGTGTAATTGTTTGATACCATAAAGGTTGGAATTCCTATGCTTATTGCATCCAGAACACCGTGAGGAGCATCGTCCACCCAAAAATCAATCTGCTTGGAAATCATAACCGACTTCTTCGATTGATCAACTCCAACCACATGAATGTCCTTAATTTCCGGATAAAGCCTGTTTACCATCTTTATCGTACTTTCGCTCAATGACTCAGCTCTTGCAGTTATCAAAATAATTTCATGTCCTTGTTCAGTCCACTTCTTGATCGTTTCTTGACTCTGTTCTATTGGACGCGCTTGATCACACATGTGAGAAGGATCCATGAAGTATTCCATTATCTTGTTTCTGAGATCTTCAGGAAAGTTTAAATGGTTCCATCGAGTAACATCCTTGTTGTGGATTGCATAGCCCAAGTCTTTAGCGGCGATTGCTGCCGCATGGGTTTCGATAAGAGTAGAATCAAGGTCTACTCCGATTTTATATCTTCTTTTTGTATCTCTATTTTTTCTTCCCATTTTTCCTCCTTCTCTTCCTCTTCCGAGAGAGCTTCAAAATCCACTACTTCGACGTCTATATTTCCAACGACATATCGTTCGAGCTTCTTCTTTGCATAGAAGTAACCATTGGCTGGTATTTGAATGTGGAACACGCTGTCGCATGTTGCCATTCCATCTTTATCTCTGATGGCGAGCTTAAAGTGCATGTTATAGATCTTTTCAGGAGAATTCTTTGCCTCTACTTTTACTTTTTTGGCTTTGTATCTCTTGATCTTCCATTCTCTCACCTTTCTTATAATCTTCCCAAAGAGCAGATTTACAAGAAATTTATCTAAATCAACTACGGTCATGCTTGTTTTATTAAAGAGATTTTAAATTGTTACTCCTTCATATACTTCTTCCGTTTCTTCATACACATTAACTTCTTTGATGACTTTAATACTTTCGATAGAAATCCTAACTGTCATTGGATTTTTCTCTTTCTTCTCATCGGCGAATTCATTACAGGCTTCGTGAATGTGGCTAATCATTTCCTGTGTTGGTTTTTCTTTAAAGAATAATTCAAAAGCATTAGCATCAGTTGGACATGTTTGAACAGGTCCCCAATTTCCGTCATCACATAATCTTCTTTCCATTCTCTTTTCAAACTCTTCTCTCACTTCTGCTGATTGATAGAATCTCCTGTTTATTCCAGCCTCGCATTCGCCAATTTGTCCTGTGACAAATGCACATAATTCTTTTTCAAAATTTGTGGCGAACGTGTTTGTTGAAATCAACACCCGATATTTTATTTCTTCTTTTCTCATGACAATATAGTTTTTACGATTGAACTCAATTCTTTTCCATCATATTGACCGTCGTGATTTGCTTTGAAGTATGCCATTACTTTTCCCATGCCATCTTTTCCTATCGCATTGTCGGCAACAAATTTCTTAACTGTGGATTCCATGTCATCTTTAGACATCTGTGTTGGTTGAACCTTTCCAAGATATTCATTGATTATCGACAATTCAACTTCTTCCTTCTTAGCAAGTTCTTCATTTCCTGCCTTTTTGAATTGTTCAATGCTGTCCATTCTCATCTTAACAAGAGGCTTCAATGCCTTTGCATAATTGATGTCCTGACCAGGATTTTCCTTTTCAAATTTATCAATGGCTCCCTTAACGGCTCTGACTGCTTCGAGCTTGGATGTATTCTTTTCTTTCATCGCAGTCTTCAAGTCCTCAAGAACTTCAGTCTTTAGATTTTCCATTATTCCTTAATTGTTTTAATTGTTTTCTTAACTTCTTTAATAGTGCTTCTCGTCTTATCCCAAATAGAAGTGGTGTCAGGCTTAACCGGTTTTATCACCGTATCATTCTTTTTAGATTCCTTGTAAAGGCTTATCCCTCCTTTAACTCCATCACGAATGAGAGTTCCAGCTTCATGTGCTACTCCGTCAGTTTCGACCTTTACGCAAGAAGATAAAAACAAAATTGATGAAATTGTTATTATTATTTTCATGTCTTCTTATTTTATTGTGTTTGGATATTTCATTTTTAATCCTCTCATTGCCTCAACCAATTTCTTTGTTATCAAATAGTTTCTGTACCATTTATCATCGGCCGGAACTATATTCCATTTAACGTCGCACTTCTTGAATATTTTTTCGTACACTTCCATATAATTGTCCCACTTCTTTGCTTCGGCCAAATCATTTGAATTGTACTTCCACTTCTTTTCGAGATTCGTAAATCTCTCTTTAAATCTCTCTTTCTGTTCACCCTTTGAAATGTGCAAATAAAATTTAAGAACTACCGTTCCGTTATCTTGCAACATATTTTCAAAGTCATTAATGTGATCATATCGTTTTTCAATTTCCTTTTTGTCGAACAGCTTGTGCACAGTCGGAACTAAGATGTCTTCATAGTGAGAACGATTAAACATTCCAACTTGTCCTTTTGATGGAGTGTTCTGACTTATTCTCCACAGAAAACCTTTTGATGATTCAAACTCTGTTGGAGCTTTAAATGCATGAACATAACATGCCATAGGAAAAAGTCCTCTGTATAACGAGACGACACTTCCATCTTTTCCCGAAGCATCCATTCCTTGAAACACTATCAAGATTGAATGTTTTTCTTCTGCCCTCATTACCGTATGGAGTGCTCTTAATTCATTTAGCAGCTCGTCGGTTTTTTTAAGAATATCTTTCTTAGAAAGATTCTTTGGTGCTTTTGTTGATAACTTAATTAGGTCCATATTACTTCTTCTTTTAGTTTACGTTTTATCTCTTTCATCTTTTACCGTCATGAATTCGTGTGCCCAATTTTGTTTATATTCTCCACATGGGCAAACCCATCCATCCTTTGTTGCTATGAGCTTTCCATCATTTGCACATACGCTTCTTGTTCTTTCTTTAAATTTTCCGTTCTCATCTTCCTGTTCTTTCATTTGACCAATGCAAGTGAAAGGATGAAATCTACCTTTCGCTTGATATTCATTCAATGCTTCTACTTGTTCATCCGTGAACGGCGCTTTTATCTGTTCCATTTGTCAAGTTTATATTTTTCGGTTAACCATCCTTTTAAAAACCACCCTGTAAAATATCCGCCAATTCCCGACATAATCCATCCGAGCCACATTGGATCTATTGGAGTTGCTATCACAAAAAGCGTAGCAATCAGAAATAGGAAAAACATATTTTTATATTGCCACTTCATTTTTTTAATTCGTTTGCAAATATTTGACGTTGAGCCCAATGTCCATGTTTTATCTCAAATCCTTTGCTAACGAACTTAGCAACTGATTTTCTGAATTCACCATAGGAAAATTCATCGGCAATCCTTATAACATATCCCTCACATTTATTTCCATCAATCTCTGATTTAAACAATGTTTTTATTTTTTCTTCATCGAATATTCCTCTGTATAAAACTGGAACTGTATTAAGCCCAAGAAGCTCAGCATATTCTAAGGTCTCATCCCATGATAGACAAACATTCTTTTCGTTCCACATAGAAAACATGTAAAAATAACTTTCGAGATTCTTGTATGGAATTGTGTGTATTGCATACATGTCCTCTCCACACAATCTCCATCCTTCAGGAATTTCATAAGCAATCTTTCCCCAAAGACCTTTCACCCATTTCTTAGATGGGTGAGAATTGTGTTCAAGAGATCTTGCGTGAATGTGATCTCTGTACATGGAAGTATTTTCCCCATCCAGCTTCACAGTCACAACAACTTCTTTTCCTTCAAAATGTTTTGTTGATTCTAATTTTCTGTCATCCTTGGTCATCTTCTCAGTCCATGGAAGATGCATTGTTCTCGGATATTTGACATACTTTGAAAACAGATCCAACACCTTTCCTTGCTCGAGAATCTTTTGGACTGACTCATCATAGAACAGTTCTCCTCTCACCCTTGTTCCATTCGGCATGATTAAATTTCCCCATTTGTCGTAGGTATAATCATTGTCGTTGTACAGGTGTGATGGTAACACGACTTCCTTGATGCCCGTTGCCTCTCTGATTTCTTCGCAGGAAAGGGTGGTCTGTTCTGCCTCTATATGATGCGTTTGACAAAGAGACGCACCGTTAGATAGGTAGTAACCTCCATCATCGAATAACCTTCTTTCAATTATGTGATGAGCATCTTTTGCTGGTTGTTTGCATATAACACATTGATGGGAATCCCTTTTAAAGACTCCCTCTCTGAATTCATCTCGTGTTAATAGCTTTTCCATTACTCATTATTTTTCCAATTAGCCTCCGATGCAACCACATTCTTCCTCGTCTTGATCGGACGTCAAAATCGTTTTAGGAAATTCACCACGAACACGTGTATAATTAACTTCTTTGGATCTTGTTCCTTCTCTCCAAGATTTTCCATTAGGACCAACCCTGTACCAGAATATTGACTGTGCCGCAAATAATCCTGCTGACATTGTCACAATTAATATGGAAATAAAAAATATGTTCTTTTTCATAATAAAATTAATCTATATCAGTTGAATTCCAATTTCTTTTCGTAAATCTGTTTCTGTATCTTCTCAAATGATTTGGACTTCCAATTCCGGCGTGCCATATAAATGTTATTCCAGTTAATACTCCGGCCAAAGCAAGATTGGCTATTATTCCAAGAATAAACAATGGAGCCCAATTCATCAACGCTGTAATTGTGGAGAACATAATGAAGAATGAAGCGAATTTAAACCAGCCCCAATGCAAACTTGTTTCTCTTACAGCTCCGATAATTCTACGGAAAATAGTAAAATCTTTTCCCCATTTGTGAACGAGAGCATACATGTCACCTTCGTTGGTGCTCATTTTATAGAACATCACAGGATCAACCGGCGGTGGATCTGGTCTCTCATCCAAATTAAATGCTTTAGATGGAGCCATAATATAAAGATTGTTATTGGCTTCATAACTCTGTGCATTGATATTCTTTTCCTTAAAGAATTCCAAAATAGTTTTTCCAAGTGTTGGCTCAATTGCACCCTTGTAACGTTTTGATGAAAGAAATCTTAAACCGTATTTAATACAAGTGCTTTCTATTTCCTCATAGGTAAAAACCTTTGAACCAAGTTCTTCCTCCTTTTTGGTTCTTACCATGTTAACACCAACCTTCTTTTCCACTTCTCTTATGTTGAAGTCCAAACCAGCTTCTCTGAGAATGTTTCTCTCTTCAACTGCAGAGGTTTCCATTAAAAGCTTAATTGGTTCTTTCTTTTCTTGTGCTGTGTCAAAGGATTCTTTTCTTGCTTTGACCAAGTTTTTTTCAATTGTATTTGCCATGTTATTAATTTTATTCAATTTGACTTATGGAACGATAGATCAATCCGGTGAAAAAGCTTGCGATGCAAACAATGCAAAACCAAGAGATGGCGAAATCAAATGGAATAAGTCCAAATGTAAGTCTAAGCTTATCGAAGTAGAAAGATAAAATTAAAAGAGATGGATAAAAGCTAAAGCAATATGGACATGAAAATAGTTCACCAAAAAATTCACTATTTGATTCTATTTTAGTTCTTAATGGTTTAAAGAACTTCGTCTTTGTCACAGTCAACGCTATTACTGACACTGCCATGGAAATTATCACAAGGTAGTATAAAGGGCTTAATATCCAATTCATAACTTTATTTTTTCGAAAAACACCCGCAGGCGTTGAAACTCTTTTTTACAGAACCTACTGCATTGGAAACAACCGAATAAATTCCTGCAATGGTTGCATTCTTTTCATCCTGTTTCGCTCTTGTTATTGCACCTTCCATGTTCTTCATGAAGTCTTGAACATCTGGAATCTCTTCCACCTCTTGCTCATCTTCATCAGAATCACTTCCAAATGTTTTATTTTTAGGGCCTTTGAAATCAAAAGCACTTTTTGTTTTCTTTTCAAACATGTTACAGTTCCCTTTCTATGTAATCGGCAATCTCAGTGAATGATTTCTTTTGAGTATCATTCATGTCCATTAAACCATCTGCTATGTGACTCATTTCATGATCTTCTCTCAAAAGAGATGGAACTTTTTCAAATCTTTCTGGAATGTTTCCGCCAGCTCTTCTAACCTTATCGTTAGAATATCCAGCTACTTTAGCAGCAACTCCAAGAACGCAAAATCCCCACTCCTGTTTTGCACCCATTTCCATTTCCGTCTTGGTATGCTTTCTGGCAAGGCTTCCATCGATCTGTTCAAATTTTCCAGATCTTAAAGCTTCTAACCATTTCTTTTTAAATACAGGAGGAAGCTTTCCTTCTTTAGATTTTTTGATCTCAGCATCCAACTTCTTCATTATATTTCCAACTCCAGCAGGTTTATCAAGCTGGACACCTACCACATTAGAACTCTTCTTATGCGGTGACAGTGGCTTTTTCTTTAGTTGTACTTGCGCTGACATTTTCCTTTATTTTTATTGGGGTTATGTTTTTAATCTTATCGTTTTGTTCTGTCTGCAATTCATAGGCCAAATCCTCGAAATGGTGCTGGTGGTTCATCCTTGAGTTCTGTTTGAATGATTTCAATATTGAATCAGTCACATCATCAATGGTAACACCAGATGGTTTCTTTTTGTTTCCTTCCAAATCTCTGTTTATAGCAGAGGTGATTGACTCATTGACGATGGAAGCAATCATGGCTCCATTTATGATATGAGACATGCAGAAATCCATGTTAGAACCACTTTCCAATTCTATCTGGTACAGACGTAATGTTTTATCAAACACGAGCTGTGCGGCACTCTTAGAGATTTTCTTTGCATCAATGGTTGCAGATGCACATGGAACTTTTTTCAAGTTGAGGTTGAATATCATTTCAACACTTTCCTGTGTTGGACGTGGAACTTTAATCTTCTTGTCAATACGTCCTTCGCGTATTACTGCACTGTCCAACATGTCAGGTCTGTTTGTAGTCAATATTACAATTGCAGAGCTTTCATCAAGACCGTCCATTTCAGTAAGGAACTGAGGAACTATCGTCTTGTCAACATCACTGCTTTTTCCTGAACCTCTTTTGCTTAGGATTGCTTCTGCTTCATCAATGAAGATTATTGCAGGACATCCGGTATTCTTTTTGTATTCGCGAGCTGATGCAAATATTCCACGAATTCTTTCTTCGCTTGCGCCAACGTACATGTTTAAAATTTCAGGACCTTTGATGTAAATAAATCCTGACTCTTCTGTTTTGTATAACTCTGCAATGGATGAAGCAACAGCTTTTCCAATCATCGTCTTACCGTTACCTGGAGGTCCCCATAACAAAATACCCTTTGTTGGTTTTCTTCCATATTCAGAAAATAATTCTTTATATTTTATAGGATGCTCAATTGCTTCCTGCATGCTCTTCTTCACATCTTCAAGACCACCAATATCTGCCCAGGTAACTCCTGTTTTGGAAGTGAACACATATTGACCTTGATTTTTTCCAAGGTTCTTCATGATCAATGTTCCAGACTCATCGAGAATAACACGACATCCTTTTTCCAATTTTTGTTTTGGATCTTTTGGATTTTGATCGCTGAACAATCCGGTTAAAACAATTCTAACACTTCCGTTAGCATCTATTTCCGCGTGATGGTCATCAAGAATATCTTTAATGATCACGGTCATTCCATAACTAACTCCGTCGGTTTTTTCAACTATTCCAACACCGGCTTTAGTTGTCACCAATTTAACGGTGTCACCAACCTTTAGTTTAAGAAGGTCTTTTTGCTTTTTAGTGTAAAGAACTTCTATGCGTTTGTTGTCATAGATCAACACGCAAGTGTCTTCTTTATGTTTTGCACTTGGAAGATAATCTTCATCATTAGCTTCCTTTGGCATGGTGATTCTCTTATCGAGAGCTATCACAATTCCATAGGTAAATGATTGATCAAAAATTCCGCGCAAGTAATCTTGCTGCTGTGCGATAATTTCTTTTGCCTGTTCAAGGACTTCAGATGTTGCTGGCGTTTTACCTGACATAATGGTTGGTTTTTAATTTATTATACTTTTGTTTTTTCTTTTTTGCTTGTTACGTAAAATGCTGCCAATTGATCCTCAGGACTTCCTAATACAGCTTTTAAAATCTCCAAAACATTTGAAACTGCTTCAGATGGAGATTTTACATCCTTGTCTTGAAACCAAGCTTCTTTTTCATCCTCATCTCCTCTTCCACCAATCGCTTTGGACATTATTTCTTTTGGACCCTTTACTTTTAAAGTATGATCATCTCCACATTCTATGGTAATCATTCCTTCATCGGAATCCGGATTAGTTCTTATTGAATAAAGAACTCCTGTTGAATTTGTTGTTACTTTTATCATTTTATTACTTCTTTCTTCAGTTGAGCAAATATACTAATTTTTTGAAACTTAGAAAAATTATTTGAATCATTTCTGGGGCATTGATATTAACTACTTACTGCAATATCTGCAGCCATATTTTTTAGAATGCTCGAAATTACATCTTCGCCAATTAGATTTATCTCACCTATGATTAGGTCATATTCTTTTTTGGTGATACTCTTCTTAGCTTTGGCCTTATTTATTTTACTTATCAACGCATTTACCTTTTTATCTCCTTCGGTCTTTTCCTTCTCTGATTTTTGATGATCTGGATTTTCCAATAAACTGTATCTTATATCATGGATATTAGCCATGAATGTTTTTACCGGAGAAGGAACAACATCGCCTTTCTCAGTGAGAACCCTAACACATGCATCAGCCATATCAATGATGATGTTCTGATTTGTTGTTATTATTCTGAATTCATCTTTCGATGGATTTTGGACAATTCTCGACACAATTGTTTTCAGTTGGTTGATAGGTAATTCTCTTTCAGGAAAAAGATATGTGGTCTTTGTGAAAGGAATTATTTTTTCCAATTGCTCATACGTGTGATAAGGAGCAACAAGACATTTAATGATCTTACCTTCGTAAAGCATCTTCGATGTTTCCATTTCTTCCTTGGAAAGATCAAATAAATTAGGTTTAATTTTCGGACTTGCCATATTACTTTATTAATGTTTTAATTTTAACGCTTGGTGTTTGATACTTCAACCATTCATTCAATTTCCTTCTGATTGGTTTGCATTCGATTATTTCTTCTTTCTCTTGTTCAGATTCAGCTATCTTGTTTCTATATTCTTTCTTTTTAGTTTCATCTGTATTAATCTCAATTCCTCTTTTTGCCAATTTAATTATTTGATCACAGATGTCAATACTTTTTTCATCTTCTTTTAATCCATTCTCTGACTCAACAAGACATTTTTTAACTGTCTGATTTTCTGTATACCAACTTCTTCCTTTGATCCATTTTATCTCATGCGCGGTAAATGGCATCTTTCCAGGCTTAGGTCTTTTTGCTTTGGAAACTTTATAGTAATCTTCCTCGAGATTAACCATCTCTTCCAATTCCTTTTCATTTCGTTTTAACCACTTTGCGTATTCTTCCATGAACTCCAAGTTCTTGGCAAGAACCTTATACGATGGATGTATTGCATTATACAATTCAGTTCTGTCTTCTTCTGGTTCTTCTTTAAGAATCCCAAGATAAAAACGAACATTGGTTAAATATCTTCCCTTGTGTCGAGAAAATTTTCCATCAGTACCATCATCTTCCCATACATTATATCCCTTCGTTGGAACATAAAATATGTTTGATTCAGGATGTCCCAATGATCCTCCAGTATCACATGCCTTAACAAGGCCTTCCTCGATTAATTCATCAAGATATTGTGTATGGAGATCTGAAAATTTTTCACCTCCAAGGACCTTGACAATCCCAGAAAGGCCTTGTCCCATTTTCTTTTGAACATCAACGACAAGTTGATATACTTCTTCTTTTGTTATAATTTTATCCTCTTTCATGAGACATTAATTTTTCTAATCCTTGTTTTGTTCCATCTTCATCTTTCCATTTTTGGAATTCTGCCAATTTATCTGGAGTGCTAATATCAGCATCAGATACCATTTGAAAGAATTCTTTTTCAGAAGCAAATCCTAATTGAGCAACCAATTCTTCAATCTCTTTATTTGGAGAAAGTCCAGGTTCATGTGAACTTCCATCTTTGTTGATAGTTATGGTCTCATTGATCTTTTGCATGTTAACTCTATCATACTTCTTTTTAATCTCTTCAAGATCATCATCAGGCATAACGTATACAGGATAATCATCATAATCAAATGTATCACATACGGAAATAACATGCGTTGCACCTTTTTCCTTTGCGGTGGCTATCCACCGGTCTACATCTTTTCTACTTGCTGCCATTTTATTTTATATTTATATTACCAATCTCCTGAAGCACCACCGCCGGATGAACTTCCACCGCCAAAATCTGAACTTGAACTTGAAGATGAACTGCTCGAAGAACTTGAGCTTGACATTGATGAATACAATGCTGCTTGTCTTCTTCTTTCTTCTTCGGCTTCTTCCTCTCTTTTCCTTCTTCGTTTTCTTTCCTCTTCTTCGATGTCATCGTCAGCTTTACGTTTAACAGAATCAAGATCACTTATTAAAGCATACATCTCGCTGTAAGCAATCAATGGATTATTTGCTTCTCTGTACATTGCTGCTTTAGATTCAACCGTTCTAAATTTTGATTTAGTCGTGGATGAAACGTCACTATTTCCAATTCTTCGTTTAACATCATTAAGCAATGAATTTATTCTGCTTCTATTGGTTGATACATATTTAACTGCATCAGATATTTTGTTTAACCTATCGTCGACAACTTTTAAGTGACCTTTTATTTCTCTTTCTGAGGTTTGAATCGAATGAAAATTCATCTTACATTCATCGTACTTTTCCATTGTAGACTCATTGATCTTATGTTGTAACTTCAATAAGGCATTATGCATATCGCTAAGCTTATTAATAAGCATCTTTTCTGGAAAGGCAATCTCAATAACACTGCTTGAATAGGTTGAAACCATTCTGGTGTAATTGGCATTGGTGTTCGTTATCGCTGCATTAATTTCCTGTGTGGTCTTGTAATAAGAATTGATGGAAGCTTTCAGAGTATTAAACTCTGTAAATCTAACATAAACAGCTCTTATAGATTCCAATAACGCAGATGAAATATTACGTATCAAAAGCTGTTCAGACTCCATCGACTCGATAGAAAGATTTCTTTGCGTAAGCAAATCATCCAATTTTCTTTTAGCCTCGTCATATTTGCTTAAGTCTGCAGTGAACACTGTTTTATTTTCCTTAGCCCACGCCAGCATCTTATTGTAATCATTTATAGAACTGTTATTATCGGATGTTAGTTTTTCCAATTTCATCTTCTTTTCTCTGGCCTCAGCAGCAATCTTCTCCTTTTTCCTTTTGTCAGTTATGTATAACACGATTAATGCAGCAATTGCAGCTCCTATAATTCCAAACCACGTGAAGAAAGTTACAAGACCATCGTTGAATGCTTGTTTGTCTTTTTCCATTTGTTCGGCCTGTTTTCTTTTAAGGTCTTTTCTTTCTTGCCACGACAACGGTCCAAGCTTCGTAGTGAAATCGTCTATGAGAGCATTAAAACCTGCTGTATAATTTTTCTGCTTAAGAAATGGAACCAATTTAGATTGTGCCTCGGTTCTTGCATAACCATCCGTGATATATTCCTCAAGACCATCACCAACCTCTATTCTCCATTTTCTATCCGTAACAGATATGAGCATCAACAATCCATTGTTTAATTCTTTGGTTCCTATCCCCCATGCTCTAAATAACTCATTAGAATAAGAATCAACATCCTTGCCATCAAGAGACATAATAGTAACAATGGTCATTTCAATGGAAGATTTATTTTTAAAATCTCTTATCTTCTTATCGAGAAGAGGTTCATCTGCATCATCGATGACATTTGCGAAATCGTTGACATACGTGTCAGTCTTATGCTCAGGCAAAGTCTGAGAATAAGTGTTCATCCATAAAATGGAAATAAATAGTACTAATGCTTTTTTCATGCTTCTTCTGTTTTTATTTCATCCTCATTTGTATATGGATCTTCAACTCCGGCGTTGAGGATGTCTATCGCCTTCATTATTTCTTTATACCACTTAATTATTTTGGTGAGATGATAGTGTTTGAATTTAGTTCCGTCAAAATTAGGAACTATCTTCTCCATCATCTTCTCCTTATCGTCATTTGACAGATTTTCGAATCCATCAAGTTCTTCTCTTGTTATCTGTTTAGCATCTTCCATTGTTATCAAATTATCGATAACGCTTTCAAGACTACGTTCTCCACCAATCAAGAAAATCTTATATTCATCAATGGCAGCAACTTCCGAAACTTTTGCAGTAGTTATTTGTTTTTCATTCAAAAGACTTTGCGCACGACACATTGTCGGAGAACTTCCCTTAAACACCCACAATCCGGATTTTCCTTTTATTGTGATTAGATTTTTAATTTCAAATGGTTCCATCTTATCTTTGTTTAAATATTGTAATCTTAAACTTATGCACAAAATATATTGACATGAATATTCTCAATAGAGGAAAGCCATACCCATAATATGGAAAATTAGAATTATAACTCGATGGTCCAAAAACCAAATAAGAAAATACCGACACTATAATTGTTAGCACAAGGTAAAATGCAATGAACATGATTAGCCAGTTCACTATAAACACTCTTGATTTAGACCACGTTACTTCTATCTTTTTCATTATTGTGCAACTAAAGACTTCTCATGAAATCTTGATTTATAATACGACATCTTTTTTCCTTTGTCATTGATGACGAAAACCTTGTTTTCTTCTTCTCCGAGTATTTCATAATTATTTCCAACTGTTAGGTCCGCATGCGAATTATGCTCGCACACCATCATTTTTTTCTGTTTCGTTTTCATTTTGTTTAAGTTTGTTTTTTAGTTCGGACAATGCTGGTAAATCTCCCAGCGTCGTTTTTTCTTTTTTAAATAATGAGCCTTTCACTATATCCCATATAACAACATTCAACCTCGACATCTTCTTTTTCCATATTGAAAACATCAATGATGAATATTGACAGGTCTTAAAGTGGTCTATTGTTTCTTGTTGTGTTGGAAATTCCTTATATTGCGATTTGATCAATTCAGATACTCTGTCATATTCAGCAAGACATTCTTTTTCTTTACCTTTTCCCCAATTAGGAACGTCTCTTTTTCTTTCTTCTATTAAGGATGGGTCAAGCACGGTATAAACAGTGTGATAGATGGAAGAATAAACAGCAAACACATCGGTTCCTTTAAATCGTATCTTCCTGTAGCTTTTTGAATTGGAAATAATATGAACCGTTTCAGAATGAAGCATGACATTATCTCTGAAATCTGCGTATTCAGCAAGAGTCATATCAAGCGAATATCTTTCCTTCATTCGTTGTATTACGTGGTTAGCGTGATCGAGATTCCAATCATGGATTTTTCCTTGCCTTTTCGCTTCAAACTCTTTCATGTGCAATGAACCCTTCTTAGTATTGCACACCATGCACATAGGCTGAAGATTTTCCAATTCATTAGAACCTCCTTTTGAACGAGCAGTCACATGATCCTTTGTGATCATTACTTCTCTTCCAAATGCATCTTTTCCATATAAGTTGAAATGCCAATTGTTGTATTTGTTTCTTCCATTACCAGGAGTCTTTTCAAGTGCAAAGTATTCTCCTTGTGTTGGACAACATGGACATTTAACTCCCTTGTGCTTAAACACTTTATAACCAAGAAGGCCTGACAAAACGTCAAAGCCTTCAAAGTTCTTTATTTTATGATCGGTATCAACGTTAGAGTCTGCTTCAACCCAGTCTAATACTGTTTTGATGTCATATACTCCTTGGCGTTTTAAACCACTGTTTGTCTTGGCAACCATGTTTTACTTGATATTGAATTCCACGTCAGGGGAATTCTGTGCGTTAGAATTTGCTTTAAAATAATCTTTGCGTGAATATCCAAATGCACCAGCCCAAACATTTTTTGGAAACACCTTGATGTATTTGTTATACTCAACAACGGTCTTGTTGAAATCTTTACGTGATATTGTTATCCTGTTTTCAGTTCCAGCAATTTCGCTTTGTAAATTTAAAAATTGTTGATCAGCTTTTAAATTTGGATATTGTTCTGCAACAACCATCAAACGTCCCAATGAACTGGAAAGTTGTGTTTGTGCGGCTTCAAATTGAGCAATGCTTTCTGAATTTAATTTAGATGGATCGATTGTCACCTTTGTTGCATTTGCTCTTGCTTCAATAACGGCTGTCAATGTTGACTTTTCGAAATTTGCATAAGCCTCAACGGTCTTAACGAGCTTTGGAATTAAATCCATTCTGCGTTGATATTGTGTTTGGACGTCTCCCCAACTTTGATCGACTGTTTCTTCCTTTGTTGCCATGTTGTTGAAACTTGTGCAACCATTCATAAAGATGAGTATTGACACAAATCCAATGATTCCTATTGTGATGTATTTTTTCATGTTATTTGTTTTGGTTTATCTATGATTTAATTGTAAATATACTAACTTCTTTTCTAAAATAAAACTACTTCCTAAATCGCTTGAACCTATCTAATACCTTGAGACTTCCTGATAATAAGACAGACAATAAAACCAAGGCTATTCCTGCGATGAAAAACTCTTTCGCGGCAACCATCATCTCAAGCATCCAAAATATATTCATGGCCAACCAACAGTTAACTGCCATTGAAATGGAAATATTTCCAGCATCAGGTTTTTCAAATGCTGATGCAACTCCGGTTAGAACAGTTGGAATGATTAAAAATGTAGCAATCTTAATCTCATCAAACATCCACAATGAGTCCATCGAAAACCATAAAATGGAATTTGAAGCCTCAAGCCACATGAATATTTTATTCCTCGTTCCTTGTTCCATAATAACGATCAATTGCCCGTGGTGCCATCCATGGCTTCAATATTTGGTTCAGACGATTCTCTACTCTCTTCAGAAACGTCGATAATTTTGTCATTTGGTTTTTCATGCTTTTTTGGTTTGTTAGATTGTACAATATTTAACGGAGTTGCTTTCACCCAAGTTCCATTTTCAAGCTGAGTGCATAAACTCTTCTTTACATAAATTGTTGTTTTGTGATCAAGCTTAACAGGAACCTTTTCTTCCTTCACAAGTCTCTGTTGGAATTCCTTCATCGTCTTAGGACTGTTAGCTTTAATTTCCTCGAGCTTCTTTTGTCTTTCCTCTGCGGCTTCTTTATTCTTCTTAGCTGCAAGCAATTTCTTCGAAGAAATTGCCATCTTCTTTGCGTTCTCTGCTCTTTTTGCTTTTTCTATTTTTTCCTTTTCTACTTTCTTTTCTGCCATCACAGCGAGAACTATTTCACGTTTTTGTTTCTTTTCTGCTTCTTTTTTCTCTCTTTCAATAGTTCGTTTTTTTCTATTTTCTTCCTTGATAGCATCCTTCTTTTTCTTTTCAACTGCTTTTTTCTCTTTTTCAATCACTCGGTTTTTTCTATTCTCTTTGTCGGTGATTTCTTTTTGTTCCTTTTTAATTAATTTCTTTTTTGCTTGTTCAAAGCGATCGTCTCTTTCTTTCACAAAAATATCATAACGCCACTTGCGAATCAATTTCAGATCATTGTAATCATCGAACTTTCCATTCTTATACACGAGCATGTGTTTATTAGAGAAAGTACCATTCTTAGCATTCCATTTATCGAGATGATATTTAGCTTGATTCTTTCCTCTTCCACCACCCTCGATCTTTTGATTTCTTTTGGATATTTCTTTTGGATCAGGAAGCCTTCTTTTGGCCCATACTGCTTTCTTTTCGGCGTCAGTTCTAACCAAACCAAGTTCAGACATTCTTCTTTTAATTACTCTATGCGTCAGGCCGGTTCCAGCTGAAAGCTGGAAACCGTTCATTGTCTTGTAATTATCTCGAATGAATGAATCTTGTTTACGAGTAATTTTAGTTTTATTTGGGCTCATTATTTTACTTTTGCTTTAGTCAAACCTTTTGCGGCAGCTTCTATTTCTTGTATTGATTGAAGAGAGTCACAAGTTGTTTTGTCATCTCTCAATGTTTTAAATACAGGATGCAATAAAGAATAATTTCCAGCTGAGTCGGATGATAATCCACAACACTTAACTTCAAGTATCATTCCTTCAAGCTTCTTTTGGTTCTTAGTAATATACTCCATCATCGCTTCATCTATTCCGGTAGGACGTGTAAACACTTTTCCATCAGATGACTCGGCGTTCACGGAAGAAATAACGTTAGCATTTTTTCCTGTTCCGTAATTGAAACCAACAATTTTCAAATCAACATCCATTTCCAATTTCATCTTCACCTGCCAATTTGGTTTACCATCTTTCCAGGTTCCCATTGATGCTTTAAGTATTGTTCCCTCTTGTCCAGTGTTAAGATTTTCCTGGAAGTGGATCATTGCTTCCTCGAAAGAATAAACCTTCTTTGTGGCAATGAATGAAACCATAGAAGGTTTAACCTTCTTCATAAGAGCTGACAAATTAACTAATCTGTCATGGTATGGAACAGAGCACTCAGCGTCAAAATATTCATCAACGGTTATGGTGTCCCAAACAGTGAAGCGAATTGCATTCAACGCTTCTCTATATGTCATGCCATGTTTCTTTTCAAACTTAGTTGTTTCTTCTACTATGCTTTCGCCGGCATTTCTTTTATCTCCAATGCTTACCAATGAAGCAACAATTCCATTGCTAATATAACGAGTAACTCCGTCGATAGTTAATTCACCGTTAAGAACGCAGTCATCAAACTTTTTTAGTTCTTCAACAAACTTTGCACCATCGAGAATTGTGGCATTTCCGCCACGACTTTCCAATTCAACTTCGCCACCACGTATGATTGCATTTGCATAACGACCATCCATTTTAATTTGGCTATAAGCATATCCCTTGTTTGATTTATCCTCGAATATTGCTTTACCTAATTTCTCGCTAAAAGCTTTTGCACCCATGTAAGGAGTATCTTCAATCAATTTAGGAAAGATCTTATTTATGTTTGTGGTTCCCATACCAAGCTTACAATCCTTTTCAATTATTCGCTCTATAATATAAGCATCCTCTTTTGTAACAGATGAAAGCACTTTTGCTAAATGGTTTACGGCATCATGACCAGTTTTTTTCCTGTCAGATAACAGTGACAATGATTTAACGGCTGCTTCCAAATCTAATACAGGAGAAGTTGGAGTATCATAATCAGGAATTTGTTTGATAAAGAATTTAATTCTTTTTGAGTTTGCCAAGTACAGAACTTCTTTCAAAAGAGAGTTTGACTTGTAAGAAGAAAGAATTTCCATCTTCTTGTTGCTTCCTGGCTCGGAAGATATTTCGTTGAATATTGATTTGATTTTTGTCATAGGTTTTGTTTTACTGATGATTATTGCTAATTTAATTATTTAATTTTATTTTCTTCTGTTTTTATTTCAACCCAACCAACGTGGTCACATTTAAATGGTTTGCCGTTTCTAACTATCACATCGCCAACAGATGTTGAACGGCACGGTTGTTTCTTTGCTGTGATGTTTTTATTGAGCGTCCACGAATAATCTATATTTTGCGTTGACTCAAATGCTTCGTCGAGATCCATTGTTTCTGGTCCTTCTGCAACGAGTTCAAAATTTTTATCGTTGAATTCTTGATCATCTCCGAAACCGAAATTAGGTTTCTTTGCGTGATATACTTTTATGTTTTTGTTTTCTTCCATTTTTTATGATTTTAATTTAAGTTTTAATTGGGGGGTTATTTGATTTTTAGTGTGTTTACAAGATGGATAATTTGTGCATCCCATGAACAAGTGTGTGGTTTTGTTATTCTCTCTTATAACGAGAACACCACTACAATTTTTTTCAGGACACTTATGGTCTCTCACATGTCTGTATAATTCTCTACAACGTTCTTTTGTATTCTTAAGAGCTGATGCAGTTCTATGAACTCTCTTTTCAAGCTTCAATATTCTTTGTTCCTTGTTGTCATAAATGAAACAACGTATTGCATCAGAACCTTTTTGCCTGCTAACGCTTTCTCCAACACCTATGGTTGAATAAACACGAATTTCCAATTCTGTATTCTTAATAGGGAATTTAAAAACTCTCTCAAAAGTTCCATCGATTTTAACCTCTGTGAACTTCATGATGTCCATTAGCTTTTTAAAATCGGTATAAGTTATTTGTACGTATTTGCTCATTTTAAAATTTCAATATTTTAGTGTGAAAATTAACTGTATCTATATTGAACGCGTCTTGCATTCCTCTCCATTGAAATAAATTAAATTCAGTTTGTATATCTTTAGGCAAATCTTTGAAAGTAACTTCTTTAAAGGAATGTTCCAATAAATCTGAACGCATTCTTGTTGTTATAAATTCAAAACTCATATCACCACCGGTAATAATTCGTTCATTCTGCATATACACTCTCATGTCGCATTTGCCGGCATTATCTGTGCATAGATAATGGAATTCGGCCGCCTTTTCTCTTTGAAAAGAAGCATCAGTCATTTGCACGTAATGACTAAAATATATCTTAGCCTTACTGTGTTTGATTGTTATTTCTCCGCAAATTAAATTGCTTGGTATGGTTTGTCTTTTCATATATTATCTTATCTTGTGATGTATTCGATTATATTAGCAAGCATTGAAGCTCTGTCAGCAGGACTTGCATTTCTGTATGCTTCCTTAATTGGTTCTAATCTTTCTTTAAGAGGATTTTGATTTGACACTCCTACTTGTTCCTTTTTACGTTTGATTGTTGTTTCAATTGCTTCTGAAGCTGTTCTCCATTCAGAAACTATTTTATAATCTTTTAAGAATCCTGATGGAATCATCTTCTTCGAAAAGTGAACAGTTTCTTTGTTGTTGGAAAATTCAACATCCAATATAGAACCAATTGCTCCACGAGAAAGCTTTGTATCATACAAATTCAATTTGTCACTTATTTTTTCCTGTTCATCAATTTCATGATAACAATGCACTGGTTTTCCACCACCTGCAATTTTTACTCCTATGTAGACTAATCTACCTTTGATTTTTTCGGTTGTTTCTGTTGTGCTCATTAGTTTAAGTTTAAATCGTTAATAGCTCTTTCAAGGAATGGCATTTTAGTTATATCTGAAATCCAATCGCTAACATAAATCAAATTATTCTTAGCACGAGTTCTTGCAACATACATCAAGTTATATTCCTGAGCAATTTGCCAAGGTTGCATTGCATAAAATGCTGGACATAATTGTGCTTCAATAATAAACACGTTATCAGCTTCCAAACCTTTTGATTTGTGCATGGTGCTTAATATAATTCCTTTTGCATCTTCTGAGAAAATTCTTGCGATAATATCTTTCATCTCGTCAGTAGATTTTGTCTTAGTCTCATTTGCGATGGCTCTAAGAGCACCAATCTTATCTGACATGTTAACCACTGTGGAAACTTTTTCAGCATCACGTGATGGATATAAAGCTTTAGTTTTTTCAACTAACTTTTTGTAATCTTTTTCAAGAGCATTGAATAAAGCATCTTGCGTTTTTGCTTTTGTCTTTTTAATCATGTTGGTTAAATTCTTTCCAATATCACCACCTTTGATTGTTGCCTTACGACCTTCTGAAATAAATTTCATGCACATTGCAACTAATGGACGTGTGTTACGACATAAAACGAAATCACCGTCTTGTATCTCTTTAAATGAACCAGCACGAACATTACCTTCTTTCGCAGTTGGTGAAGGAAGAATGTCAGCAACAATTTGTTGAGCATGCGTGATTATTTTTGAACCACAACGATAAGAAAATGATAAAGGAAGTTCAACAGTATTCGGTAAAAGAGTTCTTAAATTATTGAATGACTCAACATCAGCTCCAGCAAAACCATAGATGGATTGATTAGGATCTCCAACAGCAATCAAACGACCACCATTTGGGTCAACCAACTTTTTCAACATCTCATGTTGAGCACGGTTTAAATCTTGACACTCATCGATAAAAACATTTTTAAATTTACGCAATTTCATTTGATTTGAAAAAGCTGGAAAATAAATCATATCTATGAAATCGAAAGTCTTGGTATCTTTTCTGCAAGCATAAAGAACTTCCTTGGCACGTTCAATCTCACCGTTCAACAATTCAATCTCATGCTTCTCGCAAAGCTCCATAACTTCAGCAAGCGATTGTGGTAACGCAAACCTAAACATGTCAACTAATTTTTCAACACGGTTTGAATACGCATCAACTTCTTCCTCAGCAATTCCCCAAGATGGAATCATGGTTTGAATAATCTTGTAAACTTTGGACTCATCAACTGAAACATTCTTGAACTTGTACACAAGTTCCTTCATGCCCCAAGCGTGAAGCGTCGAAACTTTAACGTGACGTGGAACGCGAGCTTCCAATTCGCGAACGATGTCCTTGTTGAACGCAAGGAAAATAGTTAACTCAGTCTCAGGTATTTTTTTCAACGCACGAACAATGGTTGTGGTTTTTCCACTTCCAGCTTTTGCATTGATCAGGATATTTCTTCTTCTTTGGTCTTCAATCTCATTGAAAATCGCAATTTGGAAATCTGAATCTTGAAAGGTCATATTATGGTCGGTTTTGATTTACTCTATAAAATTACTAAATTTTTATCATATATAAAAATGATTGCATTAATAAATGGAAATCTAACCTATTGATAATCAATGAGTTACGTAAATACTTATTAACAAGAAAGCCCGATCGAATGACCGGGCTTAAATTTAGATAAAAATGGAATGAATTATCAGTCTAATGACTCTCCGCAAGATGGGCAGAATTTCCATGAAGATTTCTTCACTCGAGTGCGACATCCTGGACAATATTGCCTTATGTCTTTTACCTCAACTGGTTTTTGAGATTCAGGTAGGAGCTTATATTCTTTTGATGTGAAATAATAAGTCTCGAAATCACCATAGTAACTCGAAAAGGATTGATCAGAGGTTGCTCCCTTTTCAATTCTGCCTGTTTCCAATGTGTTTGAATCCGCTGTTTGCGACATGTCACAATTATTGGTTGTTACGATTGGTGCAGATAATCCTGAAGTTGGCGTTGACGAACAATAAAAGCTGTTTGAACTCGCATTTCCTGTTGTTCCTGATGTAAAAAATCCACTTGATACACTGCTTGTTCCACTTAAACCGCTTGCAGTGCTAATTATGGTTGATGTGTTTGGAACGCATCCTCCAGTTGTTCCAAAGTAAATATTACTTGGTGCAATGGTAATCGTTGGATTAATGTAGTACGGATAGTTTAAATAAGTGTAAGTTGGATAAACAGTCGTCAAATTTATGGCAGGAGTTTTCTCGTTGTAAAACTCAATTCTCACTTCACCATTCTTCTTGATTGCTTCCTTCACTTCCTTGGAATTCTCAACATTGTAAGTCTCAAACTGAAACTTTCTGTTGTCATCGAGGTACCTTTCGAGATAAGATCTCTCTCCTGGTTTAATAACCAATAGGCTGCTTGAAATGGAATTTCCATTAATCAAGATCTTTGCTCCTATAGTTCTTGTCGTGGGATTAAAGAGTTCGATTTGAAACTCTTCTCCGTCTTTTATGAAGACGTTTTTGCCGTTGTAGATTTTCAAACGGCTTTTGTTCCTGCCGACAGACACATAGGCCTCCGGCAAGCTGTTGCTTGTGTAGTTCATGATTTTAACTTGCTATTTTTGATATTCGTGCTAATGTCTTCGTTGCCCGGGACAACTCAAAGGTATTTAAACCCAACACTAACCCGACGGTTAAATCACTTGTTATATAAATTCCAAATGGAATTGTTTCAACTTATTTTTCTAATATTGAAATAATTCCCTTAACATCTTTAGAGTCTTCCAAATAAGTAGCTTCTTTTCCAGAAGTCTTATGCTTAAACGTGTATTCCTGCTTATGACCGACCTTCTTAGAATCTTCCAATTCAAGAATATTCTTTGGATCTACTGAAATGAATGGTTCTTTCTTTTCATCGAAATATGCTTTGTGGTAACCATCTCTTCTCAATTGTCCACAAATCTGATTAAGAATCATGTCTGAGAAATTGGTTTGACTCTCGAAATCCTCAAATAATTTTACGTGTTTCATGTTATTCGTAAGAACATTGCTGAATGATCATGCGTTTTGCATCACCCAAATCATCCACGTTCTTTAATATTTTTATAGCCTTCAATAAGGTTCTCATATTTAATTGAACCTTTTTATTAACCGCCGCAACACTTTTAATAGTGTTCAACGCTCCATTCTTCAAAGACATCGGTTCCTCAGGCATAACCTTTGGCATTAATTCCTCAATGTATTTAACCATGTCATCTGGAGACAATGCAACTTCAAGAACAAAAGCTCTCGACTTGATTGCAGGGTCAATTTTCTTCTGAGGCAAGTTACTTAAGAATATTACTCTTCCATTAAAGTTAAAACTTCTTGGAACTGTTTCTCCTGTCGTAGGATCTTTAATCTCTCTTGCAACTTCCCATGTGATGTCTCTCTCAGATTCCTCAGAGTCAAGAGCACCTTTCAATATGTTTATCGCGTTGTCATCCTTGAAAACGCTATCACAATCATCGTATATTATAAGCTTTCCATTATTTCTGTATAATGAAATGTACATTGCGGCCGCAGTAGTTTTACCTTTAACCTTGACCCAATCTTTTCCTTTTTCAAGTCCTGCCTTCTTGATCTCATCAGCAGTTATAAACGTCTTACCAACACCTGGACTTCCTGTAACGAGCAAAGCCGGTTGGGTTCCATTAATAACCATCTTCACGTATCTTCTCAAATCATTGAAAATAGTTTTTGGATCTCCGTATTTGTATTCTGCGATGGTCTTGTCGATCTCATCTGCTTTCGCATCACCTGATTTCAATTCAGTTTTAGGAGTGTCAACCAAAGCTAATTTCTTTTTAGGATGTATCTTATATCCTGGAATATTATCTGCTGTATGTGTTTTATCTTTAACAAGCTCATTAAGGCTTTCCTTAATCTCTCCAACGTGCGGATCCTTCATCAATTTTGGTATCAATGAAATAACTTTATCCACATTTCCATCAACAACATACAATGTTGATTCAGGAGACGTTGATTTAGGAAGCCAAAAATCCACACTGTATAAAGTATTAGTGTCTGCAGTAAAGTTCAAAGAAAACGAATGTCCTTCCTTATCTGAAAATAAATAAGCTATCTGTTTAGGCTCAGGTCCATTTTCTCCTTCTCTATGCACTTCCTGGAAATCAGGAATATAATAAAGATTATCTCCAACAGTGTCCTTGACACTTTTAATTATGTCGCCCTGCGCTTGATTCGCTTCATATAACGATTCCCACAGTCTGAATTTTTTTATCATTTTGTGTATTTGTCAAATTGTTTATCAAGGTCAGCTTTGCTTAAATCCTTTTTAAGCAAGTTTCCTTTTTCCTTATACTTGTAAATCTGCACAGCAAAATCAATTAGACCAAACTGTAAAGTCTTTTGAGACATTTCCGGCTTAGCCTTTATTATCATTCCAAACAATGCGATTAAATCATTTTTCAAGTGATCAAACACTGCATCGTCTATTTTGTCTCCGATTGCTTCTTCTATAGTTCCTTTAGCCTCAGCGAAATTCTTTTTCACTTGCGTCATGTCGACTGTAACTTCAGGCTTTTTAGTCTCTTCCTTTTTTGCATCATCCTTCTTAACGTCATCGGTTGGAGTAGCGTCTGTTTTTGCTGTTGTGTCAGCCGCTTTTTCTTCCTTATTTCCTTTTGCGGCAAGAAGCAATTGATCAATGTAATTTATCTTCGATTGAATTAAATCAGAAGCGCTTTTAACCTTCTTGGAAATTTCATCAATCTCTTTTGCCTGTTGGTCCTTGTCGGAAGTTCTATTCTTGATGTTCTTGATGTCATCATCTTTTTGATCTTTCATCTTCTTCAATTCCTTTTCAAGGTAACTCAATATGTCGCTGAGCTTGTCAGCTGAAGTTGATTTCAACTTTTGTTGAATTTCAGAAATTGGTTTCGATAACAAATCCTTGATCTTGATTCCAGCAACAGATAAATCCTCATCCTCATCTGGTGTCTGATCAAATTTTCCAGAAGATACAGAGCCGTATTTCTCTTTGAACTCAGCATCTTTTTTTCTTGCAGCTTTTGCAGCCTTTTGTATTTCAGTATCAAACAGATCATGTAGAGTTGTATCGTCAGAAGATTTCTTGATCTCATCAAAAGATTCTCTTGCAGCTTCTTCATCGACCTTTGCCTTCTTCATTTCCCAATAATCTTTTAGTCTTGTGCTGTCCTTGATTATGTTTGTTGCTTGTCTCGAGAGAGCATCATTAACGTCTTTTCTCTTCGTCTCGACTTGAGCCTGAAGTTTTTTAACTCTTTCCTTTTGCTCTTCATATTTCATTCTATCCACTGGATCTGATTTTGCTTCTCTTGAAAGAGCATCAGCCTCAGCGAATCTTCCACGTGCATCCGCCCAATCAGTCCAATAGTCTAATTCGTTATCCTTATATTTTCTTAATATCTTATCGAGTTTTGAAACAGCTCCACCCAACATTCTTGAAAAGAAGTTTTTGATCGAAGATAAAACACCTTCGTCCAATTGCTCGGATTCATTCAAAGAGATTTTATATTCTCCTCTTTCAATGGCTCCAATGGAAAGACTCTCAAATAATTTGAATTTATCTATTATCATTGTATGTTGAATAGTTTTTTAACCGTTTTTAATTTAGCAGGTCCAGCTTTAATATATCTTCCGATAGACTCCGGTCCTCTCTCGCTCATTATACCTTCTGCGCCATCTACTATTTTCTTTGCTATGGAAGTTAATGCTTCCCAATTGTTTACAACGTCAGCAGCATATTTCAATTTGCTTGGAATGTTTTCTGTTTGGCTTCCCATCAAATCGTTGATCTCCTTATTAAGAGCTTCCATGTCTCCCCAATATCTGTCGTCCTTTGTAACTTCTCCGGACTCAGCGTAACCATCATACAAGTCAATAAGCTTTAACAAAGCATTATATCCTTGCATCGCTGTTGTTGTATCTATTGCTTCATTAATAAAGCTCTCAAAAAGTTTGATGTGTTTCATTATACATTTTTAATTAGTTTCTCGAGAGACTTTTTGTTAACGACAAAACCATTTGGAGTGTTTTTTGTTTTGACCAAAACCATTCCATCTTCCAATTTTTCTCCTTGGTGATTTTTTTCAAGATCGACTATCTCAGCCTCTTGCTCATGCTTTTTAGCATCATGTCTCAACCACACTTGACCGACCTTTGCGTTAGCAGGATCATTTGCTTTTTTATCTTCCTCTTCTTTTTCCTTCACCTTAGCATCCTCGATGGCTTTCTTTTCTTGTTCTTTCTTTTTCTTAAGGTCGTTAACTTCTTTTTCCAACTTATCAAGTTCTTCTTCACTTGCATATTTTTCAGCATCATCTAATTTCTTTGTTGCCACGTCTTCTTGGATCTGAAGCAATTGCATTTGAGCGTAATTCTTAACGATGTCGCTCTTATCTTTGGTTAACATTTGTAGTTTTCCATAGATTGCATCCTTCTTGCTTTTGCTTGCTTCTTCAATTGCTTGAATTGCTTTTTCAGCTCTGTTCACAAGCTCCTTGTTTCTTGGACTTTCTTTGTCATCCAAATTAGCTTTGTATATTTTATCTCTTTCTCTTTTTGTCTTATCGTAAATTGATAATTGAACATCCTTGTATTCTGTTAGGACTGCGTCGATCTTCTTAAGAAGGTTTCCAGGAATTGCTCTAAGGACCTTTTCTTTTATCTTGCCGAACAATCCACCAATGATGTCACCGAGAATTCCTTCGTTGATCTTCTCAAGCTCCTCACGAGTAAATCCATTCTCCAATAACACGTCATCACTGATCGTGTCAATAGAATTTTCCAATATGATTGCAGCTTTTTCAAACTGTGCGAATGTTAGTTTCATCTTATTCAATATTATATTTTATGGCCAACGACTTAATAGTCTTGCTGTCCTTTCCGTGATACTTCAAATGGAAAGTTATAATGCTTCTTATCATCTCAAGATTCCTATTCTTAAAATCTGCGCTTTCCTCGCATTGCTTATCAAAGTCCTGAATTATTTTATCAAACGTCTCAGGGTATATGTTCAACAAAATGTCTTTTGCAGAAACTCCTTCAAGACCAACTTCTTGGTAATGTTCAGACTCTGCGTTTGCACCATACTCGTTTAACTGCTTTATGAATTTCATGCTGAGAATTTTTGTAATATTTCTATTAACTCTTTTGCTTGTTCTTTGTCTATGACTACCTGTTGAACAACATTTCCAAGGTCTTGTTGAACATAAAGAAATTTCTCAGTAACTTCCAATTGCAAATTGAGATTGGCAGCTGATGATTTGATGGTCTTCTTTTCTAAATCCTCGTTTAAGCTTTTTATGTATTTCATTTGTGGTTGTTTTCTTGTTTTAAGTTTAGCATATAGGTCTTTTGTTATGCTCCCCTCTTTTTTAGAAACCCGGCCTTTAACTTTTCGAGATTCCTCTCTAACCTCCCTGAATTATCGATCATTCCAGTAAACGAACCAGACTGTTCTTGCTTTTTAAGAGCACCAAGCATATTGTCGATGTTGCTCTTCATATTATTAATTGTTCTCATGGATTCAGAATCGAGGTTGTCGTATGACAACTTCAATGCAATAATCTCATCGCTCATTTCTGTCAATAACTGATGGATGTCAATTAAAGTTTTCTTTATCTTGGAAACCTTCTTTAGGTTGTCAGAAATCTCAAATCTGAACTTTGCTTTCTCAGGCGTAACTGCTTCGCTGAGAGGGGCTTGAAAGTCCTTTCCGAATTCTTCTAATGGCTTGATTCTCTTCATTCTGGATGATGTTACTTTGTTGTATATATTCGAAAATCACACTACTATGGTGACTATCTTATATATTTTTCGTATATTAGCAAACGATGACCAAAAAGATAGTAAATCCAGACAATAAAAGCTCTAAGATTCAGGACTTAGGAGGCATATCTCCATTGACCAAAATCCAGAGCATAACACGGTTCGACATCGTTACGAAGCCGCCGGTGGAACTTTCATCAGAACAAAATCCTTTAATTGAATATAAGAGAAATAGAATAAGAACAAACAGTGACAACAACAGCGAAAATACTCGTCATAACGAGAGGGGTTCCCGGTGCGGGAAAGACCTCGTTCTGCCAGGACCTGGCGGGACCGGGAGCCGCTGTGATCGCTGCTGATGATTATTTCTATGACTCAAACGGCAAATACAGCTTCGATGCAACCAAACTTGGTTTAGCTCACGGTGACTGTAAAAGGAGATGTGAGGAAGCAATGTTAGAAGGAATCAACGTATTCGTCAATAACACTTGCATCAAGGAACAAGAAATCACACCTTACAGAAAGCTTGCTGAAGAATATGGGTATAAAACCTATGTCATTGTAGTTGAAAACAGACACGGAGGAACTAACCAACACGGCGTGCCTGAAGCAAAACTCCAAGAGATGGAGAGAAACCTAAAGAACAGCATAAAACTTAGATAAAAGACCGGCATTGTTTGCCGGTTTTTTTGTATATTTATATCATGAAAAATGATAAAAGCGATATTCTTTTTTCTTTTATTCTTGGATGTTTTATAACCATGATCATCTTAGCATGGACATCATGTAAACCAAAGCCAGAATTTTACATTAATGGAAAACCGTATTACACAAGAAGCGTTTGCGTCGAAAGCCATCTTGAATTAAAATTCATGGGTGAACCAACGTTTGAAACAGAATGCGACAAATACAAAATTGATACAATTGAAATTAAACCAGAATGCCTGAAGTAGTAGGAATATGTCCGATATGTGAAAGAGAAATGTGGAAGGGACCAACCATCGACAAGCATCACTTTACTCCAAAGTGTAGAGGTGGAAAAGAATCAGAATATCTACACAAGATATGTCACAGAAAAATCCATTCAATATGGACTGAGAAGGAATTAGAAAAAGAATTCAACGATCCAAACAAAGTAATAGCTCACCCTGAAATGGAGAAATTCATTGCGTGGGTTCAAAAGAAGGATCCTGAATTCATGGATAAGAACGAACAACATAACAGAAAGAAAAGATGACAAAGAAACCGCCAATAACAAGCTACAAGATAAAGTGGATGGACAAGCCTGAAGCACACAACTATCCTGCAGCAGAATCTTATCTTGGATTAATTTATACTGCTGTGGAAGCAAAGAAATTGTCCAAGGATTTGAAATCAAAGAAAGTAACCTACTTTAAAGCAAAGGACATATTCAGAGCTTCCAAATTATCTCTGCTTGGAATAAGCAACTCACACGTCGAAAAGAATTATAAGAAGATTCGTGATGGAGAAAAGATTTCACCAATACTGCTTGTGAGAGATCGCAAAAACAGAATATTGATCGTGGCTGACGGTTACCACAGGATGTGCGCAGTGTATCATTATGACGAAGATGTTTTAATACCATGCCAAATAACAAACGGAAAATGAAAGATAAAAACGTAATAGAAATTAAGCCTCCGGCAATGTTAGGAAAATCAAAAGAGAGATTTGACATTTTTCTTGCAGGCTCAATAGAGAACGGAAAAGCAGAACCATGGCAAGAAGCATTGGTGCAAGAGTTAGAAAAAACAGTTAAGAGACCAATAGGAATATTCAATCCTCGAAGAGAAGATTGGGATCCTACATGGAAAGAAGGAAGCAAGGAATTGATTAACCAAATAGAATGGGAAGTTGAACGTCTCGAACAATCGGATTTGATCGTAATGTATTTACAACCTGGAACAATCTCTCCAATCTCTCTTTGGGAGCTTGGTTGCTTCTGTAAAGATGTTTATGCAATGAGAAAAAGAATGATTGTTTTATGTCCTTCTGGATTTCATAGAAAAACAAACGTAGATGTTTACTGTCAATATTTTGACATCACAATGGCTAAGGACATGAAAGATCTTATTAAAAAGACGAAGCAAGAAATAAAAGATTGGGATCCGACGCTTGATGATAAGATGCATGAATTAGGTAAAAAAATTGCTGAACTCAGTACAAACACAAAAATAAAAGAACTGAAGAAATCTCTCAAAGAGTCAAGAAAGGATTACAACAAAGCAATGGAGATTTCGTTTCAAACAAGTGAAGAGAATAATTCCCTCAAAAAAGAAATAGAGAAGCTCAAAGGAGAGAAAAAGAAAATATATTTAAGATCTCAAAAACAAGTCACCGAAATTCAAGAATTAAAAAAGAAGAAATAATGGAATTCAAATTACCAAGCGAATGCATGGAGTGCAAGACTCCTATAACAAATCAAGGACACGTAAAATGTCTTGAATGCGAACAACCATGTGAACCGTTTGCCTTAAATCAAGAAGACCTTGATAATTTGCCTGAAGGCGAAATGACTGGACTCGATGTTAAAAGCAAATGCTGCAAGGCAGATGTAGAAATGGTAAACGTGAGAGCGACATGTTCAAAAGAATGTCATGAGAAGACTTATCTTAAAATGGAAAAGTCAATGGGTGAATTCATTTATGATTATGATCCTGAAGGAGTATTAAGAAAAATTCCGACAAGAGACATTTTCGAAAAAGGTGGTTTAACCATGGACGAACTAAGAGCTTACCCAAAAGCAGAAATACAAGGAGAAGCATAAAACACAATAATTATGGAAAAACAATTAAAAACATCTTTCACAGACGTGAAAGAAGGCGACACAGTGATTCGCATGCTCGGAGGAAAAATTCCGATGGAGCTCATAGTAGGAAGAGTGGATGATACATTCATCTACACAAAATCTCCTGACGGCAAAGTAAAATTGTCTGAAGGCTGGAAATTCAGAAGAGACAACGGTGCTGAAGTTGATGCAGATCTTGGATGGGATGGAATAACTAAAACTGGTTCTTATTTAAAATCAATCAAATGAACATAATACTATTTGGCCCTCCTGGGTCTGGAAAAGGAACTCAAGCGGAAAAACTTGCAAAGAAACATAATCTCGTTCACATGTCTACCGGAGACATAATGAGAGAAGAAAAAGAAAAAGGAACTGAACTTGGAAAAAAGTTGGACCTTGGTTCTGGCAAGCTCGTTGATGACGAGACTGTTCTCGCGTTAGTAGAAAATAAAATAAAAGAAGTCTATAGAACACATCCAAAGGATGTTGGATTCGTATTTGATGGATTTCCAAGAACAATAGAACAAGCAATATCGCTAAACCAAATGATCGACATTGACAAAGTAATTCTACTAATGGTCAAAGACGACGAGGTGACAAGGAGAATTATAGAACGTGGAAAGAAATCTGGACGGCCAGATGACAATCCTGAAGCCATCAAAAAGAGACTTATTGAATACACTGAGAAGACTTATCCAATGAAACAGATGTATAGTCTTGAAGGAAAACTCTCAGTCATTAATGGTGCAATGGATGTTGATGGAGTTTTTGATGCAATATGTAAAGCAATATCATGATAACAAAAATTATATCAGGCGGTCAAACCGGTGCGGATCAAGGTGGATTGAAAGCTGCCAAGAGATATGGAATTGAAACTGGAGGACATTGCCCAAAGGGAGGTCTTACAGAAGATGGCAACAATCCAAACTTGATGAAGGTGTTCGGGCTCATTGAAACCACCTCAGACAAATATCCTGCAAGGACATTTGAGAATGCTAAAAACAGCGATGGGACAATAAGATTTGCACACGATTTTAATTCAAGAGGAGAACTATTGACGCTTAAAGCAATCAACCAATATAACAAACCTCACATTGATGTGAATGTTTCTGCCAATCACCAAACAACACCTAAGATGGTTGCTGACTGGATAATCAATAACAAAATAAGCGTATTGAATGTTGCAGGAAACAGAGAGTCAACATGCGAAGGATTAGAACAATTCGTTATTGAATTTTTAAGAGAAGTCATTAGCCTAACTAATTATGGAAACTAAAGAGATATACGTGCTCATAGCAATATTCGTCGGAAGTGTATTAGTTTGCATGATCCCTCGATATAAAAAGAAAAACAAAGATGCTGATAAAAAGTAGCAGAACCATTAAATTCTTTGAATTCATTTTGAGAATGAAGATAGGTGGAATTGCAATATTCCCTTTCATCTTCGTTCCCAATAATGCATTTGTGACCAAACGACTTTTAAATCATGAGAGGATTCATCTCAGACAACAGATAGAAATGCTTGTCATTCCATTTTACATCGTCTACCTTTGGGAGTTCTTCACAAAGGGCTACATGAACGTCTCATTCGAGAAAGAAGCTTATGCTAACGACAAGAACTTAGAATACCTTAAGACGAGAAAGATGTTTGAGTCATTTAGATCTTACTTATAAACTCTCTGATCCTGTTCTCAACGAACTTGGATTTGTTTATTGCCATCCTATCAGATATTTCCAAAAACTGTTCGTACACATCTTCGTCAATGGTAAAAGTCACAGTCTTCTTTCCAGGATTAAATTCAGCATATCTCAAATCCCATCCAAGCGATTTATTAAACCTCTCCACAGGTCTTATCTCATATACGTAAATATATTTCGATTTAAAACCTCCACCTATTTGTAATGGTGCATCAAAATCATTCAAAGAATGTATTCGACGTGTCTTCAACTCAATAAATTTTTTGGTGACATCTAAATCAGGAGCAACTATTGTTCCAGTGTCAGTAGATACCCAGAATGTTGGAGCATCAACGATCGTTATAACCTTTCCAGGTAATAAGCGTTTAAAGAAAGTCTCGAACGTTGATTTATTTAATTGGATATGTTCTGGATCGAAACCAACCTCAGAAAAAATCCATTCAAATGCTTCTTGTCTTGGATCATCGTAATGCGCTTTATCTGTTTTCTCTTCGGTTTTCTCAAAGGAGGAAGGTCCAGCGACTACTCTTCCAATTCCAGAACGTTTATTGTTTGCCATAATATTTATATTTATTTATATTTTATATCATGACTCTTTCCATTTGTTTCAAATTAACGTAAAAAAGAAAGCCCCGACTGAGTCGAGGCTTCTTATTACTTGTCTTATTAGGAGATCGATTAAACGATTAATCCAGAAGAAGGAAGCGTGATCGAGAACGTGAAGTACATAGTTTCTGGGTGGAAACCTGCAAGTACTAAAGCGTATCTTGATTTTACCGCGATCTTTGGAGACATAGTACCTTCAGAGATAGTCTGGATAGACTCAGCCATCATGTATGGCATGAATTTAATTCCAGGTTCGTCATCAGCACCTTTTCTACCTACAAGAACTCTTGTGTCATTCCATTTCATGTTTTGATCAACATAAACTGTCATTCCAGCAAGTGAACCAACTGGGTAAAGCGATCCGTTATTCTGCGATGCAGTGTTAGCGAATGGAGCTGTTACGAATTGGCTGATGTCTTGGATAGCAGTAGCGATTTGCGAGTTACAAACTACGTAGTTTGCAGGACCTCTTCTACCTCTGTTAGCAACAACGTTAGCTGCAGCTAAAATTCTCGAGAAGATTCTTCTTTGGAATGTAGCTTGGTTTTCGTATGTTCCTACGGTTGGTAAAGCAGCGAGGTTTAAGTTCAACGACTGACCTTCGTTCGCAGCGAAGTTTGTCGAGTTCGTAGCTCCTTGAGTAAACGCAGTCGACAAGATGTGCTTGTTGATCGACTGAGAGATCTCATTAACCAATGCGTTCTCAACCATGGAAACCACGTCGATACCGAATTGTTTGTTAAGATCCTGAATTTGCTCAGTAGTTACAGAAGCAGCAACCTGGTAGGTCTTAGCTTCTACGAACTTAGTGAAAGTCTTCAGACCCATAGATCTGTAGTAAGTGCTCTCACCTGTTTCTCTGGTCATTGGACCGTCGTTACCTGTTGAGGTAGCGAAAGGACCTTCCCAGTTGTCTGTGTCAGAGTCACCAGCACCTGTAAACCCTTGGATATGGTCTTCCAATGCAGGAACTAAAGACGCAGCTACTGTTAACGGAATAGTTGCTAAAGCATCATCCGTTAAAGTGTAGGCAGAACCTACAGCGAATACAGTTGCAACTGTCAAAGTCGTCGGAGTTGAAGCCGTGATTCTGAAAATTGGGAAACCGTCAATTCTTGACTTACCTACAAACACAAGTGACATGTTGTTACCACCGTTTGCTGCAGTGTACGTAGTACCTACAGTATAAGTTCCAGTGATACCAGCTTTAATCACAAGCGGTTGAGTTGCCGAGTTCAACTGACCACCACCATATACATAGTCAAGGTAAGTTAAAACTCCCGTTGGACCTGGCATAGGGATAACCGGAACGATGTCAAAACCAACAGTCTTCGCAGCTACCTGAATAGCTAAAGGAAGTAAAGATGGAAATTTGTCACCAGAACCTGAAGCTGTTCTTGTAGGAGCAACTGGTTGGCCTTGGAATCCTGCTAAACCTGTTAAGGTTTGGTAAGCAGTAGATGAACTTTCGTTCAATGAGTGGTAGTGGCAGTACTTAGAAAGCCATTCCACTTTGTTAGGATCTTTGATAGAGGTTTTGCTCTCGATGATCGGAGACCAGTTATCGAAGATCTCTTGTTCGTTAATCATTTTCATTTTAGAAAAGAGATTTTTTTGGTTGTTGTTTTTACTTCTTGAAACGCTTTGCTAACTCATCAGCTACTCCCGCCATGTAGTCATTAGAATACCCTGACATGTTCGGTTTTGCGGCATTAGCTGCTGTTTCGTTCTCGTTCAGTCTGATAAGTCCCACAGTTTTTTCCTTGTTTATCCCTGGTCTTGTAGCCCAGAAGTTGTTGATCTGGTAAGCTGTATCAAGTTTCCTTAACTTGCTCGCAGATATAATTCCTTCTTGTTCTGCAACACTCATAGATTCCCAGATTGGTTTGTACTTTTCTGGCATCTCAGTGATGAACTTCGGTTCTGTTACGACTTTCTCTTCTAAAGCTGCATCCCATTTTTTGATGACATCAACTTCCGAGAAGTAAGCGCCGTTTTCCAACGCCTTAACGACCTTTTCTTTCTTGGTCTCGTCGAGAGTTACAAATTCTTTTCTTTTGTCTTCGTTAAGAAGCTTGTAGAAAGCGTATTTGCTCTCATTCAAATTTGAAGCTGTTTTCTGATTTTTAACAGTTTCAAGCAATGAATTTATTTTCGTGGTTAATGTTGAATAATCAACTTTAACAGTTTCTTTGTTTTCGTTTACCTCTGCTTTTGCAACTTCCGGAGTGGTAGTTTTTGGAGCATCGATATTAACGTTCTCAGCTATATACTCCGAGTACGCTATGTTTTTCTCAATTTTTTCAGCTAAATATTCAGAATATGTAATTCCTTTATCTAAAGTTTCAGAAAGGTATTCTCCATATTCAATGCTTTGATCAACTTTTTCTGCGATATATTCGCTGTAATCAAGGCTCTTATCTAAGTTCTCAGCAAGGTATTCGCCATAAGCGATTGTTCTGTCTAAGTTCTCAGCTAAGTATTCTCCGTAGGAAATGGCTTTGTCTACGTTCTCTGCAAGATACTCTGCGTAAGAAATTCCTTTCTCAAGGTTTTCTGCTAAGTAGTTTGCGTAAGTGATACTCTTGTCTAAGTTCTCTGCAAGGTATTCTCCATAAGAGATAGACTTGTCAACGTTCTCAGCTAAGTATTCGCTGTAAGAAATAGTCTTGTCAAGATTTTCAGCAAGGTATCTCGAATATTCGATAGTCTTGTCTACGTTCTCTGCCAAGTATTCCGAGTATTGAATGTTCTTGTCTACATTTTCGGCAAGATACTTCATATACTTTTCAATCCTTTCAATTCTTTCTTCAAGAACCGTAACTGTTGAGTTAGCCTCATTTGCAGTTGCAGGATTTTTAATTTTTTCTTTTAGAGCTTCTAACTCTTTTTTGATGACCTGTGAGTATCCATTAAGATCATCCACAGTTACAAAATCTCTATTAGCCATTTCTGAGATGTTATTTTTTTCTTGTACTTCCAAAGCCTTTAAAAAAGCACCTTGGTGATTTTCATCTATTCTATATATCCTTACAGATTCAGAATTTTCACCAATAACGTTATTTGTTACATCTTCCAATGATTCTGTAACCGTTCCGTTCTTCTTTTCGTTAAATTTCATGTTTACGCTCTCGTAGATTCTCTCGAGCTCTGCCTGTTCGAAACCAGGGCTTTCAACTAAGTCATACGTAAAGATCTTTTTAATCTGAACTTTTTTATTCTCCTTAACAACACCAGCTGCTCTCGATGAGATATGTAATGGAACTCCAGCCTTAACCAAGGCTATTGCCATTTCACCTGCAGGGTGTCCTTCAATAAGTCTTATTCTGATTTTTACATGTCTTGCTTCTTTATCATATTCTAATGCTTCTACAACGTGGGAAGCATTTTTTAGAGATGTTTCGAAGTTTGCAGGGTGATCAAGTTCTCCAAGGAGACTCTTCTTTGCAATTTTCTTTTGAAGATATTCAAGATGTGGAAGATATTCTGCCTCCTCGTAAATTCTGTGGTTATTATTCTCTTTTCCAAAAACTGCTGCTATTCCTTCAAGGATATAGCCTTTGCCACCTTCATTCTTGGATTTAACTTCTACATTGGCATCTGACATCCTTTCAAGGACAAAGACCCAATCCTTACCAAATGTTCCAAGATCGTTATTTTCGTTGTTTTTCATTGACGCGAATTTAGTTTTTAATGCAGTTTTCAGTTCTCGCTTTTTGTATATATTCACGATTGCGAAAATTTTTCCTAAAAAATTAAAAATATTAGGAGTCCATCTTTCCTATATATAACTTTCCTTGCGGAAATTATTCAATAGCAACAGATTAAACGAAAAAAGCCTGCTTGTTCAGCAGGCTTAAAAACACGAAAATAATTAATTATTTGTAATAGAAAATGGAAAATGAATCCAAACAGTTAGTATATTACTTGTTTGAAAAAATGTAGATTGTATTTTTGTCTCTATTCATGGATCTTGAAACGAGCCAAGGGAATTGATACATCTTCACTGGATATTTAGACAGTATAGGTTTTAATGGATGGCCTGTTGAGTTTGTGTGATTTCCAACATGAATGTATTTCTCAACACCATTCTCAAATAATAATTCCTCTTGAACGCCATACATATTTCCTGCAGTCATTCCTTCTTCAAACTTATGAGTAACCCAACAAGCAACAACAGTTTTTGGTTTATATTTTTCTACTGCACTTATTGCGTCCAATTCCTCGATGTCACTTCCATAAGTTATCACAGGCTGTCTTGAAAGTGCATACATCAATTTTATGTCATCCCAAGTCTGCATTAAGTTGTCAGTCATCCTTATCCCAAGAGAACGTCCTATGCAACCATTGCCTGAACCAATCTCAATCACAGAGGACTCACCAATCTCATTCTTAAGGAAATCTATAAGCTCAGTGGTAGGTAGTTGATACAACGCGTGCTTGTGACAGAACAGCGATAAAGATTCTTGGGAAAATCCTTTCAATGAATCAAAAGGTACAGGAATTATTTTCCCGTCTTTAATCATCAAGGATTCAATTGGAGAGAGATCGATTTTATTATTTAATACCATCATTGGAATGCAGGATTTATTTCAAATTTATTTTCTTTTATTGCAGAAATAATCTTGGTCTGTTTTTCTTTTTCAAGATCTTCAAATGGAAAATCCATTCCTTCATTGATACAAAACACTTCTCCTTTAAATGTATAAATGCCATAAGCATCTACATACTTATCGCCAAAAATAACTACAGCTGGATCAGTATGGTTCTTACCAAATTTTTCGATTAATTCTTTCATATCGTAAATATACCAATAATTTTTGAATAAAAAAAGGCCTGAATTTCTTCAGGCCTTTTTATAGAGATTGAGTTTTGGTTATACCAAGTTTTCGGTATCGTAGTTCTTTTTGAAGAACATTTTAGTTGCATCCTTTTGGATCGAGTGTGATTCCATTGAACTCACTTTAAATCCATAATCATGGCTTGCATAATCTGTCATTGCGTTAACAACATCCCATACAGAACAATCCAAACGACAATTCTTTTGTTGTTGTGGGTTTAAATCCTTGTGAGCGATGTTACGAGTTCTTAAGTTATGCATGATGTGGTTGTAGTGAATGAACCTGTCAATGTCCTTCGCTTCTTTTGGCATGTGTTGTAATGCAGTATTCAATTCAAACAAGGACGCTTTAGCACCGCTTGCTCTTTTGATTCTCTCGCCAAATCCAACCGGCAAGAAATCTGTTTTTGCAATCTTACCAATGTTTTCATAAAGAGAACGCATGATGTCATCATCGTAACCAATTTGAATTTTCACATCGTCAATGCCAAACATTCCATTTGTACAAACCTCTCTCCACATGTATTGCGAAAGTTGTGTTCCTTTTTCAGGACTTTGAGTGAAGTTCATTCCTGCAAGGAAATCTTCATCCTTACCAAAGTTAAATGGTTTGTTAGGATTTAAAGTATCAACGCGCAATTGTCCTCTGTCATTAACGTAAAAATCGCTAAGGATCAAATTAGGATTGTCATTCAATGTATCTTCAACAAGTTTCATGAATGAAGCACCGGAAATATATTTATGGTTTGAAGACTTAACATCAATTATAGAACCTGTTGTTGGAGAACCAATCAACATGATGTTTTTGTTTTTAGAACCAAGGCCGGTGGCGATGTGGTTAATTAATTTGTTTCTTCCTTCTTCACCAAATATTTTCGCATACTTAGTAATGAATGTAGAAGGAATTCCCATGGTTTCTGCAAGCTGCGTAATTCCATTATTTGAGAAGTTTGCTTTTACATCATTGATGAATAATTCATCGCTTTTAATTTTGATGTCTCCGGTGTTTACAATTTTTCTTACCGGCGCACTTTCAAGTGCGATTTTTTTCTTCGCTTCAAACTCTGTAGAGCTGATTGCTTTTTGTTTTGGTTGTTTCATGTTTTTACTTTTTGGTTGGTTTTACAAATATATGAATTAATAATTATTCTATAAAATTTATTTTTCTTCCTTCCTTTATTCCTGAGCTACTTTCTTCCTTTTCTTCTTTTTCCCAGGGTTAGGATTTACGCCTTTGTCGTCTTTAGCAAACAAGGTGGTGAATGTTGTATCTTCTTTTGCTAATTCGCCTTTTTCCTGTGCTGCTCTTAAATCAAGCAATTGGTCTTTTTTCCAACGGTCAAGGTCATAAATAACATCTCCATTCTTGTCCAATGTATAATATAACTTTCTGAACAAATCGTTTCCGTTTCTGCGATTTTTTTCTGCAGTTAAAAAACGTTTTCCTTCTTCGTCAAATTCAGCATGGATGAAAGCAGTTGTATCATGTTTTTGATCGTTTGAACCTTTAAACACTCCACCTTTAGTTACTTGTTGAATAACCAAGAATGTTGTATGATGTCCAGTTTTAAAAGCATCGTCGTTATGTTTTGCCATCATTTCAAGCATCCATTCTTCAGGATTTCTAACACCTTGCGCTTTTAATCTCCGGCACAAGTGATCAAGAGAATCAACAAGAACAAAATCCCATCCCATCAATAAAACATTTTCAATTGCTTTTTTAGAATTGGTATATTCTGCAAGAAGGAAAATATCTTCAATCTCATTTAACGATGGACGTTCAAGTCTTTCTGCTGCCAAGTCAAGCGGTTTCATTTCACTGTTCAAATACAAACCTTTCTTTTTAGGTTGCAATTTTTTAATAGAAACAAGCGTGTCAGTTCCAGAAGTTGTTTTTCCAGTTCCAGGACCACCGTCAAACATAACTGTAGTTCCTGGCATAAAACCTCCACCATCAATTTTCGAAATCATTAAGTCGATTGGTTTTCCAGTTTTCATCGGAATGAAAAGCTTTGGATCTGGTTTGTACTTCTTAAGGGAAAACAAAACAATTTTCTCCGCTTCTTTTGTTGTGGATTTTGTGATGATGCTTTGACCAAGAGTTCCACCTTTATATTTTGAAAAAGATGGGTCGGTCATTTCCCTCATGTAATATTTGAATGTAGGGAATTTTACTTCAATGCCTGGATTTATTTTTTCAAATAATTCTAAATCGGCTTCATAATTACCGAGCTGAAGTTTGTCGGCGTTCTTTTGTGCAAATTCATGCACTCGCATTTGTAGCGTTACTTTTTTGGCCATGGTTGGTTGGTTTAAAATTTACACTACAAATATACGCATTATTTCCGACACGGAGATGGAAATATATGAATTCTAACTACTTGGAAATCAATAGGTTAGGAAGTTCCATTCCTGGGAGGATCGTTTCTGTCAATGAATTCTTCAATTTTTTTCAATATGACTATCACAGTCACAATTGTGATGGAAGCAAAAAATGGAACAACATATAAACCAGCTCCGGCCATTACGCCAAGCGCACATGAAGTCCATATCATTGCAGAGGAAGTTAATCCTAAAAGTTTGCTTTGCGTTTGACTCATGAATATAACTCCAGCGCCAAGAAATCCTATTCCAGTTATTATTTGACCTATAATTCTTGTTGGATCTGATTGTGGGTATAAGATGTGAAGATAGAAAGAAAGCGATGAAAACAAACATGATCCAAGACTAACCAACACAATGGTCTTTATTCCTGCAGCATGATTTGTCAATGTTCTTTCAATACCAATTATGAAACCTGTTACAATTGCAACGGCAGCTCTTATACCGAAGAATTTCATTATGCCAAATGTTGTTATGACGTCTTCCATATATTCATTAATTCTTTTGACTCCTGTAAATATTTAATTCCCTCTTCATTAAACATGCCATTCGCATAAGCATCAAAACCCTCATTTATTTTATCAATGTATTTCTCACTGATCAAAAGATTCGATGGAGCCGTTTTTTCTGGAACTGCGATGTATGTAAATGCATTCAATAACCTATCTTGAATTCTTGCACATACACAAGTCCTTTGATAATTATTTGGATAACCTTCTTTTTTATCGAGGATAGACAAATTAATTGTGATGTGTTCCAATGCAATTAATCTTTGAGAGTCGGTTGCATCCTTCATCAATAATGTTGTTCCTACCGGTTCATTTGCCATGTCATATAAAACTCCATAAACTCTGCTTCCCCAAAATGGAATTATGTTTGCAAATCCAATTGAATTATCTTTAGTTGAAATCTTATTGAACATCAATTTGTAATGGTCCAAATAAGCAACTCCAACTGGACGTATCTTTAGACCGCGTTCTTTGATGCTTGATGGCGCCATGTTTGAACCATAAGCAAAATACAATCGAAGATCTTTTGTTGATTCTAAATTAACGCTCATTTTAAAATTTTTGTTGGATCAAGAAGAGATGCTGGTTTTTCTTTTCCAAGCTTCCACCAAACTACATCCTTTGTTCCGTGTTTATATAATTCCATGTGTAACATGGTCATTGGTTTTCCTTTATCCTTTTGCAATACTGTTATAACTTCTCCAATCATTTCTCCGCATTCAACATTATCTCCAACCTTTAATCCTTCTCTTTCTTTCACTTCACCATAAACAACCACACCAGAATTTCCTTCGATAAGAATTGCTCTTGTGTCATTCCACCAAGGACTATCCGCCTTTGATCCAGTGAAATCAATTATAGCAACAACAACTCCTTTCTCGATCGAATAAACTTTATCGAATGGATTGCAGTATAAATCCACTCCAGTATGAACATCGTGTTTTCGTGTAAATCCAAAAGCTCCATCATGCTGTCCAACAGGAATCTCAGGCATTGGATTAAGCGGTGATTTATTCATTTATTGGAATTTTTACATTGTTCTCGGCAAGAACAATCTTAATGTAGTGCATGGTATCGAGACATTGATTTATCTCGTCAGTTGTCCAATTGCTTGCATCCACAAATAATATCGCATCAGAAAGTTTCTTTGAAAATTCTGACTCAACTGAAGAAGACATTAATTTCTCCTTCATTTCATTGTAATACTTTTTCACACGTTCGTATTCTCCGTGTTTTATGACAATAGGATCCCTCGAAGGATAGCCATAACAATCCACGACCATTCCGATTTTTTTAATCTTATCGTCAATGGAAAGTTCCCCATCCTTTAAGGTAAAACCCTCTTGCGTTTTTTCGTATTTCATTTTTAATCTTTGCTGAATTGTCCAATAACAAAATCAATGAACACAACTGCAGCGCACACAGCGCATATACATTGTCCTACTAATTCAAAATGTTCCATAACACAAATATAGTTAAAATGTTTGTAAAATAAAAATGGGCTCCGAAGAGCCCATTCTAAAAATTATCTAATGTTAATCTATCTTAAATCCCATCTTTCTGGCATGCGCGAGAAATGGTAGGATGTTATCACTGCTGAATTGATTGCATATTGCAACATTCTTCACCGGTCCAGCAAGACGAACCAATTGGTCATCGTGCAAGAAAAACCTTTTTACTTTTTTGGAAATCTCCATTGCCTTTTCGTACGATTGAAAAATTCCATAGCCTTTAAGCAATTCATCTGGAAAAGCTTTCTTCAAAAGATCATAATTCGTCTTAGGATTATCCTTGACGTATTTTCTTATCACAGCAAGAACCAATGGACCTTTTTTGTATTCTTCACCACCGAATTTCAATAGTGTTAGATCACGAACTCCTTTTTCTTTTTGTGCTTTAGGAGTCTTAGGTAATTTTACCTTTGGTTCCTTCTTTGCAGGTTTAGCACCTTTTTTAGGACGTGGTGGACCATCATCGTCGTCGCCTACAAATGATCCTCCGCCTCCACCTTTTAATGTCTCTGCAAATTCCAACGCTTTTCTTCTTTCTTCTTTCTTCTTTTTCTCTTGCTCAACAAGTTTTTTGTACTCAGGCGAGCTTTTATACTCATCTGATTGACGGTACTTTTCAAAGTACTCATTTGAAACTGGTCTGTACTTCTCTGCATACTTTACATAAGAAGCTTCATCCATTGCTTTAAGGAGATTAAGCAGCTTTCCTATTTCTGCTTCTTTAGGTGTCTTCTCACCTTTTTGAATTTCTTTTATCGCTTTATCAATCCTTAATTCAAGCGATTTGATGTCTTTTTCATTGTTTGCCATAGTTCATGGTTGGTTTTTTGAGTTTGATAGCGCTAAATTAAACTCTATTGAATATCAGTAATAACCAACTCGAATTAGTTTTAAGCAATGACATGTTAATATCCCGTAAGCTCAACAAAGACAAGGCCTCGGGAGGTTTTTATTTATTAACATAAATATTAACAGAGTTATTAACAAGAAAAAAGGTGACCGAAATAGTCACCTTTATCTAAAATTTATCTAAAATATTTTTTTGTTTAAAATATTTTGTTAATGTGTTCGTAGATATTTATAAAAGATAGGTGATACATCAAAAGCTTCAAAGAATAAACCATTCACGCCATTTTTCGTTGCCCATTCCTTTAATTCATTAGCTTTTGGATGAGTGTTAGTAACAAACACTTTTTCAAACACACCGGAATTCATTAATTTCAAAAGAGACTCACCAGGAAGAACACCGTGAGTTGCAACTGCATATACCTTAGAAGCTCCGGCATCTTTATATGCTTGACCCGCACTTATCAAAGAACCACCGGTTCTTATCATGTCATCATAAATGACAACTTTCTTTCCTTTAACGTCGGCATTTATACCAACAATTTCAGTGTCTGTTCCGCTTTTTCTTCTCTTTGTGATTATCGCACAGTCAACTCCCATTTCATTTGCAAGGGACTCAACCCACTTAGCTCTTCCAGCGTCTGTACTTGCCAATACAAAATCAGTATTTGTTTTATAATCCTGCCCTTCTTCGTTGGAAATCTTTTTGCACATTTTCATTATGATCTTCTTGCCATATAAATGCACTGGTTGAATTGAACCTTCAAGGTAATGAGGAGTTCCTTCACTGTGCAAATCCATAAATATAACACGCATGCGTGTTGCTGGAATTGCTGAAAGCAATCTTGCTCTCGTTTTTGCTTTAACTATTTCTCCAGGTTGAACTGCTCTTTCCATTGTCGAATAACCAAAATATGGAATAATCAATGTTATGGATAAAGCCTGAGATTTTGCAGCATGACATGCCAAATCGAATAACTCAAGTGTCTCAGAATCAGTTGTAGTTCCTCCTATAATTATAACTTGTTTTCCTGCCACAGGATCCATGAACCTGTGATAAACTTCACCATCAGGAAATGCTTTTGTTTCCATGGATCCATCTCTTACTATTCTTGCATCTGTTCCACCATAAGATGTTGGCGGTTGATGTTTTGTTTGGTACGCTAAGAACGCTTGTTCCAGATACTTGTAATTTGTTGTCGAAAATAATATACGTTTCATACGGTTGGTTTTATAACAGTACAAATATACTAATTAAATGTCTAAAATAAAAATGCCCGGATCTATGACCCGGGCATCAATTGGTGGGGAATAAGGATTCTCACCAATGCATCATTAAAGATTCCCCAATTGGTGGGGAAGGAAGACTCTCGCCTCAAGCACGACAACGAATCGTCGAGCACCTTCCCCTTATAATGGAAATTAGATTTGTACTACGTCGTATCTTTTATCTGAAATGGTTTTCATCATCACGCTGTATGGTGTAAACTCTTCAAGACCGCCTTTAACAATTGATTGCAACAATGCTGGACTAAATCCAGAAACAAGTGCTGAACCTGTTTGAGAGAATTGAACAGGATTGTTATCCTGTCTTGCATGTACTTTCCACCAAACAGTTTTTGGAACAACATACACGATGTCAGAACCAGAAGCTTTTAATTTTGCATTTGCCTCAGCATATAATCTCACGACTAATTGTTGTGCTGTTGGATTATCCCAACCTTTGAATGCATCAAATTCCATATCGGAAATAACAAGCATCATTGTTGGCATTTCATCCTGAACAACTTTATGCTTAACTGCATGATCAAGCAATGAACGGTAAGCAGCTTCAATGTTAGTGTTGTAACCAACATGTCCACCGATTTGGTTCATTCTGCTTGGAAGATCTTTTCCTTTTAAATACTGAAGCGTTGGAACATCAGTAAATGTCATGAACGCATCTTTAAATGGTCCTTCGTTTCTTTCGCAAATATACAATGCCAATGACAATGCAACATCCAATGCGCTCAAGTTGTTGTTTCCACCAACTGCACGTTGCATTGAACCTGAAACGTCAGCCATAGGCATGATTCTTTCGGTTGCACCTTCAAGGAAGTTAGGAAGAGTTTCCCACTGTTTTTGATTAACAATTTTATCTCCACCATGTTTCAATGACTTGATAATATCGTATGGATAAACTGCTCCAGCGTTTACTTTAACTCCAACTTCGCCTTTCTTAAGGGCTTCTCTATATTTCACAAAGCGGTCCGTATCTTGCTTGTGGAAAGCGGTCATGTATCTCGACATGGCCAATGATGGAACATGACTGTAATTAATTGCGCCAAATTCTTTAGCACACATCTTTTGCTCAACAGTATTGGAAAGCTTCACAAGAAGCTGTCTGAATTCTTTTGGAGATACCTCCATGTGTTTTCTTATCTTGTTAGCAAAAGTTCCTTTACGTGGCATCCACTTAGCACAAAGACCATGTTCGGATTTAAGCGCGGCAATTATAAATTCGATAGCTGGTTTTTCCAACTCAGTATTTTCAGTAATTAGAAGGTCATCCCATCTTCCAAACTCAGGAATAATGGAAATATTCTTCTCAGCAACATCCGGATGGTTTGTTGCAAGGAATAATTGGAACACATCACGGAAAACTTGACGCTCGCCAGAACCTCCACGCACATCACGTGCCCAGAATAAAATTCTCATTGCTGTCATAGGGTCTTCGCCGTATGCAGCAGAGAAAAGCTTAATAAGCCTTTGTTTATCCTGTCCTCTCATTGCACCAATGTCACCATAAAGGTCAACACACGCATTAAGGGTTGTGGTATTAGTAGTCATACCATTTTCGGTACGACCTGTCTCTGTTCTCATCGCGTCTACTAATCTTGTCATGTCTTTATCTTTTTAATGTGTTAAGGCTAATATAGAAAAATTCTATTAATCAGAAATAAAAAAGTTTCAAATTATTTTTTGTCGTGCTCTCTAATAACTGAAGCCATATCAGAAATTTTACTCTTTAGATCTGTAAATTCCTTGCTTTCCTTCTTTTCAATTGGCTTTTCAATAACAATTGGCTTTTGCGAAACTTCAGCTTTTGTGGTAAATTTTTGACTTATTGCAGGTTCCATGTATAAACCATCTCCAGGAGTATGGAACATATTTCCATTCATTGCTGCAACTATTCTATCTTCAGCTCCGCCAAACGCATGTGGATGTCTCACATCATGTGTATAACTTACACTAAATATGTTCACTCCTCCCATCCTCCAATTTTCAGTAACTGAATGAATGTCACAACAAGAAAATATATCCCTATTCATATCAATCCTAACAACATATCGTATTCCTCTTCTAATTTCAATATCCATTAACACTCTTAATGGAATTGGAGAACTTAAAATGTGTGGATCATATCCTGTGTCAAAATTTATTCTATAATCATGCAATGTTCCATCTCTGAATAAAGAATCAGCCCAAACGCTAATCATCTCTTGTAATCTTGGATGGACCCTATGAAGAGGGGACATGTTAAGACCTTCGCTTCTATAGTTGTATATTCTATAAATCAAAGATTGAACCAGTCCTGGCCAACGAAAATTATAATCATTCAAAGATAAAACTAATGGTGCCATTATTTTTTAATTTTTCCCTCTTCTTTCCATTTCTTTCCGAGCTCAAGTCCCATATTAAATGCTTCTGAGGAAGTAGGAGTTGAATTTCCAAACACTGGATGGAAACTTCCAAACACTGCATGTACTTTTTCTATAGTTCCTTTTTCGCTGTAACCCGCCCAATATCCAAGGTTTGAGTGGACTATTCTTTCTGCCTCTTCTCTATCAACATTATCCTCAGGTCTTTCTATCTTTGACAGCTTTACGCAATGTTCAACCAAAGCGTCAAAGTATTTTTTTGCTTCTTCAGTGTCTCCACTTTTTGCTATGTCAATTGCTGGATTGTATAGATCCCCAATTGTAGCATCATCTTTTATGTTTGCAAATTTAGTTTTCATGATTTCTTTTTTGAGTTCCGTAAGTTTTTAAATGCTAAATAAACAAATACTATAATTATCGATATTGGCCAAATCAAATAAGCAAGCAAACTAAACAATGGATATTTGTATTCATATTTGGTTGCATTGACTAAATATAAAATACCTCCAAGAGTTATTATCATAGTGAATAACGTCGCTATGACTATCGTCACTATCATTCACCCAAAATTGGTTTGACCGCTTTTAACTCATCTGGAAGTCCTGGAACTTCCTTGTGAATAAAGCTTGGAACTTTTCCACACTTCTCACATAAATGCAATTCTATTGGAATCATGTGTTCAATTCCATCAGGACTCATCAACGGTGATAGTCTTTTAACAGCTGTTGCTGATCTGAATAGAATTCCACCACATTCACACGGCTGCCAAGGAGCTTGTGATATATTTACTTTTGTGTCCATATTATTTCTTTTTATTTTTTTTCTTCAATTCTTTTATTGCATTAACATCTCCATCAACTACTTCTGCTTCTTCCTCCACAACCATTATTTCTCCTTTACCATCGCTTTCAAGAGTTAATCCTGGATTTCCTTTTCCGTCATCGATCAAATAAAACACGCACAGATAATCTCCAGCTATTATTTCACGGTCGCCTAATCCGTGCTCTATGAACCTGACATTTATTCTGTCAGTCATCTTTCTTTTCAAGATTCCATAATACGGCTTGAATTTTTCCATTATCTCCTCACTTGCCATCGTTGTATCAAGCACGCAAGTCATCTCTTCGAGAGGTCTGAAATTATCCTCAACGAATTCATCGTCATAATCTTCACTTCTGAATTCATCATCTGGATCAAATGCCAAATGAAAAATCATTCTGCCAACATACGACGGAGAAATTCCTTTTCTCTTCATTATGACTTCAACCTCTTTTCCATGATGGCTGTGCCATTGTGCATTTAGGATGTATCTTCCTTTTTTTACTATCTTCATAATATTGTAACTATTTCAACGTAATCTTTTATTCCGTTCATTTCTTTTGAGTCCTCACAAATAATCACAGGATGCAATTGACCCAATGTTCCACATCCACATCCGCAATCTGCCATTATGACAGTCTTTGATTTTCCACCATGTACATAATGCTCAATTCTCGGAAAATTAATTCCTTCACTTAACCTGTGGAAATGTCCATGCACTGACATCGCTTTATTACCTGGAACTTTAAATGCAGAATCCAACTTATCATAATCACGGCTTCTTCCCCATAACAAAGTATCATCAGTAACATTCTTTGGATCAGACTGCTGTGCATGACAGAAGAAAATCAAATCAGTCTCATGTTTTCTTTTTCCATGCATTTTTAAGAATTTATATTCCTCACTTTCTTTTATGATAGGAATATAATCGTATAAATCCAATTTGTATTGTATCTCAAGCGAGTTTAATCCAGTTGTATCAAATGGAATTCCAAACATCTGAACACATGTTTTCATTCCTCCGTTATTCAACCACATCACATGATTTGAGCCGTATGCCTTTTGATCCTCGAAATAAATCTTACTGTCTTCAACGGTTCCTATCAAGAATTGATCATGATTTCCTATTAAACAAATGGCACCTCTCTCTTGAACGTATTCTTTTACTTTTGCCAATACGTATTTTGAATCAGGACCTCTGTCGATATAATCTCCAAGGAAAATGAATTGAATTGTAGCATCAATTTTGATGGTTCCATTCTTCTGTTGAATTTCAATCCACGCATCGACATCGGCCAAAGCCTTATCGAGCTTGTCTCTCGTTCCATGTATATCTGCTATGACAACGTAATATTTCATACTACTATTTGTGGATATTTGTTTTTAATCTCTTCGCATAATTCCCATTCATCATTCGCAAAAGCATCTTCAAAAATAATCTTTATCGCATTTATGTGTCCTTGCTCTGCCTCTTCCCATGTGCAATATCTTTCTTGATATTCATCATAATGAACTCCCATTCTTCCACCAAATATCATCGTCTCAAATAATACCGGAGGTCCATCATCTCCCCAATTATGATCTATCCCAAGAAAAACAGTTGACACCGTGATGGAATCATTATTCAATCTATCAAACGCAACTCGCCTTACATCTTTTTGTTCAAACCACTTAGCCCATTCCAACAACTCAGCTTCAACCGGTTTTTTATCGACCAATATGTAGTTTCCCATTTTCATGTTCATAATGTTTTTCGTGGACACCTAACAGCGAGCAGGATTCCTTCACGTAATCCCCTGTGTCTATGCGCGTGAAACGCTCAGGGTTCCTGGTTTGTGCCCGGTACTTCGACCCCTTTTTCCCTATATCGTCTTCTTTTTTGCTTTGACCAGTTTGTCATCAAGCTTATGGAGCTTCTTGTACATCTCAGTCCTCGACTTTTCCAAGAAGCGAATGGTAGCACTTATTTGCATAAGTGCACCAAACGTTTCTGTACGCTCTTTTTTAATTTCAGAAAACTTCTGAAGAGATTTTAATTTCTTTGTTTCCATTTTATTTGTATTCTGAATTCCAAACTTCTTTAGAAACATTTCTTTCCAAGAATGAGGTCGATAATCTTCTTGGTTCAAAGAACCTTGAAAATAAGAAATGCACAATGGAAGCCGCAGCAAACACAAATGATAAAGCCCAATGCCAATTTAAAAACTTTACAGCAATGAAAGCAAGAGGAACATAAATCTGAAGCGTGTTCACAATATACCATGACCAAAAGCTTCTGAACTTAATTCCTTTGAACCATCTTGCAATGGAAATATCATTTCCCCATTTATGAACGAGATAATAAAATCCATCGCCTATTGGATAAAACAACAAAGGATCAACTGGATGCTCCTTCAATTCAAAACTTTCCTTTGGAGCAACTATTTTAAAATCACAATGATCCATTTTACGGTTTCCAGTCGATTCATACATTTTTTGAAACTCATTGATCTTGTTTGGTAACATTGGATCAACGTGTCCTTTGTAGTGACGGATATTTAAACATCTCAACTTGTATGCGAAGCAAAGGTTTTTTATCTCATTGCTGGAAAATACTCTCGAAAGGTCAAGACCCTTCATGTAATTTTTTCTTCCTTCAATAACATCTTTCTTTTTAACTGCATAATCAAGTCCCATCTTCTTTAGAACTTCGATGTCCTCATCTAAATTCTTTTCCAAGATATTGTTAGCTTCATCAATGATGAGCTGTTCTTCTTTTGTGAAGATGCTGTTGCTCTTCCGTGCAATCAGCCTTTTTTCGAGATTAAGTTTAAACATGTTTTTATTTTTTAGTTATTATTTCTTTCCACCAAAACCAAGTCCGCCGCTGCCGGCTGATTGTCTTGATGATTTTGGTTTTTTCATTTCACCGAAGTGCTTCATTACATCATCGAAATCTTTTCCAAGAATCATCGTTGATACGACAAGTTCTTTGATGTGCGACAACGAAAGTCCTTCTGTGTCATTCACCCATTTCTTCATATCAATCTTCTTAAGATCTGATTCATGGAGTTTGTGTCTGATGAAGTATTCTCTAACTTCCGCATTTGGATGTGGAATTTCGTAAACTCTATCAAACCTTGAAGGTCTGTTGGAAATCCTATCCTGTAATCTCTCTGGATAGTTTGTGGTCGCAAGATACACAACGTTCTCAATTTGATTCACTCCATCCAACACATTCAACAATGCAGACAATAATCCTTGACCAGCTGTAACGATGTTATCGATGTCCTCAATAATAACTACCAATGGACGCTTAGGTTCGATCTGTCTGAATATCTGCGTGAAATCAGTAAACAATGAAACCGCTCTTTCTCCGTTTAAAGAGAATACTATTCCATCTTTCTTTATTATTTTGTTGATCAAGTTCTGCATCAAATAACTCTTTCCACAACCCGGAGGCCCATGTAAAAGAATTCCACGTTTGTGAACCATCTTGTATTTCTTGAAACGACTTTCCATTTCCCAGAAACTATCGATGTCCAAAAGAATCTCCTTCATCTCATCGATAGGAAGCTCCATGATGCTATCACTCAATACAACTTTTTGTCGTTGCAAGTAATATCCTTTATTTGGATCGCTTAATATCTCGTAAACACCCGGAGGAGTTTTACCAGTGGTAGTGAATGTCGGAAAATAACATCCATCCTGACCAACAGCCCATTGACAGTAACCTGCCATTCTTTCTGCTGCGTCCTCAATGGAAATTTCCTTCTTTTCTTTGACAGTTTCAGTTTCAACTGCTTCTTCCGTCACAGCAGTTTCTGCTACCGCCAATTCTTCTGTTTTTTTAGATCCTTTTGCCATAGTGTTTATTTAATTAATTGTTTATTTTCCTAATGCTCCATTAACTTCATCCATCAATTTATTCTCCATCAAATACCTCTTAAGCATAAGAAGTTTTCCTTGTAGAATCTTGGCATCCTCTGTAAGCATTTCTTTTTCATGCTCAGATTTTTTTCTCTGTTGATCCATCTTTCTTTGAGCCTCTTCTGGTATATGTCCCTTTAGAACAGTTCCAGCCATGATGTCAAATAAAACTTCACTCGTCTTTCCAGCATTAGGCAATGCATCAAGACCATCAACCAACATTTTAAAATCCTTTTCAGTAAGGTTTAAGTTTTTAATATTTTCCATGTTATTTTTTCTTTTCGTTCTTATCTTCCTTCTTTTCAGATTCAGTACCGATTTTATTTCCCATGCTCTCCAACAACTTCAATCCAAGCAATCCATCCATCGCGCCATTGTTGTTTTGTCCCATGATTAATATCTCCGGCATAACTTTAATTTTATCCTTGCCAATAGACTCAGTCACCTTTAATTGGGTGAAGTTGTCTTTGCCCATTGCATCAACGGATAATTTATAAGCTTCTGCTGTTGATTTTCCAATTGCTAATATCTTAGCAGCCTCAGCAGTACCAGTCACAGTAATCTTTTCAGCCTCAGCATTCGCTTTCAACTTAACTGCTTTCGCTTCAGCATCCGCAGAAAGTTCCACCGATTTAGCTTCACCAGTTGCTTTCTTAACTGCGGCATCCGCAATCTTCTCAGCAATTTCCACACCCTGATTAGCTTCAACTATTTTAGATTGCATGTCTGCAATTGCTCTCGCCTTCTCAAATTCTTGGCGAGTCTCTTCTGATTTCTTCTGAGCACCAAAAGTTATTTGTTGTTCATCAGCAAGTTTTCTATCGCTCAATGTCTTCATGATTGAAGCTGGTGGAACTATATCTCCAATCAATGTGTCAACACCTTCAACATTATATTGGTGCAACACTTTGTCGATATGCTCTTTCGCTTCTTTCTGTCTTTCTGACCTCTTCTCTAAGAATGCAAGTACATCCGAGCTCTGTGCAGAATTTCTGAAGTAGTTTCCAATTGTAGGTTCCAATACCTGTGACACGAGGTTATTCATGTTTCCAAATCTTGCAATAACCTTAGGAGCTTCTGTCATTGGAATGTGTATGATCTGAGACACATCCAAATTAAATTGGAAACCGTCTTTAGAACGAACAGTGATTGTGGATAAATGCTTGTCTAAGTTGTGAGACTCATTACGTGCATCTGCCCAATTTAAAACCAAGTTAGTAGTTGGAACAGTTTCAACCTTCATCGTGTATCTGTTTATCGGATACTTACCTGGTCCGAATGTTTCCACCCAAACACCTTTTTGCCCTTTGGCAACTAAATTTCCATGCTTGAATGCATCACCTGTTACGTCTTTACCTTCTTCACCAATGAATGAGATAACAACACCAACGTGACCAATTGGAATTTCAGTCATCTGAGTTTCCTCAATAACAACTGCCCATGGGTTTATATTATATGAACCAGCAAGAATAACTTGTGGCTGCAATCCTTTGTTTCCACCTGATTTTAAAAACTCATCAAACTTTTGAAAGTTATTATGTCCCTCAATAGTTCTACCAGCGATTTGTCCTTCTTCCAATGGAAGACCATCCAATGTCGTTACAATACCAACTTTATTCTCAGCGATGTTTGTTATGTTAACAAGCGTTACTGTAAACAAATGGCTGTTGATACGATAAGAACCTGCTGTTATGTAAGATGTTTGTCTTCCTTTGTGTCCACCATTCTTTAAGAATTGATCTGCGTTTTGAAATGAATCACAATCAACGTGGCGTCCGAGAATTGAACCAACTGGAATTGAAGCTCCGTCCTTCGCAAGAACCAATCCTATTTTTCCTTCCGGAATGATAAGGAAATTCTCTTGAACTATCTCATATTGCCAAGGCCAAATCCAGAAGTAAAGTCCTGGAGCAAGAGTTGTCGCTTGAAATCCGGATTCACCTTTCGTTGCTATGATCTTTCCATCAGGCAAGTTTCTATTTGAACCGAATAACACGAATTTTTTTGTCACTAATCCTATTTTATCTTCGGGAATTATTACCACGCCGAATAGTCTCAACACTAATTTGTAAAAAATTATTGCGAGTATTGGAAAAATAAGCCACCAATAGTGTGCTGCATTATGCAAGAAGTCTTTCATTTGTTTAGTTTAGTTAAAGTCGTTTAGTCTCCAGAACAATTATGCAAAAGAAGAATGGTATCACTCTTCATAACTTGCATGTCAACCTTCGGCCATGATGCCTGTGAATATTTCACCTCGGCTCTAATTTGATAGTAGTGGGCTAATTTACCATCTATTGCGTAATCCTCAGCAAAGTAAGTTCCAAGGATAACATTCTTTTCTGTGATCGGTCTGGAATACTTATTCCATTCAATCGTTGTATTAAAAGCATAAATGATCGCTGCAACACATAGCATTGCAGCGACTATTATGAAATTTATTTTGTGTTTCGCTTTCATTAATCCTTAAACTCGCTGTTCCAGTTATCCTCAGTCCATCTTCCACTGAAGTAATCACCCTCAGTCACAATGTGCAGTATCAAACTCAGTGCTAACGATGCAGTCACTCCAATTCCTAAAAATGAAGCAAGCTTGAAGTTGATGTTGAACAACCAACCGGCAATCATTAATAATGGAGCAACATATAACGTGAATAAACCAGTCACCCACGTAAAGAAGTTTCTGTTTCTCCAACTCTTAACTGCGTTGAATGCAGAAATGTCGCTTCCCCATTTGTGAACGAGGAAATAATCCAATGTATCACCATTAGAGTTTTTGATAGGATAAAACAATAAAGGATCCTTAGGTCTTTCAGAAAGCTGAAAGCTATCCTTTGGCGCGCAGATCATGAAGTGATCGTATCTGAATTCGTTTCTCCAAGATTTTTCCATTACCTGGTTGTAAACTGCTTCAAACTCTTTCACTTTGCTTGGGACAAGCGGATCAATCTCTCCTTTGAATTTATCAATAGGAAGAAATCTCAATCCATAAGTAATGCAAAGATCTTTGATCTCATCTTTAGAAAAGACTCTCGTCTTGTCAAACGCCTTGATGAACTTAATCTTGTTCTCAAGGGTTTTGCTTTTCTCAACTGAGTAGTTGAGTCCCATCTGTTTCAGGATGGCGATGTCCTCTTCGGTGGAGTTAGATAAGATCTTCTCGGCTTCAGCGAGAACAACTTGTTCCTCCTTTGTAAGAGAAGCTCTCTTGGAGTTTACTAACTCCTTCTCAAGATTCACTTTAAACATGTTTGGTTTGTTTTGATGGTTAAACAATTTAGTACACGATCGGCGGGGAAGGTTGTTGGGATTCGTGTTATCTTTGGTCCGCTTACTCGCTAATATAAGAAACTTCGGCGTAAAGTCTTATAAAACTTCTAAAATTTTCTTGAAATGTTTAACCGCTGTTAAAGAATGAAACTTTCTATTAGAAAGACTTTACTGGTGGGATATTGATTAATAGTTTTATGCCCCTCTCTTATCCTTTGTTTCAGTTGTTCAAAAATATTTTTCAGATGACTAAACAGAGCACATAATACGTGTAATTAGAAACTTATCATTGTAGAAAATGTAAAACTATGTAAATACATTTTCCATGATTAAATACAGCATCATTATTCCCCACTGGCATAACTGGGAAGAACTGCTCAAGCCTTGTTTAGAATCTATTTTGATGAACACTTCTACAGCAAGACTTGCTGAGACTGAAATAATTATCGTATGTAACGGTGCAAGCGAAGCAGTGAACATCCACAATTTAGAGAATAAGAATTATTCTAATCCTCACGTAAGTTGGATGGATGGCATGAAGCTGAATATTAAAATAATAAAATATCCAGAAGCAATTGGATACACGCGTGCGACCAATGCTGGAATCAAAGAAGCAATAGGTGAATTCATAATATTGATGAACGATGATTGTGTCATTCTTGATTATGCTCCTAAGGATGAATGGATGGACATACTCGAAAGACCATTCGTCGATCCAACAGTTGGTGTGACTGGTGCAAAAAAGATTTTTAGCCAACAAGCAAAAGCAAGCTTTCTCGTATTCTTTCTTGTGATGATCAAGAGAAGCACTTTTGACAGGGTCGGTCTGCTCGATGAATCCTTTTCTCCAGGTGGTGGAGAAGACATCGACTTTTGTTTGAAGTTGAAGAAGCATGGACTCAGAGCGGCCAAAGCACCAAAAGACGATGAGAACTATGATTATGGAACCGAATATCCAATTTATCACGCAGGAGAAAAAAGCGTTCACGACGTGGAAGGATGGGAAGAAGGTTTTTGGAAGAGAATGTCTGTCATAGAACAAAGAGTAAATTCTTTCTATTACGAAACTCACGCCAATGTCACTGCTTACGTTTCAACTAAAGGAAGATACTTAACAACTCTTCCAATGTGCTTGACTGCCATCGCAAATCAAACTCTTCCTCCAAAACACATAATCATATTTCAAGACGATCATCAATCTTTCAATATGCAAGAGTCATCCGTGTACAAAAATATTTTATACGGATTATTTCCAAGCAAAGGAATAGAATGGGCAGTTGTTTTCGGAGAAGGAATAGGACAAGTTGCAAATCATCAAAAGGCTTTAGAGATTGCAAAGACCGAATGGTTATGGAGGGTCGATGACGATAACGTTCCTGAGCCTAATGTTCTTGAAGGGCTTTGTAAACACATTGACAGAAACGTTGGAGCAATTGCTTCTTCAGTTGTTGATCCATTGTACAAGCCAAGCAATTTATTCACATCGCCAAAAATTGAACACATCAACATATCTCCAAACCTTCAATGGACGAAGACGAATATGGTGGTGTCAGCCGATCATTTATACAGCAGCTTCTTATTTAGAAAAGAAGCTGGAAAGCATGGATACAATAAACAGCTTTCTGTAGTTGGACACAGAGAAGAAACCTTGTTCACCTATGAGATGAAATTAAGCGGTTGGGATTTAATAATAGATGGAACACTCGTCACCTGGCATCTGAGAGAAGCTTCTGGAGGAATTAGAAGCTTTAATGATGGAAGTCTTTGGGATGATGACGAAAAAATATTCAATAAGAAGCTTGGTGAATGGGGAGTGAAACTTGCTGGAATGGTTCCGATAAACATGGATAATGGATTGGGAGATCATTGGATGTTCAAACCTGCCATAGAAAAAATATTAAAGAAGAACGTGCACAGCATGGTTTATGTCGCTGCATGTTACCCTGCGGTGTTTGAAGATCTTGTTTCCAAATATAACAATCTCCAGTTGATAAGCATTGCGGACGGAAATACCATGTTTGGAAAAGATAAAATGGATAGTCTAAATGTGTACAGATACTGCGACCAATTGAAATGGGACAAGCACGTATCAAAAGCATTTGAAATATTATATCAAACAAATTAATATGTCAAAAATAAACGCCAAAGATAAACGAACCGTAGCAATTGTGATGCCGGTTCATAATGCAGAGAAATTCTTGAAGAAGACCATTCAATGTATTCTTGATCAATCATATTCCAATTGGGAATTGTTTGCCATAGAAGATGGAAGCAAAGATTCTTCTTTATCAATATTAAACAAATTTACAGATCCAAGAATAAAAGTATTCTCTACAGCAGACAAAGTCGTGTTGTCGACAAACGAAAGCGGATTGATCGTGGCATCAGAAAAAGAAAACACTGGACCTGCCGCAACAAGAAACAGAGCTCTTGACGCAATAAGAAATTCTAAAGATTACGATTACATTGCATTCTGTGACAGTGACGATAGATGGAAGCAAAACCATTTGGAGGTCGCTCTAAAAAACATTATCGGATATGACATGGTTTATTCCGATTGTGATTTCGTTTTAGAAAATGGATCTCCAGCAGTAACATACGGAGTTCCTTATTACGAAAAGTTCGAGAGAACAAATCTAAATAAACAAAATTTCATTTATATATCAACTGTCGTGATGAGCGTTGATTGCTTGAAGGCTGGAAATTTCGATCCTCTTTGTGTTCCAATGGAAGATTATGACATGTGGCTCAGAATAAGCCGTAGCTTTAACATCAAGCATGTTCCAACAATAACTGCCACATACATGTATAAAGCAGGAGGAAGCTATTACACAAATGAACAGAGCATGAGAGCACAAGGAATAGTTCATATAAAAAACTCCATAATATCTTCTGATATTAATACACTTCAAATTCAATTGCAAGAAATAAAAAATGCAAAGATGGAATTGGTCAAAATACAAAAATACGAGGAAGTGGCAAGATTAAGAGATTTGGAAAAACAAATAGAACAAAACATATTGGACAAGACAGGACCTCAAACCATTCAAGGATGGTTAAGCACAGTAGAAGGAGAAGCATTGGCAACGTATGGTGAAGGAAAAGATTGTCTTGAGATCGGTTCTTTTAAAGGTAAAAGCGCAAATTATATTGCGCCCAAAGCAAACAGTCTTGTTTGCATAGATCCTTTCAGAGCCGATGAGTCAGGTCAAAATCAATTCATAGATTACACAACGCTTCAAGAATTTCTCAAGAACACGAGCAGATTTAAAAATATCATTCCTGTAATTGGAAAATCAGAAGACGTACACAGCCAATTCAAGGATGGTCAATTTGAAATGATCTTCATTGATGGAATGCATGATTATGATTCTGTTGTGAATGACATTAAAAATTATTGGCCTAAATTAAAAATGGGCGGACACATGTGCTTTCATGATTATCAAAAAGATTGGAACGGCGTGATACAAGCCGTTGATGAATTCTTCATTAAACCCGATGAATTGTATGACTCCATTGCAGTTGTTCTCAAGAAATCTGAAGAATTGGAAAAGAAATCTGAAGAGTCCATAACATTAAAAGAACAATTAGAAAATAAAATGTTATTGATGAAGTACCTTCATTTGTCTTTAGAAGACATCGATAAAATGGATTTTTATCGATTTGAAGAATGCGTTAAATTGGTTAAAGAGAAAATTCTATCATTAGATACACCAGTTACACCCGATAGAGATACACCAGCAATTACACCGGATAGAGTCATTAAAAAAGTAGTAGTAGTTTGTCCGTTCAGCAGGAACTTGCCAACGGGTGAAGAAAATCCTAAAAACTTTCCATATTGGGAAGAACTTGTTCAGCAAATGAAAGACTCTGGATGTTATGTCATTCAAATAGGAGTGGCTGGAGAAAAATTAATTGGTGCCGATGAGATCGTGTTCAATGCTTCAAATGAGCGATTGTTAGAAGTTTTGAACAACTGTGATACATTTATTAGCATTGATTCTTTCTTCCCACACTTTGCTCATTATCATGGAAAACACGGAATCGTAATTTTCAGCCAATCTGATCCAAAATTATTTGGTTACGAAGAAAATTTAAACATCTTGAAGTCAAGAGATTATCTAAGAAAAGAACAATTTTGGTTGTGGACCCAAGCAAAATTTAATAAGGACGCTTTCATTTCTTCAAAAAGTGTTTTAGATAAAGTGCTGGAAATCTTACAGTTGAAATAAATTATCGGAACAAAAAGTGTTCTGATATATAAAACTGTCGTCTAAAAATTCAAAAAAACAAAACTAAATTATGATTGAAGAAGTGATCAACAAAGAGCAGCCAATTTCGGCACCCACAGATTCCCAAGAAAGACCAACCTACAGCTACACACATGCTTTTGAAGCTTCAAAAGATTACTTCAATGGCGAAGAATTGCCTGCTAAAGTATTCGTTGATAAGTATGCGATGAAAGATCTTGATGGCAAGATTTACGAGAACACTCCAGACCAAATGCACATCAGGCTTGCAAAAGAATTTGGACGAATCGAAAGATCGTACATGGAGAACAAACTTAACGGCAACGATGCGTCTAAGTTAAGTGAGTATGGCAAAACAAGAGAGATTTTATCTCCAGCAAGAATTTACGAAATGTTTAAAGACTTCAAGTACATCGTTCCTCAAGGAAGCGTTATGGCAATACTTGGGAATGAATTCGTGATTGGTTCTTTGAGCAATTGTATTGTTCTTCCTGAATTGCACGATTCATACGGAGGAATTCTTTATGCAGATCAAGAACTCGTTCAACTAATGAAGAGAAGATGCGGAGTTGGTTTAGACCTTTCAACATTGAGACCATCTGGTTCTTCGGTTACAAATGCAGCAGGCAGTTCAACTGGACCTGTGTCATTCATGGAAAGATTCTCTAACACAACAAGAGAAGTTGCACAAAGCGGAAGACGTGGTGCGTTAATGTTAACGATAGACATTGCACACCCTGACGTAGAGAATTTCGTGAACATAAAACAAGACTTGACCAAGGTGACCGGAGCAAACATCTCAGTGAGACTCTCCGATGAATTCATGCAAGCTGTAAAAGACGACACGGATTACACCCACAGATGGCCAATTGAAGGAACACCTATAATGACAAAGGTTGTTAAAGCAAAAGACCTTTGGAACACAATGATAAAAGCTGCTCACACAAGCGCAGAACCTGGATTAATATTCTGGGACAGACAACACAAATATTCGACTTCATCGGTTTATCCCGGTTTCAAAAACACATCGACAAATCCTTGTTCTGAGATTGCGATGCAAGGTGGTGACTCATGCAGATTAATTGCCATGAACTTGTTTGGTTGTGTTGTAAATCCATTTTCTCCTGAAGCATATTTTGATTATGATAAATTTTATCAAGTCACTTATGAGTCACAAAGATTAATGGATGACCTTGTTGAACTCGAATTAGAAGCTGTTTCAAAAATAATTGCTAAGATCGAATCTGATCCAGAGCCAGACAAAATTAAAAGTGTTGAACTTGAAACTTGGAAAATGCTTTACGAAGCAGGTAAAAAAGGAAGAAGAACAGGACTTGGTTTCACGGCTCTCGGTGATGCTATCGCAGCTCTTGGTTTTAAATATGACAGCCCAGAAGGAATAGAGACAATCGACAAGATCATGCGCACAAAATTAAGAGGCGAGTTTGACTCTTCAATTGACATGGCTATCGAAAGAGGAACTTTTGAAGGATTCAATAAGGAAATTGAATTGACTTCTGAATTTGTTCACATGATGAGAGACGAATTCAACGATGTATATGGAAGAATGTTAGCTTACGGAAGAAGAAATATCTCAATAAGCACAGTTGCACCAACAGGTTCTCTTTCCATATTAACGCAGACATCTTCAGGTCTTGAACCGGTGTTCATGCTTTCTTACAAGAGAAGAAAGAAGATCAACGATGTGTCAGACAAGAATGCAAAAGTTGATTTCACAGATTCAATGGGAGATAAATGGCAAGAATTTGTTGTGTATCATCCTAAATTAAAAATGTGGATGGATGTAACAGGTGAAACTGACGAATCAAAAAGTCCTTACGCAGGTTCAACAGCTCCTGAAATTGATTGGGTGAAACGTGTTGAGATACAATCCGTGATCCAAAAATACATCACACACTCGATAAGTTCAACAATAAATCTTCCAGCAGATGTTGAAGTAGAAAAAGTTGGTGAGATCTACATGAAGAGCTGGGAAATGGGATTAAAAGGAATCACAGTTTACAGAGACGGTTCACGAAGCGGAGTTCTAATTGCGAATGACGTTAAAAAAGAGCCAACTACAATATACGAGAACAACGCGCCTAAGAGACCTAAGTCACTTGACTGCGATGTAATAAGATTCACCAACAAGGGAGAAAAATGGATTGGATTCGTTGGCCTATATGAAGGAAGACCTTACGAGGTGTTCACTGGTAAAGCTGATGACATGAAGATTCCATATTACGTCGAAGAAGGAAAGATCAGAAAGACTAAGGTCGAAGAAGGTAGCAAATACGATTTCGTTTATTCTGACAAGGATAAAGTTGAGGTTGTTGAAGAATGGTTGAACAAGACGTTCGATAAGCACTATTGGAATTACGCCAAAATGCTTTCTGGAATCTTGAGACATGGCATGCCACTTCCTTACGTTGTTGATCTCGTCAACTCTTTGAACCTGGATGATGATTTGATTACCACCTGGAAGAACGGTATTTCAAGAATGATCAAGAAATACATTCCAGACGGAACAGAAGCAACCGATAAACAGTGTAAGCAGTGTAAATCTGAGTCAGTCATCTATCAAGAAGGATGCCTCGTTTGTAATAATTGCGGAAGCTCGAAATGCGGATAAGCATGAAACAAAATAACGACAGGATCGTATAAATCTAAATTAACAACCAAATAGCTATGGAAAATACACAACCACAAACGCCTCCAACTGGAACAGTTCCTGCAGAACTAAATCCACAACAGGCAATTTCTGTTCTAATTCAAGCAGTTAACTTTGCTCAAAGCAAAGGAATTTATAGCCTCGAAGATGCTGAAATTTTAAGCAAGGCAGTAAAAGTGTTCGTAAAGAAAGAAGATAAACCAGCTGCTGACGCACCAGTAACTGATCCAACAGCGGAAACTGTTGCTCCTATCACACCGAACAACTAAGAAACTAAACCTTGGAAGGCAAAATCCTGGATGCGAAAGTATCTGGGATTTTTTGTTTATGGGTGTCTCTTTCAGATATATAAGACATGAAACACCTGCAACTATTTGAGTCGCATTCCAATGATCTGAGGAAGTTCTATCTGTTCAGCCACAGCGACAGGTTTTCTTTTTCTCATATTGATTCATTGGTTCGTTCTGTTGCCGGAGAATTGTTTATGTTGTTGATGCCTCCAGGAATATTTGCAAACTCAATAGATCCAGAAATTCCAATATTTAATTATGGCAACACGCCAGAGCTTCAACAATTGTTGGATGATGGTGTTGTGTTAGAAAAGAACGTATACAATCTTCCAAAGAATCTCGTTAACGCGAATTCAAAGGTTGAATTTCATAAGAAGACCGATAAACTTGATTTCGTTCCTAAAACTGTATTTACTAAGTCAGAAGCAGAAGGATTAAAGTTTCCTATAATTGCTAAACCAGCAGGCGGAAGCAAAGGCGAAGGAATAAAAGTATTCAAGACAAAAGAAGAATTAAATAGCAGCGAAGATAAATTCGATGTGTTCTCTGAGAAGTTTGATTTGAAAAGAGAATTCAGAGTCATTTCCATAAAAGGTGATCTCGTATTCATTGCGGAAAGAATTCCTGAGAACGACAAAGCAAATTCATTGAGAGAGTCCGAAGAAGAAACAAAACAACATCAATACAAAGACATATTTGACAGAGAGGGAACTCTTTCAGGAAGAAGCTCTTACAAATGGGTGAAGGTTGAATATGGCAAAGATGGAATTCCAAGCGAAGCTGAATTCAAGAAGATATGTTCTTCTATAAATGAGTCATTGAGCCTTGAATTTCTTGGAGTTGATATTGGTTTGGATGAAAAAGGAAAAATATGGTGTATTGAAGCAAACACTTGTCCTGGATTAAATAAGGATCAAATTGTCTTGATATACATTTCTCTTTTCAAGGATTTTTACAAGAGAGAACCAAACGAATATACGATGAAATCTCTGAAGCAATACCAAGATGAGCTTATGAGATCGAACGAGGACCCGGCTAAATTTTCATTTGCTCCTCATCAAGGAAATAGATTTTATTATTACGATGACAAAGTAAATCACGAGACAGGAGAGAGACAAGGAAGAGCACTTCTAACAACGAAGTATAACATAGAAAAAAGCTTTGGAGACACCATGCTAAACATTAAGAAGAAATACGAATCCAGATTAATGGATTTTAAAGCGTTTGTTTTGAACGAAAACGAAACAACAAAACCAGATGCTGAAAAAGTCATAGACGACTTTTTAAGCGGCAAGCTGAAACCTACTCAAGTATCGCCAAAAGATCCTAAGGATAAAACTAAATTTATGCTAACAGAGCCTGACGAAAAAGAAGGCGGAGACGTAAACGAAGAAGCAGAAATATATTTACCGAACAACGAATCATTATTCATTAATTTTTCTTGGTCTTATTCCTATAAAGAAGGACAAAAAAGCGGAGACAGAGATGTTCCAGATGATGCTGGTGAATACATCCTCGAGTCATTAGAAATAGAATCTGTGAATTTTTATTATAATAATGGAGAAGATGAAGAGAAAGTGGAATTAACTCCTGCTATTGAAAATAAATTGAAAAATTATTTCGAGCAATTTATTATGGTGAGCGATCAAAGTTATAGTTACGCAAAAGAAGCAAAGAAGAGAAGTGTATAACCTTTAATTTTTTTAAGATGAAAATCGGTGCATTAATACCAACAAGAGGTGACAGACCAGAACTTTTGAAATTTGCCCTCGATCAAATGAGTCGTCAGACGAGAAAACCTGACATCATACAAGTAGTAAATGATCCACCTGTAAATCAAAACAAGGACATAACTTGGAGATACAGGATTGGATGCGAAAGGATTTTTAAGAATGACATTGATGTTGTTCTTTTAATTGAAGACGATGATTGGTATGATCCAACCTATATTGAGAGAATGGTTTCCGAATGGGACAAGGCTGGAAAGCCACAAATATTTGGAGTAGGAGAAACCACTTACTATCATTTAGGAATAAGAGCTTACAACGAAGAAAAACATTTCGGAAGAGCTTCTGCAATGAGCACACTCTTAACAAGAGATGTTCTTGGAATTCAATGGCCAAACGATAATTACGTTTTCACAGATGTAGAACTTTGGAAGAAATTAAAAGGAAGCACTTGTTTGTTTGAAAGACTTTTATCTCTTGGAGTTAAACACGGAATTGGATTGACAGGTGGAATTGGACACAATAAACAATGGGCAGGATACAAACAAAAAGATCCCGAATTGGATTGGTTGAAAAAAACCGTAGATGAAAAAGCATTTGAATTCTACAAAAATATCTCTGAAAGAATAAAATGAGAATTAAAACATTTGAGCAGTACATAAATGAAAGCGTAAACGAGAGAGCTGTTTCGGCTGAAGACGTTATATCAAATGAACCGGATACCGGTGTGATAAAATCTCTTACAAAGAAGCCGTCGAAAGAATATATGAAGCTCATATTGTTCAACTTCAAAACTAAAACAGTTGAAGGTTATTTGGCAATGGAAAGATTCAAGAGCGATAAAGAATTCATGATTCAAAGAACCTTTGCCATCGACAAACATGGACCATTGATGTATGATCTTGCACTGTCCATGGTTTCTCCAGAAGGAATTATTCCAGACAGGATGATAAGACCTGCTGCACAGAAAATTTGGTCATATTTCGATAAGAACAGACCAGACGTAAGAAAAACAGTGATGAAACCAAAGGACACATGGTTCACGAAAGAATATGACGTCGACATTGAACATGAGCACTTGAAAGACAAGGAAGTTCTTGATTTAATAAACAAAGTTTATTCTCTTGATAAACCAATCCACAACATGGATGAATTATTAGCAAAGGGAGAAAAATTAATGAAGGATAACGGATTAAAACCAATGGACCTAATCAAGAAAGGCGACGAAGCTTTTCAAGAGAGGTACAATAAAGAATTTGCAGAATGAAATTAGGAATAGCATATAACATTTTTGATGGTGTTGAACTGCTTGAATTTTCGGCAAAGAGCGTAAGAAGTTCTGCTGATTACATATTAGCTGTTTATCAAGATGTTTCCAATTACGGAAATCCAAGCACCATAGATCTTTTAAAACTATTAAATGATTTAAAGGATAAAGGTTTGATCGATGACATCATTCAATACCATCCAATAATGGGATTGAAAGGACACGGCAACGAAATAGCAAAAAGGAATTTAGGACTTGAAACATGTAAGATGTCAGGATGCTCGCATTTCATGACAATGGACATTGATGAGTTCTACAAAGAAGAAGAATTGAAATACGTGAAAGCTTTAATGGTAAGCGACAATTATGATTCTGCTGCATGTCAAATGCAAACTTATTACAAGACTGCAGAATGGGCAATTAATCCACCAGAGACTTATTATGTCCCTCTCATTTATAAAATAGATGAAAGGAGATTCAACATGAATGTCAGATGGCCAATAACAGCAGATCCAACAAGAAGACTTGAACCAAAAAACATGATGGTGTTCATGAGAAATAAAATCGAAATGCACCACATGAGTTACGTAAGGAAAGACATAAGAGCAAAGTTAAACAATTCATCGGCCAATGTTAATTGGAAGAACAGAATAGAGTCTCTCGCATCTTATCATGATAATTGGAGTCCTACACAAAAAGCACAGTTTGCTGGATCGGAAGAAAGATTTTATGACGTCGTACAGGTTCCAAACATTTTTGGGATCAATATATAATAAAAATATAGGTATTTAAACATGGAACAACAAGGCAAAGATAAAGTAGAAGAAAGGTACAAGCTCAAAGGCTATGATGGTTTCTCTATTGATTTAACCGAAGATGGCGAAGGTGGACCTGCTGTTGGTGCAGCGACACTTGCCGCAACCCCTGGAATGGGTGCTCCTGTTTACGCAGGAAGAGGATTTGATGGAAGCGGTGACGTTCCAAGTCCTGCTGCTAAAATCGGAAAGAAAAAAGGAAAAAAGAAAAGAGTAAAGAGCTTTGACCAATTCACTAAGAAATAATGGGCATATTGATTTTCCACATTGGCATGGGTGCAGTGCCGGCAATCTCAAGGGAGCTTGCCAAGCTTGGTCCGTACCGATTTTTGGATTGGACAACATACATGGAACTTGGCCAAGGTGCTAAAGAACTTCTAAACAGAGACATCCTCAAATTTTCTTCTGAATTAAAACCTGCAATTACTTTTCTACACATACAGCGACCTGGAGTAATATCTCCTGAGATCGCTGCTCAACTAAAAGGAGTTGTCATAAATTATACTTATGACGTTTCTCTTCCAGTCCCAGAGTGGTATTATGACGTTGGTGCAAACATAAGCACAACTATATTTTCTTCTGAGAAGGAAGTATGGGACTTAAAAGCAAAAGGAATAGAATCCCAGTTCCAACACGTTGGATACGATAATCTTGTTTTCAGAACAGATGGGTCAAGAGGAGAATATGGTGACATAGTTTTTCTTGGAAACAATTATACAGCCGATCAGAATTTCGAGTTGACAGACATGAGGCTTGACATGGTCAACTTTCTCAAGGACAAATACGGAGATCAATTTAAAGTTTATGGAAATAAATGGCCATATAACGACGGTAATCTCATGTACAGAGAATTGAAAGAAGCTGAATGTTACAGAAGCTGTAAGATAGCAATAAACATCTCGCATTTTGATCTCGAAAGATATACATCTGACAGAATGTTTAGAATAATGGGAAGCGGAGCTTTCTGTTTAACTAAATGGTACCCAGGTATAGAGAAAGATTTCATTGACGGAGAACATCTGAGAGTATGGAAAGACTTCGATGAACTTAAAACTCTCATTGACTATTATTTGACACACGAAGAAGAACGTAATAAAATAGCCCAAGCCGGAAATAAATATGTAAGTGAGCATTTGACATGGGAAATCAGAATTAAAAACATCATTGATATGGCACGAGCAAGATTAAGTAAGGAATACAAGAGCAGGGTTGTAAAAGTTCAACAGCAAAATTATTATAAAGATCCAAGAGATGGAACTCAAATGAACATGCCCTTAAATATGGAGGAAGCTCCAAACGTTGTTGATCCAGATCAAGAAGAAACATATTTTCAACAAAAGGATATAGTTGAACCAGTTCATACTATAGAATTTTTATCTGAGATTCCAATATTACAAACTCCGACTGGAGTAAATCCTCCTGAATATTTAAAACTGTATGGCGAAAGAAGAATTGATTATGAAAGATTAAGGAACACTTGTTTCTTTCAATTGAATAATAAAAATGAAGTGGATGTATCTGTTATAATACCAGTTAGATCAAGGACAAATTTCAATAAGGTTCTCGTGAGACATCTTAAAGCGGCAATGGCAGCTTTCCCAGAAGTTACGTATGCAATAACTTTCGTAGAATACAGCGTTGAAATGGAACACAGAGCATTGTGTACTGAAGATGTTAATTACATAAACATTCCGTTCGGAGGATATTTCAATAAATGTCTATCGTTTAATGTTGGAGCAATGTTTTCTAACAAGGCAAAATACTATTTGTTCCATGATCTTGATATTGTCATGGACAAGAAATTCTTTACTAACATATTTGAAAATTTAAAGAGAAGCGGAAATGTAGCTCTTCAAACTTTTAGACTAAGAAGAGTTCTTTATTGTAATGAGAACCTTTCAAAAACAATAATCAGCGGGCAAGTTCCAATAGAACAGCTTCATACAAGATACCCAGGTATAACAGAACCTAATCTGCCTGAACAAATGAGAGCACCAGGCGGGTCGATATTCGTTTCAAGAGACCAATTCGTTCAAGCTGGAGGATATGACCCAGAATTATTTTTTGGATACTCAATAGAGGACCAATTCTTTTACGACAAATTAAGCTTGACCGGTGGGATAGGTTCTTGTAACACTCCTGGAATAGAGGTTTACCATTTATACCATCCACCATTATGGAGCAGCAATCCATTTTTAACTCACCACCATTCGATATACCAGGAATTTTCAGGAAAACCGCTGAGTGAAAAGAAAGCATTTTTTGAATTAGAAAGAGGTAACATAGCTAAGTTTGTAAAATGATATTGATGATCACACATAAAAATCCAGATGAAGTTGAAAAAATGATAGAATCTGGAGAAAAGGAATTAAAATTCATGGATACCCTTTATGAATGGAATGTTTCTGAAGGAGATAAAACTTTCAGACTTGATTATCCTCTTGATAAAAATTCAATAGTTATTGACCTTGGCGGATATTTGGGCGATTGGGCTGCATCAATTTGTTGTATGCATGATAGTCCACGCATGTTTATTTTTGAACCGGTTCCACAATTTTATAATATAATCAAAAGAAGATTTTTAAAGAATAAGCAAGTCAGCGTATTTGATTTTGGACTTTCTAACGAAAACAGAAAAGTTCTCATTGATCTGAAAGGAGACGCAACGTCTTTGTATTATGTAAATCAACAGCATGACCAAAATATAGAAATATCCTTGGTAGATATTGTAGAATTTTTTAATGGAAATAAATTCACTAAGATAGACCTTTTGAAATTAAACATAGAAGGTTCTGAATATGATGTTCTCGAAAGATTGATTGAGAGTGGTTGGATAAATAATATAGAACATATCCAGGTTCAATTTCATGATTTTGTGGAAGGCGCAGAAGAAAGAAGAAATAAAATAAGAGAACAGCTATCACACACTCACGTAGAAAAATATAATTTCGATTTTATTTGGGAAGGATGGACTAAAAAATGAAAGCACGAGTTTTTTCAGGATGGGGTTTGACGGTGTCTCGAGAATTCGATAGACCCATAGATGTATATGTTGATACCGATGTAATAAATCAGGATAGTATTGGAATTAAAATTCTGCTTCTTGTAGAGCCTCCTGAAATATTAACAAGGACGACAGATTACGCTCTAAACAATTATCACAAGTACGATTATGTTTTCACTTACAATGATAGAGTTTTAAAGAATTGTCCTAACGCAAGATTCTTTATAGCAAATGATACATGGATAAAAGATGATTATATTCTTGGAAACAAAGCATTTGAAGTTTCTTCTATAGTTGGATTTAAAGCTGGAACGATAGGTCATAGAATGAGGCACCAATTATGGAATTCCAAAAATAGAATAACAATGCCTAAGAAATTTTATGCGAGCTCTGCTGGAGCACCTCCAAATACATTAAAGGAAGATATGGTTCTTGGTCATAGTAAATATCCATTATTTGATTCTCAATTTCACATAGTTATAGAAAATGTTCAAATGATTAATATGTTTACTGAAAAATTAATTGATTGTTTTATGACTAAGACAATTCCCATTTTATGGGGATGTCCTAATATAGGAGATTTTTTTGATGTCAGAGGCATTTGTGTTGTTAACAGCGTAGAACAAATAATAGAAACATGCAATGTATTGAATCACACATCATACGATAGTGCAAAGGAATTCGTTGAAATAAATCATGAGAAAGGTAAAAAATACGCTAACCTTGATTATAGATTAGGAGAAGCAATTCAGTCTATCTTATCTTGATCAATCCTCTAAGTCTGTCAGCTTCATCATCGTCAAGCAATCTTTTTAAATTACTTCCAAACTCTCTTACATATATTGTTTTTCCGCCATCCGGAGATTCATAAATCTTTTTTTCTGCGTCCTCTGGTTCCGCTATCATTCTTGTATCAATAAAAATTGCACAAAGATCTCCGTCATCATATTTCTTCTTAAACACTTCGTGAACCTTTAAATAAGACTCGTCTTCATATTCCATGAATAACGGAGAAGGTTCTTCTCCAGTCGACAAGCTTATCATCGACCATATTTGATAAACAGTTACAGTTCTCATCTATGTGATTGTTTTCCTTGTAATACATCCATCCAGTGATCGCACATCTCATGCATCATCTCAACGAATGTGTAGGTTGGTTTCCAACCAAGAGCTGTTCTTATTTTAGTAGAGTCTCCTTTCAAATAAGGAAGTTCTTCTGGTCTTAAAAATTTATCGTTTTGTACAACATAATCTTTGTAATCTAATCCAAGGTAGTTGAACACAACATCACACATTTCTCTTACCGAATGTGTCTCCATCGTCGACACAACGAAATCATCGGCAACATCATGTTTCATCATTGCGTGCATTGCTTTTACGTAATCCTTAGAATGTCCCCAATCCCTGAATGAATCCATGTTACCCATTTCTAATTTGGTTTGCTTTCCAAGTTTTATCATGCAAGCTCCCTTGACAACTTTGTTGGTCACAAAGTTTGAACCTCTTCTTGGCGATTCATGATTGAATAATATTCCATTTACTGCATGAAGCTTGTAAGCTCTTCTGTAATGTCTTACAACGTTATATCCAAAAACTTTTGAGCAGCCATAAGGAGAAACAGGATTCATGACAGTTGTTTCTCTTTGAAATCCATCTGAGTCAACCGTTAATCCAAACATCTCAGATGAACTTGCTTGGTAGAATTTTGCGTTTGGGCAAATTCTCTTATAAGCTTCTAACATATTAATAACTCCGACTGCATTTGTTTGTACAGTAAATTGTGGAATGTCAAAACTTATTCTCACGTGGCTTTGCGCTCCTATATTATAAATCTCATCTGGTTTTATTTCTGTCAATAGTTTTTCTATTGACGTTTGATCCATTAAATCTCCGTAAAAAACGTTTATCTTGTCTTGAATCAATTCAAGTCTTGATTGTTGATTTTCGGGAACAGAATTTCTTCTTACCATTCCATAAACCTCGTAACCGAGATCCAATAAATATTCGGCGAGGTAACTTCCGTCTTGTCCGCCAATTCCAGTGATGAATGCTTTTTTAGCTTGCATATTTTTCAAATATTTTCATTTTAGTTAAATCCGGCCAATCTTCAGTAACCCACTGTCTTGGCGTATTATTAATTGCTTCTGGTAATTTTTCCAATCCAAGCTTTGCAGTTTCTGGAGTCATGTAATAATGATACCCCATTGTGTTTATGTTTTGGCTTCTCCAAGGAATGTTTGGCAACCTACCATCATAGCTCATCTTTTTTAATTCGAGTGCAACATCATCATCGTCACAAAGAATCATACCGCCTCTTCCAAGGCTCAAGTGTTTTTGATATTGAAAACTAACACTCATGAATGTTCCTGGAATGTAACTATCTTTTTTCCAAAGAACAGCCGCATCAATTATAGTAGGAGTCAGTCTGTAATAGTCAATCCACTTTTCATCATTCCAAACTAAATTAATTCCTAATTTAGTTGCCAAAAACGGAATTGAAATGTATGTGTGTTTAGGACAATCAAATGATTTGACATTAAAATATCTCAAGCATAGCTCAATTCCATGTGTGCATGAATCTATTGAGATGCCATGTTTAGCTCCAAAGAATTTTGAAACTTCCTTTTCAAAGTCTCCAACAGAACTAAAATCGATAGGTTTTATTTTATTTTCCATTTTAGTATCCAAGTTTTTTTGCGTATTCCAATATATTTTCTTTATTTCTTATCTTAACCGGTTTAGCCGGGCTTCCCACGTATATCGTCCAAGGTTCAGCATTTTTAGTCAATAAAGAATTAGCCCCAAGTATTGCTCCTTCGCCAAGAGTAACGCCAGGCATGATTGAACAATTTACTCCGCATCCAGCAAACTTTTCGAAAGTTACATTTTTTAAAATCAATTTTCTGTATTCTATTGGAATTGTTGGTCCAACCAATCCTTCACCAGTATAATCTTCGCTTCCAGTTATAATTTTAGTACCAGCTGCAACGAAAGAAAAATCCTTTAAAATTACAGTGGTAGTTTTTCCTCCTATGGTGACAACATAAGGAGCAATGTGAACATAGTCTCCTATCTCAACCATCGTTGAGAATGTAACTCCATTGTCAATTGCAACATGACTTCCAACAGTACATAGTTGTGGATGCTTTATTATGGCAGTGTCATGTATGAAAACATCTATTCCATAAGTTTTGAATTCTAATACTCTTTCGCTGTTATCCATTTATAAAAGTCTTGTCTAATTTTTGTCCTTCATAAGGTCCTGTTTTATATTCATATACAACAGTATCTTCTTCTAATATCTCATACGTATGTCCTCCATATAATGTAAAGCTTGCATCGCCTGCTTCAAGAATTGGAGTTGCTATTACTGTGTCATCAATGTCATAAAATATACATTTGACTTTTCCTCTTATCACCACCCAAGACTCTTGGGCTATTTGTTCTGTATATGCTCTTGATTTAGTTATATGCTTATGAGGTGGAAAAGTTTTTCCGTTTGGCATTTTTAATGTAGCACATTGTATGAAATTATTAGCAGGAACGACTTCTTGTCTTCCTTCAATCTCTGTGAGCCTATTGATAATATGTAATAGCTTTTCTGGTTCTATTTTTGAATATATTAATTCCATGTTTTAAACGTATATTTTTATCCAGCTTTCTGGAAGTATGTCCTGTGATGCAATGCTCTGTTCATTGAACCATCTCAACGGTCCAACCACCTTCTTGTTAGGATTTTTATTCAACCATGCCGCCCACCAAGAGAATGAAGAATTCGACGTTATTTGATGATTACACATGCTCATGAGAAATAGGTCAACGTAATCTTTTTCTCCTTCAATAAACACAAATTTATCACCTTTAAAATTATCTTTGCACCATTGAATGTCATCGCTGAATACAACATATTTTTGAACGTCTCCAATTGCTTCCATTCCCTGTCTGAAGTACTCAATATCTTGTACGCAATGGACGTGTTGAAGTTTCAAATAGTCTCCTCTTCTGACATGAATTGCACAGGTTTCTATATTTAATAAATCAGAATATTTTCCAATAATGTATGCTTTTATAGAATCATTAGGCTCATACATATCAAGTATTAAATCCCTATTGTGTTTAAAGAATTTCTCGCATTGAAAAAAGCCGCTATAACTTGCTCTGTCTTCGTATGGAATTTCAGCAAACATGAACGGAATTGAAATGGTTCTTGACGAAGCAACATTATCTTGCTTCAGGTTTAGGTTCTTGAATATGGTTGCATATTCCTGTGCGTATGTAAGTTTTGGATTGTGGTGAGTGTCTTTGTTCATCGCATCAAGTTGAGAACTAAAATTAGGAAAGCTTACTTCTGTATTTTTGTCTTTAGCAAAAGATCTCATTGCAGCAATCTGAAACATTATGTTGGCAAGTCCACCTTGCAATGTGCATGTTATCATATATTTTTAGGTTTCATGAATGATGTATAGTCTTGAAAAACGTTGTGTATGTCGCTGACTCCAGGTCTTTGCCATGCGATTGCTGGGTTGAATGTAAAACTTCTCGTTCCGGCGTGAAATTCGGAATATGCAACGTCAACTTGGTTTGCAAAAGCTTCTATTCTTTGTATAACTGCTTTTGCCATGTTCAACGATATTCCATAATGACTCGTCGTATAGGTTCTTGTTATTCTGCTTATTGCATTGTTTATTGGTATTGGAGGGTTCAAATGATTTCCTCCGAAATATAACATGTCCCAATCAGTTGGAATGTTTGCAACATTAGCCTCAAAATATTCTTGAACATTTGGTATGAATACTGCATCGTCCTCAAGAACCAATATCTTGTTCCAATTGTTTTCAACCATTTTCTTAAGTATTCCAGAATGACTCAGCGAGCATCCCATCTCGCCTGCGGTGATACTTCCTGTTGGTCTTAGTGTTTGTCCATCTACTCCGGAAACTCTTTCCACAGTCAATCCTATTCTATCGAATTCTGCGGTTGACTCAGCCCATTTGTCTGGTCTTCTATCAAGGTTTATACAGAAAACCTTGTCAAAAAAGTGGTTAATTGCGCTCATGGTATATATATCAAACAACCAAAATCACAGATAAAACCATGAGCTACATAGCAACGTTGACACCAGAACAAAGAAATAATATGAATATTATTCTTAACACGTGCCCAAGAAAAGGCATAACAAACACCTTCGCAAAGGCGGCCGTATTAGCCGTTGCAAGCAAGGAGTGTGAATTGAAATTGCACAAAGAAGCAAGTTATGCACATACTTCCAATGAAAGGATCAGAGCCATCTTTGGCCACCATTTTACAGGAGTGACTGAAGAACAATTAAATGCAATCAAGGTAAACGATAAGTTATTTTTTAACAAAGTATACGGAAATTTATACGGTAACGGTCCAGACAATGGATGGATGTACGTTGGCCGTGGGTTCAACCAAATAACGTTTCTTGGAAACTATAGAGCGCTTGGATTGAAACTGAACGTTGACCTCGTCAACCATCCTGAATTGTTAGACAATCCACAAATTGCCGCTGAAGCATTGTGCCAATATTTTATTGATCGTTTTCACTCTATAACAGCAGAAGCAATTAATGAAGACCATACGGCTGACATCAACGGATTCACTAACCTAAATGACTCATTGATAGGAATTTACCACGCTAACGCAGGTTGGGGTAAAAAAATATTCCCAGATGAAACAGGTGGGTTTGCTAAAGCCAAATCAAGGATAGATGAATTTTATCATTTAGTCTCAGCACCAACAGCACCAACGGCTTAAAAGCGTTGAAACATTACTCTTCTTAAGGATATAAGAATTGAGTAAAAGTAATTCAATGAAAATAATCCTTGTAGGTCCAGGCGCAGGTGGAAAAGACCATCTAAAAAAGAAATTCCTTGGAAGAGGATTCAAACAATCTGTTTCGTACACTACACGTCCGCCGAGGACAAATGAAAGAGATGGAGTTGATTATCACTTCATCAGCGAGGATGAGTTCAAAGAAATGATCGACTCAAAAGATTTTCGTGAATGGAATATCTTCGGAGATCAAAAGTGGTATTACGGAACCACTCTAAGAGAATTCAATGCAGCAAGTCTTTTTGTGATGACACCATCTGGAATACGTGCATTGTCGACTCAAGAACGAAAAGAATGTTTTGTTATTTACATTGACATACCGGAAGAAGTGAGAAGAGAACGATTAAAAGCAAGACAGGACGCAGATGATCCTGAGAGGCGAATTAGAACAGACATCGAAGACTTCAAAGACTTCAAAGATTATGACATGAGGGTTACGAATCCTGATTTTTGATAACATAAAAACTTCCCCACTCATGTGGTTTAAAAATTTATTCAAAAAGAAAAAGAAAATGATTTCAGCAGACAAAATAGAGGATCTTAAGGCATATCTGTCTGGCTTCTCTAAATACCAATGGTTAAAATCCGAGAGAGCTGGAGCCATCACTGAATTTCTAAATGTCGCCATCGAACAAGATGGGTCTGTCATGGTGGAATTTGCAGATGGCAGCAGGTGTAAGTATGAGCTCATGAACGAATTTCTTATTAAAACCAACAATGAACATGAATTGCTTGATGTGGAACCTCCTGCAAATGCTCCTGTTGGAGAACAGAAGACTAACACGAATATAAGCAACGTTCAAGTAAGAACTCAACCAAAAGCTCCTGACAATCCAATTCATACTTTGCTCAAAAAGCAAAAACCAAATCCAGTCAATATTGATATTACGATGGAGCTAAATATTCCATCAGCAGAATTATACGGAGTCATCTGTCAATCATTTGAAGATGCTGAAGAAGAGATAGTCAATTATATAGTATCAGGATTGGACATTGATACAATCAAGAACTCCGTTAAGGAGGCGATTAAAAAATATTATTCTCAATGATGGAATCAGAAAAGAAAGTTCTTAGCAGCAACGAATATTTCGAGGTCATTCAAAAAGATGGAATGTTCGGAATAGAACCAACCGATCTTTGTGTGGTCATTATGCCTTTTGAAAGAGACACAAGAGGTCTTCCTAAAACGCTTGGGGTTCTTAAGGAATATAATCCAATGCGTGACGGAAACTATTCGATCACTCTAATAACTGGAAGAGCTGAGGGTGAAGACCCAGATGTTCTTTCAACTGCTATAAGAGAATTGAAAGAAGAAAGCGGATATGACGTTCAAGATCCAGAAAGATGGTTTTACCTTGGGCTTATGACAACCTCTAAAGTTGTCTTGCAAGAACATCCATGTTTTGCAGTTGACGTTACAGGATTGGAAAAAGCTCCTAAGGAAGGAGATGGCAGCGTGTCAGAAGCAAAAAGCCAATACATGCAAATGAGCGTGAAAGAAGCTTTAAACACCAATGATGCATTTGTTCCAACATTGTTCATGAAAATATTCAGATACATATTTGGATTTGATATTGGAAAAGAAGAAGAAAATCAAGATGACAAGATACACAATCTCAAGAAAAAGATTGACATCACATATTTAAACATTGATGGAGTTCTTGGTTCATTGGTTAGACACGACATACAAGGAGAACCTTACATTGAATATACTGTCAGAGCGATAACCGATGACATTAATAGAATACCGAAACAAGTTGATGGAGTTAACATAATAATTAAAATCGCTGAGAGCGAATTATAACCATGGAAGAAAACAACATTTCAAAAGAAGTAGCAGAACAGGTAAAAGGAATTTTACCGGATGCAAACAAAGTAGAAGGCGGAACGCTTTCTGATTCTATCGATCCTACAAAATCATTGGAAGAAGCAACACAGGATGCTGAATCTGAAATGAGCGTTGAGGACCAACAAGCAATACTTAAACAAATATTGCAACAGTCAAAACAAAAATCGACAATGGGTTTCTTGAAGAAGGCTTCAAAGCAAAAAAGCTTGAATGCTGAAAAGAAAAGGAAATCAAAAAACAAGGCTCAGAAGAAATCAAGAAAAATAAACAGAAAGAAATAATATGGCACACTACAATAGAAAAGAGAGAAAGAATCTCGCTAAGAGACTTGGACTTAAAAACAACAACGAGACCACTTCACAAAGGCAAGAAAGGATCGAAAGATCAAGAATTGCTGGAAATCAGATACATCAGCAATTTCTAATGCAAGTGGAGAACGATCAGAGAAATCAACTTGTAGAAAAAGAAGCACAAGTATTAAAGTCATTGACTGAAAGCGTTGGCGCTGAGGAAGCTGCAAGAATAATTGCAAGCAACAAAGCTGCTGAAGAAAAAAGGAGATTAAAACTCCAAAAAAGAAACAAATAATTTTTTGAAAATTATCTTCACGAAGGAGGACAAAAAGGTTGTCCGCAAAACCATTGACGGTTTTAGACAAAGCTACATCATAGATGCTCGAGAGATTATTCTTGAGTTTGACTATGTTGAAACTCCTGTTATCAATAGTCCTCAGGACTTTATAATAAACAAGGAATTGGAAAAGAAACTTGCGCAAGCTCTTATCAACAAGAAGAGTCAACAAGTTATTTATTTCCATTACACTCTCTCAGGCACGTTCATAAAGAACATCAAAGCATTTTTTAAGGTGCATGGAATAAGACCTGAATACTGCATCTTTGATCCAAACAAGGACTCAAAAAAGATTTGGCACTTATTCGACGAAGTGCTTGTATAAAAAAAGCCTGCATCACGCAGGCTTTTTCTTTTCCATAATTTACCGGTTTAAAGAACAGTAGACGCGTTCTTAATAACTGAGGTTGCATGTATTTCAAGTTTGTCGATGTTCTCGATTTGCTTGTCAATTGCTTCCACACTGTTTAAGTGCTCCTGTTTTTTCGCGATCAATTTGCTTTTCATTGAAACTGTGTCCAATACCGTTGTCGATTTTTTGAACGGTAAAGCTTTTTTAACAGCGATCGGTGCTGTTTTTTTCGGAGCTGATTTTGCTTTGCTCACTGTTCCAGGAAGTGCATAAACTCCTGCATCCACGCGAGTGATCAAACCGTCCTTCATCATTGTTGGAAGCAAATAATTCATTGAAGCCCTTGATTTGGCTTTAGTGATTTTCATTGCCTGGTCAGTAGTTATTTTACGACCTGGTTTTTCATTTAAGTAGTTTATAACTACGTCTGATTGTTTTACTTTTTTACTTGTTGTACTCATATTTATATGGTTTAGAATACAAACATACTCATTATTTCTCAAATATAAAAATATTTCGAAAAATAATGAAAATGAGACAGTTAGCTGTCAATAAGTTAGCCTGTTTCTATGCAATGGTCATTATAGAAGAGGCAAATATATAGAATAACAAACATAATAGAGACCAACATGGCATTCGCTCCTTTAAGTAATAACACAGGCACAACGGACACAAATTCCATTGACAAGTTCTTTGCAGATAAAACTGGACAATCATTTAATCCAGATTATCAGAATGGAACTTTGTCATACGCGTTTTCGGATAACTTACAAGCCGACGATGCGCCATTCATGGGAACCAAATCCATATTCAATGAGTATGCGATTTTCAGAATGGAGACTGCGGCAGGCGATAACAAGCTGTTGCATGATTTAACTGGGCAACCAGGCATCACTCCTTTTTATTCAAGAAACCCGTCGGCATCAAATATTATAGCTTGGTCGCAAGAACAACACTCTGGATACTCTCCATTTGGTTCTGCCCCATATTCTTATGCTGACTTTTTATATTGCAAGTATCATGCTGAGATTCCTAATAACTACCTCGTAACTTTAAGAAGGTATCCTATACCAATGCTTGACAACTTGAAGACCGATGACGGAAGCAATATTCCACCGTTGGCACAAGCTGTTACATGGTTTGGTTCTGAAACCGGAAACTCGTTGAAGGACATAATGAAATTCACGTTCGGACAAAATTGGAAAGAGATTGAAGCAAGTGTGCAGGAAGTTATTGGTAACGAAAGAGGGTTTGACGACGGAGCATTGGCTGGAGTTCCCGGAGGAAATGCCGTCAAAGGTGCACTCGCGTTTTTAAATCCAAAAGATTATTCTGGATTATCACAAGCCACTTCTGACTATGCTCAAAAGACTTACGGAAGCGAAGGTCCATACGCAAATAAAGTTTATGGTCCTGTTAACGTAATTCACAAGACTTTCGTTAGAGATAGAGGTATGCATTTTGAAGGAGACATCAGCATCAATTTCCACTATTCTTTAAAGTCTATCGGAAACATAAATCCAAAAGCTGCAATGCTCGATTTAATGTCGAACATTCTTACATTGACATACAACAATGCTAAATTCTGGGGTGGTGCCATAAGGTATTTTCCTCAATATCCAAGGGTTAGACAATTTGGTGACCAAAAGAAATTTTATAGCGGTGACATAGACGGATATTTAAGTTCATTGTCTGCTGAATTTGGAAAATTGAGCGACACGTTCATGAAGACTCTTTCAGGACTGTTAGATAATCCTTTACAGGCATTACAGGAGTTGACAAAGGGTGGTGGTAAAATGTTCTTAGCTAATAAGGCAGCACAGAACAGACCACAAATCCTGGCAATGAGATCCTTATTAACTGGTGACCCAGTGGGTGAATGGCATCTTGTTGTAGGAAATCCTATGAATCCAATCGCAATGATAGGAAACTTAATATGCACTGACGTTGATTTTGAATTCAATGATGAATTAGGAAATGACGACTTCCCAACTGAATTAAAAGTTAACATAAAATTGAAACATGGGAAACCAAGAGACAAAGGTGACATAGAATCTATGTTTAACCTTGGTAATGGTAGAATGTATTACGGAATAAATGATTCAGCATTCTCTTCTGCGCACAATTCTGTTGTTGATACTTCAAAGTGGAAAGGAAACGTAGAAAATGCTGGACTCACATCGAATAAATCTCAAAATGTCGTGCAGCCAACAAGCGTGACTGCATCTAATTTGAACAATTCAAATAACACTGCGAGAAAATCCATGTGGGGTAACTCTTTCAGAAAGAACGAATATGACTTAACAAAGGCATGGGCTGGAAGTGCACCACCTCCACCGCAAACTAAACCTAAGAAATAAAATGCTCTCATTAGATACATTAACAAAAAAGACGACAGCAGTAAATCAATTCGGTGAGAACATCATCGATTTGACGTTTGCTTCATTTCTCTATAACAGAGATGTGACCGTCACAGCGAGTACAATGGTGACCGATGATTTTGAGATGAGGCCAGATCTTATCGCAAGAATATATTATGGAAATATTAGCAAGCTTGATTACATTCTTAAATTCAACGGAATATCAAACCCATTTTCTTTAGAACGTGGAACGATTTTATTGATTGGCGACTTAAAAGAAATGGAATCAAATTTCGTCAATGTTACAACAAACAGTCCTGAAACTAAATCTGCGGATCTAAGAGCAAAATTCTTTGACAAGAACAGATTGAGCAAGAAGGACGTGAAGAGATTGGAACTTGTTCAACAAAAATCCAGTCAATTCCAAAATGCTGCTTCAAACCTTCCGCCAAACATGGCCGATATTGGATCTCAAGAAATTAAGGTTGAAAACGGAGTTGTTGTATTTGGTGGAGATGTTGTTGCAAACAAGGATAACTGTCCTGAAGTTCTTTCAAGAGCAAAGGTTAAAGCTAAATTATTGGAAAAGAAAATCTTTCAAAATACTTAATAAATGAGTTTAGATAGGAAAATACTTACTATAACAAAACCAACTATTCAAATTGAACAAATGGATCAACCAAACACGGCTGATCCAAACATGCCGCTTCTCTCTACTGAGAATAGGTTTAATCAAGCTGGAGATAGGTGGCCTCTCATTGAAATAAATAAACATCAATTCGGAGAAAACGACATCGATAGTTTTTATTTGGATGAGACTGGATTCATTCCAAGAATAAGAATAGGAGTAACAATCACAGATGGTTTGTTCATGTCCAAATATTTTCCTAAGGATGGAGATCCAATGTCTCTATTCATAAGAAGCAAGACCGACGAATTTAAGCCGATCAGATGTGATTTTGAAATAACATTTGTAAATGCATTTCCAAGCAAATCAGAAACAGGAGACGTTCAAGCTTTCACGATAGAAGGAATTTTAAGAGTTCCCGGACTTTATGGAGAATGGTGCAAGACGTTTAAGGACAAAACTTCCTTTGATGCAATCATAGATATATGCAACGAATTGAAAGTAGGATTTGCAAGCAATGAGACTACAACAAACGATAAACAAAGCTGGATAAATCCATTTGATACATACGAGAAATTCATCAACGATGTTACATTAGCTTCTTACAAAGACGATGACAGCTTCTTTAAGGGATTTTTTGATCATTATTATTACATGAACTTCGTGAACATGAATAATCAATTTTCAGACGAGTTCGAGCTTGAAGATGCAATAGAGACTTTAACTTTCAACGATGACTTTTTCAAGGACAAAAGAATTGAAAAGATAGACACACAAATAATGTTGCTCAACAGTAATCAAGTTAGAGCTACTGGAAATTACATCCAAGGATACACCCTTATAAATAAGGCAGGACAGGTTGTTATTGATAATGGTTATAGAAGATTCTTACAACATTATGATGCACAATTGTCTGAGACAGATCCTCAAAAGAAATATAAAAGCTATTTCGTTGAACCATTGAGTACCAAAGGAACAGACAATAAAATACTTTTAAAGGGAAGACCCAAAGAAGATTTCTTTGGAAGCGGACCAGACAGAAGCAATTCCAAATTCAATAAACATAAGTGGTTCGGAACTCAATATGGATTGCCTGATGGAAATTGCCATGAAAATTATCTTCATGCAATAGTTCAAAATAGGCAGAACAATGAAGAGATCGAAAAGATGATGTTGAGAGTTAATCTTGGAAAATGTAACTTCAATCTTTACAGAGGACAAAGAGTTCCTGTATTAATAGTGAACGTTGCAAATCAATCAAGACAGAAACAAACCGCTGATGACTCACAAAGCGACGATAGCAGTTTCAGTTTCGATAAGTTCCTCACAGGATACTATACAATATATGGAATGACTTACTCTTGGAGTTCAAGCGATGGTTTGTTCGTTCAGGAATTAATGTTAACCAGAAGAGAATGGCCTATACCAAATTTCTCAGCCGTAGTTAATTAAATTTTTTAATACATGAATAACGCAATAGATCAAAATATAAATAAATTCTTCAAGGGATTTTTAACTACCAAGCAAGGTGGATTCGAAGATCCTACTTATCTTGGATTTAGACTTGTTTTCGATTTTACACCTAACCAAAGAAATTTGGAAACAGGACAGACCGATGATCCTTTATTTGCTGAAGACCCAACTCTCGAAAGCGCTATAAGATATTTGGAAGCCACTGGTTATCCAAATAGAGCTGGCATGCTTCGTACGTTCAAGGCTAATTTGCAATACATAAACAAGGAGACTCCATGGTACTTTCAAACCATTAGCGGATTAAATGATATTTGGAAAATAGAATTTGGAGAAAATTTTAACCCGTTCAGAGGTAAAGATAAAGTTCTTGAGATAGCCTGTCTTGAAAGCATTGATTTAAGAATTACTGCTCTCGCGGATTTATATAGAAAAGCAACGTTCGATGCGAAGTACATGAGGTCTCTTGTTCCTGAAAATCTTAGATGGTTTACAGTGAGAGTTCAATTGGCTGAGATAAGACAATTCCAAAGAGTAAAATCTTCCATTGATAAAATAAATGGTAATATAGTAAATCAAAATCCAAACACTGAAGATTTTACTTCGGGTGCAGCTTTAAGTGATTTAGCATTTACTGGAAGTTCAGCTTCCACAGATCCAGAAATAGAAAACATAGATAATCTTGTTTCGTTAATGGAATTTCATCTGTCTCATTGCACGTTTGATTTCTGGGAAAGTTTCCCGTCAGACAAAGAGATTTCTATGAACGGAGAAATGGAGATGGCAAAACAAAAGTTTAAGATACACGTAGGACATATTAAAGAGCAACATCAATATAAGCTTCTTGATTTAGTGTTAAAAGATGGATTGACTGGTGAGAACGGAAACAACTTAAAAAGTATTCCAGACTTTGATAAGGCTTTCAACAACAGACCTGACAACATATTAAAGAATACTATAAGTGGAATTGGAAGTAGCCTTCAAGACAAATTGAACCAGATTGCTGGAGTTCCAGCAAATTTAATATCAAGAGGAGTAAATGCAGCAGGTGCAGCAATAACAACTCAAGTTCTTGGAAATGTTTATGATTTGAGAAACCAATCATTACAAACAATTTTCAACGCCTTCGTTGGACAGGCTCAGCAATTGGTTGGAAATGTTTTACCAACCATTCAAAAAGGAGCTCAGTCACTGACTGACGTGTTTCCAAATGTTCCTGGTTCTGATTTGATCACCAAATCAACCGCTAACATGGGTAATGCGTTACCAACACCTGCAACTCGTGCAGCAAATCTTAATGAAAATCTCGGAAACGTTTATAAATAATTATCATGATCAAAAGAGAACAGTGGATAAAAGATGATTTGAGAGAGATGGATTTTCTCGGAGTAGTCGTCAATAACGATGATCCAAAAAAGATTGGACGTTGTAGAATAAGAGTATTTGGAAAATTCGATGAACTTGATGATGCAGATCTTCCATGGGCAAATCCGATGAGAGGTTTATCTTTCGGACAAGACGGCGGGTCAGGACAATTTTCAACACCAAAGAAGGATGCAGTAGTTAAAGTAAAATTTAACAACGGCAACATATATTCGCCTGAATATTATTCAATACAAGAACTCGCAACTGATCTTAAGAATGAAATAAATGGTTCTTACCAAAATGCGCACTCATTGATTTATGATAATGATGAGAAGCTAAGAATGTATTACACTCAACAAAAGGGTATTACTATATTTCTAAAAGACTCGAGAATAAACATTGCCAATGATAATGCAATAGTTATTGAACACAAAGACACAAGTGCCATAATAGAATTAAGAGGTAATAACATAACCATCACTGCTAACTCAGAAATAAACTTAACCGGTGGTTCGAGAATAAAAGCAACAGCTCCAGAAGTATGGATGGATGGCAAAGAAACAAAAGCAGGACATGTGCCTTCATACAGCATGGTTCTCGGTGAACCTCTTTTTGCTTTTCTAAAAACTCTCGCAGCAACAGTTGACGCAAAACTTTATCCCACTCCTGGTGCAATGGCAACAGCATGTACAACAGCTGAGCAACTAAGTTTGTCAAATACTTGTAAAGTTGCTAAATAAATTTTTCTATTACTTAATTTTTCACTAAATTCGTTCATCCCCTAAATTGCCCCTGATATTATTTAAGAGTAGACATTAACGTGAAGAAAGCGTATCATTATACAGATTGGCGATTGAACGATAAGAAGGAATTCTGCGGAATAAACTTCGGATACGATTTTTGCGCTGAACATGAATTTGGAATTGCTGGGATAAGAGAAGGGTTTGGAATCAAAACATACACCGGAAACCAAACCATAAATGCAATAAAGAAATTTGTCGGAACTCTAAAACCAACGTTGGGAATAGATGCAAGACTCATAACTCAAAAACCTCTTACTTTACAGTTCAGACAGAAAGGTGATTTCTGCGCAGTATATTACGCATCATCAAAATTCAGCGATTCAATCTTAGAAGAAGGAATTAAATCTCTTGCATGGGAAATGAATAAGCCGCATGGAAAAGATTTGCTGTGTTATTGGGGAGATGACAGCTTCATGATTATCACGACTAATCAAGATTATTATCTGCTTATTAGAAAAGCTTTTGCAGAGAACAACATTGCAATATTTACTGCTGGAAAAAATGGGCTTGTTATTTGCATGCCTAACAAACTTGACGACAGAACAAAGACCGAGCTTTATTCAAGCGATCTTAACATGTGGGAGCTTAAACAGGCATCCGATGAAACAGGAATAGAAAGAGAATTAAAATCAGCCAAGAAAGAAATGCTGGTGTTGACTCCTGGATGGAAAAACAGAACAACCAAAGAGGTTCATTATTGGATGAATCCAAAAGACCAACAGAAATATAATCATGGTTGGTTTACGGCTGCGGAATTAAAGGAATGGATAAACGAAAAAGGACCTATAATTAAAACCACAGAAACAAAAATCAAAAATGGAAACACTAAATGATACGCAACGAACTCTGATAAGAACTCAGAAAGTTCAGGACTGTCAGACTATTAGTGACTTAGAAAAACTGTTTGATGAATTTAAAACTATTCAAGGCGCAAGCAAAGAATACAGTTCTGAGACACTCAAATTCAAATTAGAACAATTGAGATTTTTATTAAACAGCGAATTAAAATTCGATGATGTTCCATGGAACGTGATAACAAGATCACATGGCATAAGAGCCAAATGCATGGAATTATTTTACTACGAAAAACATGGAGTTTAAGCACTACACAAACTATGTCCATAAAAGATATTTTTAAAGGAATTTTTGATAAAGCATTTCAGACTCTTGGAGACCGAATGAAAGGTTACGAGAAAGCAGATAAGAGAAAGCTTGAACCAAAAACTCCGGTTATTATAAGGCTCGACGGAAGAGCTTTTCACACATATACAAGAGGGTTTAAGAAACCTTATGACGAAGTCATTGGTAACGCTATGAAATACACCACAATAAAATTGTGCGAGGAAGTTCAGAACGTCAGGCTTGCGTATTCACAATCGGACGAGATAACATTATTCTTGGCTGATTATGGAAATAAAAACACTCAGCAATGGTTCAACGGAGAAGTTGACAAGATCGTTTCATTGTCTGCTTCTATTGCAACGTATTACTTCAATGAGTATATGGAAATACATCATTGGAGCAAATACCCAGAGAAGAAAAAACCTGCCACATTTGATTCAAGGTCATTCAACATTCCAAGACATGAGGTCACCAATAATTTTATTTGGAGACAACAAGATGGAATAAGAAATTCCATATCGGGGTTGGCACAAGCTAATTATTCAGATAAAGAACTTCATCGTAAAAGCACAGCTCAAATGTTATCCATGTTAGAAGATAAAAAAGTACATTGGGATGAGATGAGCACTTACAAGAAAAGAGGTTTTTGCGTAACTAAAGAATATTTCGTGCTTGAAGCTTCTGAACTCAATCTTCCTGAAAATGTGAAGGTTACAGAACCCATAATGAGATCTAAATGGGTTGTGGATGAGGACGTACCAATCTTTTCAGAAGATAAATCCTATATAGAGGTTTTGGTAACATTAGGAGAACTTGCCAATAAATATGAATAATTAGCAAATTTTTAGTACTTTTACAATATGAAAGAGGATACTAAGAAAAGAGCAGTTACCATATTGCTTCATAACGATGATGGAGACATCCTCGCAGTGTCTCGTAAGAATGACATCAATGATTTCGGATTGCCTGGTGGAAAAATCGATGAAGGTGAAACAGAAGAGCAAGCAATCATAAGAGAAACTAAAGAAGAAACAGGCCTTGACGTTTCAAACCTGCGTCCATTCTTTGTAAGAGAAGACGGCGAATATATCAGCACAACTTTTATAGGAAATTATTCAGGTGAAATTTCAACCTCGGAAAAAGGTAAAGTTATTTGGACAAATTTCGATAAAATCAAAAAAGGTTCATTTGGAAAATACAATGAACAATTAGAAACTTATTTAAAACAGCAACACAAATTCCAGGAACGTGACCTGATATTAAATCCTGCAACAGGCGAGGCATTCTTAATATTGCATAAGACAGAAGAAAGTCCGTTAGCAGCTGGAGGATATTTCGTGAAAGCATTTTGTTCAACCATTGGATTTGGCTTTATTAAAAAGACGGCATTCGATAATATTAGAATGTATTTGGTTGCTTCGGCTTCGATGATTGGTCCAAATGGTCAAATGATCGAAGGGTTTGAATCAAAAGATTTTCCACTTAACAAGCTGTTGGAATCTCATTTCACGACTGCTGTTAAAGCTCGCCAGTTTGCGTGTCAATCACATTTTGATGCAAATCAATACTACAAGCTTAATAATGAAGTTGATGTTTTATATTCATATCATTTAAGAAAGGTCGTAGATGTTGGAAGAAGATTTCAACACTTGATTCCAGCAATAGATTGGCCCTATGTTGAAGGAGGTCTTTGGAACCACGATTGTGTTGAAGATGCAAGACAAACCTTCAATGACCTGAAATCTGCAGTAGGAGAAAGATCCGCTGTAATAGCATTTGCATTAACCAATTCAACCGGAACAATCAGAAGCGAAAGAGCTGACGATAAGTATTACTTGAAAATAAGAACTACTGAATATGGAACTTTTGCAAAACTGTGCGACAGGATTGCTAATATCGAACATGGATTAAAACATGGAAGCTCAATGACCAAAAAATACAAGAAAGAACATGAGCATTTCAAAAAGGAATTATATGTGGCTGGAGAACTCGAGCCAATGTGGGAGTATCTGGAAAACTTGATAGCGTAGTTGTAGTATAACTTTAAACTTATTGGAATGGGAGCACATGCAAGCGCATATTTATATTGGGGCATCGACTTCAATGATGTGTATGTAGAAAAGATCGAGAAAGAAGAATATGACATTCATGATCAAAAGACTGGAAAGAAGACAGGTAAAAAAGGAACAGAGTCAAAGACCTATTATGTGAATAAACATAATGGAAAAAAATATGACCACGATGATTATTCTCTTGGCATAAAAGAAAAATACATCCATAAAATGGAACAGGAGTCTGATTCAAAAATTATCGGAGTATTGGTTGGAGAAGTATCTGAACAGAATGGAGGATCTCACGACATCGATGACTCAATGTTGCAAAAAGCAAAAGATGAGCTTGATAAAGTTTTGTTGACACATCTTCTTACTGGAACTGGATTGATTGCAAAAGTTAAGCCGAGATTAATTTTAAACCTTTATTGGAGCTATTAATGAAAACAACAATAAAAATAGAAAAAGAAGACATCGTCACATCCAGATTTGGAATGAATGTCGAAGTGCAGTTGAACGAGAACACAAGCCTTGTTTTTACTCCAGAAGCTCTTGATGAACTTGTTAAGGATTATGAAGTCATCAAAGAAGAGATCGAAAGAACAAACAGCCAAATAGTGGAAAGTCTTAGGACTGCCCATGATATTAGTCAATTAGAATTTCCATTCGATGAAGTTAGGATTTGATTATTATATTGAAAACGGATATAAAGTATTTACAAAGGAGCATCACCTCAAACGAGGAACATGTTGCCAAAACGGTTGCAGACATTGCCCGTGGAATTTTAAACTTAAGAAAATGAACAAAGACGATTTATTTTTTGACATGGATGGCGTAATGGCAGATTTTCATGGAAAAATTGACAAGCTCATCAAAGAGCATTATGCAGATGAAACGATCACTGAGAAAATAGTTCCAGTAGAAGAACTAACGGAAAATATTTATGTTGAAGGACATCCAGAAAGAGAACCATTCACTGAAGCGTTTGAAAGTCTTCCTGGATTTTACAGAGATCTTGTTCCAATAGAAGGAGCAATAGAAGCGTACAAAGAACTGTACAAACACTATAATGTGTTTATTTTGTCGACTGCAAGCTGGGGAAATCCATCTTGTTTCACGGATAAACGTTTATGGGTAGAAGAACACCTTGGAGAATTTGCACACAAGCGTTTAATATTAACACACCACAAAGAACATTTTACTGGAAGAGCACTTATAGATGACAGAACAAAGAATGGAGCCATCGATTTCAAAGGAGAGCACATTCATTTCAGAACGGATAAATTTAAAGATTGGAACACAGTTTTAAAATATTTATTACCATGATAAAAGAAGATGTTAAAGACACACCAGAATGTAGAAAAACAATGATTTCCTACATTGAATATCTCGAGAAGGATGGAGAATTTCTCGATAACGGTTTTCTTATTTATGTTTCAGAGAAAATTTTAAGCAAGTCTTCTTTGATAGCATTAAAGGAAGTTCTCGAAAAAGTAACTGCAAAACTCAGCATTGACGTAGACAATAAATTTAAAACAAAAGAGCAAGCTGAAGTTGCATTCAATCAAGCGAGAGATAAAGCATTTAAGCATTGCTTGATCCTTGAATTGAAACACAATGTTTCAAAAACAATTGATCTTGAAAAAATTGAAAAGAAATCTAAGGCCATGGATAAAACTGCAGGTGATGCTTTATTCGACGGTTTAGGATCAACTATTTCGATGTTGCTTAAAAAACATATCAAAAAATAAAGTACATTAGCTTATGAGAAGCAGCTTCATAGATTGGCTGATAGAACAACAGGAAGCAGATGGTAAAGCTGGAATACTTTCTCGTTGGGTTCTCTCTGAAATCGAATTCGAGCCTCTTGAATTCCATGACATTTTAGAGAGAATAATAAATGATCCACATGGAACCGTGGATGATAAAGCTGAGATGAAAGCCATCGCAGTTTATTGCTTGGTGGATTATGCTTCATTTCTTGCTGAAGAAGGAATAGGAATAAAAATAATTGAAGATGCAGAGATCGATAAAGAAAGACTCAACATTGCTTTGAAAAATGAAAATTACGAAGAGGCCGCAAAATTAAGAGACAGATTAAATAAATTAAAAGATGGAAATAAAGAGGAGTAAACACAGTCGCAGAAGAAGAAAGAAATTACACGTTGGTGAATACCAATTGTTTGGTTTTACGATTCTTATTAAAACAAAAGAAGCTGATTACAATAATCCAGATGATATTGAATTCATTCATGCGCTTGACGATGCCGTGATCGACATAATAGAGTCAGAAGGTTTATGTTGTGCAGGCGGTGGAGGAAAAGATTATACCATGTTTGCTATGTCACCAATCGGCAAGAAAAACAATGTAACAGAGGATAAAATTTCCAATGTCTTAAAAAGAGTCAAAGCTATTGACTCTGTTATAGATGCAGTCACTTTTCCCATGATAGATGCATGGCATTTTTCGGATGCAGATGATAAGAAAGAAGAGGCTCTTATATTAGAAGCGGTTAATCGTCTCGGAATAAAAGATTACAAAATAATAAAATAAATTTTTTCGTTTCAAATATTGTTCCTATATTTGTAAAAGAAATTAGAAACAAAAAGATATATAGTTAATAGAATAAGCAAATGACAACTACTTTAACATACACGAACAGGTTTACTGCGGATTGCGCGGATGAACAATTGTTGGGTTTGTTAAACAGTCCGATGCGATAAAATATTTCATCAACTTTAACAAACCCGAGCTAACCACTCGGGTTTTTTTGTCTTGTATCGAAGGTAATTATACGGTTCTGTAGTCAAAGGGTTACGATTTTTGGTTGTCAACCAAGAGGTGCGGGTTCGAGTCCCGTCAGAATCGCTGGAGGAAACATGGGTTCGAATCCCATACGAAATGGAAACACATTTCGTTCGTTTAGTGGCAGGACGTCTCCCCGAATTGGAAGTTTGGTCCGGTGGCCGAGTGGTTAGGCGGAGCTCTGCAAAAGCTCATACGGCGGTTCGAATCCGTCCCGGACCTCGTGGTGTAGAAGAGTATTGTGAAAATGGAAACCGTGCAAGGTGTAACAGTAAACAAAATGCTTCGTTCGTAAATGATTGGTCACATGAATTAATTCACTTGGCCATAACTGTAAAATTGGTGGCGTAGTTCAGCTGGTTAGAATGCCTGCCTGTCACGCAGGAGGTCACGGGTTCGAGTCCCGTCGTCACCGCAAATGTTCTTTGAAATGGTCCTATGGTGGAATTGGTTAACACGTCAGTTTCTCAAACTGAAGATTACGGGTTCGATCCCCGTTGGGACTACGAATGAATTAAGCCGATAGACTGGTTAATGGCGCGTCGACAACGTCCGTGATAAGGTTTCCATGATGAAACTCATGCTGATCACGTAGGCTAATTCACTTATTTGGGGCCTTAGCTCAGTTGGCCAGAGCACCTGCCTTGCACGCAGGGGGTCATCGGTTCGAATCCGATAGGCTCCACCAAATGATTAGTTGAAGTAGATGGAAAATCGTTCTGTTGGTAACCATTTTCCAAATTAATGTGATGATGTCTCAGACTTATATCACGAACCAACAAAGAGTGGTGAACTTAAAAATCACCGTGAGTAAAAAAGAAGATAACGTTCTTTTGATATTTAAAAACAAGAAGTCGATGATCTACCTTGAAAAAGGTGAATCAACGAAAGTTCCGATCCCAATGATCACAACGTGTTTTACGTTGAAGAAGTTTAGATTGAAATTATCGTTCGACTTAATGTGTGAAAAATAATTTCACGCTCCTGTAGTGGAACTGGTTAACACGTCCGCCTTTCACGCGGAAGATCGCGGGTTCGAACCCCGTCGGGAGTACAAATGTTGCCGTATGCAAATTGGTTTAAGCGAACAGACTTTCAATCTGTGTTCCGTATGGAACGTGCGGGTTCGAACCCCGTCGGCAATACAAAAATAAAATAATAGGAGGACCCAGGCTGTGGACGCAACAAAAATGTAATTTCTCTTTACGAACAGTTTTGCAAAGAGAACGGAGTGGAATTTGAAATAGTAAAATCCGTAATTCCACATGATGACACAACTCTTTTCTGCTGTTCAGGAATGCAACAGTATAAAAGCAAGTTTAAAGATCAAAATTATAAATGCACGATTTCAAACATCCAACCGTGCATCAGATTAAATGATCTTGAAGAAATAGGAGACAGCACTCATTTCCTATACTTCAACATGATGGGATTCTTTTCTTTCAGAGAATGGACTGTGAAAAGAACAATTGATTTTTGGATGTCGTTCATTAATAAGATTGGTCTTAAAGTGGATTATGTTACAATCCATCCAGACAAAAAAGAATGGAAAGACTTTTATATTGAATACAATGTTGAAGTAAAAGAAGATCTCGAATGCACTTGGACTGATGGAGACCTTGGAGGATACTGCACAGAATTTTATGTGAACGGTATTGAGATAGGAAACATAGTCAATTGCAATGGTGATTGCATAGATGTTGGATTTGGTTTAGAAAGACTTGACATGCTTGTCAACAATAAAACAAAAGATGAGATAAGCGTGTTGAAGGAAACCATTGAAAAGATAATTGAAAGCGGTTATGTCCCTGGACCTAAACAGCAGGGATACATCTTGAGAAAGCTTTTGAGATTGTTATATGTGAAAGGTGGAAGTATCGATCATGAATTCTTTGTCAAGGAAAAAGAAAGACAGGAACGATTGGTAAGAAAATATTCTTTGCTAAAACAAAAGCACAAAGACAAAAGCAAAGAATGGTGGTATGGAACACATGGAATTGATTTGAATGAAATGGGGCCTTAGCTCATTTGGCTTAGAGCGCTTGCCTGGCAGGCAAGAGGTGACGGGTTCGAAACCCGTAGGCTCCACTATCGGAAAGGATCACAACATCCCGTACGAGAAAGAACGACACAACTGTTGTGAGTTGGAAAGTTCTTCGGGATCATAGTATAAGGGCAAGTACGCATCCCGCTCAGGGATGAAATGCAGGTTCGAATCCTGTTGGTTCTACAATTGGGGAATTGATTTGAAATTGGCTATCATGTTAGACTTGCAATCTTTCGTTACGGGTTCGAGCCCCGTATTCTCCACAATTAGTATATTTGTATATGATTATCAAACTTAAATATTGTTTCGTGTATGTTGATTTTCGATCTTGTGGATCGAAATCAAATACATCAAAGTCGCAGAAAAGCAACTTAAGAAAGTCGATTTAAACAAAGTCGAAAAGCATCGCAAATTCCTCGAAGAAGGAGGAGAGATGATGCCGATCGATGTTGTTCAAATCAACGACACTGAGTATTGCATTTGTGGAAATGGAAGACATCGCTACTTCGGTTGTCTTGCAGCAGGCTTCACTATAATCGAAGCTAACGTATTAAATGAATAACGCACCCGTGGCCGAGCGGAACCGAAAGGTGAAAGGCACAGGTCTGCAAAACTTGCAACGCCAGTTCGAATCTGGCCGGGTGCTCATGGATAACAACGAAAAAGAAGAAATACTTAATTCATATAAATGGATTAAAGTCAAGAAATTTGTCGATGATGAAACCAAAAGCTGGGAAGAAAGATTCAAAGCATTGGAAAAACATCACTTAGAAGAAACAAATTTTTTGATAAACAAAACAAGGGAAATAGTTAAACAACTGTAAATATGGAAACAACAGAACAAACAAAACTCTTACCCTTCTATGGAGTCGTAAAAGAAAAGAGAGAATTCAAGTGGGGAGGATTTCTCTTGCTTGAAACATTTAATGGAATATATCAATGCGTTTTAAAAGGTATTGATATGACCACGATCAAACATGAATCCTATGTTTTAATCGAAGGAGAATTGGTTGATGCTAAAATAAAGAAGGAGCTTGTCGTATCAGACAAGGAAATCGTCGTTAAGAACATCAAAACTCTTTCTGAGCCATTTGAGCTTCCAACAATAAACATTTATGAGAAGACTGTGAACGCAGATCAAAATGTGATCTTTGACAACAGACAATACGTTTTGAGAAACGAATCAAACAAGTGCATCTTTAAAATACAAGCTAAAATACAATCCTTGTTTAGAAGATTTCTTGAAGAGAAAGGATTTATTTCAATATCAACTCCTAAGCTTGTGTCAAACGGTGCTGAAGGCGGAACTAACGTTTTCAAGCTTGACTATTTTGGTAAGGAAGCTTGTCTCGCTCAATCACCACAATTCTATAAGCAGATGATGTGCGGAGTGTTTGGAAAAGTATTTGAGACTGCTCCTGTGTTTAGAGCTGAAAAGCATAACACATCAAGACACTTGAATGAATATCTTTCCATGGACGTTGAGATGGTGATCAAAGAAAACATGTCAGAGATAATAGTTCTGCAAGCTGAAATGATGACATACATCTTAGGTGGACTATGCGGAGAATGCGGAGAAGAGCTTATTTATTTAGGAGTTAAAGAACTTCCATCTGAATCGATGGTGATGACAATAGAAGAAGCAAAGAGGATTCTTGGAAGTCCTATTAGCGACAGCCATTCGTATGACTTAACAGGACCAGAAGAAGTTGAGATCTCAAAGTATGCAAAAGAAAAATACAATGCTGATTTTGTTTTCCTAACTCATTATGGAACTACTATGAGACCTTTCTATACTAAAGAATCTAAGAACGGAATAACAACTGAAAGCTATGACGTTTTATATAAAGGAATAGAGATAACTTCAGGCGGTCAAAGAAAAGAAACATACGAAGAATATGTAAAAGCTCTTAGATCAAGAGGAATGAATCAGGAAATGTTTGAAAGTTATCTAAACACGTTCAAGATAGGAATGCCATTGCACGGAGGATTTGCAATAGGGCTTGAGAGGTTAACAGCAAAGATCTGTAATCTTGAAAGCGTGAAGATGGCAACGTTATTTCCCAGGGACGTTGATAGATTAACCCCTTAATTGAAAGAGGACTTTAAAAAGTCCTCTTTTTTATTTATATTTGCACTGTTATGATAGAAAATAGAAAAGCTCGTCATGAGTATGAAATATTAGAAGAATTTAAAACTGGAATGGTTCTTGTTGGGTCTGAAGTTAAAAGCATCAGAGATGGAAAAGCAAGCATCGCAGAGTCCTATTGTTTATTGATTAACGGAGAAATGTTCATTCGCAACATGCACATTGATCCATACGAGAAAGCACAGACTCCACACGAAGTCAGAAGAGATCGAAAGCTTCTATTAAAGAAACAAGAGCTTAAGAGAATTGGAAATAAAATGATCGATAAAGGTCTTGCCCTTGTGCCTTTGAGGATCTTTGAAGAAAAAGGAATATTCAAATTGCAAATAGCAATAGGCAAGGGCAAAAAACTCTATGACAAGAGACAATCCATCAAGGAGAGAGATGTCAGCAGAGACTTAGCAAGAAACACTTAAACAAAAATAAAATGAAAAAGTATCTGTTAATGTTCATTGCAGCTTCTATCTTAGTAAGCTGTGGACCGGTTAGGAAAAAACGAAAACACGCAGTAGTTCACGCATTCAAGGTATTGGGTGAAGTTGCAAGCGACTTAGATGATTCCTTCTTTTATATGATTACTGATGGAAATGGATGTTATACAGCAACATCAAAAACTCCATTATCGAATTTCAGCGGCGTTAATTGGACAAGGTCCAGCACAATGCCTTCATTAAAAGAAGCGCAGGAATTAGAAAAGATGGAAATTCCAGAAGAAGAATTAGAAATTGAAGTTCAGGAAGACATGACAGCTGATCCTTCTGATTTTGAAAGTGCTGACGCCGATGGTAGTGATGGTGGTAGCGATGGAGGAGACGGTGGTGGAGATAGTGGTGGTGATGGTGGTGGAGGAGACGGTGGTGGCGGTGGAGATTAAAATAAATACAAAAGAAGATTTATTTGACGCCGTTCAAGGAGCAATTCTTGGTCGGCGTCAATATCGTTTGCGCAGTTCGGTTTCCGATATTCTTCTAAATGGCCTCGACGAAAACATAAGACTAACCAAATATCTTCTCGATAATAGGAACATGCATCCAGATTCAAGACATGAAATGGAAAAGGTTCTTATCAAGCTCGAAAATATGAAAACCGGATTTATTGAATTGAAGAAATTACACGATGGTTTAAAATTACAATAAATGATAATAAAGGCTTTGCCGAAGAGAGATTTCGATGCTCTCATGATTGAGAAAAACCTCAACGATTCAAATATCGACGAAGAAAAAAACCTGTATCTTATTTCCATAAACTACTCAGACTTTCCAGATTGGATGCCGGAGGAAGCATATCCCCATTTCAAGGAAGACCATTCTAATGTATTGAGATTATTTTATGATGACGTCTTGCAAGACACTCAAATAAAAATAGTAGCAACTGGAGAATACGCAACAGCAAAAGCTTTCACAAAGGAAGATTCCATTAAGGTCATAGAATTCTTGTCAAAGATAAGAATGAATGCCAATACTGAAATTTTAGTTCATTGTAAAGCTGGAAAATCAAGGAGTGTTGCAACAGCTCATTTCATTAGCGAATACTTTGGCATGAATACATCATTAATTTATACTGATGACGAGATGAAGCCAAACCTTACAGTGCTTAATCTGTTAAGGCAAGAAGCTCCAAAGAAATGTCCAAAGTGTAAATCGGATTTCAAATGCAGAGCAATTGAAAAAATATCAAATGCTGAAATCAAATGTTGGTGTCAGTCTATAAAAATACCAGATGATACGTTAAAAGATTTGGCTGATGAATTCAATTATAAATGTTTATGCCCTTCGTGTTTGACAGAATACGAAACATGAGAAACAATTGCATCAGAACATGATATAGAAAAGAAAATCATATCATGGGAGCATTAGATGCGATTAAGAGTCTGGACATCATACAAGTATCAGAAGTTGAGAATTTACAACAGAATCATTATGTTCAGTATCTTGAATATGTTGATGTGGTCAAAGATGTAAAGTTAGGAAAACCTTCAACGCCAGGGCAATCGGTTTACGTTGATGATTTACTTGATGATGGTTTTATTGATCCTGCTACCCATGAACAAATAAAATATGGAGAGCAAGGTCAAGTTGAAATACCAATGGTCTCATTGAGTCTTGTGTTGCAAAAAGTTATAGTGGATTTCAGTGATGAAAAAGTAGAGACAAATGCTGGTGAGGATCCTCAAACTGCTGTTATTGATTTCTTATTAAAAAAGGTGGTATTAAAAATAAAGGAATTAGCAGCCATAAATAAAGCTGAATTTGAAAAAGAATCTCCATCACTTGATTATAAGTTTAAAGAAGAAGAAAGCGGTGATCATGAAAATGTTTTTGGAGGTTTATTTAGGAGAAAATTAATATCTAAAATAGTAAGAGCCGCAAGCGTAATTGCAGTTAGAACGAGAATAGGTCCTGGAACTTTTATCATCGCAAAAAGAGAATACATAGATGCAATTTCTAAATATTCTCCAACACGTTATCTTTATCCTTTGGAATTTCAAACAACAATTTCAAACATGAAGATGTTAGTTTGTGATGATCTTGGAGATGAAGTGCTTGTTGGAAGATTAGGAACATCAGAAGAAGCTGGGATAAAACTCATTTCTAATAATGAAGCACTTGAAAAGAACTTAATATTTAATGAAACTGATATTTCTGGAATTAGCATCAGATATGCACTGGACTCATACGGACCTAAATCTTACGTTAACTACATGTCTTTCAAGTTAGAAAAATAAAAATAAATTTTTAATATATCAAAATAATTGCTAATTTGGCCTCAAACCCTAAAAGAAAATGAAAACAATCTACACGCTATTAATAATGACGATCGGGCTGAGCACGGCAGCCTATGGACAGAAAAAAGCCGGGACAGCAATTCCATCTATGGGATCAGCATATTTAAAAAAGGAAAAGGATCAAAAAAGTGCAAGCATAGTTGCGGAAGCATTTAAAAAGAAAACTCCAGGAACATATTATGGTTCAACAAAAACAGCTACAGTTATAACTGATGCTGGAAAAACTTACACCATCGCACATAACACCGACGAAGAAAAAATGCTTGAAGATGGACATGTAGCTTATACAAATAATAGCAAAGACACATTATTTATTTTAAATAGTCACCTTGGAAAAATGATAAAAGAAGTTTGGGACATTGATACAAAATTTGCTGGAAAAAAACCGGTTATATGTATGGTTCCAAGCATCACTGCTGTCATTACAGCACGTAAGTCAAAATCAATTACCGACAAAAAATTATTAAAGAATTAATTACAAATGATGGTTCCACGCTGCGACGAGTATCTACGTTGCAGAGGAAGTTCAGGACATCACTGCTTAAGATAGGAGAATAAAAGGAATGCGTGCAGCGAACTAAAAATTAGTAGGGGTCAAACCCTTCTTTACAATGGTAGAGAGTACAAATCTCGAGTAGGCAACCAAAGAGCAAATGTATTCGTACTATAGTGCCGGTTTTACGTTTAGATTGTATTAACGTTACCAGTTTTCACGGCACACAGATTCCATCGGCAGGTGGAAAATGTATCAAACTGATGAACTATGGACATGCGCGTAGAAGAGGATTGGCCTAACCATAAGAGAAAACTTTGGGACAGGAATACAAATGCATGGCTCTAATATGGTCTCGGCCGGAATTGAGCAAAGAGGAAGATAGAACAACCTTTAACATGTGTTTGCTTGGCCATTATAATCCAGAACAGTTGGCATACCAACTAATCAGCATTCTGAAATTCGCCTTGACTATCGAGGATGCAACACAAACAGTCTGAGTCGGTGAGCAGGGTTTTGAGGACGGGTTGTGGCATAGATAAATGTGGAACACGTGGAAACACGCACAGAATCCTGGCTATAGTCAAATGTAATTATGGGCTCATCCTTCCAATAGGAGGACAGAGGTTGAAAAACGCCAGCTTGAAAAGGTTGGCGTTTTTTGGTTTAATACTTTCGCGATATATAAATCAATGAAGCAGAATGTAGCATTTAATTCCTTGACGGACATCACTTTAAAGGAAGCTCTCGCTGTTGCAGTAGAATCTTTTCCAACTGAAGATTTTTCAGGAATACACACCGCAATAGAGCTTGAGGATAAGATAAACAAGATGGATCAAACCTTGTACGTGGAAATAGACACGGACGGTCCTGTCATTGCAGCACTTCAAGCTGAAGCAGAATTAAAGGCTCAGGTTGATGCTGACGTTGATTCTTTGAATTGCGATATTCCACCTACCACAGACATAACTGCCGACGATATAGAAAACACAGACTTATGCGAGGAACCTGCTGAATTTCCAGATCCAATAGTTGTTCCTGATTCTGAATTGACAGACCTTCTAAAAACTCTTGCAGAAGAACAAAGAAAGAAATTTGGTGTATTGGAAGATCCAAATTCTCCAGGACCAGATGAAACCAAAGATCTTTTAAGCTGTGTGTCAAGCATGACTGACATCACAAATGCTCTTGTTGTATTAAACAACAAAGAAAGAAACATCAATAACACGTTAATAAATCTTGAAGAGTTCCTGTATAACTACAGAATAATGGAAGCTTATTTCAAGAAGAGAGTGCAAACCGTCGATCAGCTTCTTGGTTTATTCGATCCTTTGATAACTCAAGAAAGAGATTACCAAGCGCAAATAGACATAGTGACTCCTCAGGAAGCACAAGCAAAAAAAGATTATGACGATGCTAAAGCAAGATTACAATCTCAAACAGGAAGCGCCGGAGGAAGTTCATCATCTGGAACTACATCAGGAAGTTCAGGTGGAACTACATCCAACACAAACACCACAACAAGCAACGCAACGTCAGAAACGACAACGTCTAATACAACAAATTCTACTTCATCAACATCGACGAGCAACACATCCACAGGTTCAACTCCTGTTGAAACTCAACAACATGTTGATCAATTAAAATCTGCGTTCGATACTTTACATGCACAGCTCGTAGATTTACAAAACAAATTACAAGCAGTCAAGGACGAAATATCCGCGGACGAAAATGCAATATCTCCTTTCTTAAAAGAAATAAATTTTGAGAAGACGCAAGCGTTCTTAGATAAGAATAATCAAGAGCAAGAGGAAGCAAGATTGCAATGGCTCCAAGAAAATCTTAGCAATTTATTCAATGGAGGTTCCACTGCATTTTCGAGAGTTGCAACATTTAGTTCAAGAACAACTCCTAAAGAAAATCCTGGAAGCAATGCTCCAAACCAATCATTCTTGCTTAACATACAATTTGAATTAAAGGATCCTGAAAACGTATTGGCAGGAAGACCAAAGACCTATGCTCAAACAAGCCAAAACACAACGATAGATCCATTTGATGGAAATACACCACACGGTATTTTGTATGACCAATTTTATAATATATGGGGAGACGTTGAATTATATTTCACGAGAGAAGAAAGAGGATTAACTGCCAACAGCAATCTTGCAGCTCCACAATTAAAGGGAACAGGTGCTGAAGCATTCAAATCAAACTTCATAGCTGACACCGGGAAGTTCAGAGACTTCTATGAAAACTTTGCAGCAAGACACAGAGACAAAACAACGCTTGTCAAAAACACAATAATTGAACCGGCCCTTTTAACTATAGTTTCCGACCTTGAAGAACTTGCAATAAAAGAAGTGCAATACTTATTTGCATTTGGTAAGGCATTTGAAAATCTTCCAGCTGAGTCGTCTAAATTGACTGACATAATAACTGCGATAAGAACATCATCGGAAATTTACATAGCAAGAATTCTTGAGCTTAGACAAGATTTAGGATTTGTTACTCAAGCCCATAAGGATGTTCTTGATGCAATAGAAAAGAAGAAGCAAGAATTTCTTCAAGTTCCTTGCGCAATGAATCTTCCTAATCCACCAGAAAAAGAACCAGCGACTCCTGGCGCTGATCCTCTTGGTGCTGACACAATGCAAAACATTTATCCAGACGATCCTGATCCAACCAAGTTTTGCTATTGGGTGAAGTTTGCTGCATTTGCGACTGCAGTAAACATTCTGCCTCTTCCAGGAAATGGTGGCTTCAAATATTGGCCGATTGGATTACAGATTCCAAACCCATCAGGAATAACAAACATTCCTCTTCCTATAATATGGATTCCAATTGCAGTGATAGTTCTCACTGCTGGAATCTTTGTCATTTTCATTGGACAATGTGGAATATGTCCTTCTCCTTTCGTGTTCTATGTTGGTCCCAACGGAGAAAAGAAATTCATCATCTCATTAAGACCAACCGATGATTTCGGTGCGAATGCAAGCGAAGCCATTATAAAAACTTTGGACAAAGGCGGAATTGCAATCAAGACGACGATGAATGCAATGCTCAACAAGATAAACATTCCTGGATTTAAACCAATAGGAGATCCTGATGGAGCTTCAACAATTCTCGATGACACGAAAGACAAGATAATAAAGAAAATAAATAAAATCGGACTTCCTGATGTAACTCCATTGACGAGCAAACTAACCACGCATTCTACCATCGCAGACAAGAGAGCTGCATTAAAAGAAGTGGTGAACAAACATCTTGACAAGTTATCTCTTCCAACAATTAAGATTCCAAAGAATGCAGCAAATGTTAATCCAAAACCTTTGCCAATGTTGGAAGTCGTAAATCAATTGGTTAAATTGTTTAAGATGGATCTTCCTCAAATAGCAATACCTGCTGCCGATAAAATAAATTTGAAGACTAAGTTAATATCAAAAGTCGGTGAGATAAAAATCTCTGACCTTCCTGAGATAAATGTTCCTCCTATAGATTTCAATACGGCAACGCCTGACGACCAAAACAAATGGGCCAAGAAAATAAAGGACGCATTGAAGAAGGGAGTGTCAGTAGGACATTTAAAAATAACTCCGAAAGAACTTGGTTTAACTACTTCAGTTCTTGGAAGCGGAATCGTATTCATCAATCCTTACAAATGTAAACCAGGAGCGAAAGGTCTTGCAATTCCTCCATTGTCACCAGCAGCGATTGTTGGTCTTGGTGCAATTAAAATTGCGGCAGATACAGTTGTGGATGGATTAACCATTTCTCAATTGAAGGTGTTATTGAAAAGCACTGGAGGCGCATTGACAACTGGATTACTAACGAAAACATTAACTGGAACTTTGGCAGCATTGCCAGATGTTGAAATACCAAATCCATCTAAAGTGAGCATCAAGGACATGATGAAGGATTCTTCTTTGAAGATCGTTAAGATGCAACTTCCTTCTTTGCCTGATCCGACAAAGCCACCTCAAATACAAATACCAATTCCAGGAGAAGCATTAAAAGGAATCGTAAAGACTGCTGTCATATCAACGATCGATGTATTTCCTTTGAATGACATCGATTTGTCAAAGATGAGTGGAATTGATGTTAAGCAATTGGTGATAACAATGATGGAAACATCGTTCAAGCCAGTTGAAGACTTCTTAAATCCTATTTTGAAAGTAATATCAGTTTATAAATCATCTAAAGATAAAACGTTTGCAGAACTTTTAGGATTAAAGAAAGTAAGCAAAGATGATAATCTTGTAACCACCGTAACGAAAGAAGCCATGGATGGGGCAATCATTGCTCTTAAAGCTTTGGCACTTGTACCTTATCCTGCAGTTGCCTTCTTGCCTGAACCATTTAAGAAGCTTCACCCTATACTATCCTCTGATGACTTGCCACCTTGGAAGAGGTTCACATTAGATAATTTCTTATTCGTAACATTCTTAGACCAATTCTGCTCACAAGGCAAGAAGGGCGGAGGTTTCTTAGAGAACCCATAAAATGTTTATATTTACTGATGAGAACCTTTAAGAAAGAATCTCGTAAAAGTAAAGATGCAACAACTATTCGATATAACAGATTTAAACACGGGGCAGAAAGAAGCCTTCGAGCTATTCAAGGATTTTCTTTCAACCCGTGATGGGTCAATGTTCATATTGAGAGGATATGCTGGAACTGGTAAAACCTATCTCGTAAAGAGATTGATCAAATACATTCACACTAAATATCCAGGATTCAAAGTGGCTGTGACTGCTCCAACAAACAAGGCCGTTAAGGTTCTCGCTAAAACGAGCAGCATCAAAGATCTCCGTGTCACATATCAAACAGTTCACAAGCTGCTTGGATTAAAAGAAGAAATTCAGCTTGATGGAAAAATAAAATTCGTCAAGAATACTTTTGACACCAACGAGATAGAGAGATTTAAAATTCTCATCGTTGATGAAGTGTCAATGCTTGATGACGATCTTTTCACCGAGATACAAACATACAGCAAGAAGTTGAAAATAATATTCATGGGAGATCCAGCGCAAATTCCTCCTGTAAATAGACCTGACTGTATTCCTTTCAACGATGAGAAAAAAATATTCTTTGATTTCAAAGAGTTCACATTGAAAGAAATAATGAGACAAGGTCTCGACAATCCGATAATAGAATCTTCGTTCAGCATAAGAAACAATCTAACAAAGAGGTATCCAATTGATGACATTCAAACAAAGCTAAACAACGACAAAGGAGTTATAAGAATCGACGTCAACAACAAAGAAGAAAGAGAATCTGTTCCAAAACTGTTTGAGAAGTATTTCAAGTCAAAAGAGTTTTCTCTTGATCCTGACCATGCCAAAGTTATAGCATGGAGAAACGTCACCATAAACAAGACCAACAAAATAATAAGACAAATAATATACGGACCAAATCCTGGAAAGATAATGGTCGGCGAAAAGCTTGTGTGCAACAAGCCGATAATCGACGGTCCAAGCATAATCATATTTAACACCAATGACGAATTCTCTGTTGAGGAGTTTAACATTGCTTCTGACCTGTTCGAGTTTGGTAATGGAAAAACAAGATTAAACTATTACGATACTCAGGTTGTTGCAATGGATCTCGAGGGAAAGGAATTCAGGAGAAACATTAAAATACTCCATGAGGAAAGTGCAAGAGATTTTGAGATAGTAGCTAACGGATTAAAAGAGAATGCCAAGCTATTGAAAGGAGCACATCGTTCATGGTTGAAGTATTATGAATTCCTAAGAGAGTTCGCAGACGTTGGCTATAATTATGCCATCACCGCTCATAAGGCTCAGGGTTCCACTTACAAGAACGTCTTCATCATAGAGGATGACATTGACATGAATACCAATGTGTTTGAGAGAAACCGCATCAAATACACATCTTACAGCCGTCCAACGGACAAGCTTTTTATCCTCAAACGATAAGATATATAGACTAAAATAACTTTAGTCAAATGAGCAAGATCAAATTATACGAAGAATACTTCAACGAGAGCATCACAAAGTTTGATGATTTTGGAAAAGATAAAGACCCAAAAGAAGGTCACGAAGCTGAATTAGGCGTCGACAACGATAAGGATGAACTCGAGCCTGAAGAAGATGATGACGATGAGAATCACCTTGAAGAAGGTGCTGATCCATTAGTCGTTACATCTAAGGACACGATGAGAATTCAAGACATTCAAAGAAAATCAAACGGCAACATGGACAAAGCTAAGAAATTAGCTCAGACTATGTGCAAGCTTATCACCGATAAGTGGAAAGCAATAAGAAGAGCAAGAGCAGCTGAAAGAGAAAATGAACATGATCTTGCAGACATCTTCTTTAACAGAGCAAAAGAACTTGGAGCATTTAGCAGCTAATGGAACACCTAAACGAATTTTCAGAATTCAATGAAGAAAAGGATACCAGGTATAAAGATCAATATGGTTATCTTGAATTCAACAAGGAAGGAAATCTAAGAGGTTTTGCTTCCGGATTTAAACTTCCAGCTTTCAAGAAATTCATAAAAGAATTTTCAGAAGCTAATTTGACAACAGGGTCAATAATCATTCCTTTTCAAGGAGGATATTTACCTACTAATCTTCCGAGCAAATACATAGAATCATATTATTGGAAGATGTCAAAAGAAAATGATATTAAAGACATAATGGCTTTATTGCCATTCAAATTTTAATGAAAAGAATCCTATCGTTTAATAATTTTCTCCTTGAAAGCGAGAAAGCAGTTGAACCTTCTTCGGAAGGTTCTTCTCCTATTGTGATAGTTGCTCCACATGCTGTGGAAGCTGATGACAAGAACACAAAAGAGATTGCAGAGGAATTGGCAAAGAACCTAAATGCTTTTCTTCTTATAAACGATAACTTCCATAAGCCAACAGACCAGAAGGACGATTCAACTGAGGACTTTAACCATTTACCACCATCCAAAGATGGAAAATATGCATGGGACAAGCGTGTTCCTGAGATGAAAGCATTTTACGATAAGCTTGAGTCATTGGCAAAGAAAGCTTCCTCATTAAGCAAGGATAACAACAAGAGATGTCTCGTTCTTTTCATACATGGATTGAGCCATGATAAATATGATATTGACCTTGGGGCTGGAGCAAAGTCAGCTCCTAACATGGTTATCAATGCAGAACAACACGTTAAAGCTAAAGACAATTCAGGTTCAATCACAGCACCAATAAAGTTTGTAGAGAATTTCAAAGAGATCTTAAAGAAAGAAGGTTTGAAGGTAGGAACTGGAGATGTATTCTCTGCTTGGGATGAACAGAACGGAACACAGTATTTAAGAAACATAGGAATGGATTGCTATTCAATCCAGATTGAGATCAACACTAACCTTCGAGATGATCCAAAGAAAACGGCCGAGTTGTTAAGCTCAGCCGTTAAACAGTTAAAAGATTTTTCTGAATCTATTTTTTATCTTCCGCAGGAAATTACTGCTCAGTCATAAAGATCATGTGCATGTTGTCGCTTCCGTCAACAAATAATTCATGACAAATGATGTTTTCAAATTTAGATGCAGCTTTTTCTGATTTAAGTTCAAGAACATTAGAACCTTCAGAAAGATTTCCAATTTGTTTTAATTTAAAGTCAATAGTTTTCTTGTTGCTTCTTTCAGCATAGCCAAGACTAACAATCACTTCCTTTTTCGATTCGAGATATTCAATCCCAATACTTTTAGGATCAACTTTTGGTTGAGCTGCAAATTTCTTCAGCTCTTTAGTTAAGCTTTTTGAAAGCTTTCCTTCTTCAAGTGTTCCTTGAAAGATTTTAAATTTACTGTGAGACATGTTTTATATGGTTTTATAGATTTAACGTAAATATACAAATTACTATTGATACTAAAAAATTTATTATTTTAGTATACGAGTAACGACCTTTTTGGTAAATTTTATTCTGAATCTCACAATTACGAAATATTTAAAATAAATAACCCATCTTACGGATTCTGGTGAAATTTCGTAATTACTCCACACGTGCCATTCTCCTTTTGAATGGCACATTTCATTAACGAAAATGGTTTTACATTTTCCATTATATCCGGTTGGATTAGAACAACAATTGTAACGACATTTATTTCTTTTCACAATCAATATTCTATTATGAATCCATTATTAATCAACTGCTTTATTTTCTTGTCTTCCTCATCTCTTCCAAAATCACACACAGCAGCATTTATGAATGTTGTACTGCAGTTGTTTATCTTCAATATTCCAGAGTTAGGACAATTCTTTTCTGGATGTATGTGACCAAACACGTGATACTTAGGTTGAATTACTTTAACTCTCTCAAGCAATTCCTTGCAACCACATTGGAAATAAGAATTACCATCGGCACCAGACCTTGAATCATATTGAGTCAGATCCAAAATTCCTTTAGGCGGACCGTGAGTAACTAATATGTCTGTGTCTGTTGGAATATCCATCCAATAAGACTTGATCATATTTCTCGGAACGTTGTATGCCCAATCAGTTCCAAATTTAGGAGTGTATGGACTTCCAAATATTTTTATTCCTTCGATCTCAATGGACTCATGTTCAAGATAAATTATTCCTTCTGGTATGTCTCCTCTTGTAACCAATCCATGTTCAATGGATGTGTCATGATTTCCAGCAATAAATATCTTGTACTTGTAATGAAGAGATTTAAACCAATCGAGAAAGTCTCTCATCTCATTGTTATTCATCTCATGGCTCTTCTGTATTGTCGCATCACCAGCGAAAATAACCATGTCAACACCTTCTAATGGGATGTCAAGAAACCCATGCTTGTTGTGGGTGTCGCTTATAAACCAAATTCTCATCTTAATTCTTAAATATTTTTTCCATGAATGGCATTTCTTGGATCATCTTCTTTTTGTCATCCTCATCCGGACTCTCATCATAATCTCCATTCACAACTCCTTTGCGAACGTCTTCTAATTCAGGGAATGCCGAAAGGTCATTTACCAAATCGATCTTTGGACAAATACAATCCTCATATTTGTCCTCGTCAAATTTAAAATCGTGGTAGCCATTACCCTTAGCTCTTTCTATGATCTTGTCATATTTTCCTTCGGTGTTTCTCTCTGTGAGTTCTTGCACCAATTCTACGTTAGTTGTTTTTCCCATCTTCTTTGGTTTCTGGTTTGTTAATACTTTTTGCAGGTGGTCTTACTATCAATGTTTGTCCATTCCAATCCCATGACTTCAATAGTGCAAGATCCATGTTATCCTTATATTCAACGCATAAGGCAACATCTTGTCCTTTTGGAGTTGATGCTGTGTTGCATACAAATTCGATGGATTTAATGACATGAGTAAATCCTTCAAACGGAAAATTATCTCCGTTGTTCAATGTGCCTTCTTCAATATCGCCAACAATGACGAATAATTTTCTTGAAGCTAAAGCAAATGTGTCATATACTTTAAATGAGCTCATTTTATTTTATTTTTACATAATTATAAATTGTGAAATCGTAATTATGTTTTTCGTCTTTTGGAAAGAATTGAGATCTCATTTCCTTCCAAATTGATTCATCTATTGAAGGAAATACTGTATCTCCTTCAAACTCCTTGTGAACTTTTGTTATCCACATCTCATCTGCAATATCGATGGTTTGTTTATAAATCTCTCCGCCGCCGATGATGAAGCATTCGGTCTCATTCATCAACTTGGCTTCTGTAATCGCAGCCTCAATTGAGTGGACTATTATAGTTCCATCCTGATGATATTCCTTGTTGTTTGTTACGATGATGTTGACTCTTCCAGGAAGAGGACGATACTTCTCAGGAATTGATTCGTAATTCTTTCTTCCTGTGATGACGCAATGATCAAGAGTTTTCTCCTTGAAGAACTTCATGTCGGCCGGAAGCCTCCACAAAAGTTGATTGTCCTTTCCAATCACGTCATTCTCTGACACTGCTGCAATTATAATTATTTTCATAAGTTTGGATTTATCCATTGATCAATTTTTAATTTTGCCTCATCGTAATTTCTCTCGCCTATGAAGTAGAAATCTTTAAACTTTCCATTATACGTTATTACTCCGTCGATTGTTCCGTCTGAATCTCTATAAATGACGCTGAGTTCCTTCATGTTTGGTTCTTTCTTCTCAATATACTCGAGCACATTCTCGATGTCATTGGTGACAGACATGCCTCCACGATTTTCGTCTTCTATGAATAGAATTTTTCCATCTATCTTATATGTAAAACTGCTTCCTCTCATAACTTAAGTAATGGTGACAATAAAATAAACACTATCATTGCTAAGAAGAAATACATGAGCACAACCAATAACAAAGTTTGGAGTGGACCTGCATCAAAAGTTATTTTATTCCAAAAATTAGTCTTAGATATGCGAACAGACAGAAATGCTGGAATAATAAGAGACAAGAAATATGTTATAATAAGAATCATTTTAAAACATCTCCTCTATGAAACATTAACCATTTCTCTCTATTAATCTTGTTTATCGTCTGTCTTCCATCTGGACCTTTTATTATTATCATGTAAGGACCAGGGCCTTTATAGGATAATTCTTCTGGATTGAATTCCATTATCTGTCCAGGCGGAAGATTCATCTCTCTTGCTGAATACCAGCCTTTTCCTTCTGGAGCTCTTCTTGCGACAACCCTCATTGAGTCTATTATTTTCTTTCTTTGTGAATGCATCGCAAGTGTAAACTTCTTTAGACTGTCTTTCAATTCTTTATTAAAGACATCGTGAATGTTTCCAAGAACCTTGTCCTTTGAATGATCGTGTCCGCATGAGACCATCAAAGATATTGCAATCAATAAAACTATTTTCTTCATGATTTCTTTTCTTTGTCCTTTAAATAAAATGAATAAATTTCTTCCACTGTATATTGGTATGTGTGTGTTCTTACATCAAGACCTTGTCCAGGAGCTTGTGGATAATGATAAACCAAAGGTCGACCAATAGTGTTATCTTCTTTATAATGTTTGAGAGGCTTAACAAAAGTTTTCCAAGTGACGAACGTAGCGAACTCAGTTGCATTTTTCTTCTTTTCTTCTGCTTCCTCTTTTTCACGTTCACCTGCCACGTTTCCTAACGCTATAGAAAATAAGAACCAAAGTCCAAACCAGGCATTGTCGAAATAAAGTCCAAGCGTTGCTGAGATAACAACACCCGCTATTGATAGTATTAATAATTTGTTCATAGTTATTGTATTGGATTTACTTCGTATAATTCGTGGCTAATATCATCGGAATCATCACCCTCATAAGCTGCGAATACAATTCTATCTACGAATTTTTTCTCGCCAGCTTCATCAAGAGGTGGATATTTATTTTTCTTCAAATATTTTTTATGGCCTTCCAAGGAATCCATTATAAATTTAACCTGTGCTTCCTTCTCATCATTGGCTATCACCAGTGATGAATAATACACATTGCAGTCCTCTCTGGAACCTCTGTCTGGCGTGAATACTAAAAAATATCTCATAAATTTCCAAATTATTTCCAAAAACTTTCCAATTTCATGGAACAATTGCGTTTCCGTTACGTATAACAGGAAGTATCAGAATCGAATTGTTCAGACGTAAATATAAGCAAATTTTCTGAATAGATAATTCCGATCATGTCCTAAAACGTTTAATAACCAGTTAAAAATAAACAAGATGGCTCGCTTAACAGAAAACACAAGCATTAAGAAAAGAACACAATCGCCTTTAGATAAAGTATTCTGCGACGAACCCTACGCGCAGGAGTTGTACGAGAAGTACTGCGATTATTTTGAAGGGAAAAAGGTCACATCAAAAGACATGGAGACCGGCGAGATGTGCAAAGCACAAGTAATCTCGATCAACGGCAACAAGATCCTTGTTCAAGCCGACAACACGCAAGCAATTTATCTCGATCTTCTAAAGGAAAACAAGTTCCTCGAAAAACAAGGAATAACTGAAAACCTTAGAACAGGAATGTTCGTTGACGTTCTCGTCGACGGTTCAGACAAAGGAATGTACACCGGCTCAATGGAGAAGGCATTCAAATCAAAGATCAAGAAGGAATTAATGGTGGCCTTGAAAAACAAGGACTCAGCATACAAGGTGACTGTCAAGAGCATCAACGAAGGAGGATTCATAGTTGACCTCGGCGGACTCGATTGCTTCATGCCAGGTTCTTTGGCTGCAGCAAACAAGATCACAAACTTCGAATCAATGCTTGGAAAAGAAATCTACGTAATGGTAGAAAACTTCCTCGAAGCATCTGACATGTTTGTGGTATCAAACAAGAAATACATCCAATCGATACTTCCATCAAAAGTAAAAGAACTCGATTTCGGAAATACATACTCAGGAACTGTAACAGGCGTAATGGCCTACGGAGCATTCATCGAATGGGACGACATCTTCACTGGACTACTTCACGAAAGCGAAGGAGACAACATCAAGAATCTTAAAGCCGGAGACGAAATCCAATTCTGGGTTAAAGAGGTAAGAGAAGGTGGAAAAGATATAAGAATAATTCTAACCCAAAAAGGTCCTTCAGCAGAACACAAGCTGTACCAAGAATTCAAGGACAAGTACGAAGGAGAAATATTCGCAAATGCAAGAGTAAAAGACATAAAACCTTTCGGAGTCTTCATCGAAATGAAGGACGGAATAGTCGGAATGCTTTCGCCAAGAGAATTCAAAAAGCTTGGTAAGTTCAAAGAGGAAGACATGGTTGACGTTCACGTTAAACAGGTAGATGTTGGAACTAAAAGAGTTCACCTTAAAGCATTAACAGACGATGAATCCTAAAGAAATCTTCGAAAAGAATAAACAGCTGTCCACAATGGACCCTGTTTTCGATCACGTGTTTGAAGTCGTTTTTCCGATCAGTTTAAGATCGGAAAACGACTATCTCTCGCTGATGTTAAAAAGCGTGGACCTCGCCACTCTAACATTCAATCTGCTTGTTGATGAGAATAAAAGAATTATTCCATTAAATGAAATCATCGCTCTCACAAAGACCAAAGACGAAGACCTCAGAGTAGTTCTTTGCAGACAGGACGGCGAGACGATTCTTTCTACAATCTATCACAAATGTAAATTTTCAATAAACATAGACTATCTGTTTATTCTAAACAGCGAATCAACTGGAACAAAGGAAATTCTTGTCTATTTTGAATATGCAAGCAAAAGCGTTTACGACGAAAACAATAATAAAATATCATAAATGAATACATCATACGGAAGCATTTGGAACGGCTTCACATCAAACAGAACCAAAGAGATTATAAGAGACAACGAGGAAAAAACTTTCATAGGAAAACCTCACATCATCTTGAATCTGATTGACCCAGCCGTCACAGATTTTATAAATCCAAACGAATTGTTCAAGACTTTATCTGACAACGAGTTTGCTGATTTTGCTCCAGAAGTAAATCTAATGTTGGCAGATCCTTCTTACCAATTTGCAATAATAGAAATGGTTGCTGATGGAATAGACAGCTTTTGGAAATACAAAAAACTTGGTGGGACCTGGATTGAAACAAAGGCTGAAGCATTGAAAAACCTTGATGGTCACATCGAGGAAGCATTGTCGAGACTTCAAATAGAAGTTGCAGTCTATTACAACATCGAAGCATTCGGCTCATTCATAAGAACAAGCCCACAGACGATTGGAAAGATCACAGGAGAACAAATCAAGACCTGCACGGAATACAGAAATCTTTTGGAATCTTCAAGACCTTATGTAACTAAAAGAATCGAAGATGACTTAAGACCTCTCATTGACAGCGATGAAGCCAAAATCGAAAACGACATCTACATGTTGAACATCCTGTTGAAGAAATATCCGAACTACAAAGAATTATTAGACTCAATTAAACAATAATGATTGGCGTAACTTCCGAGTCAAAAACATTTCTTGGAATACCTTTGAAAAGAGGGATAACAAGAGAAGTGTTGCTGATCGGAAAATACGCATTCAAATTTCCTTCGTTCAGATCATGGTGGCTCTTCCTTGAAGGATTACAGTGCAACATGAACGAGCTTCAAAGACAAAGATGCAGCGAACACTTCTGTCCAATCCTGTTTAAACTTCCTGGAGGATTCTTGATAGTCATGCCACGTGCAACTGAGACATCATTGACCGATGATGAATATGAAGAATTCAGAAAGATTAATGAGCTCCACTGCTACGTGGAAAGAAAGGATTGCAGCTTTGGAATACTAAAAGGAAAATTAACCGCAGTCGATTACGGATCATGATTCAGATTGGAGACGTCATAATACATCCCAGAGGACACAAAGCAACCATACAATCGTATGATGGATATGAATTGATATTAATCTGGTATGATCCATTATGGGGATTCAAAAGAGAAACAATACTAAATCCTGACAAATTCATTAAGGAATTTATTAGAAACAAAAGAAAAGACTTGGTCATAGCCATAATAAAAGAGGGGAATGTTTATTAAACATTCCCTTTTTAATTTCAAATATATACGATAATGAACATTCAAGACGAAAAAATATTAGCCGGAGTCGTTCTCGGCTTTGAGTGGGAATTTTATTCCAACAAGACCAGACATGAGATTGCTAAGGAAGTAGGATCAATCGTGAAGAAAAAGATCAAGGTCGGCGACATGTATCACTCAGAGACCGAAATTGGTGACAACGTTTGGAAGATCGAACCAGATTTCTCAGGTGGAATAAGAATGGTTGAGCTCATCACTGAGCCGATGCCATACCACGAAGCGATTGCAACACTGTTCAAGGTTTTAACCTGGATGAGAGAGAACGCATGGACAGACGAGAAGTGCGCTTTGCACGCCAACATATCATTTGACAAGTTCAAGCTCACAGACATGAAGGACAGAATTGAAGCCATCAACAGATTGAAATTCGTTCTTGGATTCGACGAGGATTTCGTTTACGAAAGATTCCCTAAGAGAAAGACTTCCATCTACGCGAGAAGCATCAACAGCATATTTCCTATTAACAAATTCGTATATGCAGACAACGTCGACACCATACACAAAGAAAATTACGAGCTTCCTTCTGAAAAGTATTTCGGAATTAACTTCTCGAAACTTGACAAGGAATACCTCGAGATAAGATACATGGGTGGAAGAGGCTATGAGAAGAAAGGTCACGCAGTTAAAGAGATAGTCGATTACGTTGCACTGTTCACATACAACACCCTTCAAAACAATTACACATACACGGCAGTTGAGGTTTCCAAATTAAAGAATGCAATGAAGGACTACCAAAAAGTGGTTCAATCTTTTTCTGACATCGACGCATTCTTCTTGAACTATCCAAACATAAGACTCTTCGTGGATCTAAAAGGAGAACGTGAAGTTCTTAAAACCTTCTGGACCAAATTAAGAGACCAATTATTCGATTTAATAGTTCGATGCGGAATGAGAAGAGGAATGATCAACTATGACGCTGATGTCGCAAGATACCAGGTAAAGGATGCCATTCTTCAAAAGGCTTTCCCCATCAGAGGAATGGAAATATTCGATTGCAAGATACATTCAGGAAACATCCTGGAATGCGATCTGTATCGTTGTGAGATAACTAACGCTCATATTTTAGATTCAAATCTCTATTCAGGAAACAACGTCAAGAAGAGCAAGATCATCAACACGCCATTCCACTCATACAACGAATGCAGCGACACTTACATAGACAACAAGAAGCACATCATCAACGGAAAGGTTGAGAGAGGCATCATTCGTTCAGGTGACATCGGTCCAACTGCAAAAATCTCAAAAGAGACGGAAGTCATTCAGGCAATCCTGGATGGAAAAGATCACAAGGACACTCCAGGAAAACAAGGTGGTCCATCAAGACAAGGTGGAAAAGATAAGGACATGCCAAGAACAAATCCAGGTTTCAAATTCAAGATGCCTCAAAATGAAAAATAGAATATTCAGATATGAGAACTTTCTAAACGAGGATGAGCATCCATCGGTGGATGTTGCTGGAATTGGAAAGGTGAGATTATACTCTGAGATGAACGACTATCACTCTGGGCAATCCTACATGGTCACATACGCATTAGGACCAAACGATGATGAGCTTGGACATTGCGACTGGAGCGAGTACAACAAGGAGATAAGCATTGAGATGATGGAAGTTAAGGAGCAATACAGAAGAAAAGGAATAGCAAGTCTTTTGATGAACACCATAAAAGAGACCAATCCTGGTCAGAAAATTAATTATGGATATTCAACAGAGGATGGAACAAAATGGCTCCAGAAATACAATATATAGACCATGAAGCATATTAAATTATTTGAAAATTTTTTAAACGAGGATGAAGACGACTTAACAGGATTAAAAGCTCCTGGAATAAAAGGTCTTTATTTTAGTCATGGTTCAGATTACGGAGATCATTACGTCGTTGTCACATATAAAAAGCCTTTCTTTGGAAAGGCATTGTTGACTAACGGCGACCATAAATTTACGTTCGTTCAAACAGCTAAAAGACCAAGACGCGGAAATTGGTTCGATGAGAACAAAAAAGAAGTAACTGACGAAACTCTTCTTGATGCATTAACGTACTTCATCAATGCGCAAGGAGATAAAGAAATAGCATCACTAACATCAGGATCATGAAGCATATTAAATTATTTGAAAATTTTCTTAACGAGAAGGAATACACCGCTGGTGACAATAAAGAATATGCCAAGTATTTGATGGATGCTTTCAAAGATGACGATTCCAATGATACAAACAATGCGCATTTCAAGGAAGTAAAACGATATTACGAAACAGGACATTATGGTTCAGAGTCTTCCAATAAAGGAAAAGACATGAGACCTAAAGAAGTTCAAATAGCTGGAGATAAATTTTGGCTAACGGAAAAATACAAGGATCTCAAAAGAACGATGTCCTTATATGGAGCACGTGAAATAGACCTTTTGAGTTACGAAGAATATTTTAAAGAACACCGCTTATCATAAAACAAAGTTTGATACAATGACAGAGAAAGCAATGATACAAGAAATTCAGAACGAGATACAATTATCTTGTGCTTTACCTTATGCCTTACCAGAGGCTGAAGTGAAGAGGATCATTAACAGAGCAAAGGAATGGTTTTGGGTAAACTACCAATGGGCAGTTGAAGAAAAGCTCATGGCAATTCCAAAAGAAGTATTTGAGCACGAGAGCTTTAGAAACACAAGATTGATTCAGCTTCCAGATTGCATCGTCTCTGTTTACGAATTTAAAGAAGTAACCGGAATAGGTTTGATAGGAACTCCAGACAGAGACTTCTCAGATTCCAAATTATTAGGAGCTGAAATATTTTTATCTCCTTTCCAAGGAGACAACCTCGTTTACAGAACAGCAATGTACTCTTATTTCGATTTGGCCAAAGCTTACTTGCTTGAGACCATCGCATACAAATACAATAGAAACACAAAGAGAATGTCTGTGCTTGGAAGAAATCCATTCAGAGATACTTTCATAAGAGTTGCAACAAAGATTCCAGATGAGACTTTATATGATGACGAAATCTTCGTGAGATATTGTTTGGCTCAGGCTAAGATTAATCTTGGTAGAATCTTACAGTTATTTAATTACAATTTGCCTGGAGGAATTCAAGTGAACTTTGATACAACAAAACAAGATGGTCTTTCAGAAATGGAAGCAATCAAGGCACAGATCGATGGTGAAAACACCGCAGACTGGTTTATCCAATGGAACTAATAATAATATGAAAAGACTAAAAACATACGCTGAACTCAACGAGAAGTTCAAATTCTCTGGAACATGCGATGGACCATTATGCGCCATCATTCCTTCTCTTGAAAAGATCGGAGACCTTGTGGATCACCAAGACACTCCTCAAGACCTCTTAAAAATGCAGGCTGAGACTAACAAGATCTTGGCAATGATCAACGCTGAAATAAAGGCAACAATCAACACACATTCTGAAGATGGTATTGATTGGGAAAAAGCTCCTTTGGCTCCTGTATTCATTTTGAATCTTGCTAAGAAATATCCTCAGCACGAACAAGCATACCACGATCTTTGGTACAAGGCTGTAAAAAGAATGGAAGAAAAGTTTTCTTACGGTGGAGCAATAGCCATCTTCAAAACATATTGCAAGAGAGAAGAACACAAATTGATGTTGGAAGAACACGATTATGGTCAGGACGATACTATTATTGATTAACATTCTGTTTGGAGCTGCGATTTTTTCTCAGACTCCACAACAGAAGCAGATAAATGCACAGCAGTTTTATGCGGCAGCAGGAATTTCTATAATATCGTCAGAGTTATCGTTTCAATTGAACGACAGGATGGGATTGAGCTGTGCAATTGGAATTGGATCTGGACTTGCATACACTGGACTCAGAAGATTAGCAGACAAGAAATACGATTGCATCACCTCAGGTTGGGGTAACATATTAGGGACTGTTGGAATTGCATGTTACATGGATTTCAGAAAAAGGAAAAGAAAAGAAATAAAAGACGCATACAAAAAATCATGAAGCACATTAAGCAGTTAAACCTAAATGAGGCACACGTCGAAAGGATAAAGATGCCAATGGGCCTTTCTCATAAAGGAGATGCAATATTAGGAACAGATAAGTTCTGGATGGTATATGTTTTTCAATCTCCAGACGGAAAAAGAAGATTCAAGAGCATCAGCAACGAGGCACAGACGATGCAAAACCTTGTCAACTTGATAAGAGGCGGAACAGAAGCAAATGAAATAGCAGGAATTTTTAAGGACCAGAAAGATGCTCAGGATCTTTTTAATGAGCTTAAATATGAACCAGAAAGATAATGAGACTAAAATTATTTGAAGAATTCGACGAAGACTATTTCAAAAAGACATTGGAATACTTATTCCTCGATAAAAAATATAAGGCCAAGAGAACCGGTGAAACGGTCTTAAGCATGGGATCAACTAAGTCTTTTCCAAAAGAAGCCGTTGGCAAAACGTTCTTTGTAGAGAATGGAATTGGTTACGAATTTGAGGTAAAAGTTCTCGACGCTGAGGGCAATGCGAAGTATAGAATGATATATCCGTTTCGCGAACCTCCTTTGAAAGAATCAGTTGAATACACAAAAGAGAATCCGGTAAACGTGAATTACCCAAGAGTAATTCCTCGTGACCTATTCAATGAGGCAAAGCTTTTAAAATGCATTGGAAAAGTAGTTCTTTATATACATGACAACGACATTCCCGAAGGTTTTGGAATGTCCTTGGATGCAAGCGGAAAAAGAAGTATAGAATCACGCGACCATGGATTCAGCAGCAAGCCGTTCAAGATCGGACTGATGAATGATGGAAGTTTGACCATCACAAATTTAGAAATATTCATAAATGGTGTTTCTTGTGTTTTTAAGACAACATATAACAGCAAGTCTAACTGGCCCTTGTTTTTGGAATATGAATTAACCGATTACCCAGTGTTCACAGAAGAAGGAAAGTTCGATGAAGAGTTTATAGAAATAGCAAAAACGATAAAATGAACCACATAAAACTATTTGAGGAATTCACTCTAAATGAGGTGAAGCTTAAGAAGCCAAAAGAAGCTTGGTTCAAAGAAACCAGCGATTATTGGAAGACCGTGAAGGATGCAAAGGTGATTGTCACTGACGAATATTTTTCAAACGGAGAAGGCCATTACAAGGGATATTGGAAGGACGATCCAACAAAAAAGTTTGACCTTCCAGATGTATTCTTCATGGATGCAGAACTTCAAGCATGGTTAGATAAAAATTCAAAAAAGAAATAACATGGACCACATTATCAAAAATTTCTTCGATTTCCTAAACGAAGCAGAACACAAAGCTCCGTTGGATTATACGACAATGAAGATCGGAGACACTCTCGTCAATCCAGATGGAACACCTTGGACAGAACAAGATAAATCAAAGATAGTCGTTCTCAACAAGGGAATAGCCTTAATTGAAGAAAATTTCGTTGACATAATAATTAAGACCGTTCTTGGTAAAGAAGAAAGATTCACAATCTCAAAAACGAACTTAAAAGAAATAGCAAAGAATCTGTAAATGAAATTTGTAAAATTGTTTGAAAATTTTCTTAATGAAGCTGAGATGTCATTTGATGATCTTCATTCCAAATTTAAAAATGCTGGAATGGAAGTAACAAAACCAATAGGCTCTCCAGAAAGAGGAAGCGGCAGAATGTTTGTTGCAATGCCTCCTGTTAATGGCATGCAATATGTTGCTGACGTTTATGACTTCAACAACGTAAAACAATTTATAGACAAATACAAAAGAATACAAAGGCACAATGACATAATAGAAAAAGTCTATAAATTCATTGAGTCTAAATACGGAAAAGAAATATGGATCATGTCAGGCGGTGGAGCTCAGCTCCAAGCATTTTATGGAAACAAGGACGGTTATTTAGCAACCCTTTATCTTGACATGGAGGATCCAAAGGATAACGACGACTTATTAGCAGCAGGAAGAGGAGATGGAAGTACATTCACTTTAACAGTTAACGGAAGCAAGAACGATAAAAATTTCAAAGATTGCCACATACCAAACGTTGAGGTTTTATATTCAAGAGATTTATATGGTAGAAGCGACGATGACATGGAAGGATTAGAGGAATATTATGATGCTGACAACGTATTGAAATTGTTAAAGAAGAAATATCCTAAAGCAAAATTCAAAAAACGAAAATATTACGATAAAGCCGAATGTGTGTTTCTATCGGAAGAACACGACGGAGGTTTGTTAAATTCATGGAACAGAGATTCTAATAGCTATAATGATGGATTAGAAATAGAATTTGCTAAATTTTTAAAAGAACATGGATTAAAATGGTATTGGCATTCAGAAGAAGGACGAACTCATTGGGATGGAATAGAGATAATTCCTACAGATTATAAAGGATACACAGAATATTATAAAAATAAATCCAAGGCATAATGAAACACGTAAAATTATTTGAAGAATTCGATAACGAGGAACTGCTCGTTAAAGATCTCGAGAACCTTGGATGGGAATTAGCAAGCTTAGCTCCTAACACTGATCCACGTTTCACTAAGGGCGAACTCCAATTGGTGACCAATGAGCCTGACATGAAATATGAGGTTCAGGACATCAAAGGAAAACACACCGACAAGGACGTTGATGCTGAAACGAAATCAGTCCTACACAAACATAAATTAGAGAGATTCAAATAATGAAACACTTAAAGATTTTTGAAAACTTTAATGGACCTGTTTACAGCGGCGGAAACGTAACTAAGATGCCAGTGATCGGAACCATAACAACTCTTCCTATGGAGTTCGGAGATTTTAAAATAGCTGCTGGCACGGAAGAAGTAGTTGAGATCATAGATGCTCCTAACGGGAAAAAATGTTATGTATGCAACAGATGGAACAAGCCAGGAATTCCTCAGTTAGTTCACGAGGACATGGTAGAAAAATATGAGCCAAAGAAATGAGAATAAAATTATTTGAGCAGTTTATAAATGAGGGAAGCCAAATAGAAAAGGTCCAGGATCTTTTTGAAACTGATTTCTTAGAACAGCAATTCGTAAAAGATTCGTTTGGAGAAAACCCAGACTACGATATTGATAACGACACTACTCCATCTCCGGAAGGAGGGCTTGATAAAATAGTTTGGATTGAAATAAAAAATCCAACAGATGAAGCGAAGCAAGCCATCGATAAAGATTACAAAACTTTCGCAAAGCCGTTTGAAGAATGGGCAGCCAAACATGATTTATACAATCCGGAAATTACTACGTCTGACGACGAAGATACAGCTTCCAGCATGAGTTTCAAAATAACAATATTGAAATGAAACTAAAACTATTTGAGCAGTTCGTAAATGAGGAAAACGTGGATTTCTTTGACATAGATCCTAAAAATCCTCCATCAACTGATGACAGCGTGAACTATGTTGCAAAACATGCAATAGGAGAACTCGTCAACTTCACGTTCAATGGCGTTAAGATTCCTGCAATTGTCAGAGTGATCTACCACACAAACGGAAAGGTGAGATATGCAATAAGATTGATAGGAACTGACGAGAATGGAAAAGAATATTACAGCACTATACACAACGTTGACTCCATATTCGTTGAGGACAACCTCGACCAAGACGGAAAGAGAACGATATATGACGCAGACTCGGTTGAAGATTTTGACAACTATTCATAATGAAACACATTAGTTTATTTGAAGCATACAAGCACGAAGAGATATTCCCATCCGAAATATTTGGAAAGGATACCGGCATGGATTGGATCTATAAGAATTGGAAGCTTCCATGCAGTCCAGAAGAAGCTGCAAATAAAGTAGACAAGTGGTCTGACGATCTTGATGTAAAATCGAAAGCAGAAAAAGCTGGAGGAGAATTGATAAAGTTCTTTCAGAAATTGGTGCACGATAATCCAGATTTGAAGGATCTTGGAGAACCCAAATCATGGTTGAACATAATTGATTTCTGTTATGGAGCAATAAGTAAGTTCAATGTTGATGACATTAAGTTCTATGCAAACCTTGATTGGAACGACAAGTTAAAATACAACATGAGCAACAGAGCATTGCAGGACAAGATCGAATCAAAAACTAAAAGCTCCATAGGATGGGTGATGAGCCCAACTACTATCGAGAGAGTCAAAAAAGAACTAAAAATGAAATAATGAAATACATAAAGCTATTCGAAAACTGGATGAACGAAGCGTTTTACCTTGAAGGTTTCAAACAAAACATGAAATCTAAAGTAGAAGGAAACATCGACCAATACATAGACTTTGATGAGCCGGCAAACCTTTATTATGTGAAGATTCCGTATGATAAAATAAAGGGAGATGCTGCTGAAGTCATTTCGCCTTATGTTGACGGAAAATATCCTAAGTGTAAATCAGCAAGACTCGATGCAGACAAGCAAGAAGTTTCTATGGTTTTCACAAACGAGTCAAAGAATAACGATGACATTAAAGTTAATGATGTGGTTCGTTTAAAAACTGATCAATCTTACGAAGGTAAAAAAGGAGTTGTTGAATCGATTGATGGTGATACTGCAATGGTAAATTGGGGTGACCGTCTTGGAGATTGGGAGTCTAAAAACAAAAAAGTCACACCTCATAAATTAAATACTTTGATCAGCAATGGTCAACGTGTAACTGAAGCAGAAGAAAAGATCGACCTCAAAGCAAAGTTCCCAGAATTAGTCGCTGCTTTAGAAAAAGCAAAGGTTCCATGCAAGGTTAAATTATTGGATGCTCCTCACAGCGAGATTGTTGTGGAATGTGGCTGGGATTATCCAGACAGCATATTCGACAAAGTCGACAAGGCAGCAAATTCTGTAGGATTAAATACAAGCAATAACGTTAATGTGTGCGCTGATCAATCCGGCGGAACTGTTGTAGATTCTAAAAGAATAGCAGGCGGACCAAAAAGATATTAAACATGAAATCTCTCCAACAATTCTGGTTTGCTTCTGCACCCATTGATTTGGAACATAAGCAATACGTCTTAATGGATTTTCTACAAAGCGTGAAGGATGACTTCACGCTTGACGTTTTGTATCCTTGGCTCTCTGAGGTCCAGAAACAATACGCAGACCTCACAAAGTTCAAGTTTGAAAGAGATGAGATGCTTGAAAGATTCAAGAAGATAAAGAGGATAAACCTCGAAAAGATGAAGCTGGAATACGAATACGACACATCTTGGATAACAAAAGATTTTGAGGAAGTTCACAACATCATAGAATTCTCAATACCTCATCTGGAAACCTGGATGAAGAAAGGACAACATTTCTACGATAATATTTCCAACCAGATGAAGTGGGAGACAATAGGATTGATACCAGAATATAAAGACGAGGGTTATTTCATTCTGCACATCGATTCAAGAGACATATTCATCTACAGGTTTAAAATAGAGAACATCATTCTTGAGTCAGATAACTACTTTGGAATAACAACAGAACTCATAGATTTTTTCAATTCAAGGTTTAAAACCTATGAGGACCTTAAACGAGATTTGATAAAAAAGCATAAGGATCTTCCAGTTCCATACACCGTTTCCGTTCAGACTAAGTTCTATCCTATGAAGGAAACACTCATGCCGATAGTGAAGAGAAACGGCCTGGTATGGGTCAAAAACGGATACTAATATATACAAAAAGAACTGATCAATCCATGAAGAAAATCTTAGCATTTTTAATAGCATTCCTGTTGTCTTTTGCGACAATTTCAGAAGCACAGACTCAAACTTATTACAAGAAGTTTCAAACCGATACTTACATTCCTTGGAAAATAACCAACGAGGGTTGTTACGGTTGCGCCTCTTTTTATTGGCTGGTGAACAGGACTTTTCTTCCATCAAACAACACATACAAGTTCGAGATATGGTTCTACAGCAACAGCTACTATCCTAACGGAGCTTGGGCTTCCACCTATGTTCAAGGATTATACTTCAACGTCGACGGATACAATCTTTATGCTGAACCATCGTGGGTTTTATTTAAAGACAAATACACATCGAGTCTTTCCACATTCTTCACACCAAACCCAACGCCCGTCGTCAAGATGACTTGGGCATCAATGAAAGTTTACTAATATGAACATAGATTTTTCAAAACTTAAATTCCAGACAAACTGGGCCAGCGCAACAACGATTGTCACTCTATTGATTGGAGTCATAACATTGTACATGACAAACAGCGGATTGAAGAACCAAATAGATGGTCTTCAAAAGAGCAATGATGCTTTAACCAAATCGGTTGGAACTCTTGGCGAATCTGTTTCAGCATTGAAAGGTTCACAGGAAGTTACATCGAAAGCCATAGAGATATTCATGCAGAATCCTCCAGGAGAACTGAAGTACAGGATAGAGAGAATGGAACAAAGGTTTGGCATGTCAGCCGCTGACACAACTTCCAAACCTTTCAACAATAACCATCCACATTAAAATATATACAGAAACCAACAAATATACCATGGACAAAAGAGACATTGAGAAGTTAAGATTGAAGACGCAGATGAACGAGACATTACACCTCGTTGAGACATCTCCATACCAATCAATAAGACAGAATGCTGAATTGAAGCTCAAGTTTCTTCAGGAACAATACAAGGGAGCTTTTGGAGAATATTCAAAGGAACACGAGATTGCAGAAAAGGGAATGTATGAAGGAAAACCTTTTTGGGAAGTAACCGAAGCAAGAAGAAAAGACGGTGAGGTCTTCAGAACCGGAGATAAGTACATGGATGGAAATAATAAAACTTTTACCATCAAGATCATGACCATCTCTCCTAATGGGAAGTTGATGGCAACAGCTGAAGAAGGCGGACAAATAGATCTTGGCAACGTAAAGAAAGCATAACATGAAAAACCTAAAACTTTTTGAAGCATTCTTTGAAGAACTTTCTGAAAAGAAGGAACAACTCAGATCCAAGAAAGGAAAGTGGGAGATCATTGGACCTGAAGAGAAAGTTCCTGACGGTTGGAGAGTTATGAACGTCACAGGACTTCCTGATGGATATAAAGCAATTTGTAAAACAACTGACTAATGAAATACGTAAAATTATTTGAAGAATTCACAGACGATGGTCAGGACCCACACGGTCATAATTCCAATCAGGAAGCTTCAAAGGCATACATATATTACATCAACAATGATGACGAAAAACATTTCGACGCTGACATTAGAGACCCTGATGGCAAGATTATTTTTGAATTGACTGCTTCAGACCTTTCAAACGATGGACACATGAAAGGAAAGGATGACGTTCAAGGATTAAGAGAATTGCTTTTAAGCAAGAACAAGATTAAACAGGGAGACACGATAGTTCCAGCCAATTCAACTGCAAAAGTTGTAGGAGGACAGAACATGGATTTCGTTCCTGAGTTAAACACGAACCTGAACCAGACTTTGATAAACCAAAAATCAGAACCGGAATAATGAGAATAAAAGATTTTAAAAACTTCGGCCTTACAGAAAAGGAAGAAGACTTCGTGAACGGAACAAATACAGAAGAGTTCAACATTCTCGTTTCTAAATTAGTCGATCATGAATTGGAAGAATTTGAAGAGGAAGACGCAGAAGAAAAGGGAATCACAAAGGATGATTGCCAGAAGATTAAAGACTATCTCGTTCAAAACAAATTATATGTCGCTCCTGAAAAAGAGGAAGGCGAAGAAAAAACAGACGGTGAATAATGAACTTGTTGCAGAAGCTAAGATGGGGACTCCTCATAACACAATTAATGGAAATAAGAAATGAAATACGTAAAACTGTTTGAGGGATTCCTCAATGAAGGTAAATCCAAATTACTTGGAAAAGATCTGCCTACTCCTTTTTCATCTGAGGTGACGATGACCCAGGCAAACATTGATTGCGTAATTTCTTTTCTTGAACAAAAAGGAATAGAAGCAACAGACGAAAATATAGCGCTTCTCGTTGCTAATATAATGCCGACTCATAAAGACTCAGTTGCTTTTGACAACGGTAAAGGATTTGATATTGATGACAGCGACTTTGACAGTTGGGAAGACGTCAGGTCTAATTTTCCAGGATATGAAGATGTAGATGAATCTTTAAACGAAGCAGACAGAAGCATCAAGGACATTGCAGCTGACGTTAAGGCAGATTGGAAGAACGTTTCACCTTATGCCAAACCTTATCTCGATGCGATGTTTGATTTGAACACCATTGATGACAAGTACATCGAGGACTCTGCTTCAAGCGTTCTATCTTATTTTCTTGCAAACGCAGCAACCTGGAAGGGTGAGAAAGCAAAAGCGATCAAGAAGGAATTGAACGATATGTTGAAAGTATATTACAAGAAGAACAAATGAAGAACATAAAATTTTTCGAGAACTATCAAGAGAATGAGCTTCCAAAGAACAAGGCGATGGATGAAATCAAGGAAGCATTCCTTAGATTTATTTTAAACGGCGCAAAGATAAAATTGGAAGATGTTCAAGAGGTTCACGCATTCAACAAGTACACAGAGATCAAGACCAAGTTTCAGACTTACAGGATCGACTACGACATAAAGATTATAGGATAATGAAACACGTAAAACTATACGAGAACTTCCTTAACGAAAAAGAATTAAATCTAACCAAAGGAAAAAAATTCAAGGTTCTTAAGGACACTGAATTAACCTGGTTTGAAAACACCGGTGGATCTTCGTTTTCTCCAAAAAGCGTTGAAGTGAAAACAGGAGAAACGTTGACATATCTTGGAAATGGATTCGGCGCATTTGCTGGATCTGACGACGTGGCAGTTCCTCAATTCCAAAAAGAATCTGGAGAAAAAGGTGAACTAAAAGATACAGGAACTTGGGGACAACTTCCAACCGGAGTTCTAAAAAATATTTAAGATGGCAAGAGAAATCTATATGAGGGATCCGACCGATCCGTATTTTAAGTCCGACATCATGGAAATTAATGATGAGGTTGAAATGCTCATCACTCAGATCAAGATGATTTTGTTCACAAGACCTGGAGAAGTATTAGGAGCTCCTGATTTCGGAGTTGCATTGGAAGACCAACTGTTCACGTTCAACATAAACGAATATGCTTTGAAGTCGATGTTGTTTGACCAGGTGATAAAGTTTGTTCCTTTGTCAGAGAAGTATCACGTCAAGTTTGACATCAACTTCTCAAAGGGAACCGTTAGGGATATTTGTCTTATAGACGTTGTTATAAACGGAAATCCGTTGTTTGGAATATTAGTTAAATAATTATGAAAAACCTAAAACATTTTGACGAGCTAAACGAAGGGCATTCAAGAATGATTCTTCCTGACCTTGCTAACTTATCAAACAACTCTCAATTGACTAATGAATTGGCAAACATCCTTGCTGAAAAGTTGGATGAAGCTGAATTCAGAAAATTACAGGATTGGTTGAGACTCGCAAAGTCTCAAATGAATACTAAGATACAACAAGCCTCAAGAAAATTCCACTAATATGAAACACATCCAACCATTAAACGAAGCTCTGCAACAAAGAGCATTGGAATTAATCCTAAGAGGGTTGAAGCAAACAGGCGACAACAAGGAAGCTTATTTTTATATAGAGGAAGATCTTTATGGAAATGAAGCCGATGAGGTTGCTGCTTTTCTTGGATGGCTCGAAGAAACAGGAAAACACATAGGAAGCGGAAATGCTAAATCAACATACGACGAATTCAAAAAGACCATCAAGCCTGCTGACTTTAAAAAGCACAGCGTGATGAACATGAAAACCAAGCACGAAGAGAAAAGAAACGAGAGAATGATCGCTGATCAGCAATTAAAGAAGGGCGACAAGGTTTACATACAAAAAGAAGTCACATCGACGTTTTATACAACACACGAAATCATCAGCACTGATCCTAAGAACAATACAATAACCATAAAATTGTCTGATCCATTTAAAACAACATAATTTAAAACATGGCCACAAAGATAAAAAGAAAAATTCTCAATTTTGGGGATTTTAAAAAAGGAAAGAACATCCTTCAGACCGCTGAAAAGCAGCATCCTATTAAAGATGAATCTGTAAAAGAGTCTGTGAACGAAACAGAAAAAGTTTCTAACGAAAAAGAGGCTGAAGACTGGTTTTTAAAGAACCATGAAGGAAGCGTGACTTGCGTTAAGGACGGAAAAGAACAAACTGTCGGAAGTTATCCTGAAGCAGTTGAATTCTTCAAGAGCGATGCAGTCGAAGAAGCTAAGAAAGAAAAAGCTCCAAAGGAAGCTTCCATATTCAAGAGAAACATTCTCGATTTCAAGAAATTCAAGGATGGCAAAGACTCTGTTCAAAAGGAAAAGGTTAAGCCCATAAAAGAAAATCAAACTATCGTTGATGGCAAGGAAAGAGTGTTTGACGAATTCAAAGACAAGAAAGAATTCACAACACAGGAATTGTGTGCTGCATTGAAGAAGGAATATCCTGACTCATTAGCTGGCGACATCAGTGACATGGCAGATACTTTGTCAAGAGCTTTGGAAAATTACAAAAACCCAGGTGAGTAATGAAACATATTAAATTATTCGAAGAAATGAACGAATCAGATGCGCCAAGCGACGAATTGGTCAAGGGCAACGTATACAAGATATACGACAGGAAGCAAAACGGCAAGCTCATTTACAGGGCTGCAAGGTTTGATGGTCCAGATGCTCAAGGAAACAAGTTCTGTTTGGTCAACTTTCCAAAGGAAAAATTTGAATGGTTCAAGAAGGACGGCATGGACTCGTTGTATCTGGTCAAGATAGATTGGAAACCCGAGTCGGAATACAAGAAAAAGAAATAAAGTTAACAATTACATAATAATCTGAAGCCCGTTTATACGAACGGGCTTTTTCTTTTACGAATATATAAGTAAATAGAAGTCTTTAAATAATGGCAACCACCTCAACAAATAGCACACCGTCACTCGTCATGTTCCAGAAGAGCAGACTTGCGATAGAGCTTCTCATAAAGGATACGATCGAATATACGGTAACGACTTTCAAGCAAGGAAGAACAAACTTCACCGTGGCTTCTGCCTATGGTCAGATCATATTCGTTACGCAAAACATCGCACAGCTCATACTATATTACATCGAAGATTCCATCACGGAATTAAACATAAGAACTGCGACAAGGTCAAACTCAGTTTATGGAATTGCTACTCTTGCAGGGCACAATCCAACAAGAGCTGTTGGTGCAACCGGCGAGATAAGTCTTCTTGCAAAGAATCCAGGAACTACAGACATCCCAAGCGGAATAGTCGTAATTCCTAACTTCACAAAGATCAAGTGTAAGAACAACGGATTGGATTACATCATAGATCTTCCAACTGACGACATAAGAGTTTCTGCAAACGGAAACAATAACGGAATATCGATGGGAATAATTCAAGGAACCATTGAGACCCAGACGTTCACAGGAACTGGAGAGCCTCTTCAATCCGTAAGTGCAAGCATTCAACAGACCGCATTGGTAGATAACTTCTTCGTAAACGTTTATGTGAACGGAGAGAAGTGGAAGAAGTATGATTCGATTTATGACATTCCAAGAAATGGAAAAGGTTACATAATCAAAAATGGCATCACAAGCGGAATAGACGTTTTCTTTGGTAACACAAACTTTGGATTACAACCAGTATTAGGTGCAGAAATAAACGTTGAGTATCTTGTTACATCAGGTCAAACTGGAAACATAACTCTCACCGATACTGAGGAAGCTCTTTACGAATGGACCGACACAGGCTTCACGATATTCGGAGATGACGTTGACTTGAACGAAACTTTCTTGATCAAGAACGTTAACGCACCAGATTTTGGAACAAATCCAGAACCTCTCGCATTGACGAGACTCGTTGCTCCTAAAGTTTCGAGAAGCTTGGTTCTTGCAAATCCAGACAACTACATAATTTTCTTTGAGAAGTTTAATTTATTTTCCATCATAGACGCGTTCTCAACTCCAGGAGACAACAACATAGATGACGACAACGTGATCTACGTATTTTTAATTCCAGATGTTAGAAAGAGAATGAAGAGCAACGAGAATTATTTCACCATCGAAGAAAGCAGATTTGTTTTAAGCACTAACCAAAAGAATAAAGTTCTTGATTACATCGAGAGAAGCGGTTCAAAGATCGTTACGACTATCGTGACTTTGATAGATCCTGTTTTCAGCAGATACGTGATTAACATTGCGTTGATCATCTTTCAAGGACACTCAGAAGAGAGCATCAGACAGGCAGTGTTGCAAAGGCTTTCCGATTACTTCATTCAGATAAGAAGAAGAGACAGAATACCAAGATCGGATTTAATTTCAATAATAGAAGGAATTGATGGAATTGACACAGTCAACATCAGCATAGTTTCAGAAAGAGATGAGCTTGATTTCATAAAATGGAGCGAGCTTACCGATGCACAAAAGCTTACGATACCTCAACCGACTCCAACAGCGTTGGACGAGTTTGGAGACATCATAATCAAGCAGAGGGATCTTCCAATAATCAAAGGTGGTTGGGACGATAGAAGAGGAATCACTTATGAGACTGGAATAAACGAGGATAAACCTTCTGCAGTTAATATAATAATAAAAGACGTTGTTCCAAAGACTTACAACACGGATTTTAATGCCAACACAAAATCAGATCTTAGGGGATAATGAAATTAGAATGCGTAATAATTTGCATCAATTACAGTGACTTCTTGAGCCACACATTACCATCCAACAAATCTCTTTGCGACAGGATTGTCGTAGTGACCGACGCAAAGGACACAAAAACAAAAACAGTCTGCGAGTTTTGGAACGTGCAATGCGTTCAAACGGATGACGTGTATCAGAACGGCTCGAAGATTCCCAACAAGGGAATTGCAATAAATAAAGGACTTGAAGTATTGTCTAAAAGCGATTGGGTCCTTCACATGGACGCAGACGTTTTTCTTCTTCCTCTCACTCGACAAATTCTTGAGAGAATGACTTTAGAAAAAGACAGCTTGTATGGAACCGACAGGATGATGTGCGAGTCCTATGAGGATTGGCATTACTTCCTTCACCCAACAACAGAGGCAAAATCTTTGCATGAGGGTTGGATATACCTTCACATGGACAGATTTAAAATAGGAACAAGACTCGTGCAATACCACGAGGGAGGATATTGGCCTATTGGATATTTTCAATTGTGGAATCCAAAAGGAAGCGGAGTGTTCGATTATCCAGTTGAAGGAGTTGGATTCGACAGAACAGACGTCGTTCATCTGAAGAGATGGGAATCAAGCAAAAGAAGATTCATTCCTGATTTCGTTGTTGTTCACCTATCAAACGAATCACACGGACAAGGACAGAATTGGCATGGAAGAAAAACGAGAATGTTTGAGCCAGAGTTTCAAACAAACCTGGTGAAGGGAATAAAAAACTTCTTTGGAAAAATCAAAGAGAAGATAAAGAAATTCATCAAGAAGAAAGAAACAAAGATAGAACATAAGCCGAAGAAGGAAGTAAAAAAAGAAGAGCCACCAAAAGGATATGCCACTTAAAAAATCATTATACGAGGTCACAGAACATTCACGTGACAACATACTCAACAAGGGATTCGATTATAAAGGAAAGATATTCGAGAAGACCATGTCGACTTTTCTATTTAAGGAAGAAAGAAGAGCAAACATCCTCGGATTTCTCGAAGACGTTTATTATGAATTGATCCAAAGAGTCAAGACCATAAAGACGTTTTACGATTACGCCAAGAAGAAAAATTATCGTGACTTCAACTAATGGTCCTGATCAAATGGGGATATTGTGACGTCAATCCTATAGTTCAAGCGCTTGAACATTTTTATAAATTAAGAAAACGAAATTAGTATATTTGTAGTATGAAACACATCAAACTATTTGAAGAACAAACAACCCACAGCAAGATTCTTTTCTTACATGGTCTTGATTCAAGACCTTATGAGGACAGACTTGCAATATTAAAGGAAACAGGCGCAGAAGTATTTGCTCCACACATCAACTACAGGCAAGAAGACGAAACTTCAATTGCAGAAGACATCATCGAAAAAGAAGGAATAACTCATCTAATAGGACACTCATTGGGTGGAATACTTTCTTTCTACCTTTCAAACAAACACAAGCTTCCTGCATTGATGTTCAACCCTGCATTTGGATCCATCAACAGAAAATATTTTGAGGAGATAAGAGAGCTTCAACAATATCCTCCATTTGAAGAACAATACGCTGTCGTAGGTTTAAAGGACACAGTCATTCCTCCGGATGTTCAATTGGCAGGATTAAAACACGCACACGTGTTTGAAGAACCAGAAATGCCTCACACTATAGAACCAAAGCTATTTAAGAAGTACGTTGAATTATTTTCGGAAAAAACCAACATCAAGTGAAACACATAAAAGATTATAACAAATTATTCGAGAACGAAAAGCCAATCATATCTTACGATTTTGACGGGTGTCTTCACGTTTCTGTTGTTGGACACGATCCAATTAACTTCACAGATCCTGAATCATGGGTTCCATTTACAGAGATGCACGAACAAATGAGAGAGGATGCAAAGACTCACACCATCGTCATTTGCACGGCAAGACCTCCTGAAACCGAAGTTTACGTTCAAGAATTTCTTGACATGTACAAGCTTCCGGTTGAAAAGATTTACGCAACAAACAATTTTCCAAAGACTCCTCTTCTCGTTGAGATTGGAGCCATAAAACATTACGACGACAACACTGGGCTCATTGAACCTTTACATAAAGCAGGAATAGAATTCGTTCTCGTCAACCCGTTCAACAGAACTCAACAGGTAATGGAAGGTGAAATACCTTTAAAAAATTACTTGATAACATTCATAAACGATAAGTTTTACATATCAGACAACACCATCAAAGCGTTCTTAGACAGGCTGGTTAAGCTTGACCCACACATGACGCATGACCCAAGAAGCGATGGAAAAGGAAAAAATTCAAGAGGAATAGTGATTAGAAGCGCAGCATTGAGTCAGCCTGACATCAAGGATTTATTTCCAGAATTCACCAAGAAGTATGATTGGTTGAAGATGGAGGTCGTAGCCACCAAATATATGTAGGAATATATACTTAAATGGCAGCTATAAGATACTTTGAGAACTTGCGTTTTTTCGACAAGCACGGAAATCCTTGCAACTTTACATACGATCCAGACAAGGACCTTTGGACAGGCCAATTGTTTTTCCCGAGAGTCTCAACAGAACTCTACGAGAACCAACACATATTCATAGTTGAGAACGTAATCGTTGGCTCTGGCACAGATGTCACATTCCCGGTTCTTGCAAACCAATCATCTCCAACGGCTGAAGATTGGAAAACAAGATGGGAAACCGACGATTCAATAGATCAGATATTCACATACGTCATAGTCAATGACGATCAAGGAAATCCATTCATACAAGATTTCGAAGAAATTCTTTATGCCAACACTGCTGTGCCATACACCACAGCAAGCCCTGCAATGACAAAGGTCATTGCATCTGCGAACTCAACACCTTTGAAGATAAACATCGCGTTAACGTCAAGCGATGAAGACATATATGAGAGAACTTTAATCATAGAAGATCTTTCCTTTGCAACTCCAAGAGTTGTTGCCAAGATAGATTTTTATGGAGAGACTGTTGCTGAAGATGAGAGATTCAGATTGGTACTTGAAAACTTCGGAAGAACTTTCAACCACCAAGACGAATTGATGTTGTCCAACTCAGACATCAAGGAACCTCTTCCAAACTGGATAAACACAAACAACAAGAGAAAAGAATTATTACTAACTGGAGAACAGATCTATCCTTACGTTGGAGCTTACAAGGGATTGATCAACGTTATTAAATTCTTCGGTTACCAAGATTTAAGAATAAAGGAATACTGGTTGAACATCGATCAGCACAGCGAGAATTACCAAAAGATATTACAATACCAATTGACTGGATTGTTCACGGACGAATTTGATCCGTTGATAAGAAATCCATTGATCGGAAGCACAGTGTACAAGAAGACTTCGATGTTCGGATTGTTCTATGACATCACAGTTGCCACAGGCGACGTCGATGAATTTGGAATACCTACAACAAGAAACGAATTCATGTTCACGAACGAGGAAGTTCTCGTTAAATTATTTGCGTTAAAAGCAAAGCTGACACAGGAATTTCTTCCTTTGAATGCTAAGATAGTTGACATCGTTGGAGAAGGAATTTATTTTGAAAGATTTGGACAAAGATCTTGGACAGATCCAATCCACAACTTCTCAGCAAACCTTGCCGACAGAATAGACATAACGAGAAACGTTCAGCTTGGTTACATAAGGGATCTAAGGAAGTTTCACATCAAGAAGTTTCCTCAAGGAATGGACCTTCCGTTCTTCAGGTTCACCAACACGGTAAACCCATATACCACAGGACAGGTTTATCCACCAAGTTCAATACAGAGTTTCATCGACTCCATCAATACATTTTATGATGAGTTAAAAACATTTCCTTTCCCATACCATGGAGAGAAGGATAACTTTAAAGGTGACGAACCTGGAATAGTTGCAGGATGCCCTGTGATATTCCAAGCTCACGTGTTTGCATTCACCTGGGATGACATGGACATGTCGTGGGACACTCTATCGTTCAACAACACACAATCTCCACAACCCAACTTCACGTTGTACACCTGGGACACTATCGACTTCAGCAACTTCTACGAGGTTGAATGGACCATCGAGAAACCGGCTGATACTACTCTTGGATATTCGTTTAAGTTCAGAGGAAAGATTGCAGATTATTACAGGCTTCCACATTTTCTTCCTTACTCAGGAAAATACAAAGTCACTTTAGTATTATATGACTTGTTCAACCAATTCTCTATTCAGATAAAAGAGGATTTCATCGAAGTTCTCGATAGACAACTTGAGCTTGCAGCATTCTGCAGATTCAGAAATTTTGATGATTATTCTTGGGATGGAACAGGAGACACATGGGACGATCTTGGTGGTGCATCATGGCATTTTCCTATAGAAGGAATAAGCACAAACGAGTCTCCAATACATGAGAAGCTTTTGACTTGGGCAAGATACAAGAATCAAGAAGACATGCAAGTGTTCAACGATGAATTTGAGATCTACCAAGACCTCATTGCATCAACTGAACCTAAAGCAAAAAACATAGGAACAAGAAACATAGGAGCTTGGGCAAACATGGATCTTCCATGGGATGAATTATATCACTCAACGTGGGACATGTATGATTATCATGGAGAATTTCTCGGTGGTTTCAGAATATTCGATCCAGGATATGGAGATCAAATACAAATAGACGATTTCGATCCGTTCACATTTGTAGAGCCTTCGCCATTTGTTCCATTAACATTACAATTGGCAGCAGATCAATTGAACTCATCAACTAATCCTGGAATAACTCACTTCACTTACGTTGTGAGATTCCAAAATCCTTTGTTGGTTGATTTTTACGTTCCTGTGAGTGATACAGAAAACGTTGCCATAACGGAAACTTTCGTTGTCACTGGAAATCTTGTGATTGACGGAACGTTCAATAACGCAGGAACTTTATATGTTGGAGGAAACATCGTCATCCAAGGAACCGGTTCATTCAACAACACAGGATCTTACATAAACTCATTGCCTCCAAACAATCAATTCATCCATGCGTGCGCTAAGTTCCCTGGACCAGATGGTTGGAGATTCATAAATTATTTTGATACTAATTCACCAGCAATAACTGGTGACAGATACAGCTTTAGAAAACCAACGTGGCTTGAGACTATATTAGTTGATGACCTTGCTGACGCGATAGATGATTCACAAACTCCACCAGTCACAGTGGACAGAGACTTAATGTTCTTAGACGTTCCAATAACTGATTTGATATTGGAAGACACAAGTCCAAACACTACTCCAAGGCCTGACACATTGGCTTATTGGGAATTACATGGATACAAGAAGACGGAAGCTCCTACGTTTGATTTCCCTTACGGGCAACGCAGAGGACATCTTCCATCTTGGTGGGGTTCTGGTGCATTCACCAACAACGATTTAAGAGTATTCCAAAGACACTTTGAAGTGCCATTGGGTGTTCCTGTATTTTTAATACACAACATGAGCGAGATTCCAGGAAAGATGGATACACGTTGGGTGGTGACAAACGAATTGACTGGAGCAAAAGTGATCGAGACCAAGGACAAACCTTTCTTGATAATCAACTTCTTAGAAGAGAGCTTATACACCGTTGAGTGTTGGGTTAACGATTCTAATGGAAATCCAAGCTACAAGAAGATAACAAGCTTTGTTAGGGCTGCAAGCAGAAAGACCATTGGAAAACCTGTGAACGTTGTCCTGGCTTAATTTGATATATAAATTATGAGACACATAAAGCTTTTTGAAGCATATAATGCTGACAAGGTCCAAAGCGAATACGATGACATCATGGACGGTGCCGGTTGGGCAACTGATGGATACATCGATAATTTTTCCCCATTAAACAAAGAAGAAAAGTATCAGCTTATGCTTAAGTTAGCAAAGAGTGGAAAACTTTTTGACGAAGATATTATTGGAGACGATGATAGTGGCGAAATGCCGAAGAAGGGTAAGATGTCTGTCAAAGACGTTGAAGAGAATTGGTCGTACTCCAAGAAAAAATAATATAGCATGGCAAACAAAAGAAAAGGTAAGAAGTTTTCCAAAGAGGAAGAGGAAGAAATTCTGAACACCATGGAAGATAGAAACGCATCTAAGAATCCACTTAGTGCTAAGATAGATTTAAAGTGCAAAACAAACAATCAGAAGAAATTCATTAATCTCATAGCTGAGAAGGAGATAGTAATAGGTGCCGGTTTCGCTGGTACTGGAAAGACTTTTCTCTCCTGTGCAAAAGCGCTTCTTCTTTTGAAAGCAGATTCAAGATACAGAAAGATAATGCTCGTTAAATCCGTAACAGGATTAAAAGGAGAAGACATAGGTTTCCTTAAAGGCGAATTATCTGACAAGATGGCACCTTACATGGAATCATTTAAGGACAACTTCAAAAAGATAATTGGAAAACCTGCCACTGACATGTTAGAAAACATGGGAATGATAGAGATTCAGCCTCTCTCATTTGTAAGAGGAAGAACCATCGACAACACAATCATGATCATTGACGAGGCTCAGAACATAAGCTTCGACAACATGAAAACGATCCTAACGAGAATAGGTGAGAACAGCAAGATCATCGTCATAGGTGATACTAAGCAGATCGATTTAAAGAACAAGAGAGAATCTTCTTTAATGCAGTTGATGGAAAAATTCAGCAAGAACGATTTGTTTGGAGTCATGCAATTTGAGAAGAGCGATCAGGTGAGAAATCCTATCATCAACATCATAGAAGAAATATTTGATGAATTAGAAACTGAAAACAAAGAGAATAAAAAAACCCGCTAAATTGCGGGTTTTTTCTTTTTGTTTATTTTCTTATCTAAAGCTTTTTTAGCTTCTTCCACCGTTGGCGGTTTGAAATTTTGTGTTATTTCTTTTTCTATTTCTGCAAGTGTTGTTCGTATCAAGTAATGAATTGGAACCTCTCTGAAGTCTGTTCTCTTTTCATCTTTAGCAAATTCTGTTCCGGCATTCAAATCAACTACTTCTATCAATGCTCTTAGATCATTATAATCTGCCATTGGGTAATAAGCAACCTTACATGCAACGATTGAACCATCTCTGCTTGCCATTGAATAAACATCTCCTATTTGATGGGTCAACCAAAATTCAGTGTACTGGTACCTTGTGAATTTAATTTTTCCATCAAAGCTTTCTTTGTGTTTTGTAAAACAATGCTTGATGGTCTTAAATTTCTTCTTTGTTTTGTTTTCTGGATTCAAACACAGAAAACAGACAAAATCAATACATGCCATTCTGACATTTCCTGTTTTAGTTTTCCCAATCACCTTCTCAAGAAGATCGAAGAACAATGCTAAGAGGTTTTTATTTTTCACGTTCATTAAGTTTATTACGAATTTCACCAACAGAAGTTTGCATGAAATCACTTTTCCATTGTCCTTGCCATTGAACCATAACCTCTGTATCATCTGGTATATCTTTGTGCACAGTTATAAAATCTGTTGCTTTATTTACAATCACTACCTTGACATAATTGACCTTATTGAGGCTTCTTCCTGTCACAAATACAAGAAATGGGTGTTGTGTTAATTTTAGGTCAAGTATTCCGCTTTCCCAAAAATCAGGAGTTGTTTCTCTTCCTTCTGTTATTACTGCTATTTTTTTCATTTATTTACTGTTTGTTGAATATAACCAAGCTTCAAATAATTTTACAGCTTGGGCATCTCTATACAATTCAAATTCAAGAAATTTTCTTTTCGTATCAAATTTCTTGTTGTACAATCTTCCTATTTTTTCCATTTGGTTCTCGCTCCAGGCAGGAATGATCGTAACGCTTTCATCTTCTTCGATTTTCTTTTGTTCTACATAGTGGTGAATCTTATTAAAAAATTTTTCATTCAAGTGATACACTTCTTGATATGAATTTCCATCATCACCTTTAACGTCGAAGATGAACACAAATCTCTCATCGAGATAATCGCGTATCTCATCTGAGAGCTTCCAATCCTTCTTGTCTCTGGCTTCTCTTCTTATGTCGATCAAATGATCAATGTACAAATAATCTAACATACTACTTTTTATAAATGAAATATTTTTTCCTGATGTCATCTCTGAAATCAGAGAAATTTCCGTTTCCATTGTATGCAGCATTCCAAATGCTCTCAATGAGTTCGCTGTCCTTGTCTTTGTAATCCTTGTATTGCGTCTTAAGCTGTTCAAGAGTAAAAGTTCCGCATGAATGATCGGCCTTCAAATAATATTTTCCGATTTGTTCAGATTTTTCTGTGCATTTATCTTTCCAGATCTGGAATTCATCTTCCTCGGATAACGGCGTGTTCCAAATTCTAACCACCATGAAGATTAATCCAGCAATCAATGCCGAAATCATTCCCCATTTATTACCAACAATCACTGAGCTCCATAGAAGAGCTGTGATCATTTGTACAGGAACTATACTTGAGAATTTGCTAAGTACTTTTACGATGTATGCTTCATACATTACTGTCACGAGATTGAAGCTCATGAATAAAGAAGCAAAAATGGTTATGAATAATAAGAAATTGTACATGGGTTTTGTTTTTTTAGTTTTTTTAGTTTATAATTAAATTATGTTTTCGTGAATAGCAGTTATTTTAAATTTGAAATTTTCATTTTCGGCATCGAACTTAAAACCTCCATCTGTGAAATATGGAAAATCATCTTCTGCTTTTTTCATTAGTTTTAATTCATACGTCTTTTCGATGTGCTTTATTAATTTATCGCGATCGTAAGAATTATAAGTCACCAGTACTTGGCTGTCATCATGCTTGAAAATTTTGATGATGTTTGCCACTAACATTTGTTTTGGAAATACTTTGACTTGTTTATTTACTTGCATCAGATGATCCAATTTTGTGACAACAGGATCATTTCCATAAACCAAACCGATTGCGTAGGATCCTGAAGCATAAGCCAAATCCAGATGTTGGTAATCTGTTGGTTTTGTTGTTAATTCTCCATTTTCTGGATTAAATAATAATATATTTTTCTTCATCATGTTATTTTATTTTACTGTTACATATTTGGATAGCCTTATTGCTTTGCTTACTTCCGGCCTATATCCAATTGGAAGTTTTGCATTTTGTAGTATTTCTTTTATTCCTAATCTCTGTATGTCTTCACTGTGTTTAATAGAAAATACTATTATCGCGGTGACCTTCTCCTTCTTTGGAGCTTTGCTGTAGGTGTCAGCGAGCAACTTTCCTATTTGATCAATTGATTTTTTCATATCGCATGCTCTATTATTAGAGACATTATACAAACTCCAACAAGAAGTCCTAAGTAAAATGCTGCAAAAAGATTTTTATTTTCCATTATTGATTTATTAAACGTGAGTTATAAATTTTTCCATTCTTATTAATGCTGATTAAATACATTCCAGGTTTGTCCAAATTGATTGCCACTTTACTATCAACAGTTAAGTGTAAAGTATTTTGGCCAAGAGAGTTTATAACATCAATAGTTGCATTTCCCGCATCAACGGTGAACTGACCATTTGATGGATTAGGATAGATTGATATTCCAACAGGAACAGTGTAAGAAGTTATCCCAGTGGCAACTCCTGTTGTGATGGTGAAGCTCTGAGTTGTTGTACAACCTTTGCTGTCTGTGATCAAACATGTATAAGTTCCACCAGTTAATCCAGAAGCAGTTTGTGATGAACCACCAGATGGTGACCATGAATAAGTATAGCCAGGAGTTCCGCCTGAAGGAATTACATTAGCAATTCCATCATTTGAGCTTGGTGATGTTTCATTTGTTTGCGAATTAGTTGCAGACAAAATAATTGGTTGAGTGATATTAAAGTTCTTGGTGATCGAACAATTGTTTGCATCTTTAATTACACAAGAATAAGCACCTTGCGAAAATCCAGAAGCAGTTGAAGATGTTCCACCAGTTGGAGACCATGAATAAGTGTAACCAGGAGTTCCACCTGATGCAACAACTGTTGCTGAAGCATTACTTCCACCATTGCAAGATACATTAGTCTGAAATTGATTTGCCGTAACAGCACTTGGTTGAGTCACTATAACAGTCATTGTTTTAGTCATGGTTGAAGCATCAATAACTTTCACAGTGTAAGTTCCTGCAATCAATCCACTAACAGAAGCAGTTGTGTAACTTCCAGGAGACCACGAATAAGTGAAACCAGGAAGACCACCTGTTGGTGTGCATGTTGCTGAACCATTATTTCCACCATTACAAGAAACACTTGATGATGTCATGTTCAATACCAATGTTGGATTTGCGTTATATTTAGCTATGTTGTTAAATGGAGTGGTGAAATTTCCGCCTGCATATAATTCACCATTGTAAACCGCCAAGCAAGCAATCGTTGAACCAATTGCCGATGGGATGTTAGACATTGAAACACCATTCCAAATTTTTATTCCTGGTGCAGCTGAATTTGCAGTATAAAGATTCCCACTGTAAACTTCCATTGGACCTTGAGTTCCAGCTTGACCACCAGTAGAAGCAAATGTTGTTCCATTATATTTAATAAATCCAGCAGAAACTACACCGTTGAATCCAACCATTCCGTTTCCGAAATAAATATTTCCAGAATAAGTTTTTGCACCTTGAACAGATACAGCAGTATAAGTCGTTGGAACTGGACTCAAAGAGGTAGTAAATGTTTCAATAAATCCAGGCCATGTTCCAGTGATGTATAATTTATTATTATAAACTTCCAAATCCTGTATTTCATAACTATTAAGATTTGGACCAATTTGTGTAGGAGCATAATTATTTGATGGATCACATTGTATGAGATAATGAATACCCGAAGAATATCCTCCAAAATAAATATAATCATTCATGCCATTTAATACACACGGAGGATAATTACAAACTGTTCTAAAACCATATCCTGGAGAAATTCCTCCAATTCCAGTTCCCATTCCTGAAACAGTATACCAATTAGAACCATTGTATACATATATGCTGTCTGAACCTACCACAACATCACTTCCATGAACTGTAATACATAGACCTGCAAAAGTTCCAGGATAGCCTGGGATTACTGTCCACGCAGTTCCATTCCAATATGCAACTTTTCCAGTGAAGGCGCCTGTTGCATAAAGACGATTGGTCAATGTGTCATTGTATAAACCATTGACATTTCCATTTAAGCCTGCTCCAACGTTGGACCAAACTTGTGCTGTCGAATTCATTATTGACATAAGACAGATTGCGATTATTGCTATTTGTTTTTTCATGTTTTATTTTTATTTTATTTTATCAAACGGCGAGAACGAAGTGCCGTCACCTTCTTTTTTAGGTTCTTCTTTTTTCTCAACAGGTTTTGTTTTCACTGTGTCAAGATGTGAGAATGGAGAATTAACTATTGGTTTATCGTCGCCACAACTTAAGAGTGTAACTCCAACTGACAATATTAAAAGATTTTTGATTGTTTTCATATTACTTTTTGTTATAAGTTGAAGAACCACAGTATTCGCACATGTTACCGTGCCATTTATTACCACCACAACTATTGCAATTGCCAGTATGTGAATATACTAAATTTTTATGACTATTTCTTACTCCGAAATCGTGCACTACGTAATCATTTTCATCTTCAAATTTAATGAAAAGGCCAAGGAATTTTTTTGGAAAGGATTTCATTAATTTTCCAATGGTTGACAGATTAGCAAGGATGAACAATAATAAAAGTACTAATGGAAATACAAGCAACATTGTCTCGGTAGAAGAAAAAATGTCAAGCAAATTAAAGTGACTTGGAATTAGTTTATCTTCAACGTTTGATGTTGCAACGTTTACTAAAACTGCATCGCCGTCTTTCATGACGGCGGAAGCAGTGTATTCTTTTGTGCTGACTATTGATTGGCCAAACATGTTGGCCGTGATCAAAAATAAAACCGCAAACTTTTTCATTAGTTATAAATAAATTTACGGTTCATTGAAGCTGCCATATCAACAAGCATGGAAGTTTCTCCGATGGTGTTCACGAATTTTCCATGAAGCCTGCGATCCTTTTTCATGAGTTTTTCCATTTCATCCATTTGTTTGGTGTTCTCGAAAAATTCCGCCTGTTCGCGTAACTCATGATGTTTTTTTCTGATGCTGATTTGATTCTCAACATTTTTTACTAAAGACTTCATCACGTCTTCTTTTTTTACTGGTTTTACATTCGACAGCATTTCTAACAATGCAATTATCGGATGATTTTGATTTTGTTTTCTCATGGTTGGTTGTTTTAATTTATATGTAAATATACTAACTTTTTTCCATATATAAAAATGATTCTTATAACTTATTGATAATCAAGCAGTTACGTTTTCCATTATACCTCGATTTCCTAATGGATTTAAGGCTTCAATCATCATTAAATTTTGGCGAATATATACATAAACTAAAACTAATCATACATGGCTATAGTCATCACAGAGATTCTTGGCACTGACCCGTTTAGCGGTTCGAGAATCGTAATAAACGCAAACTTCCAATCATTAAAAACTGAAGTGGAAGCGCTGGAATCTAATCTCGGGATTAGCGTTGCATCAGGAAATATTGACATTTCTGCAGCGATAGGTGGACAAATAAAAGCAAAAGTTGGAGCATTCAATAACATCCAACTTCCAGTAGCAGGAATTCCAAACATCACGCTTACCGGATCGACCGGAGCAATAGTTGGAAAAACGTTAACTCTTGCCACATCGGCAGTAATTCCAACGCTAACAGCAGACAATTTTACAGCCACCGCACTCGGACAAAGCATCTTCAATGGTGAAGCAACTTTCAACGCGTTAGTAAAGGTTACAGACGGTCTTGCTTACAACAAAGTAAACGTTGGAACAGTGAGCACTCACACGGTAATAAATTCAGACAGAGTGATTCTTTTCACATTGAACGTTTTATCACCAGGTGCTCTCGTCATAACTCCAGATGCTCAGTTGGTTGATGGTCACGTGGTAACCCTCGTTGACACAAGCAACGTGGCAACAACACTTGATACAACATTCATCATGGGAACTTGGGGTTCCATTACATTCGCTGCTGATGGTTACAAATCATGCATCACTTTAATGTGGAGCGTTGTAGATAACAAATGGATTATCATTGGTTCTTCAAATATGACAATTCTATAATGAAGCACATTAAGACGTATAACGAAGCTATCAACGAAGGATGGTTGACTGATTGGCTCTTTAAAAGAACTTATAAGGTCAATTATACAACTGAACTTGTTGACAAGAAAACCAATGAACCGGTTTCTTATAAATCTTACTTGACTGTGAAGGCCAAGAACGAAGATGAAGCTCTCGAGAAATTTTATACCAAATGGGACGAGGCAATAAAAGGCTTTGACGTTGAACCTAAAGTCATAGTTGGAAATATAGTTAAAACAGACAAGGCAGATAAAATCAATATAGATCTTCCAAGATCCATACAGAAGATAAGCAAGGAAAAAGAAGTTAAAAAAGAAGTCAAAGACGACGAAAAGAAGAAATGAAACACTTAAAGAGTTTTGAAAATCTTAATGAGAATGTCTTGCAAAACAAGCTGATTCCCATTTTTCCAGAAAATCCAACTTGGAAGTTAAGCGACTCGTGGGAAGGAAATGACGGAGACATTAATTTTTCTTTTACCAATGGACCTTTTGAAGTAACAGCAGAATTCTGGGATCCAACAAGTACATACACCGTAGGTTTCAGAGAAACAGGAGACAAGTATTTAGTGCCTGAAGGAAAAAGGTATCAATCAGGAAATTTAAAAGATCTCGCAGAAGTTAAAAAAGAAATGTCCAAGATGATGGACTTCTTAGAAGAATACTCTAAATAATAATTACACATGGCAGTTGCTCCTTTCATAAAACCGTTACAAGTACAAGGAGGAACGTTTTATACGTTCTCATCTTCATCTGAAGATCTTGGCTTGACATTTAATAATTCATCTACCAAATTTAGATTTTCTAAATATGTGTTGTTGAATATTCCTAACATCGCAACACCTGCATTTCAGGATAACAAAATTCAATTCGATACCATTGATGGAGCAATGATCGAAGGTCTTGACCCAGATCAAAACATTAACCTTGCTCAATCGTTTCAGAACTATACATTAAACCTTGAGGCATTATTGATCTCTCAAACAAGCTATGATAGAAACCTAAAGCAAAACGTTGCTGAAAGAGTTTTCTGGAAATGGTTGAAGGAACTTGGTGCAATACATTGGAAGAAAGCAAACTCTCTTCAAACAACAACAAACGTTATAACAGACCCAAGGTTTCTTGAATTAGATGAAACATTAACAGGTCCATCAAGATATTACAGAGTTGCTCAATACATTGGAGACATAGACATCGTCAACTCGGTACAGAACAATACAAACGCATATTCTGAGGTTTATATTCACGTTCCAACTTCAGATGGAAATACTCCGCTCATTCTATTTAAAACTGTTGAAGACGTCAACTATGATGCTTCAATGATAATTCAGAACAGACCGGTCGATCCACTTGACACAGAATTTCTTACTGGAAGACATTATTTTGACGTTCACCCAGCAGGGTTAAACATCAACGCATTTTACGATCAAGACACGATTGGACAACCTATAAGCTTGTTCTTTAATACTGGAACCAACTTATATGACATCCCAGAACATTGGTATGATCCATTGGTTGGACCAAACGCATATTTCACAGATTCAATATTCACCGATGTAACAATAGACAAGATCCAAAAAACTTTTGGATTGAGCACAATATTTTATCAAAGGTCAAGACTTGACGGAGTTCAAGTAGATTTTGAAGCAACGAATTATAAACCAATTGTTGACAATCCGACATTGACAACCATCCAGCAATACAATGCTACGGTGGATGCTCAACCGTTTGAGTTCAACGCAGTTCTTGTTTATTACGATGTATATGATGCAAATAATCCTGATGATGTTGCAACAAACCTTTATGGAGTTTTATTCCTTGAGGATGTTGAGCAACAATCTACGGAGTATGGAATTCCAAGATTCAAGAAGTTTAAACCGAATGTTGTCACTAAATTAAATGGTAACTCATACGGATTTAAGATCAATTTAAAATTTGATACGTCTGTTGAGAATGCTGGAATTGTTGAGAAGGCTATAAATGACTTTAGTTCATTCTCTCTTGAAATGTTCGTTGATGCAATGAACGTTCTTCAGCAATCATCTGCCGTATTGAACGAACAATCAACTGAGATAATTGATTTGAAGAATCAAATGTTGCAGCTTGAGGATTTGATCATCAATACTTCCAACATCAATGAAATAAATTTAAGGCTTGATAACCTTGAAGAGGACTTTGCTGCCAACCAAGCATTGTTCAATAATACAAACGATATAATGGCCTTGATCGAGAAGAATGCTGATTCCATTAATCAGGTTCTTGCCGGACAAACAAGCATAGAAGTTTCTTACAACTTGAACGCCATCAAAGGTGGTTCAGGAATATTTGTCGACAGAAGCGTTCCAAACAACGTTACTCTAAACAACACTGTTCAAGGATTTACGATAACTCAAAATGTTCCATACTTTGCAGATCTTTCTGCTGGTGGAACCATAACACTTCAAAAGTATAACAATTACTTCAGACACTCTGTTGGAGGAGCTGTTCTTAATGCAGCAACTGACATTTATGTAAAAGTAGATGACAGCCAAGTTAAATGGCAGAGAGGACAAACCCTAAGACTTGTATTCGATGATATTCTTGACATGCAAACATTCAGCTTGATAATTCAAACTGATGCAACGAATTCATTTGGAAATGGAACTTATGGTGTATTTGTGGGTGCAGTCTCCAGCACAGAGTTTACTCCGGCCGGAGACCGTCCAATTTTTGACATCACCTGTGTTGACGACATCAACATGGTGTTCATAATAGATCAAATAAGATAATAATTAAGCGGTAGCAGTTCTTTGCCAAGAAGAAACTATTGGACCTTTATTTGAATAATAAATGGTCGCAATTCCGTTTGCTCTTGGAACTTTCTGCACAATCACAATCAGCTCTTCTTCGGCTGATTTTTTTGTTTTGACTGGTGCAGTTTCCTTAGGTTGTTTTGCGATTGCTGGAATTTGTTTGACATCTTTTTTCTTGTCAAATCCAACTATTGAAATTTTCTGGTTCCACATGTCAGTTATGGTAAGTTTTTCTTCTTTACCTTTTGCATTAATACAAACTGCTGTGCAGCTTCTTCCAGTTCTGATAAGCTGTTTAATTTTTAGAGTCTCCTTGCCTCTGGCAAGTTCCTGGTTCTCTTGTAACTGTCTTGATATAATCATGGTTGGTTATTAAATAATTTAGTACAAATATACTAATTATTTTAATAACTTGGTAATGAACTTATAAGAATCCATCAATTTGCTTAGGTCCTTAAAGTCAGGTGTAGCAGTATTCGTGAAATAGAAAGCATAGACTAACTTATTGGTTTTCAAGTCGTAGACGAACTTATAACATTTGGATGGAACATATACATTTTTGATCTTTTTTCCATCAAATTCGTTGTAACAAATGACAATTAAAGAGTCTGTTTTTGACAGATTTCTTATGACCGTTTCAAAGTGTTTCCAAGGACCCCTGTTCAATTCTGGTGTCTGTGGAGCGCAGTTATAATATCTGAAAGTGAGTTCTTCCAACACACAATCATTTGCAAAATCTTCTGCGTTTGCCATGTGACCCTTGTCGTAACCAGAAGCTCTATAATCGCTGTCGTATGCTGTCTTCAATCCTTTGATGTCGCATTTAAAATCCATCTTTTGTCTGGAACATTCTCCACCTCCGTGATATAAAATATACTTCACTGCTACTGGAACTTCATAGGTCTTTGAGTAATAGCTTTATTTGTTATCAAGGTGTCATACCTTAATGTGTCTTGGCCACGTAGAAGGAAAGAGGCCATAAAAATGAGGATGGATGTTAATAATGTTTTCATGCTTTATATACCAAAATTTATTCATTTCTATTGAAACGAAGCCATTCTGGAGAGCAGATATATACTAAAACCAAAAAGGATAACTAAAAGATGTCAACAACACACAATTCAATTTCTTCATTGCTTGAGCAATTCTTAAGACTACAGAAGAATTCTTTGGAAATTATATCGAAACTCTCTGAGGTTGCAACCTCAAGTGCCGACACAGTTCAGTTCAACATAACGCAAGATGATGGAACAGTAACACCAATGCAGATTCCTTCGTTCGGTTTCATGAACAACAAAATCGACAGAGTAGATAACAACGTCCAAAATCTTGCTGGGCTCGGAGATGCGAGCACTATCATAAAGCTTCCTGATGGAACAACCAAGAAAATATTCGAGGCCTCTATAATAAGAGATCCTGATCCGATTCCAAGCTTACAGGTTCCGCAAGAATTCAAGATCAAGAACAATTGGTTCTTTGAAAGCTTCCTTAACCCGTTGCTTTATGTTTCTTTTGATGTTACTGGAAAAGTTCCAGACAGCATGAGAAAAGCAGTGGTGAAGAGATTCATCACAAACACAGACACTCAAGAAAAGAAGGATTATTTTGACGGAACGTTCAAGGGAAAAAATGACATCGATTACCTTGACTTCCTAAATAAGACTGCTGACAACGGAATAGCATTATTCATAGACGAAGAAATCGTTGACCTTCCTGTTTCTGTAATGAGATACAGAGGAACGTTCGACGTTTTAAAAGTTGTTGACGAACAAGTGAACATCACTTCAAATAACACAACTGTCACAGTTAAGAAGAGAAAATACAAGCTTAACAAAATAACTTACACAGATATTCTTTCTGGAACTGTTGATTCTAAAACAGTTCAATTGAATGACAAGTTGATCACTCAAGATGGAACTTCATACGTTGTGGATTCTCTTGATGCAGCAGAGAACACTGTTGTGTTAAGAAGAATTTCTGGAAGCCAACCAATTGGTATTGGTGTTGACGTGCTTACAATTTTTTCTCCTCCATACGCAACTAAAGAAATCCAAGTCAACATTGGGTTTGACGAGAGACAAGTAATATTCTTGAAGCCTATCGATAACAACTTCGATATTGCTGCAAGCCAATATTCTCCAGGAATTGGATTCTACTCTAACGAGATCAGCATCACTCTTCCAACTGGATCGCAAACATTAAATGATTTTTACAAATCGCAAGTAACTGACTTCGGTCAGATATTCATAAACGCTGCGAAGGAAAAACACGTTCCAGCAGTTCATGGTGAAACTCCAGATGCACCAAACCTCGATCCAAACAACTTCAAGGTCGTTCAGATCAACGCGCACAAGAAGGATACTAAAGAGGTCGATGACATCAAAACTAAATTGTCTTCAAAGGTTTCTCTTGAAAATGAGATCAACCAGCTTGAAGAAGCAATCACAAGCAAGAAGAATGATTTGAATAACAATTCAAATATTTCTGATGCACAGAAGAAGAAATTAAAATCGGATCTTGACGACCTTTCAAAACAAAAGTTGAGTAAGACGAATTTATATTCATCTACAGTAAAACAGATAGCGACAAAGACACAGGAAAATCCAAGCATACTTGAACCTGCATTATACAGAGTAAGAGGTTTCTGGGCAATTCCTTCTCCGAAGGCAAGCGACAAAACGCAAGACCAAGAAGTAATTCAATTCAGAGTTTCTTATAGAAAAATAAGAAAAGACGGTAATGCTCCTGGAACTGAACAGATGGAATTTACTGACATCGACGGTTCAAAGAAAAGAGGATACTTCTCTAACTGGGTTGAGAGAAAAAGCGATATAAGAAAAAGAATATTTAACACCACGACTGGTTTTTATGAATGGGTGATTGAAGACGTTTCCGACGCCGACACAACAAACATAAACCAATTGGATGTTGACATCTCAAAGAACGAGCAAGTTCAAATAAGAGTTAAGTCCATAAGCGAGGCAGGTTACCCGTTGAATCCGCAGGAATCTGATTGGAGCAACGTCATCACGATTGATTTTCCAAACGATCTTCAATTGACAGATGAATCAGCTGCAATACTTAATGATGCTGCAAAAGAAGATTCAAGAGTTAGATTCCAAGAGGAATTAAATTCAAGAGGACTCGATCTTCACTTGTTGAATTCATTCACAAGCGGAGACAAATATTTCGCCCACACAGGCGATGACATAGCATCAGGATTTTTTGATTCTGCTGGAAAAATTGTAACACTGTTTGAAAAGCTTACTGATTTACAAAATCAGTTGCAGTCTCTTCAAGCGATCGTTACTCAGGCAAAAGGAACTCTTGCGATATTCCTTCTCGACGAATCTGGAAACGTGACGAAGATCACTCAGAACTCAACGACGAAAATATTTGCAGGATTCTACAAAGACCTGATCGCATCTGGAACTGGAACTTCGATAACATACAACCACGGACAGATCATTACGAAGTCTTACATATTGAGAATAGAAAACTCTGCAGCAACAACATTGGAGCTTGCGAGTTTAATTCCTGGAGGATTGGCAGAGTCAATGCCATTATCAAATCCAGCAGGACCTACTTACACTGTGTCGTTGGATTATGATAAGAACAGAAGATATGACGTTGTTCCAATGTCTCTTTCTGGAGTTGCACAAGTCAGCTCAGGAAGCGTGAAGCAAGTTGCTCCGTTCCAATCACAACAGGTTAAAGCTCTTTGGTTATACTCGAGAGAGAAATCAGTTGGATTAGATGAGGATTTATATTTGAATGATGCACCATTTTACGCGCAAGCAATAACGCCTGCGACCATACTTGGTGTTCCGATAAATCCAACTCCTGGATACATTTATCAAGGAACTACAATTTTCGGAAATTTATATCCTTTGGATGGACATCATCTTGTTCCGTTTGATCCAGGATTCGTTGGAACTTTCAACGTGGATCCAAACGTTTGGAATGGTGCAGTCATTACAGGAGTTGCTCAAGGAGCTGGAAGACTTTCTGAATTCTGTATTCACAAGAGCCATCCAGATTTAGTTGCATTCGGTCCAACTTGGAGCACGACAGAATATCTTACTCCAAACCTTGTACTTGATGGTAGCGGTGGATATTTCATGCAGTATCCTAAATTCATGCATGCGCTTTACTTCAGCGAAGATACAACAAGCATCTTTGGCAAGAAGCAATTGCAAACTGCAGTTCCTTTGACAGTGAGCACGACATTGAACACTGGTTTGGCAACTGCTCCTGATGACAGAATTTATCCTGCAAAATTAGGATTCTACAAGAACGATGAGTTCCTTGTAGGAAAATATACTTGCGGAGCTTATTTATACACTGCACCTATTGATTACACAGACATTGCAGTCGATGGATCAACAGATTTGGCTAAGAGACTTCTTGAATTTGGAGAAGCAAAAGGTATAAACATTCCAATGATATTCCAATTCAGATGTTCTGATAAATTGCAATACGTTGGAGGATTCAGACAAGCTGGAAACATTACAAATATTTCTTATACAAAGAAAATGGGAATAGATGTTCAAGTAAGAAACGAATCGTTGTTCTCTTTTGACATTGAAGTTTCTTGCAAATATCAACAAGATTCATTAGTGACTCCAGTATACGTTCCAAACGTTGCGCTTGACAGATTAACTAACATAAGAAATCAGCAATAAGCTGAAATAACATAAGGATGAACTTAAACGATAAAACATCGTCATTCGGACTCGTAAGAACGAATCCAAAAATTTCTGGAAACGTCAAGATAACTGTCGACTCAGAAGGTTTGATTTGGTTAAACACCATTGATGCAACCAAAGAATTGAGCGCGTCAGAATTCAAGAAATTCCGAATAGGAACTACATCTTCTTCTTATGAAGCAGATCTCAAGAAATTTATTGGGAAGCTTCCACCTGCGATAGTTTTTGCTGCAAAGGAAAACAAGCCTGATCCAAAGAACACGTCAACGTCGTTCCAGGATCAGTATGATTTCTTCTACAACATGGGAGCTCAAAATCTCATAAGCAAATTCTACGATGAGGATTATTCTTATTTTGCGCCGTTGTGGTTGAGGGATGACCTCCCTGAATACTTCGTCATCATGAGAGTAGATGAGCCACTTGATTTTCCTTACAATGAAAATGTTCCATCTGGAGAACTTGTGATAGGAAAAAAGTACATCCTTAAAGGAGATGCTGGATTCACAATTAAATACGGATTGAACACGTTTATAGCAAACGGACAAACGTTCGTTCCGGATGTTTTAAAAGGAACAACATACACCATCACAGCAGGAACAGGTAAGGTAATTGATCTCGATGAGAACAAGGACCTTCCAATTAATACGGTGGATCAATTTAAGAACATAGTAAAAAGATCTCACATCATAAAGACTTTCGATCTTGGAGAAAATACCAACATCGGTAAGTACATAAGAAATATTGTTAACGGAAAATTATTCCCAACATCACCGATCACTGTTAGATTCGATCAAGGATTAATGACTACTTGGAATGGAGTTTCTTATGTTGATGGAATCATAACAACCAAAGGAGAACTCCTTGATGATTTCTGGGCAAAGGGACAAACACAAATCGATTTTGAAGAATATGTAACAAAGGGCTTCGAGAGACACGGAGTCATTTGTCCATATCTATTAAATCTCGAATTCTTATTCGACGACAACGACACTCCGATTTATTCTATTCCAAGATATTTTGGATTCTATGTTAGCAAGATAGAGCTTGCACAAATGCAACTTGATGGTCAAACATTATACGACAAGAGAAATATTTCTGGAAACACACCGGCTCCAAAAAGAGCTAACCGTGGATTCAGACAACAGTCTGACGTGTTCTTCCAAAACAACGACAATGGAGTGAGATTGTATTATGAAAATCCAACTCAGGCTGATCCATCAATTCCGTTGTTCATACCGAACTCGGATACGTTCATCAACAATTTTGAATCAAGATTCTATTGGATACAAGATAGAAATGGAAATTTCTATTCATTAGACGAAACAGGAAACACAATATACAACACAGATCCAAACATAAAGGATCTCGTCATAAGAAACAAGTCTGTCGACCTTGGATTATTCGGTGGTCCTGGAGCTGTGAAGCTTCAAGACAAGGGAAGCTTATTAGCAGACAAGGGAAGATCATACATGGTCATCAGAATAAATTCACAATTGTTTCCCAACGACACGATTAAATTATTTTGGAATCTCGGAAATTTAGTAGACTCTCCAGACATAAATGGAAAATATCATGTACTGACCGCGAACGATTTGTCAAAGAGACCGTTCACAGTGCCAGCAAACGGAACTGTTCTAACAATTGTTGGAATGGATCTTACTGGGCAATACGCAGCAGGCGAGACGATACAAATAAATTACGGAGTAGGAAAATCCGTAGAAAGAGTTTTAGCAGCAAATCCTGTTTTTGCTTTTGGTAATACTACATTGACCATAAACAATCCTATTGATTTGACCACAACAAGTGGAACAACTCCAATAGTTCCAGGATGGGGTCCAAAAAGCGCATTGATCTCAGACGACAACGATACAATATATTATCATCCATACGGAACTTTCAACGAGGTTGCTCAATCGATAGCAAACGCATTCAATTTAATTGAAGACAAAACATTTGATGCAGTTGCGATTGACGATCAGGTTGTCATCAGAATGAGACAAGGAGAAAGCATTTCAAATGGTTTCTTTTTAATGGCTCAATTGACATTGACGAATGAAATGTTCTTTCAGAATGTTCAATACACTCCAAACACAAAATTCTTCTTTGAAGGAGGTACTGACACAAACCACATAAGATTAAAATTCCCATTCCCTGCAACAGACATATTGAAGGATGGCGAGGTGTTCTTGAAAACAAAAAGAGGTTTATCCAAAATAGCATTTGTTGGAAGATACGTTGACGAAGCAGTCAACGCAGTCGGAAGCAGCGAAGTTGGAGATCTTGTTGGCTTCAAAGAATTTGGTGCTTGTTACATCGAGGACAATCTCGATGAACCAGTCGTAACAACCATTGGAGAATTCATATCCTACAGCCTGTTTAACATACCTGTTGGATTATTTTCTTTATTCAACATAAAAGAAATTGATGGAGATTTCTTCAGTTCTACTTATGCAAGAAGTCCTATAACTGAAGTTCACAGATATTTCGATATTTTAGCAGACACTCAAAGAGTTCTTGTGCCTGGAAGAAAATATCTTCTTAAATCAGAAAATCCTACTGACACAATAAGTTATCTTGGAAACACGATAACAGCTACTCCTAACGGAACTGTGTTCACAGCAGGAATTACATTTGGAGAATTAAGTGGAACTGGCGATGGAGTAAATACAAACTTCCAATTTAATATTTTATATCCTGCTGCAGAAGCAGGTTCAGTAGTTATATTTGCAGGTTTAGAAACTTTCACAGATAATGGAAATGGATTCTTAACAAGCAACTTGACAGGAACTGGAACAATTGATTATGAAACAGGCGCTGTGAACATCACGTTCTTTTCTCCTGTTCCTAACTTCACTCCTATATTCAGCGTGTACAACAGTCTTGCCGGTTTCACGGTTACTTCTGGAAACCCAATAGTTGTTGCACAGATATTCCATGCAGCACACGTGCTGCCAACACCATTCATCGTAACGTTGGATCCTACTCACACTTATGTTGTGTATGGGGACTCAACTGAATCTGTGTTTGATTCAACTCTTGCACAAATATTTGCTTCATTCTCTGGAAGTTTTGCATTAACAGCTGGTTCAACTTGGTATATGCCTGGAACTGGAAATCCATTGGTCATTGACATAAACAAATTCATATTGGATGAAGACCTAAAAGCATTTTCAGGATTCTGGACGTTCAAGGATCTGGTTGACGTAAACGACAACACAGACACAACAACAATAGAATTCACCAATAGAGAGAAATTTATTCACCATAACATTAATCTCGAATATGATTATTTAAAAGAGAATTTCTCGAAAGAGGAAGCCGTCAAATCGAGAATATTCCCAAGCATTTCAAAATGGGTTTATCAAGGTGGAGATGACATAAGAGACAATCCATATAGGTTGAACACACATCCTGTATTTGGAGCAATGAATTTTTCTCCAAGTTCAGTTATAAGAACTCAGGACCCGCAAGGTTTCTCACATGAGTGGCCGTATCTTGAACAACCGCCTCAACAATATCCAAGCGGATTATTGAAGGACAACTATTATTTCTTCTATGACAAGATTGATCTTGCACAGATCAAGGATGCAAATCCTTTGAACCCTGATTACTTCACAGAGTATTTCACTTTCCAACCAGCAGTCGACACTCCTGATCAAGAAAGATATGATATATTCAAATTCAATGGAGAAACTGGATTGTGTGAAACTTTCTTCAGAGGAGTTAAGATAAGAATCAAGGAAGTAATCAAAGACACAAAGATTACTCAAATACAAGGAATCAAACCTCCGTTCAAAGACAGATCAACGAGATTTGAAGGATACAAGTTTTCTGTATTGTTAAGACCAATCAAACAGGATCCTAATTCCATTCAAGCACCTGTAACTTTTAATTTGATCGAAAACAAAACTCATCAAACTTTATTGTTTGTGATCGACCTCGTCATTGAAGATTACAGAACTTTGACTTTATTAAATCCAGATGATTTAGGAGATTACGGATCACCAGTAATAAACTACCCAGACCGTCTTGAGTCTCACATCGATTATCTTCTTCTTTATTCTATGAAGTCGAAGAAGAGCGAAAAATTATCTGACGACTCAGCATCCATATTCATACGTGGTTTGGATGGACATGATTTCGGAGACATCAAATTGTCAATGGGAATTAATGCTTCATCACCGAGTGGATTGATTGGTGGTTTCACTGTTATAAATGTGTTCGATAATCCTGACTATGATTGGGATTTAAGAGATGAATTCAAAAATTTCAATAAGGAAAATATTCTTACTGGAGAATTCATATTTGGTAACACTAAGTTCCCATATCCGTTACAGGTAAATCAAACCCAAATATTCTTTGGATTAACTGGAAACTTAGGTTATCCGCAAGATCCGCTAACTGCATATCCAAATTTCGAAGCTCCTATTGCAAACAACATATTCATTCCATACGGATCCGATTTTGACTGGGAATCTTTCCCTTGGACACAGGTTCACGGAGGAAAGCTTTATCTTGAGCCAATAATGCAGAGACTTGCGTTTGGAAGAATTGCAGAGAAAATAAATCTCTACAGTCCGTTCATTAAGTACAACACATATTTCTGGGACGAAGCTTCTGCCACAACAAAAGTAAGTCCTAACGAATTTTACATTGAGATAATTGATCCAAGCAAGATAACAAAAACAGAAGCAGTTCTTCCTCAAATAGACGAAGACAAGCCAGAAGAATTCAAGAACGAATCGACAATCGGTGTTGACTTTGTAAAAGTTGCATACTTTGCAGAAATTTACAGACACTCAGGTCCGTACGAACCTAAGTTCAGAAACGTTTTATTCTTCAAGGATCAGAAGACCGATATTATCGTTGATGCCAACATTAAATTGGAATTCAAACAAGCAACATTCAATCCGGCTGTTGATGGATTTGGATTCATAAACAATCTCGGTTATTTAAAAGTTGCTGACCATGACGTTCTTACTCTTGCAAACAATCCTAAATACGATCCAAGGTATCCGTTATTAAACGAGACTCCTATCGATAAGAGAGATTTCTTTACGTTCCAATCAAGTTGGGATCCAGGATTCTGGAGAACATACACGACGAAGAAAGATTTCTTCTCACAAGCAGGAACAAGGGAAATGTTGGAAGTTAAAAACTTCTTAGGAACCAAGATCATGAAAACACATGACTTGATAAGATTACAAGATTGGACCATTGAGCCGCAAATAGATTCATTGGACCAAATCAATGTTGACAACTTTAACGGCGAGATAGTATATGCCATAGTTAATGGAAAATTACAGGCATTGATCAATGTAAAGAAGAGACTATTGAGATTCCTCGTTTCAGACGGAGCAAACTCTGAATTCGTGAAAAATCTTTTACCTGAATTTGGTATAGGAGATCCTTCGACTCTTGACGATGACGTATTGGAATATCTGACGTTGAACGTTCTTCCAACTTACGAGGTTAAACTCGTTGACTCTTATATTAAGAAGTACAAGGAAAATCTTAATCTTCCTATATTGAGAGGTGACATGACCGATGCTCAGAAGCTCCAGAATGGATACCTTCTTGACAAGAACTTCACCACTCAGAAGAAGAATGATTTCGTTTATTACTTTGAGTATGCACTGGATAAAAGCTTTAATGTTTCTTTGGCACCATCGTTAAATGTAGGTAAGATTTAAAGACAATATATAGGACATGATGATCATACAGTTCTTTCCACACCATACAGTTGACGCAGGAAGCTTTTTCGAGATTCTCGAATATGCTGTGAATGCTGAAGGTTTCATGGTTCAGAAAGAATCTGCAAGAGGAAACATAGCATTTGCGTTGCCAAGCGATGAAGCATTCACGCCCAATCAACCAAAGCTTGTTGGAATATCTCAGTTCGCAAACAGGACCAAAGATAGAACTGGAAAGATGTTGTATACTTTTGCTGAGATCACTCCTGAACTTGTTGCAGGTCTTATATTTGGACCTATTTCAAATCAGCATTACACGACGATAACAGATGAATTAGGAATAAGAAGTTGTTGGTCACGAGGAATTAAAAATATATATTTCGTATAAACGATAAATAAGAAGAGATGCTTTTAAATCTATTACAGCTATTACAGTCAGACGACCAAACGACGTACACCGACAAGGTAAACTATAACTTCGATCAGATCTTAGCTATGGGTGGTGGTCCAATTGGTCCAACCGGTTTCCAAGGAATACAAGGTGTTCCAGGTGCACAAGGAATCCAGGGATTCCAAGGTCTTCCAGGAATGGACGGATCGAGATGGTATGTGTTGCCTTCAACAAGCACACCAACAACACCAACTCCAAAAATTGGAGATCTTTGGTTGCAAACGGACACTTTAGCAATTTTAGAATATCTTGGTTCTCCTCCAATGTGGGTCAACCTTGGTTTCACTTTAGCATCAACTGGAGTTTTCACTGCAGGCGGAGCAAACAACTTGGTTTTCACAAGCCCAAGCCCATTGCGTTCTCTTGTTTTATCTCCAATAAATTATGGAATTGGAAATGATTCTCCTGGAGCTGCCGATTACAGATTAAAGATCGTGACTTCTTCAGGAAGCCCAATGATAAGATTTGCTGTTGATGATGCTGGATCAGAAAGCACACCAACAACAACACAACCTACAATAAGCGTTCAAAAAATAAACAACGTTCTTTATCCTGGTTCTACAAACTGGAGATTAAACGTTGAAGACTTAAACGGTGACATCTTCTTGAATCTTAATGGAAACTATTTTGGAGTATATCCACAAATAGCAAGCGTATCAAGATTCGATTTCGGTGCACAAACGAGATTACAAAATAATGCAGTTGACAGATTGTTGTCATTCGCTGTGTCAAACACAGGAACAGAGTTCTTCCACATAGGAAGACACACTGGTTTAGCAACAACTGCAGACAGATTATTCTCTATAAAAGATAATGGACAGATTTCTATTGGTGATGCATTCAGCAATCCAATTGGAGCAACAAATTATCACATTGATTCCATCAATGATGACCTTGCGAAAACAGGTCCGCCACCTCCAGTAGATTGGTTGAGATTAAGAGGAAGAGTTCAAAATGGTGGAACTACTTGGGATTCATTAAACATCAACCACAACAGGTTGTTCAGTGACACAGGATCTCCTGCACAAAGATCTACGATGATAAGAATTCAACATCAGGTCAACAGCTCGTTGTATCACTTTGTTGGATTTACTGGTGGTGCCGATAATACTTCCGCATCATTCAGACCTCAATTGAGATTGGGTTTTACAAACTCTTATTATTTTGCTGCTGACGTAAACGGAAGAATTGGAATTGGTTCTACTTCATTCATACAAAAATACAACAGTGGTGCGAATACATTTCAACCTAAGTTAACTATCGAAGGTTCTGGAGCAACTGTCACAACAGGAAATTCAGCATGGAGCGGTATTCACTTAATACATCCAAACGTCGTTGATGCACAGGTTGGTATCACATCTGGTGGTCTTGGAGTAAATGAGAACTTAACATTTGCTGGAATTCACTTCAAGGATAAATCAAGTCAAATCATTCAAGGTGTTGACATTGAATTTGCCACAGCAAGATATTTCGATGCTGGTGAAATCACAAGACACACTATAACAAGAGAAGGAAATCACTATTGGTATTCAAAAAACGATCCAAACACATTCTTGTTGTTAGAGCCAGGCGGATTAGCAACTCCAAATGATTTCATGCACATCAGTGCTTACAATCAAACAACATTAAGCTGGAAGGATATTATATTTAACAGAGGAACTGATTTCACCGGATATGGCGACGGATTTGTTGGTATTGGTGGAGACATTGGATTCGGAGATCAAGTAGCAGCTTCAGTCAACCTTGCAAACAATCCAGCACAAACTTATGTTGCATTAACTGTTTGTACATTTACTGTTTATCCATTCTTTGGATTCCCATTCTCTGGATTCATAAATGCAGGAGACATTTTCACGTCATCTTCTTTCCCAGACGTAATGAACTTAGATTCAGGAACTGTTGCGAGAGCAAAACCTCAATCCAAGCTTCACGTAAATGAATCAGTAACTTTCGGAACAAGACTTGATGGTCTTTACAGTTTCGTTGGAACTAATTCGTTCACGGTTGGTAATACACATCGTGCGAGCGGATTAAGAAGCATTATATTAGGTGGTGTTGGTCATACAGCATCAGGACAAGATGGAATAATTATTGGTTGGAGTGGTGGAGCTGGTATCACAATGCCGGATCCAAATAAAGTATTGTTGGCAACAACAACTCACGTTAGCACAGTTGCTCCATCTACACTTGTTTCAAGCCCATTATACACAGACGGTGAACAAAATACATTCTTTGGTGTTCCAGCACAATACGTTGTTACTGGAGCTCCTATATTAAATCCGTCAATTTCAATTCCTACATCTGGATTTGGAATAAGCGGACAAATTGGAAGATACGGAAGCGTATTAACTTTAGAAGGAAGAACCGATACGGCTCAATTGGCAAATGTAGCAGTTGCGATGGAATTCCACATAAAGAACGTTTCTAACACTAAGAGAATATTAGCATCAATTAATGCACAATACACCGAAGTTACTCCTGGAACTCCAATAGGATTCCTATCGTTTGCTGTTCTAAAAGGACCAGCGATAAACAGTGCTGGTGTTGGTGCTTCTGGTGCTTTGGCTGAAGCATTAAGATTAACAGCAAATGGAACTTTACAATTTATTCCAACAGATCCTTCGATGAAATCGAAGTTGACAGTTGCACAAAATCAAAAAACTGGTGGCCCAGGATATTCATTATTCTTGACCGGTGGTTTTGCAAACACGACTGGTGGACCTGCTGCAGGTGGAAACTTATTCATTGACGCAGGACTTGGTGGTGCAGGTGGTGCAAACGGTGGTGTTGCAATTGGTGTAAACTTTTCAACTGCTAATATTACTGTAGGAACCACCTCGGTTTCAACAACAGCAATCGTTGGAGCCACTGCTTCATTAGCATCAACTACAGCTTCAGTTGTAACACAAAGTGCTGATGTGTCTGTTACAGGAAACATGAGACATGTAAGACCAACTTGGGAAAGCTTCTCAGTAAGCAGCTTTGTTAACGGTTCTGGTGGAGCAACTCTTACCATAATAGCAGATAACGTTAAAGTCCATCATGGTGGTGGAACAAACACAAACGCAGTAACATTATTTTCGTTCATCATAGATCCAGCACCTTTCGATCGTATGATTTATTGGTTAGGTGGAAATGATGCTTCGATCGCACAATCTGCTGGAGCATTTAATGCTGTAGAACAAAACAAGGGACAAATATTCATGCACCTTTATAGATTTCCTTATGGTGGTGGTGACATCATCCAAAGAACTTATACAACGATGTATGGTGGTGGTAACTTTATTGTACCAGCTAATCAATCAATGAAAGTTTTAATGGAGACTGGACCTATTGAAGGTGTAAGAAGTTTCTTTAGAACTGCAACTGGGCACGATTTCTTATTCAGACAAGCTAAATTTGGATTATAATAATTAATATGACAACAAGAGACATAATAAACGATACTTGTAATTCTCAGCCAGAAGGAATGGAATTACTACATTCTATCAAAGTTAATTTTAACGATGTTCAATCTCAATATTTGGGCTGCTTACTAATGCAGAAAATAGTTGAGATAAAACTCGACATGAATAAACTTAAAACAGATGGATACACATTGCAAGAAGTTCTTGACGGATGTGCTGGAATAGTTCATGATGAAGCAGAGAGATTCGTTCTCATGAAGCTTCAGCAATTTGTTAATCCAAGAATAGCAAAAGCAAAGTCAGAAGCAGAATCACAGGAAGCTCCTAAAGCTCCACAAAACTAAAAATAAATGAGAAGAAGAATGTCGGACATGATGAACAAATTTTCTTTCGCACAGATGACGTCAAACAGTGACGGAAAAACAAGCGGAAGCGGAACAGTGGGAATTATAGTAGCTCTCGCTGGAGTAGTTGGTTTCATATATGGCGTAGTAGAATATGCATGCCTTTCAAAAGATGGAACTATAATGAGCCAAAGCATAATCGTCATCACTATTGGTGCTGGTCTTCTTGGATTCAGAAAATCTAAAGATGGAAATCTTGCAGCAGTGTTAAACACCGCAGACAACGATACAACTACAATAACAACCACAGAGGTTAAAGCCGATGATGTTGTTAAATAATTTCTAATATATAGAACATGAGATTTTTATTTCTTCTTATTGCTTTCGTTTTTTCATCACTTAAGGCACAAACTTTCCGTGATGATGGCTCTTTGTTATCAATCGAACAACCTAACGCAAACAAGGTAGAAAGTATTTTAGCAGGATGTCCAGCAACAAATAATTTATTTACTTTTTACGCGCAAAACAATGCACAAAGAGGAGTAATGTTTGATCTTCAAGCAATTAATGCAGTAACAATATTATGCTTTGACGTTAATTTAGATCCAGGAACTACCAATGTAGAAATATATTCAAAGGCAGGAACTCATGTTGGATTTCAAAATCTTGCAGGTTCTTGGACACTAATTGGAACAGCTGTAAATTTAGTTTCAGCTGGAGTAAATGTTGGTACGTATGTTCCAATTGCAGTAAACACTCCTATCGGTGCTGGCGCAACAAGAGCATTTTATATCACACGTACAACATTGAATGGACCTGTTGTGGATTACACGAACGGTGTTCTCGTAGGTAATTTATTAGCTGCGGATGCTAACCTTAAAATATTTGAAGGAACCGGTAAGGAATATCCATTCTCTACAAACTTCTCTCCGCGTCAGTTTAACGGAAGAATATATTACAATCTTGGAGTTCTTCCAATAGAGATGACATTGTTCAATGTGTCTTTTGAAAATGAGACCAATGTATTAAGATGGGAATGTGCAACAGAATTAAACAATGAATTTTTCTCTGTAGAGAAATCTTCTGATGCAGTTAATTTCAATTCAATTGGAAAGATTAATGGAGCAGGAACTTCATTGTATACCACAAGATATTCTTTTGTGGATAAGAACGTTTCTTCTGTAAACTATTACAGAATAAAACAAGTAGATTTTAACGGTAATTACAAGAACTCTGACATGGTCGTTATCGATAACAACAGAACAATATCAAAGAATGTTATTAAGACATTTGATCCTACAGGAAGAGAAATTTCAGATGTTTCTAATTTCCAAGGAATTTATATCATACAATATGATAACGGCACATACGAAAGAAAAATCAAACAGTAACATGAAAAGAGTAAAATTATTCGAGGATTTCCATAACGATCTTAATGCACTTCACGAAGGTTGGTTCAGCGAGATCGACATCATAGGAAAAGAAGCCGCAACTAAAGAAGAATTTATCACAAAGGTAAAAGAACTTTTAAAGAAGGCAGCAAATCCAGAAGAAGCAACTAAGCCGGAAGCTTTGGAATATTGGGCTTCTCCTTACTTTGATAAGGATGGCAAGAAAAAAGCTGAATAAAAAAATGGTTTATAAACCCATCCATGAATAGCATTCATGGACTAAATGCCTTTCCGAACGAAAGGCATTTTACTTTAACATGAAAAAGTTTCTTCTCATATTATTTCTCATAGCATCCTTGATTGGTGTTGCTCAAACTGGTGGAAGACATCGAGAGGGTAAAAATCAAAAGAGGCTTCACCACCGCATAACAAAGAAATGGAAATACAGATCAACTCCTGGTTGGAAAAATAAGGACAAGAGTCTGTTTCATTGGAATGTGACCAAGGGTAAAAGGTCGAGAAATAAAATGCAATTAAGAATAAACACTGAAAGAGCCAGAAGAAGGATACATGGCAATGATGTGTTCGCTAAAAGAAAATACAAGAGAGTTTAATCTTCGTAACGTTCTGAGAAACCGTCCAACTCTTCTTTAAGCATCTTGTCAGTTTCTTTTTCTATCAAAAGCTTCTTGGCTATCTTCCATTCACTGTAACTGCTCCAACCCATTAATTTGCTAATCTTTGGTTCTAAGTTCTGTCTCTCAATTCTATTTGATAGCTCTTGTAATTCGCTTTCGAGCTGTGGGTTAATTACTATTCTATGAGTAATATAATGAGGTTGTGTTTTAGTAACGAACATCCAAGGCTTCTTGAATTCAAACACCCACGAACCTCCTCTACCATATTTATGCATCTTCCATCTTTTCTCAAAACAATTTTGTTGTTTTGTTGTAAGCTTACCTGCTGCAAGAAGTTTATTCCACTCCTTATGATCGATGCCAGCAACTTCTTGTAAGATCGGTTTCTTTGTTTTTGTTTTGTAGTCTTTATATTCAAACTTCTTATCTCTTGATAAAATAGTATTCTGAATCATTTTTAAAATGCCTCTATAAAAATCGGCTTCCTTGCTCTTTGCAACATCTTCACGCATGACAAAGAAACGTTTGTATCCCCAACGTTCAGGTTTAGGAAGTTCAACCCAATTAAGGCTTCTCTTTCCTTGCATGAGACGCCATTTCTTCTTCCAAAGAGAAATGAGCTCCTTCTCATTTTCAAATTTATCCATGCGCCTTTGGCGTCTTTTTCCTACCTCTTTCATTTTAATAAAAAATAAATTGTTAGCAATACAACTATTCCTAATGCTATTATTAGTTTGGCTCTTCTGTTTTTCTTCTTTTTCTTCTTGTTGCCACCGCCATCTCCATCACCGATGCTTCCGACAATCTCAACCGTTGCATCTATTAATGCTTCAGCTATTTCTCCACCTTCTATCATACTTTAATTTTTTTTATTTCCACGTCAACGAAATCAACACCAGGGAAAACATCCTTAACGTATTTTTCTATTTCTTCTTTCTTGTTATTATTAAATACCGTAATAGCTAAAAATTGTTTGTCATCATTATTCCAGTAAGCATATACATTTTCGATTTCAGGATCATTGTGAAATTTAGCTTCAATTGATTTTGCAACTGTTTTATAAATTTCTGTTGGTTCCTTCTCCCAGCATGAAACACAAAAATGTATTTCATTATCTCCCATCAATTTCAATTGCTCAGCAGTCCATTCCATATTACACTGAGCGCAATATTCATAAAATCCCCAAAGAACAATTTTTTCTATTCCAAACTCTCTTATTTGTTCCATCTTTCCATCAACAGCTTTCAACAAATCATCTATGTCTCCGTCGCAATCTAATAAATAGTGTACTTTTCCTGGCTGAGCTTTTGACTCAAGCATCTTACACGAAACATATTTACCGATGGTCAGTTCTATATTCTTTCTTATATCTTCAGCAGCCATTGCATTTCCAGCATCCTGCATGTTTAATTGGTCAGAATCGAAATTTAAGTGATATTCCATTATGTGCTTTGTTTTTGAAGTTCAAATACTGTTTTTATATACTGTTTAATCAACTCAGGATCTGTCTCTAATATGTAATCGTCAAATGAACCGTCATCGTGAATCTTAAATTTATTCATGAATGCTCCAAGCTCTTGGCCTTTCAATCCAGTGATCTCCATTACAATCTCGCCATTGTATTTTTCTTTTATCCTGTTTTCTCTTTCCATTTCAATGTGAAACTTATTCACTTCGCCTCTCACATTAGACCCGAAAAATTCATCAATAGTTCCTACTAACCTATTCGGAAAATATTCGTCAACAATCTTATCAAAGAAAGAAGTTTGATTTGCCTTCGGCTTTGTCTCTTCCAACCAATCCAAGAAACGAGAGAATGTTTTTCTTTTCCTGTCTCTCTTTTCATTTATGGCAGACAATTCATCAAATAAAGCTGGATTGAAATACTTTCCAGTTGCAACCCATTCAAATATGTCTTCAAGCGTCGTGAATCCCTTGTTCCATTTCTCCGGATTCAAACCAAGAAATTCTAATATCTTAGTTTGATCTTTTGTAACAAGAATCTCCTTACGTATTCCTCTTTCATCCCTCAACGGATAAATCAATCCTTGGTGTCCGTACTTTAAACCAAACTTATGAAAGAATCTTCCGAGAATATTTCCAACGTCATTGAAAGAATAATATGCTATTGACGTTTCGTAATCGGCAACGGTACAGATTAGGTCAATCTGAAAATTGTCATACAAGAAGCTAAAGCAATTATGATTGGTTGAATAGTTTGGATCTTTCTTCATTTCCTTAATTGGAGTGAACCCAAAGTGCTGTATCACAGCATCTCTAACAACATCTGTGTTGGCTTTAACCAAGACGTCAAGATCTCCGAAATCTTCCTTGGCCGAGTAATATGGAACTGGTGTGAATTTTATCTTCTCATCTGGTAATAGGCCTTCCACTTTGGAAAGTATTATTTCCAATTCAGGGACGAACTTCTTCATAAGTTCATCAAATTGTTCCTTGGGCATTCTTGTTGCCCCCAATAGAGATCCTCCCATTTATTTCCTTTATTATGTCTTTTACAAATTTTAAAACTTTATACTTCCCAGAGCTCAATTCATTATAAAATGCTTCCCATTCACCGTAAGCCAATTCGTTATTCTTACTTTCGAGAAATTTTAAAATCTCTTCTGTATATTTGGTTTCAACAAATTTTGTTGTCACTCTTCTGGTTTCGCCGTCCACTACAACATAAGTGGCCAACCCATACTTTGGAGCTGCATATTTTGATGGAAAATCTGGTGCATTATTATTCCCCGTTCGCATCGGTAACAATTGATTTTGTATTTTATGAACCTGTCTCATGCCAAAAATATTCTCATCTGAAAGAATTTCATCTCAAAAGTATATCCCATTCCCAGGATGTACTTAAGAAACACCTTCTTCTCTTCCTCGTTGTTAAATTGTACATCAAAGAATTCAGTACATGGCCAATCAATAAAAGCCGGTTCTGCTATTTCCAGCAACCTTTTTATCCGCCATTGACACTCTTGCATCAATTCTGGATTCCTCTTATTCAACCATGCCCATCTGGCATCATTTATGTCGGGTATCTTTTCTATCATCTGTGGCCTTTTGATCGCTAATATATACAATAGGTATGACATTTAACAACCCTTTAATAGATAAAAACATGGTATTAGAACAGATAGAAAAAGAAAGCATCCTTGCACTGTTAAACAACTACAGGCAGATTCACGACGGATTATCAAAAATTGAAGGTTCCATCAACGAGATGCAAAAAGCACTCACAGACTTGTTCAACGCTAAAGATGCGCTGATAAAGAACCTTGAAGACAACAGAGAAGGAGAGTCCACTCTCATAAAAGGATTAGTGGAAAAATATGGAGAAGGAAAATTAAACCTCGAGAACTTCGAGTGGGTTATAAACAAATGAGCACAGTAACAGATATTTTAGGAAAGATCTTCAAAAAGGAAAACAGGGAATTCATTCTCGTTGTTGCCTTAGGGATCGTCATCATGCTTTGGTGGAGAGGCTGCAGCAAAACCAACGACGAGAAAGCTGAAATGAAAAGACAGCAAGAAATAGCAGCCCAGAACAATAGAGCTTTAACCGACAGCTTGAGACTTGTCAAAAACAGAGCTGGAGAAATTGAAGCGATAAAATCGTCTTTCGTTTCCAAGCTTTCTGATCTTGAACAGCTAAACAGAGATTTATATGCTGAGTCGAAGAAAGAGATTGGAAATCTTAAAGCTTTAATCAAGGGAAGCCTTGATGCAAGCAGCGGAGACGTTGTCATATCTAATGAATTGAAAAGCTATCCTGATGGAAAAACCTACGGGCTTCTATTTGACAAGACGAGAATAGACAGCGGAATGGTTTGGAGCATCAAAGGCGAAAGCAGATTCAAATTGGAGAACAACACCATATTTCCAGGACAGACTGAGATATTCAATAATGACATGAAGCTTAAAGTAGTTCTTGGTTTCAAAGAGAACAAAGACAACTATGAAGTATTTGCAAGGTCAGCATCTCCATTCGTAAAATTCGACGATCTCAGCGGAGTAATGCTTATTCCGAAAAAGGCAGATCCATTGTTAACGCCTCCAGCCAAGAACAAGAGATTTGGTCTTGGAATAAACATCGGATATGGAGTTGGATTCTTAAACAAACAAGTGATGCTGACTCCATACGTCGGCTTTGGTCTTCAATATAACTTACTTAAATTCTAATGAGCTTCACACAAAGATTTGTACAACTTACCGATTTCATCATGCTTGAATACAGGTACACAAGCCCTGTTACTCCTGACGAATTCAATTATAGCTTTACAAGAATAGTAAACAATCACATGGGTGGAATAATCCAACTCATGAATCCCGATGGAGCCATCGATGACACTGGAAACGTTAGAGAAAGATCGGCAGTGCAAACTGCGTCTGGAACCTATGTTGACACAGACAAGGACCAGGTTCCTGATTTCTTGACATACGACCAAAGTCTTGGAAATATTTCAACAACAGTTATCACAGGTGCAAACACTCCTTATGATACGTTGAGATTTCACATTGTCTCTGGTTACAACTTTGAAGACAAGGACGGAGTTATCGCTCAGATCACAGCAATGGAAAGATCTGGAAAACCAATGCAACTTGCAAATGTGGTGTTCTTGAAAGATGCGGATTTCTTCGTGTTCAACGCAAGACCGATTTGGCTTGGCGATAGATTATATGACAGATATTTTGAATGCAAAGTTCCATCGGTAAAGCTGATCAACGACATATTCTATTCTCTCGAAGGAAATCCTGGTCAGGTAAATACTCTTGTCGCAAAGATAACTTCAAACGGACTTGGTTTTTTACGAGCAGCTCCATTAAACATTTCTATAACAGACATCTCATCCACGACGGTTCAAACCGTTGGCGGTGCAAGATACAAAAACTATAAAATCGGTGGAACCAAGGTTGTTCCTCTAAATCAATCTGACGAATTTGGATTGTTGAGCGCGGTAGTTCAACCTTCTCCTGTTGGTGATTATTTTGAATACTTCGCTTCATGGGCAGGTGGATTCATAGAAGACTTTTTGTTTAACGCAAACACTCTTCCAGGAAACAATTACATCGTTCTACATGAGATAAGAGTATTTGAACAACAAGGATCTGCTTTCACGTTGACTGACACCTTGCAAATGATCCAAGAAGACAAATTCGATCAGCCAAGGAAATTCAGACCTATATTGACCAATGCAGACAGAGACGTTTCCTTCACGTTGGAATACACAGTTAGATTATACAACAAGGCAGACTCATCTCAGATAATAAGAACAGCAAACTACACAAGCTTCAATCCAAAGGAATGGGGCTTAAAGATTCAACCTCTCAAGCTTCTAAATGAGCCTGAGCCGTTCATCATATACAACAGAGTTGTTGCAGGTCCAACATTTCAAAACGAAGCTTTTGTTAATACAATAGCAGACGTTCAACCGTTCAATACTAAATTTGTTCCATCATTCTTTGACAGGTTCAGCGTCAACATCCATCATGACACAGTTATCGTGGATAAGAACGGACAGCTTGTTGTTGACAGAACATCCACGACCACTTTGGTTTACGGACAAGGAGATTGCAACATCATCGTGAATCCTTTCGATAACTTTTTTAAGTTCACCATATTGAAAACTAATGGAACTGAAACACCAACTCCTTTGGATCTTGGTAGCAGCGCCATGTATTATCTCGTGTTCATTGACAACCAAAACAAGAAGCAAAGATTTCCATCATCGGTAGATCCTGTTCTTGCCGATCCTTCTAAGGGAGACGTGTTGTTTAAGGTTCCTGAAGCTGATGCGACAAACATCGTGACATTCACGACAAAGGAATTTTATATAGTTTCCAAGTTCACTGATGGAGTTGAGACTCAAATATATCAAGGAGTTTACAACAAACCTGCAGACATTCAAGCTGTCAAGACTTCTAATGCAGCTCTTCAAACTTCACAGAGCACAGCAATAGAAACAAAGATAACAGAAATAACAACTAAACAGGACGACATCATTGCACAGACTAATGCAATCAAGAATTCAGGATTGACTCAGCAAGCAAATGCAATTTCAGTTAAGGTGGAAATTCCAGGATTGGCAGCAACTGTTCCAGCAGATTCGATGAATTCAATTGTTGCGAGCATAGTTCCAGTTTCGATCTCCAAGAAATCTGCTTCTACACAAGCGACTGACGATAAGCTGAAGGCGCAAGCAGATCAAAACAAAGCAAGTAACTAATGATTATAAATAGCAGGTCATCCAATTTTTTATTCACGTTTCCAAAGGGATTCTTTTCTAAGGCTGTCATTGACAAGTACACGCCTTATGTAAAGAGAAATCCTTTGCCGTACGATAATTTAGAAAATTTCATGGCAGCCCAAATACAAAGCGTAACGTTTCCTACTTTAAGCATGGAACCTGTTAGACAGACAAGGCTTTATGGCAAGTCACAGGAATACAAGAACTCAACTCCAATTGCAGATTTATTTACGAGAGACATCCAGGTTACGTTTAAGTCATTGGACGGTTACATCAATTATTGGATATTCATGGAAAATGCCTTGGAGTATCTCAGCTTTGAGAACAAGACCCTTTATTTCGACGATTTACAGATGAGGTTCTTGGACCAAGAAGGCCACGTCATCACGACAACTCAGTATAAAGGAACTTATTTCAAATCATTGTCAGAGGTGACCCTTTCTTATTCAGACAACAACCCTGACTTTAAGACATTTACTGCGACATTTGGGTTCTTTAAGATGGACATATTCGTTGACCACGATTAATATATAGACAAAGAAATACAGTTAACATGAAGAACATCAAATTATTCGAGAATTTTAGAACCGATGATGCTAAGAAAGCATTTGATGCGGTAACAGAACTAAGCGCCCAAGAACTGGAAGAATTTCTGTTTGCACTTTCTAAATACTTTGATGACAGCAAAGAAGAATTAACCAACATGAACGCGGAAGACATAAGCAAATCTTTGCATGACGCTGCTGAAATGGTACAAAATAGATCAGGAAATTAATATGAGAATAAAATTATTCGAGAACTTTAGCAAAGGCCCAGAGCTTTTGAATTCATTCCAGGATGCTGAAAGCAAGTTATCCGATAAAGATGGAATTGTATTGCCTGGAGTAACAGGAGACATGACTCATATTGAAGATGCCATTAAAGACATCCCACACAATGAGGCTTACGTTCTAATCACAGACCAAAGCAGTCACGTTGCTTCTTCATGGAAGAGCGATGTGTTTCTTGTTGGTGGAACTAAGGAAGGTGAAATGTCCATAAAACAATATTTCGATGAAGAATGGACAGACCCAGCAGGTGGAACACACCGTGGAAACGAAGAAGATCCAGCCGCAGCTTATGAAGCCGAAGTCAAAGCCAAAAAAGTTCCATTGAAAGATTTATTAAAGAGTAAATCAATAGAGCCAGGTAATTTCCTTTCAATGAAAGGTTGGCCAAAAGCTCTTGTTGACGGAATAGATTATGCTAAGAAAACAATATCTCTTCAATTCAAAGAAGATGGTCCTATAAATGATTATAAGTTCGATGATGAGTCTCTTGAAAAAGGAAATATCATGACAAAATTATGGGAGCACGTAAACGAAGGAACCATGATCTCAAAGAGAAATATGGATCTTGACGCATTCAAACACCAAGGTTCTTTCTTCAATAGAGAACCTCATTCAAACGATTCTCCTGTTCATGGTAAATCTATAAAAGAACTCAACGAAGAAAGATCTGGCGATCTTTTAATGGAACTAACTAACGTCATAACAAGATATAAAACTAAGATGAAGCCAGAAGCTATCTTTGATGTTTTACATCTTTTAGCTGAAAGACAAAAGAACGAATTTTAATATGGAAAAACTAAAACTGTTTGAAGCATTCGTCAATGAAGACGATATAAGAGCAAGAGGAGTTATTGACAGCAAAGAAGCTTTAGTTGCATTCATGACATCTCTTGTTAGAGGTGAAGTTGCACAGCTCATAGGTGGAAAGATGACACAAACAAACATCAAAATAATCTTGGCTGACATTGGCTTCGATCAAATCGAAGAAGCTTTAGATGAGATTAAGAAAGAAGTTGAAAGATTAAAAAAAGAAATGTAATCATGACATTCGAGGAATATTACAACAAGAAGGTTTCTGAATCGCAAGACGATTTCAAACTATTCACGGACTTCAAGTCTGAAGAGAACAAAGGACTTTATTATCTGACTGAGCAAGAAAATGCTCAGATAGACGAATATGTAAAGATGTTTGAGAGCGAACATGGAAATGACCTGTCTAAACTTGACGAGGCTTTCTTTGGAAAAATCATGGGTGGTGTTGCTGGTTTCTTAGTTGGACCGACCATCGGCAAGATCATCGCAAACGCACTTGGTATCGAAAAAGGAATTTTGTTTGACATGTTCACAAGCAGATTGGTTTCTACCGCTCTTGGATCTGCCATAGGAAAATCCATCGGCCAAAAGAAATAATGAAGCCGTTTCATGATATGTGGATGGCATGGATAACATGCTACATTGCAATGCTGCAAACCCCATTCATGATATTAAAAGAATCTACAAAGAAGAAATGAGAATCAATAAATACGACGATTTTGACATGAACGAGGGATATGCAGAAACTCTTAAGCTGGTAGTTTCTTCCATTAAAAACGCTTCAGACGAAGAGATCGATAAAATCAGTCAAATACTCAGAGCCAAATTAACGTGGGGCAACATCAAGGACATTGCCGACGTCTTACATGTAGAAATACAAAAATAATCCTTCATGAAACGAATAAAGGATTTTAATTCATTCAATGAATCTCTTGAAGTATGGGCACCTAAAGTAGCATACACTAATACTTTGTACATCATGCCTAAGAAAGATCCAGATTTGGATAAGGCAGACATCGAAGGAAAAGAAATAACTCCAAAGGTTCCTCAATTCGATTTAGTAAAAACCCTAACCATAATATTAGCAGATGGAAATTTGTCTGCTAAAGCAGCTCAAATATTTCCTAATACCGATCTCACCAAAGCTATAAAGAATCCAGACATGCTTGGTCCTGAAGAGAAAGACAAATTGATTCAGATATACAATAACATAATATTAAAAGATTATGTGCTTAGACAAGAATATGACGTGCTTCCAGAATCCATAGACGAAAACATGTGCCCTGAATGTGGCGAGGAATATACGTCGCAATGCAAATGCATGACAACTCACAAAAAGACTTTAGAAGATTTAAAAAGAGGACATGGTAAAACTTGTCCCAACGGACATACGTGGACGTACGACACTCCAGATGGAAAAGTAATAGTAGTGAAGTAAATGAGTTGTTGTTTAAATTCACCAAAGAAGAAAATAGAGAAACCTAAGGTAAAAGAAAAGCCAAAGGTAAAAGTAAGCAAAGAGAAGAAGACGAAATGAAACACATAAGATCATACAAGCAACATCTCGAGGAAGGACTCATAAAAACTTATGACGTCACAGAATTTGTCAAGCATTTCAACAAGATGATTGCGGCAAAAGATTACAAGAAGCTTTTATCGAATGCAAAAGTTGATCCTGATGCGCACGTGTGGTTGATCGTAAAAATTAAACCAGACACAATTAATTTTGCAAAAGAATTAGTCAGTCTAATGAACGTTCTTGGATACTATGTGTCTGATGTAAATTTTCGTGGATATAACATTGATGACGAGGCAAACCATCCACCGAAGAGCAACGACGATTTTTTAAAAATAGTAAAACAGGCTGAAGAAGAAAATGCGAGTGCTATTCAATTGCTCATTGAACCTAAATTTGAAGAAGAGGCCGAAGGAAAATTCACAATTCTATATCACATCACAGAAGAAAAACATTTGAAGAAAATTCAAGAGATGGGATTGGTTCCTAAGTCTAAATCTAAAGTAACATATCATCCAGAAAGAATTTATCTTGCGACCAAAGAAGCAATGGCATTCCTTTTTACTAAATACAAAGATTACGTAAAAGATCCAGTCGTTCTCAGAGTCAACGTTAAAGGCTTGAAACTGTATCCAGACATTAATGCTGGAAAAGGAACGTATTTTACCACAACAAATATCTCTCCGGATAAAATCAAACCGTTGAAACAGGATGCGTATGACATAATGAATAAATATTTGAAAAATAAACCAGCTTCAAATCAAGGTTGGGATATTGAAAAATTATTGTCAAATTTATTAGGACAAGCTCAAAAAGGAATAATATCAACGCAAAATGCGACACATTAAACTATATGAGGAATTTGTGGTTGACGAGGGATTAATGAAATCTCTTGGCAAGCTCGCAAAGTTTGCTTTAATTCTTCCTAAGGTGATGCAGTATGTTGGATTCGCTTCATCTGCATTAGGAAAACACTTCAACAACGATAAGGCCCAAGACATTGCAAAGTTTCTCGTTCAAAATGGAAAATCTCTTGACAACAAATACAAACAAACTGTTGCTTCAGCTTTAGCACCGTTCTTAAAAGACCCTTCAAAGAAAGACCAAGTCGCAAAGGATTACATTTATTATTTAACAGCCAAACACGTTGGCGGAGGTTTCTCTGACAAAAGCATGGCATTACACGATCCGCATAAATCAGCTATGAACGTTATAGGAAGCGTTGATCCAAGCAACATATTAAACAATGCCAGAAAAATATTTCCACAATTATTGAAATGAAGCACTTAAAGCTATACGAGGAATTTGTGGATGAGGCAATACTTCTTCCAGGACAACAGAAGATTAAAAGAGCTGATGCAATGGAAATTGCTAAGACTATAATTGAAGGCATGGGTTTTAAGTATGTGGATCCTGACACTGTAACAACCAATTATGAGTTTGAGAAGAACGTTGGAATCCCAGTTGGTTCAATAAGAAGAAAGAGGCCTGAAGTTGGAGACATCGACATCATAATAACTTCACCAATAAACACGATGAAGCTTAGACAAGAACCATGGGCCAAAACCGTTTCAGGCGGAGACAAACAAGTTAATTTTATTTATGAGGATGGAACAATTAAACGAAAAGTGAATTTATTTTCATTCGTTGATCCTGCAACTTTCGGCGGAGCTCTATTACATACTACCGGTTCTCATCAATACAATGTAAGATTAAGATTCGTTGCCAACCAAAGAGGATTTGGAAAACTCAGCCAACATGGATTATTTGATGACAATGGAAAATTAATAGCAGGTCCAACGGAAGCTTCAATACAGAAGGCGATGAAGGTCACGCAACGCGAACCTAAAGAACGAGAGAAATAAACGATATATAGTCTATGAAACACATTAAATTATTCGAGAATTTCAATGAAGGCAAAGCGAAAGCCAATCCAACCGCTGACGAGAATTTCAAACCAATAGGTCCTGAGATAACTTACAAAAATGAATTCAATGAAACTACGTTCATCGGACAAATCTATAAAGAAAAATACCAAAATGACAGAATTGCTCTTGAAATGATCGGCACAAAAGGAAAATACAAAGGAGAAACAATTCTCGTTGCAACCATAAATGTTCCATCAGAAAAAATTGCAGATGATGAAGTCATCATTAAAAACTATTCTGAGAACGAAGGAATTCTCGATGTTTTGATTGACGCAAAGATAATTTCCAAGCCAATCAGACAAGTTTCCACTGGTCACGTTTCAGCTCCAGTTTGCAAGCTTCTTATCAAATAACCTATTGAACGTCAATAGGATTCGTTTACATTACTCACATACTTGGACCACATCGTTTGATATATAAAATGAACGATAAAGTCAATTGAAAGTCCAAGTTTAAAACAATTTAGAGGTGAAAAAATTAGTAATAGGTATCGATTTCAGTCTTTTAAGTCCTGGAATCTGCATTATCAAAGACAACACACACAAATGGATCTCGGTCTACACTGTAGACGCTGATGACCATCAAAAACTTCTCTCTAAGGAAGACGGTCCATTCAAGATCTTGAGTGAATCGAAAAACATCGGAATCAATCTTCGCGTAAAAAACGACAAAAAAGGAATCTCTTATTCGCACACAGAGCGTAATAAGTTGGTTGCCTCAGTCGAAGAGGTCAGTGCCCTTATATCAGAAATCAAAAAGCATTTAGTAGGTTTCTCTGGTGACGTTTACGTCGCTATGGAAGGAATCTCCTTTGGCTCAAAGGGCAACACACTGATCGACATCTGCATGGCTACTGGGATTCTCAGAGACGCAATCGTGTCAGAACTTTTAGATGGACGTTATGATAGGTTCTACGTTTTCTCGCCGGGCACAATTAAGAAGTACGCTTCAAAAGGCAACGCGAAGAAGGACGAACTCTACCATGCATTGATTTCTAAACCCGAACTTCAACATTTAGAATTCGTAAAACTGTTAGACATGTACAAGGAATCCTGGATCACTCCTGGCGGTGTAGTTAAAAAACCTCTGGATGATCTCGTCGACGCTACATGGATAGCTGAATTGCTGAAGGACGTTGTTGAGAATGGGTTGGCTGCCGAGGCTGAAAAGTCTCCTAAAAAGTCTAAGAAACAAAAAACCCTTTAAAAGATATAACAGATCTAAACTTTATAAAACTTCTCCACTTGAAAGAGTTAAAGGTTTTATGCCCCTCTCACATTGAAAGTTTCGTTTTGCGAAAAATAAATTGTGAGGAAACAAACAGAGCTATGCTTCTGTATAACGTAGGTGATTTACAAAGGCGAATCACAGAGTCAAATAAAATGTCAAATTAAAAACAATTAAAAAAATGGAAAATTTCGAACAAGACGGAGACATCTTTAACCTCCAACCAGATTCATTCATCAACCCTGTTAAGCCAAAGGCACAGAGTTTCTACCAGCCACAAGCTGACGAAGGTAGAGAAGGAGTTTACAAAGCAGTGATCAGGTTTTTACCTTTTCACAAGAACCCAAACAAGAGCAAGATTCAGAAGTATTACGTGTGGATCAACAACACCGTTGACGGAGAAGCTTTCTCAGTAGACTGTCCAAGCACAGTTGGTAAGAAGTCGATCTTAAAAGACACTTACTGGAAGTTAAAAAACAGCCAATCAGCTTCTGAGCAAGCTTTGGCAGAGAATTTCTCAAGAGCAGAGAATTTCTATTCGCTTATTCAGGTCGTAAAAGATCCGAACAAGCCAGAATTAGAAGGCAAGATCATGGTCTTCAAATTCGGAAAGAAAATCAACGACAAGATCGAAGCACAGCTTAAACCGTTGGTTGGTAACCCATGCAATCCATACGACCTTTTCGAAGGTAAGTTATTTGCTCTTCACATCACGAAGAAACAAAAATGGAACAACTACGACTCTTGTGAGTTTGTAGGAGACAAATGTTCTTTACAATTACCTGGAGAAGCTGCTCCAATTGCAAAGAGCAAAGAAGACATGGCGAAAGTTCTTAATTGGTTAAAAGAAGGTTCACCTGAACTCGATAAATACGAGTACAAGGATTGGACTGACGAAGTGACTGAGAAAGTTTACCGCGCAATCAAGAACATAATTCCTGATGGCAGATTGGTTGAACAGATCTTAAGCACTGCTGGTTCAGACAGACCAAGCACAGGAAAAACAACTGTGACTACTGATGCTCCTAAAAATTCTGCTCATGAAATAAACGAAGTTGCATCTGTTGCAAAACAAGAGAATGCTGCTCCGTCTAACAAAACAGAAAAAGCAGGAACAGGAATGGATGACCTCTATTCTGACCTCTAAGAAATAATGAGTGTCTACGTGAGCGTAGAGTAAGTGATTACCGACTTCTATAAAAGTGAAGCGGCGGAAACTAACAGCTCAGATTGTAATAAGAAGGAGAGGACCAAAAGTTCTCTCCTTTTTTATTATGAATATCAACAATTTATTTTCTTTCAAAATGAAGCTTCCTAATTTTTCGAAGATAAGAAATATAAGAGCGTCGCTCAAGTGAGTTGATAAGCGTTCAACCGCAAGAACCAAAATACGTTGACACTTACATAAATCATTGGGGCCAAACAGTCAATGTAACTGAAGGAGGAACAAGAATGACGTATTCACAGAATAACGATTCAGTATTATTTGGAGATCGTGGACACGCATACATGAACGGATGGTTTGTTGTCGACAAAGATAAAAATCAAATTTATAACGGAGATCCGGGTTATGATGAGCTTGTAGAAAAATGTAAATCAATGTGGGAAGTTCTCGATGGGTTACAAAAGAATTTTCCTGAATATAACGTAGAGAGAGGTCGTGGTGATAGATTATTTGTGAATGACAAGATGATCAAAGGAATTTTGATTTATCCAGGAATGCGAATGGTACAAGGATCTCTTGAAGAAGAAATAAAAAGCATTTCTGAGTTCATTCAAAATGACATAAACAATAAAAGAATAATTAAAGGCAAATACGGAATTTAAAAATTTAAAGTCATGGTTTCATTTCAAAAAGAAAATAATTCAGCACCAATAGAAAAAATTCCAATGGACAAGATCATTGGTCCGTTGCAAGAGGTATTAAAAGCAAGATTTCCCGGAGACAGCGAAAGACAAAGAATAGTTCCAAGATTAAATTGGCAGAGACTAAACTTCTGTTGTCCTTATTGCGGTGACTCACACGAGAACGCAAGAAAGAAGAGAGGCAACTTCTATTCAAACTGGCTATACTTTAAATGTTATAACGGAGGTTGCGAACAGTATGTGGATTTCCTGACAATGTTGAAAGACTTTAAAGTCACAAACGCTGTTTCAGAGGAAGACACCCTACAGATGAAGCTCATGATTGCTTCATCAAGAGAAGCAGCAAAACAAGAGAGGATGATGAGACACGAGCTTTCTCTTGATGCACTCACAAACACAGATTTCGAAAAAGTTTTAGTTCCAAGAAAAGATTTAATGAAGGCATTGAATCTCATGGAGGTTCATCCTAAATCTCCTATGGGAATTTATTTATTCAAGAGATCACAATTGGCTGACAAGAGGTTTGCATGGGACACGAAAAGAAAAAGATTGTTCATCATGAATCTTGATCACACCCAAGAATGGGTGTTTGCTTTACAGACAAGACAGTTCGATAATGACAGCTCAAAATCTAAATATCTCACATACAATCTTTCTGGTATATGGAGCAAGATGATGAGAAACACCGACGAAGAATTTTTGACTAAAACAAGAGACCTTGATCATGTGTCAACTGTGTTCAATGTATTGACCTTAAACTTCAATGATACCATCACGTTGTTTGAAGGTCCGCTCGATGCATTTCTATTTAAGAATTCAGTTGGAATGTGTTCAGTGAATAACGCTTGGCCGTTTGACGTTGACAACTACAGATATTTCCAAGACAACGATGAAGCAGGAAGAAAGAAGGCAATGACTATGCTTGCAATGGATAAGTCAGTGTTCATGTGGAAGAAATTCACAGATGACTTTGAGCTTCATGGAAAGAAGATAAAGGATTATAACGACATAGTCACGTATCAGAGAGCCAATAACATTGATTTCGGAAACATTGAAAAATATTTTTCAACGCATAAATACGATGGAATATATTTATGATCCAAAAGATAAATAAGAAATACATGCTACACAAAGAAGAAGAAATAAAATCGCCATCAGTAGAAATGCCATGGGATCCCGAAGAAGCCAAGAAGGTTGGAAGCTTAAAAGGAATTGCAGAGTATAAGGTCGAAGCGGAGCACGTACCGCTTGCAATAGAGTTCACAGAGCCAAAAGTTAAAAAGAAAGTAAGAACTTCTGCTAACGTGGTGAATCTAAAGAAGAACAAAAACGGTTTATTCTGATATAACTGATAACATGATAATGGCACCTGAAAAGAAAGACAAGATTCAAGAAAAAGAAAAATCACAGGATATTTTTTATCATGGTGTATTCAACTTACAAGACACTCCTCAGGAAAAAGAAAAAACAGAGGAAACAAAAAAACCCGTGGAAGAAAAATCAGATCTCCGAACAGAGTTCGAGAAAGACAGAATAAAGTGGAAGGACATAATCCTTCAAATGGCTTACAAGATTAAAGACATGAAGAGCATGACTGAGCTTCAGGTTGATCTATACAGCAACAGACAAATTGTATTGGAACATTCCCACTACTTACAAAGTCTTCTTGCAAAGATAACAAAGATATACAGAAAATCTCTCGGTGCAAAAACCGTTGATTTCATGAATGGAGATAGAAAATTGAAGATGGGCGAGACTAACATTCTCGTTGAAGCATCTGTTGCAGATCAAAAAGAACAAATTGATTTGATAGAGTCACAGATTGAATACATGCAGGAAACAAAGAAGAACATCGACAACATGGTGTTTGGGCTTGGACATAGAATTCAATTGGAAGAATACAGAAAAATAAATTAAACACCATGAGCAAAACAGCAAAAAATGGAATAACAGCATCGTTAGCTTTAAAAGTTAATATTGCAAAATTGAAATCTCAATTCAAAACAGACAATCCTTATTTGAACGATTTAATATTTGCAGGTGTTTCACAATTTCTTGGAATCAAGAGTGGCCCAATTGAAATGTCTGCTGGCTTAATTGATACCATGCCTAATCCTGCAATGTTTCAATTCTTACAAGATGCTGAGATCTTAATTCCAGAGAGTCAAGAAGAAGAGAAAGAAAAAGTAGTTGTATTACACAGCTAATCACACATGTTAAAGTTTGCCTTATCTGAAGACCACAAATGGTTACGACTCATAGCATACGACGATATTTTAGAATTTCGTCAGGTGCAGATCACTTTCACCAAACAGGTGAAGAACCATTGGCTGTACAAGAAAAAAGGATGGAACGGCGACATTGCATATTTCTATAAAGACAAATTCATTCCAGCTGGTTTATGGGGCGAGCTCATACGCATGGGCAAGGAACATAAAATAGAAATCGAGATCGAAGGTCTCGATAAATTATTTTTTCCAGTAACCGTAGAAGAGTTTAATGAATGGGTCACAGAATTCTTTAAGGGTTCAGAACGAACTCCAAGGGATTACCAAATTGATGCAGCATATAAAATTGTTAAGTATGGTCTTTCCACACAAGAGCTTGCAACAAACTCTGGAAAGACATTGATCGTTTACATGGTTGTCGCTTACATGTTGTCAAAAGGAATAGCAGACAAATTCATGATGATCGTTCCAAACACCAACTTGATCATTCAGGCCGTTGAGGATTTCCAAGAATACGAAGAGCACAGAATGAATAAGGTTGGAATAAAAACCCAAATGGTTTACGGAGGTTCAGAAGATCGAAAGAAGGAAGGTGCCAACATGACCATAGGAACTTTCCAAAGCTTGAAGAACATGGATCCTGAATTCCTTGCACAGTTCAAGGTGGTCATGGTCGATGAAGCACACCACACAAATTGTACGAGCATAAAAACTATATTGACTAAATGCACTAATGCCGTATGGAGATTCGGTTTGTCTGGTACATTAGGAGATCCAAAATTTGCAGACTATTTTACTATCCAACAGTTTCTCGGACCGTTGGTTAAAACTGTTTCGCCTGATTTCTTATTCCAGAACAATTACGCAACTCCAGTTGACATAAGAGTGATTAGGATGAATTACCTTCCTGAAGATGCAAGAAAGAAGTTAATTGACCTCAAGGCACAAATGAAAGAGACCGATCCAACGTTCGTCTATAACTTGGAAAGAAAGCTCGTGGTCAGAGACAGAAACAGATTGAACTTTGTTTGCAACTTCATATCAAGAACTTCCAAGAATTCATTGGTGTTGTTCCAGAGCGTTCAGGACCAATACGGAATGGCAATTTATAACAGGCTCAAAGAAATAACAAGCGACAAGGAGATATTCTATGTCGATGGAGATATTTCAACCGAGCTAAGAGAAGAGTACAAGACCAGAATGAAGACTGGAGCCAATAGGATATTGATAGCGAGCTTCAAGACGTTTTCCACTGGTATCAGCATTGACAACTTGCATAACATCTTCCTGGTTGAATCCTATAAGTCTGAGATAGTCATCAAGCAATCCATCGGAAGGATGATGAGAAAACATGACGACAAGGAAGTGGCCATCGTGGTGGACTTCGTGGATGACTTTTCGTATAAGACGAAGATAAACTATTTGATGAAACACAGCAATGAGAGGATAGAGATATACAAACGAGAGAAGTTTAAGTATAAGATTTACAACGTGGACATTAATGCGGACGAGGCCTGATGAGGGCCTCTTTCTATTTAAAATGGGATATATACAATAACAAACCAAAATAAACTGAATAGTAATGAAAAAGATCACAACTCTGATACAAGAATCCGAAAAGGAAATGATAACAGAAGCTGCGTTAGGTTCCTTCGAGAAGGACCTCGATGAACTCGTTAGCAAATACGCTGATGCAATGGTAGCAGATCTTCAGGACAAGCTGAAGGGCAAGATTGCAGTAGTTCTTAAGAAGAAAGCTGGAAAAATCTAATGATCGGTCGTTTCAGATACGTACAAAGCTTTGGACATTATGTTTTCGAAAGATACAATCCTTTATTTGAAGGTGGAAATGTATTTGATAACGTTAACAAGATAAACAAGGAAGATGTTGATGCCACAATAAATGACATCAAGGATCGTTTATTTCCTTCTTTAGGACTGGAGTTTGACAAGAACGTGATAAGCATAGGAAGTGCTGGTCATGCTGACGTTTCTGGCGACATCGATTTTGGAGTCATTGGGAAAGATTTACAAGAGTTGTATGCAACTCTTCAATCTAAATTTCCACAACACAAGAGCAACTTCATTAAAGGACTTGAGGTGTTAAGCACTGAATGGCCGATAAGAGGAGATGAAAAGAATCTTGTGCAAGTTGATTTCATTCCAGTATATGACAGAGCATGGACTGAATTTGTTTATAGGTATCCAGAAGGAAGCGATTACAAGAGCGCACACAGAAATTGGGTGATGATGGCAATTCTTTCTACGATCAAAGACAACGTGGAACAGGATGAAGACGACCAGCCTCTTTCGTACGAAGGATACACAATGAATCTTAACAAGGGGCTTTTCTCTATTAAGAAGGATTATCACGGTAAGACAAAGATATTGAAGCACGGTCAGATTGTTGAAGAGAAGTTAGTCACAACAGATCCTGATAAGTTCGTGAAGTTTGTCTTTGGAGACAGCTACGGTCCAGAGGACGTAAGAACATTTGAAGATTGCTGGCATATAATAGGCAAATCAGATTTCAAATGGCGAGACAAGATAAGCGAAATAAAAGAGAATTTGAAAAAATTTCTGGACAGGGTCGAACTGCCGATACCAAAAGAACTCGAACAAGAATGAAAAAAGTAAATGACGGAAACTTAGAACTGTTGCATTCGGCCTTAACACATTTCGTTGGAGAACCGATAACTCAAATGAGCAAGTTCGCAGATGACAGTTTATTGTTTCAGACGCACAGCGGAATTACTGGATTTGTAGAGCCAAACAATACTGGCAACATGGAAATATCGATAGGAGAAGACATTGTATATGAGATAGAAAAGAATTTATACGACCTTCTCGAACTCGACAAAAAGGAAATAGGATTGATTGATTTTTACAACCATCTGAAAATGGTTGATTGGACAGAGTTCAAAACCAAATCAAAAGATTTTTTTGACATAGTAAAAATATCGACGGAAAACATTATTTTAAATTATAATCTTCCATTAGTTGGTGACACCACGATAAACTCAACACAGGTTCACTACACAAATGACCAGAAGATTAAGATCAATCTTAACTAATATGGCAGGAATTCAACATCTAACGGAAATATTCAAAAAGAAGGGGAAAGACTTCACTCAATCTCTATTTGATAAGTTTGTAACAATCAACGAGAAGCTTGATGCAAGTGCATTTGGCATTGAGAAGAATTCTTCTACCAAGAAGTTGGAATTCTTTAAAAGGAATACTGAGACGCCTATTTCATTAATAGACAGAACTCTAATGAAGCTTTACGAAAAGCCAATTCATTACTTCGAGGCGTTTGATCAAGAGGTTCTCGACAAGATACCTTCGAGATGGAGATTTGGAATGGAATATTTTGCCAACGACCATCCACAAGAAATTTCTTACGACAGACTTCCAAAGAACGGTCTCGTGCTTTCTTACATTCACGTTAAAAATTCAAATGGCAAACTTGTTAGAACCATTCAGGATAAAACTGAACTTGACCAATGGGCTGACTTGTTAGGAATAGAAAGAAGTCCAATCATATTTCAAGGAAACTTAAACGACGATCAGAAGATTCAGATAATGGATTTTCTCGATACTCCATTTGGAAAACTCGTAGACAAATTCAAGACTGACTCATTCGTAAAATTCATCATATCGGTTTTAAATCCAAAATTGAAGAAGACCACTCTTAACGATGATTTGAACAAGAACATCGAAGGAATTGTTTTCAGGTTTGGAGACGAAGACGATAAGGAAGTAATTCTCGCAAAGATGGTTGACCCTGTGTTTGAGCTTGTTTCAAAGACCAAGGCTGAGACGAAGAACGATGATGAGCCAAACGATATTTTCCAATTGACCGTCATTGACATGATGAATTTCATCGACAGTCTTAATTTCAAAAAGTTCCAACCTAAAGGAAAAGATCTCGAGTCAAGATATTTAAACTTCATTTCAAACGCGTTCAACGATTTCGTTGATAGGTTTGGTGACAAATACAAAGACCTTAACTTCAATGAACCTGAGTTCATGAAGAAAAAGAATTTTGACATCAATCTTGATTTCATTAAGAATGATACAACAATCGATTTAATAAACGACAACGAGGCATATAAAAAGTTATTCAAGATATTCTTGGCAAGCTTCAGAAAGAAAAAGAAAAAGCCAAGCGGACTATTCACAACTGAAGTCATTAAACAATTTAATGGAACTGTAGACAAGATCCATGATCATCTTGCGCAAGGACTTGCCGTTAGCGAATCTGAAATTCCAACATTTGGAGAATTCAGATTACAAAAAGGTGGATACATGGAAGATGCAGAGTCTGACGGAGGCGTGGACGATTTTGTTGAGTTTGGTGGTAAAGTAATGGATGAAGACAAGGACGATCCAAATCCTCCACAAGAAAATCCAGAGCCAAAAGCAGCTGGAGATACTAAAGATGGAAAAGAAGAAAAGAAGAAAGAGATAATAAAAGAAAAGGGCGATAAGAAAGTAAACATCATTGTTGGAAGGTTTCAACCATTCCACAACGGTCATCTTTCCATGGCAAAAGATTTGTATGACGTTAACAAATGTCCTACTGTCATTGTCGTTGTTCACCCAGGCCACAACAAGAGCGGACAAAGTCCATTCACAATATCAACCATTAAAACAATGATGAGCAACCTGTCAAAGGACAGCGATGGAATCATTAAGGATTATTGCATCATAGGAAGAGGTTTCATTTATGACGTGATAAACAAATTGAGAGAACTCAATTACGAACCTGTGTTATGGGGAGCTGGCGAAGACAGAATAAACGATTACAAGAAACAGCTCGAACTTAATTTCAAGAGAGACAATGAACTTAAGCTTGGAGATAATTTCCAGCTCGTCAAGACCGATAGATATGGAACTGGTACAGAAGTAAGAAAAGCTATATCAGACGATAAGTTCGGTGAGTTCAAAGCACTCGTTCCTAAAACAGTTCAAGGAGTTTATACACTTCTCAGAAACGACATCGAGAATGCTAAGAGAGAAGCAGAAGAAGCAAAACAATTGAAGGCAACCCAGTAAAATTTATTTTGATGATAAAGCCGACAAAAGAAGAAATAATAGAACTTCTTAATAAGTCCTCTTTAGATGACATGACGCTCGAAGCGGTACACAACCTTATCAAGGTTGATCCTTTGAACATCCGTTACGTCTCGGACTATTTACAAAAACTCGAATTCATAGAACACTTGAAGCTATCACACGATCTGTGCATGATGGATCATAGTGGGGTCCTTGATAGAATCATAGACAAAACAATAGTAGAGAAAGACTTTCCAAGAGAGAAGAGATTCAACCTCATAGACCTCTGCAACTCAAAAGGAATATTGGTTGACGTTGGACTGTTTAAATACCTTCTTGATTTCAAACCCGAATCACACATTATAATTGGAAAAGGAGAAACTCTTATGAGAATTCTCATGAAGGGAGTTCCTACATTAAATGGAGACCTCGGAGCATCAGGAAAGAAATTTGAGATCAAATACAACAAATCTCGATTAAGAGGACAGACTGGGTTTGATGCAACAGATGCAACCCAGGTGGCAAAAGCTCTTGACGACTATTTCATACACGAATGCAAGGCAATAAAATTTGATCCCACTTCATTGATAGGAACTGACAGAGGCAGATGGAATTTCGTTTCAGGTAAAAGAATAAAACCTTACCTTCTCAGTGAGATAGTAAAGCAATCCGGAATGAACCACCTTTATGCCTGCAAGATATTCGTTCAGGCCTTCAGAAAATTCTTTACCAAGATGACAGAGGATGAAGCATTGAACCTCGCGTTGTCTCTGTCAAACGAATTCAATCCAGATGGTTCCATCAAAGAACGATTCGGATACTCAGATTTCATCTACAAGATGTGTGCCTATTCAATGAAATATTATGCACAGGTTGAAGATTTTGATGGAATGCTTATCCTGAATGACAAATTCGATTGCATGTATATCACCAGGGAATTCATAGACACCAGTTCATTGGAAGTTCTATGCCGTTTCATCAGACACAACCTGGAAATAACCACTCCCAACCTCGGTTCAAAGGCAGGTCCGCAAGGTTCTTCTTTTGGTATATCCCTGTAAGAAAGAGATATATACAAAAAGAATTCTCAACAACACATGGGACTCAAGAAATTTGAAGACTTCGAGCATCATCTCGCAGAAGAAGACAAGAATACATTGGCAAACGACCATGCCAATGCAAAGAAGGAACTATTGGATTCCTTTGATAAGCATGGAAAAAAATTTTATACCAAGAATCATTTAGTAGATGATAAAGGTGGAGACTTAATTGCCATCGCAACAGGCGGTGAAAAATCAGTCATCGTTAAAGTAATAGGATACGAAGTATAATGACTCATAGAAGCTTCATAAGTAAATCAGCAGCCTGGGATTTTATTCAATCCCAAATGAAGGCGGTCAATGAAAATTCGACCGAAGGCAAAACCATTATATGGAACAACGGATTGGACGAAAAGTCTTTATTGGACATCGTTGAGTCTGGAGCATTAAAAAAGATATTTGAACAGGAAGAAACAGTCGCAAGACAGTTTGTTATTTTGATGGGAGGACCGTCAACTGGAAAAGGTTATTTGACCTGGTGCAAGTTCGGAGAACAATTTGGTCTTGTTAATGGAAAAATGATGAAGGATTGGCTTGACATAGATGAATTCAGCATGAAGGATATTCACGAAGGAGATTCTATATTGAGAGAGATCCAAAGAGGAATAGCAATCATAACGTTTAATAGGTTATACAATGCTTCTCTTGCAGCAGGCAAGAAAGGATTTAACGCAGCAATCAAGGAGATATTTTATACCACAAAAGACGGAAACACAAACAAGCTTTCCGATCATATAACATATCACGATTTCATGTCATACATCGCTCAGGCGCATGACCTTGGAGCAGAAGCTTCAAAATTGGCACATGAAATAAGAATAAACAAAGGAGAACTCAGAAAGATCAACAGCGATGTTGATGCTGAAGAAGAAGGAAAATCTCCAGATAAAGAAAAGGTAACAGATTTAAAAGCTAAGGCAAAGGAATTAAGATCTACTTTAAAAGACCAAAGAGGAGATTTAAAGAAGGTTGTTGGAGATCTTTATGTTGAGTCCATGCGAGACGAAGACGTATTGAGATATGATGATTTTTTAAATGAACAAGTTAAAAAAGAACTTCCAATAAAACAATTGAAGAGCATTCTCGGTCAAACGAGATCTGCTGAGCCTAAAAGCGAAGAAGCATTTGACGAATTCTTTGAGGCAACTATGTCTCAATTCTGGAAGAGCATGAGAGGTTGGAAAAATGACGGTGCTCATGGTATAGAAAGATTCAAGGATGCAGCAAGAAAAGAATTCGAGAAAGAAATTAAAGAGAAACCAGAAACGGTTAAATCCATTCTTGGTGGAAACATCATTGTCGTTGACTCACCTGGAGAGGACGTTGCAAAGCAACCTTACGTTGGTGAATGCGAAGAAGCAGAAAAAGCTGGATTCGTTACTAACATTATAAATCTTGAACCAAGAATTGGAGGAAGCGCATTATCATTGATGAGACTTTCCAACTTCACAAGAAATGTAGATGATGGTGATAGAATGGTTGACGACAGCGACATCACAGGTTACACTGAAAACGTTGATGAAGCAATTCATCACATACACGCACATAAATTTCCAAGAGGTCCGGTTCATAGATATTTTCATCTCGTAAAAGATGTAGAGGATAAAGAAGCCATCACCAAGATAGTTGGTGCATTATACGGAGCTAAGAAAAACAAGGATCAATTCATATATCCAACAGGTGTATATGGAGAAAATACATCAACTCCAAAAGATGGAGTAAGCTTCAGAGAATTAAATTCTGCCATAGACAAAGCAAAAATCAATATATCATTGGCTACCGCTTTAAAAAACCTTCCAACATTAAAGGAATGGTGGAGCACTCACGTAAGAAAATTAATATTTGGAATAAACCCTGTCGTTCTTTATGGAATTAAAGAAGGAGAAAACGGTTCATTCAATTTTGATTTGTCAAGCAAAGAAATTCTTGTTGGCGTCAATGCAAGATTGGCTAAGACAGACGATGAAACCGAAGAGGTGACTCATGATGACTACAATAAGATGGTTCAATCCGTTGACAAATGGACTAAGGAATATGATGAGTGGACAGACAAGGATACTTGGAACGCATTGAAGCCGGTGGTAAACATCAAGGAATCTTCCAGAGTGCTTGGTTATAATGAATATATAAAAAAATTAAACGACTGAAGATGGAATTCAACGAGAACAACATAAATGAAGCAAAGAACTTCTTAAGAGAGAAAGCATCTGGAAAGGTGTTAAACTTCAACGACTTCATATTTGAAGCAGAAGAGAACGGATATGGCCAACAGGCATTCTTCTTTGCGGTTAATGGCGACACAGCTAATTATTTCTTTAAGATCAAAGATGGTCAAGAAACACATGCTTTGGTTGTATCCATTGGAAAGTTTGCAAAAACAATTCAGCCAACAGAACAAAAGACTGACTTCGGAGTTTTAGGAATAACAACTCTAAGTGAAGACGATCTTGACCAAGCTGTAGTTGACAAAGGAAAATTCACAACAAACGAAGAGATCATTACAGCAAATGAGTCGTTCACAGGAAAATTCCTTGAGCACTTAGCTCTTATAATAGACGATTACCTTCAGAAGAATCCTAAGGTGACTAAGTTTTATGACGAAATGCAAATGTGCTTTCAAGCACCTGATTACGATAACAAATTCTCTGTGTCATTAGCAAAATGGCCTGGCGGTAATGAAGCATGGAAATTACAAACCATGGAGAAGGGTAAATTAAACATCATCACCAAGTAATGAAGCATATCAAATTATTTGAGGAATTCAAAATAGACGAAGCTGAAACAGGAGCTTATCCTGCTCCTAAGTTTGCAAGAAAGCCTGCAGCCGGTGATTCTGGTTATAATTATGTTGCAAAACAATTTGGTGCAACTCCAGCTCCTAAGAAGAAAAAGAAGAATTCAAGGACTGAAGAGTCTAAATAATGGAACACTTAAAAGATTTTAATATTTTTGAAGCAGAGACGTCAAGTTATGATACTCCTAAATTCATAGTCAAACCTTATCCAGGCGATAAAGGTTATGAATTGACAAGAAAGAAATATCACAGATTTCTGTGGGTTCTTCCTCAACTTGGAAAAGGTGTTATCGATAAAGGAGAAAATCCTCCAGTAACTGAAGCTGCTTATGATGATACAATAGATAGAGACTCATTCAATCCAGCTGAGATCTCAGGTATGGGAAGAGCACAGGAATTTCCAGGAGGCAAAACTCCAGGATACACTAAAGATACTGGGACTGATTATTTGCCAAGTGACAAATACGAAGATCCCGACGAGAAGAAGGCCAAAAAGTTAAAGAAGATAAAAGACTTTGAGGACTTTATAAATGGAGAAGAAACAAAATAAAAAACATAAACAATGATTTACGTAATCGGTTTAATAGTTGTAGCGGCAATAGCATTCGTATTATGGAAAAGCCATAAGACTGTAATGTGCAAATGCGATAAATGCACAGATGAAAATTGCAAATGCGACGAGAACAAATGCGACGATAATTGCAAATGTCATGATGTTGCTGAAGCTCCAGTTCCATATTTGAATGGTCACAGCAAGAAAATAACAGCTGATCCTGCTGACGAACCAACTGATTCTTGTGATACAGCAGGTCACGAACCTTGCGACACTTGTACAGATGATGAACCTAAAGCAGCTGAAGCTCCTAAGGAAGAACCTAAAAAGGAAGAACCAAAGAAGGAACAGCCTAAAAAGAAACCAGCACCAAAGCCTAAGAAAAAAGGTAAAGGTAAAAAGTAATGCTGATTTCCATTGTATATCTGCTTTGGATTCTATTTGCAATCTATGAAGGAAAAAGAGAAGCATTCTATTTTTCTTGCAAGATTAAAGCTCCACAGCAACAGGCATACAAAATAGACGAGCACGTCATGTTCACTATACAGAGGACTTTTATTGCCTCAATGGCAATTTTAGCTTGTCGAGTGGATTGGTTGAATTCTGTTTTAGTATTGTTTTCGTTTGGATTATGTTTTCCATTTTTTCACGATGGGATGTATTACTTGACGAGACATAAGCTTGATGGAATATACGTAAAGGGTTGGTTTGATCAAAGCACAACATCGTCAGCTAAGTCTGACAAATTACATTTATTTGATCCAATACCAAGAACATTAATTTTTGGTTTGTCTTTAGGATTAATTATTTATGAAATAATAAAATTTTGGAAATGGGCATAAAGAGATACAGCGATTTCGTTAACGTCAACGAAAAAGTCGAACAATACGATTTTGAATTCCACACAGTAGTGGTTGCAAAGAACATTGATTTCGATAATGAGCCTGTGGACAATTCTAAGGAACAATACATTGAAAAAGGAGATTTAACCATCCATTGGATAATGGATTTCGATAATAGAAAATACGGAATCAATAGTATGGCGCCTGTGATCAAAAAGATCTCAGGATTTTATACTTTGGTCACTCCACAAGAACAAGGCAGAGATATTGAAGATGAAGTGGAAATTCTAATGGATGAAAAATCTGATTGGAAATTCGAGAATGATTTTCAAAGCGAATTCAAATTCGGTTACTCAATTGTTCCAGGAAGCATAGAGATAGATTTCAAAGACAAGACAATCAAAATACTTTATTATTGAAGCATTTCCATTGCAAGTCTCGCACCAGGTATGTGAGATGTCATTGCCATGAATGCGTACAGTGCTAAAGCAAGAGTAAAGTATTGCAACACTGCCAATAATATTTGACGCAAAGTCATTATTGGTTTTTCCACCGGCTTTTCCGGTTTCCTTAAATTCGTTTTTGTTTCAGTTAGATATTTTGCTAATTCAGCAGGAATTGGAACATTTTTATCCGTATAATCTTTTTCTATCGATGCAATGTGATTCAATATTGAATAGTATTCGTTATTGAGTATCTCATCATATTTGTTTTTTCTCTTCAACAGCCAAAATTCGAGCAACAATTCTATGGTTGATAGAATGACAACGAGAATAAAAATCCAAATGTGCGCATACACTGCGAGAAATATTGCACCCACAATTCCGAGGCACATGAAGATCAATCCAACCCAAGAGTGAATAGAGAATGCAATTGATTTCATTATACGACCACCATCAAGAGGATTTATTGGAAGAAGGTTAAAAAGATTTATCATTGCCATCCAGCTTGCTCCAGCAGCATACATTGGATTTTCCGTGACATAGAATATAATCATCATTCCAAGCGCACAGGCAAATCCAAACACAGGTCCCATTATGGCAACAAACACTTCGTCATTCCTTGTTTTAAAGTCTTCTGACGCAACAGCCGCTCCACCCACAAATGGAATGAAATAGATTCCCTTGGTTTTTATGCCAACACGTTTCATGGCCCAAATATGACCATACTCATGGATTAAAAGTTGTACCATTAATATAAGAGAGAACTTCCATGAATACATGTAACTGTATGCGGCAAAAGATATTCCAGCCAATGCAAGCTTGGTCATCTTTGCTGATATTGAAGTCACCTTTGTTATTACTTTAAGAGATAAGATAGCGATATTCGTCATCTTACTACCAAACGATTTTGGTTTTTCTGTTGTCATTTCTGCCATGCTACAAATATACTTAAAACTTTTAATATCTAACGAATACAACTATTGAGAATTTTTGTAGATTTGTTTGAGTATATAGATACTGATAGTTCTTTGATTTATGGGACCGAACGGTTTTGACAGTAATCCCTTAGTGGGTAAGCACGTCGTGCCTTGTATGTGTAGCACGTTAAAGCAAACATTCACAATTTTGTAAACGGCAACGTAATTACAAACGAAGTTGGCTCAAAAGCTGACGTATTAGCAGTTTTAAAAACAGTTAAGGCTAAGCCTTCTGTTGCTCAAGTTGAAGAACTTGAGATTGCTTAATACCCTACGGGTTCACCGCAAACTCTTCAAACCTGAGAAAAGCATAAGACGCTAAGGTACAATCCGCGTGAATGCAAAGTTGATCTCGAACTCATCGAGGTTTAGTTTGAGGAATTATAAAAATTCCATCTAAACGTGTAGAAAATCTATTATTGTTTTTATTTGGACCCGGGTTCGAATCCCGGCGGTTCCACTGAAGGTGAATCATATTGGTTTACCTATTGAGTGCCTGTTACGTGACTTGAGAATTAATAGTTGCGTGGTGTAAGAAAACAGGATAAATGATAAATTCATGCTTACCGTAGACTGGATGTTGAGTGGTTTACGCAACTATCAACCAGTCGAACACACATGAGTGACCTCGTTCGAAAACATTCAGCTCAATTGAATTTCGCCGTTAGTGTTTGTCCATTCGTAAAATGGACTGGTGGATCAAGGTAACAACCTAACATGCCCAAGTTTGTCCAAACTTTAAATGGACTGGTGGAGGTGTATGCAAACGCCCTGTGGAAAATGGAACTTCGGTTCCATTTTCTGTTTTGAAACATATCATTAATCCTTTAATATAAAAGTCATGCATGAAATCTTAATATCAAACGGAAAAATAACAAAGGACGGAAAGAAGATCGAAAGCATTTTTAGAATATTAACAAAGAGTGTTGAATTCCATAAAGATCTTACCGTATACGGATTATTTAAAGCATTGAAACCTTTTTCAAAGGAAATCAATTTGGCATTTGCATCACAACTCGGTGGATTTGATTTTGATCTTTACATAACAGAAGCAGAAAAGAAATCCACCAAGGATGGTCATGGAGACTACATTGATTATTGTGAAGTTCATTGGAACGTGGATTACTCAAAAATAAAGAAGTATGAAGCTTTTTATTTATGGCCTGATTTCCATGGATGCAAGAAAAGACAAAAGATGGGATATGGATTAGATTTCAGTCCAATCACAACATATAAGGATAAGCCAATCATATTGAATGAAACCTTAGACATCGGACTCGTTCACATTGTAAATAAAAAAACAACGAGAACCCCAATATTGAACACAAAAAAACATTTCACGTTTTTTGAAGCCATTGGTGGATTTTTAAATGACATTTCCTTTTATGGCCCACCTAAAACCAGAGATGAAAAAGGAAAAGAAATAATGGATGACACTGCATCGGAAAGAGCAATATTGATGGAGAAAAAGAAAAAGAAATAAAATGGAAAATATAACTGACAACCTGCTATCTGGATTAAGCGATGACTTAACTAAAGAAACGGAGCTTTTCCTTTTAAATAACATTGCTGACAAGAATACACAGCAAAAGATTATAGGATTAATAAACAAATCTTTTAACGAAGGAGCTCAAACTGCTCTTGAATTCTACGACAAGGCAAGAGAAGATTTTCAAAATCAGGCATCATCCTTTCAAAAGGATTTCCACAATAAATTATTCGATGGACAAGATAAGCATGTTTCTGAGTAATCTTCCAAGAGTTTTAAATGACGATGGTGGTTTTGGATCTCCTCCAACTGAACTGGTCATACAAAATTCCATTAAATTCGTTAAGAGTCTTCCAGCATATTATCAAAGAATATTAGACCTTGAAGATTGCATAACTGCAACAGGTCATGGAACAGTCACAATCGATTGGTATTATAAGAAACACTTCATCTCAGTTGAGATAGGGAACACATTAATTGGATGGTTTTCAGACCTTCCCGATGGTATAAATACCTCATCTTCAGGTGTTCCTATAAATGACTCCCCGCCTACTGAAATCATATCAGGTCTTAATAAGATCTATTCACGTAAAGAAGTCTAAAACATTTATTTTTTTATTATCATTTTTGTTAGTATTTTTACATCCGTGAAAATACTGAAAGAAAATGAAGAAAACACCGCCAAATGAGTTCAGATCTAAGGATCTGCCACTGCCAAATACCGACGAAATGGGAATGCTTGGAATATTTAGAATTCCATTCAATGGCGAGACATTCACTGTCGTTATCAATGATGACAGATATGACAAGAAATGGGAACACGTTTCCGTTAGCCTGATGCACAGATGTCCAACCTGGGAAGAAATGTGCCACATCAAATCCCTCTTTTTTGAAGAGGAAGAAACTGTAGTTCAATTCCATCCAAAGAAATCACAGTATAAAAACGCTCATCCTTTTTGTTTGCACATGTGGAGAGACACCACAAAGGAGTATGAGCTTCCACCATCAATATACGTCGCATTATGAGAAGAAAACACATCATCAACACGTTCGCACGTAAAGCGGAAAAGAATTGGGACACTCTTTATTGGGCTGTCGACATTCACGACACCTGCATAAAAGCAAATTATAAAGCTGGAGACATTCCAACTGAATTTTTTCCAGGTGCAAAAGAAGCATTAATAAAAATAGCAAGCAGACCAGACTGTTGTCTTATATTATTCACATGTTCTCATCCGCATGAGATTGAAAAATATTTGGACTATTTCAAATCTCATGGAGTTAGATTCAAACACGTAAACAAAAATCCAGAAGCTGAGAATACTGCATTTGGTTTCTTTGAACACAAGTTTTATACCAACTTCATACTTGATGACAAAGCAGGTTTTGACCCGAAAGAAGATTGGGACATGATATTGAATGCATTGGAAGAAGTTGAATACATGGAAAGCACAACTCCAGAAGAAAGAGCCGCTCACAAGAAAACAGAAGAACGTCTTCCATACATATTTTCATTTACAGCCACGGCCGGAATTTTATTAGGATGCCTTTTAGGAATATGGACGCATTGGACACTTGGTGCTTTATTTTGTATTGCATCATTTGTGTTTAACACAATATATTTTTCCAAAAAAACAGATAGTGCACCTCTTAAATATCACACACCAGCATTTAAAAATAAATACCGATGAAAACAATAGAAGCAGCAAAAGCTTTATTTGTGTTAGAAGCAATTAAAGCTGGAAACTTTAAACCAGTTTCCTATTTTACTTATCCAACCGGAACTGTTGGAAGCTCTTACATATTTGAGCAAAACTCTACTCCTGGTTTTCCAAGAGATGAAGAAGAGCAAAAATTATATGTCGCTGTTGAAAAAGCATTCGACGATGTTTCTTCTAAATTAAACATATCAAAAGATAACAAGACCGCCATCAAGATCTCAATTGAAGGAATTGATGAACCTGTTTATCTTTCAACTTATGATTGGCGTCATGCCATTTGTATGGAGATTGCATCCAATAGAGGTGGAAAAGAAATTGAAATAAAATAAAAAAACCAAAATGAAAAAAGTAGCAACAAAAGTCGCAATCCTCGCCATGATAGTCATGATGACAGGATGCGCAAAGACGTGTAACAGAGTAACCGCAAACGGTTCCATAATAGGAGCAACTGACGGTGATTGGATAGTTGTAACATACAGCGGAAACAACATCACTGATGTATGGAAGATGTCTAACGTGATGGTCCAATCTGAAGATCATAGCGATGGGTGGTTATTTGTCGATGATCATGGAAATGCTATTCATGTTGGTGGAAATACAAAAGCCATAAGAGTGAATGATAAGACCGGAGCACAATGGGACAAATACGTTGAATATCATTCTGAGTTCTCTAAAGTTGCATACCAACATTATGCAGATTCATTGTTGAAGAAATAATGAAAGAAAAAGAAGCATTCATAAAAGCATTGGATGGTTTATTCCATTATTGGGGTGGAGACACTCCGCCTGAAGTGTATTGGGGTGCTAATGATATGTTGGATTGGTATGAGAAAGAATATTCAGTAAAGTTGAACATTCGCTTCGATGAAGAGAATCATAATTACGATGAAGTAGTTGAAGCAATAAGAAAGAGCTAATGGAAAAGAAAAAGAAAAAGACGTGGGAAGAAGTTGTCGGCGACCCGTTCAAACAGGTTGAAGAAAGCACGAGCCTTGAATATTTAACTCAGATGAGCAAATTCGTTGGAATGGATATTGAAAACATCAATAACGATGTCAATAAGTCAATAGACATACAAGGATGGAAACTCACTGAGGAAGAGTATCAAGCAAAGAAGAAGAAAAGACTTGAATGGTTCAATGAATTTAAAACAAGGATAGAAAACAGAATAACTAAATTGAAAACAAATGAAAACAGTTAAATGGATTGTAATCACAATGATCTTAATGGTCATTGCTTACGCAGTAATTCACGCGGTATTAGTATTTGCATGGATGCTTCAAATTGGAGTTATGGCAATGGCAGTTGTGGCCATCGTCATGTTATATTTCAAAGGAAAAAAATGGTTAAAAGGCGGTAACCAGAAATAATCGCCAACAATAATAAAATAATAATATGAAAAAAGTAGGTTTACTAATTGCCCTTGTAGCATGTACAATGGGTTCGTTTGCACAAAAGGATAGCACTAAGTCCAAAGGATTAGACATGTATCTCGGAGGATCACTTTCCACTTCAACCGGAAATAATTTTAATCAGAACTCTTATGCCGGTGTTGAACTTGGCGTTTGTGCTAAGAACATGATGTTTGGTTATGCAACAGGCCGTGGAAATCTTGATTTCACTTCTGACATGACACAAAACTATTGGGGAGAATTAAAAGCTTATGCCTGTTTACCAATTGGTTCGGTTAAAGCATTTATTCTCGGTGGTTGGGGACAATATTACACATCAACACATAGCTTCATTGAATATGGAATTGGTGCATCATACAGCGTAAAGAAGATTGATCTCTCTGTCACCGTTAGCAATTGGGATGGAGTTGTTTACATCTCTCCTGGATTGTGTTGGAACTTCCATGTAGGAAAGAAATAAAATAATGAGCACAAGCAGAGACATAATATTCTTTTCCAAAGATAAGAATCCAACCATTGAAAAAATGCTCAGATTTTCTGAGAGTCTTTTCGATCCTGGAAAACCTCACACTAAATTCGTGTTTGACAAAAACTTATTCTCTTATTCAAGAGAAGATGTTTGGGTTCCGACCAAAGGTGCGGATTTTAAATATTTTGGAATGCACAACGTTCCAGAAAAATTTAAAGGTCTCAAATCATTCATATACATAGGTTCATCAAACACTGTGTACGAGGATAATGGAAAAAGATATTTTTACAACTATCCATACTTTGCCAAGTTAATGGAACATATCAAAGATGATGACGTAAGCGAGATTTATCTCTTTTGCAAAATCAATGATCGTTCTGCAAGACCAGCTTGGATGAAAGAATGGAAAGGTAAATTTTTAAGAACACCAAAATATCTTGACTAATGACTGAGGAACAAAAACAACAATATGATGAGTGGTTCAATTCACGTCCAAAGGTTATACAGGATTTGATTTTAAAATATCCTCACGACAAACAATATAGGATGACGAAGGATGCTCCTTATAGCATCTCATGTCCTGGAACAAAGGTGAGCATTCATTCTTATATGGAAAATGGCAACATAGGAGTTGTTGTTATGGCTGAAGAGAAGATGGCCGAGGCAAAGCTGCATGAGATGGAATTAAGTGCTCAATACGGAAAGAACTACGACAAAATAACAAAACAAAATGTTAAGGTGGAAATAAACCCAATATATTTAGAAGAAATAAAACCATGAAAGACGCGATAAAAGCTTTCTTAGAAAGCGACGAACAAAGCATTGAATTGGAATTCAAACCAATCAATGAATATGCTGAGATGCTATCTGAATTAGGATTCAATACCAAAGAAAACGGATCTCTCAACTTATGTAATGAAGGAGGAAATGATTGGGATTCTAATGGTTGGCAGGTTGATTTCTGGTGGACCATTCACAGAGATGGAAAGAAATATACCTTAGCTGGTTCTTTGTTTTATGGACAAATTAAACTTTCAAAAGGATAGTGTTTTTCCAGATCTACATATTCTTTTTACAAATACGGAATCTTTTTCCGTATTACACAGGTCCTACACTTATTCGTTGCATTAATAATGAACATTATGGTAAACAAATTTATAAACTTACAGTTGGAAAAGATTACAAGTCTGAACGTCGCGATAGAATATCCTATTACGTGAAAGACGACGACGGTGTTTTGCAAGAGATAGTAAAGACTAATTTTGTTTTAATAAAAAAAGTTAAATAATTAATTATGTGGTCAGACAGAGACTTAAAAGGTCCATTTTTAAAATATCGTGACATCCTTACAAAGTATGGATGCAGCGATGAAGACATTGCTAAACTTCAATCAATGTGGAATGAACCACACAGAGTTTATCACAACCAAGAACATCTTGATGAGATTATCTCATTAATAGAAAATTGGAAATCTCCAACCATCATTGATGGCAAAATGACTGAGACTGAATTCGATCTATTTATTCTTACTGCAATCTTCCATGATGCGATATATGATCCAAGAGCTAAATCTGGCGAGAATGAATTAAATTCTGCTGAGTTATTTTTAAAGATGTGTCCAAAAGCAGCTGAGAGCGAATTGAACCCGCAAGGAAATCCATATAAATCCGTTTCAGATTTCGTATATGGAATGATACTCGATACGAAAGACCACACACAAGAACCTTCATCAACATATTCAAGAGTATTCTTAGAATATGACTTGCATGGCATGATTAATGGAAGCTTATCGAGAATGATCTCTGATGAAGCAAAGATAATGCGCGAATATGGTTTCGTCGATTATGAAACTTACCATAATGTTAGAGGAACACAATTCTTGGAAAAGTTTGCCCCTCATATAAAGAAGCTAAATCCAAACTCAAAGGTGGAAGAGTATCTTGATTGGTATAAGAACAGAACTCCTAATATAGCGATATTTGCTGGAAGCTTTTATCCATTTCACAAAGGACACTTGGACATTCTGAAGAGAGCTGAAAGAATATTCGATAAGGTTATTGTGTTATTGTGCGTTAATCCCGGAAAGAATAACAACAGCGAACATGTTAAAGGATATATCATTAATGAATTAAGAGGAAAGCTTCCTAATAATCAGATTGAATTTTTCGATGGGATGTTACATAACTACATAAAGAAATTAAGCTATCCAGTTTCCATAGTTAAAGGATTAAGGAATGCAAGCGATTTTGATTCTGAGAAATTACAATTAAGATATATGGAAGACATGTGCCCTGACATAAATATAGTTTATATTGTGTCTGACAGAAAATATGAACACATTTCTTCTTCTGGCATTAAGCAAATACAAAGCATGGGAGCATTAAGTGAAGCTAAAGAATATTTAATATGAACAACGCAGAATTCAGAGCATGGGACATACGCAACAAGAAGATGGTGTATGACGCTCTTAAAACTTCTCCAACAGGTCAACTTGTAACCGTTAATGAAGAACACTTCAACAGTCCGTTCTCTTTCTTTGATGGTTGTGTTTGGATGCAATACACAACAATGAATGACAAAGAGAAAAATAAAATCTTTGACGGAGACGTTATAGAATTGGATAAAGAATGGGCAGAAAGCATTGGAGCATCCAGGACTAAATGCTTGGTTGGTTTCAAAGATGGTTCATTCATGTTTGCACGAGGAGATGATCCTAATCACATGGATTCTTATTTATGGATCTCAAACAGGCATTGCAAAGTTATCGGTAACATTCATGCCAATCCAACAATACTCGAAACTATTTCTTTGTCATGATTCCGCAAACAGAAAGAAAAAGAATACCACCTCTTCCTCCATCATTGTCAATAGGAATTGATGAAGAAGGAATGTATCTTTCTGATGTGCAAGAATTTTACAATAGGCTTTGCAAGAAATATAGAACTTTATCTGTGAAAGCATACTTAGTTCACAATGATGAAGAAAGCACCAAACTCACTGGACAAGCATTCAGAAAATTAGATTACAAAGGATTGTACATTGAATGGCCATTCAGAAAGATTTTCTTAAACGCAAACAACTTTACAATAAGAACTGTTTATCACGAAATATTTCATCATTTGAATCCTAATTTAAGAGATGGTGAAAAATTTGAACGGCTATTAGATAAATTCATGATAGAAGAATATCTATAAAGTTATTATCTTTCTATTATCAGAAGGCATTCGCAAACACGAATGCCTTTTTTGTTGAAATAATTCTAAAAAAATTTTGAAAAAATTATTTTTCTGTTGAAGAAAAAAAATTACATTTGTTAAGAAACAATTTTACTGATAAAAAATCTATGTTCGGTCAAGAAGAAAATAAGCAGTTGACATTTGGCGGTTATCCGGTTACGTTAAGAGTTGTTGGCGATGATGTCTTAGTAAATTGCAAAAATGTAACAGGTGCTTACTCGCAAGCGAGAGCATTTGTAAAGAATCAAAGTCCAACAAACATCTATCCGTGGGGAATTAAAACAACGAAGCCAGCTTTTCTTGAATACATCCCTGGAGGCAATGTGAACATCGCATGTCTTGAAGACACAAAGGCGAAATTCATGGAGCTCTATGATGAATGCGAAAGGTTGCTCGGTAAATAATTCCATTTTAAATCAATAAATAATAACCATAAAAACAAAAAACAAATGTCAACAACAGGAAAAGGTGCTAAAAAAGGCACATCAAACACAGAATTAATCATCGGCTCAGCAGTTGGTGAATTAAAAAAAGTAATTGCTTCAGTAGAATCTGCTACCGAAAAAATCGCAGCCCTTGCAGAAGAAGCTGAAAAACAACAAGGCATCATCGCTCAACGCGAAGACCAAATTAAAGAACTTGACGTCACGTTTGCAGAAACAAAACGTCAAAAAGAAGTTCAAATGGCTGTTGAGTTAAAAGAAAACGAAAAGAAAACCGTTGATGGTATTCTTGAAAAACAAAGCCTTGTTGCAGTGGACAAAGCTTCTTACGCTAAATTCACATCGGATTTGGAAACAATTAAAGCCGATGCTTCAAAAGACGCACAAAAAGAAATTCACGCCGCTACCGGTTCGATGAAGAAACAACACGAAAACGAAATTGCTTTAATGAAAGCCGGTTTTGAAAAAGACCAGGCATCAACTACCGCGCAACTTGCACAAACTGCAGAACAAATCAAGTTCTTACAAGAACAGGTTAACATGTGGAAAGGTGCTCTTGATGCAGAACGTTCTGCAGGTGTTGAACGCGCTAAAGCAAGTTCAATCGGTACAGTTTCCATCACTGGTGCAGGTAAAAACTAAAAATCGACAGTAACTTAATATAAACCTAAAAACAAAATCAAAATGTCGTCAACCGCAGAAAAAACAAAGAAAAAAAACGACGAAGCCAAGGAAATCATCAACGACGTGTTGAAAAATGGCAAAGTTAAGAAGGACTTCTCTAAAGCAGAAGTAACGAGAGGAGAAACCAGCAAAATCATCCTGCCTGAAGGCATGCCGTTGGAAACAGCAGCAGAGTGGATCAAGCGTCAAATAATCATGGAAGAGAAAGTTGTTACTTTCCACCAGGGTTTGAGAGCTTATCCTCTTGATGGGGCTTACGCGCTTTACCGTGCGATTGTCGACATCTTCGGATATGTTGATCTTGCGAAAGAAGAAGGGCCTTCAAGCTCAACTCCTCCGCACATGATCGGAATTAAGTTACCGGATGGAAGTAGCATTCAGGTTCCTTGGGGTCGCATGCAGTTCCCTGGTCTTGACAAGGAATCTTTCTTGGAGACTAAATACAACAACCAAAAAATGGAATTCGAGATCCACGGACAATTCCGTAAAAAATTCGAGCCGGTTGTTGCGCGTATCGCAGACAGGACAATGGAAATCCTTCGCGACGAGTCGATCTACAAAGGACAAGCAATTAAGGTTGACCTTGCCTGGATCGCTAACAACGAATTTCCTTCGGATCCTAAGTTCTTAAAGGACATCATGAACATTAAGGATGAAGATGTTCTTATGAACGAAGCAACAAAATCAAACTACGGAACATCCGTATTGTTGCGTATCCAACGCTCTAAACTTTGCATTAAGAAAGGCATTCCATTGAAACATGGTTGCTTACTTGCTGGACCTTACGGTACCGGTAAAACCTTAACTGCAAAATGGACAGCTAAGAAAGCAGTTGAGAACAACTGGACTTTCATTTACCTTGAAGATTGCCGTCAGATGAAAGATGCTTTGCGCCTTGCAGAAATGTACGCGCCAGCAGTTGTGTTCGCTGAAGACATCGACAAAGCAATGGAAGGTGGACGTAGCACTCAGATGAATGAGATCTTAAATACCTTGGACGGTATCGATACTAAATCGAATCCAATCATCACCATCCTAACAACCAATCACATCGACAATATCAACCCGGCGTTTTTACGTGCAGGTCGTATTGACAGCCTCATCCAAATGAGAGCTCTTGATGTGGAAATGGCTGCTCAATTCATTAAGAATTTTGGAAAAAATTCTGATGGAGAAAGCGTGTTAGCTGACGATGACTACTCAAAAGCAGCACAAGCATTAACCGGAATTGTTCCTGCCTTCGCAAGCGAGGTAATGAACAAAGCGAAAATGAATGCTCTTTACAGAGGTGGAGAAGAAGAGAAAATCAACAACGAAGACATCGTTGCGGCAGCTCTTTCATTCAAGGAACACATCGCCTTCACTGAGGGTGCTGTTGAGAAATCACCATTGGAGAAACTTGGTAGCGCAGCAGCGACATACTGGGATCTTGTGGTACAATCAAAGAACCTTGCTGACACTGTGAATTCAACAAAAGCCGCGGCTCCTGTAGCTAAAGGCAAATAAGAAATCACATTTCTAATTAAAAGGGGGCCATTTCTGGTCCCCTTTTTTGTTTTTACTTGACAGATATTATTAGTATATTTGCATATTAAACGTAATACAAATGGCAGGCAACTAATTAAAACAAATGGCAAAAATAAGAAAGCTTATTCTTGAGAGGAACAAAAAAATAAAACGCAAATACCTCAAGGAAACAACTGCAGGAAAAGACTCGGATGCCGTGATGGACGAACTTGCTAAACAGCATGACATTGGAAGATTTTATATTCGTACTATTCTGAAAGAAGAAGGAATAGAGATTGAAAGAAAAACAGAGTACGAAAGAAGCGACAAGGAAAAGCTTAACAAGAGAGACCAGGACATTATTGATTTGTTCAACACGGAAGTCGACCCTGACGATATTGCAAAAAAATTCAAACTAACTCCAACGAGAGTAAGGCAGATTCTTCGTGCCAAACTTGGAAAAGCATTCAAGGTACCAAAGCTAAAACTCAAGCTTGAGGAAATAAAAAAAGAACTTGAGCAGGGAGTTCCATACGACACTATAGTCGATAAATATGGAAAGAATGTAATCAAGCAAATAAAATACAATCTCAGTTATAACATATTCAAGAAATCTCTCGAATACAAAATAAAAGACATTGTGTCAATGGCTAAAAGCGGTGAGGCTCCAAAAAAGATTGCAGACAAACATCGTGTGACGTTGAATTATACTTACATGATACTTCACGACAATGGAATACGTTCTAAGATCTCAAAAGACGATAAAGAAAAGAGAGACTTGAAAATATTCAATGCAAGCAAAAAGAAAAGCGTGGACGTCATAGCAGAAGAATTTGAATTGACTCCTACAATGGTGCGAATAATAATTTCTAAAATGAAACTAACTAAAACCCCTAAATAATGGCTCTCGAAATAGAAAGACGAATATTGCTTAAAAACATCCCTCTTCCAATATTTGAATTTGACGAACATCAAGTCATTCGTCAATTTTATGCTCCAACTGGAAGATTGAGAGAAGTTTCCATTATCAAAGGGAAAAAATGTTTGACTAAATACATCAGAACAAACAAGACTGCTATATCTGAAGGTGTTAACGATGAAAAAGAAGAAGAGATTTCCAAAAAACAATTCTATAAGGAAATAAAAAGATCCACACGAGCTCTGACCAAGATCAGATACATCAAGAAGGTTGGAAAATATAAATGGGAAGTGGATGTTTTTGATTTCAAACTTGTCATCGCTGAAATAGAAGTAAAAACAAAGAAAGAATTGAAGACTGTGAAAATTCCAGGCTTCATCAAAAAAGTAATGATCAAAGACATCACCGGAGAAAAACCATTCTCCAATTTTAATTTAGCAGATAAGTGGAAAAAGAAGAATTAATAAAACATGCAGATCAGGAATTGCAATGGTTAAGATATTATGCTCTCGCAGATGTAGATCAAAAAACGTATCCTAACAAAAATGGTCGTAACAATTTCGACCCTAATAGATCTCCTTATGATCAATTAGTAAGCATCGGATATACTAAAAGAGTGATTGGTCTCGATAGAAGATGTGCATTCATGCGTGTCACAGCAGAAACCCCTCTGATAGAAACCCCTCTAAGCAATATCGTAGATGCAGGTGGTGAACCAAGAAACCCAGATAAAAATATTTTAAGCGCTTTAGAAATATTATTGCTCAAATGTCCTGAAGAGCATGAGAGAATAGTAAATTACCTCAAATAACCGAAACAAGGTTTCTTCATCCTGGTATAACTTCAAAACATACCAAGATGAAAGAAGTAAAAATCTTTAAATTACGAAGCGTAAAAACCCCTCAAAGGGGAACACCTAAATCGGCGGGAATAGATTTCTTTATCCCGGACGATTTTCCAAGAACAGAACTGTTGCCTCATCAATCGGTATTAATACCGTCAGGCATCAAAGTAAAATTACCAGAAGGTTATGCACTTGTTGCAAACAACAAATCTGGAATTGCATCAAAAAAACAATTGATCATTGGCGCTTCCGTCGTCGATGAAGATTATCAAGGAGAAATTCATCTCAACCTCATCAACACAGGACACGTGAATGCAATCATCGCACCAGGCGATAAAATCATTCAATTCCTTCTTGAAAAACAAGAATATGCTTCTGTTATTGAAGTTGGTTCTGAGGATGAATTATTTAATGGCGTCGTAACAGAAAGAGGCGCAGGCGGATTTGGTTCTACTGGAGTTTAACTAAAAAAATTAATCACATGGGAAATGACGTTTGGGGAGGAAAACCCGGCATGGAAGCCGAGGATAAAAAATCTGTAACTACGCCAATAGTAAGCGCAGGAAGCAGTGATAGAGTAGATTCACTTGGATCTAAAATTTTCTTTTATTCTTCGGTTGTCGAAGATAAAATTCTTGATCTCAATAAACACTTGCATGAAATATCTGGAAAGATGGCTGCAAGAAATTTTGAAAATTCTTTAGGCGACAATGCTTTAATTACAACACCCATAATGTTGCACATTAAATCTTATGGTGGTTCAGTGTTCGCAGGACTTGCTGCAATGGATACAATCATTGATATTAAAAAGAGAGTTCCAGTTTACACAATTGTAGAAGGATGTGCAGCAAGCGCAGGAACTTTTCTTTCTTGTGTTGGTACAAAAAGATACATGCGCAAACATGCATGGCTGTTAATTCACCAATTGAGTTCTGGCTTCTGGGGAAAATACAGCGAGATAAAGGATGAAGTAGAAAATCTCGATCGTTTAATGGAAACAATCAAGAAGATTTACAAGGAGAATACAAAGGTTCCTATGAAGGAACTTGATGGCATTCTTAAAAGAGACATTTGGTGGGATGCGCAGACTTGTTTGAAGTATGGATTAATAGATGAAATAATTTAATATGGAAGAAAAAGAATTGATAATACTCACACATTATGTGAATGTTGGGAGTTCATCTCCAGAAACAGCAAAGCGTATAATGGAAAGAACCGTAGAAATGGTTTTGAGCGAGGATACAGATCCATTGTATAGATTTAAACATTTTTTCTATCCTGTGAAAGATGAAGTCAATGCAAGAACAGAATGCATCTATCCTGTAAGACAAGGTCCAATGGGAATTCCTGGAGTTCCTGGAGATTATTTTGAATCGATTTTGAAAGACCTTGATAATAAGTACGAACAGCTTTTAGAAAAAATAGGATGATACTCGATATAGAAAAAAGACCTCACGAACTTGCATGCAGTTACTTCAATAAAGAAGGAACAATTGAATATGTAAGAATTCCAGTTCCATTGAACGAAAGATTCAATTGGTTAACTTGTAATGACACGGATAAGGACAAGGACGTAGAATGGAAAACGTGGGACGAAAATCCTGTAAAGAAGATAATCGTAAAAGATGCAACTAAACTTTCTAAGTATAGATGTGAAGAGGTTATTTATCAACATACACAAGCAAATCCCGACTCTCCGTTATTGGAGTTTAATGTTCCAAGAAAGTATTTCATAGATATTGAGGTTGAGGTTCTTGATGGATTTCCAGATCCTGACACAGCACAAAATAAAATAACTGCAATATCAATCGCAGGCGCTGATAGCAAAAGGATTTTTGTTCTTGGTCTTAAACCATTAACAGAAGCGCAATGTCACAAGATCGATGCCGACATCAACGGGCACTTTGCCAAGTTCGATGATAAATGGAATTTCCAATACAAGCAGTTTGATTCTGAGCATGACATGTTGGTTGAATTCTTTCAGAAGATATTACCTAACATGCCTTGCATAAGTGGATGGAATTTTTTCGGATACGATTGGAAGTACCTTCTTAACAGAGCTTACAAATACAAGGATGTAAAACCAGAGAGATGTTCTCCGTCGAATACTTTAATAACAAAAAGAAATTCCGGTAATTCAGGAATTCCACAACATAAGCTTATTGTGGATTACATGGAAATTTACAAGAAGTGGGATAAGGTTATCAAGGTAAGAGAAAACGATAAGCTTGATTATGTTGCCAAGATGGCAACAGGATTGGAGAAAATTAAATATCCAGGAAGCTTCACAGAGCTTTATGAAAGAGATTTTCAAAAGTTTATCTTCTATAACGCGGTCGATTCAATTCTGGTTCATTACATCGATAAGAAGCTAAACACAATGTTGGCTTATCTTAAATTGGCACATGTTTCAGGAATAGAAATAAAGAAAGCATTCTCTCCTATTTGGATCATGGAAGCAATGATGAACAGAAAATTCCTTGACAGAAAACAAGTATTCGTTTATTTGGGTGGAGATGAAGAAGATCAAAAACCATTTGATGGTGCGTATGTAAAAGAACCTTTGAGAGGATTTCACAATTGGGTTACATGTTATGACTTTGCATCTTTGTATCCTAATACCATGATGCAATTCAACATCAGTCCAGAAACATTTGTTGGAAATAACGTTGAGCCTAAAGAAGGTCAGATCAAGGCCGGTGAGCACGTCAATGAATTTGGAAAAACATCTTGGAGAGTTTTCGATAACAGCTCTGACTCCATAATGAGAGTAATTTTAACAGAGCTTTATGGAAAGAGAAAAGAAACGAAACAAAAGTACCTCTCTATTAATAAAGAGATCGACGCTCTCAGCAAGTACATTTCAAAAGAACGATTAGAGAAAGCCTAATGGATCAAATTAACAAGGAAGAGTTTAAGAACATGGACATTTGGACAGGTACTCAAATTCTGATTGACAAAATTAATCACCTCATGCAAGAGGTGGAAAAACTTAAAGAAGAAAACAAACAATTAAAAAACAACACCAACTATTATGAACAATCATTATGTAGCAGTAGTCGCGTTTGAGACAGAAAAACTCGATGGCGAAGGAAATCCAAAAACCAAGAAATCTAAATTCTTAATCGAAGGGGTGACTCTTTATGATGCACAGGAGAGCCTGATGGCTTACTTGAAGACAGATTCAAGAGGATGGGACGTTAAATCTATCTCAGAGGCAAAATTCGAGGACATCATCGGACAAAAGAAAACTTCAAAGGTAGTAAAAATGGATTAATTTGAATCGAATCGATTATTCCACGAAAACCTCCGGAAATTTATTTTTCGGAGGTTTTTTATTTTACTTTTTAAATATATAGTTCAGACCTTCCTATTATAGGTAACCAAAAATAAGGTCAATTGCTTGTGAAAAATTTTTTAAACGGATTGTTAGATAAAGTTGTTACTAATTTCGGATTTGACTCAAACCATGATTTCTCCTCTTCCATGATGCATGCTAATTTGCTGTTCTTCACTATACCAGTTGCCTTCATATCTTCCTTTATAGAAAACTATTTTGGACTGCAGGCTGTTACCCTTATAGCTTTCGTGACGCTTATTGCACTGGAATTAATAACAGGAATAAGTTCTTCAAGAGTAAGGAAAATTCCATTACAATCAAAGAGGTTCAGCAGATTTGGTTTTAAGCTTGTTATTTGGTTCTTGATATTCTTCATCCTTCAAACCATGAAGCTTCAATACAAGGACAATGCCGTCATAGGTGGAATATACAGTTGGCTGCACAGCAGCATCTTCATATATGTCACGCTTGAGTATTTGATCTCTGTTGTTGAGAACGTATCTGTCATCACGGGAGATAACAACAACGTCATCCTGCACATGATAAAGGGAACTGTTGGAAAATACATGAAGGTTAAAGAGAATGAGGCGGAAGAGTTCTTCCAAGTAAACGATGAACTTTTATGTGTTCTGTCTGAAGAAGGTAAATTCAGAAAGGTAAATAAGGCATGGATGGAAGCACTTGGATACGATGAGAAATACATCCTCAATAAAAGCTTTAAGGAATTCGTTCATCCAGAGGATTTAAAGAAGACCAAGGAAGAATATGAGAAATTGAAATCATCTGGAACTATTTCAGGATTGATAAACAGGTATAAGACAAAAGACGGCAATTACATCTATTTGTCATGGCACGCTAAAGGAGGTAAGAACGGAATGTTCTACTGCACCACAAAGGTCGTAATCTAATTAACAAAATCATAATAAGAGCCCTCGAAATTTCGAGGGCTTTTTTATTTTTATTATATTGCAATAAGCAAATGATAAAAGATAAAAGTCCATACAACCTTCTACAAGAAATATATTGGCCTGATGAATGGAAGATACTTATCTGTTGCATGTTTTTGAATCAAACCGGAAGGAAACAAGTAGACGCAGTTAGGGTTTCATTCTTTAAGAAATGGCCAAACGCAAAGAAGGCAGCAAAAGCAGATCCTGGAGAAATGAAAGAGATGATAAGGTCTCTTGGATTTGTCAACAGAAGAACTATTTCCATCATTAAAATGAGCCAGGATTTCATCGAGAAGGATTGGAAGGAACCAAAGGAACTTTATGGAATTGGACAATACGGACAGGACTCTTATGACATATTCGTGAGAGGAAACATAAGGATAAAAAATCCATCTGATCATGTATTGAAAATGTATTTAAAATGGGCTAAACAATATAAAACAAAATAACATGGCAAAGAAGAAAATCAATCATGATTCCAAAGATTTCGTCACAGCATTAGGCATTGATAAGAATGACATAATAGATGCTGTGGAAACAGGATTTAAAATGCACATGACTGAAGAAAAACCTTTAAGCGAATGCATACTGGAAGTGGCAAAGAAACTAAAGAAAGGTAGAAAACCTACTGATAATGATCTAAAGATGTTTTCTGCCGGGATGGTATTATCTACTGCTTTATCAAGCGTTAGGGGTGAACCTCTGGGCGCTTTACTTAAAAGTATGAAAAAGCGCCAGGATAATGACCTGGCATTCACCACGGATGACCTTCTAAAGTCTATTAGAGATGAAATGGATGGCCAGAAATCTTAGAAAATTATTTTAACAAATATTTTTTTATTTGAAATTTAGTTCGTACTTTTACAGTCCAAATCAGTTTAACAATTAAAAATAAATTATCATGGGATTATTCTTTAAGGATGACGATGAAAAAAAGGAAGTAACGAAAAAGGATGAAAAAAAACCTATCGTTAACAACACGGCAAAAAAAATTCCTTTGTCGATTATGTCGATTAACAACAAAAACAACACTACGGACGACTCGGATTTTTCCAGCCAGTTCAACGGCACATCTTCCGTCGCAGGTGTGAAAAAACAGGAAATAGTTGAATACTTCGAAAAGATTTTTGAAGAGAACAATATTCCTGGACCTGATTACTTTGAATTCAGGAAAGCTTTATTGAAGATGAAAAATGTTGCTCAGGATGATGCAACTAAAATCAAAACAGTTTTCATCGGATTTGAAGCGATGGGATTAACTCCACAAAAACTTATAGAGACCACCGGTGTTTACAAAAAATTGTTTGCTGGAAAATTAACCCAATTCAATGGCGAACTTGAAAATGCGTTTAAAGAACAGATCGGAAAAAAACAAACACAGGTAGATGAGCTTTCAAAAGCCAACATCAAGATCGATGAAGAGATGCGTAAGCTTAATGAGCAAAAAATTGCAAATCAAAAAACTGCCGAAAATCTAAACGCGGAAATTCAGAAGAACACTTCTGAGTTAAGCACATCAAAAAATGATTTCCATGCAACATACGATGACCTAATCAAGGAAATTGATGGTCACGTTGATTTGTTCACTAAACACCTTTTAAATCAATAATCACAAATATAAATCATCAACAAAAACCAAATCAAATATGCAAACAATTGGATCAGGGGAACCAAAACCCCATTGGATGGAAAAAATAATCCGCTTGGCAATACCAGCAGGATTAATATGGGGAGGTATAAAGCTGTTCAATGCTTTTGCTCCCACGTTAATTGAATTCTTCAACAACTTCTGGCACATCGTGCTTGTTGGAGCTCCGGCAGTGTTTCTTACATTGTTCGTTTTACAAAATCCAACATTCTTATGGATGGGTTATAAAACGCTTTGTCGTAAGATAACTTCCTTCTTTATTAAAATGGATCCGCTGTCATTCATGGACAGATATGTGGATCTTTTGAAAATGAAAAGAAAAGGCTTGCAAGCAAGCAAAACAAGTCTCAATGCAAATAAGATTCAGCTCGAACGCGATATGGCAGATCTTAAAAAGAACATTGATGAAAAAATGCGTATGTCCAAGGCCGCAAAAAATTTGGGCGACACCGAAGAAGCAAGTCATCAAGCAGGTATTGCGATGACGGACAAAGGCTCATACGATTTGTATGCACCAATTCTCCACAAAATGGAAAGCAATCTTGTATTCCTTACTAAGCTGGATGAAAACTGGGGTCGTTCAATAGAAAAGCTTTCTCACACCGTTGAAGCTAAACGTAAAGAATTTACCACGTTGAAAAAAATGGCTAAGGCTCTTAACTTCGCAGAAGAGTTTGCCAAAGGAGATACAGAAGCAAATCGCATCTACAAAGAATCTGTGTTAGCATTGGAAGAAAAAGTAACACAAAGTCTTGCATACATTGAACAATTTGAAACAGACTCAAAAGGAGTTATGAAATCAATTGATCTTGAAAAACAAATGCAAAACGATGAAGGATTAGAAATGCTTGCTCAATACGAACAAAACGGTTCATTGTTCTTGGATGAAGATTATAGCAAGTACAGAATGGAAATTGACCCTAACAAGGATTTATTTTCCAAAGCAAATGCAAATGCAAAAAATAATTTTGCCGATGCAAGCAAAAACAAAAGCACTGAATTCAGTAGCTTCTTAAAAAAGTAACAAATCAAAAATAAATAAAAACAAAAACAAGTAGTAATCATCAACAATTAAAAAAACAAATCATGAAAGACAAAATCACGTACTTTTTAAAAGAATCAACAGTCTTCACTAAATTCTTAGTGGTAGTAGGCTTAGTTGGAATCGTTTGGGGCTTTAAATATGCATGGGAAACATGGATGCCTAAACCAACAGTTAAAACGGAAGTAATCGCAGTAAACGATCTTCCACCGTTAGCGTACGATAAAAACGCAAACGCAATTTCGCGTCCTTTACCTGACACCATTAACCTTAGCGAGGTTGGTGCACCGTTCCAATTGAGAGCGGAAATCATGGGATGGAACGCGCAAGCCGGAGTAGCATACGCAAATGGTGGAGCACAAACAATGGCAAAATCAATCATGGAAGAACAAGGTGTTCGTCTTAACTTGATCTGTCAAAACAATTGCGGTAAACAAGGTGAGGATGTATTTGCATTCGCACAAGAATATGCTAAAGGAAGTAAAACATCCGCAAAAGGATGTCACATGATTGCCTGGATGGGTGATGGAGTTCCATCTTACTTGCAGGACTTAAACGAACGCATCAAAAAACAAATTGGTGAAGAATACATCTTACAAGTGTTCGCAACGTTCGGTGCTTCTTTCGGTGAAGATAAAGCAATCTTCGAAAACGGTTCATTCAAACAAGATCCTCAAAAATTACGCGGTTCATTATGGTGCGGTGTTATTCGTGATGGAGATTGGAACATCTTAATGAAATATGCAGACATGAACCAAATTCCAGTAAACACAGATCTTACAACTTACGATCCTACCGGTATTAATTGGATGCAAGCTCCTGATTTCGATTACACGAAAGCTGCTCAACAATATGTTGCTCGCACAAAAGAAAAACGTGAAATCGTTATAAATGGAAAACGTACAGGCCGTGACACTACAGTTGCAGTTAATGGTTGTGTTACATGGTTCCCTGGTGATCAAGTTGCTTTCCAAGGTCGTGGCGGTGTAACAGTTGCTTCAACTAAAGATTTTGGTGCTCAAATGGCAAACACTTGGTTAGCTCCAAAGAAATGGTTACAAGACAATCGCGCATACGTTGAGAAATTTATTTATGCCGGTTTATTAGGTGGAGATCAAGTTAAATCTCATAGTTCAGCTCTTGCATTTGGTTGCCGTGTTGAAACTGCTATCTATGCTGATGCTACAATGAAAGCTTCTGATTGGGAAAATGCATTCAAAGGAATGCAATATACCGATGCAAATGGAAACATGTGCGAAATCGGTGGTTCACGTGTATTCAACTTATCGGATGCTGCTGAGTATTATGGATTAACAAATGGTGGAACTGACAAATATGCTGCGGTGTATTCTACATTCGGTGATCTTTGTGTTAAGGCATATCCTAAAGACGTTCCAAAATATCCTGCTTATGAAGAAGTAGTTGATTTAAGCTACATCACAGAAGTTTACACCAAGAACAAAGGGTCAAACACTTCAGTTGCTTCAATGCCAACATTCAAAGAAGGTCAAACAATGACATCATCGTTTTCTTCTAAGAAAGTTTCCATTGAATTTGACTTAGGTAGCGCAACAATCAAGCCTTCATCTTATGCTACATTACAAGGCATTGCAAACGATTTCATCGTTGCTGAAGGTTTACTTGCAACTATCGAAGGTCATACTGACAACACTGGAAATGCTGATGCTAACATGAACCTATCTCAACAACGTGCTGATGCCGTTAAGAATTGGTTGATGAATAAAAATCCTAAGTTATTCAAAAACAAAATCACTTCGGTTGGTTACGGACAAGATCGTCCAGTTGATCCAAACGCAGACAACAACAATGCTTCTAATAGAGCACACAATCGTCGCGTTGAAATTAAACTTGGCCACTAAGAAATATGGAAAAGGGCTTCGGCCCTTTTCTTTTTTCCTCTAATCTTGTGTAGTATGAAACAGTTAAAGATGCTTAGGCAGACAGCCATTGATGTGACCACTCCAAATAAAACAATTGGAGGTTCGTCAAAAAATTCCATATTCGCATTTTGGATTTGTTCCACCATGTTGTTATGGTTCTTGACAGGATCAAAACTTCTTCCATCGCCAATGGATATTCTAACGGCATTGAAGATGATGATCGTGGATAAGAATTTCATAGGTGAGCTTTTGACAAGCACCACCTTTTGTATGAAGGCAATGGGATATGCAATTGTCGTATCATTCATTGTAGCATACCTCTCAGTGCTTCCAATATTTAGACCTATATGTGCATTCGTTGCTAAAGCAAGATTCTTAAGCACAGCAGGTTTGACGTTCTTTGTTGGAGAAATAACCCCAGACAGCGGAGTTAAAAAACTCGTAATGCTTTCGTTTGTCATCACTGTATTTCTTGTTACTTCCATGCTCGCAGTAGTTATGGATGTTAAGAAGGATGATCTTGATTATGCAAGAACATTGAGAATGAATGAATGGAAAGCCGTATGGGCAGTAATAATTAGAGGAAAGATCGATATGATGTTTGAAGTGATAAGACAAAATTTTGCCATTGCCTGGATGATGCTTGCCATGTCGGAAAGCTTATGCAGGGCAGAAGGTGGGATAGGAATATTATTGACAGACACAGACAAACATTTCCACCTCGATGAGGTATTTGGAATTCAACTTGTGGTGTTATGTGTTGGTATGTTCTTTGATTGGTCACTTAGAAAAATCAGAGCTTGGTTCTTTCCATATTCAGTGCTTAAACTTGAAAGGAAGTAATTATGTTAGGACAGTCATATACATTAGGTGAAGACATTCTCAATGTAGAGAATGTTTCCCTTGAGCTTGGTGGAAAACTCATATTGAGAGACATCAATATAAACATTAAGGACGTAATTCGTCCGAACACAGGACCAACAGGTCAGATCATTGGATTTCTTGGTCCATCTGGACGTGGAAAAACTCAACTATTTAAAATACTTGCAGGATTAAATAAACCAACAACAGGACAAGTTCTTCTTGGAACTGAAAGGAAAATAGTTCAAACTGGAGATGTTGGAGTTGTTGCACAAAATTATCCGTTGTTTGAGTACTTAACGGTTTGGGGGAATCTCGAACTTGTTGCGAAAGAAAAAACAAAAGCAGAAAAGAAAGAAAAAATTGAGTTCTATCTTGATCGTTTCAAGATGATGGAACATAAGGACAAATATCCTGCTCTATTATCTGGAGGACAAAGACAACGCGTAGCAATCATTCAACAAATGCTTTGTTCTGAATATTTCTTATTGATGGATGAACCGTTTTCCGGTCTTGATCCATTGATGACGACGCAAGTTTGTCAAATGATAGAAACCGTTGCAAACATAAATGAGAAGAATACAATCATCATTGTGTCTCACGATATTCCATCTACAGTATCAATAGCTCAAACCATTTGGCTTCTTGGATATGATTATGATCCTCAAACAAAACAGCCAATACCTGGAGCAAGGATAAAATACGTTGAAAACCTTATGGATCGTGGATTGACATGGAAAGAAGATCTTGTGAACTCACCTGAATTCTTTTCATTTGTGAAAGATGTACGTAACACATTTAATGAACTGTAAACATGGGAGAGCATATACCTCAATTGGAAATATTCACAGTGTACAACAATCCAAAGGATTATCCTGGCAAAGTAGTTGTTCGCAAATTTGTAGGTGAGCAACCATCGCCAGATCCTTTGTGTGTTGTAGACACATTGGAAGAAGCTCGCAAAAAAATTCCGGCTGGATTATTCAGAATGGACAGAATGCCTGAAGATGATGCGGCCATATTAGAAACATGGTTTTAAAAATATTATAATGGAAAAAGAAGAAAAAGAAGAAAGTATTTCAATGTTAGAAAGAATTTTGCTTTCATCCAAATATCTGCTCATCCCGTTTTTCATGGGTTTGATGGTATCATTAGCAATTTACACCTACATTGACATTAAAGAAATATGGCACTTGTTCCACAAGGTCAAAGCTTTAGAGCCAAATGATGGAATGTTAATGTTGTTGGAAATAATAGACATTGCAATGGTAGCATTCTTGGTTAAGCTAATTATCGTAGGAAGTTATTCTTCTTTTTATAAGAAGAATGATGGAGGTGGAAAGAAAGTAGATCCAAACATAAATACAAGCTCAGGCGTATTGAAAGTTAAGATTGCGACAGCATTAATAGGTGTTACATCGATCAATTTGTTAACCACATTCATTAAACCAGAAGAGGTGAGTATGGAAGCCTTTCAAAAGAAATTGGTAATACACGCAACGTTCTTGATAGGAGCATTGGTATTAGCTGCGATAGATTGGATGCACGTTAAGGCAGAAGCAATACACCACCAGGATTGCATCTGTTGTAAAGAAAAAGGAATAACACATTAACAATAACAATATGAAATTTGAAATCACTCTTGATGACGCAAAGGAGAAAGAGCTTTTGGAGATTATTAATAAACGCTTGGATGGGATGAAAATCCTTAAGAGCGATACTAATACGAAGAAAGCACTTGTCCAATACATCGTGAACAAAGCTTTAAGTAAGAATGGCGACATTCTTTCTTCTACGCTGAAGAACATGAGTAATGGAGAATTCTTTGAACTAATCAAGAATTGTTGATGATGGGAGAGCGCTTTTGATTTGGCGCTCTCCTTTTTTTCACTAAACCATGAAAACATACAAACATAATCAAATACAGACAGACAACAAAGGAATAGAGATAGGAAGAAACTATGCCTATTTTGAAGAATTTCCAACTGTCATCGCTTGCATCGTGGTCCTTGAAGATAATTCTGACGATGAATTCATAAAGCTTAAACTTAAAGTAGTAAAAGGGATCCATCCCACAATGCAAGGAAAAGAAGGACATACATTTGATGTGTCAGCTAAACAAGGATTATATTATTATGCAGGAATGTGGACCATCAAAAATTTCAATGCAATCAATCTCGCCTCATCAATGAGTAAAGCAAAAACACCTGTGATGGAAATGGATCACGTAAAAAAGGTTTGTAAGGTTGGTGCAGGTGGAGGTCAATGTTGTAGATACTTAACTATGGGTGCAGATGGTTTTGAATGTGGAAGACTTAGTGAATCCATGACTAAGTTATTAGATGAAAGAGCAGACTCTGGACAGATGAATGCCATCAGTAAAAATTGTGATGGTTATGGAATTCATAATACAGATCATATAAAAGCAGCCAATTAGTCCATTTGGAAGATTTCCGCCTGGAAATTTAACTTATTGATTATCAACAAGTTACGCATTATTCCACCAATTTTGATGAAATTATTTTTCTATATGGAACATATTTAGTAATTTTACATTGTTAAAGGAAAACAAATAACCTTAAAAATAAACAAAGTAAAAATTAAAAAACAAAAAAGCCATGAACAACAACAACGACACCAACGAAACAGGAACAGTAGCAACTTCAAACGAAACCGCTGCTTCAACCTCAACCGCAAAAAAGCCAGCTAAGAAAGCTGCAAAAAAACCGCATGTAACAAAACCTGCCGCTAAAAAACCTGCAGCAAAGAAACCTGCTAAAAAAACAGCAAGCAAACCTGCTGCTAAAAAACCGGCAAAAAAAGCTGCTAAGCCAGCTAAAAAAGTAGCTAAAAAACCTGCTGCTAAAAAACCATCAAAAAAATCAGGAAAACGTACAGCCGACAATTTCGATCGTAACTTCGGTCGCATCCGTTTCAACGGTGAGTCATTCTCAAAAGGCCGTGCAGTTCATGCAGTAATCGCTGCTTTTGCTGAAAAGAAAAAACCGACCGCTTCAGCGTTACAAGCTGCATTCCCGGCTGAGTTATTGAAAAACTACGGTATCGTACGCGAAGCTGCAAAAGCACGTCAATACAATGTAAATGGAAAAACCCGTTTCTTTGTTGACAGCGCGGACCTTATCAAAACAAAAGATGGAAAATCTTTTGCAGTGTGTAATCAATTCTCTACTGAGAACATTAAACCATTCATCAAGCATGCGAAATCTTTAGGTTTCACCATGACTGCTGGAAAATAATCAAAACCATCATCAACAAAATCAGAAGCCCAAATGAAAGTTTGGGCTTCTTTTTTAAATTAAACCCAACCATGAAAAAATTTAAACATCTGAATAGAATTTCCGGAGGATCACTTGGAATGTTCATTCTCAGCATAATTTTCTTATTCATAACAGTTTCATGCACAAGCGATGAAGCTGGAAATATCTACATAGGTGGAAAACCAAAAGATGCAGAGATCAATCCATTTAAGATCAAATTTCTGTTCACTAAGGATTGTTGCTCTGTGTATAGTTTTCAAGACGAAGGAACAACACATTACTTTTGTACAAGACCAGGATCCGTTGAAAGCCAGCATCAAGTTGGAAAAATAACCAAACATGAAATAACAGAAACCTTTAATAAAGAAACGCCATGAAAAAAATAATAATTTTAATATGTTCATCCTTAGTTGTTGCGACAACACTCTCTATCGTTTTTTTCTACTATGGACAAAATTCGGCAAAGCCTGAAATGGAAAAAATCCACAAGGAGCTTGATTCAACAAGAATGGAGCTTTCCAATTTTCAGGGTCTGTCATTGGCCAAAACGAGATACATCGATTCTTTGAGCAAAGTGAATTTGCTTCTATCCAAATACAGAGCATTAACTGATGCAATGACCTACAGGGATTCAATTAGAAAGCCATTGGAATTTAGGATAGGAGAGAATGTCAGAATGAAAAGAGACTCATCACGCGTTCTCGTGGATGACATAATAGTTGGTGGAGATAAATTCAGCTATTACATTAAATACATCATTGAGCATAAGGATAAATCATTGGAAACTGTTTCACCTGAAAAATTATACAAATGAAGAAGATTTTCTTTTACATAGAAACGTATGTCTCAAATTTTCCGTGCTATTTAGCTCATGAAATTTCGCACATTATTTTCGTGTTCATATTTTGGATATTTGGGATTAATTCATTTCCAAAAATGATATGGAAAAGAAAAGCAAGCATGACAATAAACAAAGATCTAACAACTTCAATGCAATCTACATATTTGTTTGTTCAATACACGAGTTATTTTAAAAATAGAATTCCACTTCTTATTGTAAGTGCTTCTCCAGCATTATTGACTATTTTACTTTTTATATTTTCTCCATGGTACATGTACCTATATTATATCGCTAACATAAACACGTTGTGGATGTCCGTTGGTGATACAGTGAAATGCCAAGAAATATTCATTGCATATAGAAGAGCCATCAGGATTCGTTGGCATTCTGGGCACACCATCGTAGGCAGAATATTTTCTACGAAATAATTTCCATTCTGTGCACATTCTGTGCATATTTTCCATACATCTTATTGAAATTCAAATGCTTCCAATGGAAGCGTTTTTCTTTTATTCTCGAATATATAGTTATAGAAGTGGCACTCTAAAATTAACTACCATGATCGATGTCAAAGAAATCCAAGGTATCAAGGTCGGTTGCTGCCAAAAGGAAGTTGAAAGATCATCTTAAGACTCACCTTGGCAAGAATTCTTCTTGTTACTTTACTCCAACGGAGTCAGTTGCTTGGTATTGGTGGAGAGTCATCAATAAGGCCGCGTTCAAAAACAAACTTCCATATCCAAAAGAAATTGTCATTAGGAAATTAAGAGGAGCATGGGGAATTTGTGACGGCAAAGCAAGGATGGACATGTGTGTCATAACAATATCGTCAGACATTACAAACAGAAAATTATTCATTGCAACAGTTGCGCATGAAATGGTTCATCAATGGCAATTCCATTACGCAGCAGGAAACCTACACCACGGATCCAATTTCAGAGATTGGGACGTATACTTTAAAAGAAACTTCGGCATCACTTTATGAGGATAGACATAGAAAGAGTTAAGGCTCTGAAAGCAGAGATAGACTTGATAAACGGACATCCACTACATGCCATAGAACTATTTGAAAACGGAGAGAAGGTAGAAACTGATCCTCAGTTAATAGATGCCTTAGAGCACACCTCCTTAAACAATTACAACATAATCTTATCCAGGTTCTTTATTAAGCCATAAGGAACAATTTCTGATGCTTATTATAGAATAGGCATGGCAAATATTGATAAGATCACATCGAGCAGCACGGCAGAATACTTCTCAAAGAACCTTCAACAGGTGGGATTCTCATCTCACACTAAAGCAGTTTTGACTGTTGTTAAGGAATCTGTAGATAATTCTCTTGATGCCTGCGAAGAAGCTGGAATACTTCCAAACATCAACGTCATCATCGAAAAGATGGGACCTGGAACATTAACTGGTTCGGACCAAATTCGTGTTCGAGTGGAAGATAATGGTCCTGGAATAAATCAAGAAGACATTCAAAAAGTTTTCGGAGAATATCTTTCGTCATCCAAATTCGGAAGAGGTAGATGTTCGAGAGGGCAACAAGGTATAGGAATCTCTGCAGCAACCACATGGGCCCAATTGACTAATGCGATGGGCGTAAGAGTAATCACAAAAAGGAAAGAGAATAATAAAGCCATAAAATGCCTCGTTGAAGTTGACATCAAAAATAACAAGGGTGTTATCAAAGATAAGGAGTCAATAACATGGAATAAACCTCATGGCACTTGTGTTGAGTTTATATTTGACGGAAGAATACAAGCCAACGGAGAACTTGGTTTAATAAACTACCTAACAGGAACCGCACTTGTGAATCCACACATGTCCATGGATTATAAGATCTTTGGATTTGAACAGAAGGTTCTAACCCGAGTAAGCAATGACATGCCGGAAATTCCAGAGGCAGTCGAACCACATCCACACACTTTAAAACTTGGTGAATTCATAGCGCACTCACACATGTATGGGAAAACTAAAGTAGACCATTGGTTGAAAAAAGGTTTCTCCAGAATAAACGAAGGCACTCTTAAAGACATTGCTAAGCATGGAGGAAAGGGAATGATGACAAAACAAGTCGATAGCTTAAATGATGTCGAACTTAAAACTCTATTTAAAGCAATACAAGATACAAAGCTAATGGCTCCGATGACAAAGAGCGTAATGTCGATTGGAGAGGAAGCATTTTCAAAAAGCATGAAGAGACTTGGAACAGTAAATTTCTTTTCCATAGTTTCAAGAACTCCTTGCGTATGTGATTTTAAACCAGTTCTTGTGGAAGTTGCAATTGCTCGTGTGTCAGATGGTGGACCTGAAGATTCATCCGCTCAAGTTCTAAGATTTGCAAACAGAGTTCCTCTTCAGTTTGATAAGTCGTCTTGCGCAATAGTCAAATCAATTGAGAGCGTAAATTGGAAAGCATACGGATTAAACCAACCAAAGAATTCTCTTCCATTAGGACCATACATCATAGCAGTTTCAGTTGTTTCTCCTTTCATCAAGTTTAAAAATGCTTCTAAAGAAACAATCGATGCATCAGATGAATTAGTGGAAGAAATAAGAAAAGCATTAATACAAGCAGGGCAGAGATTATCAAAACACATCAAACATGAGGATAAGGCAGCAGAGCTTGAAAAGAAGTTAAGACACATCGAACAGTTCTGTCCAATATTATTAAATGGATTGTGTCATATAACAAATGCTTCCAAGACAAGAAGAAATCAAGCAGAAAAAGGTCTTGCCAATCTTCTTGGAAGAGATGCAAAATCGACAAAGCTCGAACTTGATCAAGCAACAAAAAGCTTAAACAAGGCTAAAGAAAAAGGAACCATCCAAAATAAAGAAAAAGGATTGGACGAAATAATGGATGATTTAATTTAAAACAATGGCAAAAAATAACGACATATCAAAACTAAGCAAGGACATTTGCGAAAGACTTTTGTCAGACTTGGAAAATTCTAAGAGACCAACATTGAAAGCAACAAAGTGTTCTTTGGACAATGCTGTGTATGATTTCAAAAAGGGATATTTGACGGCTGGACCAAAGAAAGTAATAACGGAATTGAATGTTAGCTCGGTCAAGAAGATGGCAAGAACTATATTTGTTCTTAAGATCATTTTAAGAAACATAGAGGTTGGAGCGGTCAACACTAAACGTGAGATTTATTACATCTGCAAAGGTGAAATAAAACATGATCCTTCGTTGAAACCAATAAACTTTGAAGACCAAAGCGAGTCAGACGAAATAATAGATTTCATTTGTGAGTTATTGGAATGTTACAGAGAAGAATTGAATTGCTTCGCCAACGATAGAGGTGGACAAACATATTCGCAAAACCTAATTGTGACCGAAACATTAAATGACGGAACAATTGCAACCATAGATCTTTCCAAATTAGGAACAACTCCTTTTCAACCTAAAAACAGACCTCAAAGCTTAAAGCTATCTTCTAACGCAGGAAAGAAGAAACCTGATTTCTGTTTGATAGTTGAGTCAGAAGGTACTGCCAACACGCTCGTGTCAAACGGTTTCACCAAAAGGAATAATTGCATTTTGTTAGGTGCTCAAGGAGTTCCATCAAATGCAGTAAGAGGTTGGTGCAAGCTTATACAGGATGATCTTAAAATTCCATTATATTTCTTTGGTGACCTTGACGCATACACCATGCAAAACATTTTCAGAACGTTGAAAGCCGGATCAGCATCAAGCATTTTAAGGAATGCAGATTTCTCTGCACCCGACGTTAAGTTCCTTGGTGTTCTTCCTAAGGACATAAAGAAATACGATCTCAATGATTACCCGGTAAAGACAAGCGATGCTCAGGAAGTAAGAGCTTTGAAGAAAGCTGCTGATGCTTTGAAAAATGATCCTTTCTTTCAAGACAAGAACAACAAGGGGTTAACTGAGGTGTTGAAATGGTTATTAGTCAATAAGAGACGTTGCGAGCAACAATCTTTCTTCAGTGTTAATCCCAAGGATCCTATAATGCCAGAGAAGATAATTCTTGACAAGATAAAGAATGGGGATTTCTTATAAACCGAAACTTTGCAAAATCTAACTTATAGAATGATTAAACAATCTAATACAGATATAAACCATGAGCACAACAACGACAAAAACTAAGAAACAAGTTGCAACATTTAAGATCAAATCACCGAACAATTTCATTTCATTCTTAAAACGTTTCTCTCCAATAGAGAAATCACTGTTGCTTGAATTAGCAGAAGATCCTAAGACTCCAGGCACCTATGCAATGGTGGCCAAGTCACATACACCAGACAGATCAACAATAAAATACTCTAAGCTTCCATTAACTGAAGTTCTCGAGGGGACAGTGCCTGCAAAGAACTTAAAGGTTGCTTTGCTCGACATCAATAAGGTAGTAAACGTGTTTAGACATTTCAACGATGGTGATGAGATATTTCTCGACATCTCTTACGATGATGTTAATGATGATACATTTGCTTTCAGTTTAAAATTCTACACGAAATCATTGAAGATTAATTTGACCTGTGCTGATCCAATTCAGTTCACACATATTTCGGCTGAAGCATTAAAGAGAATTGTGAAGTCTGTGGATGATGAAAAGATCCTCGAATTCCCTTTCCCTAAAGAAGCATTCTCGAAAATAAATTCTCTTTGCGGAATTGATGCTGGGGATGATTTACTCAAAATCAAAGTAACAGCAGAAGGTGAAGTGTTCTTCACAAGCAAATCATTCGAGTATCACATCCTCGATGTACCTGCTGGAAAAGAAGCTAACATGGCATTCTACAACAGCCAATTCGCTTTCATCGACCAAGAGGTTTCTGCTTTTCACTTAAGCCAAAACAAGTTACTCGTTAAATCAACTGATTCAAACACGATGATCATCGTTGGTAGAATCGAAAGATAATCACAATGAAAAAAGATTTGTTTGTCATAACTGGACTTTCCTGTTTTGCAAGCACGCAAGCTGACGCAAAAAAATTAACTCAAGAAATGAGAGTTAAATATAGCGGAAGAAACTGCAAGATGACGTTGAAGCGTGTTGTTGACTTAACTGCTAAAAAGATAGAAGAGTCCTCATACTTCATGCATTGCGGAAATACTAACTATGATGGTGTTTCGAGTTTTGATCCTTATGTAAAAGGAATCAAACACATTGGCGAAAGCACTAAAGGAATTCCATTATTCATATTGGACTCAGAGCAGATAATAAAGGGAGTCATTGTTGAAATGGAGTACAATGTGAAGAAAGTTGTTGGTAAAAAAACAGAAGATCATTTAGTTCCTGTTAAGGTAGTAAAAATAATAGGATACATGAATGTGGAAAAAGCGCAAAAAACAAAAGATAAAATAACGCCTCTATTTTAGTATGGACGAATTTCAAACAAGACAATTTTGGAAAATGAAACCACAAGACATAAAACCAATAACATACAGACATCTTAAAGAATTATTAAATTCTTTGGATGAGTCACATTTAGATCACCCAGTTAGATGGGGAGGTGACAACACCAGTGGATTAATAACTGGAACTTGGCTGGTCGAAGAAGACCAAATAAATCCGTCAGGAGATGGTTGGGAGCCTAAATCAGCTTACAAAGATGATCCAGATTTTGATGTGACCGATGAACCTGTTGTTTGTCCGAGCGGATCTTTGATTTTGCTATGTGAGTAAATGGGAAATTTTATGATACCTGTTTGTTGTGTTTGTGGAAAATCAGCTCCTCATTGGCATAACAGTGAATGGGAAAAAGCTGGTGGGCTTCAGGATTTTTGTCCTGAACATGTCAAACTCATAAAAACAGTTCACGGAGAATTTGAAGAATATGTAGTGAATCATTTAGAAAAAGCCGTTCATTGAGCGGCTTTTTTTATTTTAAACAATTTCGAAACTTCGAATCTCTCACAACATAAAACATACATGAGCTTTCAATATACACAAATAGATCCAGAAACAGCTACCCCGGAAGAAATTAAGGCCGAGATAGACAGGATGAAACAACTTTCCAATGAGTGGAAAAACGAAGAACAAGCAGTAAAAATCTTAATTAATTCCATGTATGGTGCTCTTGGAAATAAGTGGCTCGTATGTTTCAACCCAGACGTTGCTGAGACCGTAACACATCAAGGACAAAACTTCTTCATGCTTGCGGAAAAATCTATAAATCATTATTTCCAAAACATGTGGGTTAAGGATACAGAGCTTCATGCAAAGCTTGGAATTGTTGGAGAAGTAAAACCCGTAAAAAAACCTGTTGTAATTGCTGGAGACACTGATAGCTGTTATGTTTGTTGGGACGAAGTAGTGGAGTCTTTCGATTGGGAAGCATCCAATGTTGAAGGTGGACCTCATGGACTCATATTGAAAATAAATGAATTCCGATTTGCTAACTTCTTAAACACCGTGTTTGACAGATATGCAGCAAGAGAGAAAACAAAGAACTATCAAGATTTTGAACTCGAGAATATTTCTGAATCTGCTATATGGCTTGCAAAGAAGAAGTACTTATTGAATGTTGTATGGCAAGATGGAATTGACATCAATACTCTTACTCAGATCACATTCAAGGGAGTTGAATTAGCACAATCATCAACTCCTGAATTTGCGAGAGAGAAATTAAAAGATCTCGTTAAGTTCGTATTCACAAATAAGAAAGGGTTGAAGCTTAACGACATCATCGGTCTATTAAAAAAATATAAAGAAGAATTCAAGATAGCTGATCCTCAGAAAGTTTCCATGGGTAGAGGAATAACTGATTATAGCAAATACATTTTGAATGACTCAACTAAATTTGAGGTGGCAAGCAAATGTCCAATTCACGTTAGGGCTGCAGGATATTACAATTATTTGCTTAACCAAAATCCAAAATTAAAAAGCAAGTACGAAGTAATAAAGGCTGGTGACAAGATTAAATTCTTCCACGCTAAGACAAAGGGATGGTCCGAGAATTTAGCGAGCAACGAAGAGGATGTATTCGCATTTCTTCCAGGATCTTTTCCTGTGGAGTTTGCTCCTCCAATTGATTATGATAATCAATTCACTAAAACTATCATTGACCCAATAAATAGGATCACCTCAGCAATGGGACTTCCAGATATTGGCCCGAATTTATTTATTGCGCATGCGCTTTTCTAAAAAATTAATTGATTGGATAACGAAGACCGTTTTAGAAACGAGAGGTGCGTCATTTCGTTACAACATCAATTACGCGAACAGCTTGATGAAACGAGTTGACCGATTGATTGAGGAAGAATATGCCCTAAACCTTCCAGGAGGAACAACATACAGTTGGCACATCAAGCATTCGTTGATGAGTGTTAGGTTTGCCATAATGAATGGCACTCTTAGCACTGACCTAATTGGAGACAGATTGGACCAGCTCTCAGACAGAATAGATGAAGCAACAGAATTATTTAAAAGAGGAAGATAATGGAATTAGTTGATTTTGTTCAAAATAAAATATTACAGAGAAGAAGGGCATTTGATAGGAACCACGTCATTTTTAAATATGCAGATTACCTTCTTGAAAGTATAGCTAAACTTAAATTTCCATTGAAGTACGGAAGGATAGCACGTTTGATATATGATACTAACCATGATTTCTATATTGGAAAAATTTCAGAAGATGAAGCAAGAGAACATCTTGAATATTTTGCAAGTAAAATAGACACATTTCACGAACATGAAAATCGTAAAAACATTTAAAGATGGAACAGTCCTGGTCGAATCCGACCAAGGAAGCGCCGTCATGGACCTTGACGAATATGAACGTCTAAGGCTCAAAAATTTTGATCTCGGAGAAGAGATCTTAAAAAGATTGAAGGACACTTTTTCTCATTGCTCATTCTCAATACATGAGATGAAATCGAGAGAACACATCTACATGGATGACTCAATAGAACTCACAAACTTGTCAATAGGGTCTCTTGAATTCTGGATACGTGACGAGAAAATGACATACGATGATATTATGAAGTATATGGACCAGAAAATCATGCCTCCTATATTAATGGAAGTTAATAAAGTTGAATGCAAAAGGTGTCAGGATTTCATGTATTTTTTCAATCATTATGCCCGAAACAAAGGCCCTAAAGACTAATAGAATTAAATATGTTAGAGGTTTCTGCGTACATAGCAATGCTTATAGTTTTAGTTTCTTTCACGATGAAGGACATGGTGAAACTCAGGATATTAAACAGCATTGCCTGTGCCATATTCGTGGTGTATGGAATTGCACATGACACGATGCCGATAGTAGTGATGAACATTTCTGTGATACTAATAAATGTTTATTATTTGATCAAGACTAAACGAACAACAAAAATATTTGAGGGAAGTAAACCTCTCACTGGTTTTGAAGCTGATGTGCTTAGCGAGACTTTAAGTAAGACCTCAAAAAGCACTCCAACACTTCCAGGAAGAAAATGATCTGAACGATTATTAACAAACAAAAAACGTCAATTAAAATGGCAAAAAAAGTAACAACAAAAGCAGCTTCAACGAAAGCAACAACGTCAAAAGGATTCGACTTCGGAAAATTCGATGCACAGCTATCGAAGATTGAAGGATTCGAAACAGGGTCAATTTTCGAGAACAATGTATTCTCCGAAGTGGATGAGTGGATCAGCGTAGGAAACTACTTGATGAATGCTCAATTCTCTGGAACATTGTTTGGTGGAATTCCAAACACAAGAAGCGTAGGATTTGGTGGAGATCCAGGAAGCGGTAAAACGTTCCTGTGTTTGAACATCGTACGCGAAGCACAAAAGACAGGATACTTTGTATTCTATTGTGACACAGAAGGAGCAGTGGATAGAGAACAAGCAACAAACTTTGGGATTGACACATCGAAAGTAAGGTATCAACCTATCAAGACGATTTCTCAATTCAAAACATTTGTGGTCACTGTTATTGGAATGTTGAAAGAAGAAAAGAAAAAACGTCCAGACAATGATCCGCCTAAGTTCATGATTGTGTTAGACTCTCTTGGAATGTTAACCACAGACAAGGAACAAAAAGATGCAATCGCAGGACACAACGCGCAAGACATGGGGTCTAAAGCTAAGGAGCTTCGTTCATTGTTTAGAAACATCACGTTAGACCTTGCAGAACACAGAGTTCCATTAATATGTACAAACCACTCTTCGTGGGGAGGTATGATGGCACCTAAGACTGTATCAGGTGGTGACGGTCCAATTTTTGCAATGTCTCTTTTGTCGATGTTAAGCACAAAACAATTGAAAGAAGGTGATGTTAAAACTGGAATCATTGTTAAGAGCAGCATGAAGAAAAGCAGATTTGCTATTCCAAGATCAATCGAAATTCACATATCATTCTTGAAAGGAATGAATCCTTTCGTTGGTCTTGAGCACTTTATAAGCTGGGAAAATTGTGGAGTGGAAAGAGGAACTATCCTAACTGCAAAAGAAGCAACAAAACAAAAAGTGGATGGAGAAGCTTACAAGACAACCTTAGTCGATGAAGAGACTGGAGAAATGTCAGAAGTTGATTTAGTGTTTGTGGCTAAAGCGACTGCAAAAACATTCGCAGTAAAACATCTTGGCAAAAATGTTTCTCCCAAAGAATTATTTTCTGAGAAAGTGTTTACTCTTGAAGTTTTAAAACAGTTAGACGAAAACGCCATCAAGCCTTACTTCTCATTCCCTTCAAAAGAAGAAGCAGAAGCGCAAGAAGCAGCACAGTACGAAGAAGTTTTAGATTCAGATGATTCTGAGTCTGAAGATTAAATAAATACTATACGGTTTTACGCGTTAATAAAGATTATAAGGGCGCTTAATCTTTTTCCGTATCTTGTTTTTAACTAACACACTTTTCCATGAAGGACGACAAAGAAAAGAAGAAAGAGCCTGAGATTGATTTCGAATCCAAGTACTACCAGGCGATGAAAGAAAACGTCCTACACAAGGACAAAAAGATCTCGATAGAATTCACTGCAATAGAGATAGATTTTTTGAAGTCTGTGATGTATGAAGAGCTGTATGACGTGAGAGACCGTGCATACTTTTCCGATGATTCAGAGAATGATGAAGACAATGAAGCAATGAAAAATCTAAAACCTCAGAAGGATGTGGTTTTGAATTCAATGATCGAAGAGAAAAGAACTATGATGGAAACCATAGTAAAAAAATTACGGTTTGAAATATGAGCGACATCGTCGACAGAATAAACGAGGAGAACAGAAAGAAGTACGGAGAGGTTCAAGCATGTTGTGGACTTCATTACGAATATTGCAGATGCGAAACCAAACCTTTGAAATTTGAAAAGGATTATTGGTTTGGAACTCCTGGTGATGGACCAGCACCTAAAATAGAAACATTGGAATGGGATCACACTGATGACGAAGTTTCAAAATGGTTTAAAAAGAAATTAATGGAAGCAGCAGAGATGCCTTCAACTCTCGTTAAAGGAGAAAGATTTGTAAAAAAGACTTTTTGGCAACGATTAAAATTTTGGAAATGACACAAGAAAACATACCAGTAAAATACACAATGAACATTTGGAAAGGACTTCCTGTTTATCCAACTAAGCTCGACGTGTTGTTTGAGATCTATTCAAATCTATTCAAGAATGGAAAAACTGAATTCTCAGAGCTTACATTGAATTCCATTTGGTATGATGAAAAAGGATCTGGTAATTGGAAAGGAACTAAATACGAACATTATTTCATTGAGCTACAAAAGGATTTGACCATAAGAGAAATAAAGAATACTAATGGAAAGTCTTGGTTAGTAATCGATGATTCTAAAAATCCATTCAAATGAACATTAGCAAACATTTTGAATTCGAGGATTGGCACAAATGCTTTGCCTATTTTGATGAGATGGCAAAGCAGGAAATAAAAAATCTAAGGCTTGTGATAAGCACTCATTGGGCCTCAGAAGGATATTGGATAGAAAACACAACTGAGGAAGTTTCTTCAGAAGATTACGTTTACACACCAGAAGAAGTTCCTGCACTTATGGAAAGAGTGAAAGATGGAATTGAACAAGCTAAAATACAAGGAATGCTTGGACCTGGTTTAATACTTTAAAACAATCATACAATGAACATAATTCTTATTGACCTAAAAAACCCTAAGGAAGTTGAAAAATTCGTATCATTGAATCCATCAGGCAACGGAAAGATGCTTGATAATTACATTAAGGAAGGAAGAACTGAAATAGGGTACGACGAATCAACAGGAGATATTCTGTTGGCCATCCAAAATGGAAAATTGCTTTATCTCGAAGACAAATTGAATATTAACTTTAAAAGAATAGTATGAAAAAGGAAAAAAAGAAATCCGAGTTTCACGGAAAAGTAGCTGAAGCATTAAAAACAGGACCAGTGTTTGCTCAAAAAATATCATACGTTGTTGACAAAGAAGCATTGACTGAACAATTATTGAAAGATGACTCTGCCAATTGGCTTATTGAAAAAGGTGCAACAATGATTCTTAAAGGAGAAACGCCTGGAAAGAATATGATACTAATGCTTGAACATTTGAACATCATCAAAGTACAATATCACCAATGAGAATCTTTGGATGTGAAATATGTTCCTATAAGCCAATAGTATTTGGCGATTTAGTAGCCAATCAATTTGTCCTCTTTGAACATAAAAGATTATTTGGAATAATCTTTTTCTATTTTAAGGGAAAAATGCAGGACAGATTTCACACTCACGCTTTCAATGCAGTATCATTTAAGCTTTGGGGAACGTACCTCGAAGGAATATTAGACATCGATCATAGGAATGTCAGATATGAAATGAGGAAGAAGATAATAAAATACTTTCCAAGAGATTCGTATCATTCGATCAACGACTCAAATGGATGCTGCACATTATTGATACAAGGTCCTTGGAAGGAAACGTGGAAGGAATATAAGAATGGAAAAGAAACAACATTAACCTGGCACAGAAAAGAATTGTATGAAACTATCAAAGACAAAAACTAAAGAAGACGAGTGGGACGACTTCATCAAGAAATATAGAATTCCAGATTTTGATGGAAATACTCCTATGACTAAAGGAGAAATAAAAATGTTGAAAGCAGTTTTCTGGGGAATTCTTTTCACATGGATAGGAATGATGATAATGATCGCAACACACTAAACAATGATAAAAGTATACATAGCAAGTCCATACACAATAGGTGATGTGGCAGTAAACGTAAAGAGACAGCTTGATTGTGCAGACGAATTGATGACCGCAGGGTTTGCGCCATTCGCACCATTGTACAGCCACTTCCAACACATGGCACATCCAAGACCATACACCGATTGGATTGAGATTGATTTAGTATGGGTGGAAGTTTGTGATTGCGTTTTACGATTAGATGGAGAAAGCAAAGGAGCTGATGGAGAAGTAAATCACGCTTTGAAATTAAACAAGCCCATCTTCCATTCATTAGAAGAACTTATCAAATATTACACATATCAGAAAAGTAATTTTAATCTTAATGGATTTCCGTTAACTGATATGGATGAAGTAAAACCAATCGACGGAATACCTAAGCCAGAACTTTTATATTTTGATAATTTAAACAAAGCGAAAAATGACACCTAAAAAATTTCCAGAAGCAAACGTGGTATTCGCAAAAGATCAACCACAGTATCAACCATTACCAGCATTCAGAAGCGATGCTCCTACAGGAGAAGTAGTAACATGTTGGAATCTTTCATTAAAGGAAAGATTAAGAGTTTTGTTCAAAGGAGAAATCTGGATGAGCATGATGACGTTCAACAAACCTTTGACTCCAAGTTTTATGACGACAGAGAAAAAAGAAGTATTAACCACAAATGAAAATTAAAACAGATTCTGAACGAGAAGATTATTATCTTGAATTCGTTGAAGGAATATATGACAGGTTCGGAAGAGAAGGATTGTGCAGGCTCATCAATGTGGTTGACGTATTAAATGAAATAGAAATTAAACCAATAAAATATGTGGGTAAAAACAGAAAGAGAAAGAGATGTATTTAACATAGACGAAAGTTATGTTAAGACTAATGAAGATGGAACTAAAGAACGAATGAGATTTGTTCAGTATCCAAAAACTCCGAAAGGAATGGTCAATTGCTTCCATACCAAGATAAGAAAAACAAATGTAACGTTTGGTGAATTTTTTGGAAAGGATTATGCAGGAAGCGAAGAATATCTTTGGGAGACCATGTTTAATACCTCAAAAGAAATATCGTTGGAAGACGTTGAATATTATTTCGGATTCGATATTTCTTCAAACAGCAAAGTAAATAAAATAACAAAAACCATTAAAGACATTTTCAATGGATTCAAAATATAATTCGCAATTCATGGATTGGCTATACAAGAAGTATCAAGCTGGTACATTAGACATGAACACTGGAAACCTAACTGTATCTGGTGACGAATGGTTCGAAAACGAATACATCGAATACAAGAAATATCATCCGTATGCCGGAGTGTTCGTAAAGAATCTTTCTATGGATGAATTCGTTAATGAGATAAACAAATTAAAAAATAAATCAAAATGAAATTAATAAAGAACAGCATCAAGACCCCAGACGGAACAATTCTCATTTCAAGACACACGCATGATTATGTGACTCACACAGACTCAACAAATGGAAATGAATACGGAGTCGATGGAGGAATATCGTACTCAAGAAGGATAGGAAACACTGAGGACTGTGAGGACCTTAACGTATGGATAGACGAAACTAAGTTTGAAGAAGAATTCACCAAGATAAGAGAATGTCTTGAATGGGGATCCCGTGGCAAAAAAGGAGATCAACCTTTGAAATGGGTTAAGATAAGCGAGATGACTGATGAACATTTAAACGCATTGGTGAATCTTTACGGAGGACCGGTCGATGAATTCTACAAGAAGAGTTTCAAGTATGAAGCTGATTACAGAAAAGTTCATTCCATTTCAATAACAGATTAATGGAAAAGATAATAAACTTCGTGACTCGTCTAAGAAGAAAGAATTTCGTTTTATCAAACGAAAATCTTTCAGCTATAGTTAGCAGGTATTCATTCAATTGCAATAGCAAAGAAGCAAGAAGAGCTATCGCGGCTGATATAAAAAATGCCATGAATGATCCTTATGCAAACGTAATTGATTCAACTCTCCCATCTGAGGAAGAACAAGGAATAATGGCATTCTTGATAATGAATCCCCCAACTTGCAAGATAATATTCATTTACCCCTCTGGTAAAACTACATCATCTGAAACCTTTAAAAACTGATTAATATAATTAATATGAACATATTAGACGAAGCAAACAAGATAGTAAACGAGAGAAGCGAAGAAAAAGAAAGAGCTTATGGTTCCTTCTCAGAAGGAATGAAGAGAGCTGCTTCCATCGCATCAGGCATGACTGGGAAGGACATAACAGCAGACGACATGTTCGCATGCATGGTTGCTTTAAAGTTCTCAAGACAATCGTTCAATCACAAGACCGATAATCTATTGGATGCCGTTGCATACATTGGAGCATGGCAAAACTTCATTGAAGAGAGGAAAGACGCCAATGATAAATTGGATAAACTAAAACAAGAACTAAATGAGGTAAAAGAATTCTTTAAGAATGATGGGCCAACACAAGATATTCCATCTGATCTCTGGAAAGAATACGTTGCTGAAGACGTTAAACATTTATCTCCTGTGCAAGAAATTAAAGATCTCGACGAGCAAAAAGAATTCAAGCAAAAGTTTGAAGAGGAAGTATTTGGAGAAAAAACTCTTCCAAGCTGGGCTTCAATGAGACCGGCAGATGCATTTAAAGAATTGGACGAGAAGCTTCAGGTCATGACTGATTCAATAATAGCTGTTCACAACAACATGATGGACATCAAGAAGGAAGTCAACATGAATACTGAATATGCCAAATACCTTGCAGAGAACATAGACAAAAGCATAACGTATCAAGAATATTTAGCAGAACAGCTTGATGCTACAATTGGAAAAATCGAAACGAACGGCATCAATGAACACATTAAAACATCATTCTTGAACGGAGACAAATACTTTCCACACAGTGCCAAGGACATTGATTCTGGAGCAATCAACTGGGAAGGAAAACCAGTTAACCTAAAAGACCATCTCGATGTTCTAACCAAATACATTGAGTATGTAGCAGAACACGTCAAGCAATTGAAAGAGAACAAGCCGGTTGATGCTGGCGATGCCGGACCAAATTGATAAAAAGGCCTTCGAGGCCTTTTTTCTTTTAAAATTTTCAGATATATACATAAAATATAGACTTCATAACCATGGACCAAAAAGATGTAAAAAGAAGAGACGTACTTCCATTTAACGAATTCGTTAAAGCGAGAGACACTGCAATGAAAGCGGTGATGTCTAAAGAAGGTGTAGATCCACATCCAGGTGCACACGGCATCAAAGGAGAAGACCTATACGTTAGAAACGATGCAAACGTTTACAAGGCTGCTGGAATTCCACACAACGAAGACCAAGCTGACATCAACAACAAAGTCAATGCAAACCAAACTGACGTGCAAGCAAAACCTCATGATGGAGAAGATCCAACAGGAGAAGATGCTAAGTCAAAGAATGTAACCATTCCTGCGACAACAAAGTTTGATACAGATCCGTTGTTCAAAAAGAAATAATCTGAAATGAAATACGTAAAACTATTCGAGGGATTTCTCTCTGAAAAAGAATCCGACGAAGAAGTAGACAGCTTCGGCAACAAGAAGAAAAAGAAAAAGGATGAAGAGGATCCCGGCACTGTTCTTTCCAATACTACTGGAATTGTTACTGCAATGGAAGTAACTGAAGCTAAAAATGAGGACATCAGCAAATGGGACGACAAGAGAGTTAATAAAATCTATGGATATTACTTAGATGGATTGTCAAACGCAGAAAGAGAAACAGAAGAGAAAAAGAAATTAAGCGTTGACAAGAAACGTGAAGTGTTGAAGAAGCAACAAGTTAAATTCGAAAAACAGTTCGAGGGATTTCTCTCAGAAGCTGAGGTAAATGAAAACAAAAACACGTATCCTTCACATTGGACAAAAGATGATGTAATCACAGTCAATGCCATAAAAATTTCTTTGGAAGATTATGAGAGTCAAGGAGGAAAGATAACAAAGACATTAATAAAAGATTCCATAAAGGAATTTAAAGTTGATGCAAAAATTAAAAACGAAGTTCAATCGGAATTAGAAGGGATATATTTATAATGACTACAACCTACTCATACGGACCGTTAAAGAGCGACTACTTTTCTCAGTATGAGAAGATGTGGATAGAGGGCTTTTGTAAGGAAAACAAGATTGAACTCTCTGAGTCCAATGTTTGCACAACCCTTTCAACCATTTTAAAAGGAAAGAGTCCAGAAACGGTTAATGTAAAGATCAAGGCCTTGATTACCGAAGCTGAGAAGTTCTCAAGCTATTCAAAAGACATGTTCATCAAATCATGGAACAACATCCTTGGATTCACGATGAGCACTGTAAAGCCAAACGGAACAATATCAGAGAATCAAAGAGAATCGATGAAGCTTACAAATGCTTATTGGCTTATGGAAGCTCCAAAGATCATGTCGCAAGAAATGCAATACGCATACTTCAAGAGCTTAGTAATAGAATGCCTATCTGAAAATGGAAAAGCATTGAATGAATTAAAGGATTTCAATCCAGCTAAACCAAGCAGAATAGTTGAGAACGCAAAAACATATTTCTCTTATGAGAAGGTGAAGATGAAATTTCCACCATGCAGCATAAGAACAGAAGAGATAAGAAAGAATGAGGTAGCATTAAACATGATACCAGAAGCTGAGAAGATTATTGCTATGATCTCGTGGACAGCCGAGACAACAAAACTCATGTCAATGTTCAAATGAAACACGTAAAACTATTTGAAGATCATAAACTCGACGAAGTAACAAGCGCCGAGATATGGAAAGCAGTTGACCAGGCACAGCTCGACGAATACGAGAAGAGCGGACCTAAGGAGTTAACCATCGGAGACATGGAATATAAGATAAACAAGTATTGGATGAACGAGAATGACGTCCCTTCGCTTGAGGTGGTCAACAAAGATACAAACAGCGTTCATTATGTTCAGCTGGCATTAGTATGGAGCGGATATGTTAATTGGAGCGCATTGGGTCCAAAGGAAAGAGAAGAACTAAGACAAAAATATTTATCGTAACACTTTAAAACAGAAGTATGTCATTCAATAAGATTTATCTAAGAGATTTAAAAGAAGTAAAGAAAGAATTTTCAGAAGACCCTCAAGGGTTCAAAAGAAGAATGACAAAGGCGGATGCCTTGATAGGACCGGTAAGCTCGGTAAGGTTCGTGGAAAAAGTAATGAAAACAAAATGAAAAGAATATTCTCATACGATTCGTTCTTGAACGAAAGCAGACTGACCGATATGTACGATGAGAGAAAAGAACTCATCCTACAAATTGCTGACATGAGAAAAGATATGGAAAATGATCCAGAAGTCATCGAACAACCGGATGCTTCTGCGCCAGGATCAAAGGCAGATTGGTATGGTGGAGAATTAGGAAAGCTTGATGCTGAGCTTGAAAAGCTTGAAGCAAAGATAGCAAAGGCCGAAGATAGAAAAAACCCGAAAGAATTAACTTACGAAGAAGCAGTGCACATGGATACTATTAAGACAATGAACAAAAACATCGAGGACATCAAAAAGTCTCGAGCAAGCTGGCCTGACCGATCAATGGAACAGGAAGCTGAAATATATAAGAAGCGTTACGGAATAAACGGAGACATAGAAGGAATAATCTACGCTCTTAAGAAACTACAAGACGAAAAGAAAATATAAAACAATTATGGCAAAGAGATTTCACAATTTTGAAGAGTTCATTCTTGAGTCGCAAAAGGCTGAAGAAGCAATCATGTCAGCTTTAAACAAGAGGATATGGTCTGAAGTTTTCACAAGCTCTTACTTGACTGAAGCAGAAAAGGTTTGGTTTTCCAATTTCTTAACTGAGAACAACATCCCAGTGGACATTGACAACATCAATGAATCTGTTTGGGACACCATCAAGGCAGGAATAGAAAAGGTGAAGGACTCTGGCACTGACATTGGAAAAAAGATCTCTGACAAGATAGGAAAAGCTTATCAAGGAGCAAAACAATTCACGGCTTACATCGGAGACCTCATCAAGAAGTCTTGGGCTAAACTATTGGATTACTTCAAAAAGAAATTCGCAGGTGTTAAGGACATCATCAAGAAAGATTACAAGAAGGCCGTTGATGGAAAAGAAATTTCAGAAGAAAAATTAGCTGCTGAATTAGAAGCTCTTGGAGAGACAGTAGATTTCTGGACGACAAAAGTTCCAGCCAAGATAGCTGACACAGTTAAAGGAAAATTCGCTAATGCAATCGTTCAAGAATGTTTAACTCACAACGGAGAAATCCTTAATGAGCTTTGCGCATTCGATCCAATTAAAATGGATGAGATGGTGATGAAAGCTTTAAACGAAGCTGACGACAACGCAGATGCAAACGATCCTGAGAACAAAGGAGAAGAAGGCGGAGACGCTGCACATGGAGATACCAAAGGATTATTCGGATGGTTGAACAAGATGGCGCACAAGATCTCTGAGTATCCTCCATTCAAATGGTTACATCAAATAAAAGGATTAGCTGAAAAAGGAGTAAAAGGAATTCTTAAAAAGATTTCTGAACTTACAACTAAATTGGACGGTCCTGGAGTTTACGATTTCGCAGTGGTATCAATGATCTCTGCTGGAGCAATAGAATATTTCATTAAGCATTGGCTCGCAGAGAAGCTTGAAAAAGGAGTGTTTGGTTCTGAACCGATATTGAAGTTCATCCCAATGGGAACAACCATATTACACACTATTGAGTGGATAGCATTGATCGTGCTCATCATAGAAACAATCAAGGAATTAACGACCGCTGGAAAAGAAGGGGACGCCGCCCCAGCACACTAAGCATGAAACGCATAAAGAGATTCGAGAGCTACATAAGTGAGTCTTATCTCGGAGGCTCTCGTGCTCCGCTGTATCACACTTCTCCAATCACAAACTCATATAGCATTTTACAGGAGGACAAACTAAAGTCCACTGTGATCCCTGACAAATTTTGGTCGGCTGATTTTCCAGCTCCATCTCTAATATCATTCACAAGAAGCAAGGAATTCGTGTATGAGGATTACCCTGTCACGTTCATCGTTGACGGAGATAAATTGGAAGCAAGATTCAAAGTTCATCCAATAGATTATTTTGCAAAGACCGTTGGGCATCACATGAAGCCTAAAAGTCTAAGACAAGAAGGAGAGTTTGAATTTGAGGAAGCCGTACAGAACAAAGAAATAAACGATCTTCACAAGTACTTAATGGAGATTCGTCTAAACGATTCCTTCTTCATGTTCTATAAAACATATCCAAGAAACACAAGAGAAGAATATAGAGAATCATACGAAGACCTCGTTAAAGGTTTGATAGAATACAAGAAGAAGTTTAACACCAAGGTGGTTCGCAAGAACGGTAAGGAATGGACTCTTGATGACATGGAGAATGAAGCATCTGAATTCCCTATAACAGAAAACATATATCACAAAGACTCTGGAATGAGAATGTACGTCAGCAAGGCTGCTGATGAAGACGATTACAAGGTTTATTATTCCTCATACAATCCAATGGGTGGATTCGACTCAGACACATTTTCTAAATACCTTAACACAAACGGAATTGAGCACACAAAGATTGGTGGCAATGCCGTAAAGATGAACAAGGCCAACGTTGACAAATTAAAGAAGAGCATGCTAACTCTCGAGAGCTTAAAGGATGGAAAGGCGTTGACAAAGGCTGAGATAAATAAGATAGAATATTTTTACCATGCAACTGCCAAGAGCAATCTTGGAAACATAATGGCAAACGGAATTAGAGTTGGACCTGAGAAAGTTGTTTACCTCAGCGACACGTACGATAATGCAGCAAGATTTTTGGTGTTCAGAGGATTACCGATAATAGTATTCAAGGTAAAGGCTTCCAAGCTTAACATGGAGAAAATGGAAGAAAGCTTTGATCACAGTTATAGCTTCTTCAAGTGTCATGCATTCATGTATTATGGAAACATACCAAAGAGTGCCATTGATTACGATTCAATAATGAAATACAACGATGAAGATAAAGAGGTTTAATAATTTCATAAACGAAGAAGCTTCAACGTTGATTCCTGTAGTGAGATGGGCATCAAAGAAATACACCGCAGAAGAGTTGAAGCCTCAGAAGTTTGATTGGGGAGGATTCGAATCATTCGGTCTTTGCTTCACTCCTTTTAATGGTATGGAAGATCCAAGGATAAACTTCTGGAAGAAATTATTACAGAAGCATCACAACAAGGAATTGGTTGCTAATTTTTATTACCTCGATCTTTCCGACTTCCCGTTGAAGTCAGAAGCAGCATTGGTTGATTTCGCAAAGCTTACATATAATTCATTGAAGGCTGAACGAATGATGAAGACTGATTATAAGATACACATGACTCTGACGAATGACTTTGGAACGGCACAGCTCGTTGAGATAAGATTATTGGAAGGTTGCACCATAAAAATATTGGACTACAAGTGAAGAAGATAAAAACATATAACAATTTTCTATTAGAAAAAAAGATGGAAGCCTTTGTTGAGATTGCTAAACGCAACAACATGACAGAGGACTGCATGCATCTCGTTGTTTGGTGGGGACTAACCGGATATTTATATTACCACGGATTGCATGATAAGAATCCACCGATCACTAAAGAAGGAAAGAGAATGCTTAAAGTAATTTTTGATTCAGTGGTGAACGGAACTTATTCCGATTACATGAACCAAAGAATAACAGCAGAAGACGAGGATAACGATCCAATAGTTATGGAAGAAAACGTCTATAAGCAGATGGGAAAGAATTACATTGATGACACGTTCAATGCCAACCTTGTTGAATTGAAACACCCAATTAAAGTTTTCAAGGATTATTCCAAAGACAGATTTGTGACTGGAAAAGATACTGCATGGTATTCATTCTCTGTAATAAAGGGGAGAGACCAAAACGCTTACGGAGATGCTTATATCTGTTACGAGCTTCCAGCAGGATTCAAGTATCTCGATACAAGAGGCCTTGCAGAAAAAGGAGAGATACTCATAGACGGCAAAGACTTAACAGATGACATGATAATAAGCAATTCAAGCGAGATGAAGATAGACCTTAAGAAAGGCGATGAGATATTAACTGGCAAGTGGCAGAACAAACATGATGAGGTTAAAAAGGTTGGAAAGAATGAATTAGGCCAACCAACTATAAATGGTAAACCAATGTTGAAGTTCAGAATAAAGAGATTGATGCCAAAGAAAAAGAAGTCTGAAGAATGAGACGCATAAAGCTATATGAAGAATTTGTCGTTCAACTCAATGAGCTGAACGCAAGTCCTTATTTCTGGAGATGGGACACCAACAAGACTGCAAAGTTTGAATCGCCTGACGATACTTACGAAGTATTCTTCTTTAAAACCAAAGACGACAACACATACATAGCACATTACGAATCAAAGAAATACGGAACAAACAAATCAGGACCTGGATCAACAGGAAATGCAATGAGAGTTCTTGCAACTGTAATGGACATCATAATAGCTTTCCTTGATCAGTTTCCTGAATACGACGTTGAATTCGTAGGAGACAAAGAAGAAGACGAGAAAGATGGTCCAACCAAGAGAGACAGAATATACAAGATGATGATGCAAGATCTTCCAGACAATTACAAATGGGAACTCGCATCAGACAAGAAAACAATTCACATAAGCAGGCAACACGTTTACGAAGACGTTAGCGGAATTGGTGGTGAAACATTCTACCATGGATCAACTGACAAGAATTTAGCTGGTCACAAGGGATTGCATGTAGGAACTCGTGAGGCAGCAAAGGAAGCTCTTGAAGCAAGGATAGGAGTTCCAGCTGAAGGAGAATGGGATGGAACAAGAGAATATGGAAAGACTCTATTAGCAGGACAAGACAGATTGAACAAGATAGAGAAGGAAGAAAAAAGATATGTGGCAACAGGTTTCAATTGTGGAAGCGATGTGCCAAAAGAAGATTACTATCCGACAGACAGAAAGGAAAAAGCAACATACAGCGATGAGTCTGTTGTTCCAATGAACTGCAAGCCAATAATATTTCCAGTTAAAATAGTCGGTCACATGACAAACACGCCTCAGCATCCATTGAGCGATTCCAAAGCGAATGGATTGATGAAAAGAAGCTTGACGGCAGGAAATGCTAAGAGCGGATTCTATTACAAGAACATCGGAGAGGACGAAGGGTCTATATCAGCTGTCGTTCCGGATAAGTCTTTCTTGAAACTTACCACTTAGTTATTAACATTATAAATTCATAACTTGCTCACAAGTATGATACTAATGACGGATTAATGCCTACATTTGTGAGCCGTCAGTTTTTGGCCTTTGAGGTTCTCAGTATTAATATTTTGAATTAGTATAATGCCAAAACAAATTTCAACTTATTCGTTGCAACAAGAGATTGTAGACAATGAAACCTACCATAATTTTTTCGTGAATTTCAGAAACCAAGGTGGAGATTTATCCTTGCTTAAGGATTATTATCTCAAAGAGGAATTCCATTACAACAAGAGCTTAACCGAATCACTTAATGAAATTCCAAAGCCATGAGACATAATAAAACTTTTTCGGTGTATCTTATGAGATACATTTATGGAACACACTATGTTGGAGTCAATATAGATCCTGTCAAACATATTATAGAATTCAATAAAAGGAAAAAATGTCAAGCCGTTCTCATCTATATTATATCCGATTTATCCATTATAGATGCAATAGACATTCAATTAAATCTTAAGAGTCAGAGCACCAATACTCTCGAAGAATATTTCCAAGAACACGGTAAACAAGTTATACATGTCTGAAGATTTAAAATATAAAATGTTCTTGATTGACATCAAGAATCTGTGTGATCAACACGACGACTTAGCGCCGATCTCTAATCTAATAAAAAATGGAATGACACGTTTGGAAAAAAAGCCTGGTCCGATCATAGAAAAAGAATTAAAGAAACCTATACCTCTTTATTTATTAAATTGATGTGCATCTTCAGTATGTCACACAATTCCTCGCCGGCCTCTTTGAGATCGGAATCCTCGTAATACCAATTGATGGAAGCATTGTGAAACGCTTCCAATTTCCTGAATATCTTTATTAATTGCAACAGGCTTGATGGAGAGAAATATCCAAGGTCCACGTTGATCAGGAAATAAGAATTCTTGTCTTGAACTTTTAGGAAAGCATCAAGCCAATCTATTATTGGAAGATAAAATGATTTTGGATCTGTTGGAACTGAAACCCCTTTGATGTTAAAGATCCCATCCTTTGGAATGTACTCGAACGATGGAGACTTTTCTGTGGCCTTCATCCTTAAGGGGATATTGTACAAACCATCACTCACATGTTAAATATACTAATTATAAAGACAATCCTAAAATATTTCTATTATAAATCTTAGAAGCAAATAGATGATTGAGGACAGGGAATACGCTCTTCTTTGTGTCATAGCTTAAATCGCTCTCAACAGCCACAAATAGATCATCAGACTTGTTCTCCTCTTCTAACACCTTAATCTTAACGTCTGTGAAATCTGCTTTGGTCGGCATGTCATAATATTTATGCAATGAGAAAGTAACGTCCTTAAATGTGGAATCATAGATGAACTTGTAACACTCGAACACAGGTGAACCCGCATATCTCAATAACAAATATCCGGTGCTCTTGTCCAATGTTTTTCCAATGTAATAAAGCTTGATGTGTGATTCGATCTTCTTGAAAACCTCACCGCCCTGCTTTATGGATTCCTGCAATTTTTTTAATGACCACTTAGCGATCTTAATTGCTTCCATCAAATCAGGATTGTTATCAGGTTGAGAGGCAACCTTCTTGAAATATTCTCTTTGTTCATCTGTAGGTGATGGAACGTCTCTCAATTCGAGAAGAGATCTTATTGTAAGAAAGCATTCGATGTTTTTCGAATGGTATCGTGTTTCCTGCAGATAATCTGCAAGGTTGTTTCTCTTGAAACCTCTTTCCACCTTTTGAAGATAATCCATTAAAATGTACTGCTTATGCTCGAAATCGATAGGCGATTCGAGGAACCAAATGGGTGATAGTTTCATGCCGTTTGTAGTTTTCTTGCGTGCCATGTTTCAGTTTATATATTCATTAAATTTTCAATATATAGGATAAGTAAAACCCATCAATCCATTCATGAACGGTGCTCAATTAAAAATCAAACAAATCAAGGGTCTCAACGCAGAGCTCGCTGATAAGCTTTCAAAGAGTTTAGGCGGAACTGTTACCGGACCATTGACGATAGGTGGACCATTAGTGGTCACTGGGCCAACCATCATAAACACTGATCTTTCTTTACAAGGAGCTATAGTGGATTTTTATGGAAGTCCTGGACCTCCAGGATGGGTGCTAACCTCCACAGGAACAGCAACACAATGGGTGGATCCTTTAGGACCATTAGGTGTTTCAGGATTTAGTGGAACATCAGGTATCTCAGGTTACAGCGGAACATCAGGTGTTTCTGGTTACACAGGTGTAAGCGGTTATTCAGGTGTAAGCGGATTCTCTGGATATTCCGGAGACAGCGGTACAAGTGGAACAACAGGTATTTCAGGAACAAGCGGTGTTTCAGGTTTTTCTGGATACTCAGGCGTATCAGGATACTCTGGAACTTCTGGTATTTCAGGAACGAGCGGTATAAGTGGAACAACAGGTGTAAGCGGATTTTCAGGATACACTGGAGCTTCAGGAACTTCTGGATTTACTGGTGTGTCAGGTTTTTCTGGATACTCAGGCGTGAGTGGTTTTTCTGGATACACAGGAACTTCTGGTATTTCAGGAACAAGCGGTATTAGTGGAACTTCTGGAATTTCTGGATACAGTGGTGTTTCAGGTTTTTCTGGTGTTAGTGGATGGTCAGGATCAAGCGGTATTTCTGGATTCAGTGGTTATTCAGGTGTAAGTGGATTCACAGGTGTGAGCGGTTACACTGGTGTTTCTGGATTCACTGGAACTTCTGGTATTTCTGGATCATCTGGATATTTTGGACAAGATGGTATGTCAGGTTTTTCTGGATTCTCTGGATTCGGAATTTCTGGTTACTCAGGATATTCTGGAAACAATGGAGTTGCCGGTGGAGCTTTATACTATTTAAGAGATGAAGACTCAGATGTCCCAGGCTTTAAAGAATTAGATATAAATCCAGATGGAATAGATCCTGAAGGATCTTATACAGCTGCTTGCGATAATACAACCGGCGAAGTATTAATAAAACAATTCTTAACTTTTCCATCAAACCCAGATCAGCTTTATATTTCAGGTGGTTCATGGATATTCGATACTTATGCCTCAGTAGACAACTCAGGCGGAGTTTCAAATATCGTAATAAGATTTTACAAGAGAGATCAATTTGGTATTGAGACTGAATTGTTCAACGTAACGACTGCAGAGATAAATGTCGTATCTCCTACATTATTTTCAAAAGAAATTCTCCAAGGAGAATTCAATATAGCATTAACTGATAGATTATTAGTAAAGTATTTTGCAAAAACTACTTCAACGACAACAATTAACGTCAGCATTTATTTAGAAGGAAATACGCATGCAACACATATTCACTCTCCTGTATCTTTCATAGGAGCTTCAGGTTTCTCTGGATGGTCAGGTTTTAGTGGAACTTCAGGAACTTCTGGATTCACAGGAGTTTCAGGATTTACGGGTGTGAGCGGATATAGCGGTGTTTCAGGTTTTTCTGGTGTAAGCGGATTCACAGGTGTCAGTGGTGTTTCAGGTTTCTCTGGATATTCTGGAACAAGTGGAACATCTGGTTATAGTGGAACATCTGGTTTTTCAGGCGTGTCAGGTTACTCTGGAACTTCTGGATTCTCTGGATATTCTGGAACATCAGGCTTCACAGGCGTCAGCGGTTTCTCAGGTATTTCTGGAGACTCAGGTGTTAGCGGATTCACAGGAGCAAGTGGAACATCCGGTTTTTCAGGCGTGTCAGGTTACTCTGGAACTTCTGGATTCTCTGGATATTCTGGAACAAGTGGAACATCCGGTTATAGTGGATTTAGCGGAGTTTCTGGATATTCTGGTGTAAGTGGATTCTCAGGTGTTTCAGGATTTAGCGGATACTCAGGAACATCCGGATTCTCTGGTTACAGCGGAACAAGTGGATTTACCGGTGTCAGTGGATTCAGCGGCGTTAGCGGATTTTCAGGAACCTCTGGATTATCTGGAACTTCTGGATTTTCAGGAACCTCTGGATTTGATGCAGGTATTCTTGCATTGATCATCAATAGTCTTGGCTTGTAAAGATCAAAATATATAAAAGAGAATGATCAGGTTAGACACAGTAAATAAGTCGATTAGAATTTATTCGGATGCTACAGCAACTACGAATGAACCAAATTATGCAACATCATGGGATGACATAAGAGTGGTAAACCCGCAGTTCACGCCAGGCAGTCAAGATGGAGCTTTAAATGGAACAACGCCGATTGCAGTAATTTCTGCGCCGGCTTCTTCAATATACAGAAATATAAAATACATCCATGTTGCGAATGTAGACACAGTTCAACACGTAATAACAGTTGAGCTTTTAAATAATGGAACACAAAGAACTCTTTTAAAAGTAACGCTTGGAATAGGAGAAGAATTAATATTCAACGATGGTTCTGGCTGGATGACGTTAGACAATATTGGCGAACTGAAAATCACCGGTAATTCCGGAGCTAACATCAAGGTTGGTCAAATAGGTTTCGGCATCGATAACAATGGAAGTGTATTAACAACAGGAACAAAAGCTTATGCAGTAGTCCCTTTCTCAGGAACGATAGTCTCATGGGAATTGTTTTCAGATGTTGCAGGAAACGTTGTGATAGATGTTTGGAAAGCTCCCTATGCGAGTTATCCGCCAACAGTGGCAAACACCATAACAGGAACAGATAAGCCAACGCTCTCTTCTCAACAGAAGAATGTTGACACGGTTCTTACTGGATGGGGAAACCAAGTAGTCAATGCAGGAGATATTTTTGCGTTCAATATAGATTCAGTATCAACGATAACGAGACTCAACGTGAGCCTCAAAATAATTAAAGACTAAAAGCATGTCAAAGAAAGCAATAGATTTCGTATTCACAGGAGCAACCACACCAATCGCTTCTTACGATTCAACAAAGACCAACATTGGAACTTTGATCAAACAATATACAGGAGCTCTCGCAACAGATAAGTTTGCAGGCCCAGAAATAGTTTCTGTCGCAAGACCAGGTGAAGCTTCCACTTCCATATTCGGAGGATTTCCATATATCGTACAATTTTCTACGACAATTGATTGGGTTTTCCTTGCAGAAAACTCTGCTGCCGCTGTGACAAGAAGAATAATCTGGTATGAATTTAATAAGACTACTCAAGTCTTTACGTGGAAAGGATTCATCACACTAACATACCCAGCTGCGACCGCACACACCATAAGAGGTTTAAGCGTAACAAAAGATAATTACACCACTGGAACTGTAGCCGTCTCAGGAACTACTGTGACTGGAACAGGTTCTTTATGGTTAACTGAACCACAATCATTAGGTTCAAGAATAGGATTTGGAACAACCGATCCAACCGCTGTAACAACGTGGTTTGAAATCTCTGCTATAGGATCAGACACATCCATAACATTAACATCAACTGCAGGAAGCATACCTGCTGGAACTGCTTATGTCATTGAAGATTTAAGAGTCTATACTGCGACAACAAATGCTACATTAACCAATGGCGGTTTATTTGTTACTAAAGGTTTAAGAATAGAAAACTTTTCAACGGGTGGAACAACAATTTCAGCTGCTGTAACAACCGATAACATAAGAGCTGTTTACTGGTTGGCTGATGCTTCAACTGTCACAAATACTGTAGCAGGTGGTTTATATGTCGACACGAGATCTTCATGGACTAACCAAGTTGCTTACATCGTCAACGTGACAGCTGCGACAACTCCAGCTATTTATGTCTATAATACAAGAGCAGCCTTAACGCTTGCCGCAGGAAAAGACACAACAACAAACACCATAAAGACCGGAGTTCAAACCGTAACAGGTAACGTTTCTCAGGTAGGAAATGGAATTCTTGCAACGCTTTCTCATGGACCCGGTTCAGGAGTTAAGTGTCTTTATTTTGCAACAACCTCAAGAATAATCAGAGTAGACCTTGCAAATATTACCGCAGCTTCTACAACTTTCGTATCAGACTCGATGGTTGAGGTTCCACCAGGATCTTCGACAACATATCCTTTGACTGCAGTAATGTCTCATGTTTTATATTCTTCGATGATCGACAGACTTGTAATTCTTACGACCTCAGCAGCAGGACAAAGAGGTTATGTTACACAATACAACACGACCTCAGCACAATTCGATCACATATTTTTAATAGATGACAAGAACCAGGATCAATCAACTGCTGCGGTAGGATCAATTCCTTATCCATCTCTTTCAAACACGCAGATGGTAGGAGGGATGCTAAATGGAAGAATGTTTATTGTAAGAAACTCTGCTGCGGCAACTTTAAACCAGATGTACAATCTTCCAATAGGAGCACATTGGGCTTATACTTCTACATCAAATCAGGTCTTGATAACTCCAAGCATTCCAACAACGAATGCCTTGAAATTCTATAGACTTTATGTAAACGAGATAAAAAGATTAGGAACAGATCCTTATGTAATTCAACCGGAACCTTACAAAATGTATGCAAGAACTTCTGGTATTTCTACAAATTTAGGAACATGGACTCTCATAAACGATGATGGAGATCTTTCAGGATTAACACCTACTTCCGAAATACAAATCAAATTGGAATTCAACATTCTTGGAAGATATTGCATTCCTTCGAGAATAATGTCTTTGGCAGTCGTCTTTGAAGACACCACGACGGATTCACACTATGAACCTTCTATCGCGAACTCGAATGTTTCTACAAACGTATTCGCCTTCAGACAATCAACGGCTTTCGGATCAAACATCCCTAACTTAAGGATTCAATTGTTCAACGCTGTAACAGGAGTTCCTATAATAGATGACAACGTAACGTCTTCAGCTTTTGGAACTTTCCAGTATTCTTCTAACAACGGATTATCGTGGAATGCATGGAGCAATACCCAGGATGTTGTAGGAAATTACATAAGATATACAGCAACTTCTCTGCCAGGATCTACGAGAATTAGAGCTCTATTGACGCAAGCATAAAAATAAAATATTAAAAATATGCCAGTAGATGATATAGTTTTCCAAAGCAATCCACCATTCATTTTAGAAGTTCCCGCACAGACACCAGGAACAATAAGAGCATTATCGCTTGATGGAGTATTCGATTTTACAAATGCTACTGAAATAATAACGATTCAAATCAGCTAATGATTAGATTAGACACCATAAACAAATCACTAAGGATCTTCTCAGATGCCACAGCAACGACAACAGAACCAGTCTTTGTTACGGCATTCGATGACATCAATTCCACGACTCCGGTGTTAACGCCTGGAAGCAGTGATGGTGCAACTGTTGGAAATACTCCACAAACTGCAGTAGCTTCTCCGGTAGCTTCCATCTACAGAAATGTAAAATATGTAAACGTATTCAACAGTGACACAGTTTCACACGTCATCACCGTTGAACTATTAAACAATGCTACCACCAGAACCTTAATAAAAGTAACACTTAAAACGAGTGAGCAATTAATATACAATGATGGAGATGGCTGGGGAGTTATCACAGCTTTAGGAGAAAAGAAAGTAACCGGTGTTTCAGGATTCAGTGGATTCTCAGGAGTTTCTGGAATTGGAACCTCAGGATTTTCTGGATATTCTGGAGTAAGCGGCTTCTCAGGTGTTTCAGGTTTTTCTGGAATTTCTGGATATTCCGGTGTTTCTGGATTCTCTGGAACCTCAGGATTTTCTGGATATTCTGGAGTAAGCGGTTATTCTGGTGTCAGCGGATTCTCTGGTTATTCTGGAGTTTCTGGATTTACTGGAGTCTCCGGACAAACAGGTGTTTCGGGTTTCTCTGGAATTTCTGGTCAATCTGGCGTTAGCGGATTCACAGGAGTTTCTGGATTTTCCGGCTACACAGGCGTTTCAGGTTTTACGGGTGTTAGCGGATTTTCAGGCATTTCTGGTGATTCAGGTGTTAGTGGTTTTACTGGATATTCTGGAATTTCTGGATACAGCGGAACTTCCGGTTTCTCTGGATATTCTGGAATAAGTGGAACTTCAGGCATCTCAGGTTTTACAGGAGTAAGCGGTTACACAGGTGTTTCAGGTTTCACGGGAGTCAGCGGATTCTCTGGATATTCTGGAGTGTCGGGCTATTCCGGAACTTCAGGATTCTCAGGTTATTCCGGTACTTCCGGCTTCACAGGAACCTCAGGTTTTTCTGGAATTTCTGGAGATCCTTCTCTTGGATTAATCACAATGAGAGCATCAAGAGCTTCAGCAAATACCACAAACATTTATCTGAGAGATATGGATGGCAATCCAATGAACCAAGCTCCTTTGGTGATGCCATACAATGGAACGATAATAAATATTTCTGCATCATCTAACACTGCTGGTCCTGGCGCATGGTCTGCAGAAGTAAGAGATAATGGAACTTTAATAGCAGGAGCAGTGATAAATATGACAGCAGTTCAAACATCAAACTTTGGAACATATTCGGTGAACGTTAATGCTGGTGCACTTCTAATGATATTCATGACAGGAACTTCCATAGATAGACCTGCAATAACAGTATTAATAAAGAGAAGATAAACATATAAATGGCTCCATATTTTAAAATAACTACAACAGGAACAAGCCCATCAACGGTCATTTTATATGATCTTGGTGAGAGAACTTTTACACATCCTACTGTAGATTTAGATCTTCTTTTAGAATTTTCTTTAGAAGAAATCCAGAATTCTCTGGATCTTATTACTGCAATAGATGCTGGAAGATTAACGGCAAATTTAGACGGAACATCCGTAACTACTGCCGATCAATTCTATGCAAACCTCACGAGCGTTTCAGGATATTCTGGAATAAGTGGAACTTCAGGATTCTCTGGATACTCAGGGGTTTCTGGATATTCTGGAACTTCTGGAATAAGTGGAACATCAGGAATTTCTGGATATTCCGGAGTTTCTGGTTACACGGGCGTTTCAGGTTTTAGCGGCGTATCAGGTTTTTCTGGCGTAAGCGGATGGTCAGGAACATCGGGAATTTCTGGGTTTAGTGGAATTTCTGGATGGTCGGGAACAAGCGGAATTTCAGGAACCTCTGGTATTTCAGGAACTTCAGGAGTATCCGGATTTTCAGGAACCTCTGGATATTCTGGAACTTCCGGCTTCTCAGGTTACTCAGGAACCTCAGGTTTTTCTGGATATTCTGGAATAAGTGGAACATCAGGAATCTCCGGATTTTCTGGAGTTTCAGGTTTCACTGGAGTATCTGGTCTATCGGGTTTCTCTGGAAAAGCAGACAGATATTTAACTTCCTCAACAACTTCTTTAACGATACCTGTTGGATCTCCAGCAGTGCAAACATTAACCGTTGAAGCAGGATTAGCATATTCAGTTGGACAAGGCATTGTAGTTGCAAATGATTCAACACATTTATTCACAGGAGAAGTTCAATCTTACAATAATGTTTCTGGAGTTTTAGTTGTTATAGTTCAAACAGAATTAGGAACAGGAACATTTACTTCATGGACAGTTAACCTCGACGGAGTTCAAGGCGTTCAAGGAAATTCCGGTATTTCTGGATTTTCTGGAATAGCCGTATCAGGTTTCTCTGGATATTCTGGTGTTAGCGGTTTTAGTGGAGTTTCTGGATTTACAGGAGTTTCTGGTTATTCTGGCTTCACAGGAGTTTCAGGATTCAGCGGATATTCTGGTGTGAGCGGTTACAGTGGAACATCAGGATTTTCTGGTGTTTCAGGTTTTTCAGGTTACAGCGGAGTCTCTGGATTTTCTGGAGTTTCAGGTTATTCTGGAACATCAGGCGTTAGCGGATTTTCAGGAATTAGCGGATATAGTGGAACTTCAGGTTTCACAGGAACTTCAGGCGTATCAGGTTATTCAGGCGTATCAGGTTTCACGGGAGTCTCCGGATTTAGTGGATATTCTGGTGTTAGCGGATTCACAGGTGTGAGCGGTTATTCCGGATTTTCTGGTGTGAGCGGTTACAGTGGAACATCGGGTTACTCAGGAACTTCCGGTTATTCTGGAACTTCTGGTACATCCGGTTTTTCGGGAGTTAGTGGATATTCTGGAGTTTCAGGATTTACCGGAGCTTCAGGTGTCTCTGGATTTAGCGGTGTTTCTGGTTACAGTGGAACATCAGGATTTAGTGGATATTCTGGAGTGAGCGGATATAGTGGAACTTCCGGTTTCTCTGGATATTCCGGTGTTTCAGGTTATTCTGGAGTTTCAGGATTTACCGGAGCTTCAGGTGTTTCAGGATTCACTGGAGCAAGCGGTGTTTCAGGTTTTTCAGGCGTGAGTGGATTCTCTGGATATTCTGGAGTTTCTGGATTCTCAGGTACATCTGGAAAGAGCGGATTTTCTGGAGTTTCTGGAAATCCTCCGACATCTTCTTATGCAGAAATGTACATGACTGGTAATGGAACTGCGACAGCAGTTGTTACTGTTTCTGTTCCATTAAAAGTTGCAGGAACTACGACAGCAGGAGATAAGACTTCTGATTGGACCCATGCTTCTAATAAGCTAACATATACCGGAACAACTACACAGGAGTTCTTCTTGAATGTTTCTTTCTCAGCAAATTCTGCTTCGGCTTCAAAGAGCTTTAGCTTCTTTGTTTACAAGAATGGTTCAGCTGTTTCAAAGTCTCAGATCAATAACTTCTTAAGAAGTTCTGGTGATGATTTTGCTGGAGGCGTTTCATGTTTGATCTCTTTAGCAACAAATGATTTTGTTGAACTGTGGACACAGAACAATACTTCGGCATCGGATGTTACGGTATCTTATATGAATTTTAACCTTACAAGAATATAAAATGAGGATAGCAGTTTTAAATAGCGACGGATTAAAGACCACACAGGACGATCAGCTTAAGTATTATTTTACTGTGGCAGATGGAACAGTTTTTCCAGGATCTCCTGCGATGACTGATGTTACTTCGCCAGATACTTTATATCTTTTCTTCAGATTTAATAGACTCGATTATTTTATTTTTAAAGCTTCTGCTGTGTTATATGTGATTCCGAATTGGAATAGTTTGACATCGATTCAACAGGGTTATTATACGTCGAATTACATATTTCCAGGTGGCCATACTATATTAGATTATTATACGCAAACAGAAGTATATGAACTTAATCAGGATTTATTTTTAAGACCAGACGTAGTTTCTTTTGATCCTACGTTGTTGACTGCTCCACTTGTCATACAGCTTCCAGATACTGGATTGACTGGAAAAATGATTACTACTCAGAACTTATCTGATGGTATCGGAGCATCGGGAGTTTCTGGATTTACGGGAGTTTCTGGTAAAAGTGGAGTATCTGGTTATTCTGGATTTACGGGAGTTTCTGGTTTTTCTGGATACAGTGGAGTATCAGGTTTTTCTGGATATTCTGGAATAAGTGGTTACTCTGGAACATCCGGTTATTCTGGATTTACGGGAGTATCTGGATATTCTGGAGCTTCAGGAACATCCGGTTTGCAAGGTCCTAATGGACTTTCTGGTGTTAGCGGTGTTAGCGGTTATTCAGGAGTTTCGGGCTTCTCTGGGGTCTCAGGATTCAGTGGGTCTGGTGTTTCTGGGTTTAGCGGTTATTCAGGTGTTAGCGGTTTTAGTGGGTATTCTGGAGTTTCCGGTTTTTCAGGAACTTCAGGTGTTAGTGGATTTTCGGGGATCGGGACATCTGGATTTACGGGGGTTTCTGGATTTAGTGGTTACTCAGGGGTTTCTGGTTTTTCTGGAATTAATGGAACTAATGGTACAAATGGAACATCTGGTTTTTCTGGTGTTAGCGGATATTCAGGAACTTCTGGAATAGGAACTTCAGGTTTTTCTGGAATAGGAACATCTGGTTTCTCTGGATATTCTGGAGTTAGTGGATATTCCGGAGTTTCAGGATACACTGGAACTTCTGGAGCAACTGGTCCAACAGGAACTTCAGGATTTAGTGGATATTCAGGTGTTAGTGGTTACTCAGGTGTTAGTGGATTTACAGGAGCTTCCGGTGTTTCCGGTTTTTCAGGAGCATCTGGGAAATCTGGTTTCTCTGGTACTAATGGAACTAACGGTGCTGTTGGAACTTCTGGAACTTCCGGATTTAGTGGTTACACAGGTGTATCTGGATTTTCAGGAATTAATGGAACTAACGGAACTTCAGGTTTCTCTGGAACAAGTGGAGTTTCAGGATTTAGTGGTTTCTCTGGAAAATCTGGATTCTCAGGAACTAACGGAACAAATGGTGCTGCAGGTACTTCTGGAACTTCAGGTGTTAGCGGATTTTCTGGAGTCATTGCTCCTGTCTTGACGACCAAAGGAGATATATTAACTTTTTCAACAGTGAATGCAAGATTACCTGTTGGAACTAATGGACAGATATTGTTTTCGGATTCTACACAAACTAACGGAATTAAATGGTCTAATGGAGCAAATGCACAATCATCTCCTACAGATCCAGCGACAACAGCTTCAACAACTGGTGTTATGATGGGATTAGCAGGAACTATCACACCGGTTACAACAGGAACTATAATGGTAATTATTTCTGGAGATTATGATATTACTGGAACAGGAGATTCAGGCCAAATTCAAATGAGAACAGGAACAGGAACAGCTCCTACAAATGGAGCTGCTTTAACAGGAACTACAAGAGGTGGTCTCGTTAAATTTTTAAATGGATCAAGTGCACCGGCTTCTTCAAAAAGAGAAGCATGGAGTTTAAATTGTATAATAACAGGATTGACAGTTGGAACAGCAGTATGGATCGATGTAAGTCAGGCTTCTCCATCAGGTGGTACTTTTAGAGCAAGGGACATAAGCATCTCAGCAATTGAAATATAAATACTAAAATGAAGATAGCAAAACTTAAAACAACAGATGTCCAAGAAACAAGCCAAGGAATCTTGGACAATTATTATGCAGTTCAAGACACACACGTGTTTGATATAACAGAAGATGATGTTACTTCTGTGACCACTCTTTCTGTATTCAATCAAGGATATGTGTTCGATTATCAAGTGTTCAGAGACTCGTTGATGACAAACATTGTTCCACAGTGGGCCAACATCTTATATGAGGACAGAAAGAAATGTGTTCAACATTACAAATATCCTGCAAACATAAGCCAGGAAGAATTCGATAATTACTTCACACAAGCTGACCACGAAAAGAACTGGAGCGTCATAACAACTTTATCAAGAGCGACAAGGCTTCAGAGATTGTTTGCCGCTTTCCAAAAAATTTCTTATGAATTGACGCAAGCACAGGTTGCTACAATATACATGACGACAAAGATGATGTTGATCGATTACTACTACGCGAATCTTCCACATATTTTATTTTGGATTCAGAACGGAGTTTATCCTCCAATGGGCATTAATTTTACGACAAATGGTTTTCAACAAATGAGCGGCTTCTCTCCTACTTTGGAGATGCAACTCTTGGACATCCTCGTTAATGGTAATTATATAAACACCAGCAATGAGATAACTGGAATAAAAGTATTTTAAAAGAACAAACCAAGACAATGCAACTGTTTTTATCATCCGGCAAATCAACACCTCCACAAAAATATCTTGATCACAGATCAGAGATAAAGAATGGAGATTTACTTCTTTACAGAGGTTCAAGCTTAGTTTCAAGGGGGATACAATACTTTGATAAAGCATATTACAACCACATAGGCGTTGTTTGGATTCCAGAAAATTCCGGAAGAGTTCTTACGTTAGACATGTGGTCAGGTGGATTGACATGTCTTCCTCTTTCAAGAAGAATGTCAGGCTACAACGATTTTTGCATCTTGAGACCTAAGGTAGATGCTTCCATATCTTTCGAGGCTGTTAAATCTGTTCTTGGAATGTGGGATGGAAGAAGTGTTAATTATGATTTCGGTTTATTGCTGAGATTCATAATCATCAAGAAGACTGGAATAGACATAACAGGTCTAAGCGAGAAGGGAACTTACATCTGCAGCCAGTTCGCACAATACTACTGTCAGCTGCTTGGAATAAACATCTTCGACGGCATCGACATGATCACTCCACAAGACTTTTTAAGGAAGATGGACTTGAACTTTTTTGACGTGCTTTTACAAGAGAACAAATAATTATCAGGCGCGTATAACAAGAAAACGCGCCTGATACTATGAGCATTCCAAAGCCTTCTAAAGAATCTGCTCTTCAACAGAGAGCAATAAATCTGGAAAAGATCCACTACAAATTTCCAGAAGAAGATCCTGACATCATTCACTCGTTCATACAACACAATGGAACAACTCCGTCCCTTCATAAGGTGTGCGGTCCTTTCATCTATAACGAAGTCATCGACATCATTAAAACTTATTACGAAGGAAAAGAATTCGTCCAAGAATGGGAGATGGATGACGATTACCACAAGTCATCAAGCTATAAAGTTCTTGATAATGGAAAATATACATTCATAAGAATAAAGAAGAGCTATCTTGCAATTGAGACTGATTATCTTATCACTGCAAAGAAGAACAAGTATAAGGATAAAAGATACGGTTGGTTGATCACGTCTGAGATAGAAATATTCTTTGATTTTCCAACAGGAAAACCGCAGGACCTCATTGACAAATTAAAGAAGCTTGAGCTTGAGGTGAACAACGAACACAACAAGATCGGACTTATTTGCCAGGATACCGATGGTGGTTTATACACCAAGGACTTCCCATTACTGAAGAACGATTTCGATTTCGATTTGAACCTTCATTACGGCTCTGGATTCTCTACGTTTCACGACATCACAATAAAGAGAATAGATGATTCCGAAAAAGGAATCATACTGTTGCATGGGACTCCTGGCACCGGAAAATCCTATTACATAAGGAGATTGATCAGAGACCTCATGCGAAGGAATAAGAAGATTCTATATCTTCCAAACAACATCGTCGATCTATTGGGAACCCCGCACTTCAATAACTTCTTATTGGACTTTGTTGATGATGCAATTGAATCAGGAAACAGAAAAGGTTTATTGATGGTCATTGAGGATGCTGAGAAGGTCCTATTAAAGAGAGAAAGCAATCCATACGGTGGTTCAGGCGTTTCAAACATATTGAACTGCACAGATGGAATATTGAACGACTTCTTAAACATTCAGATCCTTGCCACGTTCAACACCAACATCGAGAACATTGATGAGGCTATTCTTAGAAAGAAGAGAGCCATCTCAGTTAAAGAGTTTGGAAAGCTTTCAATAGAGGATTCTCAGAAGCTTATCGACAGCTTGAACATCGAATACACCGCAACAGAAGAGATGTGTCTTGCCGATATTTATTCCATTAAACAGGAAGAGGAAGACAAAATCTTATTAGGAGATAAAAAGAAAGCGACGAAGGTTTTAGGATTCGGTTCAGCAAAAAGATGAAATACAAATACATAACGATAAGACAAGTTGATGGAGAGTTGTTTGAGCAACGTCCTGTCTTCAGGATCTTTAATAACAAAAGCAACGATCAGATAGGAATAATTTCATGGTATAAGCCGTGGAAGGAATTTGTATTCTCTTCAAAGGAAAATTGCGTGTTCAACAACACATGCTTGAGAGACGTTCTTGATTTCATAGAAAAACAAATATAACATGGAAGCACAAAAATTCTTAACAGACAAGAAGAAGAAATCATTCGTTGAAGAATTTCTTACGAATGGATTTGAGGATTTCTCTTTTGAGAACACCATGATGAAGGTCGTCAACGTGGACATTCACACATTGGTCGAAGGAGATCTAACCACAGTGATCATCACATACAAGGATGCTGTTGTCAACTTTGGAAAGCTTGAGGACAAATACTTCACCAAGCACATCCTCATTGACAAGAACCTTAACGTGTTGACTAACTTGACTTCAGAAGATGTGGTTTATTTAAAAGAACTGTTTGACAGATTTAAAACCGAATACATCTTGAACTAATGAACCCGACGAAGATATACCACCATACTGGAAAGCTTCCTAAGATCCACTGTGAACAAGATTACAGGGACATTCGCATTTACATCAACAACATGTTGCACATCATAATACCTCGTCCAATTGTTTCTGAGGTGACCAAGGACAGCATAAGGCTTCAGTCCTATCTTGTTGGAAGCAGAGCAGCAAAAAGATATTTCATTGAGGTCGGTTCAGGCGAGAATGCAGACTATTACGGATACGACAACTTCGAGATGTGGAAGAAGGTATTGGAACTGCTTGATGAAAATATATAATTCATGGAGTACAAAGAATTCAAGGATAAACACAAAGGGCAAAAGATCATGGTGGTTGGTTGTGGGACTTCAACTGGAACGTTGACCAACCCACAAGACTACATCACAGTTGGCGTCAACGATCTATCGCGCCTCTTTCATCCCAACTACCTCGTTGTGTTGAATGACAAATCAAGCTTTGAACACGACAGATGGCAATGGATCGAAGGAACACATTGCCCACACATATTCACACACATAAGAAATTTAGCAGTCAAGGAAGAATCAAGGATACCATTGCAGCTTGGAAGATATGGCGGAACAGACCTTAACAAGGATGCCGTCGATTACACTTCAAATTCCACCTACGTCGCCTGCATCATTGCGGCTTACATGGGAGCTTCCAAGATAGGATTGCTTGGTGTTGATTTCACTCTCAATCATTTCTTCGCACAATCAGGAGAGCATTCATTGGCTAAGAAGGCAAACGTGATCAACATGGAATACGCAGCATTGAAGGTTGCGATGGACATGAAGGGAATAGAGTTTGTGAATCTTTCTCAAACGTCAAAGATTACTGCTTTGCCTAAGCAAACAATAGAAGAATTTTAATATATAAACCGATTTTGCTTCTGTAAAGATACGGGAAGAAGTAGGGAATAGCTTTCACCTTCACTATGCCGTGGTTAAGACGATAATAATGTCTCACGAGCGAACAGGTAGCCCCAGCAAAGTCTTTTTAAAAATAACATTTGATTCCATGCGAATAAAACTATTTGAAGAATATCTAAATGAAGGTGAAGATATTATTTCCAAGATCAAGACTGACATGGAATCTTTTAAGGTGGATGGTCAGCGACCACAAGGAGACTTATCAGTTGGAAAAGATTCGGTTTCCGTTAGCTTCAAGCATGTTGGTAATTGGGTTCATGATGAAGAGAGACACAGCGAGGAAGAAACAGAGGATGAGGATTGGAGAGAGGATGATGACCAAATGATTTGGGCACATGGAGAATATAAGAAGTATATGGCACAGTTTGATGAATGGGCAAAAGGAAAATCATGGTATTCAAAAGTAAAATTAGGAATTGACACAGGTGAGAAAAACTGGACTGAGTTTTCAGTAACAATCAAAAAGTAAAATGATTTAGAATGACGTACAAGGTTCAGAACAAATTCAGAATACGCGAATCATGTGGTGGATCTTATGTCGTAGTTTTCTTCTTCGAGAAGATGGTGGAAGTTACTCTGGAAACCTTGTTGGATGAATGCCCTATAGAACAATACTACATCATCAAGGAGAAGAATCAGATCGCATTCAGACTAAAAAATTACGATGACTTTGATAAGATAGGAGATTTCGTGGAAATTAAGAACCCTCAATGACTGAGGGTTTTTTTATTTTTTTGATATTGATTCTTCGAGTTCGTTTACCCAATCAGGCTTTGCAGATACAAGAACAACTATTTCATCTGTGTTTTCAACAAACTCCAATGAATTTTCTTTAGAATTCAAATTCATTCCAAATTTTTTATTTATTACATTTATAAATTCTTTTTCTGTTTCATAGTGTTTTTTTATCCAAGCTTCATTTATTCTATCAAATTCAGTTTCTTTTAACAGATCTTCTTTTGGAAATACATTTCCGATCTCTTCTGTAGACATTTCATTTAATTCAGAAGTGATTCTTATCTGATAAGCGAGATCATCTGATATTTCCATAGAAAAACATTCCACATCTTTAATTTTTTCAATAAAAAATGGATCGCCTTCATTATCAGGATCTAAATATATTTTAACTTGTTTCATTGTTCTTCTTCTCTTGCAAGCCATGCCCACAGAAGTCCAAGTGGAACTCCAAACATTCCTGCAATCATTAATGCCTTTTCTGTCGTAACATCTTTCCTTGCTAATGATCCTATGCATGATATAACCACCACAACAAGGAACACGCTCCAGTTAAACGATTTAAAGTATTTTATTATTTTCATAATACGTCTTGATGTTTAAAATCGTCTTCAATGCTGTATTGCTTTATTTTTCTGTACAACGTTCTCTCGCTCATGGTAAGAAGCAAAGCCGCTTTCTTTCTATTTCCATTACATTGTTTCAATGCTCTTAAGACCAAGGTTTTTTCCCAATCAACACCCAAAGGAATTTCTTCTATGACGCTGAATGTTTCCATTTTTTTAAGATGAGGAGAATAGTCTGGATCGTTTCTCAGTATAGCATTTGCCAATTCATTATAATCGATCACAAGCTTGGTGTAATCAACTTTTGCGTCTCCTACTATTTCAGGTCCATTGATCAGGTCCAATAATTGGTCTTCAGCAGCATCCTGTGTGATGTCTCTGTTTCTGAACTTGATAAGAATATTTCTTACCACAGCTGAATATTTCATTTCGTCAAATCCTGTCATAACATTATATTACCTTCACTTCCATTTACTGTAACCACCTCATCGTTGAATGAACCTGGCATTATCATTGCAGTTGACTCTATTCCCATCATGACAACTGGTTTAAGGTTGGTGATGAACATGAAGCTCTTAGGACATAGTTTGTCTTTCCATAATTCTCCCAATTGAGGCTTTATGTTTGTCACAACTGTTCTTGTATCACCGTCTCCAAACTCAACTGTCAGCTTTAACAGCTTGGATGATTTTGGAACTTCTTCTGCATGGGTGATGAATCCAACTTTAATCTCAAGCTTCTTTTCAAGCTCAAGGAATTCCGTAAATTCTATTTGTTCTTTCATATTATTCTGTTTCAGTTTCTTTTGTTATTTCTTTTACTGCTCCTTCTCCAAGGAACTCAATCACCTTCTCGAGGGTGAGATCACAATATTCGTCAATCCAATCTCCGATGTAATAAAGCTTTCTGCTTCCAATAACAACCCCAAACAGGATTGGATCTCTTTTTCTTGCAGTCTCTATAATCTTTTCTTCAACGGTTTGTTCGCTTCCTTTTCCATCTGGATCGTAATGAAGCACGACGTAGTTGTCGAATATGTGGCGGTCATCTGCTTTAATCTTCTTCTCTGCAACGTCATCTGGAATGATCCTCACGAAGTTCTTTATCCAATCAAGGCGAAGAGCCTTAGGGGATTTCTTTATGAACTTAATTATGTTGTCTTCTGACAAGTACTTGGTCATTCCAATTGCATACAACTGAGCTTCGGCCCTGTACATCTCGATGTCAAATGCCATTGACTGCATCAACGATACTTGTCCAAGTTGTTTAAGCTTTTTAATTGCGGCATCGTAACCTTCTATTTTTTCTCTTACGAGAACGATTTCTTCCACGCTGTTCTTAACAGAGTTAAAGAATTCTTCTACAGACATTTCAGGTTGAGGTTCTTCTTCTGGCAGCTTGTGTATTTCCATGTTTGGCACTTGCGCCATGTCCTGCTCCATGCGTATTCGTTCTGCTTCCTTCTTCCTCTTGGACTTACCAAATATCCTTTCAATTATTCCGGGCTTGTTTCCTGAGTCTCCCATTCCTCCAGCCTGGAATGATCCAGACACAGTTGTTATTGGCCAACCAATAGGAGTGATAAACGAATCGCTTCCTACAACCAATTTGCCTTCAGGATTTCTTGTGATGTTGTTGTATATCATCATGTGAGCTCCTTCTTCCATTCGGTGTCTCCACTTAGGAAGTTGATAATCCACCTCGAATGCTTCAAACACTCTTAATGATTTCTTGTCGTGTGCTAATGTGCTGCTCATTTTATCCTTGCGTTAATTCGTTTAGTAATACGTTTGACCACCTTTTCCAATCCAGCCATGTCTCCAAGTTCTTCCGGATTCTTCAAAGCTTTCTTAATTAAGTCAGGTTTGAAAAATGAAGGATCAACATCGCCCCAATCATCTTTCTTAAACTCATCATAGATGATCTTGGATATTTCTTCTTCTGTGAACTGCTTCACTTCCTTTTGTTTTGTTCCTGGGAATGCCATTAGTTCTTTTTATGTTTTGTTACTACCACTTCAATGTCATTGAATTTTCCAACATTGGATAAGAGAGTTGAAACTTCGTTTGTGTCGTCGTCGCCCCAATATTCTATGTTGAGCTTCCAATCAGTAAGCGTTATGTTAACGTTCAAATGATTTTCAAATGCGTCATTTTTCTTCTGCTTGGTTGTTATGTAAAAATTTGCTTCTTTGAACGTAAGGTCTCTTGGATATGGAAGTGATATTAGCTTCAACAGCTTTTCCTTTGTTGGTTCTTCTATTGCTGCTTCTATTCGAGACGAAACTTTATATGCCAACGTTGGGTGATCTGCCTGACGGGTTAGAACTCCTTCAACGCTTGTCACGAAAGCTTTTATGGAGCTTGGCTCAGGTAGAAATTTTAAGATTCCTTCCATTGTTGCGTAATTTGCTGGTGATATTACTTGAAACATTTTATTTTGCTTTAATTTTTAAATACTCATCATGCAAGTCTGCTAACACCGGTGCTGTCAAAAATAACAATCCAAACACTGCCAAGCTTATTATGCTTAATATAGGAGTTGATAATCCCAACGCTGCAAGCAATAACCATTTGGCCAAATATATTCCGCATACAACAGTTCTAATTCTCGAGGTCTTTCTTTGTCTTGGAGTTCCTCTTACAGCAGTCTCCATTCTATCCATATCCTCATGCATTTTTCTAAGAAGATCTTTCAACGCGGCATCATATTCCGCTTGCGTGTATTCTCTATTTGACATTGGTCCTGTTCCAGGTTTCTTTAAAAGAATTTCCTTTGCAGACAAAAGCTTTTTGAAGTTCTCTTCACTTCCACCTTTATCTGGGTGGTGTTTCATTGCAAGTTTCTTAAAGGCTTTATTTATTTCCTTTTCATCCTTGCATGTAGTTGGAAGTTCCAACAGCTTGTATGCATTTTCCTTCGTCATCGTTAAATATTGTCTGCTATTCCGTTGTCTACTTCGATTGTTATAGAACCGTCTAAAATTCCATCAACAAGTCCTTGAATATCTGCGCTTGGTCCGCTCCCATACGATTTGCCATACTTGCTTCCTTCCGGAATTTGAAAGTCAAATGATTTGGTGTAGGTCTTGCTCTGAATCTTTTCCTTCATGCAATGAATTGTTTCTTCTGGAATCTCATGTATGTCACCAAGAACTTGCACAGCCTTTAATAATCCATCCATTGGATCATCTTCTCTTCTGGAATTTCTTTCTTGATTTGCTATTCCACATTCTGTTATTCTGTTCTTTTCAAATGCAGCTTCGATCCTTTCTATTTCATTTGCAGTATATCCGGTTAATTCAGCTTGTTGCAATGCTACATCTTCTCTGTAGTTGAATCTTCCATTCCTTCTGAAATATTCTGAGTCTTGGACTTGACTTATGTTATCCTTGTTTATTCCGGTCAATACTCTTTCACGAATGACGTTCATCAATGCCACCCAAGCTCCAACGGTTCCTCCTGTTTTTGCGTCATAGTTATAAGTTCCTTGTGAGTATGCAATTAGATTTCCAACAGCACAGTTGCAAGGAGACAAGTGTCTTAAATTTCCGTTCTCGTATGCGTCAACTAATATGTCAACGCTTCTTACGAATTGTTCAGGGTTTTTCATATATTGTAAAATAATCTGTTCTTAAACATCTCCAACATTTCTAATTTTCTTTTTTCTGTCAGTTCAGGAAGTTTTCCCCATTTCTTAGGAATGTCCTGATCATCTTTTACGTCCCATGGTTTTCCAATCAACATCAATGAAACACAAACACCATCAATAGGTCTTACATAATGCCAACCCAATGGATCGAGCATCTCATAATAATTATTTCCTGTCATTTCAACTTTTGCAATCTCTCTAACAACAACGGTGTGTTTATTCTCGTCTTCTCCAACCACCTTCAAAGCTTTGCTTACTTTATCCTTATGCTTTTCCCAATCAGAAGAATCTTGTCTCAACACATTTAATTCAACGAATCCTGGAGAGTGTCTCGTTCCTAATCCCATCTCATATTTTCCAGACAACACATGCATTGCAGATGGCCATGGATGAGGATGGTATAAAGCTTCCTCTGGTTTGCATGGATGAATCACGTGCAACATCAATCGTGCATCAACGATTTGCGTCCACAGACGTTCAACTCTTGGATGGTGATAATTCACATCAAGAGTGTTCCATATTGATGGGTTCCTTAAAAGGTCCATCAATACGGTTTGCTCTATATGTTTTAAGTCTTCGATCATATTAATTACATTAAGTGTGTATAGTCACCTGTGTAGCTTTGTTTGTATTTCCAATTAACAGTGTCGGCCGATTCAACACGGTACACAGTGTGCTTGATTGTGATTTTCGGTTTTTGTTTAGGTTCTTTTGTTGCTTTAGCCGGATCAGAAACTTCTTCAGATCCTTTTGCCACCCTGCGTCTTGCTTTTCTGATTGGTTTTCCATCTTCTTCTCTTGACTCAACCTTAATGGTGCAATAATCTATAACCTCTATGATTATTCCAAGGTTGTCGTTTCCTGCATAGAAATAGTTTCCAAGGATTTGTTCTTCCTCTACATCGATCTTACGAGGAGAAATCACGGCACCCTTTTTGAATTCAGTCAGATTTCCTTGTTCATCAACTATGGAGATGTTGAACTTGCCTGTTATCTTCTTAACGTTGAACACGTCTTTGAACATCGCAGTGGACTCATTGTGGATGTTGACCTCATCAATGATGGAATTAACTATGTCAACCGTTATGAGCTCAAGATTAGAAATGAACTTCATGCAATCATCCTTGAATTTCTTGTGGATGAGTCTGTCGTCTATGATCTCTTCAACAATCTCTGCTGGAAGATCTCCAAACGTTTTCAGGTAACGAATCCTTCCTGGGCGTTGTAATAAGTTTTCGTTTATGTATAGCTTATTTGTCGTAAGCATGAATGCTCTTCTGCAATCAGAATTCAGTGCTCCATCCATTATGGTTAGCATGTCAGCTTCTTCTCCGAACACCTTCTCATATTCGTCTATGAATATGATGATGTCTTGTGGAATTGAGTTCAAGAAGAAATGGGATCCATCTATGAAGTGAGTCACCAAGATGATTGGCATCTTTAATTCGTTGCAAATTATCTTTGCCGTGACGGTCTTTCCAGTTCCTTTAACTCCATTGAAAAGCATTCCAAGATTTCCTTTAGTTGCACTGTAAGTCTTGGTTGCTCTTTTTACAAGCGCAGTTTCCAAACCATACAGCTTGTAATCGAAAGAAAAGAATTCTTCCTTCTTCTCGAGATAGAATCCGTAGATGTCTATTTCAAGAGTGTACACAGCATTTTCCAATTTTGGTTGCTGCTTTGCAAGGTCCTTGAGCCTGAACACGTCGCCGTTCTCATGCCAAACCTTGTCTACTCTTATACGGCGTTTTCCTCTTGGCGGTGCGTATTCCATTTTTAGTGCTGAAACATTTACTTCTCCTGTTTCTTCTGCTCTTGTGCCCATAATTTATATTTGTTTTAGTGTTAGTTTTCCGTCTTCGTCTCTTTCAATTGAATCTTTTGAATAGTAGCCATTTCCAATTTCGTAATCCTTTCCGTCTGTCATGAATACGTATTGTCCTATTTTAGGATCATTCTCGTTTTCAAATCTTGCTGCCATCTCAGGTAAAACCCATATCTTCTTCTTGATGGCCAATGCAATCTTCCTTAGTGCAATCTCATCAAGCGTTATGTCAAGGTCGCCAAACCAAACCTTCTCAAGTTTTCCATCAGACTCAGCGACTATGTTGGCGTTGAATACTGCTATGCTCTTTGGATTTTGTTTTCTATAACCAGACTTGCTTCCTGAGATCATTCTTCCATTTATTCCTAAGTGCTCAAGAAATATTTTATCCGTTTTCATTTGTCACATGAGTTGCCGACGTTGCTAATAGAATCTGACTTCCAAGTATATTTTGCTTCCTGCGTGATTATCTTTGACGAATCAATCTGCCAAACATATTTCGTTTGCATGGTTTGTTCGTGTGCCTGTTTTGTTTTTTCTTGTTCTCGTTTTACCTTTCCATCGGAAATAATATCCAATCCTATAATAGAAACAAAACTTGCGGCGACTATTCCTATGATGTAAACTATTGCTCTATTATGTTCCATTACATTGTTGGGTTTTTAGGGGTTAAGAATCCACAGCTGTGCAACCTAACGAGATTGTCAACGTATGAAATTCCATTTTTCGTCAATTCATTTTCTGCTTCTTCTTTTCCGTTCATGCACACCCATAACGCGTATGGTTTATCTTCTTCATCTTGAGGATGAAATGCTCTTAGCTTTCCTCCAAACGCATTTATTGGAATTGCTATTAAATGTATTCGACTATTAATGTCTCTTAGCATTTGTTCAGCCTCAGGCAAACTTCCATTTCCTTGCTTCAGTTCATCTACAAGAATCTGTCCAACAAATCCAGCATGGTTGTTCTCCTGGTTGTTGACTGCCAAATTCATTCTATTGATTACGTCTTTCATTTGAAAATTTTTCTTATTCCATTATTTAATTTCTCACACAGACCTGGTTCAACCTCTTCAGGAAGATTAAAATTGTTGTCATACAGAGTTTTAAGCTCCTTCAACTTGCTGTCGCAAGTGTCAAGCAATTCTTGCAATGAAACTTCTCCCTTGCGTATCTTAAGAAGCTCAGTGGCTTCCGGCCTGCGTGATACAATTCCTTTTCCAAGTGCAATGTCCGTTGCCATGTTGATAAGACGTTGCATGTGAAGCATATTCTTTCCATCAATCTTTTGTTCGTGACCTTGAACGTCCACCCATCTCGCTTCATTCTTTTCTTTTAACCACGTTTGATAAGATCTGTATTCATCACAATGCAGCATCCAAGCGCTTTCATTAAACATTAAAACTGCAACAGGCTCTGCCTCTACGGAAACTTCTGACACTCTCAAAGATGTCGATGACTCGTCATCGTTGGTCATTCCTCTTCCTTCGCCCACATATATTCCAAAGTTGTGGTGAGTATGTGGAAGTCTTACAAGACCTATTTTTGTTGAATCTATTAATGGATTCTTATCAAGCCATTCTTTAATGGTAATGGTTCCTTGCTTATAGGATACGTAGCAGAAATCAAGAATTGTTTTTCTCTCAAATCTTTCCTTTTCCCAATTCTGTTTCTTATTTTTTCCATGTGCCTTTGCGGTTTGCTCCATTGCATATCCGCTAAAACTCAGGAATGATTTCTTTGTTATGAACTTCTTGTGATTGAGCAGTATGCTATCCATCAAAGGATGTTTGTATACAATGCAATCCTCAGGTATGTCAAATATCTCAAGCGAGTTAGGATTGTTCTTCTCAAGCATTTGAAGAAACTTTCTCAGCTCATAGAATTTCATCTCACATTCTTTTCCATCAGGTAGTTCAAATTTGCCGGTCTCAACCTCTTCCCAATCGGGAGTGTAGTTAAGATCTGAGAAATCCTCGTCAGGCATTATGAATATTCCTTTGTGATCAACGTCAGAGTCAGGACGGTTTGTTCCATACATCTGCGAACCTGAGACGTACTCCAAAAGAATGAGGCCTTTTTTTCTGAGATCATCAACGGTGTATCTCCGTTTCTTTATTTTATTTTCCGTCTTTGCTACCATGGTAGTTTTCCAAAATTGTCTTTATCGTTTTGTTTCATTTTTCCAGACTTCACCAAATCATTCTTGGCTGAGTCAATCACCATGCACGCAACATTCGTGCTGTCGGAGTGGTAGTAATATAAAAATTCTCCAAGTCGTTTTGCATCTGACTTAAAAAGAATCTTCAATGCTTCACCGCGAAATTCTTTTGCGACGAGCTTATTCACTATCTTCTCTAATTGGATTTTCAGCTTGCTGTTCACCACGGGTGGCTTTGGCGAATTCTTAATTTTGGCCAAAGCTTCTTTCATGGTATAAACTTTCTTTCTCATCAGTGATAATTAGAAACAAATATACTAAGAAAAAAGAAAATAAAAAACCCGCTTATCAGCGGGTTAATTAATTATGATTTAGGTGTTTCTGTGACTGGATCTTCTTTTTTGACCTCGACGAATTCTGTTGGTTTTACTAAGGTCAACTGTATCTTGTTGTTGGGGTCATTCTTATCAATGATCATGAGTATCAAATCCTTCTCTGACCATTCATTCATGTAGACCGTAACTTCTTCAAACGATAGAGAACCGTTATGTCCGAGTTCTATGACTGCGGTGCCTTTTACTTCTTTTTGAATCTTGAGTTGAGCTGACATAATTTGCTTTTAAAATAGTTAATCACTGCGAATATAGGATTAGTTCCCGAGAAATAAAAATATAGACCAAAAAATAGTCCCGCTACACAATAGAAGATCCCAGTAGCTTTCCAATAGCTTCCTGTCGCATCCAGTGCCATTTTGAAAAGTACATCGAAGCCAAAGGGATTGAAAAACATTCCCAACATCAGGCAGAGGATCGCTATTTTTTGTCTGCTCACTTAAACTATCGTATTCCATTTATGTTTGTTACTCCGTAGAGTGTTTTGTTTTCAACCTATATATTAGTACAACCAGGGTTTTTCCGGAGAAACTCCAAGATCTTTACATGAGCAAGCAAATTTTCCATCCTTAAACGTCATCACGCAATATCGGTCTGGATCATCGTGCAGATTAAATGTCTCGCCATACTTTTTAATCATGGCTTCATCTTCACTCATTAGCATTTCATGCTTTTGTTCGTCTGTGTACTTGTCTGCTTCGATCTTGTTTGCTATGGCTTTTGATTTTAATTCCATCATCTTCTTTACAGTCTCATCCTCGTTAGAAGAAGCAAACACAAGTTCCTCAATTCCTTCATAACCGCAATAAACAATTACGTTTATATTCTTCTTGTCTTGATGGAACAAGTTCAATTGTGATGGATTGATCTGAGACTCGTTGTTTGAAAGTTTTGAATTTTCCCAAGGATAAAAATCCTTTATTGCTTGTGTGTTCATGCTCTGTTGTTGAATATTATGTTGTTCAATGGAATTCCTGCCTTGACGAGAGTTTTATAATCTATGGCAACAATTAATTCAATCTTCATGAATCCATTTTTAGGATTGTAATCTGTCACCTTTCCAACCACTTCATTTGAGTCATAGGCAGAATAGACAGGTCCATCGACTACGTCTCTCTTTAATAAGCCTGGGTCCGTTTTCACGAAATATTTATTTATCATGTGCATGCTTGAAGAATTTAGTTTAAACAGAATCCCTTCTTGATGTTCACTGCTTTGCCCTTTACTATAAACTCTATCTTTTCCTTTTGACATTGTTTTGCTTTTTCTAAGTAATCGGATGTAGGAAGTCCTATGACGCGTCTCACGGCAGTTAGTCTCTCGTACAAATCCAAGTCTATTGTAAATTTATCAGACATTCTTCTTTAGTGATTTCTTCTAAAGTATCTATCTCAGTTATGTTTATGAATCTCGTATGGTCCCAAGATATTTCTTTCCCACTTGGAAGATTTCCCCCATGGATTTCTTCTAACAAATATCCATCATGTCCTTTGCTTTTAACCACTTCCCTTACGGTGTATTCTTCCATTTGTATTGGACGTTCTTTGACGAACTTCATTGAATTTTCTCTAACGTTAGAGAAATCATCATTAATGCACAAGACTCTCATGTTTCGGTTGTGTTATTTCTATTAATTTATTTGCTACTTCCATTGTTGCTCTTACGTCGCCTTCACAATATGTTTTGATCAGTTCAACTCCCTGTTCTCTCCAATAAGAACCATGTACCATTGAACCTTTTAATTCTCCTTTTGGAGTTTCAACATCGAATATTGCGCTCATTGTATCAAGCGACGTAAAGCTTTCCTTCCATGAACCATCGCTCCATACTTTAGCGATGTCAAAGAACTTAGTTTCCCATGGTTTCTTATCCCAAACGCTTATGATGTTTGGCGGAGTTATTCCGTTTGCAAGCATTCTTTTCCAAAGAAACGGTATGTCGAATCTTTCAATAGTGTGACCTCCAAGAAACATTCCTTTCTTGTCTGCATTGTTCATCACACCTGCACATTTTGTGAGTATTTCTTTTTCATTGAAGCCATAAAAAGAAGTTATTTTCATGTTCATTTCAGGATCATAATATCCAAAAGAAGCACATATAACTTTTCCATATTCAGCGTGTAATCCAGCTTTGTTTTCCCACAGTTCGTTGAGTGATAAATCACCGTTGCTTTCTTTATATTTCTCTTGCCACACCTCCCATAATTTTCCCATGCGAGGATTGTCTCTTAAGAACTCATCGTGTGTTGAAGATCTTCCAACAGTTTCGATGTCAAAGAATAAAATCTTTCTAATGTTAGTATCCATGTTTTTAAGTTTATCGTTTTATTAGTGAACACGCTAATGGTTTCAGAGTCTTTGTAACTTATTGAATATCAATACTTTAAAATGATTGTTTTTATAGGTGGAAATTAGTTAGTATATTTACATTGATAACAACCAACCAAAAGATGAATAGAAAACACAAAAAAGGCGATGTCTTAGTTTTATCTCCTGACGTCCAAAAAATAAGGAATGAAATCCTCGGCAAATGCGAAGATTTAAGTCCATTGGTAAACAAGATAGTTGAATTTGAAATCTACGATTCAATTCACATCAAGAAGCAAAATGAAATTCACATGTGCCGGGTGATCGGACAAAAATTGCCTCCACGAAAAGGCGAAACACCTTTGCCAATAGACATCAGAGAATTTTTAATTCCTGAGACTGCACTAATCACCGCGAAAGATCATTTAATACACCTCACGAAAACAACAGAGCTCCAAGGCATTTACAAACATCTTATAAAGAATGCAAACAAGGATTTTGATTACTTGTTGTTTTCGCTGGAAATTTCTCAGCAAGCGCAAGGTGGCGCAAGATCTGGAATTGAAAATTGCGTAGGAAAAGAAATAGTAGAATTGTCCATGAGCATTTTTCCTAATGCAAGGCTTGGCGACATCATACCAGAAGAATATTACCAAAGATTTAATCAACCAAAATAAAATGGCAAAAGCAACAACAGTCGAAAATCAAAACGGAGGATTAGATCTTCTCGTTGAGAAAGATGCTGGTAATGAAATAAGAATTTCTACTGGCGACGAAAAAAACAGTTTAAAGTTCTGGCAACACATGAAAGAATTGTGTGAAGGAGCTATTCATGAATTAAAAGACAAAGAATAATATGACAATATATCATGGTACGGACAAAGAATCCGCAGAAAAAATACAACAGGATAAAATCCTGAAAGGCTCAGGAAGTTTTGGGCCTGGAATATGTCTCACACTCGAAAGAGCATTAAACTATTCAGCAGTCAAATGTGGAAAGCATGGTCCACAAGCAAAAAACATTGGACGAATAGTAATGATCGAAAATATTCCATCTCAAATATTGAACACCGCTTCAAAGGATGCTCCTGAAGGTTTCACTCTTAACGATGAGTTTGGAAAACCATCAAGAGGATTGCATTTACAAAAGGTGAGAATCCTATCCATCAAAGAAGCACAATGCATGATGTCAATGGAACATGAATTTAATAGCAATTAAAAATGCAAAAATTTGAACGAATAGAAATTTCTGAAGAAAGAGCCAAACAGCTTGGAACAGATGAGGTGTGGGTAAATGAAACTCATCAGGTAATTGTTTACAGAGATCCTAAAGAAGCTCCTGAGCTTCCACAAAATTCAAATCCAAAAGATTGGCCAGCGATGATTTGGCTATCAATAAAACGTGTTGACAGGGAAGCGATGCATGATTGGAGAGAACTACAGGAAATAAAGAACATGATCGTCGGCCCAGAAAACGAAGCAGTAGAAGTTTATCCTGCTGAATCAAGATTGGTTGACACTTCAAACCAATATCACCTGTGGGTTTTTGCTGACAAGGAAGTAAGATTTCCATTTGGATTTACTTCACGAGGTGTAGCTGATCCTGAACTTGCCGAAAAGATGGGTGCAAAACAAAGACCGTTTAATAAACATAACTAATGAGAGTAAAAACAAAATATGGAAATGGCACCTTGATTGGTGTTTCCTCCAACGGTGGAATAAATTTAAGTTTTAAAGTATTATTGGACAATACTTTTCCTTCTGATTTGCCTGAAGAAGAAAAAGAATTAAATGAAATCAAGAATGCTGAAAGCAGGATATACAATTGTTTATCTGTTGATGTATTAACTGATGATGGACAAGTAATAGAACTTGGAAAAGATATAATAATTAAATTTGTAAAATGATGAAAGAGTCAGAAAAATTAAAACAACAATCAGCGGAAGAAGATAACGATCTTATTGCGATGGGTATTGGAAAGAAAATCATCCGCGAAGAACGAATAGAAAAGTTCGAGGAGAAATGGTTGAAGAAATTTCAATTGAAGTTTGGGGATAACATTAATTGGGTTCCTACAATGTATTGTTATAGAATTAATGATAACGGAAAGATAATTGATTTCTATCCAAAGGCCAACAAGCTATTCATCAAAGAAAAGAATAATTGGGTTAAACCAGGATTAAAATTTTTAGTTAAAATGTATTTCACCGCTGACGAAATCAACGCTGCAATATAAAGAATTCGCTATTTTTTTGTATTTTTACTTAGTATGCTTACTGATAAAAATCCAAAATTATGGCAACACTACTGAAAGAAAAAACGAGGCACGTATTCATAAGTGCAATGAATTTTGTTAGAGTTAGATTATTTGAAGGAACAGAATTAAATACGCCTGAGAAAAAAATCAGGGATGAAAAGGAAAAGGAAAAAGCTTTAGTTCATTATGAAAAGATCATGAAGAACATTGGTACATGTCAAAATAAATTGCAAATTGATACAGCTCATGTAATGATAGATCAATTTTATTCAAGATATGGAAGACTGTGCCATGATAAGTATTTGAACCTACAAGAGAAGATGAATGAACGCAAAGACCAATTATGCATGTACTTTTAATGTAACTGCTTGATTATCAATAAGTTATATTTCCATTATTTAATGGAAATATTTTTATTTATGGCTAATTATTAGTAATTTTATAGTAAATAAATCAACCAAATATGGCAACAAAATCATCAACAATGTCCGGCGAGGACATTAAAAAAACAGCGATCGATAAAGGATTAAAGGTCGCAATACTCGTATGTGTGTCAGATGACAACAATAACAAGTATTTCAATATGTACGAACAAGGAGATGGAACTTACATGGTAATCCGCGGAAGAGTGGACGTTACCGAAATAATCGAAGGTCCATACCCAATGTCAAAATGGGATGTTCATTACAAGGACAAAACAAAAGCAAACAAAAAACCAAAACCTTACACTGATCAAACTCATTTGTTCTCTGAACAAAAGAAAAGCGATGGTGCAGGAAAGAAAAAAGAAAAATCATCGAACTTCCATTCAAAGAGAACTGCAATGGTAATTGATTTCGTGAAACAACTTCAAAAATTCGCAAATCAATCGGTAGAAGAAAACTACACGGTATCAGCCGCAAACGTTACTAAGAAGCAAGTTGATTTCGCTCAACAAACTTTAAATCAAATTAGCGACATGGTTAAGAAAGGCGCAGAGGTTGGTCCAATCAATGACAAACTAATGGAGCTTTATCAAATCATTCCTCGTCGTATGAAACATGTGAATAACCACCTCATCATTACAGATGAAATGGAAAAAACACTTGGTAAAGTTGAGAAGACCGACAAAGAAAAAATGAAAGAGGCGAAAGCTAAAACATATTCAATGAAGATTAAATCTGATGCCGAGTTACAAAAAGCGCATGACATGATTGCCGGTGAGCAAGATACTCTTGACGTTATGGCAGGTCAGGTTGCTGTTGAAGAACAGGAAAAGAAAGATCACGTTGAAACCCCAGGTGCTAAAAAAGAATACGATTTATTGCACGCAATGAAACTTGATATGGAAGATTGCGATAAGTATGAAATTGCAATGCTTAAGAATATGCTTGATCAAAACGCTAAAGCCGGCCACGAAAAGAATTCAAACCTTTTCAAACGTGCATATCGCGTTAAGAACGATAGCACTGAAGTTGCTTACAACAATTTCATGGGTAAAGTTAAAAACAAGAAGAAGGAATTATTGTGGCATGGAAGTCGCAATGAAAACTGGTGGAGCATTTTCCAACAAGGTTTAGTTCTTCGTCCTACCAATGCAGTAATCACCGGTAAGATGTTTGGTTACGGATTATATTTCGCTGACAAGGCGCAAAAATCCATAAACTACTCTTCTTATTCTGGAGCATCACGCTCTTACACAGGGGGTTCATCAAGGAATGCAATTCTTGCGGTATATGAAGTTCACCAAGGAGATCAATTGGTAATTAAACGTCATGAGCACTCACACTCACAATTGACTGATAAACAAATGGAAAAACACGGTAAAGATTCTGTGTTCGCTCAAGGCGGTTATGACCTTGTGAATAACGAATACATTGTGTACAAGCAACAACAATGTACTATAAAATATCTTGTTGAAATTGGGAACTAATGGAAGAAAACAAAAACGATATAGAAGAAATCGACGGTGTCCAAGAAGAGAGGGGTGAATTCCCTCCCTTCTTTGGCTTGTTTAGAATGACAAGATTTGAACGTGTACTTCATGCTTCCATCATTGGATTAATTGGAGCAGCATTCATCGCATACACTCTGTGGAGCAAAATCATTCCAGGACAAAACCCAACTAAGGAAATGCTACAGATGAATGATTGGTATGTTATACCATGTTTCGTATTATCTGTTTTGCTTCTGTTGTCTGGATTTCCAGTTGTAATGAAAGACAGAAGTTTTGGAAACATGATGCTTCAACAATTGCTTAGATGCTTCATGGCGATAATATGGATGGTCTTATATTTTGAAGCAAGTCAAATATTATTCATAATTTTTTACAGACACTTACCAGCATGAGTAAAGAAAAACATAATCATAAGGAAGGCTTTGAATGTGAAGCTTGCAAAATTGGAATGAAAGCAATGAAAGAAAAAGAAGCTGGATTCCTAAAAAATCCAGGTTGGTTCGCTCATTATGTTCCAGATCCTACATATCCAAATGGAATGAATGTGCACACCCACGGTCTTGAAGAAAATTTCAAGCATCTTGATTTGCAAATATGTCTTGCTATGGATCAACGTATATGCCATCAAATTTTAAACAATGCCATTGGAGAAATAAAGGCAGGAAAGAAATTTGAGGCCGGAGAAAAATACGATGATGTCATTGAAGCAAGTCCAGCATACAAAGACCTTAAACTAAAGGTTCTTTTCCTTGAAGCCGAGGAAGGTGGAAGAAAAGTTCTTCGCATGATTTTTCCTGAAAAAGATGGAAGTTTTATGGGGCAAATGTCATCCAAACAAATGGAAGGTTGTAAGGTTCCAGAGGATTTAATCTTATATTATACGTTATGAATTCACACCTATTGATGACAGAAACTTCCAACATAGATTGGAAAGAAAACAGAGTTATTGACAATGATAAGCTTGAAAAAACGGTTATTCCATGGGAAGATAACATTGAGGTAACCAATGGTCTTGATGGAGAAAAGAAGACAATTAAGATGAAAACTGTGTCTTTATATGAACATATTATGTTAAAAGATGGAAAAAAATACAAAATATTGCACATGTTATCAAAATAATGTGTAATTTAGCACTATAATTAAAATTAAAATAATAATATAAACAACAAAAAAAGAAACAATTATGAGTACAACAGCCACAAAAAAAATCGACAAGGATGCTGTTTTTAAAACAGCAGTTAAATTAATGACTGACAATGGAAAAACTTCTTCATTGGAAGTAAAAGAAGAATTACGTAAAGATGGGTATTGGGCAAAACAAGAACCCGTTCGTGATTTGCTTCGCGAATTAAAAAGTGAACACAATTGGAACGTGAATGATGTTGGTCACATTGAATATTCTCTTCCAACAGCAACATCCGCAGCAACAACCGGTCCTTCTCCAATTGAAGGTGACATCATCGATTTAATCGTTGAGACAACCAACATTGACGAAGATGATGTTGAAACTACAAGCATTCTTACTACAGATCTTTCAATGGACCATCTTGATATTATTTCATTGCAAATGGCCATCGACAAAAAATTCAGTGTTGACTCTTCTAAAGATTGGAACAATATCAACACCGTTGACGATGTTATTAAGTTGGTGGAAAAGCTTACAGCCGGAACTCCTTTTGCGAAAGCTCCAACTACTTCTTTACATTCAGTTATGAATCCAAAAACAACTGGAAAACCAAGAAAACCAAAAATGGTTATTAATGATTCTCAAAATCCATCAACGGATCCTCGTGTTACAATCAACATTGATTACAAGAAGATTGTTACAGGCACGAAAGATGCCAAAGACACATGTGATGGAAAAGACTGGTATGTTTCTAACAAAGGAACTGATCCGGTAATTTATGATCAAAAATACAATTCCAACAACGTGAGAACCGTATATGCTCGTTTGAAAGGAATTAAGATACAGGAAGTTCGCGCAGCTCGCGTTGAACATCTATAGGAAAACGGTAAACCCATGGTTGCCATGGTTGGTTGTCCTTTGGGTATTATCGTGAAAGGGTGGGAGGAAACTTCCACCCTTTTAATTTTCCATGACTTTAAGAAGTATATAGCTTTAAATAACCAACACAGTCATGGCCAAAGCAAAAGCAGCCTCCACCAACTCAGTAAGGGCTTTAAACAGTTCAAAGAAGAACAGACCCGGAGTTCATTCCAAAAAGAAGAATTCAAGTCTTAAATCATCTAAAAACTATAAAAAGGCATATAGAGGACAGGGTAGATGAAACATTGTTTTGAGATTAGGGTATAGCTTTAGAAGGTTGCATCCAGCAAAAACAACTATCGTCTATGGCTTCGGCCTTCGATGATCCTACGACCTAAGCAATCTGTGTTAGTTTCATTTGTTTTATTTTTATTAAAAGTGTAAGAGTCCAGGCCCCGTAAGGCCTGGATTTCTTATTTTTCTTATAAGTAGATTATTGGTATATTTGCATTATAATGCAGATACCTAAAGACATAGCAGAAATTCAACAAAAATTCATCGCCGCTGGAAAAGAAATTTTCCTCGTTGGTGGATGTGTTCGTGATTTCAAGCTTGGTCTTGAGCCCAAAGATTTGGACATGGCAACCAATGCCTTTCCAGAAGAAATTGAAACCATCCTCAAAGGAGTTGAGATGGACCTTACAGGCAAAAGTTTTGGAGTCATGCGGGTTCGCAGTGAGTTCGATCCAAACGGATACGAAATTGCCACATACAGAGAAGATGAGAGTGCTGGAAGAAAACCGACCGTAAAGATCGGATCAACCATGGAAAACGATGCGTGGAGAAGAGACTTCACGATCAACGCTCTTTACTATGATATTTCCAACAAGACTATAATTGATCACACTGGCGGGCTCAATGATTTAGAAAACAAAATCATTCGTGCTTGTGGCGATCCTGCGAAAAGAATTAACGATGATGCTTTGAGAATGCTTAGGGCAGTTCGTTTCAAAAATACTATTGGTGGAACTATTGATGTTGACTTGCATAATGCAATGTTGGCCAATCCTGTTTTACAAGGTCCAGACAAAGATGGAAATATAGTACCAATATCACAGGAGAGAATAGCTGAGGAATTCCTTAAAGGTCTTTCCAAAAGCTACAACATGGATCTCGTTGACCAATATGTGAAAGATTTAATGACATACCAATTTCTTGGACAAGTGTTCAGAGGACTTCACGTAAATGATAATTTTACATGCAACTCAAGAAAGCCTGAGATAATGATTGCGGATCTTTTACGTTTTAATACGAATCACAAGGATTTATTTAATAAGCTTGTTTATGATTGCAAATTCAGTATTGATATTGCCGAAGGAGTTATTTTTCTTTTGAGCCTTGAAGATATTGATGAGGACAAAGTGTACAAGCTAAGAAAAAGAATGGACAGCAAAACCAAATTAAATAAGGATGATCTTATTATTTATTCAGGTTTAATGGTAGAGAATGGAATGATTGGAAGAGTTGCTTATGTACATGCATTCACTAAATATTCCATAACAACAAGCGGAGATGAATTAAAAGAAAAGGAAGGATTTGTTGATGGAGCAGAACTTGGAGCAGAGATAGCAAAAAGAGAGAAAAACAATTTTTTAAAAATATTTACACAATGAACGAATCAAAAGACTTAAAAAGTTTAATAGCATCCTTGCAGGAAGGAAGCGAGTTTTGTGATTTCATGATAACAAAGCTTCTTCACATGGATGGGTCCACCGATGCCGATCTTAAAAAAGATTACAGAAAACTCTTTAAAGAAGGAGGAGCTGATGCTTTTAAAGATGACATGAAAAATGGAAAGAAATTAAAGTATACAGAAGAAGAGCTTGAAATGATCGAGGAAAAAATAAATGAAATTTTTCCAGAAGGTCATGAGCCACTCACAACAACAATGATACCATTCGGTTTTTATCTTGGACAATTATTAAGAAAGAAGATACCAGGTGCTGAATGGAAAGTGACAGATGAGGTTAACAAGAAAAACAGTATATGGGATGTCTTTATTGAATTTAAAAATTCTGACGGATATACCATGCAGGCTAAACCGTTCATGCGCGTTGATAAATTTTGGAGAAGGAGAGAAGATAAGATGTCAGCATTCGTTAAGATGATTGAAATGACATCTGAAATTAAAATGGATCCTGAGTATTGGAATAAACGCGCAGATGATGAAGGTTGGATTGAAACCGCTAACGAAATGTCGTTCAGGGTTTTTCAAGGAAGCAAGAAAGATAAAATAGATGGAGATTTCTCTAAAGCAAAGGGAATGTTTCATAACGGAAAATTTGGAGATGGAAAATATTAATAAAATAAAAGACATACACTCGAGTGATGCCTATGGAATTCTGGTAGAGACTGGATGTGGTCTTGCGGTATCTAATGAATTGCTTGAAGTCAGCGGTGCATCTAATACGGTTTATTTTGCTGAATGTCCATACAGCAAGGAATATCAAACATTCAAGTATGGCGAAACCAATGCGAGAGCGGTTTCAATGGAAAACATAAAGCACATAATGAATTATCATAAAGCTTTAGATAAACCAGAAAACGTTAACTTCATTTATGCTTCATCCTTTCAAGTAGGAGAACACAACGATAAATCAACTCATGGATGGATAGGTCTTTCATTAAAAGAAGATGACAGACGTTATTTCCACATCTCAATACATGAGTCATTAACACGAAAACAATACATCGATAAAATATCTAAGATAGGAATTGACATTTTACATTTTTACATAAACAAATCAACTGGTACAAATTTCATACCGAGCAATTGTTGCATTGACATAGTACTTAATGGAAAAGGTGAACAGGTCAATTTAACTGATATGTTTGTTTCTCTTAGATATGAAGACGATGAAAACTTCTTATGCTTCAAAGAAGGAAAATTAGTTAGAATGGAAGATCTTTTCAGAGATCAAAAGAACATAGTATTATTCAAGGGAAGCTTTAATCCAATCCATGCCGCTCACATACACACTGCACAATTAGCAAAGGATGAATATGGAATTGAACCTGTGTTTGTTATTAGTTCTTCAGTGTATCAAAAAGGATGGATAGAACCTGAGGATCTTAAGAACCGAGTGGAAACATTAAACGAACTTGGCTATCCTGTTATAATAACTAAAGATGGTTACTTTAACAAGAACACGTCCTATATTAGACGTAAATTCAAACAACCTTTGATATACGTAGTTGGTTCGGATACATTAAACAGAATATTGGAAAGCTCATATAACATTTTAAATCCAGAACTTAGCGAGAGATATAATCATTACGTCAATCAATTGATTTCCATGAAGCCTGAGAATGAACTGATAACAGACGAAGAATTGGATGAAATAGAAAAAATGGCATTACAACATTATTTAAGAAGATTCAAAGAGGATTTCAAAGATGTAAAATTCTTCGTTGTAAATAGACCAGGGAGCGAATTGCACGAAGATGCAAAACGAATAGAAGAATTTTATTCAATGGTTGAAGAACATCCTGAGTATTTCCATATAAGCTCAACTAAAATTCGTGCCATGCTTATAGCTGGAGATTATGAGACAATTAAAAAATTGATACCAGAAAAAATATTTGAAAAGTATATTAACCAAAAAACAAACAACCATGTCAACAACTAAAACAAAAAAGTCAAAGAAAGAAAAAATTGAAATCAACAACTTCACAATCCATCGTTCGATGGGAGAGAGTTTTGATTGGAAAAAACTCGATCTTAAAAAGAAACACATTGAAGCTCTTAATGAAATAGGAAATTCAGGAAAGTTAAAAGGCAAAAAAATAACCATCAGCGAATACTTTGAAAGGTATCTTAATGGAAAAGGTCTTAAACACGAAGTGACATCTATGAAATCCAATAACATGGAATTTACAGACACGCTTTTAATAACAAGAGTTAAAGTAAATTAAAAATTAAAACATGGCAGCTTTTTACATATTGTTAGGAGTTATGTGTGGAGTAGTTGGAATTTTCATATTCGGTTATTATGCTTCAAAGAAGGATAACAAAAAATTTGATGCAACCGAAACAATGAATAAAACTGTAACTGAAAGCTCAGGCCCAATTTGGCCTGAGCCTGGTTACATGAGCGAACCTATATGGCAATCAACAAGGATTGAAACAACGTTCGTCAATGCTGGAAAAGGTTCAGAAAAAAAGTCAGACAAGAATGCAAAAGAAAAACCTCTTGAAGACCAATTGAAAGAAGCTCTTGAAAATGAATGGTACGAAAAGGCTGCAGAAATTAGAGATAAAATTAATAACGCTAAAACCAAATAAATGTATAACATAAAATACCCGGTCGCATTCCACCCAGTGGATATGGCCATAACAAGAATACACGAAGGAAGAATACAAGTTCTCCTTGCGCAAAAAGTAAAAGACACAGAAGGTGGAGCTAACATTGTTAGATTCCCTGGAGGTTTCCTTGATGTGTGTGACTCGTGTGCTGAAGAAGCAGCATTGAGAGAAGCAATGGAAGAAACAGGAATGAGATTTGGAAACTCTGCTATGGCAGATTATTTCATCGGATACTTTGCTAAGAAGAAACCATTTACCGATAAGTTGAACAAACTTATAGAATCAAACGGTGATGCAAAGGAAATAACTGAAACCATCAACCAATTGCATGCAATCAAAATATCCGATGATGCTTTAGCATGGTTGAGAACAAGAACAACTTACATTGGTTCAACTAAGATTGATGATGCAAGATATGCTGACACAGATCACAAAGTAATCACAAGCTTTTATGAGCTACATCCAAATCCAAAATTCGATAAGGATGGTGAAGGTCCATTTGATGACATCGCAAGAACAAAATGGTTTTTCCTTTCAGACATTAAAGAAGAAATCATGCACAAGTCGCATGTTCCATTGTTCAACATGTTATTTGAAAAATACAAAGCAGAGAGACTTGCAGACAACGTGTTTAACGCTGCTGAAGAGGTATTCAAATCAACAGAGGAAATGTTCAACACCTTCAAAAAAGAAACTGATGAGATTTTTGATGGAATAAAAAAGAAAATGCCTGAATACGAAAAGAAAGTGGATGAAGCAATGCAAGGCATGGGAAAGAAAATGGATAAGTTCTTTAGCGGTTTAGAAGATATTTTAAAATCTTAAATCATGATAGACATCACAAAACTAACAGATGAGGATAAGGACCGTTGGGTTGCTTATACTGGAAAAGGACCCGACAATGAAGAAGTTGGAGCCATAAGTTCTTGGAACGACAAATTCATTTTTGTTAAGTATGTTTCAGGACAAGGTGGAACAGATAATGGAGTCGCTACAAAGCCAGAAGATCTAAGGTTCTTGTCAGAGGAAGAAGAGGAAGATCTTCCTGAATATTTGAATGCGCTTGAAGAAATGGAAGACGATGAAAACGAAGAAGAAAATTAACGTAATAAAAACAACAACATGAAAAGATCAACTAAACATTTCGGAGATTATTCCGATGCGGAGTTAAAAAGCATGAGTCCTGAGCAACTCATTGCTATCATCTTGGAAGGTCAGAACGATGATAACTTCATCATCATGACAGACTCTTACAAAATGACTCATCACCTGCTTTATCCTAATGGATTAAGAAGGGTTTACTCATATATGGAACCACGCGGCGGCGAAATGCCTTACACCGTATTCTTTGGATTGCAGTATTACATCAAAAGGTATCTTGCTGGAAGAAGAATCACCAAAGAGAAAATCGAAGATGCACGTCAAGCAAACATTGCACACTTTGGATTTGATTGCTTTGATGATACAATGTGGTATCACATATTAAATAAGCACGATGGTAAACTTCCATTGAGAATTAAAGCTATTCCTGAAGGAACTCCGATCGCTGTTAAGAATATCGTGATGGATATGGAAAACTTAGACCTTGATAATTGTGCAGCATTGACAAACATCACAGAAACATTGTTAATGAAAATCTGGGCAACATGTACTGTCGCAGCTTACAATAGAATCATCAAGGAATTAATAACAAAGAATCACGCGATCACTTCAGACCTTCCAGCATTCTTGATTGATTACATGCACCATGATTTTGGTTACAGAGGAACTTCATCAGAAGAGACTGCACGCTTAATGGCTGCGGCTGCAATGACAAGTTTTAAAGGAACTGACACAATGGGCGGTTTAAGCTTAATCAAGAAATATTATTCTCCTGATGGAGCAACATGGTCTGAATGCATGGCAGGTTTCTCTGTTATTGCGTCTGAACACTCAGTTGTTTGTTCATACGGTGGAAGACACAAAGAAGCGAAATCATACCTTGACATTATAAACAAGGTTAAGAACCATCCTAAAATTAAGATAGCAAAACCATTGAGCGGAGTAATTATTCTATCTTTGGTGTCTGACACTTATAACATCTACAATGTGTCTAAGAAAATTCTTAAACAATTGGAAAAAGAATTTATTGGATGGACAAACGATAACGGCATTCCAATTAAGATTGTTATTCGTCCTGACTCGGGAGTTCCTGCTAACGTGTTATTTGGATATAACGATGTTGTTAAAGGAATGGTTGCTGACAAAGATGCTTTAGCAGTAGCACCAATCGACCTTTGCAAAAGAGTTGCAGATGACATGTCGATAACTTTAGAAGAAGGAACAGAGCTTGTGACCAAAGGAGTATTTGAAATACTGTTCGATGAATTTGGATCAACAACAAACACTAAAGGTTACAGAGTATTCCATCCACAAATAGGAGTATTACAAGGTGATGGCGTTAAGTATACTGTCATCGATGAATTCCATGAGATCATGAAAACGAAAGAATACATGATAGACATCATGATGCTTGTTGTTGGTTCAGGCGGAAAAAATCTACAGGCTCACGATCGTGATGAACAAAAATGGGCAATCAAAGCAACTGAGGTTGGCATCGATAATGACTCAGTAATGGGTGGTATAGAAACAGTTCAAATAGAAAAAAATCCAATCACAGATCCTGGAAAGAAATCTAAAAAAGGAGATCTTAAGCTTGGCAAGAAAATGCTTAAGGTAGGCCCTGATTACGATTTCACAAAAGAATGGATGAACTTTAAAACCTTCCAAGAAGGTGAAGAAGGATTTGATACTGTAACAAACCTTTTAGTTCCTGTATTTGAAATGGGAGAAATCCTCGTTGAATACGATTTTGAAGAAGTGAGAGCGAACAGTGCGGTAGTATATCCTCAAATTAAAAAAACGGCTTTAGCCTAATATGGAAAAACAAGTAAAAATATCTCAGTCTGTTGCCATCTTGATTGATGGCAACAACATTGAGATCAGCATACATAAGGATGCAGAGAAAGATAACGTGATGTGTGATTTCGATAATCTCGTTCCCAAGCTTATTGGCGACAGATCATTAAATCGCTTGGTGTACTTCAGAGAAGGAAAAAGCATCTCGCCTAAATTGGCAGACAGACTCCATAAATTATTTTATGGAGTTGTTAAGCCATGCAGGAAGAATGCTGACATTCGTTTAACCATTGAAGCCATACAACTTGCAAACAAAGTGGACACAATAATAATTATGAGTGGAGATTCTGATTACATTGAGCTTGTTCAACATTTGCAATCACAGGGATTAAGAGTTGAAATAGCCGGAGTCCAATCAAGCACTTCAAAGTCATTGATTGAAGCGGCCGATTTCTTCCATCCAATAACTAAAGACGATTGGTTCACATTTAAAAATTAATTGAAATGAAGCAAGACGAAGAAGAAGACCAAATCATTTGTATTTGTTCAAAAGAAAATTCGGCTCATACCATTGGTATAAGAGTTCCATGCCGTGGTCCAGGCTGTAATGCTCAGCTTTGGCTGAGTGACAGCACTATTAATAGAATTAAAAAGGAAAAAACGGATGTTGATTTAACGAAAACACCTCCTACCCCATTGTGTATGGATTGTGGATTGAAGGCTTTGAAAAATTCAAAGGATTTTAAAATAGCTCCACCAACCACCGAACAGATGGAAGAAATATTAAAGGCAATGACAGAAATCGATGCTCAACAAAGATGACATAATCAAAGCAGCAGGAGTCCATCCATTAAAGGTTAAAAACATTTACGTGTTTGGATCTCGGGTATATGGAACCGCAACAGCGGACTCTGACTATGACATCATTGTTGTTGCTAATTCCATGGATGAAAAGAGAGAAGTTGTTTATAAGGATCTCAATATCCATATTCATACTCCAGATAAATTCATTAGAGATCTCAAACAGCTTGACATGCATAACCTCGAGTGCATCTTTGCTCCAGAAGGAGCAAAGATATTGGAAAAAGTAAATTATGTCGATGCTAATTTTAAGATCAATCCAGACCAAATGAAATATGCTGCAATGAGCCAATCATTCAACAGGTTTCACACGGCCAAGGTGAAAATTCTCGATGGAGATTTTCACAGAGGAATTAAAAGCTTATTTCATTCATTAAGGATATTATTGTTTTCGATGCAAATACTTCGTAATGGAAGGATCGATGATTTTTCAGAAGCTAACAAATTTTGGGCCGACATCAAGATAGACATTCAACTTACAAAAAATATCACCAACGAGGAAGAGATGTGGAGATATTTCAAAGATAAATATCTTCCACAAAAAATTGAATTAGAAAAACGATTAAAAGAAATGTAATATGAGAGTATTAGTAATGGGACCACCTGAAAAAGAGTCCATCAAAAAAGTAAAAGAATTCGCAGAGAGCCATGTTTTAAACTTCGATGATCTGCTTGATATTAAAAATGGCGCTGAACCTTTTGTTGGAAACAGAAAAGGACATTCTTGTATCATCCCGCAAGATTTCAGAATTGTGTTTTCTGTTGAAATGCATCCAAGAAAAGATGGAAAAGGATTCACAAAATTAAGAGTGATGTCGATGTCAGTTCCTGCTGAGGGAAAACTTCCGAGTGTTGAAGCCGTTCAAATGGTTTTACCTGAGCTTGGATTCACTTCAAAATTTGAAGACTCTTATGTTACAATGGAGAATGATGCAAAAGGAGAACCTGTTGCCATAGTAGTAATGGAAGAATTCAAATAGAATGAGACCTATAGATCATAACGACACCTTATTGTACTTTGAAGAAGAAACTGGTTTTCTTTATAAGAAGAAGAAATATAGCGGCGCAGATTATTTTTCTCCGTTAAATTTTTGTACTTTAGAGTGTACACCTAAAAAAGATAATCATGGCAACACAATTAACACCGTCAAAGAAGCAATTCAAGAACATACAGGAAATATACAACTACGCAGAGAACCAAAACGACAACCTGCACGTTGGGGACTTAGACCATACGTCAGCCTGCGAGATAGAACACCGAGACGGGTCCAAGTTTTATTTAACCAATGTTCACATGGAATTGGTACGGTTCACAACAAAAACATTCGACGAAACTGTGTACATAGCATACTCGGAACATCACCAACCACTCGTGTATATGGAATCGGACCTCGTGTCAGAACCAAAAATAATCCCATTAGGAAAGAAGAAGCTCGTAAAAAAGAAATAAGATTTCCAATATCACATGGGACGAGAAAATTTTAAGCTATTAATACGTAATTTAAGAACGATGGAAACAACATGCGGGATATTTTTATTCTTAAAAAACGGAAAACTGTTGTTGGGACACGTAACAAACACTCAAGACAAATGGAGCATTCCGAAAGGACTTCCGGATGATGGAGAAGAATTGTTCGATGCAGCCAAACGAGAGATGTTCGAGGAGTCAAACATAGAATACGATAAGCTTAAGATAAACACCATTGTAAACAACCAATATACTTATTATAAGAATGGAAAGAAGAAGCTGTTCTCATTAACAGTTCACACTCATAATGAGGAAAAAGATTTTGATTTGAAATGTCATTCTTTGGTAAATGATGATTTTCCTGAAATAGATGGATATAAATTTGTCACAATAAAAGAAGCATTGGATATGGACATCCAAGAAACACAAAAAGAAATATTAAGAAATATATGAATAAGCTCGAATATAGAATGTATGGAATAGTTCCTTACAACATTTCAGAAATACAAAAAGGAATCCAATTTGGACATGCTGTTGTAGAATACTCGTTGAAGTATTTTAAGAACGAAGACTTTCAACAGTGGGCCAAGAAGCACAAAACATTCATGGTTATGAATGGAGGAACAACCAATATGGGAGAAGGAACAATTCAAGGAAGACCCGATTGGATGGTTGAAGAACTTAAAGGGTCATTAAATAAATACGCCGATTTACTTTCCAAAAATAAAATCAAATGCGCTTATTTCTTTGAGCCAGACTTAAATGATGCTTTAACTGCCGCGGTATTTCTTGCAGATGAAAGAGTTTTCGACAAGATTAAATATCCTGATTATGTTCCTCTTTCTTTTGATTTAGCAAAAAATGATCCACAACACGAGAAAGAATGGGTCAAATCTATAGGAGGAAAACAAAATGTTTTCCTTCGTGAATTCATATCTAAACTAAGATTTGCATGAAAACGACAGACAAATACGTATTATTTTATACTGAGGTATTTTCTCAGTGGCATCCTTCCAATTTTGAAGTAGGAGGTAAAAAATTCTGCACAGCAGAACAATTCATGATGTATTTCAAAGCATTAACGTTCGGTGATCAAGAGATTGCAGACAAGATATTAGCAACAAATAGTCCACGTGAACAAAAGAAACTTGGACGCGCTGTTAAAGGATTTGATGCTGTTAAATGGAATGCAATAGCCAAGGAAGTTGTATTCAAAGGAAACAGAGCTAAGTTTCAACAGAATCCAGAAATGTTCGAACAATTAATGGCAACAGGACACAAAGAACTTGTTGAAGCTTCCCCTTATGATACTATATGGGGAATAGGCTTTGATGAAAATGCTCCTGAAGCTCTTGATAAGTCAACATGGAATGGAACAAATTGGCTTGGCGAAGTATTAACAAAGCTTAGAGATGTTCTTAGAAGAGAACAGACAATTCAAAACATAGTGAAACATGGTGAAGCTGAATTGGAAAAATTTGCCAGGGATTATCCAAATGACATAGGACGATTGTATGAAAGCTATAAAAAATTGAAAACACAATCTTGGTCTGAAGATTTTTTAAGAGGATATTTAGGAGCTATAACAGATTTAATTATTATTAAAAAAGGACATTGGGGAGACTCATTTGTAAAATAATGGGAAATAAAAACAGATTATACAGAAATACCGATGATTGTTTTATCGGTGGAGTTTGTTCTGGAATATCAGACAAGCTTGGAATAGATCCAACATACGTTCGTGTATTGTGGGCTCTTTTCATATTCCTATTTGGATATGGATTATTGTTATACATCCTCCTATGGATTATAATGCCTGAAAATGAAAACTAAATACGTCATAACTTTCCTTTTGAGCCTGACGATCTGTTTGTGTTCAGTATTGTATTTCCAATTTTATTGGATGTTATTCATGCCTTTATTGGCCACAAATTTATTTCTTCCATTCTATATGATGGATCTTAAATCGGTAGAAACAAAGATGGAAATAATATTCTTCTTCTTGGTTCCGTTTGCAAGCGTTTTGTGGATTTTTGTAGATGGACTTCCTGGAACAATTTCTTACTTTGGAGATAAATGGAAAGAATTGAAATGACAGCTTTATTAATCATATACATTATCGGTGCCTTGTTATTTCTATTCCTACTTTCATTAGATGCCAGCGCATTTAAACCTAAACATATAATACTAATAACAGTATTTTGGTTTCTGTGGTTGCTTTACTTCTTGGTCATTTCAGTGACGCACTTCAAGAGAAAATAATAGATATATAAGTCGTGAAAAGATTCCACGATTATAGCACATTCAACGGCCTTGAAAATCTAAAACAGATTGTTGCCAAGAAAGATCCTTCCATGAGCGAAGACCTCATGAAGGCACTATTTCCATTAAGAGATAAGAACATTGGCAAAACATTGAAGGACATCATAAAGAGATTTGAAAAATCCGCTGAATACGATACACCGAACAAATGGTTCAGTCCAAACAAGTATAACACTTTTATGGAATACTTTCAAAGAGGATTAACCGACAAGAAGAAAGAAGAAATAGAAGCAACCATAGATCAATATCTCATGGTCATGCCTTCTGAATCAAACATTGAATCAATAGGAAATTTCTCAGACACTTCATCGATATTAAGATTGAAGAAACCGACTAAAGACGTAGTTAAGGATTTAATGGATTTTGGAATAAGTGATGTGAGCACATTAAACTTTATAAGCCTAAAGCTTCTCAAATGTTATTACCACAGGGTGCATTGCCCAGTAAGCGGAACTATACAAAAGATAACATTCATTGGAAGAGAAGAACCGTTGTTTGGAGACAATTCCCTATGGGTGGTTGAATTCAATTCAGAAGAAGGAAGAATTTACATGCTTGTAGTTGGAGAACTTTCTATACAGGATTTTAATTTCAACTTCAAAGAAGGAGACAAGGTTAACAAATTTGAAGAGCTCGGAAAATTCAATTGGGGTTCTCAGCTCGTTTTAATATATGCAAAAGATTCATTCGTAAGCGAACCGTTGATCATAGAAAAGGAGAAATATTTTGTTGGTGATGGAATATTTAATAAGACAAAAATAGTTCAAGGCGATATTCTTAATTCAATGCCAATTGACCAGATAGGAAATGGACAAAGAAACGGAACAATATACGGAGATGATATTTTAAAAGCACCAACAGGAGCAAACATATTTTAATGGAACAAGCAAAGATCGATAAGATAAACAGCATAATCGCAGATGCAAAGAATAAAATTAAATTTCTTGAATGTGACGGTTCAACGAGAGTATTTGATTACCTTCTAACTAAGAATAACATCAAACATACTGTAATGGTTGGAACTGCATCACTGGAAGATAAAGAGATGCTACATTATTGGATCAAAATTGATGACATGATATTGGACCTAAAATCAAAGATGTGGTTTGGAGATGAAGCCTCAGAAGGATTATTCAAAACAAGCAAGGTCAAGTATAACGGTAAACCAATAGAGCTAAATACCTCCGAATTGATGTACCATATTTTAACAAGTTAAATTTTCGAGGCTCAAAAATATCTTTTATATTTGTTGCATGAGCAATGAATTAATAAGAATACTTAAAGACATAACACATGACAATGAAGAAAAAAGACTTCAAAAAGCGAGTGAATGTTCTGATGGAATAAGCTATTACAATTGTAATGCTTTACCAATGGTAGATCAATTAGCAAATGAACTTTCCAAGTTGTCTGAAGTTGAATTGTCATTGGCCTTAAGAATTCTCGTTAGAAAGACTCAGAAAAAGGCCCAGAAAAAATAAATTTTTTAGTTTCAGAAATAGTTCCTATATTTGCACTGATCATAGTTAAATGGCTTTATGCAATATATGTGTAGCTGTTCTACCTTCATCAGATGCAAGGACAAAAATTTAGGTGCGGTTATCTCCTTGCTAAACTATCGCATAGGTCAGGATTGCATTGAGAAATGCAATTGTATGGACAGACTTTAGGTATGATCATAATTTTAGAAACAAAAAAGGTATATAAGAATATAACAAGTCATGAAAACAACATTGTCATTAAGTCTAAGTTTGTCGCTATCCTTATCAGGATGGACTAACCGGGCTATGTGATAATTTCTGACTAATAAGAAATTTGAATGAACCCGGTGGAAACATCGGGTTTTTTATTTTATACACATGCCCATGTGGCGGAATTGGTAGACGCGCCGGTCTTAGGAACCGGTGCCTTTAAGGCGTGCAGGTTCGAGTCCTGTCATGGGTACAACGTGGTGAAAGTACATTCAGACTGTACCATCAGATTTTAGCTACTGATGAAGCATTTGTGGTGATGCTGCTGCGAATTGGTGAGATGTCCGAGTGGTTTAAGGAGCAACCCTGGAAAGGTTGTATACGGGAAACCGTATCGTGGGTTCGAATCCCACTCTCACCGCAAATAAAATGGAAGGTTGGTAGAGCGGTCTATTGCACCAGTCTTGAAAACTGGAGATCCTACGGGGTCCGTGAGTTCGAATCTCACACCTTCCGCAATTGGAGAGCTACTCAAGTTGGTTAAGAGGCGCGTTTGCTAAACGTGTAGGACGAGAAATCGTTGGGTGGGTTCGAACCCCACGCTCTCCGCAGAAAATTCTGCCCCCATGGTGGAATTGGTAGACACGCAGGACTTAAAATCCTGTGCCCTTAGGGCGTACGAGTTCGAGTCTCGTTGGGGGTACATAAATGCCGAGTTGGCGGAATTGGTAGACGCGCTGGTCTCAAACACCAGTGACGAAAGTCGTGTGGGTTCGAGTCCCACACTCGGTACAAGAAGAAGAATAAAATGGAAAATGATAAAAAATATTGCTTGGTGATGTTTCCTTATCCGTCTGGAGATGGATTGCACATTGGACATTGCTACAACTACTTGATAGTTGATAGCTATTGTCGTTGGATGAAGAGAAAAGGAATTGAAGTGTTTCAACCATTTGGTTATGACGCTTTCGGTTTGCCTGCGGAGAATTATGCGATCAAGCATAACAGAGATCCAAAAGAAGTCACCTATGAAAACATAGAAAATTTCAGAAGGCAGATGAAGAGATTGGATACTAATTATGAAGAGAAGTTAATTACAGCTGATCCATCTTATTTCAAATGGACACAATGGTTGTTCACAAAGATGTTGGAGAAGGGAATTGCTTACAAGAAATTTCATCCAGTAAACTTTTGTCCATCTTGCGCAACAGTGATTGCCAATGAGCAGGTGAAGGAAGGAAAATGTGAGAGATGCAATTCAGTTGTTGAGATGAAAAACTTGAATCAATGGTTCTTCAGAATAACAGACTACACAGATAGGTTGATCAAGAACTTGCAATGGTTGGATTATCCCGAGAAAACCAAGAAGCAACAATTACATTGGTTGGAGAAGATGAAAGAAAACAAGATCGATTGGTGTGTGTCAAGACAGAGAAAATGGGGATGTCCAATTCCTGTTGAAGGAGAGGAAGATACTTTGGACACATTTGTTGACAGCTCATTTTACTACTTGAGATTCTTGACGGATTCTGAAGATGAATTCTTGCCAAGAGAAAAATATAAGCAGGTTGATTTGTACGTCGGAGGAAATGAACATGCTTGCATGCATTTGATTTATGCAAGATTTGTGAACATGTTCTTGTATGACTTGGGAATTGTTGAACAAGAAGAACCGTTCAAGAAGTTGATTCATCAGGGAATGATCAAGATGAATGGAACAAAGATGTCCAAGTCTATCGGCAATGTTGTTAATCCGGATGGGTATGATCCAGATGAATTGAGATTTTACTTGATGTTCATTGGACATTATTTTGATGGCGGAGATTGGAACGATCAAAACATTGTTGGCATAAGAAAATTCTTTGCACGATGGGATAAGCTTACTTTTAGAGAAGCAAAGGAAGGAATTGAATCTATGGATTTGACTGAATTTGAAAACCAGATCGATGGTTATGTGAAAGCTTTCAAGTTCAATAAGGTTGTTAGTTCATTCATGGAATTTTACAACAATAATAGCAGCAGAAACTTTGACAAGGAAACCAGATTGAAGTTGAGAAGAATGTTGGAGTGTTTTGCGCCAACAAGATTTTCTAAAGATGAAAGGCCTCCAGTTGGCATGGATGAATTAAGAAGAAAATCCAATGAGTTGTCTGAGAACGTAAACAAGATTGAAGTAATGGTTAATAAAATTTTTAAAGATGTTGAACAAAAAGAAAATATCACCGGAATATCCGAGAATACCTCACTTGATGGGGAAGTCAAATCTGTATGACGATGACATTGAGATCAATGTTGAGTTAGGGTTTGATGCCTTTGTACAAGAGAAGGTTGATGGAGCAAACTGTGGAATCAGTTGGTTCGATGGACCCATTCTCAGAAACAGAACCCATGTGTTAAGAAAGGGATTTGAAAGAGACACTCCAGCAAAGAAACAATTTGTTCCAGCTTGGAATTGGTTGCATGAAAGAGAAGATGACTTGAAGGAGATGATGAAGAAGTGGAATGGACAGATAACTGTTTATGGAGAGTGGATGCTTGCAAAACATTCTATTGGATATGAGAAGCTTCCAGATTATTTTCTTGCTTATGACATTTGGTCGTGTGAAGAAAACAAGTTTGTTTCTCCGAAGGAATGCAAGGAACTTTTGAATGGGACTGGCATAAGATGGATCGAAGCAGAAAGAATAAGCATTCAATCGTTCTCTGATTTGAAGTCAGTTCTTGATGTTCCCTCTAAGTACAGAGATGGAATTAAAGAAGGAATAGTTATCAAGAAAACTGACGAAGACGATAAGTGGATAGAGAAGACTTTCAAGGTTGTTAGAAAAGATTTTGAAAGGGCTGATGAAAGCTGGAATAAGAAAAAGCTTGAAAAGAATAAGCTGATAAAGAGGAGTGCCTGAGTGGCTGAAAGGACCGGTCTCGAAAACCGGCACACCCAAAAGGTGTCGTGAGTTCGAATCTCACCTCCTCTGCATTTTTTAATTTGATGATTTTTTTGTAAATTCACTATCATGAATGATGAAGATAAAAAAATAAAGGGATCATTGTTTTTCTTGTACATCGGCAAGCTTAAAGAATTGGGTTTGATAGAAGGTGGCGCAGGAGATTTGACCATGAAAGGTTTTGACATTGCCATTGATGCCTATAACAGTGGACATAGATTGTCAGATGAGGAGATTAGTAATTTTCTCGAAGCCGCTCCTGGAATGGACGATGACGACACAATAGAGGCAGCATTTGGAATGATAGCCAAGATGCAAGAAATTGGATTTGATGGAATGAAAGAATTGGTTGAACGAGTAAAGAAAACATTATGAAAAAGAAATTAGTGGTGTTTAGCGGTGCAGGAGTTTCTGCTGAGAGCGGAATTCCTACATTCAGAGATTCAAATGGTCTTTGGGAAAACCATAAGATGGAAGATGTTGCTACTCCAGAAGGATGGGAGAAAAACAGAGAGCTTGTTCTCAACTTCTACAATCTTATGAGAACGAAACTCAAAGCAGTTGTTCCGAATAAAGCTCACAATATAATTGCAGAGCTTGAAGAACATTTTGAAGTTACAGTCATCACACAAAACATAGATGACTTGCATGAGAGAAGCGGCTCAAAGAAGGTCATACATCTTCATGGAGAATTAATGAAGAGCAGAAGCACATTTAATCCAAATCTAAAATACGAGTGTACTGGAAATATAAACATAGGTGACAAATGTGAGAAAGGTTCTCAATTGAGGCCTGACATAGTTTGGTTTCATGAAAATGTTTATCACCTTGACACTGCGGCTGAATTGGTAGAACAGTGCGATATTCTTCTTGTTGTTGGAACTTCATTAAATGTTTGGCCTGCAGCAGGATTGTTATATGTGACGAAACCGGAAACTGAAATATATTGCATTGATCCAAAAACAGTTGTTGGAAGTGATATTCAAGTTACTCACATAAAGAAGAAAGCGAGTGAAGGGATGGAGAAATTTAAAAAGATTATTCTCGAGAAAAAAGATAAGAAAGAAAATTGCTGTTTATAATAATGCCCAGGTGTTGGAATTGGTAGACAAGCACGGTTGAGGGCCGTGTGCAGTAATGCGTAGGGGTTCGAGTCCCCTTCTGGGTACATGGAATTAATAGGAAAAAAATTCACAAGAAAAGATAGAACCTTCGTAGAAGATTTGCTCAAGAGCACAACAGTGTACACCATAGAAGAATCAAAAAAGAAAGGTGTTTTAGTTGTTAGATGGGATAAGGACGGAGAGTCGGCTCATACAACATGCTCAATAAAAGAAGCTGAAAAAAACGTGAAGAAGGGAAAATGGGTTTTACAGCCATGATTTCGATGGAACCTAAAAATATCTATATTAAGGATAAGAAAGATTTCAGGAGAGTTGAACACCTTCTTAATGGAAGAGTGTTCTGGAGAGAGAAGAAAGATGACATTAGTAAAGTAGAAATAAAAATAGCATTTCCAAGTAAATACACGAGAAATATTGTTAAATCTTTAAAAGACTAAAATGGCAAAGATCAGCGAGGAAGATAAAATAGAATTAGAAGAATACACAAGGCTTAGAGATTTTCATCTCTCTGAATATAAAAGATACAAAGGTTTATTGGAAAATAAAAGGACAAGCACGAAGGTTGTCTATAATCCAACCACCGATGCAGCAAAAGTTTATTGGAAAGAAAAGAAAAAGATGGACTGTGATGCAGTCTATTCGATCTTGATTAATAAGAAGGAAGAAATAGGAACCGGAGAGCTCTGTGATGTTTTAAACACAAAAATGGAATACATCAACAACAAATATGATTCCATGACTTTCGCTGGAATTCTTGGTAAGCATTTAAAGGAGGATGATAGGATATATTGTTATATGGGGCAAGTTAATGGAAGAAGATCCACTATATGGGGATTGAATGAATGGAAGAAAACAAATCCATCTGTGATATTAAAATTCAAAAAACCAAAATGACCATGATATATAAATCATGGATTATATTTTCACAATAACAGAAACTGACGAAGATAACGTAGATTCTTCATTCGCAGCTCTTCATGGAAGACTTGAACACTGGTTCAACCTCACTCAGAAAACCTATACAACTTACAGAATAGCAGATAATGTTCCAACTGTAACAACCGTTCTCGTATGGGAAGAAAACATCGCAAAGATTTACTACTATAAAAACCTTGAGATAAACAGACTTGAGCGACAGCTTCTGTTAGAAAAAACAAGGATGCATGAGATAAATTATTTTAAGGCTTACATGAGAATAGGTGCTGATGAAACCAATGCCACGATAGAGGCACAAATGGCACAGACCAACGCTGATCTAACATATCTGAAAAATTACAATCCTAATTTATGACGCACGACGAAGATTGCCCTAATTGTGGTGAGCTTGTTGAAGTAGAGATTTGGGAAGAGGGAGAATGCCCGAGATGTTCTTCCCGCTATTGGTGGGAAGAAATATTTGATGAAGATGATTACGAGACAACAGATCCTATTTTAGTTTGGGAATAATATTGATTTTTTTTACTATATTAGCTAATAATCAACTGAAAACCCATGGAGCGTAATTACGTGTTATTCATATTCAATAATTCTAAGGATGAATTCCTTAAGGAACCAAAAGAACTTAAAATACTACAGCAAGTAACGGTAGGAGATATTAGAGGAGCAAGCTGTGGTCCAATCAACATGTGTTTCTTTCCAAGTGAACACAGCAAAGAAGAAATTTCCGATTTGTTAGTAAAAGATGGAATTCATTTTCTTCTTGTGGATGATCAAGATTCTGAACATTCATACCCAAAACACATTCGTAGCATGTTATCCGGAAAAATGGATCACACCGCTGTCAGAAAGATAGAAATAGGTGGTGGAATGGAAATTACTGAACCAAAGAAATTATCATTGGAAGATCAACTCAAAGAAGCTTTAAAAGAAGACGATTTTGAGTTGGCCGCAGTATTACGTGACAAAATAGCCAAAGCAAAATCCCCAGAACCTAAGACAGGAAAGGGCTCAACCCTAAGGCAACTTTTTGATTAAAATCTTTTTAATTTTAATTGATTTTTAGTATATTTGTTCTCTGTGATAGAGATAAAATGTATATTAAAATACGATCCTGTTCCATTATCTGGAAAAGCAGAAACCATGTGCAAACCTTGGTGGATGATCGCAACATGCGAAGGAGATCTCACTGAATATTATGCATGGCTTCTTAAAAAACGAACAGGATTAATTCTCCAACGCCCTGCATGGGGCGCACATATCTCAGTCATAAGAGGAGAAGAACCACCCAACAAAGAATTATGGAAAAAATACCAGGACAAAGAAGTCACTTTGCTCTATGATCCAAACGTCAGAACAAATGGAGATCATTGGTGGATGAGAGTCCATTGCAACGAACTTCTTGACATAAGAGAAGAATTAGGTCTTCCAAGATTTGGAGCATTAACTTTACACCTCACGTTAGGAAGACCAATCCCAAGACACGAAGAAGCATCAGATTATTTCCATACAGTTTTTAAATCATTCGCTCCATCGGCGCCAATAAGACCATACATGACACAAGAAGAAGCTTTAAAGAATTTGTCTTTGCCTCCAATGGAAGTAAAGCATAAAGAATTAAAAACACCTGAACATTCAGACTCTATGTTCAGAAAGGAATGTCCAAACTGTGAGACTGGATTATTGATGATGAAAAGAAATCAGTCAACGCTCGCTCTTGAAAAAGATGATAATTGCACTTATTGTGGAAGACGATTCACTTACACTGACATAAAAGAAAACTCAGTAATATTAGAATATAATGAAAAAGCTTGAAACAAAAGATATAGAAAAAAATGGTGTAGCAGTGGAAAATTACGAAGGGGTATTATCTTACATCTGTGAAGACGTTAATCGTAGTATAAGACTTACTACTTTCCTCAAAGACGAACTATCATCCATTTTTGGTACACACAACACAAAATACAAAGGTGACGAGTATAATTTTCACGTATGGATAATTGAGTTCGAACAAGAAATATTTCAGATTTTCACAGCTAATGGTAAAGGAACTTGTTTCTCTATTGTGGATCCAACATTCTCGTTCGATGATGATGGACAACCGGACGGTAAATCTGACGTATGTTTAAGATTCCTAAAAGACATGGACATGAAACTTCAAAAGCTAATAAAATGAAATGAAAGAAATAATATTACCGGTAGGACTTCCTGCAGCAGGAAAATCCACAATAGTAAATGATTACGTCAGCCAGGGGTTTGCTAAACTTTCGAGAGATGAAATTGGAGGAGGTCTTGAAGTAGACGGAAAAGTAAATACAAAACTCAAGGATTGGATCCGAATGGGCAAGGAACAAATAATAATGGATGCTACTTACATGACTAAGGAAGTTAGGAAGCATGTTATAGACATTGCGAAGAAGAATGGATATAAAGTAACATGCGTTCACATTGCAACATCAATAGAAGATTCTCAATTTAATGCAGTTTCGAGAATGATCAACAGGCATGGAAAACTATTTCAACACGCAGACGATTATACCAAGGCAAAAGATCCTAACATGTTTCCAGTTGCTGCCTTATACAAAGCGAATAAAATAATCGAAAAGCCAACCATGTCAGAAGGATTCGACGAGGTTAAAATAGTTCCTTTCAAAAGGAAATTAAACGGCTACACAAACAAAGCAATATTATTTGATTATGATGGAACACTAAGACAGACTAAAAATGCCGATTCATTATATCCAACAGATCCAAGCGACATTGAAATTCTTCCTGGGAGAACTGAAAAGATCAATGAATTGAAAAAAGAAGGTTACATCATACTCGGTGTTTCAAATCAAAGTGGTGTTGCTAAAGGAGTATTGACTTACGAAATGGCCGATAAGTGTTTCAAGAAAACAAATGAGCTTTTAGGTGTTGACATCGATTACAGATTTTGTTCTCACAAGGTTCCACCTATCACATGTTATTGCAGAAAACCAGGAGTTGGATTTGGGGTTGAGTTCATCGAGAAATATAAATTGGATCCATCACAATGTATCATGGTTGGAGATATGAAATCCGATGAGACCTTCGCAAAGAGATGTGGTTTTAAATTTGTTCACGTAGATAAATTCTTTAAATGAAGAAGAGCGATGAAGAAAAAATCAAAGACTTAAACTATGCTATAAAAGTATTTGAGAAAGCTTTAAAGGATGGAGGTTCTCCTGAAGCAGTTGAATGGGGAAAAAAATATCTCGAAAAGTTAAAGAAGAAAAAATTAAAACTAAAAAAATAAATTATTATGACAGAAGTTTTAGACAAATACGTGAAGTTCCTATGGGAACGTTTCATGGCAGACATGGATGTGCTAACGAATGTTTGGATGTACATTCCGCTTTTAATACCATTCATCTTCTACATGATATTCTTTGTCATCAAATGGTGGATCCTTCTTTTTCCAATAACCCTGCCTATAAGCATATTGAAAGGATTCTTCAGTGTAAAAATAAGAAATCAAAATGGAGTTTCCACTAAAAGTGAAATATTAAAAGAGATGAGCGATGACCTTGAAGATGTGGGTGTTCACCCAGACAAAAGTTACAAGGTCATCATGGAATGGAAGAAGAAATTCAGGATAGCTCGAAAAGATTAAAGCTTCTTTGTTATGACATGGTCTTCTATGTCCTCAAAGTTATCGTTGAACTTAATTCTTTTCTTCTTAAGATATTCCTTGACAGATCCTATTCGTGTAAATCCCTCTCGGTAATAAAAACTGAGAGGTTTTCCTTCTTTATTTACGTATGAATTTATTTTCTTGCATCCGGCTTCCTTAGCAATCGAACACAGAAATTTCATAACTTCTTTTCCTTCTCCTTTATTTCTGTGTTGTGGAAGAATACCGAGCCAACCGAGCCAAAGCTCTTTTGTGTCAAAATCGAGAGAATATAAACCACATACTCCTATGGTTTCTTTCTTATCATTCTTGATCAACCAAACCTCCCAAAATTTTCCATCATCCACACATTTGCACCACATCTTCATAGTTTCTTTGAAGGACTCTCCAAAGTCAGCCATAAGTCCTGTAGTCAAACATTTGTACTGTCTGATATTTCTTGACTGAATAAATTTCATTGTTAACTTTGTTTAAAGTACCTAAATAGATGCGCAGACATAACATAGGTAATAGCAAGTCCGATTCCGATAATGGTGAAAGACTTATCTATTCCTGCGTCGCCATTAACAAATATATTAAAATCGTACAAACCGTGATAAAAAGTTGCCGCACAAATACCAGCAAAAGTATGACACATCATCCTGAAACGTGGGTGAATTGATGATAGCATGTTCTTAGGCGAATCGTTGTCAATTCTGCCGAGGGCTACGAAGTATCCGAGCATCAAACCACAAATCATGTGAACTAAGACTGAACTGAAAGATCTGATAAGAAGAACATCGCCCCCATAGATCTGGGCGTAAAGAATATTTTCAGAAACAGCAAAACCACAAGAAATAGACATCGCATAAAACATTATTGATGAAGGGTGATCAACCATCTTTTTGTTTCTGTACCAATCAGTGAGTTTGAACATCGAGAATTTGCTCATCTCTTCAAGAGCACCAACCTTGACGAATGCCGTCGCAAAAAGCGCAATCATCATGTTCTTGCTCATTGGTTCATCCCAATTTGGGAACATGTAGTGAACTGCATTTACGAGTATCGTTGATAGAACTCCCATGCAAAAATAAAGTGATGCGGTTCTCCATCTAATTGTAAATGGTGGTGCTGTGATGTAAACTATTATAGAGTAAATCAAAGCTGGAAGGAACGTGAAAATAAATGAGATCACGTTGTTGTCGTCAAACATTGAATGCATGGAAAATAAACCTTTATTTTATATATTCAAAATGATTTTATTGATTATATGTATTATTTCCAAGACGTTGTAACTTATTGATAATCAATAGATTGCTTCGATCATTTTCCATCTATAATTTTAACCTATTGATAATCAAGCAGTTACAAAATTGTTATTAAATATTGATGAAATTATTTTTCCATGTCACAAATAGTTAGTAAATTTACTATATCAAATTAATCATTTAATTATAAACTCTAAAAACAAAAAAATGTCAACAACTAAAAAACCAGGAGCCGGATTATTAGGCTTAGCGAAAAAAACAGTAAAAACAACTGCTGCTAAAAAAGACAACAAAGAAGTAATTACAGTTTCGGATAAAACCGTTTCTGATGCAATTGACACTTATATTAAAAACAAAAAGATCGCCGACGAAGCTGCCGCTGCAATGGCTGCCGCTTCTGAAATCGTGAAAAGCGAAGGTGGTAAAAAAATCTTCATCGAAGAAATGGAGAAAACCGGTCGCTCAAAAGAATCATTCATTCTTGCCAGCCAAAATGGAAACAGCTTAATGTATGTTGTTACCGACGCTTACAAACGCGCAAACTTGGATGAAGAACGTGTTGAGTACTTACGCAAAATGTTTGGCGAAGAAATCATCACAGACAAAAACGAATTCATCGTTAATCCTGAATTAATCGATGAGCATGGTGAAACACTTTGCGAATTAATTAAAAATTGTCCTAAGTTTACCGATGAGGTTAAAGAAAGCCTTATCCAATTGAAACAATCGTTCACAATTGCAAAAGGAACTAAAGATAAAATGCGCGACATCGCAAAAGCTTCCAATACAACTGTTGAAACAGTGTTTGAAGAAGTTCAACCAACATGTCAAGTGAAAGTTCGCGGTTCAAAATAATCCGCGGAATTTCCAAAATCAAGGGAAGGTTCGCCATGGACCTTCCCTTTTTTTATTTCACAAAACTAAAAATGATAAAAATGAATAACGAAATTGAAAAAGAAGCAACAAAAGAAGCACTCATTGATGGATTATACAATGCATGTGAGGATGTTTGCAAGACACTCACCATTGATGAAATCATGGAAACCATAGAGGAATCCAAAAAAAGAATTAAAGATCACCTGCTGTTACTCCCATATAGCAAGAAGGAACAAACTCCATATCTTGATTGGGCTTTTGAGGATTTTGGTTACAGAGGAGGAATTACCGCTGAGGTTATTGACAAGCTTGCTCCGCACACAATTATCGCAAAAGGAGAAATTGAAAATTCCGAAAAAGGATTATTCATGGTAAATTCCAATATTGGAAAAAAATTATTGTGGGTGGCGAAAAAAGGTGGTGGAGATGATTGGGCCATTTACACTTTTTGGGCAGAAAAAGGTATTGATTATGTTCTGAAACATGGGGATAAAGTTAGCAAATACAATGTGCACAAACTTGTTCCTGTCGATGACGAAGCATTGAAAATGTATAGAAGTTAAATCCGTAGTATGGTGCGTGGGGGAAAGCCCCCGACTCGTGTTATCATTTTCACGGTTTGAAACATACGGATAGTAAAACGGCCTCAATGAGGCCGTTTTTATTTTACATGAAAAGTTAGTACATTTACCTGAAATCAAAAGATAACAAAATGGCAACTATCATTAAAGCTGACGGCTCAGAAGAAAATCTTGTTTTGGAAAAAACAACCTCATTGAAAACATTGCAAAAAGCAGTTGGAGGTTATATCGAACTTTTACATACCAAAGATGGAAGATACATGCTCTGCAATGAAGATGGAAAAAGCATGAACCTTTCTCCAAACGAAAAAGCCACAGAGTTATGGGCTGGGCAAAACGAGATAATTCTCGGAGATGTTGTTGTCTGTGATAGAATTGAACTTGATAAAGGAGAAGGAGATGAATGAAGAATTGACCATAAAGGAAACAATCGTTTATGACGTTGACAAACAAAATGCAAGTGTTGTAGCTGGAGAAAAACCGAGGTCGTGGACAACATGGGAAGGCAGACGATTGACTGTTGACCAAATTGACCACCAACATTTGTCAAACATATATTGGTTCAATGTGCTATTGTATAACAGAGTTTATTTGTTCATTGTTGAAGAACTTCAAAAAAGATTTAATTCAGTTCTTCTTCCATACAGACCGGATGTCAGATTTGACAACGAGATAAGAAGCCTTGATAAAAAAGGATTCTTATATGAGGGCGGAAGGTTGATCATGTATAACGGAGTTGTTATAGGAGAAATTAAAAAATAGTAAAATGGAAAACACATTGGTTCAATTTAATGTTAACGATCACGTTCTTGTGAAACTTCTCGATGATGGAATTATTGCTTTCATCAAACACTACAATCAATATGCTTTAAAGAAAGAAGACAAGTTGACCATCACTGAATTTGTAAAGAGAGCCGACAAGGATGGATATTATGAAATTCAAATGCATGAATTCATGTCAGTGTTTGGAGAGCATGTTTCTAATACAATGGATTTTAGATACTTCGAGCCGAACATTTATTTCAACAAGAAAGACCTTCATCAAAAAGAAGTGAAAGCTGTTGAAGGATGGAGCGCCCAGAATTATCACGGATTTCAAGTTGATCTTCCCGATGGATATTATGAAGGAGTTTGGGGTGGCGGAGAAGTTGATATTATCAATTTGAATATTAAAGGAAGAGAATCAACTTATACATTCAAAACTTCCGTTGAAGTAAAATGTACCAATTGTCCAGTGAAAGTGACAGTCGTTAATAAAAGAGCTTACGTATACGAACCTTAAAACAAGAATATGAACAAATGCTTATGTGATGGAAAAGGATGGATTAGAATGCCTGGAACAAAGGCCCTGATTTATTGCCCTGACTGTGAAAAGCCAAGGATCCTCAAAAGAATGATAAAATCTGGAACCAAGATAGTAAGCCCTGTGTTTGGTACAGGAGAAGTGGTGGAAGATGGAAAGGCGGCAAAAAAGACCATAAAAGTGAGGTTTTCCAAGCAGGATAAAGATATTGACCTGGATAGGACAGAGGTGGCCTACGTCTATGACCAGGCTTGACTTCCGGGCATTTTTTTATGTGGATAAAAGTTAGTATATTTGTAGTATAAAACCAACCAGATATGATACAGTATAATGAGTTCAGATACATTTTTCCACCACGTGCGGAAAATGCTCTTTCACCTGATGCGTTGAAAGATTACGATAACGGAAAATATATTGCCCAACCAAAACTTGATGGCGATTGCATGTTGATATTCACAAATGGAATAGAGACACGCATTATGGATCGTCACAAAAAAGAATTCTTGAAGAACATCAAGATGACTCCAACACTTCAAAAGCTTCACAGAGAAACTGACAATGGAACAAAAAATAAATGGATGATCCTTGTTGGTGAGCACATGATCAAATCAAAAAAGAATGCCGAAGGTAAAACATGGAATGAGAAGTATGTTATTTTTGACATCATTGCTTTTGATGGAATTCAGTTAGTAGGCAAAACATTTCAGGAGAGACAAGAACTTCTCGATAAGCTTTTTGGAAAAGAAGAAGTTGCATTGACAAAAACTGGAACATATAAGGATAAATTCCTTTATGCAACGGAAATTGAAGACGTGTTTCGCGTTAAATCATTCCGTGATTGTTTTTCTGCTCTTTGGAGCGATTTGACAAAGATTGACATGTACGAAGGTCTCGTTATAAAAAGAGCCGATGCAAAACTTGAAAATGGAAGCACACAAAAGAACAACATAAATTCACAATTAAAATTCAGAAAGGCCACTTTAAATTATCCACATTAATGAGCAAGGAAAAAACAGTAAAGGCACATGAGACGAAATTAATAACCGCAAGGGAATTATTTTCCATGTCATACGCAACGCGTGAGCTTTATACACCGGACAAAATTGAGTCCATGAAAAAGAAAATAATCGAAAGACTCAAGCTGAAAATGTCGAGCGTTGAATTTTTCGAGAATGAAGGAATAATTTTTTATTCATCAACATTCAAGGAAGAAAAAGGTCCAAACAAAGGAGATCAATTAACCACCATCAATTATCTAAAGGATTATTCCGTAATGAGTGGTGGCGAATTATGGAAATTCGGTTACATCAACAAGAAGACAGGACAAATAACTCTTCTTTTTGGCGGTCATTGCGTGGCCAAAGGAAGACAAGAAGCATTTAAGTATTTTGAAATAGCAAAAGTAGTAACAACCAGTAAATTTGAAAACTCAGCAGACTTAATTCCGTTTGCTCATAAAGATTAAAACCATGAAAAAACTTTTATTCATTCCGTTAATTTTCCTTTTCGCATGTGGAAAGGAAGTAGTCCTAAACAAGGATTTCATCACCATCGACAACATTGAAAAGAACGATGATAATTCCTTTGAAATAAGCTTGAAAGCTCCGGCTGAAAGCGGAGGTTCAATGCCTGATGTCCATTTCACTTCCAAATTCAGATTTCAAGCCGGTGATACTCTTTGGTCGAGATACCAATTGAAAGAGTATAACATTGACAAAATAACTCAAGCCAATATTGAAAATGCTTCTTTGAAAGATTCTTTACAGAAGATAAACATGCTTCTTAAAAAAGCTGAATTGGAAAATGAGCTTTTAAAAGATCATTACTTTTCAACATTACAACCAGCATCAAAATAATATGAAACATAAAATCAAATCAATCAAAGAAAAAGTTCCTCAATTAACTACATTGCCAGACGGCCTTTATAATGGAGTTTGGGGCGGATATGTTATAGAAGTTAAGTACAAAGACAAAACTTTTGAATTAGAAACAGAAGAAGGGGTAAGAGGTATGGACATAAAAGTTGTTGTTGAAGTTAAAGATGGTGTTCCATCATTCGATGAAGTCAATTCTTAATTCTTAAAAACATGTTTGATCAATTACAAGAATTTTTATATGTCATTGTAGCTTGCATTTCAGCCTACATCATTTATCAAGTATATCAGTTTAGAAAACTCCTTTTATTAGCAGGAGTTTTCGCTGTTTTAGGATATATCGGTTACTTGATATATGGTCAACGAATGTTGACAAATGAAGTGGCACAAAAGACCACTGAAATAAAAGAGAAATCGAATGAACTCCAACAAATAAAAAAGACGCTTGCGGAAGAAGATTTTAATAACACAAGATCGCTTGGTTATCGTTTAAACAATCCTGGAAACATACGCAAATCTTCGACAACATTTAAAGGCGAGGTGGAAAGTCCTGAAGCTTTCAAGCAATTCAAATCTATGAAGTATGGATTTAGAGCCATGACATCCTTGCTCCACACCTACATAAATAGCGGTTTCAATACAGTGGAAACAATATTAAACAGGTATGCGCCATCGAGCGATGGAAATAATCCTGTGAATTATACAAAGTCAGTTATTAAATTAGCCAATGTTCGTCCAGACCAGGCTCTATCAACTCCTGATTTTAAAAATGGAAATATGCTCAACATCATGTATGCTATGACGAGAGTTGAACAAGGATATTCTCCTAACATTCATGATCTCCATGAGGGTTACATGATGTATGTGAGAGAAATTAATTTACAAGTAGAATAATGGAAAGAATAATAATACCAGAAAAAGATTTCAACAAGCTTACAAAAGATGAGCTCATGAATTGTTTTGCATTAGTAACACATGATGGCTCAGACCAATATGTTTCAGGATGGAAAGTAATCATTGATGATTGCATGCAAGAAGCACGTGAAACAAAATCTAACGCAGAAGCCACAAAATTTATAGCTGCTCGAACAAATTTACAGTTGCTTGATAAGTACTATGAGCAAAATTCAGATCTTAATGGAAATAATCACGAATTGTTATTGGCCAAAATAATTAAAGGAATTCCTAAACTGTACGTAATACAAATCGACTAAATGAAAATAGAAGCCGGAAGTAAAGCAAAAATCTATTGCCTATCTGACAAACCAGAAGGTGAAATAATTTCAGTGACGGACACCACAGCAGTAATTAAGATTGACCGTGGAGTTCTAACTGTTGACATGGATGACATCGTGGAAGGCGATGAATTCCTAAAAGTATTAAACTACAGATCCATAGAGGAAGAAAAGAATGAGCCTGAACCTAACAGTCCAGAAAAATTCGCAGATGACATGATGGCAACTGTACAAGCCTTGAAGGAAGATGACAAAGACATTTATAAGTTGTTCATGCACTTCATAAGAACTTCTGACACTGTAAAGAAAGATGGAATAATATTTCCTCTGCCATGCATATTTGAAATGCCATCAGGAAAAACCCTCGAAGGACTCGAAGATAAAATTAACACAAAGGCCACGATCGCGATGGCTGGATTGGCTTTACCTGTTCCACAGGTTTATGCTTCTGCTTCAGGCATAATTAAAAAGGAAAATCCGAAGGAAATAATATTTGCCACATTCATTGAAAATAAATTGTCTGAAGGAAAAATAGATCCAAAATATTACAGAGTTCTTTGCATATTCAGGATGAAAAGAAATAAGTGGATGTATGGCGTCATGGGATATAACACAAAAGAAGATCTCGTAAATCAAGAGCCTGATTGGAAGAACGAAGCATGGATCGAAAAGATGAAAGCTCTTCTTGGTTCAGGTGGTGCAATTCCTATTCCAGAAAAAGTTGGAACTGCGTATGGCAACAAGATCGACATAAAGATTTGGAGAGAGAACAGCCAAGGTTATTTTTATGAAGGAGATGTCGTTCTGGAAAAGCTCGATAAGAAGACTCAGAAGTATGTAAAGGAAAATAACCTCGATCTTAAATTCAGTGATCCGGATAACAGAACTAAGATAATGGATTTCTTCAAGAGCAAAGACATGACACTTGATTTCATGGACACTGGGACTGGTTCATTCGTTAACCTTATGGTATCAAACAAAGGATTCATGTTCATGGACAGAAGAAGTAAAACAAGAGCAATCCTCGAAGCAATAGAAGCAGTAGCAAACGAAAAGAAAAAGTAATATGAAAACAATAGTAGTAAAAGTTGAAGTAAAAACCGACAGGGTACAGGACTTCATAGATGCAACAATTGAAAGTCAAACAGCAACAACAAAAGAACCTCGTTGTTTGTCTTACACAATTTTGCAAGACGAAAAAGAGAAACACAAATTCACTTTGGTGGAAACTTACAAGAACGATGCGGCCATAGAAGAACACAAGGCAACACCTCATTTTTTAAAGTGGAGAGAAGTGGTTCAGGAAATGATGGCATGTCCGAGAGTGAGTTCTAAACACGATTTCATTGATTGGAAGAACAGCTCAGTAGAAACACTGTAACTTGTTGATTATCAATAGATTAGAATTGAATAAGCATTTTTAAATGTGATGGAAATTTAGTAATTTTACTATGTAAATCAATAACAAACCAACATGGCCAAAGTAAAAGAAGTTGCTCCTAAAAAGGACGAGAAAAAAGTAAAAGTAGCAGAAACTAAAAAAGTTGAAGCTAAAAAAGCAGTTGAAAAACCTGCAAGCGAAATGACCTTTGAAGAAAAGGTTGCAAAGAACGAAGAATTCCAAGCAAAAAAACGCGAAATAAAAACCCGTATTGAAGCTGCTAAAAAAATAGAAAACGATGTTACTGTTTTTGAAATAAGCTTGAAACAAGTTCAGAATGAAGAAAGAAAATGGTTAGAGAGTTTTGCCAAGATGCTTGAACCTGAAATCAAGAAAAACGGTTTCATTTATAAGTTGTTCAAACGTGGAGAAAAAACTTTGATCTACGCACAACACGATAAACGTGATGCTGAAGATGGTGGTGGAATTAGCGAAACACCAATTGCTTACGAAGTTTTCTTAAGCAAGATTTCTCCTCCAAAAATTGCATTCAAAAAACCATACGACGCATACGAGATGTTTCCTGGAAATGGCGTGTTTGGAATTTGGGCATGGACATGTTCAACAATCGAAAGAGCTGAAGAACGTTTCACCAACCTTGAAAAAGGTGACATCGCAGAAAGCGAAGCTGATAGCGATGAAGAATAATTGAGTGGATGACCGGGAAGTTTTACTTGCTGGGCTCAAACTGAAAGCCTGAAAGAAATTTCAGGCTTTTTTGTTATATTTGCACTGATGAGAAGAAGAAAAAAGAAAATACCAATCACAAATGATCTTGACCTTCATGGCATAAAACACCGTGACGTTGAACTCATTGTTGAGGACCATGTTCTTCTACACAAACCTCCTTTTAAGATAATCACAGGTCATTCTACGACCATGAAGAAGCTCACCACAGATGTTCTTGAAAAACATCAATACAAATACCAGGATGGTGTTTTAAACAACCTCGGATGCATCCTCGTCATATCTGAATAGAAACTTCATCGTCTGTCATTCATATAAGTAGTAAATCATTTCAATTATGATAAACATACTTATCGACGGCAATTTTATAAGTTTTTCTGAATTCTCATTGTTCTGCAATTATGGAAAAACAAAAGATCCCTTAAAGAAAGAAAGGGATCAAGTGGCATTCATCCAAGGATTATCAAACAGATTATTCTACATTCTAAACGGTCTTCCCAAAGGTGGAAGAGTCGTGTTCTGTCTTGACTCGAGATCTTGGAGAAAAGATTTCATGGACAAATACAAAGAGAGCAGGGAAGATGCTAATGGAAATAAGGGCATCATGGACACAGACACCAAGCAGATCTTTTATAGTCTTCTCGCTGAATTCGGCGAGGTGCTTCAAAAAGCTGGAATAATTTCTTCAAAGGTACAAGGTGCTGAAGGTGATGACTTGCTTTTCAAATGGGCAAAGTTCTTCAATGACAGAGGAGAAAATTGCATCGTAATATCCGGTGACAAGGACATGACTCAAACAGTCGTTGGCCCAGAAGAACCTTGGACAGTAGTTTGGTCAAACAAATCAAACAACAACAAATTATATTCCATGCCAGGTTGGCAAGACACTATTGAACAAACAACAAGCAACACGATATTCGAGTTTGACATGGCTGGAGACAATGATTCTCTTTCAAGAATGATAAGAGACTCAGGAGCAGCGATGCAAGTCATGGACACAGACTTTTATATTTTGCACAAGATCTTAATTGGTGATGATGGTGATGATGTGCCTTCTTCTTGGAAGGTCAAAACCACTACAGCAAAGGGAGAAGAAAAATGGGTGAGAGTTACAGACGGAAAAGCCAAAAAAATCATCGATGTCATAACAGCTCCTAACGTTGATCAATCCCTTAGCGCAAGGGAATGGTTGGATGTTATTTTAAAGTCCATCAATCCACAAGCAAAATCAATTTTACCCTATTTCAATGCTGGTCTTTCTGTTGACAAGAGAATGGATGAAATTGCTGGAACTCTTTTAAGAGTCATGGGAGATGTCGATGATAAGGAATTAAGAAAACAAGTCATAGAAAACATAAAGAGGAATGCAAAGCTCGTTTGGCTGAAAGATGAGATGCTTCCTTTTAATGTCAACGAGATGATAAACGATAATATTGATAAATCAATAAATGAAGTACCAGCTCCTAACAGAACAAAATGGAATAAGATGGCACTTCTTGATGGATCAAGATTTGGAAAGGTAAAGATAGCACCGAGAGGATTTGATCCTTTCAGCCTGATAAATTTGCCTGATGAAGATTAAAAGTTAATATGTTGTTAAGAACAGCAAAAAATGATTATATTAGCTTGTGTTGATAAACTGATGTTTAACAAAAAATCAAAAACAAATGAGTAAAAAAAGCAGCTCTTCAAAGAAGAGCAACAGCTCTAAAAAGAGCAAGACTGATGTTACCGCATTAGGAACATTAACCAGAAGCACGGACAGAAGTAAATTCACTGAAAACACATGGGTTGTTTTTAGAGGTCCATCTGGAGAAAGAAAACCAATGTTGTTCAGCGGAAAATTAAGCCGTGACAGAGTACGTGGCGCTTATGCCAAGATCACTGGAACGTCTCACGATCGCACAAGATCAAGGAGATTGAGAAATTACTAAGAAATAGGGGAAAGTGAAACGGTTGGAACTCGACTAAGGAGTGGTGTTGAAACTCCTGTGCAACCAGGATGACCGTTGCCTTCGCAAGAAGTTTAATTGAAGACACCTTATAGATCTTTCCCGCCAATTGGAAAAGCTTGCAGAAATGCAGGCTTTTTTTATTTATTTTTATTACAAGGAAGTCATTCCGGGTTTGAATATATACAAAAACAAACTCAGCCTGTAATGACTCTTAAAGAATTATTTGACCTAAAAGAGGTATTAAGCACTGACTCTATTTCGACCACGAGGCTAACAGTCAATGATAACTTTTCCAAACTTAGAAAAGGATTATCGGCTTTAATAGACACACTTCAGGTAAACGAAGGGCCAAACATCGTAGTAGATTCAGTTGCAGCCACAGACATTGTGGCCAATACTTTTTCAACACCTCTTCCAAAAGGAGGAACATATAAATTCACTGTAAATTCAAACGGTGAGATAACTGCAACAAGCGTTCTTGGAAAGGTTGTCGTAGAGACACCAAGATTAAGGCTTGATCCAGATCCAACCCTCATTGCTTTTCAAGCGGGTGAGATTCGTTGGAGCGGAACAGATTTCGTTGGATGGAATGGAACTCAATGGATTTCGTTTACGGCCGGAGCAAACATTGTTATCACTGCAGGCCCTCTCGTAGTAAATCAACTTTATACAATAGTATCATACGGTGCAGGCGATGACTTCACAAACGTGGGCGCATCTTCTAATGCAGCCGGAGTCATATTTGTTGCAACCGGAATAACTCCTACAACATGGACAAACGGTTCCGTTCTCGCAAGCAGCAACGGAGAAGCAAACACATCAAGCAATGTTGGAACTGGAATAGGATCAGCACTTCCTAAAGCAGGAGTAAATCTTCCATTCAAATCATTTGCAGCAGGCGCAGGAATATTTTTAGACAACGTAACAGATCCTAATACGATTGTGATCAGCAACGTTGGTGCAACATCTGGTTACTCAGGAACTTCTGGAACATCAGGAAGATCTGGTTACTCAGGATTAAGCGGTTACTCAGGAAGCATTGGAGCAAATGGTACATCAGGTTTTAGCGGTTATTCGGGAGCTCCAGGTCTTTCTGGATTCTCAGGAATAGCAACATCTGGATATTCTGGAACATCAGGTTTTGGAAGTTCTGGATTTAGTGGTTACTCAGGAGTTTCTGGAACAAGCGGTTTTTCTGGAGCATCAGGAGTAAGCGGTTACAGTGGAACATCTGGTCAAGAAGGTCCAATTGGACCTGCAGGTGTTGCGGGTGGAATTGGTCCTGCTGGTACATCAGGAACATCAGGATTTTCTGGTTACTCAGGACAAGCTGGAGCACCAGTTCTTGGTCCAGCAGAAGATGGAAGTTATCTTGACGGATTCTGGACAGACTTAACTCCATTAACTCCAATCGGAACATTTGCTGATAGGGTGAACGAAATAATGCTTGCATTACTTCCTCCACCAGCACCAGCTCTTACAGATTGGAGTCAAACAACTTTAGCGCTTTCAGTTCAAGGAAAATTAAGCTTTGACAACTTGAGTCCTATCATTGGTTACAATAACGCAAGCTCTGCAACGCCACCAGTATTTGTGGATGGAGTGTTTGTGCTTTCAGGAAAAAGACTTGGAATAACTCAACAGGTTGGAGGTACAAAACTTTCAGGAGTGTTGAATTATCAAGTCGTAACAGGACCAGGAGTTCCAACACCAGCATATCCAGCACAAACATTTGGAGATGCTGAAAAAGGATTTTTAAAATTATACATAAACGGAACTGAATTGGTTCCTAAAAGAATAGATTTAACATCGACTACTTCTGCAATTGATACGAGTGCAGGTGGATCATTAACTGGAATGGCTGTATCTGCGCAAGGAGATGTTCAGTTCCCTAATGGTGTTCCGCTTCCTCAATTTGAATACAGAACTGGAACATGGAACGTATACAAAACAGATCTCAGCTTGGGATATAACATAGTGGAAATAAAACACGAGATAACACCTTTCAACATTCAAAGCTTAGCTGGTTTTGAAGTTGTTGTTGATGGAGACACAACACTTACTTCATTCAGCAGCGAATCTGTATTTAATCCAATCATGGGTTCTCCTAAGAAATTATCTGGAATAGAATACCATCAGGCTGGAACAATTCAGTACAACATCAACATTGATAATGCGTACAGAAATACTTATAGCACTTCTGCGACTGCGGTATCACACACAGGAAATTCCAATGGTTATGGAGTTTTATTAACTGCAGCGTCACAAGCACTTGCAGCAAACGGTGGTAACGAAGGATTAACCGTCAGCATTGTAGGAAAAATAGGAACAGTTAGTTCTCCAGGAAAGAGATTAATCAACGAACCTTTAACTCTTACAACTACTGTATTGAGAACAGTTCAAGCAACTGCAACAAGCAGCGGAAGTTCTCTTCTTGGATTTTTAATTGACAACGTTGCAGCATCTTCAACAGCATTGTTGGAGAATTTTGACGATGAGAATTATAGATTAAACACAAACTCAAGTTACAACTTGATTGCAGATGTTACGACTGTGGGAAATGTATGGGATTCGATTCAATCATTGATTGACGGTTCTGTTGGTCACACAACTGGATTACAAGTCATTGATGGTAAATTAATATACCCTGGAGTTAATCCAAGTTATCCGTTAGATTTCAGAACAAGTAATATCATTAACGGAAGTACATTCAACAACGGTGGTATCGGTGGTACTGGAAGAGATTATACTCCAGGAAGTCCTTCGATAATCAGAACTTACATAAGGAAATTCCAACAGATCTCTCCTACAACAGGAAACTTTGTGATGAACATTGCAGGATCAGGCGGAACATTTGTGCCATTGACTACTTCATTGACAGGAACAAATATTCACGTTGAGGTAAAAGGTCCTTCACAAACCGGATGGATGGATGCTTACACAGACTTCATCACAGGAAACTGGGCTGATGGTGATGGTGCAAGATCTGCTTCAGGCGGTGTTGGACAAGCATTTGGAACACCATGGGGATTGACTATCGGAACTAAGAATACTTCTGCGACTGGAGGATACATGTTAGTGAGAATAAGCGTTGCAGATTCGTTCACTGGTTCTTTTGATGCAATAACATTCTCATTTGTATAATGGAAAATAATATATCTAAATAATGTCAGGACTATCTTTAAACACGCAGACCACGATCGCGTTCAAAAACCTTTTGAACAAGTCCAACACGGACGTAACGAAAGGTTTGGGAAATGAGGCAGAGGATATTAAATTTAATATCCACTCAGATACAATTTTTGTCAATCCAATATCGGCAACAACTGCTACCGCAATTGCAGCTGGAGTTGCTGTGTTCGTTCAAGCCAATTTGACTCTTGATGGAACTTCAAACGGTCATGCATATTTTGCAACTTGGCCAGTAACTCCTCCAACAGGAACTGACCCTTTCACTGCATTGCCTTACGCTTATGGTTCTGGTGTATTGACAGGAATTTCTGCTGGACAAAGAGTTAAAAATGCAATATCATTTTCATACGGAACTGCGTATGAGGTAATTCCTTATTCTGGACCTCCGGTAATTGCAAATAGAATATTCGTTAATGATCCACGAAATTGGGTTTATCAATATCAATCTGGAATTTTCTTTCAAGAAAATATTGGCGCAGCTCCTCAAATAATAGAAGTATATGCTTACACAGGTCAGATATTAACTGACGTCATAGGTGTTGCTTCATCTTCAATACCTTTAGCAGGAACAAGTCCAGGATTTCCTGTAACAGGCGATATAGAATTTACTGACGGAGTTAAAATATTTTTAAATACATCTCCGGCATCTTACATTCAATTTCACTCTGGACTTTCTCCTTCTGTTCCTACTGTTGAGATAGCAGGAAACTTGCTTCTCCTTGGAGACTTAAGTGTTTATGGAACAACAACCACAATACACGAAGAGACTGTACAGGTAGAAGACAACAACATAGTAATGAATTTTGGTGGAACTCACACCACAGCAAACGGTGGAGGTATTACAATACAAGATGGTATTAGCACTGGAGTTCCTGCTACGTTTGAGATCGACACAAACGGTGATTGGTATTTAAACGGATTCAAATTAAAATTATCTGGAAACTTAACAACTACCGGATCTTTCAACACTACATTAGTACAACAATTTACTGGTTCAATAACTCTACCTGCTGTTGCAACAACATTGGTAGGAAAAACTGGAACTAACGTAACTAATAATGTTACGCTTTGGGCTGATGCAGATCAAGTCACAAGTGCCGCTGCAGGTTATTTAACTTTCGACGGATCATTATTTAAAGTTGGTCCATCATCTTTGGATTTAATTGCATTTGGTCTTGGCACTGCAGAAACTTTAAACGGTGTTATAGGAATAAATGCAAAAAATATTTCGGCTGGAACTTCTGCATATTCAGTAATTGCTGCATCTGAAAGTTCAACAAACTATGTTGGAATGTTTAACTACAACGCAAGCAAATCTTCGGTGTATGTCGGAACTTCTATTTCATTGGCTTCAACAGGACACATCGCAAGTTCAAATGCCACGTTGGGAGGAAGAGCTTTAGTAATAAACGGACTTCCTATTTATAACATATCAGGAAACACAAGCACAAATTATGGATCAAGACTTGATGCAGCAGGTTTAAAAATTGATCAAATACAATTTTTACATTTAGCTTCTGCGTTAGCAAAGCTTCACGTGAAAGATTCTACAAACAACGGTTCAACAAACACATTGTTGCTTCAGGACTCTGTTGGAACAAACATGGTGACTGTGAATTCTGCAGGAAACGTTAATGTAGGAAATCTTGCAGGAGTAGGAAGCAGATTGGTTGAAGCAGATTCAAGCGGAAATTTATTCGCGACCATCTCAGGATCTTCACTTGGACTTTGGGAACTTGTTGGTTCTGACATTGTGACAAGCGCTTCTCTATTGAGTCCAGCTGTTCCTAATGTTTTACCAGCGTTTAATGACCTACAAGATCTTGGTTCAGTGAGCAATCGTTGGAGAGATTTATATCTTGGATCTAAAATAGATTTTTCTTCTGTTCTTGATTTTGCTGTAGGAAATTCGCCATTTGATTTGATCGGAAGATTTGAAAATGCCGGTCTTTCTATGTACAGTCAGAAAGTAATAAAGAGTCAAAATGGTAACGGGCAAATAAATATGGATTATTTTGCTACACCAGGCGTAGTAGCAATATCAAGTGATGCTGGTGGATTATCGGAATCATTCTTGTTTGTACATCCAGCGCAAATACAATTATATGGAAAAGTAACTTATGTTTCAGCAACAGCAGGTCAATTGCAAATGACTGCAACATCGGACGTGGTTATAACCGGTAATGGAACTAATGTGTTGGGTGTTGGAGATTTTGCTGCAGACATTGCAGTGGCCGATGTACAATCAACATCTAAATCTAACAACACAGGATACACTCCAGCTCCAGTAATGATTTCTTCTAAATCAGCAACCGCTGCAGTAGGAGTAAACACTTCGGTATTTCTTGGTGGTGTAGGACATTCAATGTTTAGTTCTGTTTCTCGATCAGCAATAATCGGAGGTTCAAGCAACACAATTCAAACTGCAGTTAATGCAGTATTAATTGGTGGTTCAGGAAATACAATTGGAACTGGTTCAACCAACGTAATTGTATTAGGCGGTTCAGGATTCAGCACAGGTTTTGTAAGCAATTCTATATTCCTTGCAGACAATTCTATTATTGCTTCTACAAAAGTAATAAAGAGCACGAATGGTGGTGGTCAAATCGATCTTGATTATGGTGGAACTGCTTCTTTGATTGCATTGACTACAGATAATGGAGCAGCGTTTGGAGCAGCTTTAAAATTACAAGACGGCGCAGTTATATTACAAGATAGTTCTCCTTCGGCTTCAATATTAATAAACACTCCGGATACTTTTATACATTTAGATGAGTCTTCACAATTAATTACAATATCGAGCACAACCTTAACTGGACAAATTGATCTGAATGTTTCAGCAATGTCATTAAGCATAAGCACGATCGGCGGAACTAAATTTACCGACTCAAGAATTTCACAACAAGGTATCGAATATTTTGCAGATTACTCTGCAACTTATTCTGCAAGATCTCTTGTGGACAAAGGATATGTTACTGGATTAATTGCAGGAATGGTGACTGGTACTGGAACAACTTATACACTTCCTCTTTGGACGGATGGACCTTCGAGCATTATTGGAGATTCTTTGTTCTTCCAAGACTCTTTAGCAAGAGGAGCAGGAGTTGGAGTTTCAACAGCGGCAGTTGTAAAAAGATACAAAGAATTCGTTCACTCATCAGACGACGCAGGTGTTGTTGGTGACGCGCAAGCTTCTGAACAAATTTTGCAAGCATTGACGTTTGATGCAACAGTAACACAAATGTCGCTTGACTCAGGAGGATTGGAATATCTTTCAATAGGAACGGGATTAGGTGACAATAGAGTAGTAGGTTTTGAAGTTTTTGTTTCTGCTGTTCAAACAGGAGGAGTTGCTGGAACACCTGGAGATGCAATGATAATGAAATTCAGAGGTGGAATAAAATTCATCGGAGGTTCTGCAACACAAATAGGAAGCACCACACAAGAAATAGTTGCAGTGGACTCAGGAGCTTCAGCTTGGACAGTCGTTGTTGATTCAGATCCATTAGCAGTTGTTGGTGGAGTTAGAATTAGAGTTACTGGAGAAATAAACAAGAACATCAAGTGGGTTGCCAAGTGTAATCTAACTGAAGTTGCATACTAAAAATAAATAGAGATTAGATGTCTGTATTTCAAATATTAAACGTAGAAGGAATTGAAGCCAATTCCGGATTATTCATCGATACATCGGGTCTCGTTGGAGTTGGTGTTACATCTTCTCTTCTTGCAAATCTGCATGTTCGTGGAACCGGTTCACCTGCAAACGACATTTTAAGAATCGAAGACATTTCCACAAACGTGGTTGTGTATATCGATGATGTTGCAGCAGGCGTTGCGATAGGAAGCACAAATCTTTCTGGAACTGTTTACACAAATCCGAAATTAATAGTAAACACAGGAAGCGGAATTCCCGGCTTGATGCACTATAATTCATTTGGTGTTGAACTTATTACATTCACAAATGTATCAGACTCTTTATTTGGAAATGCGTCAAACCACGATCTATCATTAATAACAAATAACATTGAAGTAGTAAAAATAACTGCAGGCGGAAATGTTGGTATAAACCACTTGACTCCTCCTGCTAAATTAACTATTGTTGGTTCTGGAAATACAGTAGCGACTCATTCATTGAGAATCGCTAATACATCTTCAGACATTATGATGAACATCCAAGATGATGGATTCGTAGGTCTCGGAACTATCACAAGATTAAATGGTTTCGGACTTGGTAACTTTGGATTAACGATGCCAGCTTTATTTGTTGATATGCAGGACACTACAGCATCAGCAAATTTATCGATAAGAATAGGAAATTTTACTACATCAACTATAATAGGTACTTATAATTACACTCACGCATTGGATGGAACTAAAGTTGCAGCTATAGAATTTGATGATGCAACTGGTAATGTTTGGTTTGGTGGATATGGCTACTCAGGACAAAAATATGATTTCGTATTAAATTATCAAGACGTAGTTTCTGGACAAAGATTTGCTATAGGAAGTGGAAATCACGTTCAAGACAGCGGAGCGAATCTTTGGTTTTATGGAGCTTCAAATTCAGCTTCAAATTCACAACAAGCTTATGCAAGCATAGAAGCGTTAAAAGAAAATGCGCTTGATGCGAATTTTGCCGCATATTTAAAATTTGGAATAAGCGACAGCTCAAGTCCAACTGTTACGACTGAAGCAATGCGTATAACCAGCGCACAACATTTAGCCATCGGTCTGACTGTACCTTTAGCAAGACTTGATGTAAGAGCAGGAACTACTGGAGATATTTTCAGATTGAACAATTCCAATTTCCTTTTCGCAGATAAAATGTTGATCAACAATGACGGATCTTTTTATTCTGGTTCTATAAATGGTTTTGGAGGTTCTGGAACAGGAACATTTAGGACTGATCATCTCGATTATACTTTAAATACTGCATTCAGCACGTATTTAGCATTTACAAATAATGGATTGGCTGCAAACATTTCTTCTTATGGAATAATTGGCGGACCTATTGGAAGTTCTGACGTTAATTTCAAACTGAAAGTTCTTAATACCGACGATGGATCTTTAGGAAGCGTAATGAACGTTGTCACAACTGCCAACAGCACGGCAAGTGATGGAACTAATTATGATAATTATTCTATAAAAGTTGTTTCAAGCGGAACTCAGACAAATACTGGAGCTGGAACATTTTTCAAAACCGGTTTATATGTTGATGTGACCAATGGTGATGTCAACAAAGCTATTGAGACTGTTGGAGGAACTGTTACAATTGGAGACTTAGCCGGAACTGGAAATAGAGTTGTGGAAGCTGATTCAACTGGTAAATTAGTTGCTGGCGCTGCTGTTATTGGATCTGCCGCTTCAAAGGTTGCATTTACATTTACGCCTGGAACACCTGGATCTCCAAACACAATAACACATGGACTTGGAACTACTGATTTTTCAGTTACTCTTTGGGATGTTACGGCTGGAGATATAATTTATGCTAAAATTGATAATGCATCTACTACGGCTGTAGATGTAACATTCACTGTAAATCCAGCTGGAAATGTTAGAATAGTCATAATTGGATAAAATAATTATAATATAAAATGAGCAGAATATTTGATAATTTATTTGTAGAAGGGAATGTTGGAGTTTATACGCAAACACCTACCGCAAAATTGCATGTAGCACAAGAAAGCCCATTATTTGTCGGTAATTTATTTACTGCATCAGATTCTGCATTAAGCTTTGAATATTTCAAAATAGACACATTAGTTAATGGAGCTGCAAACATAACGGCTTCATTATATGATAGTACATTCTTGGTTAACATAGGAGGATCTATTGGAAAATTTAAACTTGACCAAGGTAATGGAAATACATTTGAAACAGATAAACCAGGTGGAAATGCTTTCATATACACAGCAGGATCTAATGTTGGATCATCTCTCGAAGCTGGAGTTTTAATTAATTATTCTGCCGCTTTTACGAGTCCTTATGGTTGGGATGTGTGTGCTAATAGAATTGATGTTGGTTCTACTGGAACTGAAACTGGTATTATAAATGGTTTATTGGTAAGACAAAACAATTTCTTAAATACAGCTGCAACTTTTTATCCTGGTATATTTTTAGACGGTAATGTTGGTATTGGTACACCTACACCTCTTAATACACTGCAGGTTGGTGGAACTGGTGGAACTGGAACCATGAACATGAATGGTGGTGGTGGTCTTGGTTCTACACTTTCAGTGCGTGGACATGCTACATCAGGATACCAATTTGATATGTACACTAAGGATTTTTCAAGAGCCTTCTTCCTGGCACAAACAACCGGAACCGGTCCTGGTACAAATGGAGAATTACAAATGATGTTTGTTTCTGGAAATGGAGCAGCCATCACAGCATACGATGTTGATGGAAAATTCAGAGTAGGATTTGGAGGACATTATATTGGAGACGGAGCTTTATTAAACACAAGACATGACTTTGCTTCAACAGGAACTGATGCTTTATTTTCTTGGACTGATACTCAAAATTACATTCAAATAGATTCTATAGTTAAAGGAGCTTTAGCCGAACCATATTTAGAAATGGCTGGTGGTATTGGTGTTGGTTCAGTAGCTTCTGGAACTTTTAGAATATCAACTACACAAAATTCTTATTTTGGAGTTCCTCTTGTTGGAACTGTTGGAAACTTAGGTGTTGGAACTTCAACGCCTGGATTCAAACTTGATGTGGTAGGAGCGATTAATACCGACAATGGATTTTGGCATAACGGACACAGACTGTTACAAAGTGATACCGTTGATTATGGAAATGTATTTGTTGGATCCTATGGATTTGATGCTACTCCTGGAAATACAGGAACATCAGTAAGCGCACTTGGTTATAATGCAGCTCAATCGAATACTGGCGATAATGTAATTGGAATTGGAAATTCTTCTGCTCTTGGAAACACAGGATCAAATATTACAGGAATTGGAACACAATCTGCGCAAGGTAATTCAGGAAACAACGTTATCGCGATCGGTTATCAATCTGCAATTGCAAATACTGGAAATAACATTATAGCTTTAGGTGCATTTGCCGCAGATACAAATGCAATTAACGATGCTGTAATAATAGGTAAGTCAAGAGCCGCAGCTAATGCATTTTTAGAAATGTGGGTTGGTGTTGGTCCAAACAAGGACGGTACAGAAGCAATGCATCCACATACTATTAGACAAGGAAGTATTGCTTCCGGAGTAACTGACACAGGCATGACAGGCGTAGATTTAATTTTAGCTGGTGCTGTTGGTACTGGAACTGGTGTTGGTGGAAAAATTAAATTTCAAGTTGCTCCTGCTGGGACAACTGGTTCAACGCAGAACGCTCTAATAGATGCAGCAATCATTGACCAAGATGGACACATAGGTATAAATACAGCTCCAGTATCATCTTATTTCATGAAGATTGATAGTGCTACAGGTGTTGCAAATGGATTGCTTGTAAATAATGATTGGGATAGAGCAATAGTTGGACAGGTAATAACTAATCCAGGATTAATTGCAATACAGGGTATAGCTAACACTGGTGGAACTGGTGTCGGAGTTCAGGGTTTAACTTCAAATGGATTTGGAATTTATGGATCGGCTTCAACTGGAGTTGCTGCATACGGATATGCTTCCGGAGCTGGAATAGCTGGACAGTTTGAAGTCAACGACGCAAGTGCATTAATATTTAAAGGTATTGGAATAGGTGGAACAGAAAGATTCAGAGTTACCGAAAAAGGTGATTGGGGTATTGGATTAATTTCTCCAACTGCCAAAGTTCACATACAAGGTTCTGATACAACTTCATCGAATTTTGCTATTAAAGTTGATTCATCTACAGCAAATATTTTAACTGTAAGAAACGATCATACTTTATTATTTAGTGGAATTTCATCTGGGTTCACAGGTTCACAGAAATATGAAAAACAGGATGGCACTCAAACCACATCAAAACCTTTAACAAAAACTATTTCTACTATTTCTACAGCAAGCAATCAAATGGTTATAGTTAAAGGAACCGTTGCTGGATTTAGAAGTACTTTTGCTGAGTCTTATGGTTCAACATTCTTTGCGGTGTTCTACAATAATGGTGGAACGCTTACACAAGTATCAACTACTGACTTAAGCGAAAAACACAATTTCGCTGGATTGCCTGCGCCAACTACAACAGTTACTACAAGTGGAACTGACATTATAATACAAGTTACTGGTGTCAGTGGAACTACAATAAATTGGGTATCAAGTTATGAATATTCAGCAGTTAATACTAACGCGTAATATGATCACACTTGAAGAATATCGTGGCAAGACAAGGCCGTTAGGAATTGTTCCAGTTGAAACTGATGAGAGATATGGTTATTATGAAACCGACCAACGTGTTCTGACTAATTTTATTAACTCACTTTACAATGCTAATTTATTAAATAACGAAGTTAAGTTAATAGATGTTGGATGTGGTTTATCGACAACATTATATAATTTTTATTTGCAATTGAAGGAAGATAATAGGTTTAAATTTGAATTGTTTGGCATAGAGGGAGATCCTATTATTGCAGAAAAATTTGAAAAAGAACTGTTGTCATTTTTCCAAGGAAATTTATCATTTTCTTTTAATGAAGCAGAAAAAATTAATTATTCAAAATACAATGTTGTGTATTTATACTCACCTATGAAATATGAGGGAATGTGTAGGCTTTATGACAAAATATTTTCTGAAATAAAACCAGGAACAATTGTTTATGATGCATATCTATATGGAAAAGGATTAAATGATGTTATAGATAGTAGGATTATAAAATTTGGATTAACGAAAATACAACTGGAGTTTGGTGGGATCAAGCACGAAATACACGTGAAAAAATAATAAATGAAGAAATAAATGAAACAGACTAATAATAGTAAATTTTTAGATTCTAATAACATAGTGTCGATAGATTTAGAACTAAGAAAAATGTATGACGCAACTGGAGCCCAAACATTGGATTGGACTTCTGTTTCATCTGTTCCGTCTTTTGGAACAGCAAGATGTGTATATCTCGTCCAAGACACAACAGACCAAACTAAACTCGGAGGAACTGCAAATAGAGTTTATACTACTTTCCAAACTGCTTATGATGCAGCTAACGCTTTACAGGTTGCATTGGGAGGTACTAACATCGTTGATCTTGTAGTTGGAAATATGATAACCAACCAAGTTGCTAACACAATAACTCCAGCTGGCGGAGACTTAACCTTGTCAGCAAATTTTAATGCACGTGTAAGAATTGTTGGAGCAAGTCCAATAGTTTCAACGCTTGGAAACATTATTGCCAATGGATTCACTATTGGAGCAGGAAGCGCAGTAGCTACATTCAGCAATGTATCCATTGGAAATATCACAACAAGCCAAGCCGGAGCTTCTGGTAATGGTGGAAGTATTTCTTTGAGATTAAATAATGCAAAAATAGGAAATATTGATACATCAATAACAAATGCTGCTAATACAACTGGAAATGGTGGAGGTGTTGGAATTACAACTACTGTTCAGCTTGGGTCTATTGCACAAGTTGGTTCTATTGTAACATCGTCTAAAGCAACAACTACCACTGCCGGTGGATTATCTTTAACTGGAGGAAATATTACTGTTGGTGCAGTTACATTGTCAAACAATAATTTGGCAGGATTTTTGCAAATTAGTGGATTAAATAATTCAATATCATCATTCAGCAGTACAGTTACAGATTCAACTGGAGGAACTCAGACTATATCAAACTGTTCTTTTGGAGCATTCACATCGTCTATATTTGGAGATACTTTTCCAGGAGATCCTATTTGGAAATTCCAAAATTGTAGTTTTGCTGCAGTTACTATAACACAGAATGCTTCAAGCGCAAATCACGTATACGTTATTTTCAATAATTGTTTTCTACAAAATTTTGTAGGAGGCTCTGATTTTTTAACCACAGTATATGCGTACAATACAACATTTTGGGTAAGAGAAGGAGCAGGTGCTGGTATTTGTCCTATTCAAAACTTAGGAGATGATTCTGCATTATTAAGCTGTGTTCTTTCAAAAGAACATCAATTCACTGTGCCGGTCATAAACAATCTTGGAACAGGATGTAAAATAGAAAATTCTTCATTAAGAGGAGGTTCTGCTTCTATATCAAGCACTTCAGGTGTTACAGTTAAATCTAACAATTCGATTTTTGAAAAAGGAAACATCCACGTAACAATAGAAAAAGATGGTGGTGTTGTTAATTTGCCTGATGATGGTGCCGGAAATTTTTTATTTGATGCGTCTTCATATAGACATGCTATCGTAATACTAAATGGAAGTGCTGGTGGACCAAACACATTAGCGATTAGTAATATCTCCATAGGAGAAACCTATACAGTATTAATAAATAATGCGACAGGCGCTGACACTGTTACTATAGCAGATAGCAACGGACTTTACAGTTCCTATGTGGAAAGTACTGGTAGCTTAACTCCTGGTGGTGGTGGAGTTTATACACCAACTAACGAAGTTGGATCAATTGATAGATTATTAATAACATTTGATGGTGCTAACATATACACTGCCGCTGCTGGTAAAAACTTTATAGCATAAAATAAACCGAGAAACGAAACAAATCTCGAAAGATGTGATAAGACTATCATCGAGAGAATCCGGTGAAGTTTAAGAAAGTTTCATCTTAAAGAAAACTTAAGACAAACATATTACGAACACTATTTGATACTTTAACCCCGCTCTGCGGGGTTTTTAGTTAAACATTATTCAAAGATTTTAATATAACAAATATGTTCACCATAATCAAAACTTTAGACCCATCGATAACCGAAGAACTTCTTTCTATCGCCAAGCAAGCCCCACTCAAAGCAGACGTTTCAACCTATGCCAAAGGAAGACAGAGAACTTTTCTTAACATGAATTGGGATTTCAGAGATCGAAAATTTGATAAGGATTGTTTTCAGAATGAAAGAATGTGGGAAATACTTAAAGGAATTTGGCCTGAAGCAGAAATAGGACTTCTCACATATTCAGGTGAAGAAAATCCAAAAGGAATAAACTTACACAGAGATGACAGCTATGCTGATTATGAAAGTTGGGGAGTTCAATTATCTGGAACCTGCGAATTTCATTATATGGGAGGTTACAAGAATTTCAAATGGGAACAGGAAAGAGATCCAGAGATTGATCAATCATACACATTAAATCCAGGCGATGTTTTCAGGTTCAACTGCAAGAACAGACATAGCGCAATTCCAAGCATAAACAGATATGCTATAAACCTTTGGAAGATAGCAGAAAAATTCAAAAGAGATTACGACAATTCAATAAACACAAAGATAACACCCCTATTTTAAATGGAATTAAAAGATTTTATAAAAACCGTATTCGAGAAACCCGAAGAATATTTAGAACTGAGATCTGAAAAGGCAAAGTTCTTCTTCATGACACAGAGATTCATGAGCATTGCTTTCCCTATTCAGGCACAAGCGTTCAACCATATAAGAATCCCTCAAGCAGAAACAATGGATTATTGGCATGAAAGCATGACGAAGCTTTACAAGAAGACTCCACCATGGATATACACTAAAACCAAGAAGGCTGAAAAGAAAAAAGCGAAGGAAGATATGCCTTCAGATGAAGCTGTCAACTATTACCTTGAAAGGATGAAAATGTCTAAAAGAGAGCTCACCGATGCCATAAAATTATTTGGTGAAGAAGCCATTGAACCCATCAGAAGAATAGAAGCTATCATGAAGGAATAGAATATATAAGAAAAGAATTCTATCATTAAATGTCTAAGAACAATGGTTTTGTAGAAGGTTACGGAAAACCACGCTTTATAAAAGGTATAGGTCCGGATGAAATACCTACTACTCCGGTACCGCCATCACAAACAGGTGGATTTACAGAAGGATATGTTGATGGTGGAGAAAGGGATATTAAACCTTTCAATCCAAATCAGCAAGTCATCGAGGAGATCATAATAGTTCCGCCAGCAGGCGGAAATGGTGGAATTCTTTTCGTTCAATATGTTACGTCAGTAAATGCCACGTTTTCAGATGGAGATTTCATAACATCAGACTCTTTTGCATTCGTGCCAGTAACAAAATCGGATATGTGGATAACCGTCAATGGTCTTCCGATATATCCAGCAAATGGAGTGACCGAAGTTTCTACAAGCGCATTTTATGTGACTGATTCGACTGGGTCTATAATAAGACCGAAAGGAACGTATCAAGTAGGAGACATGTTTAAATGGAATGGCAGCATCGCCAATTATCAAATTGAGACCGACGATGAAATAAAAATTGTATACGAAGTTTAATGTCAATATACGCTTTAGCATTTACAACAAACAACACTCTTGGCCACATAGGAAGCTATAGGATAATTTCTTATTCCGATGCTTTCTTAAATGTGATTTCTATAGATGACGTATTTGATTCCGTATCTGGAGAAACAGATGGATATTATGCCAAGAGAAGCTTCAGATATAGCAAGGATGGAAGCAATTGGTCGTTGTGGATAGATTTCGTTCCAAGCAATCAGTCTCCAGAAAATATGGCACCAATAAGAAATTTGGTGTTCGATCCCGACCTTCAATATTATTTTGAGTTCAGATACATGGTGACGGATGTTCCAAACTTCAGTCCTCAGCTTGATCCTGGAGAACAGATTTCTCCAGAAATAACATTAGACACTTTTGACATTGGAATAACATTTAAAAACAGAGACCCATTTGCAGGATTCAACATTAGGCCTGTGAATGGATTGTGCTCAGATGAATTTTACACAATTCCAGTTTTATTTCAAAACACTAACTTCACATTTGATCCATACAACGTGAACAGAGGAGTTGCGCTCTATCAAGATCTTTCTTTGATGGTGAACAACGTTTTCGGATTCATGGTCAATTATTATAGAGTCATTCCACAGTGGAGAGCCAAGGATATTGTGTTGAAAGAATATACTATCAAATCAGTTCAAAGCGAGAAGTGTATTAAGGTTCTTGTTCCAAACAATGAGTTTCCAGATAATAAGGTAAACTACAATGAATTTGGAATTGATTTTCAACAACCGTTCGAGATTCATATCGACAAAGGATATTGGGAAAGTTTTTACGGAAAAGGAACCATGCCTCAGAAGAGGGATGTTATTTATTTCCAATTAAACAATAGGTTGTACCAAGTTCAATCAAGCTACATTTACAGAGATTTCATGCAACAGCCTTTATATTTTAAAGTGCTTCTTGTTAAATACGAAAACTACGCAGACACAATCATACCAGACGACATTCAGTCAACTCTTGACGACATAACTATTTCCACAGAAGAATTGTTCGGTGAGGACATTCAAAAGGAGATGGATAAGATAACCAAGCCTCAGCAGTATGTCACAATAACATTTGACTCAGATCCTATAAGAGAGAAAGTATTGAGAGTTCTCCCAATAACAAGATATGATTTCTATGTGAATTGGACTTTGGTGGCAGAACATTTTTATTCCATGAACCAACCATTCTTGCAATTTGACGGTTCAAACGTTGAAGCAGTTAAATACAGAATTAAATCAAAAGTGCTTGCAAACGAAAATAGGTCGTTTACTTGTTGGTTCCAACCTCAATTGAATACTAAAACTTCTGACAAGACAAGACCTTTATTGAGAGGAATGAATGAGTCAGGTCTTGGTGTTAATATTGATTTGATGTTTTCAAACACGGCTTTAAATGTTGCACCAAGTCAAATTGTGTTATCATTAAATGCTGATCAATACATATTCAATTTGCAAAAACAATTAAACAAGGATACTTGGTATGCGCTTGTGGTTAATTGGAGCAACGAATTTAGTCAAGCGAGTGTAGATCTTTATACACAGCAACAGGCATCTAATCAGTTGTTAAGAATATCACATGAACAGAAGAACATTGTTTCAGCTGTATTTGATACTGATACTAATTACACGTTGCTTGTGAGTCCGTTGAATTTGACAAACATCAGATTGTTCAACGAGATGCTCGAGGAAGAACATCACAACATAGTGTTAAACCAATTAGTTATTAAAGATTCTGAGAAGGCAATAATAATAGATAACGCTAAACCTATATTAAGGCTTCCACGTATTGCTAATCCTAAATAATTTTTTTCAATTAGATTATTATTTTGCTATATTTGTATCTGTTAGTCGTATCTGATAATGTTAAACTAAAAAAAAGAAAAATGAACATTTTTGTAAGCAATCTGAACTTCAAGATGACTGAAGATCAGCTAAGAGAAGAGTTCGAGAAATACGGAGACGTAAGCTCGGCCAAGATCATCAAGGACAGGGATTCCGGAAGAAGCAAAGGCTTTGGTTTCGTAGAAATGCCTGAAACAGAAGATGCCAATGAGGCAATAAAAGAATTAAACGGAGCAGAGATCAATGGCCGTGCAATCGTTGTTAACGAAGCGCGTCCAAAGACAGCATCACGATAATATTCTCTTCGCGAAAAGAACAAGAAAACCTCTGTACGAAAGTGCAGAGGTTTTTTTATTTGCAGAACTCCAAGTGGGGATCGAACCCACGACCAAAGGTTTTAGAGACCTACGTTCTACCACTGAACTATTGGAGCATTAAGAGAAGATTTCTTTAATGTGAGAGTCTAATGTTTTTTCATCGAAATGTGACAGCAATTCTTGTTCTGAGATCATTTTAATCATTCCACCCATTTCAGTTATTTTGGAAATAACATTTTCGTACCAATAGGCTTCCGTCTGTCCTGTATTTTTAATTTTGAATATTGGACCCTTTGTTTGTTTTGAAAAACCTACAAACTCAAAATCACTTGTGAAGTTCATCATGAGTCTGTCATCAGCAGGATCTTCAAGACCTACAATGTTTGCATACCACGTTAGGTCTAATATTTTGGTTGCATTTTCAAACGAAGGTGTTTTGCTTTGTATTTGTAAATTACGTACATTTACTCCGTGCATCGTAGTGTCAAGTTGTAATTTTCCATAGTATATTAATCCGTAAGAATAATTATATCCTTGCCTATTGCTGCAGGTATCACCTTTGGCAGTGTCTTGACATAAAAATATTTGGCCACCTTCTAATGTTATTTTTCCTTTAGCAGGTTTATAACCGCTTCCGGCATGATCGATTTCTCCTACGAACATTTGTCCTTGGTAAAAATCTTCTACGACTAATTCTGATTGTGGCTTGTTGATAGGTGAAAATTGTTCAGTCATTTTAATAGGTTTTTTCGTAAATTTATCTTCCATAACAGATCTCATCAACCATTGTTTTTCTAAAAGATTAGCAGGTCTGCAATTTCTTCCAGTTATCCAAGGAGTGCATTCATGAATTTTACCTTTGTTATTTGAATCTTTCCTGAATGTTTCTGTTACGTCAGAAGATTCAGTTACATGAGTAATGGTTGACACATAATAATGAGAATGTGCACGATCTTTATCGTCGGTATGCTCTTTAAATTTGAACACAATCTCGAGATCCTTTTGTATTCCATCAGCATCATCCAACATTTCGTGACAGTGATAAATTTCTCCAGGTACAAGGTCCTCAACCTTAAGCGATTCCATTTTAATCTGTTTAAATGCGTAGCTTAAAACCTCTACCATGAACATTTAGAATTTCAATGCTGCTATCTTGTTTTAAATAAGCTCTCAGCTTTGTAATGTAAACATCCATGCTTCGGCTGTTGTAATAATTGATGTCTCTCCAAATTTCTTTCAACGCAACATTTCGTTCAAGCTCAGTGTTCATGCAAAGCATTTTGAGTAATTGAGTTTCTTTGTTTGTCAATTTCTTGTCAATTGAATTTAGAGTTAAAATTCTCTTGTTTTCATTGAACATGTATTTACCAATTTTGAAATTGACTTCATCATTGGTTCTGATTTTAGTATCAAGACTCATGTCCTTCATCATTGTTTCCATCATAGACTCTTCGGTCCTGCCATTGAATATCATGACATTCGCGTCGATGTCCTCGATCCCTGCTTCCTTTAAGTTGAACAGTATCGGTTCGTTGTTTTTAAGCTTCTCGATATTCTTATCGCTCAAGCCTAAAATTATTGTGTTTCCTACTTTTGCTTTTATCATGGTTTTTTGTATAATTCTGGTCTGTCATGTAATCCATTGAATTGGATAAATGATTTTGCTATCTTATCAAAGTCCTTGTCATTTTTAATTTCATATCTTTCCACGGCATTAAAAAATCCATCGTCGGCCGTGCATCCGCCATAACTCTCACCGATGTAAAGAAGATACTGTCCAGGCTTCATGGCATTCCATATCATGTGAGCCAACGGATCCATATAAGGCCAAGACAACACGAACATATCTGCATCTTCTGCCTGCTTGACGAATCTAACCGCATCCTCTTGTTTAACTATTGGAAGAAAATTGTTTGATTTCTTGTAATGGGCCCACGTCTTATTGTCAACGGCTTCCTTTAATGGTATTCCATATTTTTTCATCCAATGAGAGAACCAGCCTGTTCCGCAACACAATTCGTGCACAACCTTCATCTTCTTCTTATCACAGAACTTCTTCATGGCAGTAAGCATCTCGTCATTATAAGCGACGAACGAATGTTCGAGATACATCTCTCTAATAACGAAAGGACTCATCCATTTGTTCTCATCCTTGATTATATCCTTAATGGATTTAATTGACAATAGGTTGTCATACGGGTCTCTTACATGCTGTGTGATTACTTTTCTTGATGGAAGCTTCTCAGACGACAAATCGAATGTAGAACGGATTGCTTCCGTAACATCCTGGTCGAGGGTTTCTATCAGTGAACCGTATCTTTTTTCAGCCCGTGTCATTGTAGCAATTTACCAAAAAACCATGAATCTTTTAAAGATATATAGATCAAATACACAAATTAACTAAAATCGCCATGCTTAAGTACGTAAAATTATATGAGTCTTTTCTTTCTGAGGCACAGGCCGAGGTCACCACGACTAAGACTATCAAGCTGAATAAGGGAATTCAAGAGAAGGTTAAATTGGCAGCAGAATTAAGCTCCCAATTGAAACATGCTACAGCCGATTACGAGGCAAAGATAAAACCAATGCAAGAGGTTCTTAACAAGTATGATGAAGAGATCTTAAATGCTTTAACGGCTGTTAATGCTAATCAGGCAAAGGTTGAAGACATCATCGCAAAAGTTATGATGGCCAAAGGAAGAATGACTGACTCTTACAAAACTCTTTGGGAAGAAGCATTGAAGAAAATGAATGACGCAACAAGAAAAACAATGTTGGAAATTCAAGCAGCAAACAAGAAGCAAAATCCAGATAAGTACTGGATGGAATATGTTAAGGAAGAAGCAATGACTAACGAAGGTTTCAAGGACATCCAAGAATGGGGTTCTAAATTGGTTAACAAATTTAAAACTTGGGTTAAAGACGTTTGGTCTAAAGTTAAGAATGCGATTGGCGAACATGAGAAAGCAGTCGACAATCTCGAAGCAGTTGCAGCAAAACTTCCTAAATAATGAAAAACCTTCTCCTCTACGAGAAATATATTGCTCCATTTGATTCTTCCATGAAGAAGGCAAAAGGACGTTGGGATGCATTACATGCATCAGATGAATTCGTTGAGAAGGCAGTTGATGCCATGTATAAATGGTTCTATGGTGGATTCATGTCAGGCCCTCACAAGCACGACAGTGATTACATTATAGAAATAACTAACGTGTTTAAAAACATAGGAAAAGTTTATCACACTCCAGTTGATAAAAGCATGTTTAGAATTGCTCACTTACACATTGAACCTGGAATGGGAACAAAGGAAATAAGAAAGATAAGCAAAACGCAATCAGGTCCTAAGCAATTACAAAGTTGGTCAACTACAAAGGAAGGTGCTGAATGGTTTTTCAATCATTTTGTGAGAGACCAAAATCAAGATGCAGTGTCACATCCGTCGAGGACGTGGGTTTTGTTAAGTACTGAAGCAGAGAATCTGAATCAGCTCTTGACATTTGAAGAATGCATGCAGTTTTTATATGACATAGGTCACATGGATTCTAATGTGGAAATGCTGGCAGATAGATTAGTTTCCAACGACATGTTGAAATTGCATGAATTGATATGTGATACTCCAAAAGAAGTTCCAGTCAAGATAGAAAACATTCTCGTTCCGCCAGTAAAGAAAACAACAAAGAAGAAATAATGGCCTGGATACCACCGAATTATAGAAGTAAATCAGCGTCTAAGGACAGAGACGAAAACGTTTTCATGTACAAGAAGAAAAAGAAAGGTGCAAAATCAATGGTTAGCTCTTTCAAGGGATTCAAAGAAATAAAGAAAATGAAATAATGAGCATAAAGAAATTTGAAGATTTCTTCATCAATGAAGATAACAAAACAATAAAGGTAAAAGAAGTTGAACCTTATGGTGGAATGTATTCAGATGAGAACGGTGATAAATATTATCAAGACGACAAGAAAAACATTTATAAGCAAGTAGATGGAGTATGGCACATTTGCACAGACTCAGGTGAAGCTGAATATCCTGTTCGTTATACGATTGAAATAGACGAGGCAACTAATGAAGCTAAGATCAATGAAGTTGGTCCAATGAAATTTACAAAGTCGACTGCCGGAATGATTCCTGCGAATAAAAAGCAAGAATTTAAAACAGACGTTAAGCTAAAGAAATCCGAATGGGATGCAATGTTTGATAAAATAAACAAATTGACTTCAGCTAAACGTGCAGAAATAATAAAGAAGCTCCACCAAATGGGGTTGATGTAATATGGAAAACCAAGATCAAGACAGCACAGAAAAACAATTGGATAAGGTAGATAGTTATCTTACCAAGTTTGGAAACATATTGAAGAAACATTGGGGCAAATTACTTTTGCTTGGATTTGGATATTTAGTTTATTGGTATATGTCTCAACCTGCTGAACAAACAGAAGCAGATGAACAATATCAAATAGTAGATACTGTTTACGTGGAAGATACGGTTTTCGTGGCTGACACAACAGAAACAGAATAATTTTCTAACCCGCTTAAATGCGGGACTTAGGACCGGTGAATCGATATTCGCTACATTGATTCACGAAAGAGAGGTACCAACGGGTACCTCTTGCTTTTTAATCCAACGATTTTCTTGTGCTGTATTGAATCTTGAAGAATTCTCTTCCATCTAAAAGCTCTTTGTTCTTGTCATCAACTTCTTCTATTCGACTGTTCATCTTATTAAAGAGTCTTGTTGGTTTTAAACTGTAAGCTGTGTTTAATATGGAATTTTTTTGATCATCGTGAGACCACTTTCTGGAAAATCTATTGTCATCCTTTGTTATTGGTTCTTTGATCAGGGTTTTCTCCTTGTTGAGCTTTATAAGCATTTTGAATGCTTCATCAGAAACAACGTATCTGTCTGGAATTATTTTTCCAGGATACAAGAACATCAGCATAAATTTATACATCAACATTCCATATCCTCGTCCAGCTATCTCAATGATATATGTTCCGTCGAATTTATTAGTTGCCTTTATATAGGCAACAGGTTTGAAATTTTTTGAAAATACAAACTCCTGAATTTTGTTTCCTTCACAATGAAGTATTCTTAAGTTTTTTGGAAGTGTAAATTCTTCAAATGAATCTATGCGTGTCATGAACTATATATCGATCATAAACCTAAAGCATCACTTATTTTTTTCCTGACTTCTCTTAACGGAGTTGTTTCTCCGGCTTTAATCTTAGATGGAATTATGAAACCAGTTTCGCGCGTTTCTTCAACGCCATTCATAGTATATGATTCTCCAATAACATCCGTAAAAGTATCTTTAAACAATTCGTCTAATTGAGCAAAGTATTTTTCTTTAACGAGAAAGAAGAATTGATTCTCGTGCATCATCAAAGAATTGTAATGCCTGAGGAATATTATGTCGCTTCCCCATTCTCCAGCTTCTTTTCTTGCTTGAACTATTCTTCCAACATACTTATCAACACCATTATTACCGGCCTGTGGACCTGTTATAAGATATTTTCCATGATCAGCATCTGTGAAGTTTCTGATCATCATTCCCTTGTCATCAACTATTTGATTTAGGAGTTTTGTTATTTCTGATTTTTTCATTGTCTCGTATTTCGTTTATTGTTTTCATTTTCATTTTCCATTCATCACCTTTCCCCCATTTTTCCCAGGCAACCTTTTCTACTAATTTTCCATACTCACCTGTTGGATTTGCTATAAGCAATGCAGAAAGCTCATTCATCGTTTTGGCCTTTATCTCTTCTTCTATTTTATGCAAATCAATATAGGCTTCTTCCATCTTTTCAACATTCTTGTCAAACCTGATGTTAAGAGTTTCCATTAATATGGCGAACAGCATCATTGAATAGATGTAACCTTTTGGAATGTTTATTCCCATACCGTCTATAAATAAGGAGAAACCTATCATGACAAGGAACGCGAGAGCAAGTATCTTAAATGATGGATGTTTCTCTATGAAATTGTTCAATGGGGTAAAGAATAGAAACATGCAGAATATGGCGGTCAATGTTGCAGTCAATTGGATCCATCGAACATCTGACATTCCAACTGCTGTGATCGTCGAGTCGATGCTGAATATCAAATCAATTGCAGTCATCGTCATAATCATCGACATCATTGTTTTTTTCTCAATTGGTTTGTCTGTTCCTTTTTGTTCAATGTTGTGATATAATTCCTTTACGGCTTTGAACACAAGAAAGAAACCTCCACCAACCATTATAAGGTCATGCACGTTGTAAGATTTTCCCATGACAGAGAAAAGTTCTTCTTTCATGTTGGCGAGAAATCCAGCACATAGAATCAAGATGGTGTTCATGATCATCGAAATAACTATTCCAATTCGTCTTGCTTTCTTTTTAAACGCTGGGTCAAGCTCAGATGTTACTATTGATAGGAATATGACGTTGTCTATCCCGAGAACTATTTGAAGGGCAGTTAACCCTATTACTGATATAATCAAATCCATGATAAGTATGATAAGTTTAATGCAAAAATAAAAAAAATTTCTGAAGAATAAAAATTATTGGTATATTTGTGCTTATTGATAATTTATGGACAACTTGTATAATAGTAATGGTTTGATTTTTTGGTCAGAAGCGGAGATAAAACTTCGTGAGATGTTCGAGAACTATTTCGTTCAAAAACTGAAGACCAATCTCAAATCTCAGAACAGAGCATTCGACCTTTATAAGTGCGAAGCTCCATTATTGACTCCGGTCGATTTAATAAACCCGAATTATACCGAAGAGGATGTTTGGATTCAAGCCAATTTAAGAGGTGCAATGCCGGTTGTTCGTTATGCTGAAAAGAAATCGAGCATTGACGATGACATGGAAAAATTAATGTCATTGAGCAAAGAACACATGCGTTCCGAAGAGGATAGTTATTACAAACGCATGCTTGAATTGAACGATCAAATTACAAATGGAAAATTGAATATGGACCTTGCCATTGAAATGGGTGCGGTATATACTGAGATGTATCCTAATCATTCATTAGTATTAAGGCCTGAAACCACAATGGGAAGTTATGCTTATGCAAGACATTTGCTTAATCCGCACAATGCAGTTAAGATAATGCCACCATTGGTTGTATATCAACATGGAAAATCATTTAGAAGAGAACAGGATCAGCCCACAAAATACATGAGGCTTAAGGAATTCTATCAATTGGAATTCCAGATACTATATTCACCTTCTACCAAGAACGACTATTCTCTAACGTTGATCCCTACAGTAAAACAAATGATAGAGGATATGATTGGTCCGTGTCATGTGGAAGATTCAGACAGACTTCCAAGCTATGCTGAATGGACAAGAGATGTCATCTGCGATAAAACAGGAATGGAAGTTTGTTCAATGTCAAAAAGAACTGACTACGAGAACATGAACGTCATTGAGGTGGCAATAGGAACCGACCGGTGCATATATAATTTCAATTTGAAGAATGGATAACGAATATGGAAGCTGCATGTTTTCTATGATGTCATTGAGACATCTTGGACAAACTTTAAAATGGGAAGCTTCTGATATTGCTTTGAAACATGTATGTCCATTTTGTAGCGGACAGGCAAAGATAAGAGCTGAACTTAGAGACTTTGGAATTTATGGAGAATCAATACAGGCATTCTATGCCTGTGTTAAATGCGAGGAAGAGTTTACGACAACGGAAATTGATGAGATAAATATAACGCCTCTTCTTAAAAAGAAGCGTGGAACGAGAAAAGTAGTGGAAATAATAAAATCGGTATTAAAACTTAAATTAAAAAACAATGGCACAAGAAGTAACAGACAGCAATCTTGAGGAAACTCTTAAGACGGAAAAATTAGTGGTTCTCGATTTTTGGGCACCATGGTGTGGACCTTGCAGGACGATTGGTCCTGTCATAGAAGAACTACACACTGAGTATGGAGAAAATGTGGTAATTGGAAAAGTCAACGTTGATGACAATTCTGAAGCTGCCACAAAATACGGAATCAGAAGCATTCCAGCAATTTACTTCATTAAGAATGGAGAAGTTGTTGACAAGATAATTGGCGCAGCTCCTAAAACGGAGTTTGTGGCAAGGATCGAGGCTAACAAATAATATGGCGAACAATAATTTCAAAAGGCCTTACAGGCCAATTCAGAAACAAAGGGAACACAAGATCAATGAAGAGATCAGACATCCCAATGTGAGAGTTACAGGTGATGACATTGAGTCACAGGTTGTAACCATCCAAGAGGCATTGCGCATGGCAAGGGAAGCTGGAGTTGATCTCGTTGAGATTGCTCCAAGCGCAAACCCACCTGTGTGCAAGATAATCGAATATGGAAAACTCCTTTACGAGAAAAAGAGAAAAGACAAGGAGAATAAAAAGAACCAAGATCAGGTTGAAATAAAAGAACTTCGATTGACACCAAGCACAGACGAACATGATTTGCAATTCAAATGCAACAATGCAATGAAATGGTTAGCTGATGGAAATAAAGTGAAAGCCGTTGTAGTATTCAAAGGAAGAATGATCAAATATAAAGAGATGGGAGAAATCCTTTTGCTTAAACTTTCTGTGATGCTCGAAGACCATGGAAAAGTTGAACAGCTACCAAAACTCGAAGGCTTCAAAATGACCATGATGGTCATTCCAAAAAAGAAGTAAAATATTCCATTTACTAAAATTTATTATGCAATCTAACTTATTGACTATCAATAGGTTAGATTTCCATTTATTATTCTAATTATTTTTATTATTGATATTTATTTAGTAATTTTACTAATGTAAATCAATTAAACAACCAACCATGAAAATTAAACAATTTAACTCAGCAGTAGATTTTAACCAATTAAGATCTGAAATCAATCAAGCTTTAGAAGGTGTAGGAAAAAAATATGGCGTAAATTTTCAAGCGCGTAATGCCTCATACCTTGATCAAGTTGCAACCTTCAAACTTGAATTAACAACACTTGGGGAAGGTGGAACCGTAGAAACAAAAGAAGCCAAAGAGTTTAAATCTATGGCAACGTTATATGGAATGAAACCTGAGGACTTAGGTAAAACTGTTACCATACAAGGACGTAAATTTGAAATCACCGGAATGAAACCTAAAAGCAGAAATTGCATAACAGGAAAAGATTCAAGTGGTAGAGGTTACAAACTTCCATTAGCTGGAGTAAAACGTTCTCTTGGATATGCAGTTACTGCAATGGATGAAACTTTATAAATTAAAATTATGAAAAAATCTGTAATAAAAGTTTTTTATACAGAAAAACAAGTAAACACTAACGCAAACATAGAAGCTGCATCGAAATCAAAATCACCACTCAAACCGGTTCTTTTGATGAAAGCTTTAGATGTTCTTGGATATGGAAAAAATCTGGATATTGATCCAGATTTTTTTCCATTTAAAGACGAGGACTTCCTGCTTGCGCACACTAAAAATTACGTTGAAGCATTTTTCAATGGTGTTCAACCATTGTGTCAAAGTAATTTCTTACCGTGGAGCCAAGAATTGGCAGACTCAGTTCGTTACACTAATGCGAGTTTGTATAACGCAATTAGATATGCTTACTTAAATCCTGACCAAGTTACATTAAGTCCTACATCAGGATTCCATCATGCAATGCCTCACAGAGGCGATGGATTTTGTACATTCTCAGGACAGGTTATTGCTGCAGAAAAAATGTATCAAGAGTTTGGAGTGTCTGGTGCTGTTCTTGATTTGGATGGTCACACAGGAAATTCCATAGATGATGCTCGTGGTTTTGCTAAAACAATTGATTTAGCAATTCCGCACGAATATAATTTTGCTCAGCTTAAAGGTAGTGATAAACACTATCTCGACTCTCTTTTAGAAGCAATGGATAAAATTGAAACAGGTGTATTGGAAAATAAAATACATTATCTAATGTGGTGCCACGGTGCAGACTCTCACGAGGATGATGATTTTGGTGGACAGGTTGACACAGAATATTGGGTTAAATGTTCTGAAGCATTTTATGCTTGGGTGAATCAATTGGATGCTAAATTGATTGCAATGGGAAGAAAACCTCTTCCAGTCATTTTAAGTTTATTTGGAGGTTATCGTGATGATGATTATTATTCAGTTATTTCGTTGCACATAAAAGATTTGACAACATGTCTTAATCTTCTTTGTGGAGAAAACATAAATTATGATGTGAACGTAAAAGATAAACGTCCAACAATAAAACGTAAACCACCTGAAAAATGGTTTGATGGAATGCCGCTATCTCTTTTGAATGTTCTTTACCCAGGAAAATATGACGATATAAACACATAGGGCTTGGCCGGAATCAGGGGACTGCGGATTCTAAACCCGCTGAACCGTGGGTTCGACTCCCACCCAGGCTACCAATTAAAAAAAGTAAAAAATAAAAACCAACCATGGAAAAAACAACGTTAATAACAGAATTAAAAGGAATAAGCAAAAGCTTATTTGAGAAAAAAGATTTTCAAAATGCAGGACGAATAAATCTTGCAATTGATGTTCTTGAAGAAGTATTGCCAATCAAAGAAACACCGGCACCAATAAAGACTGGTGATAAAACCAATAAATTTTTAAATGAATGTGAAGAGATGAATTGTGATAATTGCAAAGCAGTCACTGGACATGTATTGAAAAGAAAAAGACTTGGTGGAACATCAGCAAATTCTGAAAAATCTTGGACATGTTCAATATGTGGAAATCAAAAAATTAAATAACCTTAACATCATTAAATATGTTTGATTTTCACCAAAAAGATACACACGCAACTAATTTCTCTATAGACAAAAAAGATCTATATGAGAAGGCAATGGAAATTTTTAAAAGCTATAATCCAAAAATAAAAATATGGATTGAAGATACAGCATTTGATTCTTTCGGAAGACCCTATTATGACCATTTGAGTTTACATACAGATCAAGGTCATAAAGGTAAAATTAAATGGATAGGATTCTTTTCTACCATCAATAAAAGAAAGCTCCTGGCTGGAGAAATAAAACCAAAACAAACAATCAAAGAAAAACTTAAAGTATTTTTAAACCTATGAAAACGTTAACAGAGAACAAGTCCAAAACTTTATCTAAGTTTTTGGAAACCCTAAGGGATAAAAGAGGATTTGACGCTGAAATTTATACAGAAAGAAAAGCGTATGCAATAAATAAATTCTTTAGAGAAAATAATCTTGATTGTGCTGTCATTGGACTTTCTGGAGGTGTCGATAGTGCTGTTGCATTTTCTCTTCTCGAATTTGCTTCTCGCAGACCAGACTCACCTATCAAAAAAATTCTTGCATTAGCAATGCCAATATATGGAAATGGAACAACGAACCAAACTGATGCTACTAATAAAGCAACGAGGTTCATAACAAATTTTCTTGGTACAAAAAGAAAAAGGTACAATGATAAAGTAGAGTTTGAAATGTTTGATCTTTCGCATGCCTACGAATCATATCAATATGGACATGAAACAGACGCATGGTCTAACGGACAATTAGCGAGCATTGTAAGAACTCCGTTTCTATATTATAATGCCGCATTGTTACAAACAAAAGGATATAAATCAATTGTGGTTGGAACTACAAATCGTGATGAAGGTTCTTACATTGGCTTCTTTGGAAAAGCTTCTGACGCAATGGTCGATCTTCAACCGATAGCAGATATACACAAAAGCGAAGTGTATCAGGTTGCAAAACTTTTAGAAGTTAGTGATGAAATAATAAATGCAACTCCGGCTGGTGACGTTCACGATGGCAGAGTTGATGAAGAAATGATTGGTGCTCCATATTGGTTTCTTGAATTATTCCTTCTTCAAAAACAATACAAAGAGACTGCCAAGTTAGAAACGTTTGAAGACGGAGAAATTTATGGAAAATATTACGCATCAATAGAAAGCATTCACGAAAAAAATAAACACAAATACCAGGTAGGTTCACCAGCACATTTTATTGATGTGATGGAACGTAAAATAGAAGGAGGTTGGCAATGATACAAATAGTTAATACAGAAAAACCAGCAATAGAAAAACTTCCAGGCGGTTGGGAGCCTGATTTCTCAATTCAGCTTAAAGAGACAACTGATTGTAACGAAGAAATGTTCAAGCGAGCATCAGTCTACACGAATTTATTTTCTTCAGAAGAATGTGATGATATAATAAAAAAATTCATGCAGTCTCCGCGATTTGAAAATGTAACCGTTCAAGGAATAAAAGATGTTCCAGACGATAGAATTGGAAGCATAAGAACAACTGCATGGAGCACGAAAATTGCAGATGAGATATGGGAAAAGAAATTCAAATTCTTTATGCAAGACATCGCATGTAGCACAAAAACTCCAACTGATTGGTGGCAAGGGGATAACGAAAGAAGATTATGGAAACCAGTTGGCATTTCTCCCATGTTGAGATTCATGAAGTATGAAAACGGTGGACAACATTATGCTCATTACGATGCAGGCCACATATACAAGGATGATAAATTCAGAACACTTTGTTCGTTTGTAATGTATTTGACCACCAATGAAAATGGTGGAACCACGAGGTTCATAGAAGACCAACAGAGTGATCTTAATGAATGGGAAAGAAAACACGAAGATTGGCCGAGAGAATCAAGAGAAGATGAAGTGCTGTTCAGATCTAAACCTATAAAAGGAAATGTTCTGGTATTTCCACACAGAATGTGCCATGACGTTGAAAAATATTTTGGGGACACTCCAAGGATTATTATAAGAGGTGATGTTTTATTTGAAGCAATATGAATTGGAAAGTAATATTCTTCAAAGAATATAATGATTGGGTTCCATATCAAAATGAATCTGTATGTGAATGTGTTGAAGAAGCTTGTCTTAAAAAAGTCTACAATCAATTAAATCCTGGAATTGAAGCTGACCATGATTATAAAATTGAATTTAAAGATGGTGAAATCGTTCATATTCTTTTTGGAGTAATAGTTTCTGGAAAAATTAAGTTTACTAATAAATTTGCTAATGAATTGGAAAGTAAATAGAGATACATTTTATAAAGAACTTCTTCCAGTCCTTGGAGAAAAAGGAATTGCTGAAGCCGGTTTCTTTGAGGATGCTGCAACGAAAGACGAAGATGTCTTAAAGACCACAAAGGTTTTGTGCACACCTCTTTCTTTTTTAAAACCTGCAACAGGACATCCTTGCATATTGCTAACGACTGGTTCTTTTTGTCCATTGCATCCAGGCCACATCAATATGATGGAAAAAGCCAAGGAGCATCTTGAAAAAAATGGATACAATGTAATTGGTGGTTTCATTTCACCTGGACACGATGAATACATATCTGCCAAGAATAAAGAAAAAGCAATTCCAATACACTATAGAATAAGAACCATAACTGAGATGATTAAAAACCACGATTGGCTTTCTGTCGATCCATGGGAAGGAATGTTCTGTAAGGTTGCTGTAAATTTCACAGATGTTTATATAAGGCTTGAGGCATACATCAGCGAACACCTAAAGAAAGACATTCCAATATTCTTTGTTAGTGGTGGTGATAATGCGAGATTTGCTTTGACCTTCATGAAGAAAGGAAATTGTGTGATAGTTAACAGACCTCCGTATGACGATAAATTCGAACATTATAAAAAAGTTTTAAAGGATTGTCCTAACATCCATTTCGTTGAAGGTGGAATTCCTATATCTTCAACTGAATTAAGAAAGGAAGCTTTTGTTCCAGATGAAAAGAAAAACTTATTAATAAGAGTTGAAAACACTGAGAAGAGAGGAGTTCTAAGAATAATGTATAAATATTTCAATAATATAGAAAAGAAGGAACTACACAGTCAGAAAAAACACTTTTATGGAAAGATGTCTCTTGGCGAGATGATAAGTCTTGACTCACTTCTTAAATCAGTGCACAACTTGAAAATATCAAGATCCTATGACATTTTCGGTGCAAAGAAGATGGGATTCACAAATAGACCAGGAACTCCATCATTAGAGGAACAACTGTCTGAAATAGAGAATGGGGAATACACTCTGTTCGATGATGACATCCACAGTGGTTCAACCATGAGATTTGCTAAATCGTTAATAGAGGGAACAGGCTCTAAGGTGAAAGAAGTGACATCATTAAACATCTCACCAGATGGTTTTGAGATTCTCGATTCAAGAGATTTTTTCATAGGAGGAAAGAACAATGGCCTTGTGATTAAAATGCCTGATGGAAAAAACGTCAGAGCTCCTTATGTTTATCCTTATGTTTGTCCGTTTATTAGAGGCTCAATAGACAGTCCAATGCAGTTTTCAATAGATATTTGGAAGATGAACATGGATCTATTTGAAAAGACTAATCAAACATTGGGTGACATGCCATTCCTCCAAGACCTATTCAAAAGAGCTGGATTTAGTTTGACAGATTCAATGTATGACATCTGTAAATGGCATCATGATTATTTGGTTTTGGTACTTTTCACCAAATAATTTTTCTATTTCTTTTATATGGCATCATGATTATTTGGTTTTGGTACTTTTCACCAAATAATTTTTCTATTTCTTTTATTTTGTATTTTAGCTTAAAATTATCATTATGAGCCAAGGACAGATGAATATGATAGAATGCACAGGATGCAAAGCATTGTTGGACGCATTCACAAGTGCGGATGAAGGAAGCAATAGTCTTCCGAATGATGAAGATTTAAGTGTGTGCGTATATTGTGGAGCAGTTGGAAAATATATTGAAGGAACAACAAAGATAAAACCATTATCAGAAGTTGAATTGGCTTACATTAAATTGACTGAACCTGAACTCGCAATGGAATTGGATAAAATATCTGTTGCGGTTTTAATGATGAAAAAAGCAAAAAACAATTGATATATAAATTATGAATGGTGGCGGACGTATTGTTTAATACTGAAAATCAAATAGTTATAACATTTTCACAAATTTTATAATTTAGTTTTAAAAATAAGTTACTACATTTGTACATCACAAACGAAACAAAGCTGATAAGCGACATATAACAATCATGAAGTAGATTAACACATACCCAAAATTAACCATCGTAACAAGACAAGATCTTGCACCTGGTTACCAGTTAGTACAAACGGCCCATGCCATGGCTGATTTTGCAACTTCTTATCCTAAGGAGTTTCAACAATGGCATTCCACCTCCAATTATTTAGCGTGCCTATCTGTTAAGGATGAAAATTCTTTACAAGCTCTTTCACATAAACTTATGTGTGAAGATATTAAGCACATCACATTCACTGAACCCGATCTCGGAAATCAGATCACTGCAATTGCTATTGAGCCAACTGATATGGCTCGAAGAATATGTAGCTCATTTCCATTGGCATTAAAGGAATGCACAAACGGATTAAACAAACATTCAATAATAAAACAATGAACAAGTACGAAAATTTAAAAGAAAACCTTGCAACAAAAGGAACAGGTCAAATGAAATGCTTTGGCAATTCAATGACTCCTATATTGGAAACTGGAGGTTTGCTAACCTTTGTGAAGCAAGAAACTTACGAGATAGGAGACATCGTCTTCTGTAAAGTAAAAGGTCGTTACATCGATGCGCACAAGATAACAAAGAAAGATGCGGCAGGAAGATTTCTGATCTCAAACAATCATGGATGGGATAACGGATGGACGAAAACAATTTACGGTAAAGCAATAAAAGCAGAATATCCAACTAAAACAAAAATGTTATGACTTAGATAGTAAATTGCGAGAAAAAAGATTACATCATCTTTCACTTTAACAAGATGCACTTAACTGATCAGACTATTCCAATGTGGACGATCAAACATAAAGGAGAAACATATTATGTTAATCATATAGAAGTTTCTCCAGGAGTTGGGTTCTCGACGAAAGAAACGCCAGAGAATCCTCATACAAAAGGAAGCTTGAAGTTCAGAGCGAAGTTGAAGATAGAAGAAATTGATGGACAAGTGATGGCGACGATATATTGAAACAAGGCGATGTGACCGAGTGGTAGGTACAGATCCGCAAGATCTGGTACGGGGGTTCGAATCCTTCCATTGCCTCAAATGGCCGTTTTGTCGGTTGGAAGCTTAAGGAAAATGCATGAGTACTTAAGTGATAAAACTACTGGTGACAAAACTCGAAATGCGAAACTGCAGAGTAACATTTCAAGTTAGGAGTTCGAATCTCTTAACGGCTACAAAAAGTTCTTTAACATGGGAAAGTCTTTAATGATGCAGAGGTGAAAAATCCTTCTTTCCCACCAAGGTCCAATAGCTCAAGTGAAGAGCATCTTTCGCAAGAAAGAAGGTTGGTGGCTCGTTGCCATCTTGGACCACTAACGCCTCATAGCTCAGTTGGCAGAGCGTCGGTCTCTAAAACCGATGGTCGTGGGTTCGAACCCCACTGAGGCGGCAAATAAAAAATAAGTAATATGAAAAAGTAGATTAACATCCGAGGTCCTGATGAAATGTTTTTGAAAGAAGAACAAAAGAAAATTTTATTATTTAACAATCAAAAACAAAAAATCATGGAAATCATGGAAACAAAACAAATCGCGGCTACTAAAGCAAATGTTGAATTAGCCATCAACAACATTAAGAAATATGCCGAAGGAAAAGGCTATCAAGTAATCGGAGACTTTTCCGATAGAGGACCAGGTGAATTAACGTTCGAGAGCAAAAGCAAAGAAAAAGTTTGCAGAAAATATCTCTGGCGTTTGGAGAAGAAGATGGGAATGAGCTGTGCAAACAGATTCTTACACTTCCTCTACAAGAAGGTTTATAAGTTCGACAAAGCTCCTAAGGTTGAATACTCCGAGAAAGAGTTAAAGATCCAACAAGCACGACGAGCTTGGAAGAAGATGCAAATTGAAGCTGAAAAACTTCAAGCAGCATACAAATTAGAAAAAGGTACTTTCTTTAAATCATAAAATATGGGAGGAGCTGGGAATGTTCGGTCAGGCAAAAGAACCTGATACCAGTAGAAGCCAGCGCTTTATGAGCGACACTAACCAGCTTCTCCCACCATTTTAAAACTTACAAAAATGAAACATTCAGAAATTAAATGTCCATATTGCCGAATTGGATTCGGTGGTATCAAAGTATCTGTAGAGAAAACTAAAGAGAAATGGTTTCAATCAAGAGCCACAAAGAGAAAGATTAAAGAAGGAGCAAAGACTTCTTTCCAGCATCTCGACATCATGTGGTCCTATGAAGCCGGAATGATAAGAGATTGCAAACATCCAGAATACTTAAAAGAGAATCTTATTTCTGTAGATGATCATCAAAATCCTGTATTCAATGAAGAGTTTACAAACAAGCTTAAAGAATTAAGGAAAGAGTTTGAGAATAATCCAGTTGACATCAACAAGGATAATTTTGACTTTGATGGTTATTACATTGCATTTGTCGAATGCATGAATTATGGAAATGTAGAAGGAGATGATGAAGAGTATAATAGAGAAGAGATGACCGGAGAAAAGCTGAAAGAGCTTTACGAAAGTGGGACAAATCTCAAAGATGCTTTAAGATCATTCATAAAGAAAACAGAAAGCCAGAGTTAATCTGGCTTTCCTGTTTAATGAGAAAGATATGGAGTTACTATAGCTAAAATAGCTGTATTGTCTACATCAGATAATGAAACTGTTTTAGAAGTATACTCATATTGATCACCGGCTATTAATTCCCTTGTTGATATGGAAATAAGAATAGGAGATGCTTCTAATTCAATGCTTATCGCGATTATTTCTGCTGCCATTGTATATGGTTTGTTTTTTTAATTGTTATTGATCGTGGTGGAACCCTTCTATAGTGAAACTAATCGCTCCAGTAAAAGCATGCGCAAAATATTGAAGGTCTTTTTCTGTAGATAAAGGTCCTTGAATACCTGTAGGAGATTCTGCAGCTGGATTAGCATTGATAGTTGAACCTACTGCATTCAAGTAAATTGAAGTAGCTCCAGAATAACCAATGTTATTAAAGGTAGCATTGGCTAAAGATTGGTCAGAAGAGTATGTAAGTAATCTAAATATGAAACCCTTTGGCAAATTAGTAAAAAAGTAAGGAGTTGGTAATGCTGCTAAAGTAATTTTACCACTTCTGAAAATAAATTTATCGTTTTCGATAGTTGTATTTCTAAATAAACTTACTGTACCTATTGTTGCTAAAGTAGTATTAAAATATTTACAATTTGTAAATTCCCATCCTGTACCAACTACCCCACATGAAATAATAGAATTTTCTACATAAGTTTTACTAACCGCAATAGTTTCCCATATTCCAATTAAGGCATCATCTGTCCACGAAGAATTAAGTAAAGTATATCCATCATAAGTCATTGAACTTGAAGAAGCTCTTGACTTAAAAGTAGAATTATTGATCTTTGAATTTTGTAAATACGATCCAGCACCTGCTGTATTATTACTAAACCAAATATTTGAGTTATCAATATCCACAGCTAAAAATTGAATCATAGATTGAACACCAGCATAAAAAGTTGTATTGGTAACTTTTGATCCTGTTCCAGGAAATGAAGGATTTCCACTTAAGAAAAAGTCAATAAATAAACCATCAGTACTATCTAAATCCTCATTTACAACAACAAAACTGACATAAGAATCTGCAATATAAACACTGGATGCTAACAGAAGCCCAGAAAGACCTAATTCAAAAATACGAAAATTACTTACTTGAGAATTATTTATTGTATTGCTATTTGATATAGAACATTCACAGGTTTTTAATGTGCTACTATTAATATCTAAATTCTGTAAAGTTGTTGTTGAAGTACCAAAGATACAATCTCTTAGTTCTGAATTAAAAACACTAAAATTACCAGAACCTACAAATTTACCGAAAGAACAGTTAGGATCAATATAAGCCGAGTCCATAGCAAAACCTGAAGTCAGATCTGAACCATTTACTAATAAAATAGTAAAAGTACTATTACTAATCGCTGAAGATGCAAACGAACACCCTGTGGCTGAAAGTCCATTATTGCTCGCAAGATTTCCTCCTGAATTTATCACAGAATAAAGTACTGAAAATCCACCACCACCATGTGTATTGTTTGAAAGGAATATTGCACCATTTAAAATACATTGTTCAATATCAAAAAATCCCATTGTTGAAGTACTTTGTAAAGTAATTCCGTTTAAACATTTATTATTAAATATAACAGCTCTTGTTGCGGTAACATTATTAAGAACGATAAATTTTCCTACACCCTCATTTCCTGTAATAGTACATGATTGTGTGCCAGTTTGAATATATGTTGTCAAACTAATTGCGGCAGTACCAGATCCTAAAGATACTGCAGCTGGAGTAGCAGAAGTTCCAAATACAGAATTTGATACTGCTATACCACTTCCTGATTGTGTAGTAACACTTATATTTCCAGCTTCAACACCGGAGAAACTTATTTGTACGTTACTAATAGCATTTAGTAAAAGATTATTTGAGTTTACGTTTGTAATTTGACTTTGAGCTCCTAAAAAAACATTGTTTTGATTGGCTCCAGTTCCAAATATAATTCCATCAAATGAAGAAGTAGCAGTAATACTCCAATTTCTCCAAACCTGATTAGCGGCAAGTCTAAATGTAACATTTCTATACCCTGATTCTACAAAATTAAAACCGATCAAACGTATATCACCCCATCTAAAGTTTACAATAGGATTAAATCCTATTGCAGTAATACGAGCAACTGTAATAGACATTGAACAATTCTTACTGGCATCGGCAGCATAAATAATTCTATCATTAGTTAAATCATAATTTGAAATAAGGTTTAAATTATTTGCTGTAAATCCTATAGTTGGATTTTGTTGGTCATTTATCGTAAGTGTCGTAACAGTGACGACCATTGTATGAACAAATGCAGTTGTAGTATCTAATGCTTCAATACATATACGTGGAGTATCAAATCCACCAGCAGGTGAAGCAATTACCCAGGCTCTACAACCACTGACTCCGGTGTTAGCATTAATATTTGCTACAACTAATGTTGCAGTATTATTTCTTGATGTTGTATATGGAATAGAAGCAGTCATTAAGTTTTTTGTTCCTGTCGGCATAACAACTGAAATCTGATCTACGGAACCTGATGTACCGCCATTTAAACGAAAACGTCCTTGCGCTGGTAACTTACCAACAAAACTCCAAACTCCATTTCCATTAATTGTATTCGTTGATGTAGCAAGAACACTTACCGTTCCACCTAAAGCATCTTGTGCATCTGTCACAACGTAAGTTGTACCAATCACTAATTTACTTGCACCAATCAAAGCAATTAAAGCGGCTTTAGTTGTTGGAGTATTATTTACATTTGTAATTGTAATAGTCGATTGAGAAATTCCTCTCAAGTAACTACCATTTGTAATTACAGTAACAGCAGTAGCATTAGTAATACTTGCTAATGGAGTGGCAATATTAGAACCACCTTGTATTGATGTTGTAACAATTTGACATGAAGCTCCTATTGATTGTATGTTATTATACACGACACAATTAAATAAGAAAGAAGTTGCTGGTAAATTTAGTATAAAATGGAATGAACATCCAGTAAGTTTAACTCTCGCGTAGTTAACATTTGCAGTATTTGTGAAATTGCAATTACCTCCACCAGCTGCATTACTTAATGCTGAATCATTAGCATTAAAAGTTATAGATCCTAATCCAGGGACAGTATTTACAACTGTTGTGTTACCAATGTTACAACCTTCTATATTAATATTTGCAGCGCCAGCTATAGAAAGACTTAATGAACTTACTTGTGTATTTATTAGAACCCAATTTGCTCCGGCTATTGCTGATGTAGTTTGATTATATGTAATTGTTCCTATAGAACCATTAGTTATAGAAAAACCATTCACATCATCTTTACCAGAAATATTTATTGTATTAGAAAATACTGCTCCGTTAGATGCAACAGCTCCAGCTAAATAACATCCTCCCATTAATCCGGCAGTAGTAGTAGAAGTTATTGTTCCAATGTAACCAGATCCATTAACATTTATGTAACCAGTTGTTCCAGTGTTTCCAGCATTTGTAAGACTTGTATCAATAGTGTTAACAGCAAAACCACTTCCACTTAAATCTACACCAGGTCCATCTCCTGTAGGAGTGGTTGCTCTTCCTTTTAATGAATTTACTAATACATTATATAAAGTTATTCCTTGTACTCCAAATGTATCATCACCAATAATATCTCTAATCTGAGATGTTTGATTGTCAATACCAACTACAGTAACAAAGTTATTCCATCCAGCCGCTACGGTTATATCTCCAACATCAGCTTGTCTTGTTGAACCTACCATTAACTGAACAAGAGAACCAGCTGGTAGTGATAGTTGTAAAGTATTTGCCGCATTATACGCTGCTTGTGCGGTAGTATAAACGTTATTGGTAACTCCACCCATTGCAGTTGCAGTGGAAGCATCATTCACTAAATAAACTTGACGAACAATTCCGCCGGGAGGTGTTCCTCCACCTCCACCTGCTGTTTTAATAATTAAACCAGCATCAGATAAATCTGCTGCCAACCAATGGTATTCTCCTGATCCTGTGATTTGAACTGTGAGTCCATCAAAACGCAAAGCCAATGGCACTCCAGCTTTTGCTGCAGCCAATGAAACCCAAGGACCATAACGAACATCGACTGATATTGGATTTGTAGGATCTATTCCGAAAGGTAATTGCAAACCCATATTATGATATTGTTATTTGATGTTGGTGACTTGTTCCGTAAGGAACCGCATTCGTCATTGTATAGACTTTGTAAGATACTGGATTTCCTCCTGCATCATTCACATTGAAAGTAGTCAAAATATAATTAGCTGTTATGTTTGCATTTAATGCGTCAATATCTATTACTGAAACCAATGAATGTGTAGCAGGCATTGCAACAGTATAATGTGTATTTGTAGAACCTGTATTTAAAATAAAAGTATTTCCAGCATCCGTAAATCTGTTGTTTGTTAATGCTCTTACAGCAGCAGATGTTCCTGGAATAGATGAGGAATCACTATAAAATATTTTATATGTTCCAGTTAATAAAACTGAATTGCTTGCAAAAGAAACTTCGGCAGCTTGAGGCGCATTCACATTTCTTATTAAAGGAGTTCTTGCATCTGGAGTTCCTGAAGGAGAATAATTTTTTATTATTCCAGCTCCATAATTTGCATACGCAATAAACGTGATGTTTCCTAAAACATAAGATCCTGAATCCACTTTTACAAACGGAGATGAAACTCCGTTGGGAGTCATGTCTGATCCATTCTTTTGAATTCTAATTGCGCTCAATGCTCCAGCATCATTTTGTGTGAATGTTGCTGTCAATGTGTCTGTTGCATAAACAGTTCCAACCTCAGCCTGATTTGCTAACGTGTCAATTAAAGTTATTGTAGCTGGAGTATATGTAGGAGCAATATCTTCTATTGCCACCAAGTTCAATACTTGTTCAGGAGTTAAACCGGTAGAAGGAATTGTTTGGCCGTCTGTATATTTTCCAAAAGTTTTTCCTCCAGATAAAGATACGAGAATGTCTGCTGCAAAAGTTCCACCGCCACCTCCTCCAACCGGAGCAACAACTCCAGATGAATTCTTTGTTTTTAATGTATTGTCCAAGTCTACAGCCAACAACATTGTTCCCACCGTTGGGTTTGGCAACAAGGTCATGTCAGTAATCGTGAACGTTAAGCTTAATCTCGAAAGAGGTTCAGCCAATAATGTGATGTTACCGGATGAATCCTTTTGTTTGGACTCACCGTCGACATCTATTCCAATCACAACAGTGCCTGCTGGTGGATTTGGAATTGCGGACATATTTACTTGGCTTAATCTTACGGTTCCCATATTGGCTTATATATTTTTTGTTATGTCTTTCTCTTTATCATCCACTCTTTTTCCAACAAATTTAAGAAGTTTTACTATTCCATCTATGAATACTGAAGCAAATACCACTACGAGAAACCAGGACCTTAGCATGACAGCAACATATTCCCAGCTAACTCCAGGATCTGCTTCAAGCGCTTTGAAGATGCAGAAAACTATTCCGGTTAAAATTCCAACAATCCATGTCGTGAATTTTGTCACCTTGAACTTCTTTAGGATGTCATTGAACCAATCGAACTCAGTTTTATATGTGACACCATACAGGATGATCGTATACATGATTATGAATGTCCAGTTCAATCCACCGAAGAAGGAGTGAAGCTCCGGAGCCATGTCCTTCCATATCGTGTCAAGTATTTCATTCATTAGAATATATATCCCATGGGGAAGATAAAGAAGTTCAAGGAATTCAACGAGAAGGAATCTGAGTATACCGTTTATTCAAATAAGAAAGGTGGAAAATTCTGGGGTGACCAGGGTGCTGGTGTTCTTCCCATTTGCAGAAAAACAGGAAGAATTCTTGTTGCCATGAGAGGTGAACAGGTAAATGAGCCTCACACGTGGGGAATTTTTGGAGGAGCGATGGACGAAGGAGAAACTCCAGAAGAATCTGCAAAAAGAGAATTAGTTGAAGAATCAGGATATACTGGAAAATTTGAAATCATTCCAGCTTTCATATATGTGTCTCTGGATCAAAAGTTCACATACAATAATTTCATAGGGATAGTCGACGAGGAATTCCAACCGGAATATGATTGGGAAACTGAATATGCTAAATGGATGACTCTCGATGAATTGCTTAGTGCAAAGCCAAAACATTTCGGCTTAAAGAAGCTCTTGGACAAGAGCATGGATATAATCAAGAAATTTGCAAAGTAGTAAAAACTATGAGCCGCCAGAACTTAAGATCGGTGATGAAAGTTTTTGTGGCGTTTCATAGACTTAGGTCATAGACTTGCGAAGAATCCCCTAAGGGCGTTAGTCTTGCAGAGGATTTCGACTTCCGCTAAGAAGTCCTCAGTCGTGCCAGTGTCAGTATACACTTAAAGCGTTCCATCAATCTCAAGCCTGACGGCTCTCATTTTGATTCTTTTTCTTGGTTTGTGTTTGTTGTCGACACAGGTAGACAAACCTCGCTAAAAACCTACACTAATGGGTTCGTGCAGAACCACGGAATTTTAATTTATGGCTCATAATGGTAAAAGCCTGATGCTGATCTTCCGCCAACAACTATCTGGTTTTTCTAACTCCAGAAAAATATCAGGTTTAAAGTCCCTGAGGGTGACTACAGGTTTTTATGCGCAAAGACCTTGTGTGAAAACAACGTCCGTATATCGGTCTACGGCAGACAGGCCACTCTATATGATCCTGAAGATCAGTCGGTGACGCGACATGGCTAAAGTAATAATTTTTCTAATTCTGCTATAAAATAAATAAAAAATATTTTTAGTATATTTGAACTATTACCCATATCACTGATATAACTATCATGAAGTTCAGAAGAAGAAGAAAATGGGTCATATTTAAGAAATGGCTTGCGAGCAAGTTTGATCCTGGTGAAACACTATTAAGTACGGAACAAGAAAAGGCATATAAAATAGCAAAGAAGTTAATCGTTGATGCTGATAGTGTTTTATATGCAGACGTGTCCGGTGAAGCAAGGTACATCATCGTCAATGGAGAAAGATTTGTCAGGATGACAAGTGGCAAGATACGAATAATTGACGGCCCATACAAATATGACGTGACGTTTGATCCAAGAAGATTGGATGAATTGAGACGCTTGTTTGCAAAAAATCTCGAACACAGGCACGATAGGTTAGAAGCTGAAATAGGAATGAGAGTGGAAAAAAGTTTGGATCATATTTTAAAAGAAATAGAAAATGATAACAATTGATTTAGAAAAGAGCTTGGTCAGAAACAAAAGAAAGTTGTTGACCAACGAAGAAATCATGGTCCTCGATAAAATGGAAAAAATCGAGAACAACAAGGAGATAGAAGAACTCCGTTCAAAGCTTGGCATCTGGTCAGACAATGCTAAAACAGCAAGCAATGCTAAATCTAAAATTCTTATTTATAACAAGTATCCAGCTGACAGAATTTATTCTGAGTCTGACATCAGAAGCCTGTGTCTAAAATACGGCCTCAGATTTTTACCGAGCCATTATTTCAATGGTGAATTGGACACTGAACTTCCTGGAAAAATTAAACAATTTGAACAGAAATACCACCATGGTTGTTCAGGCGTGACAAAATACAATTCATTCATCGCAGCTCCGGCGGAAAGTTTTAAACTTCAAAAGAGACCTAAAGATCCTTTGTTCTTCGTTGAGGTGGAAAGAGTTGGATACATCTCTGAACAAAACGAGAAGCATTATTTCTTATTACATAAATGGGGAAATGATATTTCCATAACAAGATGGATCGCGAATCTCCCAATGAGAACCACTGCTTTGGCAAATGGGCTTTTATTATCTCTTGGATTTTTGCTTGGAATGTTCACATCAATATTTTATAACAATCAACCGGTTGGTCTTTCTTTGATGTTTGGATTATTGGGAACAGTATTGATGTTACTGGTTATCATGCTTGTTGGAATATTCTTAGACATGATAAGTGACGATTCGAGAATGGATATATTCGTCACAGGAAACGATGAAAAGTGGAACAGCCCATACATAAATTAAAATGGAAAAATACAACGAGGCAAATTACTTCGCGATAAGTTTTTATAACGGAATCCTGTTCGGATTTTCGATAATAAAATATCCAGAGGAGAATCAGATGACTGAGCTTGCATTGCACATCATTCCCTTTGTGAAGATTTCTTGGATAAAACAGATGATGGATGATAAGGAGGCAGAAGAATTTTTAAACAAAGAATAATGGAAAGAATACCATACGACAAAACCAAAGAAGAGAATTCAGTGGAAGTTCTCTTTGCGTCAAAATTTGAATCTCTTAAAAGACACCCAATGACCGATGAGGTTGCAAAAATACTCATAACTCTTTCATTGGCACCAATTCCAGAAGATGACAAGGAAGCCAATGAGCAATTCCTTTGTAAAATTATCGAGCAGCGTTTCAAGGCTCTTGGTTACACGATGGACATCAAGGGAAGAATATTTTTAGCATACATGACCAATTCTCCAGGAATGGCTGTTATGTATTGCCACTATCTTGCTTACTATTGCAAGAAAAACCACATCCTTAGTTTAACGTTTACGGACTTATGCATGGATGTTTTTCCATTTGGTTTTCCATCTGAGGAAGATCTTCATAAGCTTTGGGACGAACAGAAGGTTCACAGAGAACAAGATCAACCAGGAACTGACAATCTTCTTGATTATTTTGGAGCATCAAAATCCATAATGGCTGTAACAGAAACAGATATATAAAGAAAATATCGGTTTCAACCAATGGCAAAGATTAAAGACTTCAAAGATTATTTAAACGAACAAAGCGAAGAAGACCTTAAAAAGGAATGGCTTCCATCTGATTTTGATTTCAGACAATACGTAGATGATAATCTTCCAACATTAGCTAAGCGAGTATTGGTTCCCAACCAAATAGATCACGTCGCACACCTTTTGGAAAGGCTTGCAAAAGCTTATTCAGGAGAAAAAGAAGACGATGATTTTCTCGAATTCATGATCCAAGAAAAATACGATAAAGCTTTAATGACTGCAGATGACGTGAACAAGATAGCATTCTGTGTTTATGTTGTATTCCAGATCAACAAGGTTCCATTAATGCTAAGAGAGAAAAACAAGGTAGTTAATTGATTGAAGCATATTTCTCCATACTATCCGTTCGACGAGAACACATACAAGGATTTTTTTGAAAAAGAATATACCTGTCAGCTTGGAGCGGTCACGTTCGACGAGGCTAAAGTTATTTTCAATGGATTCAGATTGGTTCCAAAGAAGCTAATAAAGAAATTAATAAACATCATAGAGTTTGATCCGTCTCTTGGATCATCAAAAAAGTTTTATCCTAACCATGGAAGGTGGGAAGACAACTTCAGCACCATGTTTCTAAATAGAAGCGTTATAGACCTTGAACCAATGGAATCTGTTCATTTAATAATACATGAAATTGGTCATGCATTGGATCATAGACTTGGCGACATAACTAAAACACCAGATTGGTTGAACTTAAGCGGTTGGACGTTAGACCCTCCAGGAATTAGTCAGGTTCAAAAAACAGATAAGAATTTCATTCATGGTGGAGAATATAGCAGATTGAAAATACAAGAAAAAGGAATGTATTCTGTTTCAGATTGGTGGTACAAGGAAAATGCAAACTTCGTCAGATGGTATGCAAAAAGAAACCCACAGGAAGACTTTTGTGAGTCGTTCGCATATCTTGTAATGGAAGAAATTAACAGATTCAAAGGTTGTGAGGACAAGGCAAAGTTCATCAAGGACAATGTTTTGGTATACGGAAATTAATATATAGAATATGAAAAACTTCGACGAATTCTCAAACAGCATAAGGATCAATGAATCCGAAATCAAATTCTTAAATGAAGATGAAACAGAGCTTAATCAGCTTGGAATAGAACTTACCAATTACATGGAAGATCAAGGAATTAAGTTTCCTGCATTCGACATTAAAAATGGAGTTCTTACATTAGATATGGCTGGAGAAGAGATTCACATAAAACCAGAACGTCAGGAATATAGCACTGGACATGGAACTCATCCAGGTTACGTTGTTTCAATGAAGCACAATCCCGATGAAAAGGTTGAAGACATTTTTGGATGGTTAGCAAGACACGTTTCTGCGTACCAACACGGTGAAGGAGAATATCATCACGAGACTTGGGTTGAAAAAATGAGAGACAAATTTGCAAGTCAGGCTGGAATGGATGAAGGAATAGGATTGCTTCCAGATGAAGGACCATTCAAAGGAAAAACACCTGCAGAAAGAGTAAAGAACTATGCCAAGACATTGAACAAGAATAAGGTTGACAGAAAGGATGCAGAAGATTTTAATACTCTTTTGGGAATGATTGCTAAAAAAGATTCTGCAGCACAGGATTTCTTTTGGAATTTAGACACTTCGGTTAGGGATACTTTTGCGTCCGCTTATATTAATAGAGCAGATGGTAAGATCCTTGATATGGATGCCAAGAAAGAACTTTCTTCTTTATTAAAAGTAAGTATTTCAAAATAAATTTTTTAGTTTCAAATATAGTGCCTATATTTGCATTGTAAATAAAACTGAAACAAAGAAAGATATATAGAATAGAAGTAGAGATTGTGACGCTACCCTTTGACAAATGATTAAGTAGAGTACGGGGTTTAATCTGAAAAAGCAAACCAATCGAAACTTCAAACATAATAACGAACATGAGATTTAATAATAATAATCAGCAACAGTATCAACAGAATAATTATTCTGGTTGCGTGTTATTATTTTCTCCTGTCTCTGTTGATTGACAGTTAAGATTTTAAGAGAATAACACGCAACCCGAACCGAAACGTTCGGGTTTTTTATTTTCAAAAAAATCAAAAGTCATGAAAACACCTCAGTGGTATAAACGAAAAATCAAGGAGGTCAAGAAACAGAAAAGAGAATTGACCTCTACAGAAATAGGCACGTTCTTCAATGGAGTAACCCTCACTAACAAGAGGAGGAAAGAAATGAAGGAAGATCTTAAGAAAGAAAAAAGATCTTACAAGCGTGCAGAAAAACAGGATCTCAAAAAGTCTATAGACGAAGAGATCCAAGATTGGAAAAGGAAGAAGCATTAAGCTTCTTCCACAAGGGTAAGTTGCCGTAGTGGCCGAACGGTCCAGACTGTTAATCTGGTGAGAGCAATCTCCGTCGTGGGTTCGAATCCCACCTCGCCCTCAACTTTTGGAGATTAGCTCAGTTGGTAGAGCTGCTGGTTGTTAGCCAGATGGTCGCGGGTTCGATCCCTGCATCTCCAGCAAATGCGCAAATAGCTCAGCGGTAGAGCAACCGGCTGTTAACCGGTAGGTCGCAGGTTCGATCCCTGCTTTGCGCGCAAAAATAAAAGTAATGGAAACAAAAACATTTGGTGAATGGTTAGAATTTCTGCCATCAGAACAATATCAAAGATTATCTTATGACGATAAGATGATTGCAACTATGAAATTGTTATTTGAGAAGGGTGAAAGAAACCCAAGTGCAATCACAGCAAAACTGTGGTACTTGGGATTCAAGGAAGGAAGATTCACTGACATAAGAAAACTTGCTGAGCATCAATTCAAATTGTACTCACAAGCACAAGCAGAGAAAGTAAGATAAAAATTGTCCTGTGGTGTAACTGGCAACACGTGTGATTTTGGCTCATAAGAGTGCAGGTTCGAGCCCTGCCGGGACAACAGTTGAAATGGAAATATATTGGGGATCGCCGGAGTTGGAGAGCCGGGACAGTCTGTAAAACTGTTGACTTCGGTCTGAGTGGGTTCGAATCCCATGTCCCCAACAGTTCTTTGAAAATAAATTTATGGGGAAGTAGCTCAGTTGGCAGAGCAATAGAAAAAAGCGTATTCTGCCCAAGAATATTTACAGCAACACAAAAGTAAATCTGTGTGCGGCCGTTCGAATCGGTCCTTCCCCACCATGGGACATTCCATACTAATTGGTAAGTCACTCGGTTGTAACCCGAGAAATGGGGGTTCGAGTCCCTCATGTCCCACTGTACAGTATGCAAATTGGCGAAGCGAACAGATTTTGGATCTGTTGGAGTAATCCCGCTGCAGGTTCGAGCCCTGCCTGTATAACTAAAATTAAAAACATGGAACAATTTCCACATAACGAAGAAGTAGACTTTAATAAAAAGTTGAATGTAAAATTTGGAATAGATCCAACTGCAGATAGATTGCATTTGGGACATTTGATACCTTTGCGATTTGCGAAGAAGATGTTAGACAATGGACATAACCTTGACATAGTGTTAGGAACGTTCACTGCGCAGCTTGGAGATCCTTCTGGAAAAGATTCAATGAGACCTATATTGGACTCTGAAACTACTAAAGACAATGCAATTGCATTATTGCCTATCATCAGAAGGATTTTAAAGAAAGATTTTAATCTTCATTTCAATCATGAATGGTTCAAAAGAATGAATGCGATTGATATGATCAACATTCTTTCTAAGTTTACAGCAAATCAATTGTTGTCGAGAGACTCTTTTCAAAAAAGAATTTCAAATGAAGATGGAATTGGTATGCATGAATTAACTGTTCCTATTTTGCAAGGATTTGATTCTGTTCATTTGAAAACAGATCTCGAAATAGGAGGCAACGATCAATTGTTTAACTTTAAAATAACAAGAGATCTGCAAAGAGCATTTAATCAAAAGCCGGAGATTTGCATGTTGATGCCAATAATCAATGGAACTGATGGGAGAAAAATGAGCAAGACGTTTAAGAATTGCATTTTTCTCGATGACAGTCCCGTAGATGTTTTTGGGAAAACGATGTCCATATCTGATGAGTTGATGAAAGAATGGTTCATGGTTTTTATGGATGAATCAATAGGTCATCCAATGGAAGCAAAGAAAAAACTCGCATTTCAAATAACAAAAGAAGTGTGGGACGAAGATAATGCTAAAATTGCATTGGAACATTTTGAAAGAGTAATACAAAAGAAGAATGTACCGGTAGAAATTAAGGACATTAAAGACACAGATATTTTAAAAGTCATTATGGAATTACGTAAATGTTCTGCCACAGAAGCAAGAAGATTATTGTCGCAAGGAGCAGTTAAAGTCAATGATGAAAAAGCATTAGAAGAAAAGACCTTATCATCTGGAGACATTGTAAAGGTTGGTAAGCTGAACTTTGCTAAGATAATGTAAAAAGAATTTTGTATATTTACTGTCTCGTAGCGCAACTGGCAGAGCGCCTGATTCTGGATCAGGAGGTTGGAGGTTCGAGCCCTCCCGAGACAACAATTAAAACATAAATAATATGTCAAGAAAAGTAAGAGTAAGATTTGCCCCGTCACCGACAGGGCCACTTCACATGGGTGGCGTAAGAACCGCCTTGTATAATTATCTCTTTGCTAAAAAGCACGGAGGTGATTTCATTTTAAGAATAGAAGATACAGACAAAGACAGATTTGTTCCTGGCGCAGAAGCTTACATCATTGAAGCTTTGAATTGGTGTGGAATAACTCCTAACGAAGGAATAGATGGAAATTCTGTTCTTGATACATACAAGCAATCAAAAAGAAATGAGGCTGGAATATACAATCCTTATGTTGCAAAATTAATTGCAGAAGGAAATGCATATTACGCATTTGATACTAAAGAAGATCTTGACGCATTGAGAACTTCTGTTTCTGAAAAAAGAAAAGCAGGATTAAAAGTAAGAGAATTCGCTTATGGTGTTTTCACAAGAGAATTATTGAACAACAGCTTGAACATGACTGCCGATGAATTGAAAGCAAGATTGGATGCTGGAATTCCTTATGTCATTCGTTTGAAGATGCCTAAGGAAGTTGAAATTAAATTCGTTGATTTGATCAGAGGTGCTGTCACTGTAAAAAGTCACACCATCGATGATAAGGTTATATTCAAGAGCGATGGACTTCCAACATACCATTTGGCAAATGTTGTTGACGATCACTTGATGGACATTTCTCACGTCATTAGAGGTGAGGAGTGGTTGCCATCGGCACCGTTGCACGTCATGCTATACAAGATGTTAGGTTGGGAAGATACCATGCCTGAGTTTGCACACCTTCCTTTGATCATGGGACCAAGCGGTAAATTGAGCAAGAGAGATGGAGATACATTGGGATTTCCTGTATATCCTTTAAAGTATACAGATCCAAAAACATCTGAGACATCGAGCGGTTACCGTGAGAATGGTTTCTTGCCAAGTGCATTCAATAACATGGTTGCATTTCTTGGTTGGAATCCAGGTGGCACCGATGAGGTATTCACAATGGATGAAATGATCGATAAATTCTCTTTGGATAGAGTAGGAAAATCAGGAGCTAAATTCGATTTGAAGAAGGCTAATTGGTTCAATCACCAACACATGATGAAGTCTGATAATGATGACTTGGCAAAATTATGGATCAGCAATGGAGGATTATACAATGGAGCCATGGGTGTTTGGTCTACTGATGCGACAAAACAACGTGTTGATTCATTTGAATATGTTTCAAAGGTTTGTGGATTGCTTAAAGAGAAGGTTTCTAACATCAATGATTTTTGGAATTCTGGAAAATATTTCTTTATTGCGCCTGAGCCAAGTCTTGGAACAGAACATTCTTCGTTCTTGGCAGAAGTAATTGCAAACATAACTAAGGATGAAGTGTTCAATCACGATTCTTTAAGAGCTGTGTTTGATGCTTCAGTTAAGGCAACCGGTGTTGACGCAAGAGAGGCTGGAATGGTTTTAAGGATTGCTGTAACAGGAATGAAAGTTGGTCCACCTTTATTTGATGCAATGGAATTGATAGGTAAAAATGAATCAATAAACAGAATAGCATCTAACGTGGTAGTCAATCATGAGTAATATGCCAATAGGAATCCAAGCAATGGGTCCAGCCGAAGTAATAACGGAAATGTTTCTTCGTCCTGGATCCATTTCTGCTTATAGAGAGCAGATGGATCTGCTTGATAAAAACAAGGAACATATTTCTGTTCACGATGGATTTTCTATAATAACTTTCTGGGAACCTGCAACGAAGGCTTTCAATGCCGGCTGGAAGATGAGAGTTGTTTATGGCGAAGTAAAAGAAAAGAAATATTTTGTAAAAGATAATTGGAAAAACAAAACAGTTTATTCTGGTGCAAGGCCTGAATGCGAAAAATACGTTCAGGGAAATAACACATATCAATTAAATTATTCTCGTTTGACAATCGAAATTAATTCAACTCTCGATGATAAGTTGGATGAATTAAAAAAGATTATTTCTGACTCAACAAAGCCAGATGAGAACGAATTGCGTTTTGCAAAGGCTACATCTAATTGGATCAAGGGTCCTGTCATGGGTTGGTTGAATGATAACAAGCTTGATTTCACCACTCGTTCTAAACCATCTCATCATAAATCATTAGTCACTGGAAATCTTTTCGACTATGAAAAATATTCTGCCATTGATGAAGAGAAGTGGTGGCCTAAAGATTCTCCTGATGCAAAACTTTATTTGCCTCTTCCTAAAGACGAATATCCTTACACAGTCGTGTATTCTGAAGAGGAGAGTAATTTTCCAATAAAATCTGAACATTTAAAAGAATTAATAAGCTTGGTTGAATTTACAGATCTTATTAGTTTCTCTACTGCTTCCAAAACTGTTTTTCCTGAGATGATCAAAAATCCAGATGAAAAACCTTGGGATATAATTCAAAGATTAAATTTGATGCAAAGCAATGATGATGATGCCATCAAACAAATGGCCAAAGATGCTTTAGCAAAATATCCCGACAAGGTTGAAGAATATAGGAAAGGAAAGAAGGGAGTTCTCAGCCTGTTCATGGGCGAAGTAATGAAAGCCGGTAAAGGAAAAGTAAATCCGCAAATGGCTTCAGAAATAGTAAAAAATCTTTTGGAAGAAAAGGAGGGAGCATAACTGCTCCCACTTTCTTATTTAACTGTAGATGTTGCAACAACTGTAGGAGTTGCAATCACTGAAGCAGCTTCAACTGCTTTACAAGTATCAACACACGCTTTCGTTGTGTCACAAACTTCATTAACAACTTCAACTTCCGTTTTAGGAGTTCCACATGCAGCAAACATCGTCGTTGCAATAATTAAAAGTACAATCTTTTTCATAGATTTTGTTGGGTTTTTAGTTTAGTTCCATATTAAACCGGGTCACGGTCAGGCTATATATAAATCACTGAGAAGTTAGTTTCAATCGATATATACAGCACCACAATCATTTCCATTGAAGCCAAAATTTAAAATCGGACAAACCATTTATTACATGTATCTCAATTGGATATGCAAATCTAAAGTGAAAAATCATTATGAAAAAGATGGGAAGATCTTTTATTCTGATGACAGAAATGATGAAATATTAGAAAAATTCGTATTTGATAATAAGCCCGAACTGATTGATTTTCATATAAATAGAACAAAATAAATAAATAATTTTTCTGGTTTAAAAATAAGTGCCTATATTTGTATTCAAGTTGAAAATCTTTAAGGGTTGCATTCAGCATAACAAATCATCTACAAAATGAAACCAAAAGCAATCTGAAGAATTTCAATGAAACAAAAAAGAAAAAAGATATATAACATAAGATATTAAAAAAAGGATGCGTTCAGCATAACAAACTTACAATTGAAAAGTAAACCAAGGCATCCTGAAAAATTTTAAAGAAATGAAAAAAGTAAATAACATAATCCCGCAGTTTCAGTTTGTGGTGCCGTTTAGCGGTTCCAACGGGCGTGTTATGTACTTTGACGATTTGTAAAAGAAAACGTTAGACAACAGAAAGCCCGGTGGAAACATCGGGCTTTTTTTATTTGCAAAATTTCGGGGTGTAGCGCAGTTGGTAGCGCGCGTGGTTTGGGGCCATGAGGTCGTCGGTTCGAGCCCGGCTACCCCGACAGAAAAAGTCCTGTGATTGACAAGAGTGTGTAAACCTTACAGGAAACGCACGGCTCCGCAGAGGAGTTAGAACTGGAATTGAGGGATACCAGATTGTTGATCGAATGGAAAATTGTTCTTTGAAATGTGGGAGTAGCTGAGTTGGTTCAAGCGCCAGACTGAAAATCTGGAGTAGATCGGTTCGAGACCGATGTCTCACACGAGTTTTGTTTTTCCAAGGTTTTGTTTTTCACAAATCAAAACCACCACGAGGTGTGGCGAAGTTGGTATCGCGCCTGGTTTGGGACCAGGAGATCGCAGGTTCGAGCCCTGTCACCTCGACAAATGGAAATGTGGATGTAGCTCAGTTGGTAGAGCACTGCCCTGAAGAGGCAGGTGTCGGGGGTTCGAATCCCTCCATCCACACGGCGCTGTCCCATGAGGGACTTTTCGTTGAGTATCTGCGGTTGAAATACCGATACAGTCAGACGTGACTTCAAGATGAAACTAAACAGAAAAATGGAAACACTACGGTAAAAGTCCGGGAGGCAGCGGCAGAATTAAATAGGAAACACCAACAACAGACTAAAAGTTGTTTTGTACGAAGCCCGCTTAAGAAGCGTCGTAGCAATGTCAAGGTGAGTTACAAAAGAGTCCGTGGGGACACAAAAAACTTTTCCTATTTTAAAATTGACGCATAGCTCAGTTGGTTCAGAGCATCTGCCTTACAAGCAGAGGGTCGGGGGTTCGAATCCCTCTGCGTCAACATGGAAAAGAAATTACAGGACAGCTTGGATGCCTTTAAAAATTTAATGGATAACATGTCTGAGGAAGAATTAGCAGAAATAAAAGCAAAGTATTTCACAGAAGATGAAATACCAGAAGGCTGGGTTGACATTGAAGAACATTTGCCAATGGTTACATGTCAAGATTTTCTCGACAACGATGCAATAGTGAAATTCATCAAGGTCAAGGATAAAGACGGAAATATTTTTGATGATCAAGTTGGAGACCATCACATGTGGTACTACAGAGCAAAGGAAGCTGGAATAACACATTGGTGGAATGAAGTTGAAGAAGAATAAAACATTGCCCTATCGCTTAGTTGGTTTTAAAGCGTCTCGCTTACAACGAGAAGATCATCGGTTCGACTCCGGTTAGGGCAACATGAAAGATGAAAGTAAAATAACAACTCAGCAATTCAAATTTATTTCTGAATTGCTTTGGGGTGGAGTTCCCGTTGACCGGGTACAAGCTGAAGAGTCTGCGATGTTCAAAGCGAACGCGCCAAAAATATTAGAGGAATATCCTCTATTGGATAAATCATTTTTTGAAAAACATAGTAAAAACAAAGGTTATGAAATTGTCAAAAGTAAAAATATACAAGATGAACAAGGTAGGCAAGGAGAAATTGTCGACGGCTGATTTATTGGAAAGAACCGGCTACATAAAACAAGTCTCATCTGGATTGTTCGTTCAGATGCACTTTATGAAGTTGGTGATGAATAACATCGAAAAGATCGTTAGAGAAGAACTAAACAAAATAAGCGCCTTGGAAATTGGATTGAACCAGTTACAAGGCGCTGAAGTTTGGAAGCAAACCGGTCGCTATAATGATTATGGCGCTGAGATGTTCAAGCTCAAGGATCGTTCAGATAAGGAGATGGTGTTCACAGGAACAAACGAAGAACTCGTGACTGTTGTTGCAAGAGAATATGTGGAGTCATATAGAGATTTGTCTTTCACATTCTATCAGATAAACAATAAGTTCAGAGATGAAATTCGCTGTAACACAGGTCTGATTAGATGTAAAGAGTTTCTCATGATGGATGCATATTCATTTCATGTTAACAAAGAAGATCTCGAAATTAGATATAATGAAATAAGAAATTGTTATATTGCCATATTCGATCGACTCAAACTGAAATACAGAATTGAAACTGCAGATTCAGGAGAGATTGGCGGATCTGTTTCAGAGGAATTCATAGTTGAAACAAGTGATGGAGATATTGAGATAGGACACATTTTCCAATTAGACACAAAATACTCGTCCAAGCTTGAAGCACAATTCATAGATGAAAAAGGCGAAAAGCAGGACATAGTGATGGGATGTTATGGAATAGGAATTTCTCGATTGGCCCAGGTTCTTGCAGACATTAACAGAGATGGAAATAATCTCAATTGGTCAAGAGAACTTGCAGCATACAGTCATGCAATCATTGTGGCAGATGTGAGGAACGAAGAACAAATGAGGATTGCTGAAAAGATATACGATGAATTGAAAAGAAAAAAGAAGAACGTATATCTCGATGACAGAAATCTTCGTGTTGGCGAAAAGCTTACCGAAGCTGACATCCTTGGTTCTGCGAATAAAATTTTAATAGGTAAAAATATAAGTGAAAATAATTTTGAGGTGAAGAAAAATTCAAACGATGCATGGGAAAAAATGTCCATGGAAAGCTTGGATTACTTCTTGGAACTTCAGTAAAAAGTAGAAATAATGAAAGCAGTTTATATTGGCGAATACGTCAAAGAAAAAATGTTCGATAGGTTATTGAACGAAGTGGCCTGGGCCAATAAGGAAGCTCCAAGAGACGAATGCTTTATGGCATTGGAATCTTTGGAATATACTTATGGAAAAGGATTCACAAGAACGTACACTTCTTTAGAAATGCACGTTGAAGTGTTGGGCATCATGAAAAAGATGAACGACGAAATGGGAACCGAGTATAACGTTTGCTTCTTGAATTATTACAAGAGCGAAAAAGAACACTTAGGTTGGCATGCAGATGATTCTCCTGAAATGGATGAGACACACCCAATAGGTGTTGTATCATTTGGAGCTGAGAGATACATTTGGACGAAAAATAAGGACTACAGGGGAAACATTCCTGATGAAGATAAGTATTTATTAGGGGATGGTTCTTTGTTTATCATGCCTGCAGGTTTCCAAAAGGATAACTTGCACAAGATACCAAAGAATGACAAACCTTGTGGAGGAAGAATTAGTTTAACATTTAGAAAATTCATAAACAAATGAGAAGATTTAAAATAAAACAAACAGAAGACCAGCGGGTCTATTACACGTCGGACACCCATTATGCGCACGCGAATATGTGTCGCGGAGTTTCGCAATGGGGCGACCTGGATAACAGCACGAGGAACTTCAAAACTCTAATAGAGATGAACAACGAACTTGTGAATGCGATCAATAGAACCGTTAGGCCCAAAGACATACTCTTCCATTGTGGAGACTGGTCGTTTGGAAACGTGAGCAACGTTGCGGAGTTCAGGAGAAGAATACATTGCGAGAATGTGCACATCATATACGGAAACCATGATGATCACATAGAAGACGATGAGACCCTACATGGGCATTTCTCTTCTGTACAACATTACAAGGAATTGGCAATCGATGGAGATATGCTTTGCTTGTTTCACTACAAGCAGACTATATGGAATAAAAGTCATCGTGATGCTTATCACTTGTATGGTCACTCGCACGCAGGTGCTGAACACATGGTTAACGGAAGATCCATGGATGTTGGAGTTGACAACGCTTACAAGTTGCTTGGAGAATACAGACCTTTTTCTCACGAGGAAGTTTTGTACTTCTTGAAAGGAAGAAAACAGAAAGCCATAGATCACCATGGCGCTAAAGGTACTGAGTCACACAAATGAAACAGTATCCGTCCATATCCCATTATGATGATTCGATGATCGGAACACCGATGCTCGCATTCAACAAGATTGACGGAAGCAATCTGCGGTTTGAGTGGAGCAAGAAGAAGGGATGGAATAAATTCGGAACAAGAAGAACCATACTAAATGAAAAAGATCCACTCTACATCGGAGTGGATCTTTTCTTATATAAATATGCTAACAAGCTTGAGGAGATATTCAAGGACGATAAAGATTTCAGAGGAATAAGAGAAGTTGTTGTATTCTGTGAGTTCTTTGGGCCAAACAGCTTTTATGGACAGCATGATTTCATTGACATGGATGTCGTCTTGTTGGACGTCAATCCAATGACAAAGGGATTCATAAATCCAAGAGAGTTCGTAAAGAAGTTTGGAAAGCTTGGAATTCCTGAAATAGTTTTTGACGGAATATTAACGGCTGAGATGGTTGATGAGATCAGAAATTCTGATTTAAAAGAAGGTGTGGTGTGCAAGTGGAACAACAACAGACATCTGCATACGGCAAAGATCAAAACTTATAAATGGCTCAATGAATTAAAAGCAAGATATGGGCAGGAAGCATTGGACGAAGAATTTGGAAACATTAAATTAATATCATGACAAAAACTACAAAGAAGGTTAAATCAAAAACCAAAAAGAAAGCAACGAGAACTTTAAAATCTCATCCATTGGAAAAGAAGTCAGTTGTTAAGAAAGTGGAAAAAGTGATGAAAGATATAAAGAATGGATTGAAGGTAGGAGGAAAGATTGACATGGCATTTCACGGAGCTGGAGTCACCTCGCACGAAAATAAAACAATCGCAAATTACGATGACAATTTCATCTGGATTGATTGCGAGAACACAGAAGGTGAATTTTATAAGTTCAACAGAAAGACTGGTAAATGCGTCAATGACAATACATTCGGAGGTTTCTCGAGAACAATAAAACCTCAATAATTTTGCGTATATTGCACTTGTCTCATTGAAAGATAGCACAACGTGGGAGCGGGCTTTAAAAAGCTCCTTTTCAGAAACGATCCATAAATTAGTGCGTCAATAGCAAGCCAATAAAGATTCGGATGCATGGACCGAAAGATTGGAGGTGGGGTGGAGAATCGGGAATCCCCCTTTCAATGAAGACACAAGACTGCGTAGCTCAGTTGGTTAGAGTGCTTCCTTGACATGGAAGAGGTCAGCGGTTCGAATCCGCTCGTGGTCACTAAAATAAAAATAATGTTTTGGTTTAATTTCGCTTTAACAGCATGGTTTACGTTGGTGCTCATCAACGCTTTATTTATTTTCGATGTTGACATCCTTTTCAAGTTTGTCTGGTCAGACAATCACGGGTTCATCCCCATAAGCAAAATAAGTGGAAAATTTGGACAAGGAATGATTGGACTTACCAATGAATATAAAGATTCAAAATACAGACTCAAACCATATTTAAGAATTCGTTGTAAACAAAGATATTATAGAGCAATAGAAAAGAGCAATAAGGATGAAATACTTATTATAAATACAATAGCTGGAAGAAAGGAATACAAAGGATATTCTGAATTATGGAAAGATTCTTCTTTTAAGGAAGCAAGTCACTCCGAGAGAATAGAAACATCTTATATAAATCCAAACTTTATTCAATTTACATTAACTTGGCCCAAATGGGAGGAAGATAAAACTCCTACTTTAGAAGAATAACGAATATTTTTCATTTTTGTTAACGAGATGGTGCTAATAACACCATTTTTATTTTATGAGAAAATTGATTATATTTGTAATAATGTAAATCTGATATGAGAGTCTTCATTCCAAAAGGTAAAAATGGTTTATTCATTTCTAATGAAATAATAACGGAATGCACCTATGCAGCATTCTTTGGTTTTTCCACAATGGGATGGGAAGTGGAATTTTACGAAGGAGATCCTCCAACAGGTTTATCAAGAGATGACGTTGTCATCGGTTGGATAACAGGAGTTAAGATGGCAGTTAAGAATTTAGGAATTGAACCTCCAACGGAAATAGATTATCCCGAAGAACTCAATGAATACCTTGGAAGAAAAATATGGCAGAGCAATCTCCATAAAGTTTATACAGATGATTCAATGTGGCCAGTGTTCGTTAAACCTGTAAAAGGAAAACAATTTGATGGAAAACTTGTAACAAGCCTAAAGGATTTAGTTGGCCTTGGTTCACAGGAAGACCGAAAGATTTGGTGTTCTGAACCTATTAAGTTTATTTCCGAGTGGAGATGCTTTGTACGATATGGAAAAATGATCGACAGCAAAAACTACAAAGGTGATTTTAAAGTTCAACCAAACTTTCACATTATTGAAGCTTGCATAAAAGATTACGTTAGCCAGCCGGTAGCATTCACCATAGATTTTGGAGTTACCGATGATGGAAAAACTCTATTAATAGAAGTAAATGATGGTTATGCTTTCGGTACTTATGGATTATCTCCATTAAACACTGCAAAAATGCTATCTGCTCGTTGGAGTGAGATGGTAGGAATTCCTGACCCTTGTCAATTTTAATATGAAAAACTGGAAGAAAGTAGAAATACCTGAATTGATGAAAGATCTTCAGGTGGACAGAAGAGGATTTCCTGCTCCGTTCATTGTGCTGCGTGACAAGAATAATGTTCCGCAATTCATCATGAATGATGACACTAAAGTGGAACAGTGCATAGCAGAAGATCTATGTTCTATTTGTGGAAAGAAGATGCATGATGACAAGTGGATGATAGGTGGACCGATGTCTGCATTCCATCCACAAGGAGCTTATGTCGATGTTCCAGTCCACAAGGTATGTGGAGAATATGCATTACAGGTTTGTCCATATCTTGCTGTTTCAGTTTATAATGGAAAACAAACTATGGATGACATTGATGCTGGAAAATTCAGTGTTGATGATGACAAAAGAATGATATTTATAAATCCAACACAAAGTCAAGATAGAGTTCCATTCTTTGTGTTCAGTAAGATAACAGGATTTGATGTGCAAAGAAGAGGATTAAATCGTTACATTAAACCAACAAGGCCATATCTGGAAATAGAATTCTGGAATGATGGAGAGAAGATAAGTGAGGAAGAAGCTATAAGGTTGGCAAAGGAAAAGAATTCAATTAAGTCGAACCAATAACAACACCATGAGAAATGAGCAAATGGAAACTAATCCTCTTCGTGAAGAGGGTATGGGCGAAGATCCGCCCAAAGAAGGAAGCTTGCAGGGAGTATGTTCCAGAGGATCACCTCGGAATATAGCCCTGGAAACGGCCCAGAAATGGCCCGGGATTGTCTCATAGCAAGACTTCCGGGCCATTTTTATTTTAGGTATATTATTAGTATATTTGTACTGAAAATATAACTAAACCAACCATGAACGAATCAGTATTACAATTAGAATCGGAAATCGCATCATACGTGAATACCGACAATAAGAGCAACTGTACAATCCATTTTGAATATGGAACAGAAACAGAGAGCAAAGGAACATTCAACAATCCTGTGCATGTTGCTTCAGCTTTCACAGTGAATCCTGTTTCAAGAGAAACTTTTCTTTTGAAGCAAGAAGAAGGAAAAACCAAAGAAGCCGCTCTCAAAAAAATTCTTGAATATGTAAAGAATAAGCTTGGACAAAGCTCATTCACTGTACTGTGGATGAAAAAAGGAGATGCAAAAATGAATACATCTTATTTCTACTGCCACGATGTATTAGATGTTGTGGAAAAATTCTTTCATGGAAAGAATATTCCAGATTACACAGTGCATGAAATAAGATTAAATCCAATTGCATAATTATGGAAACAAAATTATGCATACATTGCGGACAGCCAATTCCTGAGGGACGTTTGAAAGCTCTCAAAGGAAAAACCGACACTTGCACACCGTGTAGCACGGTTGATAAAGTTGCAGGACATCCATTGATTACTGGAAAGACTGAATATTCAGCCATTGAAATAGTTTCTGCTGAGACTGCAAAAAGATTGGCTAAAGCGCAGGACAGAAAAGGATATGGAGTCGCTGAAGGAGTTAAGTTTGACTCAGATAAAAAAGGAGAATCTAACGGATACGGATTATAACTATGGAACTAATACAAGCAGTAATAGCATTGATTGGTCTTGGAGCTTATATGGAAGCACACCACCTCAACAAGAACAACATTAGGCATGATGAAAGGATTTGGTATTTCATATCTGCTGCATGCTTGGTGGGATTGCTAATAACATTTTTGATAAAGTAATGGAACTTAAAACGGAATATATCAATGAGCTTAAAGCGAAACTCCCGAAGGAAAGCGGAAGCAGATTGAATATTCCCCAAAGAGAAGAACTTTCAAAGGAAAAAATAAGCAACCTTGTCAAGGCCAAAGGTTATAAATCAATCATAAGCAAAAAGGCTCTTGAATTTTTCATGAACAGGTCTTTCTCTTATGAACTTAAAAATGGAGATCTTTTTATAGTGAAGGTGGATGAGGTGAAGAAAACTTCTCGCTCAATAGATGTCATCACATCAAACTGTTTGATTTATTCGTTCAAAACAAAAGGTGGTACGATATATGCAACCAAGAAACAAAGTGGAAATTACTTTTGTTGGACCGCACATTTCTTTGATCGCTACATTGCAAGAACTAAATTGAACATGACGAGAAAGGAAGCCATCAAGCATTATTTTAAAACATACTTGATGAATGGAAGTATATGCGACATCGATAAGCTTGACAAAGGAGTATTCAGACAAATAAACAAAGAAGGAGTTGACCTCGCTGAAATACACTCATTCGATGAAACATCCAGCTTAGATATAGTTTTGTTTAAAACGTTCATCGATAATTCAATGCTAAACTCAGAACAATTGAGAGCATTTAAGAAAAGCATTTTAGATGTAAAACAAAATATTGATCTGCCTGGAATGCAGAATGAGAAGAAGCTATTAAAGAGATTAATGGAAGATGATGAATTTCAAGAACTATTGAAAATAAAATGAAGAACAAGACATTAATAAAATACGCGAGAACCCTTTTGAAAGAATTGCTTGCTAAATGCTCTGAGCCGCAACAGTTGTTATTTAAGAGAATGTACAATCATAAGAATTTGGAAGCGCCAATCAATGAAGCAGTTGATCAGATGGAACCCGATAAACTGGATTGGGCTGTGACTCAGGTAGAAGAAACGATTAAAAAGAACAATAGATTTTTAACTTGCAAAAAAGATTTGTTTAAATCAACATACCAATCTAATGCTTTCATAGATGGAAAAATATATGAAGTTTCCTTTGATAAGAACTACGAGGAAAATGAAAATGAAATTTGGATAAAAGATGAAACAGGCAGACCGTTCACATTCACGAAAGTAAATTCATTTGGAATGTATAAAGTCGAAGATTATTTTGAATTATGAGTTACGATAAATACATATCAACAACACTTCCATACGCGAACTCTGTTCCGCACATGGGTCATGCTCTTGAACTAATTCAAGGGGATGCGCTCAAGCATTTTTTCGAATCTATAAAGAATGAAAAAGTATTCTTCAATATAGGTGTTGACGAACATGGATTAAAGGTCTATACAAAGGCACAAGAACTTGGAATTGACACCAAGCTTTATTTGAATGAACTGACGCATAAATGGCAGGACTTTTGTAAGTTGTTCCAAATTGATTATGACAACTTCTATAGAACAACGAGTCTTGTTCACATAGCAAGAACCCAAAGATTTTGGACTAAGTGTCTCGAGAGAGGAGATCTTTACAAGAAGAAGTATTCTGGAAAATATTGCGCTGGATGTGAATCATTTAAAACTGAAGCAGATCTCGTAGATGGAAAATGCCCAGACCATAATATCGAACCCTCTATAATAGAAGAAGAGAATTGGTTCTTTAGAATTTCTAAGCATAAAGGATTATTATATGGATGGTTGAAGAGCAATCCTGATTTTTTATCGCCAAGGTCTAAAACTTCCGAACTTGAAAACATAATACTTCAATCTGAAGATATTTCAGTTTCTCGTTTAAAGGTAAATGTTCCATGGGGAGTTGGAGTTCCAAATGATGAAGATCAAGTCATTTATGTTTGGTTTGAAGCTCTTCTTAATTATATCTTCGCTGTGGATGATTTTAATGATCAATACTTCATACAAATATGTGGTCCAGACAATTTAAGATTTCAGGGATCATTATTCCAAAATATTTTGATTTCTGCAAATATTCCAAACACCAAGAAATTATTGGTTCATGGAACTGTTCTCGATGCCGAAGGTAAAAAGATGTCCAAGTCACTTGGTAACGTGGTTGATCCAATTGATCAATTAAACAAATATGGATTGGATGCTGTAAGATATTACACGCTTGCAGGTTTATCCACCTATGGTGATGGAGCGTGGTCTGAAAAGGATTTAATAAAAACCTACAATTCTGAATTGGCAGATACTTATGGAAATTTATTGGCAAGGGTTCTTCATTTGATAGACACCAAGAATGTTGATGTAATTCCACCAACAGCAGAACATAAGAGACACGTTGATTCAATAGTGTATTCAGTTCACACCAATTGGGAATTCTATGAAATCCAAAAAGCAATAAAGGAAACTGGCTGGATAATCAATTTCGGAAATAAGTACATGAATGATGAAAAACCGTGGGAAAAAGATAAAGATTACGTGCAAATTCTAAGCAATCTGTACTATTCTTTATGTGAAGCAAATAAGTTATATTTACCTGTTTTATCATCTAAAACGTGGTCACTGATAGAAGAAGCATTGAAGATAAAAAAGAAAGTAATAATATTTCAGAAAATAGTATAATGGCAAAAAAACAAAACAATATGGCAAACGCAGAAGAAACAGCGATCAAATGGGGAAAGTATTTAGGAATTCCATTTGTGGTAATTTTATTCCTTGCACTAATGTTCAGATTATTATGTGTAACATTCATCGATAATTATGAATTCGGTTATAAATATGATTATGCTACGGGCGAAATGAAATCGGTAAACAGGCAAGGTTATATTATTGCTGCGCCATGGGTGAGCATTCACACAATTGATCTAAGACCAACACAAGTTTGCATAAATGCAAATTCAAGAGTTCTCAATTGTAAGCTTGTACAATTCGATACAACTGGATGGAGAACATTTGTCGCATGGCATGGAAGAGACAACTACGAAAATTCAACATATCACTCAGAAGGTGGAGGTTCATCTTCTGGATTAAATGGAATTTTGTTAAGCTATGCGTATGATGGTTCCGGAAAAGCTTATCCTTTTCTGAAGGTCATACGAGAATTAAAACCTGACGATCAACCTAAAGTTACTCAATCAATAACTCCAACAGATACTACTAAATAATGCCATTTGCTACTTGGATAAACGAAAGGACTGTTCCTAAAATAAATGCAGCAATAGATCGATTTAAGACGAAACTGTTGAACATGCCACGCTCCGTAAAAAGAATACTTTACGGAGCTTTGCTCATTAAGGTATTTTATTTTATGTGTGTTTATCATATAGAACCAAATGAAATGGGAATAGCGTGGAATCCATTTACTGGAAAATTAAGAGGAGATACCGTGTCTGGATTTTATATTTCTCCACCATGGGATTTTGTTAGCAACATCGATCTAAGACCAAAAAGAGTTTGCATAACATCAACAGCAAATAGTTACAGTTGTCTGCTTGTCACATTTGATAAAAGATATTGGAAAGAATTTGTGGATGTACAAGGATTTGGATATTATTGGTGGCGCAACAGGTTTTCATTTAATTCAGGTTACAAAGAAGAATACAGAGGATTTAAAGATGTTATGCGCGGATATGCATTTGGAAATAAGAAATACAAGTTTATAGTAATAACTGAAGATTTATCTACACAATACTAATGATCATAAATGGAATAGAAAGAACCTTCATCGTTCATGATGAAAATAACATCAAGGGATTCTTTGGTGATTATCGCTATTTGTCTAACTTTGAAGTGTGCGATGTTTATTTTGAGGGAGTCAAATATGCTTCCACCGAAGCTGCATATCAAGCTGCAAAGAGTTTGGATCCTGAAGTTAGAGCATCTTTCCATGGATTGACGCCTGGGGAAACAAAGAAGCTTGGAAGACAGATCAAGGTAAGAGAAGATTGGAAGGACGTCAAGTATGATGTCATGTCTTCAATAGTGTTTGATAAATTCTACAGACACTTGCATTTAAGAAAAGCTTTATTGGACACCGGAGATAAGTACATCGAAGAAACCAATTATTGGAAGGACGTATATTGGGGAGTATGTGATGAAAAAGGAGAAAACAATCTTGGCAAGATATTGATGGCCATTAGAGAATTTTGGAAAGCCAAGGATAAAGGAAAAGATAAAGTAACACCATTATTTTAAAAACAAAAACAACATAAAATGGAAACAGGCGAATATCAGATCGGAATAAATCCGAAAAAAGAAAGGACTGGCAAAGGAAACGCAGTCAGAATTATTAAAGTTAAAAGCGTGATCAAGGCTACCGAAGAACACGAAGAGGATCAGGATGTGAATCTCTTTTATGCTTTAGGGAAGAACATGCGAGTTTACAAGGTTGAAGAAAAAGATTTTCAAAAACCTGGATACAAGGATGAAACAGTTGAAGCTTTCAAAGCCAAGGGAGAAGGAAAAGGAAAGTATCAATCTTACCTTGGATATGATTTTGGCGAAATCATTCCAACAAATGTTAATGGTTACAAGAACATGGTGGCTGAGATAATCGGAGATAATCCAGAGGACATCAGCGATGAAACATTAGAAGAAGGACATCTCGTGTTTATGGGAATGGAACCTAACGAAGATGATCCTGATTCCGAAGAATTGGTTCGTATATGCTGGGTCCTTAAGGAAGAAGATTCAGATGCAAATCCAATGAGTGAAGAAGTTTTCTACAGACAGGATTTCGTGAAATACATGCTTGTTCCAATGGAAGCTCCAAAGAGAATGACCATTCACTACATCAACAAAGAAGGTGAAAAAACAGAAATGGCAGTAAACAATGAGAGCGAGATCAAGGACATGGACCGTGAATTATACAGAATGAATAACTAATGAAAAAGGAATTCAATATAACATCGTATGAAAAATACGATAAGGACATCCTCGTTGAAGGCCCAAATGAACTACGGGTTAAAGTAGATTTTGATGATGTGGACAGAACTTCCGTGGAAAAGGATATGAAGAAGATGATCAAAATATTAAATGATCATTGGAACGATCCTAAATATGCGGAGAATGCCCATGACTTATTTCTGTTGAGCTTAGAAAAAGCTTTTGTTAAGATCTTCAACAAGGTAATGGAAGATGAAAGTAACGGAGAGAGCATAGATGAGATAGAAGTAAAAATGAAAGGAAAAGACATTATCATCGAATATGCTGTCGATGGTGATGATTATGGAATTCATCGTGGAAATACTGTAACAATAAAAGAAAACGGCAAGATAAGTTATGGGTATACAGAATTCATGGAATCAAGAAGCGGCATTAGTGAATTGGAAGAAAAATTTGCAGAGTGGTTAAAAACAAATAAGAAATAATGGAAAGAATAAGCAAGCAGGTGATAGTGATGCGAAAGAAATTTGTCGTGGATGGCAAGGAAGTTTCTATGCGCAAAGGAAAGATGATTGCTCAAGGTTCACATGCTTGTTTGAAAGCTGTTTTAGATCTTATGGAAACTCAATATGACGATAACAATCAACGTGTGTTGCGTTTACCAAATGGTTCTGCTTTACAGGATTGGATAAAAGGAAGATTTACGAAGATTTGTGTTTCTGTCGACACAGAGGAAGAATTAATGGCAGTGTATAATAAAGCAAAAGAAAAAGGGCTGATTTGTTCTCTAATTACGGATGCAGGCTTGACCGAGTTCAATGGAGTTCCAACAGTGACGTGCTGTGCGATAGGTCCCGCATGGTCGGATGATGTAGATGAAATAACTGGAAAATTACAATTATTATGAAAAAAACTGTAGAAAGCAAAAAACCAGCGAAGTCGGAAAGTCACAGTACAATCGCTGAATTGGAAGTACCAAAAAAATTAAATCAGAATGCTGCTTCTGTAATTGAATCCTTAAATGAGGCAACAAGAAAGAAGAACAAAGAATTTAAAGAAATGTCTAAAATGGAAAAAAGAGTTTCTATTGCCAAAGACGTTATTGCATCTTTAAAATCAAAAAAATACATTGCCGAAGCTGGCATATATGTAAATCTTGTTAATGGAAAAAACGAAGATGAAGATATAGCCATCACGCTTAGCAACATGATGAAAAAAGATGTGAAATGTGAAGTATGCGCTATAGGAAGTTTATTCTTGTCTAATTTAAAAAAATCAAAAACCAGGATAGGCGCTGATGATGATGACGACATGTGTGCATCTTTGAGTGATGTGTATACTGAAGAAGAATTGAGAATACTTGAATATTGTTTTGAAGGAGATGACATTTCATCTTCTTTTAATACTGACTCTTACAGAAACATGAGACGTGATGCCTGTGATTTTTATTCGGAGAATTCGGGATTCGGTTCGGATGATGATGCGAGATTAAACGCAATTATGAAAAATATAATTAAACACGAAGGACGTTTTATACACAAAAGCATTAAAGTATAACTTATGAAACAACTTGGAGAAACAACAAAACCAATTAAGCAAGCTGGATACCTGCTTCCATGGGATAAAGAAAATGAGCAACCGTGCATGATCATGATTGAGAATGTTCGTTTCATTCCTGTATTTTCTGATAAGGATAAGCTTGATGCTCATATACAATTCACTAACTATGGATTTAAACCGACAATAAAGGAAATAACAGACACAGATGATTTTCTCGATTCTGTTCAACCTTTTAGAGTTGCATTGGATCCACGACCTACGGAAAGAAACACAACACGTTTCACCGAATTATTTTTACAAAGCAAAAGGAACTAATGAAAGAAAAGGAAGATAAAGAAGATTTCAGAATTGAACCTATTGATGGAGCTCCAATTTCCTTGAAGAAGGTTTCTGACCATCTATCTAAAGAAAAGAAGAGCTTGATCAATACTTATGTTCTCATTGATGGAACAGGATCTGGATTTGTCAATGATCATCCAATGATGGCGAACATAACAATAGAGGAAAGAGAACGTCAAGCTGACTATTTCCTTGGATTAAATCTTCCAATGCCAGCATATCTTCGTCCATATTTGGAATTGATGTTCCCTGATGAAAACATCGATGGCTTGTATAAGTATGCAAAAACAAATGGTGAAATGAGACACATCATTGCTCTTGTTCAATTGTTTGGAGGAAGCTTAAATGTTGCTAAGAAGGAAAAGGTGGGAGTTAAGATTTACATAGAAGAACCTGAAACGAGAATGCACCCTAAGAGAGAAGCAAAAATGATGATGCTGATTGAGAAAATAAAAAAGGATTACGGCTTTAAAGAAGAAGAAAATGGAACAGACGAAAAATAAAGAAGAGCATTTGGGTCAATTAAAAAATTTAAAGTTGAACATAGACAAACCTATGACTTTAAATTTTGACATGGAATACAACAAGCTAACTTTGCTTACCGGATTAAATGGAAGTGGAAAGTCTTTGATAATGAAACTCAATTGGGCTTTTGAAACCATCATGTCAATACTCATCCACAATCCTCCTTCAGCAGATGAGACAGTACAATACATCATGGATTCAACATTTGAGCAACAAGATTTCAACGGAGAAATAGAAGCATTCTTTCCAAAGGGATCTTTAAAAGCACAATTTGACAATGGAAAAGTAAAACGAGTTGAGTACTTTGTAGATCCTGCTGTAAAAATCATAACTCCTTCTCTTTACATGTCTACCAATACAAGAACATTCACGCAGATCAATCAATTCCTAAAGGTTGAAAAACTAATTAAAACAGAAGAAGAGATTCTTAGCATGTACAGATTGTATGATGTCGTCTTCGTTAATGTGCTAAAACAGAAATTGGGAAATGGATTAAAACCAACAAAAAATTTCAAGGATTCAATGGCAAATGAATTCAGCATGAAATATGATTTCGATACATTTGCCATTGAAAATGAATCTGTAGTGTTCATTGATAAAGATGGAAAAAGAACTGACCTGTCAACTTTATCGGCAGGAGAACAATCATTAATTAATATGAACTTAGCAGCGATGTAATATGATTTTAGAAATTGCAATAGGAGATGCGTACGGACGTCCATTTGAATTCAACACACCAGAATTCATAGCCAAACACAATGATGTTCTTGGTTATAAGCATCGTATTGGTGAAGAAGAAAATGGAATAGGAATTTATACAGATGACACTCAAATGTCTATTGGCGTTGCAGAACAAATGGGTTCAGACCTTCCTGGTACTCAAGTAAGATTTGCTGCACACTTTGTCACCTCTTATAAGAGAGACCCAAGAAAAGGATATAGCAAAAGAATAACGAAAGCTCTCGAGGAATCAAAACCAAATCTTCCATTTGAATTTATATTGAAAGCTAAACAGGCAGGAATGTCGAGCAACGGAAGCGTAATGCGTTCTGTTCCTCTTGGCATGATGTCTGATCCAAAGGAAATAATGCACAGGAGCATTGTTCAAACATCAACATCACATGGACACATTGATGCCGTTAATTCTGCGGTTGTTGTTGCATTGACCGCACATTTCTTTTATCACTTATATCCTCGATTGGAAGATTACATTCAATCGGATAAATTGATAATGTATAAGGAATGGATGAATGGACAAGTTGGTTCAGCTGTGTTTAACGATGTATATGACTCTTACATCTTTAAAAGGAAAAACGATAAGTTGCAATGTGATTCAAAAACAACTGCTTCATTGTCTATCAAATTAGCATGGGGAGTTAAGATTAGTGGTGGAAATTTAAAGACATCCGCTAAACAAATATTAAAGAGAGCTGTTGATATTGGAGGAGACGTTGATTCGTCAGCATCGATTGCAATGGGATTGTACAGCTTAAGGACTGATGCAATAATGGATCTCCCTGATGTGTTATATGAAAATCTCGAGAATGGACCTTTTGGTAGAGACTTCTTGGTTGACATGGATGTTCAAATGCAAAAGAAATTTCCAAGAAATGTAAGGGAAGAGAAAGCTGAGTCTGAAAAATTAACCGACATAATAATATAACACATGGGAAAAGAAAAAATAATATACGTTGGTCAATTAAAAAAGAAAGACGTATCAGTAGAAGATGGAGGTCAGGCAATGGTATCAGATCCTTTCAGCACTAACGGCGATAATGGAATGTTTGTGAGAATCCAATCTTGGGACGAAAATAAAAAGCATGAGGATTTTAAAAAATTCCAAGGAAGAAAAATAAAAGTTACTATTGAAACTGTGGACTAATGAAATATAAATTACGTGAAATAAAAGATGGAATATTCCTTGCCGAGTTCGATAATCATTACGACTTGGCAATGACCTTTTTAAGGTATCAGGAATTTTATGAATCTGCTAATCCCAAATTCAAGGGAAGAAGATTCATCATACTTGATTACATGGAATGGTACAGCAAAAATCATAAAGGATTATTCACATATCCTGCGGATTGGGCAGGGTTTAATATTCCAATGAGCGTGGTATTTGAAGTTCAATCCTCTTATCCTGGAATGGGACCTATAAAAGACTTCAACAAGTATGATGAGTTGATGAAGCAGATCGTTCTCAAGATAGAAAAGAAGAAGGAAAGAAAAAGCAACGGTTACCGTTCTATGGGAAAGAAATACATCATAGGAGCTTTGGAAGGAAAAAAATCAGTTATGAAGCACGAAATAGCTCATGGCTTGTATCATGTGTATCCTTATTATAAGATTGACATGGATAAGCTTTATTCAAAACTATCCAAGGAGAGCAAGAAGAAATTGGAAGTTGAATTTGAGTCAATGGGTTATCATAAATCAGTTTGGAAGGACGAAGCTCAGGCATATCTTTCAACTGGAGATTATTTGACACCTGAAGAAAGAAAACCGTTTCAGGATTTATTAAAGAAGTTTTTAAAGGATGTCAAGCTCTGAAAAATATAATTTTTTTCCATTTAATATACGTGACAAGAAGTATAAGAAAGTCACTTATAAAAATAGGTGCGTTCTTGTTCCGCTTGAAGGAAATAAAGATTATCTCAGACATTTATGTGGTTATGCAGTGTTTAAGAAAACTGACATTCCAAAAGATTGGTGGGGAAATTATAACGCACCTGGATTGCAAGAATTAAATGTGCATGGTGGAATAACATATTGCAGACAATTTAAAGTTCCAAACCAAGCTAAGATAGAAAAGAAATTTCATGATCAAATTGATGCGTTATATGACATCTCAAACAGAGAAACTTATGACCATGAAAAAGTTTCTAAAAGGATGAAAGAAGTGAAGAGGCTGGAAAAAGAATGCAACGATGAATTGTCAAAGAGCGATGAAGGATATATTGTGTTTGGTTTTGACTGTGGACATTATAGGGATGCAGAGAATCCAAATCTAAAAGATCCTAACCATGTAATGATATTGACCGAGCAGATGGATACGCTGCTCAAAAAATTTAAGGAAAGTTACGAGGATTATAGAGATGCGGATGGAGTGACAAAACATGTAGTTAGAAAATCCATCATGGCAAACGTAAACAGAGAAGCAGAAATTCAATGTGAGTTAGGTTTTGGCGGACTTATTAATTTGCTTTCAGGAGAAACAGAAGATTAACAAATAAAATAAATAACATGAAAAAAACAGTAATCATTATTGGAGGTGGAACAGTATCTCACGTCAGATCACATCTCGCCTTAGCTGCAGTTGCGTATGGAACTACAGCAAGACATTTAAAAGCAATTTGCGAAAGCCATTCGGATAAATTGGACGTCAAATTACATCTAACCAAAATGGCCGAAGGTTGGGCAACAAAGGATGGAATGGAAACAGCCGAAGATGTTGCAGCCTTAGTTCAAAAATTAAAAGCTGATGTGAATGTGAAGATCATATTCTTTAATCCCGCCTTGGTGGATTTTTCTGGAGAAGTTACCGGACATGCTGCTTATAATACTAATGACTCTTTCACTAAAATTGAAAGCGGAAAGTATTCTAAACGTTTAAACAGCAGAACTGGAAAAACAAGCATTGAGTTGTCTCCAAAAGAAAAGATCATAAAAGAAATACGCAACGGAAGAAAAGACATCTTCCTTGTTGGGTTTAAAACAACATGTGGTGCAACACAAGATGAACAATACATAGCAGGATTAAATCTTTTGAAAGAATCGAGTTGCAATCTTGTTCTTGCCAATGATACCAAAACGAGATTGAACATGATCATAACTCCAGAAGAAGCGAGATACCATGTAACAAAAAACAGGGATGAAGTTTTGGAGATGCTTGTTGAAATGGCATACTTAAGAAGCCATTTGTCTTTCACTCATAGCACAGTGATTGCCGGTGAAGCTATTCCATGGAAATCAGAATTAGTTCCAGACTCATTAAGAAAAGCAGTTGATTATTGCATTGAGAAAGGTGCATACAAAGAATTCAGAGGTTCTACTGTTGGTCACTTTGCTTGCAAGATAGATGAGAAAACCTTCTTGACGTCTAAACGTAAAACAAACTTCAATGACCTTGAGAAGAATGGTCTTGTTAAAGTTGTCGTTAATGGCAAGGACACTGTTATTGCGTATGGAGCAAAACCTTCCGTTGGTGGACAATCACAGAGAATAATATTCTCTGAACATAATGATTATGATTGCATCGTACATTTCCATTGTCCTAAAAAAATAAATTCACCAGTTCCTTCTGTATCACAAAGAGAATATGAATGTGGAAGCCATGAGTGTGGCAAAAACACTTCTAATGGTTTGAAACGCTTTGGTAATCTTTCTGCTGTTATGTTAGACAATCACGGGCCAAACATTGTATTCAATCATACTATTGATCCGCAGGAAGTAATTGATTTCATTGAAGCCAATTTTGACCTTGCTGGAAAAACCGGTGGTCCAGTTAAACTTGAACAAACATTACAAACTTCGTTATGAAAAAAATAATAACATGCATCCTACTTGGAGCCGCATTGTTTTCAAGCTGTGGTCCATCTGCTGAAGAATTAGCAGTAGGCAGAAAGAAAAAACAAGACAGCTTGACATTAGAAATTCTTAAAGTACAATTACGTACTCTTGATTTGATTGGAAATCTAAACAAGAAAGTTGATGCAGTAGACAAGGATCTACAGGATCATTGTAAAAATAAATGACTCTCGAAGAAGCCATAAAATCTGCAGACTCTCGTTCGAGGAACATGAACCTTCATTGGTTTGTGTGTGAGTGGAATGATGGTTACATCATCCATTCTTCCTCGCACATGATAAGATTTCCTGACACAAAGTATGTGTGGAGTACAGGAGAACTTCAATCGTGGAAGGTGATTTACGATGAGGAAGAAAGAAAATTTAAACATGTTGTAAAGAAATTAAAAATGGAAAAAGAAGAAGCTTTAGAAATAGCAAAACAATTCATCGACGGAGAAAAATTGTTCATGCAAATGTCAAACGCAGTTCCTGCTATAATAACCCACAGAGGAAAGCAATTGCTTGGATCTGTTTCAAGCATAATTCCAGCGGATCCTGAGATTGTGTTATGCGCACATACCAGCTTTCCAGTTGGACAGGAGATCATAGATGCCGTAAAAGAAATATCTCCAGACAGATTGTTGTTATCGATAGACGATGAACTCGATTTGGCGCCTCGTCAGGATGTTATGAGATTGGTTGGAACTAATCTAACGAAGATGACTCCGTCCCAAACTAAAGTGGCGCAAGAGGAATTAAAAGGAAAAGACATCATTGAGATCAATGGCTGATTATTACTGTGATAATAAAAGACATCTTGTTTGCATTCCATATTCAGTGGAGAATTTACATGAGATGGCAAAGGATCTTGAAATAAAAAAATGTTGGTATTCAATCAAGCCTTGGCCGCATTACGATATTCCATTAAGACGAATTGATGAGATACAAAGTAAATGCAATGTTGTTAATTTCAGAGACATAGTCAACATTAAAAGAGGCACTTTTAAAAATGAGAATAAATGAAGGTGACATATTAGTATGCAAGCCTGGATATTGGGGACATGAAGATAATCCAGCAAAATCAGATAATGTAAGACCAAAAGAAAATCCAACTTATGGTGGAGCAGGGTACATAGATGGATTAATGCAAAAAGCATCATCAAGCTATAATGGTGAAGATCCATTTGATCTTCACGTTTTTTGGAAATTTCACAATGAAGCTGGAGTATTTTCAAGAGCTGTAAGACTTGCAAACGAAGAAGAAAAGAAAGCGTATAAAGAAGGAATAAGAAATGCTAAAGATATTCAACGAACAACTTTCAAAATATCATACGTTTCCATTGATGGTGAAAACAAGAATGTTGAAGTAGAAGCTTTTTATGAAACTGCCGCAGTAAGCTCCATAAAAGATTTAAAACGAGTCAATTATGTCATTTCTGGTTAATAGAGAAAATAAATTTTTTAGTTTCAGAAATAGTTCCTATATTTGCAGATATAAACATTGAAACAATTTTAAAAAGAAAAGGTATATAGTTTAGAAGATTGCTTACAGCAAAACAAAATGGTTAAAGAATCACCGAAAGGTGGTTTTTTCGGTTCGATCCCGAAGCTCTGAGATTACATCAATGAGTTTTAAGGCAATCTGAAAGACATTAGAATAACAATACAATGAAGAACAGGAATCACATACACAAGCATCAGATATGGCATAGAGATATGTCGGGCTTGGGTGTTACCTGTACTTTGAAGTAAGTATTGGTTATTTACGAAAGTAAAACCTCAAGGCCTAAAACCTTGAGGTTTTTTTTATTTACATACGTCGGTGTCCGAGCGGTCAAAGGTAGCGGTCTCCAAAACCGCGGAGTTTCTCCATCGTGGGTTCGAATCCTACCCGGCGTGCAAAAATTAAAAGAAGAAAACATGAATGCAACAGATGTGAAGAAAGAGCTTTACAAAAGCAAAGTGACAGCAAAGTTAACAGACATTGTTAATGGAACAATGTTTTATTCTGTTCAATTGGAAGATGGCTTATATCGTTTCCCAATAGTTCAGGTGAAAGAAGTTGGTGGACCATTATACAGGCTTGAGGCAAAAACACAAACAAGCCCAACAGTTTCTTTGACGTACACGAAACTCGAAGAGAAATGTTATTCACTTTCTTCTGATCTCGGAAGCACTCCTTTCTATCCTGAAATGAAAGCTTCTGAATTAAACAGGTGGATTGAAAAGGCAATAAAGGATGGAGAGTTTGTGAAGTTGTATTAATGGAAATTATGGTGCAGGTATCCAAGGGGTTGAAGGGACCAGGCTGTGGACCTGGTTGAAGCGAAAGCTGAACACGCGAGTTCGAATCTCGTCTTGCACCCACATGTGGATTGTAGCTCAATGGTAGAGCGCTGGTTTGTGGAACCAGATATGCGGGTTCGATCCCCGTCTTTCCAACCAAAAGAAGCAATGATGAAAGAGTTAAAGTTAGATAGCACGTACAAAGGAACGAGAATTCTTGTAGGAAACGAGAAGCGTGGAATGATCAATGACATGGTCATGATTTTATTGAATCAAGGCTTCACTGAGATTTCCATTCCGATCATTCAGTTGCAAGAAACATTTGCAGGAAAGGTTGGAGAAGAAAATAACAATCTAATGTTCAATTTTAAAGATCGTGGAGAAAGGAATGTTTGCTTGGCTCCTGAATACACAGCAGTGATTCAACAATTGGCAAAGACGAAATACAAACAAGAAAAGGACGTAAAGCTTTTCTATGTGCAAGAATGTTTTAGAGGAGAAAAGCCTCAAGCAGGAAGATACAGACAGTTTACTCAATTTGGAGTTGAAATTTTAAATCCAAAGAAAGAAACTATGGAAGGATTAAAAGAATTAGCCGTCAGCCTTTTGTCCGGTTATGATTTCAAATTCAACGTCAACAGTGATGTGACGAGAGGTTTGGATTATTACAAGGACGGAAAAGGATTTGAGATCACATGCGATGAGCTTGGATCAAGCAAACAGATTTGTGGTGGAGGTTCTTATGAAGGTGGAATGGGTTTTGCAATTGGAATTGATAGGATATTAAAAACACAGTCATGAAATATTTAGTAGGAATACAGCCAACAGGAAAGATCCATATTGGAAACTATATGGGTTGCTTAGCAAAGGGGTTGAGATACCAGGAGCAGGGACACGAAGTAACGTTTCTCATTGCCAACTATCACAGCATGACGACAGACTCATACTCTGATGTGACTGAGAAGGAATTGAGAATGCTTGGATGCAAGAACATTGTGCACCAGACTCCGGCTTACACTGAATTGTTCTTCAAGCTTTGTTGCAAGATGAACCTTGGAGTTTTGCAGAAGATGCCTCAGTACAAGGATAAAAAGGAAAGTGTTGATTTCGATATGGGGATTCTTTTATATCCAGTTCTAATGGCAGCAGACATCATCATGAATGATCCTGATGTTGTGTTGGTTGGAAGAGACCAGGTTCCACACATGGAATTGACGAACGATATTGCAAAAAGAGTTGGAGTAACAAAGAGGTTTGAATACGAGCTTGGGGATGTTGAAAAGGTGATGTCGTTAATTGATCCAACAATGAAGATGTCAAAGTCATCTGGCGAAGCTCACGTGCTTTACCTATTTGACGAGGATTACAGTAACAAATTGAAAAGAGCAAACATGAACGGAGAAGGACTCATTAATATACAAAAGATAGGAGACTTCTTTGGAATAGAAAGAAACGATATGAATTCCATATACAAAGAAAATATAGCAATAAAACTGTCATCGGTGTTCGGCACCGTCCCGGTGACTTAAATAAAACCGGTGCCGTCCAAATGGGCGTGTACCGGTGGAATCTTATACATTCTATACCCGTAGTCTGGTCGTTGAAAACGGGGGTTCAAATCCCTCCACGCCTACCAAATTTAGCTTCATGAATTATGATATATAGTTCATGAAGCATTTACAGACATATCAGCAGCTTAACGAGAGCATGATAGATTCCAATTTGAAGAAGGAATTTGCATTTACCCTAAAACAAATGGATGAAATTTCCAATGCAATACTCAATGCAAAAGATTTCAAGAACAGGGTAAAGCTTATGAAGAAAGAAAACCCAGATATTGGAAAAGCTATGGGAGATTACAAAGAATATCTTGATCTCGCCACCAAGGTGCAAAAAATAGTAAAACAAATTAGATCAAAAGGACTTTCTTCAGACAGAAGAAAAGCGACTAAACAATTGAGAGCCATCCAGGGGTTTTCTGGTACACTTAAAACAGTTTTCGATAATTTGAATAAGTTTGATAAAAAAACCAAAAAGGGTTTTGAAAGCAACGAAGGAATAGCAACCATCATTGGAAATACATTAAGAAATATATTGACTGGTCAGTTCATAGTTAACATATTAAAAACCATAAAAGGAAATTTAATGGATTCACAAGCAGAACTAACTACTGTGCAAGATGTATTTGATATAAAAGATTATTAATATGCAAAAGATTAAGGACGCTTTAAAATGGATGGTTTGTACCAAGCTTGGATGGTTGATAATATCATTCTTATGGATTGGTGTGTTCATGATAATAAACGATAACATAGAATCTGGATGGGCCTTTTGGGTTGCAATTCCAGGATTCGCATACATCATAGGTTTATTCCTTGTCATGATGTTTTATGCGGTAAAGAATACGATAGGAGACATAAAAGAAAATAGAAATGAAAAATCTTAAAAAGTTCGGTGAGTTAAACGAGGGTGGATTAGGTTATGAAAACAACAAAACGCTTCCTCCATCTGGGACACACATAAAATATGTTGCTGACACAACAGATCCAAAGACCAAAAAAATTCTCAAGATTATTTGGAATTCATGGGACGAGGCAAAAAGGAAACAGATGCTTAACAAAATGGGACACAGCGAAAAGTATTTTGATGCTTCTTTTGAAGACCTGACAGGAGAGATCCAAGGAAAGATCGTAATGCTTGATGCCTCATTGCCAGAAAACAAGCGATAAAATAAATTTTTTAGTTTCAAATATAATACCTATATTTGTAAAAGATTAAGAAACAAAGAAAACCGCAAGGTATATAAGATACAAATGATGAATACAGTAAATATTACCCGAATTATTAGGATTAGACGCAGATCAGCGACTCGCCTGGGTAGTATTATTTTATCATGAAAGTTTTAAGGATTTAGAAAACTATGAATGGAATAAGCCCAGGACGAAAGTTCTGGGCTTTTTTCATTTTAAAAATATCGAAAATGAAATGGTTTAAGAAATTACAGGAAATAACGGCACGTACTCAGACCATCCTGATAAGATGGATAACTTGTAGCGGTGTTGCAAACGTGGGTTCAAATCCCTCCGTGCCGACCATGAAAAATATGTTGTATAAAACCGCAAGAAGGTCGTTGTCAAAAAAGACAAACAGACATTTGAGACAAACCACGTTTCTCTACGAGATGTGTGGAAATGATTTTCAAAAGCTGTTAAAGGTGGAAGAGAGATTGAAAAATTATTTTCTCTTTTATTGTCCAGGCGATCCTGAAGAAGTGGAAAAAGTTTTGGCATTGCCTGAAAAATTTTTATTGAACGATAAGAAGTGGCAAGATGGATCAAAATATTTTTGCTTAGAAGAATTTTACGACGGAATGTAGCTCAGTTGGTTAGAGCACCCGCCTGATACGCGGTAGGTCGGCAGTTCGAATCTGCCCATTCCGACAGATGTCCTTAGCTCAGTGGTTAGAGTATTATGCTGATAAAAGGTTTTAGATCTTGTAATGGAAAAATATCACGGCTCATAACCGTGGTACCAAAACAAAAATTTAAAATGCACATAAGGGTCGGTGGTTCGAATCCATCAGGACATGCATAAAAATGCCCGCGTAGCTCAACTGGATAGAGCACCTGACTACGGATCAGGAGGTTTAGAGTTCGAATCTCTACGTGGGTACATTGGTTTTGTAGCTCAATTGGATAGAGCAATTCCGTCCTAAGGAAAAGGTTATAGGTTCGAGTCCTATCAAGATCACAAATGCCTGCGTAGCTCAGTGGACAGAGCGCCGGTCTTCGGAACCGGGCGTCGGGAGTTCGAATCTCTCCGTGGGTACTGAAGTAAAATGGAATTAAATATGCCCGTGTAGCCGAGGAAGTTTTCTAAACTTTTATCCGTAATTGGAGCTGCGTCTCACGACTAATGGGGGTTCGAATCCCTCCACGGGTACTTAAAATTAAAGTTATGAAAATTGATATTGATAAAATAAAACAGATCCCCAAAGAGATTTCGGAAGAATTTGGGATGTGCGTCTATGGACCAATCTCAGATGAGATTAAGGCATGGATGGAATTCCATGGTATGCAATCGCAAAACATGGGAAATTATACAAACATCTATACAGATAAAAACATTATTGATCTGTTCAATAAACCAGAACCATTTGAATACATCGATGGGTTCAGTCCAAACCTAAACAAGAATCTTCACATTGGACACTTCTCAAATTTAGTTCTTGCAAAGGCTTTCGTCTCTCTTGGAATAGCAAAGAAGACTGTGGCAATATTGGGAGACACGTTAGAAGGGGATGTTTCAAAGGAAGATGCGTTGAACAACTACAATGAGATATGTGAGAAATTCTCATACCCCGTAGATAAGATGTTCATGGCTTCTGAAATGGAATCTGATTACAACCTCGTGGATGGTGTTCATGAATATGAAGGAACCAAAGTGTTCTATCTTGATACGCCATTAGTTGGAATCAAAAGCGATGGGTCAACAACATATTTCTATCAGGACGTTGCATTGGCACAAAAATTAAATGCTCCAACATTATATCTTACAGGAAGCGAACAGAACGGACATTTCAACAGCTTAAAGGAAATGTTTCCTAAAATAAAGCACATTGGACTTGGACTTGTAAAAGCAAAAGGAGGAAAGATGTCAAGCAGACTCGGAAATGTTATTTGGATGCAAGATGTCATCGATGAAATGATGAGCAACTTTCAAGACGAAAAAGTGTGCTATAATGTTTTTGCAGGATTTATTTTGAAATCAACTCCTAAGTCTGAAAAGAACATAGACATATATCAATTGGACAATCCATTGAATTCACCTGGATTGTACTTAAGCTATACGTTAGCAAAACTAAAAAGCGCTGGAGTGAAATGTGAAGGAAAAACATTCACCTCTCAAGATCTTCAATTCAAATACATGAAGGCCTTGAACTCTCTTTCTCCAAATATTTTGCTTGAAGGTTTAATTGATCATGCAAAGAAGATAAGCGGTTTATACATCACTCACAAGATAAAAGATAATGCGGTGAACCAGTCCATGTTTGAAATATTGGGTTCAGATTTATTATTAGGAATGAGCCTCCTGGGTTTATTTGATGTTGACAAGGTTTAATTAATTTTTCGTAAATTAGTCTTGCGCATCTATTTATAAACTGATAATCTAAATCAAATGGCAACCAAAACATCTAAAGCCGCAACAGGAACCGTGAAAGCACGAACAGCAGGAAGAAAAGCAACGACATCAACAAAGACACCAATGAAAGCAGAAACTACATTGGAACCAAAAAAGGCCTCGAAGATTAAAATAAGTGGAAAAGAAGTTACATTGAACGGGTATTTTAAAATTGAATTGGGAACCTTTTCGATTTTAAAGCACAACATCCGAAACAACATAAGCACTCTTTTAATAGGTCCAACAGGACTTGGAAAAACAGATGTCGCAGTTAACATTGCGTCTGTGCTCGATGTTCCTATAACCATATTTGATATGGGAACGATGACTGACCCCATCATGGGACTTGTTGGAACTCACGTCATAGAGGTTAAAGATGGAAAAACATATTCTGAATTCAAGAAAAGCAGATTCTCTGACGTCATCCAAAAACCAGGAATAGTTTTATTGGATGAGGTCAATCGTGCTGCATCAGCCGCTAACAACTTATTATTTCCTTGTTTAGATTTCAGAAGAGAGCTTCCAATGGAATATTCGTTTGGAGATACTAAGCCAATTCCAATTCATCCTAAATGTGTTTTCTTTGCAACGGCAAATATAGGATCTCAGTATACCGGAACTCACAAGCTTGACAGAGCATTAATCGATAGGTTCATGATTATTGCAGTTGATAGTCTCAACACTCAACAAATTATGTCCACGTTAGAAGTGACTCATTCTAAATTAAGTGAGACTGACAGAAAAAAGATTGTTGACATTTACAACAAGATAAACAAAGAGCATGACGATTTCAAAATAGGTTTCAATTTGTCAATACGACATTTGAAAACTGTTGCGACACTTGTGCAAAACAAGTTCACGATATATGATGCGTATTATGCAATATGCAAAGGACTTGGTGGACCAGAAGGATTAAAAGCTATTGAATCGATCTTAAGCACCTCTAAAAAATGATAGGATTTGATATTACAGGAAAGAAATCAAAAAGCGTAACTAAATGGGAAGACTCATTGTTTGGAGGCTATTACAGAACTGTAATGGATTACCCGGACGTGAAAGTTCACAGCAACGTTGATTTTGATTTTGGAACCATAGCGTATGGAAGTTACTTTTTAAAAGAGAAGATCTTGAAGATTTTCTTATCTAAGGTTAAAACACACGGTTACACTACAAAGCTTTTGGATAACTGTACTGTCGAAAGAAAACGAGATGCATGGGGTGATGAAATCACTGAGGCCACCGTAGATAATAACAGCAAGCTCAGTACAATAAGAGCTGTGATTGCAAGAGAACCAGAGTTTGCTCCTATGTTTTCCCATTATATGAAGTTTATAATGGACACCAGAATTTACTTTTACAAAAGCAATTCTAAAGCTCCAAGCAATGGGACTGGTTCTTCAGACGACGATTTTGAAGAATTTAAGGATGAAAACGAAAATGACGAATCATCCGGAAAATCAGAAGAAGAAAAATCTAAAAACGGAAACTCCGGTAAAGGCAAAGAGAAAGAGAAAGAAGAAGAGAAACCAGAAGAAACCAAGGATGAAAGCTCTGGTGATGGAGAAGGAGAAGAAAAAGAGGAGCCAGAAAATTCCGAATCTGATGGTTCAAATTCTGAAGAAGAAAAGGAAGAAGAAAAAGGAGATGGAGAAGGAGAAGGAGAAGAAAAATCTCCAGAGGATAAGGCGTTGGAAGATAAATTAGAAAAAGAACTTGAGAAAAGGAAACAGGAAATAGAAGAACGAGAACAGAAGGCAAAACAAAAACCTGTCAAAAAATTAACTCAGGCTGAAATAAATCAAATCCAAGAATCTTTCAAAAAGGCCATTCAAAGTATAGTTGAAGAGTCCATTGTTCATAGCTACATTTCAGGATTTAAAAAACCTGTTAAAGTAATTTTTGAACGACCAAATGTTAGAGACACTGAGTTTAATTACGAAGACAAAAGAATAGCCGAGAATCTCGTTAAGATGCTCGACATTTCATTTGACCCAGCGAAAGAAATAGTAAAGAACTTGCGTCTTGGCAAATTGGACATATCAAAGATTGCAGAGGTTCCAGCCGGAAATATTGCCATATACAAGCAGGATGTGGAAAATCAAACGACTAAACCATTTAGCATTGTAATATTATGTGATGAGTCAGGAAGCATGGGTTCTGGACATGAATACAAAGGACGTGGCGATAAATTGTATTCGCAATATAGAATAGTCAAACAATTGTACTTGGCATTTTCTGACATCATTCCACAGAATAAACTCTATGTGTATGGACATTCGGGATCAGAAGAACCTGAGCTTTATGTTTATCAAGATTCTTATCGTCCAAATTTTACCAAGACGATTGATCACATGATCCACAACCATAATCACCATTCCAATTATGATGGACCTGCAATAGAAGAAGTTTACAATCAGGTAAGAAATTCCACCGATGATAGAATAATTTTTATTTGTCTTTCTGATGGTCAACCTGCTGGAAATAATTATGGAGGTCACGATGATCAATTGAAAATGAAACAAATAATTGAAAAATGTAAGAGGGATGAATTCGTGACTGTTGGTGTTGGAATTCAATATTTCACCGTAAAGAATCTTTATCAATACAGCACGGTGGTAACTGATCTGGATGAAATGGCTAAGAAAGTGAGTCACATAGTCAATCACGTGGTCAAAAGTGAGTTTCAATAATTTTTTGTATATTAGCTATGTTCTTTGACACGATACAAAATATTCTTCTCGCAAAGAGAAAGAGAAAAGAGTATGGATATACAGCAGTAGGAGAATTGCTTAGAAATGTTCATGGAACTGAAGCAAAAATAATAGATGTTATTTTTAATCCGGCTGGATCCATTATAAAATTTGCTTACGATGATGACATGTTCTATTATACAACAATAGAGAAGCTCCAGACAAAATATTTTAAGATGATTGAATATTCTTCTGGTAGAATGTCAAATGAAGAATATGGAAATGAATAGGTCCCGTAGCTCAGCTGGATAGAGCACAGGTTTTCTAAACCTGCGGTCCTTGGTTCGAATCCAAGCGGGATCACAAAATGGAGAAATTTTTTAGCGACATACAGAAACACATCCTAATCGTCAGAAAAGGAAAGATGATGGGAAAGGAACTCAGCGATAAAATAAAAGATTTATCCTCAGTTACTGACAAAATGAGAAAAAATTTGTTGAACGATCTTGAAACAAAATTTGGAATAAGGATTGAAGCAATGACAACAGTGACATTCGATAAAAATGGAAAAGTTAAAACGGAAAGAATAATAGATTTTAAGGAATAATGGAAATAATAATGTTTATACTTGGAGCAGCCACGGTGCTGTTCATTCAGTTTTTAATGAAGAACAATTCTACAAAGAAGGTGATGAAAACTATTTATAACCCAATAGTTGAAGCCACTTATGAGAAAGGAATTATGACTGTGAAATATCACAATGGACAAGTTTCTCGATACCAGGGAAGTTCCACAGTGTGGCATTCATATCCATTGATGCACAGGATAGGAACTTTGGGAGAAGGAAGATTGTGTGATATTTACCAATACATTAAAACTCATGGAAATCCTTATCCAACAGCACACAAGAAATTAGAAGAAGAAAAGAAAAACGCGTTTTACGAATAATGTTCATGTACGGATTATATGCAAATGATGAAACCATGCGACAGTATGTGGAATTCATCTGTGCTCAAATAAGCACACGCTGTGGAGCATCCGTTAATGCGACCAGCGGTTTTCCTATGAAAGGCTATTACGTTCCCGTTAAGTTGGAAATAAAAGAAAAGCTTTCAAGATCTGCTGAAATGAAAATGACCGTGTTTGGATATGAAAAAGAATTCATATTCTTCATGAGCAGACACAAGAGTCCTGATTCATTGTTGCATGAGCTCCAAAGAAAGATCGATGAATTGACTTTGGAAGTAATAAAAGAAAATAACATGGACCAAGACAAAATATACAATGACCATCATCCTTTAAAAAATTTAAAATTATAATATGTCAGCATTTAATTTAGCAGTTCCACCACATCCACTATCCTCGTTATTACTAAGAGCAATTAACTGGGCACAGCCTGATGATCCTGAAAAGAAATATCCTATTCTTGGAAGAATGAGATATGTTTGGATCGATGAAGAGAAAAATATTAAGATTCTGGTTAGAGATGCTCCTGACTCATGGTCAGAGGAAAAGGACGAAGTGATGAAACAAATCAAAGGTCATGAAACTTTTGTGAGTGTTGAAGTTTCTGAAAAAGATTCTACACATCTAATTGCCACATTCAAGCCTGTAATGGAAACTTCTTATGACAGAAGCATTCCAATGGATGAATTCCTCGATAACATCCACATATTTGATGAGGGTGCTCAATCTAAAGGTTGGCCGTCTCTTCTTGTTGGACCATGGGAATTATTTGATATTGCTATGGAGAAAATGAAAAATGGAGAGATGAGTCCCAAGATGGAGAGATTTGGTGAGCAATTAAAAGAAATGCTAAATGAGTCGGAAGCGGAAGACAAGCTTGAAGAGATGACAAAGGAAGCTGGTATTGATGGATTTGAAACTAAGAAAATAAAAGTGATGACAGTCGACAGAGTAGGAAATTTGAGTGATGAGACTGAAAGATTCATGAAAGAAAATGACAATGGAAAAACTCCTGGACAAGATACAAGCCAAGATACTCGTTCTTAAGCGAAAGAAACTGGCTAACATTGCAGTTTATTCAAAAGCTGTAAATGAAAGGTTTTATGGAAACATTACGGTGAAAACATTCACAATTGAATTAAAAATAAAGGAATGAAAATAATTGAAAAGGAAAATAAAGAGGTAAACGTATTAAAGGATGTCATCTGCGACTGCTGTGGGAAAAGCTGTAACATATTCTTGGAAAAAGATCACCTTGTATCAAATTTCGAGTGCATGACACTCAAAGCCAATTGGGGATATGGCACTAAGAAGGATATGGAAAGATGGACTGCTCAAATATGCGAAAAATGCGTGGATGAAAAATTAGTTCCATTAATTAAGTTTAAAAAGGAAGATCTCGATTTCAATACCGTTATAGGAACTCAATCAGATTATGGAAATAGATTAGAAGAAGGTCCATATCCAGGAATAGAAGACTAATGGAAAAATTTGCAAATAAAATAACCGAATTGCTCGTTTTAAAGAGAAAAAATAACAAAATCTTTAAAAACGTTTCAGGAATGGAATTTATTTGGGAAATGGCAGCAAATTTTGGAATCCATAATATACAAACTGTTTCTATAATAGCAGAAAAAGATTTTATGACGCCGATGGTAGTTATAAATGGATTGGTTGTCGGAAACATATCGCGTGAAATGCTTCAGGATATTAAATCTAAAGGTTCACCGCCGGCATGTTGGAATGAGGAAATAATGGAAATAATGGTCCCTTAGCTCAGTTGGTTAGAGCGCCTGACTCATAATCAGAGGGTCGCAGGTTCAAATCCTGCAGGGACCACATGATAACAATTGGTATAGCTGGTGGAATGGGTTCTGGTAAGAGCCACATAAGCAAAGCATTTGCAAAGAATGGAATTCCTGTTTATGACTGTGATAGCCAAACTAAGGATTTGTTAAACAGGAATGAAAGATTAAAATCCAACATGATTTCCGCGTTTGGAGAAGGATGTTATGTTAACGGAAAATACAGCAGAGATTACATAGTCGAATTGGCATCTAAAAATCCTAATGTGGTAGATGATACTGGAAAAATAATAGGTCCGTATCTTATTGAAGACTTCAAAACATTTAAAGAAATTAATGAGTCTTTCCATACTCCATTCATTGCTATAGAATCTGCGATACTTACTAAATCAAAAAAGCTTATGAATGAAATCAATAAGCTTCTTGTGGTGACTGCCCCATTTGAAATAAGAATGGATAGAATTAAAAAGAGAGATCCATTTAGAACTGACGATGAAATCAAATTGTTATTAAGCAAACAGCCTGAGATCAAATTGTGTGAAATAGATTTTCTTATAGATAATGATGGAACTAAAAATGTGGATGATGCCGTTGTGACAATTATTAATGGACTTATTCCTTAACTATCTGAATGCACTTAGGATTGAAAACGATATAGCTATAAATGTCATCTCCTTTTAAAACTGTTGCTCCATCATATTTTATGTGAACCATGTTCTTGGCAAATAAATCAGGTTTCCCTTCGTAAAATTCATCAGCTAAAATCTTATAACAGTTGTGAGCACTTCCACCATTCATGATGTGATCAATGGCTTTGAAATATGCTTCCCTTGCATTGTGATCAAACTTCTTTAATGTCTCATCCTTGTCTGGCGCATAAGACAACATGTAAACGACGTCATCTCTTTTTGGAGGTCCTTGGTCAGAAACCATTCTTCCTAATTTAAGTTGTGCTTTGGTAACATAGGCTCCATGTTTTCTTGCATCATTTTCCTTGGACAAAAATAATATTCCAGACACCTCATCTTTGTGTTCAAACATGTTATCAAACGTGAATCCTTTTTTCACTTCAATTCCACCATGATAGCCCACGATCATTTCAGGTCCTACCTTGTCAGGAAATCTTTCTTTGAAACGTTGAATGTATCCCATTACTTTTTAAATAATTTCTTTAAATCATTGATGCAAATCCTCTTCCATACCATGGCGTGCAATTTCAATTTTTTGAAAAAAGACTTCTCGCCAACTTTCTTAATTCTCATCCTTCTTACAAGCATTCGCTTCTCATTCAAAAGAGCATTCGACATTTCATATTCTTCAAACTGTGTGCAGCTTTTAATCCATCTGTTCAGTAATAAAATCTTTTGATTGTCGTTTAGCTTTTTTCTTTCAGCAGAGTACCAGGCAAGAATGAATTTAACTTTGTTGCGGCTATTATTTCTATCGTTATTGTTGCTCACGTTATCCATCTATTCTATATATTCGTGATTTTACGAAGTATTTTTCTATTATGAATATCATTTATTGAATGGAAATTTGCATGGAAATGTCATTTTGTAACTATTTGATAATCAATAAGTTACGCAATCATTTTTATATATGGAAAATAGTTAGTATATTTACATTGTAAATCAAAACCAACCAAAAAATGAGTGCAACCAAAGCGTACTATGAACAGTTCTTCCAGGAAGAACATCATGATTTTGTAGATGAATCCTCTTATGAAGATTTTCTTCGTATGGAAAGAGAACATCAACAACAAGAATTAAATCTTCTTGAAATGAGCGTCGAAGAACATGATGAAGAAATCATCGTTCAAAGAAGTCCAAAAACCCAAATAAATTGGGAAGAAAAAGCCAATGAGTTTTTGGCAGGAAGCAAAACTCCAATTCGTGACTTACCATTTTAAAATTTAAAACATGAAATCATTATTGACATTAAAAGATACGGATGTTATGCAAGGATATAACACCATCATGGAAAGAATCGAAAACGGTTTTTATGACCAATACATAGGAACCAAAACTTTCGGAAGAAAAAGCCATTATAAAAAACTAATCGATAGAACTGGAATTTCTCTTACTCAAATGGATTCGCTCCTTTCTGTAAAAGATTACACTACTATTCAATTTCATTTTGAACAAAATTATAAACCAAAAGCTGTTAGCTTGGCTCAAGATGAATTGAAAGGAAAAAATGCAGAAATTCTAATGCAAAATAACATTGAAAATTCTGAATTGGCCGATAAAGAAGAAAGAGAAAGAATCAATGGAATTCTTTCATCTATTCCAAGCGAAGATCTTAATGGATATGGTTATTCAGAAGGAGCAGAGATTGCAATAGCTCATATTCTGAAGAACTATAATTTAACTTTTAAAAATTAAATGAAAAACATAAAACCATTTTCGAAAGTTTCACTTAATGTGGAACTTTCGTACGTTTCGCCGGGTGCCTTCAAAGAAGGAAGCAATTGTTGCGATTGGAATAATCCAACTGAAGTTGCACTCGTAAAAGCAGCTCACATGAACGATGAAGCAAAAAAGGTTTTGAACTCAACAATCAGAGCTAATTTCCATGTTGAAATCAAAACAAAGGATAAAACAATGTTTGAAGTTGTTTCAGAAATGAATAGATTAAACACAGATGAAAAAATTCAAAGGGTCATTCAGTTATCTAAAGAATTACAAGAATATATTCTGTCTGTGACAAAATCTGTTTTTCCAGACCATCCTGCAACATATCCAGAAATAGTTGAGAAAGATTGGATGGATAAAATGAAGTTCAACAAAAAGACTGTTGATTATAATACCAACATTTACAGATGGAGCACCGACCATTCAATAGAAATAAAAATTCTTGATATTCTCCAAAAGTTCGTTGATGAAGGTTTAGAAAAACATATCAATCTTACAATGCACTATAATTGTTGGGCATATTTTTATAACAACAAACAAGTGTATGAGTCTCCGTTACAGGAAATAATTAACCACAGAAGAAAACAAATAACACTATGAAAAAAACATCATTACACCTTTCCGGATTTTGGTTTCACATCACTTGGGAAAACGATTGCGTTGGCCATGATCAGCATGGAACAAAGTGGAACAACATTAAAAATCCACAATGCAGCAATCCAGTCATCGCTCCTATATGCGAAATAATGCATGATACAATTATAAAATTAACTAAACTGCAATTACAATAATGGAAATTATATTAGATTTCGACGGAACAGTCGTAGAACACAATTACCCTAAAATGGGAAGATGCAACTTCGGTTGTTTTGAAGTTTTAAAGAAGCTGCAAGATGCAGGACATAAAATCATTCTGAATACATACAGGGCTGATTGTAACAATGGAACTCTCGAACAAGCTTTGAAATTGCTCAACGAACAATATTGGATGATGCTAAAAGACAGAAGCATGAGAGAAGATTTCGAAATGAAACCGATAACGGAATTTTATAAAAGCAAAGTTGATCCACACCCATTTGATTGGGAAGCCATCAAACGCGACAACAGAATATTCATAGATGACATCGCATATAATATTCCATTGAAGAAAGCTTGCATGGTACAAAGCGATATGGTTGATTGGGATGAGCTTGATAAGCAGTTTGAAGAAAACGGAATGTATGAAAAATTGTAGAGGAGAATCAATAGGACAACCCATCGTCGGTTGTGATTGCGAATATTGCTATCCTCGTTTGAGGAAATGGTATAAGGAGAAAAGAGAAAAGGAAGCTCCACACAAAGCAAACAGATTCAAATTTGTGAAAGCTGTTGTTGAGTCTGGTATTCCTGTCGATGACAATAATTGTGAGATGATAGCTAAATGGAATCAAATCATTGGAGACGAATCAAGCTTAATGACCACAACTAATATCATGAAAGTTCCTGCGTTGCTGTCTCGATTGAAACTTTACATCCCATTTGATGGAAGAAATTTAAAACAAGAAACCAAAGATAGAGTACGCGAAATATGGAACAGTCTAAAAAAATGAAAAACAAGCAACTGGTAATAAACTTCTTTAATCATCTGGTTGAAGGAGGAATGCGCCAGGACGTTGCGGCAAGAAAGACTGCTAAAACATATTCTATTCCCGTAAAGAAGATCAGAGCGTTACTCCTGATTAAACCCAACAAAGTCACTGACCAAAGAAATGCCCTAATTAAATACCTTCATAAAGAACACAAAATGGGTGCCGACGAGATAGGAATTATCATAGGAATGGCACCAGTTTACATTAAGAGATTTCTAAAGTAATAATTTTTTATTTGTCATAAAAATGTTATATTTGTGACAACTTATCTATTATTAACTAAAACAAACACAACATGATCGGAATCTTATTATTTGGAACACTGTGGTTTTGGGTATTGGTTGCAGTGGCATCAATCCTCATTATCTTCTTCTTGGAAAGAGCACTTGACGATGAATATCACGACACTGGTGGAGGATTTCCATCAACAATCACCATCCTGATTTTTATTGCACTCTACTACTTCTTGGGATCAAAACAAGACGTATATGATTTCTTCGCATACATGCGAGATTACCCTTGGTTCACTATTGGCAGAGTGGCAGCTTACATTGGAATTGGAGTTATTTGGTCCATATTCAAATGGTATTTCTTCTTGCAAAATAAGAAGTATCAATTGACGAAAAAAATGGAAGACAGAGAGATCGATGAAATAAACGAAAGCGATATTCCTCAAGCAAAGAAAAACAAAGCAAGAATTATTTCTTGGATGTCATATTGGCCATTCTCCATGTTATGGACGTTGATCAACGAACCTGTAAAGAAAACATTCAGATTCATCTACTCGAAAATCGAAGGCATCTTCCAAAAGATGTCCGATCGTATTTTCAAGGATTTCAAAGTAAAAAAGAAATAAACCCCATCAATTAAAATCATCATTAATATGAGCACTACCAGAAGCGAACGCAATGAGAGTTTCAAGAAGGCTTTTGTAATAAAAGCCATTCCATTTCTCAAATCAATTTTTGCAAAAACTCAACTCGGTTACAATAGCATTGACGTCAAAAGCACTTGTGACAAACATGAAATCCCGACAAATGCCGTTCCAACGATGGTTGACCTCGGCATTTTAAAGATGCAAGGAGAAAAACGATCCGCAATGTACCATTGGAAAGGTGGTCTTATTAGTGATGATATGGCGGCAAGAATTTACGAAAGAATTCAGATGAACAAGCAACACGCCAAGATTAAAAAGAAAATGGAAGAACAACACGATAATAAGCTATCGAGCAAAAAGCTTGTTAAAGTGATTGGTTCTAAAAGACCGGTTGAATTTAAAAACGATCACGAAGCTGCCGCCATATTAAGATCAATGGTTGAAGTGTATGCTGGAACCAAGAACAAAGGAATGAAAACGGCAGGAATGATCCTCGAGATTATTAGAAAGGAAGTTAATAATGATACGTTGGCCGATAGAATTTTGAAAGGGCTTGTTGATGGAAATTACATTACGGTCAATAAGAATTTAAACACGATCGACTTATACACCTGGAACGAAGATGAACCAAACGAGGAACATGCTCTATTTATGAAGGACATGATCAAGGAAACAGTAGGAGACGACAGACCAAACAGAATATTTAATTTCCTGATGTACCTCTATAAGTTTAAGACCTTCACACACGCTAAATTACGTTCAGAGGTTGTCAAGTTTAATTTGACTTATAATGACCAATCAGTCATCACGGCAGATGTTCTTGAATTCAGAGGTTCAAAAATCGATAGAGAGTATAAATGGAAATTGAGCGAAGCTCCATCAATACAGCTCGCAGAAGTGCTTGACCGAAAAGTAAAAGCATACGGAGCCAAATACAAAAAGGATTACACTCCTAAAAAGGAATCTCCTAAAATGGATAAACACGTCAAGGAAGAAAAGCCTAAAACAGTTGGTACAACCAACTATGGAGCTTCAACATTAACCGTGTTAGAATATCTTAAAACACACGATCAGATGACAACTGATGAAGCGTGTGAGCTTCTTAAGCAAGACAAGCATACAATTTCCAATATATTCTGGAGATTGTGTAAGGATAAATTGACATACCGAGTTAAAATGAAAACCTATGCAATGGTTGGAAATTCAGCTCCTGTTAAAAAAGAAGAACCGGTTGTTGTAGTTCAACACGTAAACAAAGAAGTAATGACACATGATAATGATTTCTTAAGCAGTTTAAAATCTGCTTTGGACACCATGAGAGAGAAAGAGATTAAGCTTACAAGAGAATTGAATGATGTTAAGGAAAAGATTAAAGAAGGTGAGGATCTTCTCGCCCTTAAGGAAAGAGAACATTCTTACATGGCTTCAATAGGAAAGTTTATAGGAAAGAAGAAAAATCCTGTCATTGACCAAATATCGACAGCTCTTATAAAGAGCCAAGATAATGGAAGAAAGAGACACGCGCATGACAAACAAACGATACTTGATACTCTTAACAGAAAAGAACAAGTAACGCTTGATGAATTCATTGAAATATTTTATCCTGGAAAAGGTTTAAACTGGAACAGCGATGAAGTTAAATCACTATCTGCAATGATATATTCTTTGAAAAAGGATGGAAAAATTGAATCTCCGGAAAAAGCAATATACAAGTTGAAAAAGTAATGTCCTATGACGTCATATTAAAGGAAGTAGGTCGTGCTAAATTAGGAGTGGTTAAGACGATCATGGATCTAACTGGTCTTGGATTAAAAGACTCAAAGGACTTGGCAGATGATGTGGACCCTCGTGTTGGAAAAGGAAGAGTGATAAGAAGAACAGATTCGCTCGAAGAAGCAGAGTCAGTAAAAATACCGCTTGAAAATGCTGGAGCAACAGTTGAAATCATGAATAATACTACATTGGAAACAATACAATCAACATTAACGAGTTTCAAAGTTGTCACCAGCGGTTCAATATTGCAATACACATCTTCCACGCCAAGTTTAACTGGAATATTTGAACCTATCGCTGGTACTGGGATTGGCGGGAAATCATTTCGCATTAATTACAGATCTAAAGATGGCGAAGATAAAACAGAAACAATAGAAGCTCCTACTTTAGAAATTGCTAAAACAAAGATACTTGATTTAGATTATGTTAACTACCACATGGGAGGTTGAAACAAGTTAACATCTGTGCCATAAAATTGATATGGCATTATTACCACATTACAGACCTGTTATGGTCTCCTCCGAACTTGTAAAAGTTCAACCGATGTCTCCTCCCGATGGAACGGCCCTGTTAGCATATATGGATGTTAAATACGAATCAAAAATGGAAAAGAAAAGCAGAAGGAAAAGCACGATGAGACGTTTTAAAATAAAATATACAAATACAAAAGGTGTTGTAAAAACTCGTAACATCAAAGCCACAAGCGAAGAGAGGGCAATGTCTGAAATTAAAGACATGGGTCAACATCATTATACTATCGTGGAATCTCTTGATGAGCCTGATCCTGTCAATCCATGCAAAGAAGTAAAACTTGATTTATCCAAGTTCACACGTCCCGGAATTTATTCAAGAGAAAATGATCAAAATCTTGGACGGTTGGAAAGATTAGAAAAATGGTCAACCGTTATCACTGGTTTAGCTGGTTCTGGGAAAAGTAATCTTAGTGCTGAAAAAATAGGATGGCTTAGCGAATATGCAGCAAACCATGCACAATGGGAATCATCTTCAAATTCCATTTACACTCCATATTTAGATACTTGGGATGACAGTAGCCATGCTGCGATGAAAATAGCTGACAATTCATCGTATGGAATTTTTACTGAGTTACCTATTGCGAGACGAGTATTTTCATCACTTACGCCGCAATCGGCAATTGATGTCTCTCCTTTGAACGCGGAGAAAAAGAACTAACGATCCTGAATTCAATGTTTGGATTTTGTTCTTCCATTTTAGTTAATCTACTTTCAAAATTTTCATCTTTTGGATTTCTTACGATCTCTATCGATGATATAAATCTTTTTATTCCTTTGATTTCTTTCTTAGTAATTCTTTCTTCTCTTTCATCTCCATATAATTCTCTTCTCTCCTTATAATCCATGTGTTCTGGATCATAAAACATTGGATCTTTTTCTGGGTCATAAAGGAATGGTTCAAAATGGAATTTATCACTCATGGCATCTCCGTCAAAAGTTATTCTACAATTTCTTCTATGGAATTTGAATAATGGATTTCGTGTGAATGAAATATAATCGAACATGGCAGATGATTCCATTCTATCTTCCTCGAGTATTCCCTCAAGCGAATCAAACAAAGTAAAATGGTAAATTGAACCTACTTGTTTTTTCTCACATACAAATGACTCGAATGTTCTCAAATGCCTCATGGTCTATATATTCAAAATCATTTATCTATTCTCTATTATACAACAGCTTAATAGCCAGTTAGTTATGTACTTCTAACTGCTTGATAATCAATAGATTAGATTTCCATTTATTAATGGAAATATTTTTTTATATGATAAAAATTTAGTAATTTTACTATGTAAATCATTATAAACCAACTTATGAAAAAGCAAACTAAAAAAACAAGCAAACCTGCTGCAAAAAAACCTGCTGCAAAAAAATCAACAAAACCTGCAAAGAAAGTTACGGCTAAAAAACCGGCAAAACCTTCTGCAAAGAAACCATCTGCTAAAAAACCAGCAAAAAAAGTTGTTGCTGCGAAACCAGCGAAACCGGTTTCTAAAAAACCATTTAAGCTGGATCCCAAAGTAGGTACAATCATTGTTTTAAGCAAACCTGTAACTGCACCAGTTAGCAAAAGCAAAAAACCACACATTTCTGGTTTTATTCCAACTGTGGCTGTTGACAAAAAACAAAAGTTTAAAAAACCTGCAATCGTTCAAACTGAACATGGTCTTGGTTTAGTTTATGAACATGAACCAAAAGTTTCTGTAAAACAAGGTCCATTTAATTCAATTGAAAAAACCATTGTTCACTTGGTGAAAGATAACATGGAGCCAAGGACAATGAATGGTCAACCTAAAAAAATTCTGACCAATAATTTCTCAGTTATTAAACCTGCTGAAGAAATTAAAGTTGAAAGAACAAAACGTGTTAAAGGTGAACCTTCAAACAAGGATTTCAGCAAGTATAAATTCCAAGGAAAACTTTTAAGCAAAGGAAGATTGATCCTTGCAGTTATCGCAAAATTCGCTGAAGACAACAATCCTTCAATGATTGAATTGAATACCGCATTCCCTCATGAATTAATTCGTCCTTACGGTAAAGGTTTATTCGTTTCTCTTGAAGAAGCTGAGAGAATTAACACTGAGTCAAAACGTACAAGGTTCTTCACAAACAAAGAAGATGTTGTGAAAATCAAAGGTGCTAAAGTTGCGGTGTCAAACCAAATCGATGGTGAACTTGTAAAACGTTTCTTACCTATCGCGGAAAAACATGGTTGCAAAATAACCATGGAGAATTCAACAGAAGTTAAACCTGTTGTCATCGGTGGCCCAAAGGTTACCAATAACATGGAAATCGGAAGCGAAGCTTATATGAGTAACTAATGAAAGAATTATTAACTATATTGGAAACTGCTGCCAAATCGGTAGCATTTCCGCCGACGATAAAATACATTTGTGTTTGCCGTGCGAGTTTATGCGGTGCAGAAAGAGAACGCCAATTGCCATCGTTCATTCAATCTAAAAGTGCATTAACCATAAATTTGTGGTTGATGCCAGAAGTTGCCGCTGGATTCAAATACAGAGAAGCGTGCAAAATCGCGTGTGAGGAACTCCAATCCCAATTGGGAGAAGGATATAACGTTGGAACATGTCCAACGAAAAGTGATCTAATTATGTCAAATGACAATTTTATAACAATAAACAAATGAAAAAGTTTTGGAAAGAATACTCAGAAACATTTTGGGTAGTAACAATGATGCTGGGATGCCTTTGTGGATTATTTTTTGTTCAAGCGAGCAGAAATGAAAAAGCTGAAAAAAAGCCTTCTACATTAACCATTCCAAAATAATTCTCTTTGAGTAACATGGTTGGTTAACCTTGATTTACATACTCAAAGTTGAAGAGGAAGCCCCGAAAGGGGCTTTTTCTTTTTTAGAAACTTTTTGTTCTGACGGTGATATTATTTATGATATTATTTATATGATCACTGCTTGCGGCATAATTGTTTTATACGAAAACAAAGTTCTTCTTTGTCACCCAACTAATTCTCGTTGGGAAGGAACTTATGGTGTTCCTAAAGGCAGAATAGAAGAAGGCGAAGAAACAATAGATTGTGCTGTAAGAGAATTTTTCGAAGAAACAGGCATCATAATAGATAAAGATAAATTGAATGCCAAGACCATTATTGGTTATAAGAATTATCAGTCGGGCGAAGTCTACAAAGAACTTTGCTTATTCATACACAAAATCAATCACCTATCAGAGATAGGACTCGATAATGAGGTTATCCCACAATCTCAATTACAGATAACAGAAATAGATTGGTGCGGATTCTTAACAAAAGATGAAGCAACACCAAAAATGTTTATCAAACAAATCCCAGTATTAAATTTTCTATAATTTCTTTTTTACTATATTAGCTTCAACCATCAATCACTGATAACTGAGGCGTATGAAATTGTTCCTGATAAAAGAGATTAAAAGCAAAGAAGGTGAATTACACTTTCGCAGATGGAGATTGCTTTCAACTCCTTGGTTCAATATCTACGTTCATGGAATTTATAAAGAGGATGAAGATGCACATCTGCACGATCATCCGTGGAATTATCTCTCGATCGTGTTGAGAGGTTATTTCTCCGAGAAGACTTTGAACTATGATGTAATTACGGACGAGAAAGCAAAGGAATGGAAAAGCAGAAGAATAGAAGAAATAGTTGTTGGACCAAGCTCTTTTATTTATAGAAAAGCCGAGTCATTTCACAAGATACAAAAATTGCATTCTAAATCAGTATACACTTTGTTCTTCACTGGAAAAAGAAAAAGAGAATGGGGATATGATGTTAATGGTCGTTGGATCGATAATGTCACATATAGGAAGATGAAGAACGAAAACAAGTTGTAACCAAAATAAACAAATATGGCAAATCTAAGAAAAAACATCGCGCGAAAAAGACAACTCGCAAAAAGAAATCACATCATTCGCAGAAATGCAGGTGAAGCGACAGAACTACAGGTTAAAAAGAACTACACCGTTAGAGCCGGTTCAAAGGTAGGTCTTATGGAAACTATCGAGAAAGTTAAGGTTGTTAGAAAGGATAACAATATCCCACCAACAAAACCTTCTTTTGTTTTCCACAAGTATGGGAAAAATAGCGTACGTAAATTTAAAGTTGCGTAACATGAAGAAATTTATGGATCTCCTTGACAAGGACAAAAAGAACATTGTACCAATCATCATGGTGACTATAATGTTCGCATGCGCGATAATCATCTCATTGAAGAATGATCGTGAAGCAAAAACAAAAATGGAAAGTAAAATAAATATAAACAAATAAAAACAAAAACAAATGAAAACAGCAGAAAGTTTAAAAGCTCTTGTTGAGACCTTAGCGTCAGACGAGCAAAAATTCAGTGATGGAAACAATTCAGCAGGTTCTCGCATGAGAAAAACCTTGCAGGAGATTAAGAAACTCGCACAAGCCGGCCGTGTGGATGTTCTTGCTAAACAAAAAGCAAACAAGCCTGCAAAAGCGAAGTAATTAATTAACCGTTCGTAATCACAACAATTAAATGATGACTCCAACTGAAAGAATCGGCGACCTCGTGTTGCCACAGGGAACTTACGTTCTCATTCAGGATGGATCAAACGGTCAGGTCGATGTCATTGTTGGTCCAAACAAGACTGCAATGCAGGAAACAGACAAACCTGTGATCTATAAACCTGAAACTGGTCGGTTTGAAAAAATCTCGAATGCGCTTGATGCGGTTCAGAGTTTTTCCACCGCAAACGAAGGACAGTACATCGTCCTTCATAATCCTTCCAAAGGAAACAAAGAACACCCTAACAAGGGAAGAAACACCGAGTCCACAGAATTAAGCATTGGAAATAAGATCAACATCACCGGTCCACAATCTTTCGCTTTATTTCCTGGACAACACGCGCAAATAATCGACGGACACCAACTCAAATCAAACGAATACTTGGTTGTGAGAGTGTACAACGAGGAATCTGCAAAAGAAAACATCGCAAAAGCGATAGTTAAAGCGGCAGAAGGCGCTGAGAAAAAGAAAAGCGAAATCAAAAAGGAAGATCTTGTTAATGGAAAATTGTTCATTATCAAAGGTACTGAGATTTCGTTCTACATTCCTCCAACCGGTATTGAAGTAGTGAAAGAGCCAACAAGCAATTCTTACGTAAGGAAAGCTGTTACTCTTGAAAGACTTGAGTATTGCATTCTTCTTGAGCAAAATGGAAACAAACGTTACGTAAAAGGTCCTGATGTTGTGTTTCCTGAACCAACAGAAGAATTCATAGGACAAAACGGAAACAACAAGTTCAGAGCTCTTGAATTAAACGATAACATGGGTATTTATATCAAGGTTATTGCGGACTACAAAGATGGAGACAATGAACACAAAGCAGGTGATGAAATGTTCATCACCGGAAAAGAACAAAAAATTTATTACCCACAGCCTGAACATGCCATCATTAAATATGGCGATCAAATAATCCATTATGCAATTGCAATTCCTTCCGGAGAAGGTCGTTACATTCTTAACAAGAATAACGGAGCAGTTGAAATGGTTAAAGGTCCAAAAATGTTCTTGCCAGATCCACGTAAGGAAGTTGTTGTTAAGAGAATTCTTGATGACAAGACTGTGGAATTGTTCTATCCTGGAAATTCCGAAGCGGTGGAATACAACCGCGAACTTCAAGGAGTAATGGACACTCTTGAAGAAGATGAAAACTCACGCTCATTCTCAAATTCCGGAAGATACTTCTCTGCTGGAAATATGGGAGGAAGCAACAGAAGCCACGCACAATTAAATGAGTTCCTCGATCTTTCTGCACAAGGAAGCTTAGGATTAGAAGGTCCTTTAGGAAACTCAACACTTTCGAGATCTAAATCTGCTTCTTCGTCCACTATGAAGCGTTCAACCAAACACACCAAACCAAGAACCATCACCCTTGATACTAAATATGAGGGAGTTGTTTCCATGAACGTTTGGCCTGGTTACGCTATACAAGTGATTAAGAAGAATGGAGAACGCGAAGTAGTGTATGGCCCTAAGGTCGTATTGCTTGAATACGATGAGACGTTAGAAGTTCTTGAGCTTTCTACTGGAAAACCTAAGAGTGATGGAAACCTCATCAAAACAGTTTACCTGCAAACAAACAACAACATTGTTTCAGACATCATCGAGGTTGAGACCAAGGATTCTGTCACAGTGTCTATAAGATTGTCTTACAGAGTTAACTTCAAAGAAGACGATGCGAAAAAATGGTTTACCGTATCCAACTACGTGAAGCTTCTAACACAACACCTGCGTTCAGTTGTAAGAAACAGCGTGAAGAAGAACACCATCGAAGAATTCAACAACGCGGCAACAGACATCATACGTAACATAATTCTCGGAGAACCAAAAGATGGTAAGCGCGAAGGAAAATACTTCGAGGAAAATGGAATGAATGTGTATGACGTTGAAGTATTAAACATCAAAATCGGTGACGATAGAATCGCATCGATGTTAAAAGATGCTCAGTACAACACCGTTGAAAAGAATCTTCTCATCGCAAAAGAAAAGAAGAACCTGGAGTACGTTAAGGAAACAGAGGGATTCAAAAGAGAGAGGATCAAAGAGGAAGCAAGTACGGAAGAACAACGTATGGTAAGCTTACTCGAAAAAATACAGTCCGATGCAAAAGCTGAACTTGAGAAATTAAAGAACGAAGAAGCTGCACAAGCTTCTAAGAGCAAAATCGCCGATGATGTTCTCGAAAGAGAAAGAAAATCGAAAGAAATGATCTTGAATTTCTTAAGCAAAGAAGCTGACATCGAGATTAAGAAAGTGAAAGAGAAGATGGAAGCAGTAACTCCAGGACTTATTGAAGCGATCACATCGCTTGGTACAGTTTCGTTATCAGAAATTCTTGCTAAGAACCTCAGAGCTCAAACGAGCGGATTGCATGGAATATTCCCTGAAGGCGGAATGGATGGATTAATGCACACCATCAAAGGAACAGCTCTTGAAAAACAATTTACTGACTTGCTTAACAAGCATGCAAAAACTCCAATAACCAACTAAATTGGAAAGATAGTAGAGTAGTGTAGTAGTTCATGTGTTAATGTTTATTTGGTTAGCTTGAAGGCCATTCGCGAGAATGGCTTTCTCGTTTAACAACCCTGAGTCTTGAGGGGTAAATGCACCAGCAGAGAGATTACGGAGTCCAACCTCTGAGTGATACTGCTGGTTTTTTTGTGATATATACTTCATAATAACAAACACCATGAAAGTATACCTCCTAATAAACGAAGAAGGAAAATATAAGATCGGTTTCACAGAACGAGAAACAAAGAAGCGAATAAAAGAATTACAGACAGGATCACCATCAGAAATGAGAGTCGTCCAAGAATATGAAAGCGACAATGCAAGGAAGATAGAAACAATCCTACACAGGTTCCTAAGGTCTAAACGAATAAGTGGAGAGTGGTTTGAATTGACGAATGAAGAGGTTGCAGACTTTAAGAACAGATGCGCCAAGATCGATTACAATATAAAATTTCTCGAAGAAAATAAAATATAATATGGAAAACCTAAAGACATTTGAAAGCTTCAATGATCCAAACCAGAAAACGGTTGAGAAGATCCAGCTTTCTTCCTACATCACAAAAAGTGATTTCTTTTCTATGAAGAAGAAAAATGAAAAGGATGCTATTAAGAAATTGATTGCTGTTGGCGAAGTGCTACCAGACAAATACAAGAAAGACAGTGAAGGAAACTATGTTATAGAAACTGGAAATCCTGATGTCAAAGAATTGACAATCCCAAAGAAATTCATTTACGAAATTTTTAAGAAATAATTAGAATTTATTTGGAAACTCTTTTTCGAGAGTTTTTCCAATTGATTTTTGCCCAGGAGATGTTTCTACAAAAGTTTTTAGTTCTTCTGGAAACCATTCCTTGACGGCTCTATATGCAAAATCTTCCCACGAATCACCTACTTCATAAACTTTTCTAACAACCAAGATTTTCTTGACAAGCTTATTCCAATCAGGAATAGCTTTAATACGAATTTCTGCCTCGCTGTTATCCGTTAAATTGAGAACATCAAATTTTTCTAATAAATCTTTCATAGAAAAGACTAAACAAATGTTTGACTCTCCAGTGACTCCAGCCGAAACGTAACTTGGATCTATTGTCAGACAAACTCCAGCTGCGGTAGAAATTCCAGAAGAAATTTCATTTGTTTCTGATCCAAGAATAAATTTTGGTTTAGGTAAAGCAGGCATCTCTACTTTTTTTCCTGTGTTTGGATTCTTTCTTAAAACGTAAGGACCTGTGTTAATGTCTGGTAATTCATATATTTGACTAAAAAGATTTCCTTCATTTACCCAATGATAGGCATAATCAATAGTAGACAAGTCTTCTATCTTGCGTTGCTCATCTCTGAATTTTTCAAAAAGTTTTAAATATTTCATTACAGGTTTGAAATAAGAGCCCTGAACAATACGTCTTTAGCATCTTCTACAGAAAGATTTCCGTATTCTGGTTTGTTGGCAATATCGTTAGCCAATATGTTCATGTTAATATCCTGATTGTCGGAATCATTAGCATAATCTGTAATTCTCCTTTTTACTTCAGGAGTTAATTTAGTTAAGTCGACAGATTCAAATATTTGTGTATAAGTTCTAATATGTTTCATGTTATCTGCTTCTTCCGTTTTTTAAATCATTCCAAAACTGCATAGTTTTGTATGCCACTATAGAAGCGACAGTTGGAGCTAATCCATATCCAAGAATATCCATAACAAAATCAACTCCTGTGTCCGACTTAAAATGTCCTATCACAGAACCTATTGTTATTAGTTCATAAATCGTTATTCCGAATGCTACCAAAAATATTTGGATGAATGTGTTCTGCCACATTATCTTGAAGAAATTCTTAAAGCTGTTGTCAAATTGTTCCATTAGTCGTTCTTAATTATTTGTGACACAGTGTGTTTTTTGTTAGCTTCTGCATCCTTTTTGATTTTAGGCCAAAGTGTTTCGCAGATGTATTGTAATTGTTCGAGAGACATTACTGCTGTTCCGCTTGTTGCAATGTCAATTCTCCAATCTGATGTAGCCATTTTCTGCAAACTGTTTCTTAATGTAACAGTACAATATCCAACATCTTTTGGTTTGATGTCGTAAGATTTTCTGATTGAATCTTGCCCCTTTAAAGCTTCATTTATGTCTTTAATGTGTTTCATTAGAAATCGCTAAATTTTTTTATGTTCTTCAAACCATTTGATTTTTCAAATGTTGCGGGTTCTCCAGAAGTGTAATCCATGAGTCCAGTATCTACAGGTTCTCCTTTAACTCCAGACTGATTTCCTTTATCACCGCCTTCAGCGAATTTAACGCTGCTTGGAGCCAATTCAATAACCTCACCGTCTTCTTCTATCTCAATGGATATGTTCTCTCCTTTTTCATCCTTCTGAACTCTAACAACACTACCTGTGTGTTCTTTAGAATCTTCAACACCTTTTCCAGTTATGAAATCTCCTTCTTCAATTCCATCGATAACGTCATTGACAGGTTTATCAATAGAGTCTGGGGCTTTCTTGTTAGAAAGAGTATCCAATGAACGATAACGAATCTTAAAGATGTCATTAGCGTATGTTGGATCCCACATGGATGGAAGATCTTCAAAAAGTTTTATGTGCTTCATTTAGTATATACCATTCTTCTTGTTATCCTTAATGGCCTTGTCAAGCTTTTTTAATCTTGAATGGATCACGGCTGAGAGTTCATAGTTTTCTTCCTTCACAGATTTCACGAGCATCTCTTTAAGAACATCTCTTTCAATCTCATCGGAATTTCCTACTGGATCTTCTTCTTCTGGTGAATTATCATTCTCACACATAACAGCACGCGTCGGAGTGAATACGATTTCAAGTCTGTATCCACTTTCTTTGTTGGACCAAAAAATAATCCAATTGTTATGCTGCAATTCATTAAAATTGCTGTCAATAACAAACTTAACAAGGTCTCTTAATTCCTTCTTAATTGCAAAGACGCTCTTCGTGGTTACGCGTACTTTTTTACCCTTTTTACTCGTAGTGTCCTCGTAAGCATCTCCATGCTGCGTTTCAAAATACCTCATGATGTGGTCCCAATCTAAACGTTTGAACACCTCATCTATCAACTTTGAATAGTTTTCCATTTTAAATTTTTCGTTCATTTCTAATAAACGGAAAGCGCTTTCTATTCTTACTTTATATATTTGATTTTGTATGGAAATCACCACATTTTCCTAAATAAAAACGCCTTACAAAGTAAGGCGTTAAGTATTTTAATCAAGTCTATTTGTGTGATGATGAGGGCTTTCCTTTCTCTCATCTTCAAGAACTTTTTTGTATGATTCAAAACAATCTTCCAAAAATTGCTTGTACTCACTTTCAGTAAATTTCGTCGAACGATCTTTACAAAAACCTTTGCTGTAGAAATAAGACGCAACATAATTTGTAAATTTATCCTGATCCATTTTACATTAAATTATTTTACAGAACAAAAGGATACTGTTGGTATCTAAATCCAATAAAGGAAGCTCCACCATCTGCAACAAGCTTTTTCAAGTACATGTAATAAACAACTCCTTGCTTGAAAGATCCAGCTGGATAAGATACTGCGGCAGCATCACCAAGCAATTGAACTTGTGTAGTTCCTGTTGAAGTAACTGTACAGAACAATGCAAACACAGGAGAATTTAATCCTGCTGCTACAGTTGGACCTGGAGGAGATGTTGGTCCTAAATTTGGATCAACGTGTGTTGTTGTTTGCTGTGTTGGAGTGTAATCTGTTCCCACTGCAATTGCGATTTGCGAATAAGCTGAATTTGGATTCATTATATTTTTATTATTATTTTGTTTTAGTTGAATGCAAGTACTTTAACTCTCACATCAAAATTTAAGTGTGGATTAAAAATCGTAATTCCACCTGGAGATTCATCGAGTCCCCAACCTGAACCTATCTTAGTTGTTCCTGACAACATCATTATCTTTCCAATGTTTAAGTAACCGCTACCCATTGTTGGATATAAGAACTTAATGTATTTTTCTGTAGTCTCAACTATGATTTGATTTACGTCTGCCTGAGGATATTTTACTACCAATGCGATAAATTGTACTTCTCCAGCATCATTTAAAATGCTATCAATGTCTAACAACACAGAAGCATTTGCTTTCACAACATACTCTTGGCTCATCCATTGATCAGCAGGCATGAACACGTCCTTCAAAGAGAATTCAAGAAGCGTGTCAGCTCCTTTAACAATCGACATGCTTGGATTGTTATTGGTTCCATCAAATATAAATCCCTGAAACGATGAACCATCGTCGCATTTAAGATTGTTATTTGGATTTTGATTAGGAAGTCCCATTATTCTCTTTTAATTATTTTTACTGGTCGTGATTTGTATAAGGAGCAATGTCATCCTCATCTGTCTTATTTATCTTTTCAGACTCAACAATTTTAGGTTCTTCCACTTTTTCATTGGAGGATTCCTTCTGTCTAAGCTTATCACCAAATTTGATGTAGTAGTTTAATGCTATCAAAGACATCATAGGAATTGAACCTCCTTGTACTATAGCCAATAATCTCCTGTGATCTACAGGAGTCCAATCTTCAAAGAACGGTTGGACGAGTTCCATCCATGATTTAAACAACGAACCATTTTGGTCTATGTCGTTAAATTCAAAGAAGACGTTACCTATGATTTGAATGGAAGTTACAAGCGCAAATAGAAACCAAACTGACGCACGATTAATGTTTATGCTTGCTGCAGAAACAGAAGCCAATGCAAATATCTCAATTGCTATTGAAAGATAAACTGCCCAGGCAAATGGGTTTCCTAAATCATACCAGCTCACAACGTGTGAAATGGACATTGCAACAACCAATAAAATTGGCAAAAGGAAAGAATTCTTTATAAGAACGTCTCTCCTCATGCCTTTCAACCAATTTAAAATTTTCATTTACCAGAGCTTAATTTTTCTTGAAGCTCTTTGATCTTTTGATCGTATTCATTCATCCTGTCGTCGGGTCTCACTGTGGTCCTGACGATTGCATTCTGGTCATAGAGCATTCTCTTCGAGATTTCATATCCCTCAATGGTCATTCTTGTGTCAAGCTCTTGCTTTCCATAAGTATTGTCCTTGAGAGCCTTAACTGTCGTACTCAAGCTGTCAACCTCCTTACGCAACTTAATGTTCTCTTTTTGGTGGCTGCAACTCTGACAGCTGTTTATGCCGGTCAAAATAAGCAATAAATATATTGCTATGACCACAAATCTGTTGAGTTTATCTAAGATGTTCATTTTACTTTTCCGGAGTTTTTTCTATTTCAATTCCATTTTCAGCAGCTGCCAATTTGCTTTCAAGTGAATTAACTTTATCCGTATCCTGCTTGATTAATTTCAAAGCTTCATCCAAAGGCTTCACAAACTTAATGTGTCTTTCTGCTCTTTGAAGTCCTTTGTCCTCAACCTTTGAAAGGAAGAAGCTTAATGCTTGGATTGGAAGAGACTGTAGAAAAATGTTTCCAGATTTTAATCCTTTTGCTTTTTCTACGTGTAATGCTTTAGAAACTTCTATTATTCCAAGAGCTTCCATGTTCTTCCATGTTGCACCATTGTCGATGAAATCGATCAAAGCTATTAGAGAAATTTCGTCTTCCAATTTTATTGGATAAACCTTATTCTTCATGTCAGCATTTAATGCGTCAAGCTCCTTTGTGATGTCATCCACAAGCTTTTGGTCTATTGCAACCGGTTTTGATTCTGTTGGATTAGCTTCCACTGTATTTTCTGTTGATACGGCGGTTAAATCTTTGTTGTCTTCTGTGCTCATTTTTATATGTTTTAAACGTTATACGGTTAATAAATTACATTGTTTCAGCTACTTTTCTATATATTCTTAAAATAGGAGAGGATCACCGAAATTAAGCAGATCTCCCATCTGGGTGGCCTTCTCTAATTGGTACTCTGGAATAGAAGGTCTCACATAAGGACGCACCTTAAACATGTCTGGGTTCTTCTCTTTGAACTCAAGCATCTTAAGAACTTCATTTGTCATATCTCTGCATTCTATTATCTGTGGGTCATCGTTATGCTCATTAAACCATACGATGTACATTTTCTCATGAAGCTTAATGTTGGTGTTCTTTTCCAACAAATACTTGTAAGTGTAAAGCTGCAAAGAATAAGTGTTAAGCTCGCACGAGTCAAGATGACTTAAGCATTCCTTCATTTGGTACTTATTGGTCCATGCCAGTTTCCTGTTGGTCTTCCAATCGTAGAGTTGTAAGGCATTAAGCTGAGTGTTATAGAACAATTGATCAATCTGACCAGCAAGCTTCAGCTCCTTTGCTCCTACGACCAATTCTGATTTAACTGGAATTAGTATTCCAGTTTCAATGTATTTCTTGTAAAAGTTATTAGCAAGCTTCTTCATCATGAAGAAGGTTTTTTCGATGTCGTCGAAAGTAACAACGTCTTGGCCGGATTTATCTTCCATTACATCCTTGTTGGCCATTAGATTTTCGAGGTAGCTGTGGATCAATCTTCCTTCGTAAATTCCATGTCTGTTCTTGTAGGTCCACTCGGCTTTTAAATCTTTCTTGTGGCGTTCGAGAGCTTGATCATAAGTTTCCAATGAAAATTCGGTAATGCCTCCAGCTGCGTTTATTCTTTCGTCAGCTTTTATCTTGAGCCATTTCTCTTCATCAAATTCCTCTGTGAATCTGTGAATTAATCCTGTGACTGAAATGACTTGCTCGTCGTCTATGAAATAAACGTGAGGCTCATCGTAGAATTTAATGTTATTAAACTTTGAAAATTCCTTAAAGATTTCGTAATTCATCGTTGGTTTTCTTTGTTATACCAACGACAATATTAAAAGTTACGGATGTATGAAATTGTATAACCAAGAGAAACCCATTCCGATTTTGTGTATTAAATCGAATTTAGATTCTGCCCACCACAATAACAATAATATTGCAGTCCACTTGATAATCCAATAGAGAGAAAGTTCTCTGAACAAAGGAATGTATTTAACACCAAACGCATAAACGCCAGCATCAGGATTGCATTGATCGTCGATCTTAACTGTGACAACTTCTTGCAAATTCAAAGCAGCGAGATATTCGTTGATGGGTTTTAATTGCTCTATGACATAGAGCTGGTAGTATTGTTTTTCTGATTCATAAACTTCTGGTGGAAGATTTATGACGGTGTACATTATTCCGAAATAACCAACTCTCAGATTTTTGGTTTTCCAATCTTCTGTGTTCTTGTTTTTCTTTATGGTCTTCCTAATGAAGAAGTAGTTACTGATTTCCTTTAGTATTCTGAATAATTTCATTTTGCATTACGTAATTTACGTACCCTTTAACGGACTCTGGTACTCGACCAAGTGCTCTCGGAAGTGAATCTCCCATTGCATAACATGCCAAAGCCATTTGCCATGCTTCTCCTTGATCCTTTTTTCTTTTATACCAATACTCATACTTTTGTTTCAGCAACAAAGAACCACAGATGAGATTGTTTAGAGATGTGTTTCCTCCTTTCAGAGAAAGGACATCGTAGAAATGTTTAAATGTGATAGGCATCATTTGCATGTAACCCATTGCGCCAGAAGATGAATTGACTGCTGATGAATCAAATCTCGATTCGTGGTGAATAACCCTCACATAAATGGAGATAGGAATGTTCATCTTCTCAGCATTATCTTTTATGGCCAACAAGTGATTGTCAGGAACTTTGCTTGGAACTAAAATTCCGCTCTTACTGTAAATCACAAATCTTATGTATGACTCGGTGTTCATCAGAGAATCCATGCATTCATCATACACGGTTTCCTTTGCGTTTGAATAGAGATTGGAAATTTCCTTATATGTTCCTTTGAGCTCTTGATCTTTGTTGTCTATTGTATCCATCAAGACAAAGTTGTTTAAAAGGACAGCTCCCATAAAATAAATGACTGCCATGAAGGCAGTCACTTTAAAAAATCTTTTAATTGGAAATGTTTTAGTCCTGAATTCTGGATACAAAATGTACTCACAAAAAGAGATAGCGATCCTGTTGAACCGTGTATCCTTCTCATAACCCATTCTTAATCTTCTATAGAAATTTCTGATATTATTTTTCATCTTCTCCATTTTAGTATCAATTGATTATCTAATACAAATATACTAAAAAAATGTCAAAAAAGGAAATAAATTAGTTACTTTTTTCTATAGACTTTATCTTATCCTCGATTTCCACGAGTTCTTCTGTAAGAACCTCTATTAGGTCATCCGATAGCTTTTTTAACAGCTCGTCGTTCAAGGATTCATTCATTGTAGGCATTGTGCTCATATTTCTTGGTTGTTGTATAATATAGTGCTTGAATGTAAGTTCAATGTTATCTCTTTAGTTCTTGCAGCCTGCAGAAAATTATTTTCTTCCAGGTGTGTGAAAAAAAGAAGATCATCAAAGTCCACGCTCATGTTGCACTCCTTATATATCAAGGTGCCTATGATTTTACCCTTCTTACCATAATCATTATCCAAAATGGAAATTATGACGTCAGACTTCTTTTGGCTGTTTTTAAGCTTCAAAAGAGAATCGACAGGAACTATCTTCCTTGTGTCATTTTGGTAATAGAGTCCAAATGTTATCTCACGAGATGAAACAGACTTCACACAATCGTGCAAGATCTGTTTATCCTCGTCAGTTAAATCTACTGAAGTGAATTCAACATCAAAGTATGTCGAATAAATCGGTTCCAGCTTCTTCACATTTTCCTCTTGCTTCAATAATTGATTGCTCGAATTCGTCTTCATCGTTATGTTGGGTTTGTTTGTTTTTATTTCGTGACTGAACGAGCTTGAAGTATTCTGGATTGTTCTCAATGATCTGAGTTCTCGCCCTCTTTATTCTCGTCTTAACGCTGTTAATGTTTATGTTGTGCTTCTCAGCAATTGCTTTATACTTCATTCCATTTAATTCTCTGTCGATCATGATCTCCTTGTAAAATCTTGAAAGGCCATTTATCTCCTTTAAAACTTTTTCATAGACAACCTGATGAACATCTTCAGACTCATTGAGATCCCAATCAGGATCCACTTGCACCAATTCTTCGTCAGCACCACATCTTATCAAGTTGTGCTCGCTGTATTGCATTGCTTCCGAATGATTGCTTCCAGCATTTAATGAAACCAGCATCTTATTTTTTCTGATGTGTTGCATCGCCTCGTTGTGTACTATTCTATAAGCCCAAGTCGAAAAGTTCCAGTACTTGTTGTATTGATCTATCTTGCTCCAGATCTTTGTGAATGCAATAGACACAACATCTTCTGCAGAAGCTTCGTCTTTCAATATGTTCATTGCATGGAAAATCATTCCAGGTTTTAATCTTGCGTAAAGATTATTGAAATCTCTTTCTGATCTGCTCTTGTAAAATTCAAGTGCTATCTTCTGTAATCCTTTTGCCTTGATGATGTCATCCTCGGTTACTATTAATTCCTTTGGAATTTCTACTTCTATGTCTGCAACTTTTTCTGGTAAAGCAACAACTGCAGGAAGCTTTTGACAGTCGATGTAATTATCGAACTTCAATTCACCTTTCTTAAGTTTACCTTTGTACCATGAAATATTTCCAGGTCCAGTCCTCGATCCCATTATTCTCATCACCTCATCCGCGATCTGCTTGTTCGTCCACTCCTTGTTGTAGAAGATCAAGTGCATTGCACAATGTGCTATGCTTGGAAATTTTTGTTCTGTTGACATTGTTGTTACTTTTATTTTTACGTTCCGTTTATAATTTTACTTTAAATCTGACATCTTCGTTGTTGATCTTAACATCAATCTTATCATGATGACCAACAAATAAGTTTTGATATAAGACAGCGGATGTTCAGTGACTACGTAATTCCAAATCCACCAAATTGCAATTGATTCTGCTGCGACAATTCCTGCCGCCCAAAATATGCTTGTCACCATTGACCTGACAGAATTTTTAACCTTATCTACTGGTGATATTTTTTCTTTTTTCTCTTCTCCAATCGGACCATCTTTTTCTATTCCTCTTCCTTGTTGGTAGTGTCTCATGTTATTCATTTTTAAATTGTTTTATCATTTCCACAAAAGCTGGATTCATCCAACCTCCAAAATCATCTCTCGCTTCTAACTTTAGAATTAAATCATAAGATTCTTTTTGTCCTATTTGAACTTGCATCTCTCTTGGTTCCATTCCAACTTGACTGTCCTCGAGTTCTCCCCAAGAATCTTGTCTTGCTTTTATGAAAGCATTTAATGGATCTGTTGGTCCGTTGCCGTTCATTCCATAAGTCATGTTCATCATGAATGCTCTCATTCTTTCGTTTGAAGCCCTGCTGACATAAGCTTGTTTTTCTTCCTCGCTCATGTGTTTAATCATGTTGATCTTGTAATGCAAAGTTCCTATTGCACCTGGTTCAAGATCGTAAAATCCTGGTTCGGTATACATTAATCAATGTTTATTTTTTCTACTAATAATCCCTGAGACTTTAAGAAATCTATTCCAGTCGTGTCTCTGTATTCTTCACAATAAACAATTCGAGTTATCCCGGATTGGAGAATAAGCTTGCTGCACTCCTTGCACGGTGAAAGAGTGACGTATAACGTAGAACCTATAGATGATACTGGATTTTTTGCAAGCTTCGCAAGAGCGTTTGACTCAGCGTGTAGAACTTGCCAATTAGTATTATTGTTTTCATCCTCACAACAGTTGTCCATTCCTGTTGGCATTCCATTGAAGCCATCAGAGATGATCACATTGTCTTTTACGACCAATGCGCCTACTTTATTTCTATTGCAGTGAGAATTTTGGCCCCAAATGGAAGCCATTTTCATGTATGAAACATCAAACCTATTCATCAGATATTCAGGGTCTGGTTATATGCAAAGATGACAGCAATGTTTCGCGGCATTTATGCAGACAACAATGTTTGGGCAATAGGGGATTTGATATGGATTGGAGGGCTTTTGACCCATCTGAACGAGAGTTCAGAATTTCCTGACGAGACAAATATAGATTAATTACTTGAAACAAAAAAATTAATTATGCAACAGTTTGCACTTTTAACGTTCCTTGTAAAATCATTTTTATGTCCTTCAATGCGCCAGCCATACTCGCCATGTTTGTAGTTAAATCAGTCATCATCTGAGTTAACTGAGCATTATTTTGCTGAGCACCTGGTTTTGTTTGTGTAGCAACCTCAGCTGGTTTAACAGCAGTTTTTCCTGGTTCAGAATTTATTGCAGTTGTAGGAGTTGGCTCTGTAACAGGCGTTGCAGGTTTAGCATTACCTTTTTCATAAATGAAATTGATGAGTGCTGCACCCTTATCCGTCAATGTACTGAACGCATTTGGATCAACCTTAGCAAAAGTAACTAATGATTGAATCAACAAGTCAGAAGTCTTAACGGTCTTTCCGTCCATCTTCTTAAATGTTCCTGCAAACTTGTCCATGCTCTTAGCAATTCTCTCAAAAGAGTCTGCGAGCTTAGTTAATGGATCAGCAGTTGCAGCCATTCTCTCGAGATAACCAACGGCTTTATCAAGAGACGTCATGTCCATGTTAGGTTTTATTCCTGCGATGGTTGCCATTATTTTGGAAAGGCTTGATGACAATCCGCTTCCAGTTTTTTCTGTTATCTTCTTCTCTTCAACCTTAGCAAGAAGGTCAATGAAGTTTTTCAAAGGATCCACGAGGGTTCCGAATATGTTTGTTACAGCCTCAAGTTTTTCTTTATTAGGCTCAATTATTTTCGCAGCATCCAAGAATGCTTGCGGAATGACCATCAACGTTAATTTAATTCTGTTTGCTACCTGAGAGAAATCTTTAACTGCAGCGACAGATGTAACCATCGCAGCAATTCCATTTAAGTCTGCAGAAATTCCTTGTATTGCAGCTTTACCTTTTTCAATGTCGCTGTCTCTGAACCAACCTGAATTTGCTGCTTCACCAGAACCAACATCAGCTAAAGCTCCAGTAACAGCCTTGATCATGTTGATGATGTTAGTTCTAACAGAACCACCTTCAGCCAACATGGAAGGATCAATTACAGTTACTCCGGTCTGTTTACCGTTTTTGTCGTAAATAGGGAAAGTTAAGTTTGCAGCCTTCTGAACGAAATCAGCAAGACCAACAAGATCACCACCAATTCCTCTAATTACTTCTGCACCTTTTTCTCCGTCAGATTTACTGAACCATCCTGTCTCACCTTGAGATTTTCCAACCTCAGTTAAAGTTCCTGCAATGGCAGTGATCAACATCTTCATGTTGGTCGTAACCTGCTGGAATTGCTTGTCGCCTATTCCGAAATATCCTGTGATCTTTCCGTTCTTATCGTAAATAGGGAATTTCAAGTCTGCCATCTTGGCAACACCTTCAGCCATTCCCTTAATAATATTTCCTACACCTGAGACTGCATCAATACCATCCTCAACATCATCCCAATCAACTGCAGTTCCTTTTCCTCTGCTAACATCAACAAACGCATTCAACACGCTCGTCAATACTGAATTGACAGATTTGCTTACGCCTTCTATTCCTCCAGGAATTCCTCTTTGGATTATGTTTGCAAATCCTGCTAAACCACCTGCGATGCTCATCAATGCAAAACCTGCCATCAACCAAGCTGGAACTGAAGCGTAGAATCCTAATAATTTTATTGGACCCATCACCATGCCATCGACTACTGAAGAAAGAGCTGCGTCTATATTTGTTCTTCCTTTATAAGCACTCATCGTTGATTCTTCAAACAACATAGCAGATTTCTTGTAAGCAAAATTGAATGCAAGAAGTCCACCAGTCAATGTGATCAACGCAACAGATGCTACTATCAATCCAGCGGCACCCAATAACATGAATGCACTCTTGATTGGATTTATTGTGAATGCGCTCACGATTCCTGTAATTACAGAATTCATCATGAGCTCCTCAGGATCGTTTGGATCTTGTTTTAAAATTCCGTCCTTAGCTTTATTGAACGCAAAATTTATTGCGAGCAAACCGACAGACAACGTGATCATTGCTATTGAAGCAACGAGCAACGCAGCGGCTCCGGCAAGCATGAATACCGATTTGATTGGATTTATTGCAAACGCATCTGCAATTCCTCCGATCATTACTTCCATGTTAGATTCATCTGGATATTGCGTGCTTGGTGCGAGAAGTCCTGTCATCGCTTTTTGATAAACCGCGTTCAACGTCAAAATTCCTAATGACAACGTGATCATTGCTATTGAAGCAACGAGCAACGCAGCGGCACCCAACAATATTGGAATTGCCATCAATCCTGCAAGGAACATGGCTCCACCAACCGCAACAACTGCTGCGCCAGCCATGAGAAAATCTTCTGAAGTAATCTTAAATAATTTGAATGAACCAATTCCAAGAGCAAGCGCAATCAATGCTAATCCTCCAAATGCGAGAGCCAATGCACCTTCTTCTATTTCGCTTGCAAACATTCCTACAAGACCCATTGCCAATCCTGTTACTGCAACAGCGGCTCCGGCAATCAGGACAGATTTTATATCGATCTTTAATAATTGGAATGAAGCAATACCGAACGCAAGGGATATTAAAGCAAGTCCCATCCAAGCGGCTGCCTTTGCACCTTGCTCAATTGGATCTGCGAATTGTCCAAGGAAATAAAACGCGAGACTGAACACAGTCAATCCAGCAATAACTATCAAAGCTCCTTCGGCGTAGGCCTTCCAGGAACCTCCAGCTAATTCTTTTGTTGCGAATAAAGCGATGGAAAATCCTACGATTCCCAACGACATCCATCCTATGGATTTTGCACCTTCTGTTATGTTCTCAGCCACCTCACCTATCTTTGAGAAGGTGTAAGCGTAAAGAGCCAACATTGGAATGATTATAAGAGATCCTATCGCGCCAATGACATAAAGAGGAGTTGCTAAAAATAAAACCAATCCAAGCTGTGCGATTCCTAAAGCCATCACGCTTAATCCTTCGCCACCTTCTTTTATTTTCTTCGTGTCAATGCTTTGAAATTGATCTGAGATTTTCTTTAAAAATTGTATTAAATTATCGACGGCATCCTCTGGGATTTTTGAATAAAATTTCAAAGCAACGTTTAAAGATTTTAAACCTTCCGTCAATGCCTTGAATCCTTCTTTTAGTTTTGGACCTGCCTCAGCCAAATCAGAAAGACTGCTTGTTAAATTCTTAAATTTATTTGCTATTCCTCCCAATGCGGCTTCCTCAGCTTTTCCACCAGATTTACCGCTTCCGCCTTTACCAATAGAGTCGAGCCTGTCAGCAAGTCTGTCCAACGTGGCAGCTTGTTGTTCTGCAAGGGACTCCAACTTGTTAACTACGTGGTCCATCGATCTTGCCGAATCGACCAACATAGATGCGGCCATTAATAATGCTTTTTCTGATGCCATTTAATAAGAGAATTCTATTCATCCTATATATTTGGAAAAAAAGAAGCCCCGAATCTCTTCGGGGCTTAAAAGTAAGAATGCAGAGTTATTCTATTGTTTCCAATTCTTTATTAACCTTACGGTCGCAGTTTTGAGCTTTTATAAGCGGACTAATTCCTGTTATTCCAGCACCTCCATCAGATTTTCCCTGATTGCATTCTTATTTATTGTCTGTATCTTTTTTCAAGTCCTTGTTCAATTCTTCCTCTTTTTCTGCACCGTTGTCAGCTATCAAAGAATCCAATGAAGCAGAATACATCCTTGAATTTGAATTAGAAGATCTCAGTTTAGAAACTGAAGCGCTCATGTTCATATATGCGGTGTTGACACCTTTTCCTGTATTGGAATAAGATAGAGTGTTTCCTGCAGAAACTCCCATGCTTCCACCTGCCTGCATAGTATCAATGTTTGCTCCAATGAATACGAAAGCCCATTTGTCTTCGTCCTGTCTTTTCTTGATGGACTCAAACACGGCTTTTTGGGTGTATTCCCTGCTGGAATTTTCCTCACCGTCTGTCATGATTAATACCACAACCTTATCCGATTTGTCTGCTGCGTCCTTCCATTGATTATAGACTGTATCGATTGTAGAACCGATTGCATCATACATCGCTGTCATTCCTTTAGGAACGTAAGTTTCTTTGGTCAATTGAGGAATGCTTTGAATGTCAGCACGATCGTGGATTATCTCGTAAGTTTTTCCACCACCAGCAGCATCACCGTATCCGCCGTCAAATAAGCAAAGAGTCAAAGTCGCTTTGCCGACGGCTTTCTTTTGTTCTCCAAGAAATGCGTTAAATCCTTCAATTGTTTTTTCTACCAATCCAGACGTTTGGATAGAAGTAGACCTGTCGAGAATACAGATGATGTCTGTAGTTTCGTCTTCGGCATTTTTGATTGTTTTGTGTTCCGTTGTCATTTTTATTTTAGTTAAAGTTTTTTGCAGATTCTAATAATTTTTTTGCTATTTCCTTGTGCTCTTCCGGCGTATGTTCGATGGTTAACAAATGCTTGTTTTCCGTCAAAAATTCCAAACATTTATCATATTCTCCGGAATGAAAATTCTGGTAATAATCAATATGTTCTGGATTCAGATAAATATTTGTATTTATCAATGCAATTTCTGACGGTTTAAATGTTGCCATTATTTTTTCCGTCAATTCTTCCTTCGTTTTTAAAATTTCCATTTGGTTTGGTTTTAATTGTTATTAGATAATTATAGCAATATACTAAAAGAATATCCCACCTTTTTTATCAGTGGGATATTTATTATTTAAACTTAGATGGCATGTTTGGCATTTTAGCTGATGGCATCTTCACGCCTTTCATAAATTTGCCTGCCTCTTGACTCGGATTCATCGAACCTGATTGAGAGCTTGTGTCTTTTTCTGCTGCCTGTTTCTTTTTAAGAACGTCAGTTAAAAGTTCCACATATTCCTCGTATTCCCAATAGGGCCAATTGTCTATTTGTTCCGGAGAGATCTGCATGTGGTACATGAAGGCAAATTTAACCTTGATGTAGTTCTCGAGATTTACTTGGAATAATCCAAACAATCCCTGCACTTCAGATTCTTCCATCAAACCTTCATCACTCTCCTCCAAGTATGTCTGCGAGAGGGTCGCCATAAAGGAAGAGGGATCGAACTCCTCCGGGAAAGCTCAGAGGTGCAGAGACCTCAGCTCCGCATTTGTTACATTGTCTCGTCAATTTCGTCTTAACTCCGAATCTTATTAATTCTACAAGCTTCAACATTGCTGAAAGCTTTTTGGTGTTCCAACCAAAAGAATCCTGTTCAGCTTTCTTGTAAGAAGCATCTGTCATTGTTCTCCAATCGGCGAACGCAAACGAAGCAACCTTTGCAAAAGTTCTGTCAAAGAATTCTTGTTTTCTTCCCTTGTCTCTCAGGTAATTCTTAATGAAAGTCGTCACTCCAAGAGATGGAATATAGAGCTTTAAAGTTCCAACTTCTTTTGAGGGAATCACGAAGCATCTTTCAGAAGGAGAATAGAATCTCATCAGCTTAGGATCTATCGTGTAGTATTCAAAATTGTCGTTGTTCAATTCGATCTTCTCGTTGTAAGAACCGTCTCCAAGGCAGGTCTGTCCGCATTTTAAATTCACGAAAAGCTTGTTCTCTCCATTCTTAAATGTCAAGGCTCTTATCGCGAAAATCAAACAGAATCTGTCCTCTTCTTTTAGGTCCTTCCAGTTTGCGTGTCTGTCTGGAAATTTAACCTGAAGACATTTGTCAACAACCATGTTAAGCTTGTCGTCCAAATCCAACGGGTCATTCTCGTCAATCGTAGAGAAGTGTCTCACCTCTGCAACGGATGCCGCTCTGATGTTGAACGTTGTTCCGTCTGGGTAGAACATGCCTCTTGATGGAAGGTTCTCTGATGGGAAAGGCTTCCATCCTATCTCAACTCCTGCAGCTTCTTCCTGAATGGTTTGCTGCTGTTTCCAACCTTCTGATTTTCCGAGTGGAGCAACCGTTTCGGCAACTTCTTCCTTGGTCAAATCTTCTGGCTGTCCTTGCGGTTCATCGTATACTATACCTGAAGCCGCTTCCTTTTGCTTGAGAAGCTTTGCAGCATCCTCGTCGCTTATTTTCTTATTGTTATCCATTTGAATCTATTATCGTTTTGTAGTTATACATCTGAATCATCAGATTGTTCCTCTTGGTCATTTTCGAGGATCCTTCTTATCTTGTCTCGTACCCTTGCCGCTTCCTCATAGTCTTCATTCTCAATCAGATTCTGAAGCTCTTTCTTTAGCTTTTCTATGTCATCTCTGTCTTTGAGTTTAAATGCTTCTATCTTTTCCACGCCAAGCGATTCAAGAACCTCATCAAGGACTTTCTTCCTTGCTTCAGGATCTCCGTAATAGCTCATCTCAAAAAGAATGGAATGGATCACCTCGAATAGCGTGAAGGCCTTCGTGCAGGAGAGAACAATCGACTCTTTTTCTGCGGAGTTTACCTTTCGTACTATGTAATTTTCGTTCAACCTAACTTCCATTTTCCTGTATGATGATACCGGAGAGAATTCGACGCTAAACAGTTCTCTGTCCTTACCAACACCTCTCATTCTTGCGACGCTGTACAATGTCATGTCGTCATCCGTAACCGGATCTATCTCATGCGCAATCTCCATCCAGGAGAGCGTTTGATCTTGTGGGGATTCTATGTTCATTTCGTTCCAGAACTTGATGAAGCTTTGCCCTGCAAGAGACGAATCGAAAATATAATCGGTCGTCTCGGGATTCAACGCAAGTAAAAACATGATGTCTTCCACTAAGACTCCCTCGTCAACCGTCACCGGAAAGGTGAGGTATGACACTATTCCGAGGCTTGTGCCAAGTACATCCAATGATTGTCTCGTCTCGTTTCCCTCTTCATCAATCTCAACGAATTCGAAAAAGACTCCTTCCTTTGAAATTCTTATCATGAGGTTCGTATTATTTGAGGCGGTAACAGAATATCTGTGGCCGTCAAATTATATATTTTCTGGAAAATTTAGGCAAAATCCTACTTGTCCATCAAGGACAGATTGTGCAACTCTATCTTAGCGATGAGCTTTTTAGAATAACCTGGATCTGTTGCATATCCAGCTTTAAGCAATCCCTCGGCCCAACCCTTATAGTCGCATGGGTCCAGTTTGAAAAGGAAAGCGTATCGTTTTGCGCCTGCAAGGAAAACTGAATGGTCTCTGTAAGAATCGAGAACCGTCGGATATTTTCTAAAGCATTCGTCTTTTAAATCGTCAGTGTATTTGTAGGTTTCTCCCCACCAATCTCCCTTGCATTTTATTCCAAAGTGGTTGTTGGCCTTTGTGGCAAGGTCGCTCTTTCCAGCAGCACTTTCTAACAATGCCTGAGCGAGAGTTATGCTTGCCGGAATTTTGAAGATCTTCATCTCAAGTATGGCAGCATCTCTGTATTTAGAAATGTATTCGCTCTCGGTTTTAAATTCTATCTCAGCCGAAACGGCAGGTGAAAATTCTCTATAAATGAAGAAAATAACTATGAAAGAGAAGAATAATCCTATTAATAAATTTTTCATTTTTTCTTGTAGAAATCAAATAAATCCTGCCACATGTGCTGGTTGGTTCCAGTCTTAATGTCTTCCAAATAGGCATCAAACATTCCTCTGTCCTGTCTGTATAAGTAATCACCGGCTAAACTCTTTCTTGCTCCTGTCGCTCTGCTGCTTGCGGTCTTGTTGTCTTTTCCATAAACCTCGTTCATGAGTTTTCTCAATAAAGGAGCCGTGATAATCTTTTTAAAATTCTCAAGTTCTTGGTCAAATCCCTCGAATATTTTTAGGTATTTCATTTGATGTTATTCTTCTTGAGAACCGCTCTGTACATCTTGGCGATGTCATTGAGCTGAGGAATTCCGTCAAATTCCATTCTCGCCTGAGTCACTCGGTCTTTCTTAAGTTTATCCTTTCCAGAACCATCATATTCAGTGTATTCTATGAAAAGATTCTTGTTCTTGTAAACTACCGGCTTATATTTCATTGGAGCTTCCCATGTGCTCGATTTGTCGATTACTTCCAAAGGATCTCCATCAATATCAATCGCTTTAGCAATCAAAGCATTTACCTCTGCAACCTTCTTTTGAATTGCTGCGTCTGACATCCCCTCATTTAGGAAGTTCTCATATAGTTTTATGTGTTTCATGTAATGGAAGCTTCTACGGTAGCTTTAATTATTTTTGGCATTTCGTCTTCAAAATTCTTTGCGAGATTAACGGTATCTATATTAGACAATTCGGCAATGACATCATGCGTTGACAAGAAAGAATCCAATAATTCATCAGAAAGCTTTCCAGCAACAATGCAAATCATTACTGTTAGAGCAACGTTACCGAATGTTTTCTTTTGTTCTCCGTTCAACGAATCTATGAAATTCTTCAAAAGAGGAATCTTATTAGAAATTCTTAAAATCAATTTGAAAATTCCTGCCGTGTATATGTCTCCTTTGTGCTTCAACCATTCAGCCATTTTAAATGTGACTCTGCCAACCTTCTCGCTTGATTCCATTCCAATATATGTCAATGCAGCACTCGCGAGATGTGCTACTTTTCCAAGACTCAATGCTGCACCTATTGCTAATGTGGCCAAAACGGCTTCATTATTTCCGTCAAGCTTTGCTACAAGCACTCCGTCTTTTTTAATCTCTTTCTCGGTATCGGAAGCGATCTTATCGTCATCAACGATTTTTAATATCTCGTCGAAGATGTTTACGTCGATCTCAAATTCCTCAAACAGTTTTATGTGTCGCATTACTTTTCTTCTTTATCTGTTTCTTCCCATTCTCTTATGGTGCCTTCAGCATCCCATAGAGCACAACACATTCTCTCAGAAACCTTCTGGTCAACCTGAGGATGCTTGCACATCTTTTCTTTTAGATCTATGAATTTACAATTAGCACAGTTTGTGCCTTCAACATTTTCTGGAAGCGTGACAAGATCTGCCGCTTTTGCTCTATCGAGACGGCTTGGTTTGTCCTCTTCATTCTCGTAAATCTTTAAGTGTTTCATTGTTATCCGAGTAATTTTTCAAGCTTTTTAACGAGCGTTTCTACGGTAGTTGAATATCCGTATAAACCATTAATGTCTGTTCCAAGACTTACTCCTCTGTTTGACATTGTAATTTTGAAATTGGTTCCAAGATAGGAACATTCAAAATAATCATTGGTAAAAAAGTCTATGTCATCATTTTTAATGACAGTCTTCTTTATTCTTATTCCAGCGGCCTTCAATTGAGTAGCAACAGCGCTCATGTATTCTTTCTTTGCTTCGCTGTAGATTCCACGTTTGACGTCCATAAGATTTCCAGCAGATGCAGCCTCAAATAATTGTAAGTGTTTCATATTATGCTTTAGCTCTTTTTATGTGCAAGTAAACAAACTCATCCACGTCTTCCAAGCTTCCCTTTACTTTCTTTGGAAATTTGTCAGTCACCAACTTATAAATACGTCTTGCTTCTGTCTTATCTTTATCACCTGGAGTTTCATCTCCTGTGTTACCATTTTCTCTTGTAGTCAATAGGATCTCATCATCGTCTTCCTCTTCAATGTCAAACCAACTATGTTCTTTCTTTACGAAATCACATATTTCTTTCCATTCAGTCGAGGTTGTTTCTTCGTTCAAGAATCCCTCAAATAGTTTAATGTGTTTCATATTTAAGATTTTTTAGTTTGGTCGCTGATGTCTCCAGGTTCTACGTCTGCTGGAATTTCTTCCACGATGTCAACCATAGTTCTGTTATACAAAGCTGCTTCCTTTTCTGAAAAAGAATCAGATAAAGCTTTGATGAAAGCCTTTGGAGTTTTTGGATTTAAGTTGATGCTTCTCTTATGTGAGTGTCCAATCTCAAGAGTGTAACCGAAATATCCGATCATGTCCTCAACTGTTCCCTTCACATATTTAATTCTTGTTCTTCCTTGACCCTTGTCGTAGGTTACTTTAACGATGAAAGCTTTTCCAGGTTTTGCTGGCTTTGCAGCTGATTCAGGATTAGGTGCATCAGTGAATTTATTCTCGTTGATAAATCCTTCAAACAATTTAATGTGTTTCATTCTTCTTGATTATTATTTCTCTGTTACCAGGTATAACGTTGTATTCTTTTCCTAAAACATCCTGTATCATTTTGATCTTGCTCGTCATGTCACCGGTTTGTTTAACCGTAAATCTTCCAGTAGCATCGAAGGTCTTGCTGTATGTTATAGGTTTCCATGTGCTGTCTGTTCCGAAATTATGTCCAAAGCTATCTCCAAGTTTTGCTCTTAATAATTTTAATACCTCTTTATATGGATGTGTTTCTGCCGTTTTTACTATTTTTACTGGAACTTTTAATCTCGATTTTATCTTCAGCATGTTAGTGTTCTCGCTCTCGTCTGGAGTGCTTAATGCTTCCAAATAAATTTTTTCTGTAAATTTCTTAGCATCTTCTATTTGGTCCTTTTCAAATCTTTTATTCATAACCATGTTTGGACCGCTGGTAGTTTGAAATGAAATCTTCCATTGGTCAAGACCGTCTCCTCCAAGATTTGAAGCTAAAAAACCAGAATTGTATAATGATGCAACAGTCTCTCCGTGAATGGTCAAATGCCAAGCTCTTAATTCATTGTCATGGCCTATTGAAGATTTTCCATATTCTTTGGCATTCTGCTTCCAAGAAAATTTAACGGATTCTTCAGCTTCATCCAATTCCTCGTTGGATTTTCTGTCTCCCATTATGGTGTAATAAGTTCCTTCACCGTTCATGCCTTCGCCAATAATGTCAAGCTTGTAATCGCTTTTTTGTAATGCTTCTATGGCATCCCATGCGTGACCTTCTGAATCGAAGTAGTCATCGGTTCCATCAAATCCTTCATAATCGTCATCAACGGTCAACTCGTGGATGTAAAGAGTCTCACCTGCTTTCAACCTCTCTTTTACTTCTTTAACCTCTTCCTTATCGAAATATTCTTCATAATCAGAAAAACTCTGTGAAGTTAATTTTTCAAAATCTGGGCCGAGATCATTAGGATCGAAATTTTCAAATAGCTTAATGTGTTTCATTATTATGCTTTGCTTGCTTTTACCCATTCATCCCAAAAGTCTTCACCGTCCATTAAATAATAACCTATGAAGTCGGCTATCTTTTCTGGAAAATCTTCGATGCCTTTTATTTTTTTAGGATCAATTCCAAATCTTTTAGCGTTATCAAACACGAATTTACCCAAAGGCTCTTTCATGTGTCCTCTGTTTCCAAGCTCTTTTGTAACTTTTTCTACAGTGTTTAATTCTGTATGGAAGTTCTCGAATAATTTAATGTGCTTCATAATTATAAATTTATTTTACCCAATCCTTAGATCTTCCGGCGTTGTCATCTCCTAAATTATTCTTGTATTGCTCGTGTTCTTTCTTGTCTTCAGGTTTAAGCAAAGGTTCAACCTCTTTATAAGTTGCATCCTGACAATCGTCAAGACTCTTTCCAATCTTATACTTGATCATGTAATTGGTTTCTCCAGCCATGTCACCAAACGGTTCTTCCCAAAAGAACACTTTCTTTCCGTTAGTTAAGTCGTAATAGTCTGGACCCATGTTTGAATCCTGATCGAAATCCTCAAATAATTTAATGTGATTCATTATTTAAAACTTTTAGTTAAAAAATTCCATGCAGCGTTTGCTTCAGACTCTTTCTTAATATCTACTGATGCTATAGTTCCAGCCATTGGATCGTCGTATAGAATAGAAAATTTTCCTTCTTCATTAAAGAAGAATAGTTGTCTTTCTGACTTATCTTCGTTCTCAAGGAAATATCCATCAATAGAATTACCCTGTTTAATTTCCATATCAGATGCTTCAGAGACAGTCCATTTTCCTTTTTTTGATTTTACATCATTAGAAAAATCTTCTAAAAATTTCTTGAAGCTCTCATACTCTTCATCATAAGTAAGAACGTCCAATGCGAACTTTCCAACTTTTTCTATAGCGTTAGCAACGTCAACGAGGATCCCCTCGTTTGTAAATTGCTCAAATAGTTTAATGTGCTTCATTATTTCTTATTAAGGATTTCTTCTATTTTTGTCCTCTGTTCAACAGACAAAGCAATTGGTTTGCCCATGTGAATGAACGAATAAACGGTTTCGCCTGAATTTTTACCTTCAGCTCTTTCTATTCTTATTTGTTCTGGGTTAAGATAGTTTGTATCTTTTTCGAAAATTTTAATGTGTTTCATGTTACTTGTTCTTTAAATATGTATCAAGCAATTTCTTGCCGCTTTTCGTCCACTTCTGTTTGTATAGGTCTATGTCCTTCCAACGTTTCAGAGCTTCCTTAAATAATTCCATACCAGTTCCCTTTGATTGTTCTTTTGGATCGACCATGACATTTATGTTTCCCTTGTCCTCGTATGGTGGAAAATCGAACGGGTAATGATTTAAAACACCTATGAGCTTTCCTGATTTATTTCTATATAAAAGACAGTCAACCCATTTGTCTCCAACCTCACCTTTGAAATAACTTATTCCAGGTTCTCCTTTTTTATCATATTGTCCAATCTGGTGATCCCAGAATTCCTTGAAGTTTTCAATGTCTGGAATCTCAATGACCTTCTTCTTTGAATTCGCTTTTTCCACGTTTGCTCTAACGTGAGCCAAATCATGAGACTTTGCGTATTGGTCGTCCTTGTTTTCAAATAACTTAAAAGACGTTAGGTGTTTCATAAAGATGCAATACTTTTTTTAAATGAATCAACATCAGATTGAGACTCAGATATAAAATACTTTACGCCTGAATGTGAAGCTAATAAAAACATTTTGTGTTCTTTTGCCAGCTTGGTGATTTTCTTGTTAGTTTCTGAATCTTTCGACCATATCTTAACACCTAAAAAATCCTTTAAAAATTCAATATTTGAGTTTTCACCCTCAAAAAGCTTTATGTGTTTCATTATCGTATATATTTGGTTATAAAACAAAAACAGCAGGTTTCCCTGCTGTTCCGTTAATTTTATTGAAGTAAACCGAATATTAGACGAAAGTGTCCTCCCAGTAGTCAGCTGCAAATGTCAGCGACAGAATCCAAACGTCAGTAGATTGGTAATCTAATTCCATTGGATTGATAGGAGTGATAGGCCACATTACCGGTAGTCTCACTTTTCTGTGAATGTCTCCAGCTTTGTTGAATATTGTTATTAAACCTGAACCAACGTAATCCTTCTTTAATCCCATACCACCGGTATTTGGATTGTAGATAAGGTCGCTCCATTGTCTCAAAGTCTTGAAGGTGTACATGCTGTTTGCATCGTTTAAGTTAACCTCGAAATCGATTGCTACATCGATCGTGGTTGTCTCTGGACGAGCACCTGCATACCTTCTCTTAGCGAACTTGTAGTATTGTTCCACAGTTCCAGGGTTCTTGTCTATCTCTAAACCAGATACCTTCTTAACGTGTTCCAACAATAGGTTCTGCCCGTTGTTTCCTGTTCCAGCATCAATTCCAGAGGGTGGAATCAATGTGACTTCGAACTGATTCAAAAATACAGGTTCGAAATTTTTCATCGAAGCCTTACTATTCTTATAATGCGATAAACCTGCCATTATTATAAAGTGTTATTTTTCTCTTTTATTATATATCTAAACAGTTTCGAATTTCCACTTAAACCCATGAGCTGTCTTTCTTTTTGTTCCAGCACAACATTCACGTATGTTTCTGTGATTATAACCTGTTTCTCTATATATCTCGTATCTTGTATATGACAGACTTCATTTACTTTATATTCCCGTCTTTATCCCAAGTTTTTTCTCCAGCCAAATTATTATCAGGTTTTATTGTCTTTAGAATGTCTTGGTATTTGATCTTGTATTGTTTAGCTATTTCTTTCGCTGCCTTTATAGTTCTTGTATTGGAACCTAAAACCTTTTTGTATAATTCCTTTTTCAAGGAATAAAAATCTCTAAGGACTTCATCCATAACAACCTCTTCGTTCAGAAAATTTTCGTATAATTTAATATGTTTCATTATTCTGTTCTTAAAGGCCAATTCTTCTTTATTCCTTCTATGTTAGCATTAAGCCATTCCTTTGCAGCCTCTAACGTCTCAGACTCATGTTTCAATGTAATCCACTTCCACTTGCAATTAGGATTGTCATCCGTTATGGTTGTCCCGTTCTTCATGACCATGAACCTAATCTTAAATGGCTTCTCTGGGTTAATACTTCCAACTTCAAAACCTTTAAGCTTAATATGATGACTTGAACTATAGAATGATCTGTAACGTCCGGTAGGTTTTTCAGTTTTGAACGTGAACTTTTCAACTGCTTCATTCAAGAAGTTTTCATATAGTTTTACGTGTTTCATTATTTAAAGTCTTTCAGCCAGCCTTTTTGCTCTGCATATTTTGCATGTTCTGTGTCAAGCTGTGTTGTATCTCCTTCAACATCGTTCACCATCAATTGAAGCGCATCATCTATGGTTGCAGGAGTTATTTCTCCTCTTAACATTCCGAAGAAGAAATATTCTGTTCCAGCTTGCATGTCATCTAAAACTTTCTTTTGTTCTGGAGTTGCAACTGACATAACCTTCTTTGCCTTTTCTGTATTATCGGTTTTCTCGTTTAAGAAACCTTCAAACAATTTAATGTGCTTCATATATTTATTAATCTATTCTTAATGCACCTTGCATGTGGCCAAACAGGTAAACCCCGTAAGCTGATGTGAACTCAATCGTATAACCAACAAGATCTCCTCCTTTGGTGTTTCTAAATTGCTTGAATTCAGATACGTGTTTCTGGTCCTTCATTTTTGTAAGAATGTTCTCTACGTTGGAAACCTGATCCTGACCAAATGAAACATCCAGTGTTACTGGAACTTTTTCTTTTGGAAATCCATCTCTGAATTTTGTCGTATCATTTTCTGAAGCACCAAAATTTTCAAATAATTTTATGTTTTTCATTATTTAATTTTTTCTATTTGTGAAATAATATCCTTCTTCAAAGCGGCTTTTATTCCAGGAGACAAAGCATCTCCAGCTTCATCCAATGCAGCCTTTGCTTTCTTGGTGAATTCATCAAGAGCTTTAATAAGATCTTCCACGGCTTTCTTTGGTTTACCGTATTTGTAATCATCGTACGTCAACCAATGGCTCAATTCAGCTTCATTGATTCCGCTAATTTGTGCTAATCTTGCTTTTAATTCGCTGGTATCGAATTTTTCAAATTGTTTGATGTTCTTCATTACAATTTCTTTATTTCTTGTGCTAAGTCATCGAAGTTTGAATCTTCCAATGCGTATGAAGCAACATCTATAATCTTGTCGCCATCCCACTCACAAAACTTAGATACGATTATTCCAAGAACCTGTTCGTCAGTTATCTTTCCAGACTTCTGTGCTTCAGGCGTGAATATCACACTCTTGCAATAAGCTATAATCGGAGTTAAATGTTCCTTGATATAAGCTTCTGTGTTCTCAGGAACCTTTGTGAAAGGAGCTGAAACCTCATTTAAGAATTCGTCGAATTTCTTTATCATTATGCTGCTTGTTTAAATTTACCTGCTTTCATCTGTTCTTTCCATTCCTTCCATAAATCGAAATAAGATCTCTTGAAGTAATCCTTGCCATAATCCTTAAGGAGGTCAAGGTCCTTCAACATCTGCAATTTCTCATTAGCAATCTTTGCCGTTGCAGCAAACATTACTCCTGAGCTTTGTCCTATCATCCATTCCCAATTTGCAATTCCTTTTGTGTAACCATACTTGTCAACACAAACGTAAGAAGCTTCATCTTGTAAATACAAATCAAAATACTTTGAACCTTCTGATGCCATCATGCCAACCGGTTTTGGAGCCGGAGCCATTCTTGGTCTTACCTCATCTACGTCTTTTATTTTGTCTGCATATCTTTTCTTTTCTGAATCATCTTCATTGACAGGTGCCTTTTCCGATTTTGCATCGAATAAATCTCCAAATGCATCATCATCCCAAGTTGTGTCAGGTTTAGTTTCTCCTGGATCTTGCTCGTTGAGGAAAGCCTCATATAGTTTTACGTGTTTCATATTATTCGTCTTTTTTCATTAATTGAGCTACCTGAGATCTTTCTACTTTCACTGTGTCTCCAATTTTCACATTGTGCACGACAGCAGGATCGTTATCAAGCTTTCCTTCAAAATGATCTGCGTCAACAACCTTCTCAATGTTAACCCACATCCATTCGACTTCCTCATCTTCTATGAAAGCAATCTTAACCCAATCTCCAATTTCTACAGGAGTCTTTGCGTTATCGTCTTGCCATTTTTTAAGTCTTGCATATCCTGCATCCTTATGAAGAATTCCAAGATTTTCAATTGGTTCTCTTTCTTCGTTAAATTCTCCGAATTGTTTAATGCGGTTCATATTATTTTCTTTGGTTTTTGAAATGATTATTAAACTTCATCTGTTGAATAAAATCTTGTCTCTTCAATGATTTGAGAACCGCACCATACGCTTCCCACGCATCTCCAAGGTTAATGTGTTGTAAAGTGATATTATCTCCACCATTATCTTTGGTAACTCTGTATTGTGCACGTCCGTCACCCATAGGCATCTCCCAAATAAAACCAACGAGATTTTGTTCTGTTGCTTTATCAGAAGCTTCTTCCAATTCCTTTTCTACTTTGTTATATTCAGCTTCATCTTTATCCCAACCTATGAGAGTTTCTTTAGGATACGATTCCTTTTCAAGCTTTGCTTCTCCCAAGAAGCTTTCAAATAATTTTAATCTTTTCATTTCTTAATTTCTTTTACTTTTGGAAGAGCTAATACTTTCTTTAAATCGTCTTCGGTGATATAGAATTTTCCTCTTGCTTCTATTCCTCCACCAAGTACAATATTCCCATCAGCATCGATCTTTGACCATGAATACATTGGAAAATGCATGTTCATTGCTTCAGTTTCTTCTTCAGTTAAATCTCTCTTTATAGGTTCTTTAGGAAGTGTTGGCTTGTCAAATTGCTTTACCAACTTCATTGCTTCAGTTGATTCGTTTACAAACGAAACCTCAGACTCATTTATTCTTACAGTCTTTTCAAAATCGTCAAAGCTTTTCATGTTGTATATATTTTGATTATTCTCGAACAATCCAGGATATAAATGAACCATGTCAGGCATTGGAAGGGGATCAACCTCTTGCAATAAATTCAAGATGTCATCACCTATTTCCTTTGTAGGAAAACTAACTTCGTATGTGACATCCTTGCCACTTCTGCTTTCTTCCTTAACTGAAGCTCCAAGAACTTCAAGTCTCATTATGATATTGTCATCAAGATTATACATCGTGATTATTCCTGAATTAGCAACATTGTACTCGTTAAGGAAATCTTCAAATAGCTTTATCATTTTTTAGGTTTGGTTTTAGGTTTTTTAGGAAAGCAACACATGTTATTATTTGTTTATGTCTAATAGTTCTTTGATGATGTACTTCTTATTCTTCTCATACATTTTCTTTTCATCTTCGGTGAACGATGGAGCACACATTCTTTTGTACACATCTTCAATGACTTGTATCTTTGTCTTCTCTTCAAGAAACTTAAACAGCTTATTACCCTTCATTAACCCTGAAATATCATCGTTAATGTCTTTGATTAGTTTTTCTTTAGAATCTTCCACATCATTTTTTCCAATCGCATATTTACTGTGCGTTGCATAATGAGCATCCAATCCCTCGAAAGTTTTTAGGTTTTTCATTTGTTTTTCTTTTTTAGTTCATCTTTTATCTCGATCACAAGTCTCTCTACGTTATTCAATTGCTTCTTTATTTGTCTTATCTCTTTCTCAGCCTTCATGTCAATATCCAAATCCTGCATGGATCTCTTTCTGTCTCGCTCCTCAACTCTTCTTTGGCTCATCATAATTATGGGAGCCTGTAATGCTGCCACTGTTGATAATATCAAATTCAGTAATATGAATGGATATGGATCAAACGGCTTCCAAAGAAATTGAACAGAATTTATTATCATCCACAAGAACAAAAATCCAAGGAACGATAATATGAATGCCCAGCTTCCACCAAACTTCGATATTTTGTCAGAGACTCTATCTGCAAATGAAAGAATTTCTTCTTCGTTTCCTATTGTAGAATTTTGGTCTTTCATTAAATACCTTCTTTTATTGATTTAGCATCTTTTTTCGTGAGATATTGATTTATGTAAACAACCAATAAATCCGCCTTAGGATTAACACCATCAACTTCTTCTGCGTTTGATGTTAATTGTTCCAACAAATTGTCTAATTCTTTTGTATGAAAATAAGCATCATCACCATGTGGACCTGCTTCATTTAATTCGTTAAATCCTTTTATGTTTTTCATGTTAGTCAAGTCTTATATCTATTATAGATGGAATTTGTTTGTGCAATGCACCTAAAGTTCCATTGTGTCCATACATCATACTGCTCGTGTTTCTGAACGGTTTAGGTAGATCTTCATACGCATCTGACGGATTTAATTCATCATCCAATTTAATGAAAACAGTATTAACACCACCAGTTGATTCTCCGTCTTCGAATATATCGTATCCTTCAACAAAAATATCCAATTCTGGAATGTATCCTAAATAAGACTCTTGTCCATCAACTTCTCCTGAATCTCCTTTTAATTGGTTATCGGCAAATTCCATTAAAACTTTCATATAGATCTTATCAAAGAATTCATTTCCTCTGTATGTCAACTTATCATGGTAGTGATCGTTGATCACCTTTGTTGCTTCTGCGTGATTCATGCCTTTAGTTGCAGTAATCTCAAACTTTTCTTTTCCAACTTTTTCACCAAGGAACGACTCAAATAATTTAATATGTTTCATAAGATATTAGTTTTTTGGAATTCCATAATCATTTTGAGCTGCCTCAATGTCAGATATAATAAGATCTTTTAATTGAGAAGCAATCTTCTGGTATTCTTCATGAAGCTTGATCATCTTATCAAACGCAGATCCATTATGTTTTCTTGCTTCGATGTATTCATCGAAGTCACCGCCAAATAATCCTTCTTCTTGTGCTATTTCAAATGCACCATAGAAATTATATTTCTCGCAAGCAGCATCAAAAAGTTTTAAACCTTCTAAGTTGATTTCGTTTTCGTCATTCTCATTGAGCTCATCAAATCTTTTTATATTCTTCATGTTAGTTATTGTTTATTTCAATTCAAATAATTTTACGAACTTTTTAAGTTCTCCTGAATCTCCTTCAGAATTTTTGCTTATTACAAGTACCATATTATCCGTAACGAATTGTGCATCACAGTTTGCTTGTTCAGCAACGGATCTAATCCATTTTACTTTATTTGGAATGTTCTTATTGTTAGACAAGTAAAGAACTATAGCATTATCGTATCCTGAAATCTCTTCAGATGTTTGATAACTGTTTTGTGAACCTTCATTTAGTTCATTTAGTTCATTGAAGTTCTTAATGTTTTTCATAGTTCTTCATTTTATTTTCGTAATCATTGATTTGCTCCATTGACAACCATTCAGGCTTTTCTTTTAAAGCATTCCATATCTTTTTCATTTCAGCGATCTGTTTTTCAACAGACCCTTGATGTAAAACTCTTTCAGAACCTTTTCCATAATTCAAGAAATATTCACAATCTGATTGTAATCTATTAAGCATCATGTAATCAAATTCTGTACCTTCGTTTAAAAATGCTTCGTATAATTTTATATTCTTCATGGATGTCAATTTATTTCTATCAAAAAAGGCGAAGAGAATTCTCCCCTCGCCTTTTTAGCTTTTTTGTTAGTTATGTGATTACGCGATTGTAAATCCACCAGATGCAATTGCACCTGTTTTCGCGATCGTGATTCTGTTGATGAACTTGTGAATTCCTCTTGCAGGCTCTACAACGATGTCGATTATTCCCATGTTGTTGTCGATAATCTCTGGCGTGTTGTTTGAGCTGTCCATGATGGTCACGAAGTTGAAGATACCACCAGCTGATTGTACACCTTCTAAGTAGCTATCCACTTTAGATTTTATTTCCAATCTGATTGAAGGATCGTTGAACTCAAATAAGTAGTTACTTAAGATTGTTTCAGTATCCTCTTCGATTGTGATTAACAAATCACGTACGTGCAAGTTGTTCAATGCTGAGTTCACTCTTTGGAAACCTGTTTGGTTAGCGAAGATCATGACACCAACACCTCTTCTTCTGATGATCGGATTGATACCGAATGGCTCAAGGAATGCTCTGTCATCGTCAGTGAAGTCGTATTCAACTCCAACTAAGTTTGGATCAGAGATTAAACCTCTTCTTGAACCTGCAACGATTGCGAATGGAGTTCCGTTCAAGAATTTCTGAACGAAAAGATTCGATACCAATGCAGATGGAGGAACAGAAATATTCTTATTGTTCTCTCTCAAGATGATGAACGGTGCGAAGTATCCAACGTATTTAGAACCTAAAGTCTCGTCGACAAGCGTGTATGAGAAGCTTGGATTCAAGTCTTGGTTACCACCGTCAGGAATAAATCTGATGTCCAATATCGGTTTTGGATTGCTTGCTGTTGGTGCATCAGTAAATTTAGGGTCTGTGCTGTCTGTAAATTGCTTCATTGATGGAGCATTTAATAACGCAAGACATTTCTTTCTACCAACTGCAATTTGTGCAAGTCTGTTTTTAGAGTTCGGCTCAAGACCACCCCAGAATGTATCAACGATATATCTGAACGTGATGATGTCCTTGCTTTGAAGCGATGTTGCAATGTTAGTGTTGAACATTACATCTAAGATCTCATTCATTCTAAGGTCTGAACCATTAGGCATGTGAGTGTCTTTCAAAGTGAAACCTTTTAGGTAATTGAATTGTAATTCAGTTACGAAATCCTGAAGTCTTTGGAATTTCTGAACTCTGTTCGAAGAATAGAATTTAATTGAAACTCCGCAAGTGATCTTCACATTTCCAATAAGGTCGTATTGTGATTTCTTAATTACTCTTGTTAATCTTGCACCTGAAGCGTCAACAAGTAAGTCACCGATGTTGATGCTCTTTGCATCAGCGTTAGTAACGATACACTCGTTGTTTGTGATAGGCTTCTGAGGATCTGCAGAGATTGTAGAGAAGAATTCGTTGTATGTTCCATAAAGAGAAACGATGTCCCATTTAGAACCTGTAACTAAAGCTCCTGCTGAGCTGTAAGTTGTTCCAGATGAAACGATGTTTTCTTGCGATGCGAATGTGTCGTCATCGTAAGCTCTAACTTCTACGTATGGATCTCCAAAGCTGTCTGTGAATGGGAAGAACTTCAAGAACTGTTTTGTTCCGATGTTATTCTTGATGATGTAGTCACCGTCAGTGATCACACCAGATTTCCAGTCATTATAAACGTCAGTTCCATTTGGGAAACCACCGCTTGGTCCGTATGCAACAAAGATGTCGAACGGAGAAGAGTAAGTAAGATACGATGGCGAAATGTCATCATACACTTGGTCATTCTTCAATGGAGCCTTGTAAGAAATTAAATCGATGTGATCTTGTCCACCAACTAAAGCTGCGATCAAGTTGTGACCAACTAAATCTATTTTGCTTGAATTGTTTTCTAAGTTATCGAGAGCAAGCTTATTAACAGCACAGAATAATCCTGTGATTGCTGTTGAGTTGTTCACGAGAGTTTCTATAGATTGGTTAGAACCGTTTGCGTCTCTTAAATCAGGGATGATGCAACCTGTGATGGAAGCAACAAGACTAATTTCAGGACGTGAAGTAAATTCATCTAAAAGATCTTTCTTGAAACCTTTTACATCAAAATATTTGCTGTAAATAGGATCGATGGAAAGATTTGCGTAATCTGTCCAATCACCTGCAACTGCTACCACGTCAACGAAGAAATCGCTGATGTAATCGTTGTCATCTAAGAAATCAGGTTTTGGAGTTCCTAAGCTGCTGTACCATTCTTTTGCAGTAAGGTCGTAACCTTTAACCGCAGATTTTCTCACTATCAAAGATAATGGAGTTTTTCCAAGGTTAACGAAATCGAAAAGCTTTGGCTCATCGATAACAGAAACTGTTGCTAAGAAATATTCAGGATCTGGGAACCAGAATTTTTGCTTGTTGTAGAACGAGCTTGCAAGTCTTGGAGTAAGAACTCCGTTGAATTCAGCTGTGTCAATTGAGAAAGCTCTATAATTTACTTTGTCAGAATTATCTGGCGAAGTTGTTGTGTCGTCGTTAAGAGCGAGAAGATTCAGTGCAAACACTGGACCTGTTGATAAACAGGTGAACAAACTTCTGTGGAAAAATGATCCTTTTCTTTCGAGAGATGTGTCAATGTCGCCGAATACTGTTCTTGCAGTTTTGATGTCAGGACAGAAAACAGGTGCATTGAAAGGTCCTTGTTTAGAGAAACCTACAACAAGTCTAACCGTTTGTGGGGTCAGCGTAATGTTTTCTGATTGATCAAATTCGAGCGTGTAAATTCCCGAAGCTTTAAATTTGTTCAAATCTAATCTGATAGTTGCCATCCTTATTAGTGGTTATATTTTATTTATATATTTTTTACCGAGCCAAAAATTCCCGTTAAAACAGCAATCTTATTGCATTAATCCTCTCAAAAATCCCATATCAAACCCATCGTCACTTCCACCGACATCTCCGGCCTTAAGTTTTTCCGCAATTGCTTTTTTGTACTTATCTTCGAGCGTATCGTATATATCCTCTACCATCTCGAAATATTGACTTGACGTGAAAAAAGAACTCATGTTCACAATGGTCATTGCAATATCATCGTGTCCAATCTGTGAAGAGTATGAGCCACGCTTGTTTATGCCAAACGAAGTGAGCTCGTTGAACGTTATTTTCTCGTTGGGAATTATTTTTCCACCCTTAACGAGCCTTCTCATTTCCATGCAATACTGAAGCTTGTTCTTAGGATTAAGTTTTAATCCTGGTCGTAACTGCTTTGCATTTTCAGAATGTTTGGTATGTATGAATATGTCATCATAAAATTCCTTATGCCTTGACATTCTCTCAAACACGAGATTTCCTTTGAAATCCATCTCAAGAACTATCCTAACGTTGTCAGAATCGAAGGTCCTATATAAGAGAGTCTCTATTATAGGAACAAGAATTTCCAAATCAGTTGAATTGCTTCTGTACATTCCTATTTGTAATAGACTAAAGAAATCACTTTCGTCCGTGAATGATGTTGCTTTTTCAACTGCAAACAATGGCATTGGAATCATTTTAAAAATGTTTACGACTGAGAAGTCGCTTTTTCCACCACCACCACCAGCAGTATCCACAGCAAACACGAACTTATCGGTTGGTCTCACGTTCTCAAAAGAGAATTTAGGATGCCATCTCAATCCGTCATAGTCTAATCCAACGTCTCCAAGATCCTCTATTTCTCTCCATTCATATTCAACAGTCAAACTTTTTGTTTGAGCAAGTGTTCTTGAGTCGAGAAGCAATTTGGACGACGCAAGAAATTGACAGCCAAACTCTTGGTTGAAATCTTCTTCCGATCCGAGGTTGGAAATTTCTTTTAATCTCCATGCTTCATCTCTTCCTGGAACCTGCCACCAGTCAACTCTTATCGCTCTGAATTCATTATGACCTTCAAGGGCTCCAAGATAAATCTCGTAGAATTTGTTTTGTCCATTAGGCGTCGACGTTATTACACAACGTGAGATCTTCGATGAAGAAAGCGTTGGATAAACAGACCTCCAAAACGGATCGATGAAGTTTGCATGTATGTGAGCAAACTCATCACAGTATAAGAAGTGGACCGCGAAACCGATTGCGGCAGTCTTTGTGGTGTTTCTACCAAATAACCTGCAACCGTTGTCAAACTTCATTGTCATTTGATTATTAACTATAACACCAGGCTTCAAGAAGAATGGAAGATTTGATAAAATTACTTTTATCTTGTCTATGATCTCTATTGTTGTTGCTCCTGTATTTGACAGGATCATTAAGTTCTTGTCTGTATTAAACAGAAGGTACCATGTCAAGAATATTCCTGTAACAATTGTTTTACCAACCTGTCTTGGTGACACGAAGGCACAGAACCTGTTTTCTTGAAATTCTCTTAGGATGTCTTCTTGATAATCTCTTAGTTGAATGTTTGCAATTCCATCATCGGTCATTGCGAACACATATTTATTAGCGAAGTAAATTACGTCTCGAGAACATTTCTCGATTTCCTGTAATTCTTCTGGAGTGTATTCAAACACTATGTTAGCGGCCTTCCACTCAGGTTTACCGTCCCAGAACGGGGTCTCATACGGTTCTATTCCTGATTCAAGCTGATTGAGTAATTCTTCTACTCGCTCTGACGTCCAAACGAGAGATTCCTTGGAGTCTTTTGAAGGTGCCGCAGGTTTATTAAATTTTTTATCTGCCATGCATTTATTTGATTAGTTACGAGATATATACCAAAAGAAGTCTAAAAGAAAGCAATTCAACATGAAGAGAATTAAATTGTTTGAAGCATTCATCAACGAAACTGATGATCTCGATAAGGATTTTTACACTCCAAAAGATATGGAAGAATTCAAGAAGTTTCTTGTCGATGAAATGGGCGTTAAAGCTGATCTCATAGACAAATGCATCATGAAGACAACCAAGGGACATTCAAGAGAAATCGGTCTCATGGCAATGTGGTTAAATCACAAAGCAACAGCTGAAGGAAAAGAAATCATCGAGAAATACATTCAAGATAAAATAGTTCCTAACTTTCCTGAACTCGCTTATTTAAAAGGAGAATCAGTTAAAGAATCCAATACTCTGTTTTCTTTAAAAGAAAACAAAGCAGAAGTAAAAGTTCCAGAATCAATCGATGGTGTTGCAGTTCAACAAGTAGGATTTTATGATTTCAAAAAAGCTGTCATCAAGAAAGAAGGAATAGTTCTTCTTGGAACAGGTGGTGATATTGCTGAATGGGTCAATGGAGTAACAAAGGTTCTCAATGATGAAGGAATCGCAAAAGGAACTACAAAAGATCTTTGGTCTGAAATTTATGTCATGAAAACAACAGGTGGAAGATCTGACACTGCATTGGTATTCGCCGAAGGAGATCACATCAATGTTGGAAAGATGGCAATGTGGAGATTGAAATTCGGTGATTGCTCATGGATCAGCGATTATTTAGATAATTACGCAAAACAACACTAATTAAAAAACAACACTAATTAATATGAACCACATTAAATTGTTTGAAGACTTTCAAGGTAAACCAGATGCTTTACAAGCATTCCTTATAAAAATCAATGCTTTGCCTGAAAATGTAATCAGAGATATAATGGGAGATGCTGAATATATTGACACTCCTGGAAATTACGATGAAGAAAAGAAAGACTACGATGACGTTGAAGACTACATGCAACAAAACATGGGAACTGAATCGTATAAAAAATTGATTGATTGGTATCACGAAAACCCGGACAAGGTAGAGAAAATCATGTCCAAGTAAATATATACATAAATTAACCCAAACACAAGATGAATATCTTCGACATCAAACAAAGAAAGACTATGTCTTTCGAAGAATGGATGAAAAACCGTAAGGTTGCTGAAAAAGGTAGCCAAACCGAAAAAGGTGCAGCTGAAATCACCAAAGATGGTGGAGCTTTAAATCCTGAAAAAGGAAAAGCAGGTTATGACAATGCAATGGATGCTGAAAAAGCAGACCTTGACAAAGCAAAACACGCTGCAACAAAAGCTACTTACGACGGACCAGCTAAAGGTGAAGCAGGTTACGACAACGCAATGGATGATCCTAAGACGATCAACATCAAGAAGTAATTTCAAATTTTCTAAAAAGTAATTCCTAACTCACATGAACACGTTTGATGTAAGCAAGAGATGTATCTGGACCTATGAGGAATTCCTCAAAGACAGAAAAAAAGCTGCCGATGCAGATCACACCGAAAAAGGTGAAAATGACATTGTGAAAAAATCAATGGGCGGCGAAGTTGAAGGCAAGAAAGGTTATGCAACTCTTTCTGAAAAACACATCAAACCTTTCGAGAACTTTTTGAATGAGAAGGAATTTTCAAAAGAGAAAAGAGAAAAACTCGCAGATAAAGGTGAAGCAATGAAAGACGGATCTTTTCCTATTGAATCTCCAGAAGATTTAAGAAATGCCATCAAGGCAGCAGGAAGAGCTAAGGACAAAGAAGCAGCTCACAAGCACATCAAGAAGAGAGCTAAAGAACTTCAGATGGGTCACCTAATTCCAAAAGATTGGAAATAATGAAACACTTAAAACTTTTCGAAGGATTCTTAAATGAATCATCTTACACAGACTTCTTAATGAAGCGCAGTGATGAGATCAAAGAAGCTATCAAAAAGCTTTCTATTTTAGGAAAACATTTTGGCGATGTAACTGGAAACATTGACGGCTTAGATGACGATACAGTTAATAAGTTAATGGATAAACTTAAAGTATACGATTCAAATGTTCCACAACAAATAGAACATTGGGTCGCTTTATCAAAACACCATCCAGTAGATGCTGACACGATTGCTAAATTTGCATTGGATAACATGAACAGATATGGAACAGAAATGCAAATGGTTCTATATGCTATAGACGATTACTTTGATATTATTGATAGAAAATATAACATAAGTCCAGAAGAGGAATAATCTAACCCGCCATGAACAAAAATCAATTCTTTGCAAAATTTCAAAATCTAAATCTAAGACGTGAAGAATTAGAAAGACAATGGAAAGTGCATCTCGAAGAACAAGAAGAGATGAATAGAAGATGGCAGATGTTACGTGAAGCTGAAGATGCTGAAGGTAAACAAAATTCATCGACAACTACAACTACATCTAATTCTTCGTCTTCTGCTGCATCAGCGGGTTCAGGTGGAGCTGGCGGTGGCGGAGGTAGTATAGTTATTTTGGAAGACGAAACATTTTTAGAATTTTTTAAGATAGATGGTTCTGATACTTGGAAATACTTCTTGATGAATGTTTCAGGAATCAAATCAGAACTTTTAGATAGCGGGATCTCCGCAGATTGGAGCATTGATTGGTATTTTCCTCCGGTTCAAAAGAAAGGTTATGCAGCCGTTTTTCGCGGTCCAGACACATACACTTTCATCATGATCAACACTGATGGTACTTTATTGGGATCATTTACTACGGAAACAAACTGGTGGAATGGCGATGATTTAGACGGAAGAGCAATTGCATTTTATTATACAATAGGTTCAGATTATAACTTCATTTATTATGATGGAGAAAATTATAGACAAACTTTGTTCACTGGAAGTTTTTCAACAGGAAATATACAAAATTTTAATATAGGTACAGACTGGGATTACACGACAATAGACAATAAAACATTGGTTACCATTGAATATTCTAATGGAGATCAAAGCTACAGAATACTTGATATACACGGCAACAACGAATTTTATTACTTGGTAAGTGGAAATATACGTGCTTCAGTTGCCTTTTACTCATTTGGAAATTTTATTTTATTATTTCTTTATGATAACAACACTAACCAATACACCAGATTACAGCTATATAATACAAGCGGAATTCTTCTCAGCGTAGACATTGATTTAACTGCTGTAAATATTTTTGACAATTTAGATTATAATTTTTACGGAACAAATAAACTCCAAGCCATATTTTCAAATAGTGGAAATAATGCCATTGATTATTACATAGTAAATTACAATGGCACAACAACTAATGCAATAATAACTTCACAAATAAGAGGACCGTTCGTTTCGATTATTACTCAGACTGAAAATAAATATCCATTCAATAATTTATCTTTTGATCCAGAAGGAATATTAAACACATTTTACAGTTGGGATGGATATGATGGTTTTATAAGAACAGGATATGCCAAATTTACATTTTTGTTTGAAGGTGATTCTGCGTATGGAGAATATTTGTTTACAAATTCAGGAGTTCCTGATAAAGGCGTTATTCCTTGGATTCAAAGTTCAACATCTGATTCAGCTGGTGTAATAGTTGACGGTCTTAACGGAAGCCTAACTAATCTTTTATTTTTTCCAGGAGGTTCTACATCTTCAATTCCGTTAGCGTTAACGTCTGACATGGACAGCATAAACAATTTTTCTTATTCTAACTGTGGAAGTAAAAAGCTTTTTTCCTATCCAGTAACTGGGTCAACCGGAACAAGATGGAAATTGTATTCAGCGGTTGGTTCTCTCTTGGGTTCTATTTTTACAACCACCAATTCATATTCAGATACGAGATATAATTCATTTTATGTAAGACAGTATGACAGTGGGAATGAGAGATTTTGGTATTTTAATAATTCAGTAACTTCATTCACTGAAATATCTCCAGCTTTTGTTATTGATAATGTTTATCAACCTTTTTACGAGATTCCAGATAACATTGATAAGGGTCCTTTTTTATTCTTTAATATTGCAACTCCATGCGCAAGAATTCTTTCAATTGATAACACTCCTGGAACTTTGGATCTTCCACCAACATCTAATGATTATAGAATAGGACTTGCTATCGAAAATTTCTTTTATGTTTACCAAGACATTGATAGCAAAGTAATAATAAATCTTTATGATTTAGCAGGAACACTTTTGAACACAATATCAACTGAATTTACTTCTGTAGCTTCTCTTAACGATTATATCTCAGTTGAACATAGATTTGTATTCGTATTTGTGGAAGGTTCAACATACACTACTTACATGATGACTCCAACTTCAGTTGAAACGGATGTTACAACGGATGTATTAGATCGAGGAAGAATGGTTAACGACTTTGCTTATTACGATGATTAATCTCACAATATATAGTAAATGAAATACATAATAAATGCAGACTGTTATCTTGTAGATAATGATGGAAATATTTCTAATCTGACTAATCCTACATTTGATGTTAATTTTGGAAGTAGCACAGATGCTTCTTTAATAAAAACAGAAATAAAGAAGAGACTCGTCGCTACATTTCCATATATTAAAATCAAAGAAAGTTTAAAAAACAGAGAAGATAAAGAAGTAGCCGGAGCTGTTTCGGAAAACAGTTTATACTACGAATTATATGTAGGAAAAACTGGAACAGAAGTAATTAAAGATAAAACAAAGTAATCATGATAAAGAAATTCAATGATTTTAAATTAGACGAAGCAGCTGACGTAAATTGGAGAGCTGAAAATGGCGCCAACACTTTTACATTTGAATATCCTGCGAAAGAAGGCAGCTTAATAAATCAATTCGTTGATTTTGTTTACAACAACCCAGGAAAAACAGTAAAGGATTTCTACAAATCTATCAATAGAGAATACAGACCAGGAAACAACTCCTCCTTCTTTGCTGCAATAAACCAATCAGGAATAGTTGAATTGGTAACAGGAAAATATTACATTGGACCTAATTTTGGTAAGTGGACACAAGGACTCTTAAAGAGAGACCGATCTCCAAGAAAATCAAATCTCGTACAATAATTCAATCCCTCCTTCCTGGAGGGATTTTTGTTTTACATAATTCATGTTAAAACACTGATAATTATGTAACATTTTATGAACATTATGTAACAATTAACAACAAGAATGTTCGTAAATTTGTACACGATTATACCCAATATGCTTACTAAAATACACATTTAAGTTGAACGGATGCATTAACCTGTTGAAACTCAATAAGTAACATTGCCGGCATAATTTTAACTACGTAATCAATATAAACCAATAAATAAATAAAACCATGAAAACCACGAGAACGTCAAACATCAGAAACAAAAAGAAAACAAAGAAAAACAGAGATTACTCTAAGTACCTATTCAAAGGTGAACAGTACGGTAAAGGAACTCTTGTTCATGCAGTAATCAGCGACTATGCTAAAGAGCATCCACGCACAACGGCTGAAAAACTGCAAAGCATCTTTCCAAGGAAAGTAATTCATTCAACATTTGAAGTTGTTGAAACAGTTAAGAAAGCAACAAAGGGACGTTTCTTCTTAAATCCCGATCTTCTAATTAAAACCGCAAACTCTAAAGTGGCTGTAACAAGTCAATGGAGCAAAAACAACATCGACTCATTCATCGATTTTGTGAAGAAAAACCTCCACATGCGGATACAGCACAGGTCATACAAAATGGCCGCTTAAAATTAAATCCCCTTCTAATTAGAAGGGGATTTTTTATTTAACTAAACTTTACTAACTAAACTTTTAAAAAATGGAATAGATATGAACAAAATACAATCGGAAGAAAAAAGATTAATATTGACAATTGCTTTGAAACAAGAATTGATAAAGATCGATCCATCACACTACGTGCCAATTGAAGAATGTTACATCAAACTTGATGATGCTAAAAAAGCCTGCCCATCTTATACCCCCACCGAAAAATTTCACTTTGATGTAGTAGAACACGGAAGAACTTCAAAAGTTCATTTCGTTAAATGTCATGATGTGTTGAATACGATAATAATGAAAAATAATCTAATGCACTACGATTGGTATAAATTATAATTAGAAATTATCTTCATCTATTTGAAAACCATTTTCATCCTCGAACTTATCGTGGACGTCATCAGCGGAATCCATTGGATTAGCAGGTCTGTTATGCGGATCTGTTAATCTTGGTTTCGTTTCTTCCTCTTTGGTTTCTTCCTTTGCATCTTCTATTTTGCTCTTGATGGATAACATCAAACCCTTAGTTCCTCTTATCTTTAAAGAATCACCTTCACCAAGAGTTTTCATCTCATCTGGTTCATCTTTGCTTTTATCAAGACTCTTTTGATATTCAACTCTGTCATGATCATCTTTGATCTTCTTGTAACCTTCTTCAAGAGTTATCATGTAAGCTGCTTGATGTTTTACAACAACCATCATTTGATTTTGTAATTGTGCAAGAACCTCAAATATCCTTGGGTGAATGTTTCCCATATCAATTTCTTCCATCAACTTAATGATGGCATGCTGTGTTGTCTTCAATGAGAATATGATGTTAGATAACGTCATCTCATCAACTGCCTTCTTGTACTTAAGGTAATCGTTTTTCTTTATGATCTTAGCATCGAGGTAGAAGTCTATAACACTCTTCAAGAGTTTTTTAGATTCTCCTTCAATCTCGTCCTTGACGCTATAGAAGTCCATGTTCTTTGTTTGAGGATGTTGCACCTTAGCAAGAGGTCCTTGCTCTTCACCATTGGCGATAGGTTTATCTTCCTTCATGCTTTTCTCATTGATCTGTTCTCCTCCGAGAAGCATGTCTTCGAGCTGCTTTCTAATATTGTCTTGTGCAGCCTTTTCTTTTTTATCTTCAGCCATTTAATTCTATTTGTGTTTTTTCTCCATTCGGCATTGAATACGTTGCATCAGTTAGAAGCATGCTAAGAGGAAAATCAACTTGAAGTCCCTCATACTTCTTTGCAGCACCCTTTTTGACGTATGAAATAGTCGTATGCGGTCTGTAATTTGGAAATGTTTCTTCATTTGGCAATACTGAAAGAGCAAGATTCATCTTTGCGAGATCTTCGCTCTCAACAGTTATCATCACAATGTCGAAATCCGGATGGTCTTCGAAAATACCAATGCTTCCAAAATTTGCTTTTGGTGGTGAGAATGTATTTAAAATTTCTGATACGTCTTCGGGTTTAACGAAGGAATAGAAACCATAAAGGACTGTTACGTGTGGTTCGTCTTCAATTCCATGATCTTCATCAATGTCATAGACATCTTCTGGTTTGATTATCGAACAGACTTCGTCCCACTGTGGAACTTCCATCTTCATCATAACGCATCCTCGTTTTCTCACTTTGAAATCTTTGAATGTTTCAATTGCCATCTATTCTATATATCTCCATAAACAAAAAGAGGGCAAGTTTTAATTGCCCTCTTCTAAATCTAAGAATTTGTTCCAGGACCTAATAAGTCCCTCTATGTTGTCCTTGCCGACACTGTTTGCACTATGGACGTTTATGTCCACGTTCCTGAGATCGTATTTCATCTCATAGATCATCCACTTG